TGATTTCTTGTAATACCTTTGATTTCTTGTAATACCTTTGATTTCTTGTAATACCTTTCACTTCTTATTATACCATTCACTCTTTGTTATTTTATTATACCCTTTTATAATTCACTACCTTTTTTACTAGACGTCCTTTATACCATATTGGTTTAAACATTATTCGCGTTTATTATGTAAGATGAGCGAGAATATCACATGTGCATATGGTGGACGTAAACGTACTGGAAAAACATCAGTTATTAAGTTTATTACAGATAGTTCATATGAATTACCTGTAGCCCTGGTAACATGTGATATCAATCAATTCCAAATTGCTCTTAATTTTTCCGCAAGGCTAATTGATTTACAAAAATCGTTGTCAGATGATTTTATAAAATCCAGTGTGTATCAAGAGTATATGAAGGAGATAGAAAGTAAACATAAAGATGAGCTAACGCAGATTGAAAAGAGTGCATCTGAAAATTTTGGAACACGTTTATCCGGTATAATTCAGTCTATCACTGATAAACAGCAGGAGTTCAATACTCAGATGCAATCGCTTAGATCTGAGCATGACATGCAACTTAAGATACTTATGAAAGAAAAGAAAAAGTTTGAAGAGGATGCTACTGCAGCAAAAAGCGAAGTTGAGACAACACTTCAGAAAGAGATCCGTATTCTTAAGAAACAGATTGCAGAAAAAGAAACTGAAATTCAATCACTTTCAAAGGGAGAGGCTATAGTGAGAGAACAGTGTAAATCATCTGCTGAGGAATTACTGAAAATAGTTGAGGAGAAGAATAGTGCAGCTCAAGATGCTATGCGTAAGTCTTACGAACAGGCTATTGCCTTAAAAGAAGAGGCACTTCAACATCGTGAAGTCAAGATAACACAGAGGGAGCAAGAACTTCAGACAATAGTTCAACGTAATGCATCATCGTCATATCGTGGACAGGATGGTGAGACATATTTTCAGACAATTGCAGAAGAAAAGATGAAGTGGAAATTAACAGATACATCTAAGATACCTCATTCATGTGACCACTCAGCTATCATTCATAAAACCAATGTGTTATTTGAAATTAAAAATTACACATATGATGTAAGAACAGATCAAGTTACCAAATTCCTACGTGATATGAAAGAACACCAAGAAGTCCCTATTGGTATTTTTGTTTCATTGAATACTAGGATTGCTGGGAAAGATAATGATAAACCAATATCAATTGAATGGGTAAATGATTCACAGTGTGCAGTCTACATTCAGACATTCAAGGAGTTAGATGAGAATCATACATTATCACTAATTGATCAGATTATTAAGATATCATCTACTTATAACAAGTTGATTAGTTCTAAGGGAGATGTATCTGAGGAATCTATGCTACAGGGGCGAATTGATAAGGCACGGGTATATATTGAAGAATATATAACCGAGTCAGTTTCTTTAATAAATAGAATTAAGAATGACCAGAAACTTCATAGGAATTTAGTCGAGTCTAGTTATTCTCACACATTGGCGGTTCTAAAGACACAGTCAAATGCAATCAATACTGCTTTAGAAATTATCACTGGAGAATATAAGGAGGATAATACAATAGATGAGACTCTAGTTGATAATAAGGCAGAGGAAATAAAACCTAAGAAAGGCGGAAAGAAAAAAGTCTAACGTCCATTCATAACCCGCCCAAGCTTCTTTGAAATTCTACTCTTCAGACCCATCATCTGAGCCTGCGCAGCTACCTGTGTTTCAGGACAACCAGCCTTTTCACGTGCAACCCAAGCATATGTCTTACCCTCCTCTTCAATCCATTGCCTAAGATTTTCCTTAGTTAAAAAATCTGAAGGAATTAAACCAGCGGCTTCATTCTCCTTACGCCTTGCCTCTACCGCATTGCGTTGAAACTCCTTCATCTCTTTTGGGTCACGGAAATGATTTATCTTCTCTGTTACAGTCACAATTACATCCTTCAATTCAGTATTCTCAACACTTAATTGAACATCTTCAGAATGCTCTTCTACTTCTGCTACCACAGGTAAAACCTTTTTTACCTTTGTCTTTCTTTGCTTCTTTTGAACCAATGGGGTTTCCTGAACCTCCTTTACTACAATAGGGGCTGGTATTTGAAACTTGGTCTGAAAATATGCATATTCTTCTCGCATGAGCTCTTCAAGACGCACATGTAGATTTTTGAAGCCATACTTTGCAACGAGTGCGTAAATATCTGTATCCATATAATTTAATATTTATTCGCTGCTTTAGATAAACGCTAAAAATTGAAGTGTATGATATACCGATTATATGAAACACTTCAATGTCTCTCGAAACAAAAGACTATATTCATTTCAATATCATTAATGAAGAAGGAGATTGTATAAACACTATCGAGGGAGTTCAGTCTGTTATACCTGCATTGCCTGGAGACAAGGTAATGGAATGCGGAACCTTCGTGAAGCGCGGAGATCATCCTCCTATTGTTGGGATTCTTCATCTTCAGAGTAAAGTTCGGTATGGCATGACATCAAAGGGAAAACCTATCTACCTTTTTGAACCCATTAACAAGGCATATCCTGTTATGATAACAGGATGTGGTGAAAAGGGATATAATACAAATGTAATAGCAATTGTCATGTTTGAGGCATGGGAAAAGGGTTCTAAATTCCCTAGAGCCTCATTACAAAGAATTCTTGGACCATGTGGAGAGCTTGAAGTTGAGAAAGAAATGCTCTTGCTACGTTATTCTCCTTGGCCTTTACCAAAGAAAGCGGAAATTTCTCCTCGCTATATTGAGCAACTTGAGAGACGTTCATTGATTGAAGGGTTTACATTTAACATAGACCCACCTGGTTGTCAAGATGTAGATGATATAATCACAATTAGTAAAATGCCAGACAGCAAGTGGCAATTGACAATTAGTATTACAGATGTTGCAACTGCAATTGAGGAAGGTGTGCCATTGGATCTTTATGCAAAGAAAGTTGGTCAAAGCTTATATCCAGAAGGTTTAGAACCTAAGCACATGTTGCCGAGTTCGATTAGCACAAAGGATCTTTCACTGTTAAAAGGATATTATAGAAATACTATTTCACTTAGTCTAGTATGGTCTCGCGAGAATGGCATTGAAAGTTCGAGATGGCAGTGTGCGAAAGCAATTGTGGATAAGGCGTATACTTATAAGGAAGCACAAAATGAAACCATGGAGGAGTTTCAGATTCTTAAACTGGTGGTTGAAGATTTAGCAAAAAAACCAAGAGAAACAAGTGAGGAATGGATTGAGACATTAATGGTATACTATAATGCCGAGGCTGGTAAAATCCTAAAAGGAAATTGTATGGGAATTCTCAGACACCATTCAGAACCAGACATGGAGAAGTTTGCTGCCTTATCTGCAATCGATCCTATGCTGGAAAAGATGGCATTCTCAGCAGCATCATATGTACCATCAGATGTAGAAGGAAGACATTGGGGTCTAGATACAGATACCTATGCACATGCATCATCTCCTTTACGCAGATACGCCGACCTTTACAATCAACGGTGTCTTCTATATATCTTTAAGAACAATGATGCCAAGATTACACAGAATCCCAAGTCGCTTTCTAGACAACTAAATTTGCTTCAGAAGAACTCAAAGAGCTTTGATAGGGATGAGTTCTTCCTTACTACTCTAGCAAAAGCGAAACAATCAGTTCTTGAAGCGATTGTAATTGAAATCAATCAAGAGAAACAATTTATCAAGGTCTGGGTAAAAGAGTGGAATCGAATTATTCGTATAAAAACAATAGTAGGCGATGGGTTCGTGGAAGCAAAAGATGGAGCCAGGGTTTTAACTACAATAAAAGAAAAGATTAAACTCAGCTATCATGTAAATTATGAGAAAGCTCAGTGGAAAGATAAGATCATATTTGGAATTCATAACTACATATGAAGATAGAGGCTATCCTGGATAACTGCTTCCCTTAGTAAAAGGTGATGAGCATCTCGGAACTTATCCATCATATCAGTGTGTTCACAGAAAGCAGCCATTGATCTCCATTCATCGAGTATATTCTGAAGCTTGAGAACAGAACGGATTAGATTGCCCTCATAGATGCCATAGGTTGCACATATCGATGCGACTGAATTTCCATTTATCCAATCCCACATTGGACCAATCCATGCGGTGCTCATTTTCCATTTAGATTGAATAGAATGTTGCTCTAACTCAATCTTTCTAAGGCTATCCCAAAGGTCTGATAAATCATAGATACAATCCTTTACAATAGATGGAACCTTAATATCAGACAATTGTGTTTCACTATCCATTTTTCCATCCATAATACATGCAGCAAGAACACATAAGAGTTCCTCTGGTGTGAGATCTTTTGCCCTTGGTGTAAGATAGAACTGAGAAAGAAGAAGTGCATCTGCCTCATTCAATTCAGTTGCTAGAATCCCAACTGTAGTAAGGGAATCCTTTGTATGTGTTTTAGGATTGTCTAGAGGCTTTAGAAAGCCAGCCTGCTCTAGCACTTTTATTTTGCACTCGACATCTGAAGAAGTATCAGATAGGCGATCAAAGTCTCTATCCAAAGTCGCACAATCTTTTTGAATACGTCTAATCTGAATAGATGTTTGAATAACATTATCCCACTTGCTACCCCTGTATTCATCCTTCCATCTTAAAAGCTGTAGTTCCGCCTTCTTTCTTTTTGCATTTGTAAGTGTTGAAATCTGTTGTTCGAGATCATCCTTTTGTTTAACAACTTCCATCTCATCTGAACTTAGCTGAATTTGTTGGAGCATTGCATTTAGCTTTGCTTTTTCAGCCCTATTATAATCCATCTGAACCTGGCGTTGTCTGCGCCAATAGGATTTCTCCAGAATATCTAACCATGTGCGATTACCTGACTGGATTGTCTTCAAGATAAAGTCATAATCAAACTCCATTCTCGATGTAACCTCAGCCCTTCCACCGCACATCATATAACGCATCTCAGTGGGTTCAATTGGATTTCTGTCTGGAAGATAGATAACAGTTCCCATCGTATCTAGACCTCTGCGACCAGCTCGTCCAGCCATCTGCAAGTATTCGGCAGTTGTTAGAACTCGCATATCACCCTTTTCATCATCATATTTCTTGACCCCCACAAAGACTGCAGTCTTAGTTGGCATATTGATACCTACTGCAAATGTCTCAGTTGCAAAGAGAACTTTAATGAACCCCTTGGAAAACAGGATCTCGATAATTTCCTTGAGCATAGGAACTAGGCCACTGTGGTGGTATGCAAGACCCTTCTCAACTAAATGTCTCAAGCTATGATACTGGGGTAGCTTCTCTAGACTCTCTCTGTGATTTCTCAAATGGAAATTCCAGATGTGAACTACATCAGCCTTCTCAGATGAAGTAATGAGGGTGCTCTCAACCTTCTGAGCGTATTTTTCACAGTCCTTCCTTGATAGAACGAAGAATAGAGCTGGCAGAAGCTCCTTCTTCTCTAGATTTACAATGAGGTCATTCATCTGATGAAGGAAACTAGTGGGTCTGGTCTTACCTTCAATGGGACCTTCCTGTCCACCTGCTCTTGCATCCTTTACCTTCTGCTGAAATTTGTCATGCGCCTTCTCCTTATTCAGACGCCAATCTAACCATTCCTTGTAAAGATTATCATTGTAAGAATTCTTTGAATCCATCAAGACGTGAAATTGATCATTATACCAAAGAGTATGGGTTAAGGGGACTATACGGTATTCTGTACTAATCAAATTAATAGGACGTTTCTTGAGTTCACCTAGCCACTCCGCAAAATACTCAGGATGATCCAGCGTTGCAGAAAGCATTATCATTTTGACTTCAGGGGGTAGCAAGATCATAATTTCCTCCCAGACATGTCCTCGATCCCTGTCGTTGATATAGTGGCACTCATCAAAGATAACTGCATCTAAGTCCTCACAGGAAATCTCAGCGGTAAGACCAATGGATTTGGTGGTAGAGTCTTTCTTGAACAAGAGATTTCTCAGAATCTCAGTAGTCATGATGACTACATTAGCATTAGGGCAGAACTTAATATCTCCTGTCATAATTCCAACTGAACCAAACTGTTTCTTAAGATCATTGAATTTTTGATTCGACAAGGACTTAATAGGGGTCGTGTAGAATACACGCTTACCCTTTCTAAGAGAATATGCAATCTGAACCTCGCCAACCAGTGTCTTACCAGAGCCTGTCTTTGCCGTCACTAGAACATTTTCTTCTGAACAGATCGCTTTCATTGCATGTTGCTGAAAAGGATCCAGAGGGAACTTGTATATGATAGGGGGGTCAGCAGGCATTTCAGAAGGGCCTTGTTTGACATCTGCGATTTTAAGAAATGTGGACATTTGTGTATTCATAGTTGTAAGTATTTTGCAATTCAACTTTTTCAGCACATAAAAAGTATGTAGGTATGTTTAACAGATGATTGTTATATCACCCACTGCAGAATCAGATAAGTATTTTACTGAATTAGCAAAAGATACATGGACTAATTATACATTAAGGGATTCTGAGGTAGAAGATAATGTAGAAAAAGGGAGAACCCTGGTTATTTCATGTGAATTAAATATGGAAAAGGAAACGGTATCTGTCAAGTTGCATTATAGATATCTTAGGGGATACTTGTATTGTTTTGTAGAAGAGACTTAAACTATAATTTATATTTATACATGGTGGTCTAGTAGCTCAGTTGGTAGAGCGTGGTGCTTATAGATTTATCTATGATCAATGCATCTGTAATTAGGAACGCCAAAGTCGCGGGTTCGACCCCCGCCTAGACCATTTTATATGTGTAAGAATTACACTTTTAAGATGATTTTTTCTTGGCCTTAAGATCCAATGAACTTACAGTTCCCTCCTTGACTGGTAAAATAAGCTCACCAACGTGAGATTTGAAATCAATTGTAGTTCTAGTAGCCGGACCTCCATTGACCCATGCGGTCATTAATTCTTGAACTTCACTATAAGGATAAGATTCAATCGGGATACCAACTTCAGGCAACTTCTTTAACAGAGTAATAGTTTCCTTGAGTCTTTCACCCTTTGATTTATCTGGCATTCTGATTAGAAATGTTATCTATTTTTAAATAAGCATCTTCAGGAAGCCATACTTGTTTCCCATTAACAGATGCAGAATATATATTTCTTTCCTCTATATCTTTTGGACTTCCTAGAACCCGTGTATCATCAATTGCAATCGCACCACAGGAACAATATTTGAAATCGCGGTATCCTCTAGATTCAATTGTATCCTTACAAAGTTTACAAAAGATAGCATGTCTTACTCGAATATATTTAACACCACCGTATACCAAGGATGACATTCTAGTATAACTGTTATAATGTATCCTGCGTCAATTTTTTAATATTACAGTCTAAACAGTTTCATAGAGTTATAAGAAGATGTGTGGTATCTATTGTCGCATTGGCTGTAACAGAGACCCGGTAGATATAACACCATGGGTAAAGCAACTAGTTCCCAGAGGACCAGAAGGAACACGCATCGTGCATATGGCTGATAATGTATCATTTGGATTTACTAGACTTGCTATCAATGGTCTAACGGATGCAGGAATGCAGCCATACGTAAAAGGACAAATTTCATGGATTTGTAATGGAGAAATATATAATTCCAAGGAGCTGGAGAAATCTTTAGGGATGGAGACGACTGGTTCTGATTGTGAATGTATTGGAGAACTTTACTTGAGGCACAGAAATGATCTCGTAACCTTTGCTCGTGCCCTAGATGGTGTATTTGCACTTGCGCTATACGACAATGATATGAAGAGACTAGTTGTCTTAAGAGACCCCTTTGGTGTTCGTCCTCTTTTCATTGGTTTCAGACCTAATATGTCAACGAGTCTTGCACAAGTGAATAACTTGCCCGTGCCATTTTATAAGGGAACATTTGATACCTTTGTATTTGCATCTGAATTGAAAGCAATCGTCCCATATTTCGAGCACGTAGCAGCATTCAATCCAGGAACAATTCAGACATATGATCTGAAGACAATGACATTGGGATTAGATTTAAGATACCATACGGTTGGCTGGATGTTAAATCCTATATATTCAAGTGTGAATCTGATTGGAATTGTTCAGGCAAAAGATGCAATTCGTTTCTCACTTGAAGAAGCTGTTAAGAAGCGTCTTTTAACGGAGAGACCCATCGCTTGTCTTTTGAGTGGGGGTCTAGATAGTAGTTTAATAGCAGCCCTGGTTCAGAATAACTTGCGTGAGCTCGACCTACCTCCCTTGAAAACTTTCTCTATTGGTTTCGAGGGATCTTCAGATTTGAAACATGCCAAAATAGTGGCAGATTGGATTGGTTCAGATCACACAGAAATCAAGATGACTCCTGATGAATTCTTTGATGCAATTCCATCTGTAATAAAAGCAATTGAGTCGTATGATACAACTACGGTTCGTGCAAGCACGGGCAATTATCTGATTGCTAAAAAAATTAGAGAGCTAACAGATTGCAAAGTAGTATTCAACGGAGATGGATCGGATGAGTTGTTTGGAGGTTATTTATATTTTAATAATGCACCGAATGACCAGGAATTCCAGGCGGAGTGCGAGCGCCTCTTGAATGATATTCACACATTTGATGTTCTACGTAGCGACCGTTCTATTAGCGCAAATGGCTTAGAAGCTCGAACACCTTTCTTGGACAAGCAGTTTGTATCGGTTGTTCGTAGCATTCACCCTTCCTATCTAAGACCTATTCCAGGGAAGCAGGTGGAGAAGTTTATTCTACGTTCTGCATTTGATGATGGAACCACATTACCTAATGAGGTTTTATGGAGACGCAAGGAGGCTTTCAGTGATGGTGTGTCCACACCTGAGAAAGCATGGTTTGAGGAGATTCAAGAGCGCGTTCTAGCAAGAGTCCCTCAAGACTGGAAGGAAAAATCTATCTTATCATATTCTCATCACATGCTTCCCAGGACACCTGAAGAATTTTATTATAGATATTTATTCACGACGTCATATGGTCTTTCTGCTATAAGAGTTACAGTTCCATACAGATGGATGCCAAAGTGGTGCCCTGAGACAAATGATCCAAGTGCTAGAACACTTCAGATGTATAACCAGGGTCAGACAGCCACGCAGTAAAATTGACTAATTTCTAGGTTAAAAGTGAAATATACAAACAAATGCCAAGTTGTATCTCAAGACGGGCAAACTCTGACCGCGAATCATTCAAACTAGTATCAAAAGATGGAACAAAAGGAAAATATATTTGGACAGAATATCGATGTCAAAATGTAGTTTCGAGAGAAAATGAAATTTGTGCTGGGTGTTCTGTTAAGATCTCCAAATACAAATACCAAGCGAATCAAAAATGCAACCATGGACAGGTAGGAGGACCGTATCCAGCTGACAGTAAACTCTATGGATCTCCTTTCTATCTGAATGAAATCAAGAATGGTTGGTTCCCCCTCGAAGCAGATGAACTCCGGGCTAAGGCGGCTGTTGATAAAGCAAGTATGGGGCGAAAGAAGGTTCAAACTGAGATACCAGTAAGTATCCCTTCAGTTTTAGAAGAGCAACCAGTGGTGATAGAAGAGCCAGTGGTGATAGAAGAGCCTATAGTTGACAAGAAAAAACGTGCTTACAATCGAAAGAAACCAGTAGTTGCTGAGAAAGCTACACCTGACGTTGAAACGAAAGAAGTAAAGAAGCCAGTAAAGCTGAAAACACATAGGGCTAAAAAGATTCTTCCAACAGAAGTCCTTCTTCCTGAAATTCCAGTTGTAGAAAATCCTCTAGAGCCAAAGTTCATAGAGGTAGTTGCAACCCCATTAACAATCACAGACTTTATCGTCGTGAAGCTAAAGAAGATGAAGTCATTGGGTAAGGAGTATTACTATGATTCAGGCTCAGGAAAAGTCTATGGCATTTCAGTGAATGGGGTAGGTGCATACAAGGGTCGTTATAATGAAGAAGAAGATTTCGTAGACACGACGTTTCCTGATTCAGATTGTGAGTAAAGTTGACCCCCCTTTAGAAATCAAGAGAAGCATCGTGATGATTTTCTGACCAAATAAATTATTAAGTCTAAAGAGATATGAAATTTGGCATATGCGTTCGTTCATTCTTAGAAGGCCCATATCTAGACTTTTTTATAGAGCATTATATATCACTAGGCTTTGATAAAATATTAATCTTTAAATCTGATAAAGAGGAATATTACGTTAAGGAAAAATATGAAAAGTATGTTAAAATTATTAATGTAGAAAATACTGGGAACAGTATACTACAAGAGAACATATATCATATTAAAAACTCTGGATGCGATTGGACATTTTTTCCAGATATGGATGAGATACTAATATTAAATAAAGAGTATAAAAATATAAGAGAGTTTGTCGAAAGAAAATTAAAGATTTTTCCTCAAATTAATATGTTCTATTTTCGCTGGGGGATGATTGAAAAATATGATATTGAAGCTAATAACACATTTAAGAATATAGTAAATACGTATAATATATTCTCAAGTCGGTTTATTAAATCAATGGTAAAAACTAGTTCTATTAATATTTTACAGGACCCTCATTCCTGTAAAACAACTGATAATAGTAAAATATATCTAGAAGGTGAAATAATAAATACAAATAAATCAGTTCATGATTTACAGTCTTATTCATATAATAGAGATACAGTGTTAATACATATTCATACAAGAAGTATTCATAATATTATTATTAAATCTCTATATACAACTTTAAATGCAAAACAAATATCCTCATTGAGTGCATTTATTAATTATATAAATAACTTTACGGAAGATACCAAACTAATAGAAAAATTCATGAATATAATAGGGCAAAAGGCTAAACTACCTTTTTTCCATGCAGAATCAAGGTTATCTAATATCGATTTATCAAGATTTACAATCCCTGAATACTCGACTAATACAATTGATCTAGAACAAGAAAGGTGTCTTATATTAAAATTCTTAACTGAATTTAATATAAACGAGGAGAAATATTATATTTTTATTAATGGATTGAATAAAGAAATTCAGAGAGACTTCAGACGCTTCTACAAGGAATAGCATAAAGATTTAACCATATTAAAATACAATGAAATATAGTGTATTGAAGATTACAACAGGAGTATTCTTAGGGAATATCTTGACACTTTGTTTACTAGTAGCACTTGAACCTTATGTAAAAGTAGAACGTCGTGTTATAACTACTTTTTTCAAGTGAACATATGAAGGCTTACTTCTTTACTTTAAAAGTATGGAGGCAATTCTTAAATAATTTCAAATACACAAGTGTCATATTCATAAATGATATTGATGGGTATCACACGTATTATAGTAGATATAGTTGCAGCAGGGTTTACTTAGTTCTATTTGTTGAACTTACTGTTACAGATCTTGATCTGGTAGGAGACATTGACCTTGATAAAGATATAGTGTAAGTTGCACTTCTAGATAATGTTTTTGTATGTGGCATTGTTGTTGGAATTGCTGAACGTGATCTAGTAATAGTTGTTGATTTTGTGAAGGTTAAAGTGAATGGCCTTGTAGTAGCGATTCCAGTGTAAGAGTAAGTCTGGCTAACTGACTTTGTAAAAGGGAAAGTTGTAGGGATTCCTGTTTTTGATACAGTAACCGTAATAGACCTTGTAAATGGTCTAGTTGTAGGGATTCCTGAAATACTACGAGTAACACTCCCTGATCTTGTAAAAGGGAATGTGGTTGGGATTCCTGTTTTTGATACAGTTACTGTAATTGACTTGGTGAATGGCTGTGTTGTGGGTACACCAGAGATGCTACGAGTAACAGAAGTAGATCTTGTAAAAGGGAAGGTTGTAGGGATTCCTGTTTTTGTTATAGTAATTGTAGGGGACCTTGTTCTTGATACGGTTACAGTAATTGACCTTGTAAATGGCTGGGTTGTAGGGATTCCTGAAATAGTACGAGTAACAGAAGTAGACCTTGTAAATGGTTGGGTTGTAGGTATTCCTGAAATAGTTCGAGTAACAGAAGTAGACCTTGTAAATGGTTGGGTTGTAGGTATTCCTGAAATAGTTCGAGTAACAGAAGTAGACCTTGTAAATGGCTGGGTTGTAGGGATTCCTGAAATAGTACGAGTAACAGATGTAGATCTAGTGAATGGTTGGGTTGTAGGTATTCCTGATTTTGTTATAGTTACAGTTGGTGACCTTGATCTAGAAACTGTGATGCTGTATGTTCTAGTTGATACGCGAGTTGTTGCAAGCGCTGATAGACTTGGAGTTCTGCTAACAGATATGGTCTGAGTAATTGATTTCGTGAAAGGAAATGTTGTAGGGATTCCTGATCTTGTTAGAGAAACAGTAGGTGACCTTGATATGGAAACAGATATACTTGTAGTTCTTGTAGCAAGCCTAGTTGTAGGGATTGCTGACCTTGTTACAGAAACAGTTTGACTTCTAAATACACTAACCGATCTAGTTATAGAGACTGTCCTTGAAGTTGTCAATGAAAGGCTTGGTGTTATTGTAGTTGTTTTTAAAGGACTATTTGATGGAGTAGCGAATTTAGTAGTTGGTATAGGAGAGGCCGTTAAACTAATACTGGTTGTAGGTGAACCTGACACAGATACAGTGACAGTTGGAGTGGTAACTGTGCTTATTGATAATAAAGATGAATATGTTAAGACGAACACTGGAATCTGAGAAGCAGTAGGTGATAAAGATGGTGTAGAAGTCCCAGTTGCTGTAGATGTAGGTGTTGCAGTTGCTGAAGCAGTTGCTGTAGCTGAAGCTGTAGCTGTCGCAGTTGCGGTTGCAGTTGCAGAGGCAGTAGCGGTAGCAGTTGCGGTTGCAGTTGCGGTTGCAGTTGCAGAGGCAGTAGCGGTAGCAGTTGCGGTCGCTGAAGCAGTTGCAGTTGCGGTTGCTGAAGCAGTTGCGGTTGCAGAAGAAGTAGCGGTTGCTGAAGCAGTTGCTGTTGCAGAAGAGGTAGCGGTTATGGAATCGGCTGCAGTTGGCGAAGGCGTTCCAAAAGTAGTAGGAGAGGGTGCAGGTGATACAGTAGGAGCGATACTAGAACTTTGAGTAAGAGAATTACTTGGACTTCCAGTTGAACTACTTGATAGAGAAAGAAGTGTAGTGGTAGAAGAAGATGGATTTGGAGGAACGGTAGAAGTAAATGAACTTATTAAACTTGGACTTTGAGAAGAAGATGTAATAGAAGACTGACTTAGGCTAGGGCTAGTTGATACTGAAACCATAGTAGTTGAACTTGGAGATAAAACAGGTGAACCAGTGTATAGAATAGAAGGTGTTAGTCCAGGACTTTGAGATGAATATTGTGTGTAAGTTGGAGGTGAACTTTCAGAATATGTTATAATACTAGTTGAAGTTAAAGATACCATGGATGTAGATGAAAGAGATCCAAGTGTAGCAGATGCCGTTGTCGTTTTCACCATTGATAGGGTAATAGTTGAAGAAGTTGATTTAGAAACACTTGCACTAGTGGAATACGATACGCTGGGACTCGGACTAAATGAGGTCAACGGGCTTACTGAAGAAGTTTGAGGGGGGGTAGGAGAAACAGATAAGGAAGTAATTGGTGTCAATGACTGAAAGACTGAATTAGTGATACTAGATGAAACAGATTGACTTACTGAAGAAGATAGAGAATTTGCCATGCTAGTTGTAAAACTTGAAAGAGGAGAATGAGATAGTGTCGATTGGGCTGAAAGAGTCTGCGTAATCATAGGAGTTCCAGTTAATGTTATTTGATACGAAGCAGATTGCTGGCTGGAAGATGACGGGGAAAGGGAGCCTGCAATAGAAGTAGAACCAGATAAACTTGTTGCAGGCGTTGGAGAATTTGATAGAGAACTAGAAGTAGTTTGTGAATAAAGAGATGAGGTAGTTATACTTCTTACAGATGTCAGTGAAACTCTAGGAGATCTAGTTGTAGAAATTGTTTTCAAGGGTGTGCGTGATAAAGATAGAGAAGGAGTTTGAGAAAGAGTTTTCAAACTAGAACGACTCATGGAGAATACAGGAGTAGTTGTTTTTGATACTGAATTAGAACTAGAACTCGAGAAATATCCAGATATGGAGGGTGTTTCACTAATTGAAACAGTAGAACTAGGCGAACTAGAAGAGGTCTGAGAAGGAGAATTTGTGGACGAATCTGATGACTTGCTAGATTGACTTACCGATAAACTCTGTGAAGGAGATGATGTAAATGATACTGAGTAAGTGGATGATGCAGAACTAACAAATGAAATAGAAGCGATTGAACTTGGTGATTTCCCATTCGTAATTGAATTTGATAAAGTTGCAGTATAGGTATTCGTGACAGTCTTTCTGATAAAACTGTCAGTAGAAGTCTCAGTTGAATACATAGAACGAGTAATAGAAACCGTTTGAGTTATAGTTATGACAGTAGATTTAGTAAAGGTATAAGTTCCAAAATGTGTATTACTTATCAATGGAGTTCCAGAATGAGATTTAGTTATAGGAGGTGTTATAGAAACCCTGGGTGTCAAAGAACCTGTTGTGGTTCCAGAAGATGACCTTGTAGCAAGTGGGGATCTAGTTTGTGTTCCAGAAACAGTTGAAGTCTTCGAAGCCATGGAACTCAAGGTGTTATTTGGACTCCTTGATTGCGACCTTGTCGCAAGTGGACTTCCTGAAGAAGATGTTGTAAATGAAGTAAGCGCTGATTGAGTTTGATTTAGAGATGGGTTAGATGTCCTTGATAAGGTAGCTGAGTGATTAACAGAACCAGTTGTAAAAGGACTGGATGACCTGGAGAATGATGGAGAAGATGTCGAAGAAAGACTAAAAGTCATACGAGGTGTAAATGAACTAGTTGCCGTAAGTGAAGATGTAATTGTAAATTTTAGAGAACTAGTAATTGTATATGAATCACGTAGCACTGTAGGAGATGCCTTAGGATGCTTAGATGAACTTGCTGAAACAGTTGAAGTCTTACTTGAAGTCTGGGAAGAAGTAAACGTTGTAGTTCCAGTATTAGACTTTGATGAAAGAGAACTTGCACTTGATGTCTTAGAGTTTCTTAAGGATGTTGTAAATGTCGTAGAAGACGTAGTCGTCCTTGTTGAAGCCATGGACGTTGTTGGTGTAGAAGAACCAGTGCTTGTTTTAGAAGAAGTAGATGTTGTAGTCGAACTCGGTGAAGCACGGATCGTCTTGGTGTTTAAAGCAGTAAGGGTATTCGTTGCACTCGAAGACTGTGATTTAGAAGATCTTGCTGAATTAGTTTGAGATCCACTCGATGAAGATGTTTTTGAACCCGCAGTGGTCCTAGTATTTGTTGGACTAGAACTTGGTGTTTTAGATTGTAGAGGTGAACTACTGAAAGTAATCGTAGTTCTAGGTGATACAGTTTGTTTAGAGGAGGTACTAGGAGTTTTAGAAGGCTGAAGTGATACCGTGGACTGGGGACTCTGTGAAGATGTTTTTGAAGTAGTTCCAGATTTGGTTGAAGTCATTGTAGAAGTGATTGTCTTTGTAGAAGTAGATGTAGGTGTTACTAATTGTGTGGGAAAGGTGCTCTTCGTTGAGGTTGTTGTTTTAGTAGATGTCTTTGATGCCGTTGATGTAGGTGAATTTGCTAGACCATTTACATTAAGATTTCTGACTAGAGCAGTCGTATCTACAGGAGGGGAAGTGGCCACAAGGCCAATTGACAATAATAATAAGAGCCAACGCATGCTTATCTAATAGCATGGTAATAATTCATTTTTAGGCTTAAGTGGCATAAAAAATTGAATTAGGTTATGTTATCAGCAGGAGTAAACTCTAACAGAATGTGTAAACAATGTTATTGCTTCATATATGACATGATAATTAGCCCATTGCCTCTGAACCATTATTTAAGACCACATATTAAGATGCCTATAATTGTAAAAAATGCACACCACATTGCAGAATCCCTACAGAAACTAATAGGTTTATTATGGGATAATACGGAAGTTGAATATCATTTCAACCACTTTTATAAGATGTTTGAATATACATTGAAAGATATCAAAGAATCAAAAGAACCAACTTTAGATCATTTTGTTTGGAATAAATTGAATGCTACTTTTAAAAAAGGTATTTCTGAAATAGAATATGCTATTTGTATTTCTACAGAAGAGATGAATTTCAAGGATGATATAAGTAAAGTAAATGTAAGACAATTCTTTATGAACAAGCTTAGAATCTTAATAAATCATCTCAAGGATATTCACCGAGAACATACTGAGAAGAAAAAATACGTGAATCCTATAGCCACTAGATCGCTGACACCCTATGAATTGATGGTAATCCGTCAAAAAGCAGGTCTGCCATTTACCCCTTGTGAGGTTGTTCCAGATATAATGGAGGACTTGTATGATATATATGATTAAAATTGAATTATTATGAATACGAATACATACATCTATGATTTCGTATACATATTTACCGTTTATTCCTATCTGTTTTATCTTAGCAGATATAATTATAAGACACAATACTCGACCTAGAAGGCGTTGTATAGACCACGTGGTAATTCAAGTTAAAGAATTGGAACAAGAGTATTTGAATACTGAAGAGTAGAGTTCACCCTGTGAAATTCTTTTACCATCGACCATGCATCGTCGGTTGTAGGAAGCAATCCTTCATCTTTTTTTACTTCAGGTTTAGGGAAGCCATTGAATTCAGAAGCAGTTGCAGAAGTATACGCACCCATTAATGGAAAATACAACCAATCACCTACTTCCAAATCTTCCATCAAACCCTTTGCGATTACATCTAAGCTATCACAGGTTCTTCCAAAAATAATAGAGTAATTTACATCTCTCCCTTTGTCATATTCAGATTCAGGAACACGAAACCATGCTGGCTTCTGGTGATCAAATGGTATACACGAAAAATATCCATAAAGAGATTCATCAACAACATATCTCCACCCACCATCCTTACCAGGTTTTTTCGCGATTACTTTTACAAATAAATCTTGAGATGGCTGTGCTATAAAACGTCCAGGTTCAGCTATAATAGTGCGATTTCTTGGAATTTCATCTAATTCATTTTTAATTGATTTCATTGTGTTTTTGAAAAATACTGGATCGGAAGAAAATCCTCCACCAATATCAACGACCTTTGGTAAATGAAAATAATTTCTTAAAATATCAAATCCAGTTCCAGATGCAAATTTGATTGCCTTTTTATACTGTAGTGGGTTCTCACACCCTGAGCCTACGTGAAATGATACACCTGTTATAGGAATATTAGAATATTTTGCAATTTCTATTAATTCCTTTTCGGTTGCACCAAATTTTGAAGAGAAAGGCATCTTACTGTCTTTGTCATCAACTGCGAGTCGAATAAATGCAGAACCAGACCACTTAGCTTCTGTTAATTTCTCACATTCTTCTAATGAATCAACCACCGTTGTTTTAATATTCATTTGGCCCAGGGAATGAATATCCTTATGGGATTTCATAGGATGTGCATAAAGGATATCAGGGGGTAATTGGTCGTAAGGATGACCACAACTTATTACTTCCTTTACCTCACGTAGGCTTGCGCAATCGAAATTCACTTCATTCTTAATCAGTGTTTGAAGAACTAATGGCTCAGGGTTGCATTTAACAGCATAGTATGGACTGACATTTGGAATTGTTTTCTTCCAAAGAGACAGCTGTGATTCAATGCGAATAGGACTCACTACAGAAACTGAACCAGAATTACTGGAAAAAGATGATACGATTCGCCGGAGGTTTTTCAGCGTGGTATCAATAAATACACTGGTGAAAATATTTTTCGCCATAAATTATTTGGGACTAAGTATAATTGGTGGAATTGTTTTAGGCTTTTGATATTACAATGACAGTATTATCAAGAGAATTACATATTGATGGAATATTAATCATTGTGAATGTACAATCTGTATACTTGATTTCCAATTCATTAATCTTATTCAAAAAAATGTGTTGATCGTTTTTTAGGATATCTTCTATGATGTAATAACCCTTTGAATTCAACTTATGAATACTATTCTCAAAGAAAGTAAAGTTTGCCTCATGCAAATGTAAGCCATCATCAACAATAATATCAAATGTATCTTGCAATTCTGATTCCGTCCACATTTTCTGAATTACTTCGGACATTGTCTGGTCACAATAGAATGTCTTTATTCTATGTGTATTAAACAAGATTTCTCTATCGATATCTGCACCAAATACCTTAGAATTTGGAAAAAACTCAGACCATCCATATAATGATGCACCAGGCCTTCCGTTTATTCCCATGTTAGATACTAGACTTGTATTATTTGTCCCAATTCCTAATTCAAATATTCTTAGTTTTTTATCAGAAATATCTTTGAAGATGCTATAATACAATGTTGTGTAATTATGCCAACTCTTGGTAATATCTATATGTCCCTTATCACTTTTATTTCTCCCCATGATCTCACAAAGAGGGGTTGCCTTTGTTTCATCAAATGAATATTTCATTTTTCTAAACTACATACATATAAATATTAAGAACAAGAACGAGGTTTTATACCAATCATCTTCAAGAAGGCTGTATCAACACCAAATGCATAATGTAAAAGTTCACCTGCTACAAACCATCCTAAAATGGAATAGAGTAAAGGAACATCAAAAAACCATTTTGTTAAAAGAGCTGCTACGAGTGTAGCAATTGTATCATTCAAGGCTATACCCAGAAATCTCTGAGCATGCACTCCTTCGCCAGGTGTTCCTAGTATATTGGCGTAAGGGCAAGACATCTCTACTTACTGTGCTCCTTGTCTTTATACATATGAGACCATTCCGGCCTATAGGATGTCTCTAACCATTCAATAGCTAGCTTATGAAGCTCCTGATGCTGAGGGTCTAGCTTCTTCACAAACTCCTTCTCCTCCTTTGTGAGGTCATGAGTTTTGGGAAGGCTGGAGATATTCGGGGTTACTTTGTCCATACGGCCTAAATGGGGTTCAGGTAGTTCATTTTTTAACGCTGGTTAAAGTAAGATGTCTGTAAAAGACCCACGTATTTTGAAACTTAAGACAACCGATGAAATGATGAGCATCCTAGTTTCAAAGGGCAAGCCTTTAGAGGAATTCAAGAAGGGTCAAAAGATAACCGTTTGGAACAAGATGGAAAAGAACTATTCCTACGTTCTTTCGGAAGAACCTGGTTCGAATATGGCATTCAAGGCCTATGCAGATCCAGGTGAAATTCTAGCAGGAGGGGCCTTTGAAGGAAAATACTTGAACGATTGTCTTTTAGAATTCCCCGCAGAATGGTTTCTGAATGCAATCCAATTGGGGACCTTGTGCCCAGGTGAAGCAAATGTGGGTGTGAATTTATTTGGTGTGGATTCCAGACAACCCTTAAGTTTCTGGGTTCAATCTGGATGGTTACCTGGGGGGCATAAGAAAGGTCAACATCCTGAGCTTTCAGACGCAAAAATAAATCCAGACGAACGCGGATGGTTCCAGTGGTATTGCAGATATTGGATGGGTCGTCGTATTCCTGAATTAGATGCCGTTCAGATTTCCCGTTGGAAGGCATTTGTCAGACACCAGGGTCAAATCAAGGCAAATTGTAAACCAGGTGATTTGGAATGCCGGCCAAGACAGAGACAAGGGATTTTCCAGTGGGCACATAATCCATTTATTTAACCTATAAATTTGACACTGATTTGTGCTTTATGAAAAGCATAGATGAGTCTTGAATTAATCATTGGTCCCATGTTTGCAGGAAAGACAAGTGCACTTCAATCAATTATTCGGCGCCATGAGGCTCTGGGTATGAAGTGTGCAGTTTACAAACCAATGTCAGATACTCGGTATGGAAAAGATTTCTACATGTATAGCCATGACCAATCAAAGGTATCTGCTCTTCCCGTGAAATACTTGACTACGCACCAGGAATATGAGCCATATACCATTTCAAAGCTAATTGTAATTGAAGAAGGGCAGTTCTTTGATGACTTGCATGAATTCGTTTTAAAAGCCGTGGAGAGAGATGGGAAACATGTTGTTGTCGCTGGCTTAGATGGAGATTATTTCAGAAAACCCTTTGGCCAAATCTTACAACTTATACCCTTAGCAGATCGAGTGACCAAGTTGACTTCATTATGTAAGGCATGTGGTGATGGGACCATTGGTCTCTTTAGTTTTAGAACTAATAAGTCTAAAGAGACAGTGGAGGTTGGTGGGTCAGAGGCATATATTCCTCTATGTCGTAAACATTATATTACCTATTCGGAGTCGTTAGACCGAGATGAACCCCTACCCACCAGACAAGAGACATTAGCAGACCTCCCCACAATGAGTCTGCCATGGCAAACCAGACTGGATACTTGTCAAACGTGACAATCTGGGTGAAGTCGTAGACAATATAGGTGCACATACCAGCTAAGAAGGCTCGAGGGGCTGAATGGACTTGTGAGACTAAATAACCAAGAGCCAAGTAAACTGGAATTGCACCCCATAGGCGAACATTCATTGGGCGATCCACTTGAATATCTTTTACTATATCTTGAACAACTGGACCCTGCATATAGAGCCAGGGTAAATCTAAAATACCTGATAAAAGAGCTAATCCAAGTATTTTCTGTAGGTCGTTCATCTCTACTTACGTCTAGTATGTTTTTTTGATTTCTTATTCCTGCGAGTTCTACGCTTTCCTCCATAGAAGTTTTTAGCAAGAACTTTTCTATCGACGTCAATCTTATCGTATTCTAGTAATTTCTTAACAATACTTTCATGAATATTTGTTCCAGAGTTTGCCTTAAAGACATTAAGAACTCTACCTTGCATGAATTCTCTGAAATTTTTATTATAAATAGAACTCATACATTCGTAGTCAGTTTGTCCTTTACACATATCATCTTTGAACAAGTGATAAAATGCAATAATCAAATCAAAAAATAATCTAGCAAAATCCTTTTGACTATGGTCGCCTAACTTGGATGATAAATACGCAGACAATATATATTGTGATAAGGCGGATTTAGCATTAGGGGCGGGGGGAATTGTTTCAACTGCTCTTAGATATGGTTCAATACCATCATATTTCTTGTTAAATGCAGTTGCCCATTGTGAGAAATTTTTGTGGAAACTCTTAAAATACTTGTTATTTAATATTCTCTTAGCATCCTTTCCCAAAGAAACTTCTAATTTACCACCGAGCATTACTGGAGAGAATGCGAGAGCTCGAAAGAATGTTGCAATCATTCTATCATTTTCCCTTGTTGGAGGTGGGGGTGGTGCAGGTGCAGGTGCTGGTGGAGGAGGTGGTGCAGCTGCAGGTGGAGGTGGAGGTGGTGGAGGTGGAGGTGGTGGAGGTGCAGCTGCAGGTGGTGCAGGTGCAGGTGGTGGTGCAGGTGCAGGTGGAGGTGGTGCAGGTGCAGGTGCAGGAGGTGGAGCAGGTGCAGGTGCTAATTCTGGACAAGGGCAACTACACCTACAGCGATTTCTACAGCCATTTCTACAAGCCATCTATACGTTTTATTGAAAATAATCTTGACTCCCTAATTGTTAGTATGAGTTCTATATCACTTGAAGCATTTGACGCAAATTTAAGAGGTCGGATAAGCCAGTGGATACTTCCCTCCGAGGAGACATGTTCTCTACCTAATGGTTTCTTCGATCAACTTATATCTGGATCTGCTAGTTTTCAAACTTCTATATTAGTCTTGTCTAAACAAGATTCGAAAGCATGGCATTTAGCTTACCCCTGGGAAATGACCTTTGTCCCGGAAAGCACCACTGATTGGAGTTTACTATTATCTATGCTACAGCACTTGAAAGGGCCTATATTAATTGTTATGTCTCCTAAAATTCAAGTGCCTCAAGCATTCTGGCAAAAATGCATGGCATTTCCCTCAGGTAAAGCTCCAACCTGTGTATCATTAAAATATAGTTCAGATTCTAATCCAGGAACATTGTTAGCACATTCTATCTTTTTCCCTAAATTGGATTTAATAACAGATACCCAATTTATAAAAATTCCATCTAGCTTTCCTATTGCAGTTCAACAATCGATAAAAGATTTAGATCTTCGCAGTATCTATCGAGAACTCCGAGGATCTGGTGCTAGTCTCTGTCTGTCGTTAACTGAATCGCGATTTAGTGTTCCTTCCACCATTGTGAGTTATGGAACTAATCAGCAGAACGGTAGTATACCGTCTTATGTTGCTACATGGTTTTATCCAGAAATCAATAGTGCCCTGCGGCTCCATTTATCCGATTTGCGAACAATCCTACGAACAGTGACAGAGCGATTGGCTGAGTAATGATACTAGGTCAGGAATGAATGATCCGAATTATTTACTTCTTGAAGAGCTTGAAAGTTCCCTTCTTAGCCTTGAATCCAAGCTTACGAAGAGACTTAATACGACGAAGACCAATAGCGTGCTTCTTCTTACTTACAATACGCCCCTTGCGTGTCTTCATTAAATCCTTACGGGTCAACCCCCCCGGGGTATGCTTGGCACTTCCGTGCCATACCTGAGCCTTTGAACCAGACGCAGTCATCTTACGCGTTGCAGCCATTATACTAATATAGTATAAAAAAGATAGGTAACTTAGAGAATGTCTAGAGAACTCATTGGATTTGCTGTATTAGCCCTAGCATGTATTCTAATTAGTCCATTTTACAAGTCGCCTACCGTTAATATAATATACCAACCTACACATGTAATTCATGAACAAAGACTATCAGTTAAATCAAACAATACAAAGAATATTGTGCTGTTGAGTGATAGTTTTCTACCAACTACCTTTGCTGGTTCTGAATTAAGTGCATTTGAAACAATTCGCTATTTAAGAGCCCGTGGTCATACAATAACAATCTTTGTGAAAGAATGGGAAGTTCCTGAATACGATGGCTTCGAGATTTATAAGTATGAATTGAACGATGAGGCTTGTAAACAGGCAATAATAAACTGTGATATAGTATTTTTCCAGATGGGAGATGATCCTAAGAATCTGGAAATTGTAAAACATAGAACAGAACCAGTCTTTGTTTTCATTCACTTAGTTGACCGTTATCCATGGCTTCTCCAGCAAAAAATGTCATTTCCTATTTCGGTTGTTTATAACAGTCACATGACACAAGATACTCTACCAACACTTCACGATAATATGCGTATGATACCCTACGTGGAAACTGATAAATTCAAGGGGATTCGTTTAAATACAATTCAAAATGACGTAGTCTGCTTGATTAATTGTAATCATAATAAGGGTGGTGAGCTCTTTAAGAAACTAGCTCATGAGATGCCTAATGTGCAGTTTTTAGGAGTAAAAGGTGGATATAGTAATCAAGTAATAGATAATAAACCTCCTCCTAATTTAACCTATATTGAAAACCAAGAGGATATAATGGTTGTATTTAAGAAGATTGGCATTCTAGTAATGCCTTCTAAGAATGAAACATGGGGGCGCACTGCAGTAGAAGCCATGTCCGCAGGAGTTCCTGTTATACACAGTGAGGCACCTGGATTAGTAGAATGTGTAGGAGGGGCGGGTATCATGTGTTCACATGATGACAAGGATGCCTGGGCTAACGCAATAAGACGCCTTATCTCAGACAGAGCATATAGGGAAAGAATAAGACAATATGGATTCAAACGAGTAGATGAAATAAAGGTAGAACAAATCCGTGGCCGCCAGGAACTAGCAATTAAGGTAGAGAGTAATTAAAAATAGGATCACCTTTCTTAATTAAAATTAATACCTTGTCATTATTTACCATTCCTGAATTTCTACGGTCGTGCTCAAGATCTACAAAGAATATTTGTTCAAATTCATCTTTAACATCCTTCAAGTCTGCATAAAACCACGACTCATCGAATGCCTTTCTTATATCTTCAATAATAATCATACCACCTGGTTTTAAGAAAGAGACCGCCCTATAAATAATTCGTATCATATCGTAGTAGTAGTGTGTGGAATCATCAATGATACAATCATATTGAACATTTACCTCTCGAAGAGGTCCAATAAGTTCAGGATCATTCATTACATTCATATAATTCACAGTAATACGAGATTTGTCTGAATGTGAATTCTTCCAGCTATCTAACCATTGTTTCATATATTCATATCCATATATTTGAGCATTTGGAAAATAATCATTCCACATACAAAGAGATCTGCCTTCAGCAATACCTATCTCACAAAAATTAATTGCATCATTGCGATTTTTGTGAAATAATGCATTATATAAGAGAGAATATGGATGACAATGATTTCCATCATTTGAAGCAGGGTTATCTCTCTGAGAAGACTTATCTATATTATACTGCTTAGAAAGTAAGCATAAATCAGATACAGAATTCTTATAATCAATATATAGTGAAGGAAATTTTGATTGAGAATGTAATGTTGTAAGACTTCCATTTACCACAGTACCAGTATCTTTTCGAAATGACTTAAATTCAGTAAATGTAGAATTAAATACTAAAATATGAAGAATATTAGACCAGGTAGCATGAATTGTATTTTTATCAACCCATTGGTATGTACCAATTCCCATAGACCATGGAATAGAAATTGTACAATTTTTAAGAAAGCTAATTGTCATTTTTTCCCAAGTGTATGTTTTACCAATTAGAATATCACCCATTATATACTTAGACGGTATTACTGCTTTAAACTATAGAGATAAGCGTGGTACCTTACCATTAAAAATTTCTTCGATTAGTGATTCCATTTTCAATGGATTATAGACACCTGCAAAGTGAACCAGGAAGTCATTAGGTTCCCATAAAGGTTCTCCTTCTTTACCCATGAGATATGCATTAAACTTCTTGTGCTGCGTCGTTATTTGAATTTTATCCTTATCTCCACTATTCTCCTGGAGTTCCATAATCATCGCCATATTCTCCCACCAAATATGATATGTACAGTCAGTTCTTTTATTTACACGAGACCAGAAATCTCTGAGCCACTTGGAATTTCTCATTAAGACATTTCCGCTATTCAAATGATGACATGCGTCATGAATGAATAAGAGATCTTTTTCAGGTGGCAGCAATGGTAGAACGTGATCTTCTATTTTTAAATCTGAATTCGTAATTAGAACATCTGCATCTGATAGCCAGATTAATTCACCATCTGGTAACTTGTTCAAAATTGTAAGAAGAAATCCAACCTTCGACCACGCGATAGGTCTATGTCTGTCCCAATATTCTTCATCTGCTTCAATATAAGTGTATCCGTGCTTTTTAGCATAGATACGCTTAGATTCTAGAGCCTTCGTTAAAGCCTTTCTATAATCATTACCAATGGCTAGAGTAAGTATATGCATTCTATACTGGACTATCATTATCTAGTTTAGACCTTGTAGGAGACTGACTTTCTAGGCCTAAGATTATAGGGCCTCTTTGTTTGTACATTAATAGTAACTGCATCCTGTGAAGTTACTGGAAGAACATTTGTCTTTGTTAGATTTTGAATTAGAGAAACAATGTTATTGTAAATAGTCTCGTAGACAGGCATTTATGTTATATAATAAATAAAAATCTTTAGATGATTTCATTTTCCTCTAGAAGTTCAACTTCATCCTCGCGCTCAGATTGAGGCAGTGTATCTTTCCATAACTTCTTTCCAGGTTGCATTCTGAAACCCATTCTATAATATGAAAAGGGATTCCTATGTCTCTCTAGTATCCATCTTAGACGCCAGGATGCGGTTAATAACCCCCGTTGACTTAACTCTCTAAAAGACACATGGTATTTTCTGAATACATAATTAGCCTTCTTTCTATATTCTGCTACTGATTTCTTATAGTCATGCATTTGTTCAGATTCTTTGACCGTTTTCACACTCTCATTAATATCATTTTGTATTTGATTCAATGAATAAAGATTATTATGAACAAATTCCTTTTTCCCGTTTGATATCATTTTTCTAACAAGACCATGTTTTATAGATACATTAGATACATGTTGTTTCAACTCTTTCAAATCTTCCTTGAAATCCTTTCTTTTTTCAATTGACGCTAGTAAAATATTTTCAGATTTTGATTTCACACTTTCTTTTGATCTTACTATCTTTCTAACATAATCCCATGTATCAATATCACAGTCAGGAACTATACATCTTGTTGTATCGCCATTATATTGGTCAATCATTGAACATACTGTGTGAAATTTGTGCCCGCAAATAAGTGTCACTGTAGGAACTCCGTCTGTTGCTAGCCATGACTTCTTACAAAAGAGGCAACCATCCTTGTAATCGTCAATTGGTTTCTCAGCTTCTACATTATATAACTCTTCATATATTTTATATATTTCTTCATTTACATCGATATTGGGATAAGTAGCCCTTCTCCTTCGTTTTTTTTCAGATTCTTCAGGGTCGTGAATAAATTCTAACCATTTCTCAGCATCCTCTGGGTATTTCTCAATATAGGTTTCAAGTGTCTCTAAAGAAATAAATTCATTCTTAGGTACTATGTCCATTTATATTAAATTGTATGTAATTATTTAGGCCTATTCTATTTAACCAAAAACGAAGTGCTAAGGTAAAAATTGAACTTTCAGTTTTTCAGTTTGAGTAAACTAATGGTATATGAATATAAGAAAAATGATGATGGTCACTATGTTTGCAGCGTTTGTTCACAGGTGAAAAAAAATCAAAATACAATGCACTATCATATGAAGAAGCATGAGGGCAAACAGTCTTATGCATGTAAGGGCTGCGATAAGAAGTTTTACCAGAAATATGCACTTGATGACCATGTGAAGTTAAATCATTCTAAGGACCCAATTGTTGAGATTAAATGCCCCTTCGAAGGCTGTGAGCTTTCCTTTATCAAAAAAGAGCACTGTCGTATCCACATTGCGCGCAACCACTTGAAAAAGGAGTTAGATCCTTTAATCGAGAAGAAGAAAGATTCCAAGATACATTGTTGTGTACCTTGCAAGAAAGATTTCAATTCCTATCCTGCAATTCTATATCATGCAATGGATCATATGAAAGATGAACCATTGTATAAAGATATTCTGAAAGTTATCTAAGTCTTCTTGTTTTAAAGCCACCATTCTGACGTGTTGTTTTAGAAAGCAATTCTTTTTGCGTATTACGCTTCCTGCGAATTCCTAGAGCCGCATTTCTAGGAGCCTTCATATTTTCAGTGGCATTGTTATAAGTAAAATTCTTAATTTCACTTATTTCCTTGAGCATCTTGTTCTGTTGCATATTATTCATATACGGGAGTCTTCTCAAGTATATTTCATCTACTGCATTTTCAAACTGTGTATCTTCATGCCCTTCTAAGTCCTTTATTTTTCTACAAGCCAATGAAATATAGGTTCCAGGATATTTCTCCATAAGATCTTTCAAAGATATACGAAGAAACTGATTTGAAAAGAGAGCCTTCATAGTATCTTGATTTTGTTCTATGTCTGAAAAGATTTCCAAGAATTCTGGTTTAAACTTTTTCCATTGTGCTTTATCTTTTATTTGCGAACTATCTAAAAATAATTGCCTGACACCCTCGGGAGTTGTAAAGGCTCTCTTGTAATCTTCTGGGCTAGGATATACACTGTATTTATAGACTTCAAGCTTATTATCTAGCCAGTCTTCTTTAGAAACTTCTGGCTTTAAGGTTGAATGAATATTTTTTGTATTGAATGTATCACTCATAAAGTTATCAAATGGGACTAAACCAGAATATCCAGTGAACTCAGTCCCCTTATCAGAACGACCGTCAACGAATAATTTAAAATGAAGATTTGGGTATTTCTGGCCAGGTTTATATATAGCAACTGACTTGAGATGATGATGAATCCATGTTCCAAAGTGTTTATTAAGATCATCTTTAAAAAAATATGATTTATCTTTCATTTCTTTGAGGTCTAACATTTCTGGAATTTCACTCTTTCCAGAAAAATCAGACCAAAGACGTTTTTCACCTGGTAATGCCAGGACAATTAAATTACATCCCTCGGGCATGATATTTTTTTCTTTTGTTATTAATTCATACCCATGTCCCAGAGGGAAATAGGTCGCCATCTACAGTATATAACTATAAATCTCCAGTAACAGTGGTGACTTGTATAAATAAATTGTAGACGTTATAACCAAGTGCAGCAAATCCTAGAAGCAAGGTCGCCTCATAGAATGCCCTAGATGTTTCTTTACCATAGTAACCAATTATAAAGAGCACAGGTGCCACTAATAATACATGTATTAGGTTTACCCATAAACTTGATGAACCTTTTATCCATTTAGTATATAGCCTAAACAGATGATACGCGAAAACAAAGAGGGACAGTATAATAAGAGCCTTGTAAAGCCACTCCGGAGAACCGGCCCTCTGGATGCCTACATATATAAGCAAGGGGCTAACGAAGAGGATGTGAAAGAGATTAAGAATAACGTGGTGATCGATAACCATCTAACTGTGAGTGAAGAAAAGAAAGAAACTATTATGCACATCTTTACAGATGGAGCTTGCCCTAACAACGGAAAACGAAATGCAAATGCAGCATGGGGCTGCTTACTCGTTTCAGACGATGGGTACATTGTTCTTGATCGCCTTTCAGGTGCTATACCTTTATCAGAATCTCAAACGAATCAGCGTGCAGAGCTAACTGCTTTGTTAAGAGGAGTTGAACTGGCAGAGAAACAATTCGGTAAACTCAACGATGTAAAGAAAGTTCAGGTTTGGTCAGATAGCGAGTATTCCATTAATTGTGCATCTGTCTGGGGTCCAAAGTGGAAATCACGTGGATGGAAAAAACAAGGTGGTGAAATTCAACATCTTGATTTAATTAAAGTTTTAGTTGATAAAACATTGGCTCTGGGATTTAAGATAGAATACCGATGGCTCAAGGGGCACAAGGGTGGTGAGTCGCAATACGCCTTCCCTTGGATGTTTAATCATCAAGTGGATGCTCTTGCTAATTCAGCACTGAGAGCATGTTTTACGAGCTAAAAAAATTGAATCCTGATTTCCATATCTATAAGCATAGATATGGAAAACACATACGTTATGATTAATCACGGAAGAATTTACAAGGAGCCATTAACTGGACCTAATCCTAAGGGAATGACTGCTTGGTTTGATAGACGTGTATTTGCAGAGAAGGGATACAAGGTAACTGGATGTATGTCAACTTACAATATACAATGTGTTAAACTAGATCCAAATAATCCATTTGATGAGAGGATAATTAGACAGCAAGAGGATATGGATCGCGATGATGATACAGATGAGGAAGATGATTAAAAATCCATATCACCAAGAGAATCCATTAGAATTCCGAAGCCCGCTCCTCCCATTATAACAACTCCAAGGCCCATGAGAACAATTCCTCCAATTTGGGAACCTTCTGACTTCTCCTTGTCAGATTTTTTAAATAGCATATAACCGGGCACAAAGAAAAGCATACCGATCAAGATAAAAATCATTTGAGCGAGGAACATTCCAACACTAATTCCAAAGCCAGTCTTTATAAGGGACTTCATAGAGATTGTATTTTTGGCCATTCTACTTAAGACCACCATTTTCTAGCGGCAGCAGATGCCTTTTTGGCTTCTCTGGCCAAATCCGCATCTGTCGTATGGTATGTTTTTCCTTTCAAAAGAAAAGAACTTACACGTGCATAGCCCCATTGCTGCTCAGTAGCACCGGGTCGATGTCCAGTTCGCCATGCAGCCATTCCACGATTGTAACATGCCTTAATATATTTAAGAGGAACTCCTGTAGCCTTCGCACGATCTTCTAAGGACTTGACCCCAGGGAATTTCTTTTCCCATTTGGAAGAATAAGAAGATTTCCTTGTTTTTACACCACGATCTGTTTTGAAACCAAGATAAGCTTTCGTATCACGCCATGACCTGGAACCGAATTTCTTGATTTCCTTTAGCCTTTCTGTCTTCTTCTTTCTGGAAAGACCTCTATAGTATTTCTTCGGGTAATAGACCTTGCGGGTTCCACCTTTCTTAGAAATGTCCATTCTCATAGGACAAGATATTTGATTTGAGTCTGAATCGTAACAATGAACTATTTGGTCTATTGTTATTTTATTGTTTTTCTTTCCTATATAGGTATCCGCAGTATATGATTGGATTTCATCTTTTGATCCAGAATTTAAGGAAACAATTGTCTTTATAATCTCATAGTCTCCATTTGCCTTATAGAACCCAGTTTCAGGATTGATATGAAACCCTGCAGAATGAAAAATCTTAATACGCGCCTTTTGATCTAAGCCTTCTTCCTTTGTGCTATCCGATGCATCAAGAGTAAACGATGTAAATCCTTTTTTAGAATAGTATGCTTTTAAAAATGCAATGGATTTCTTGAAAATTCCTTTGCCTCTTTCTACTTTACTTAGACAGACATCGTGTATATAGACTGTTTTGTGTTTTAAGAATTTATCTAATAATAAGAAATATACTGGCGTATCCTTTTCAAATAAATATAGTATGTCGGTATTTGATGTCATTTTAGATAATTGCTTTAAACTATATTTACCTTTCTGACAATCGCGATTCATAAGAGTTGTTAATGTATCCAGTGTTTCATCGGAAACTTCATTCAACGAATGAATTTCCATCTATCTATAAAATTCAAAATAAATCAATTACCTTTTGTGCCTGGTCAATAGAACATTTCACCCAGCACTGCTCATATGCCCATGATTCATTGCACATATAGAGATTAGGCATATCAGGAAGGGGTTTGACGGAGGCTTTTGAAACCTTGTTAAAGTCGTAGGGCCCATTTGCATATGGTGTCCAATAAGAACATCCATCAGCCCAGGGGTGTACTTTAAAAAAGAGAGGATCAGGTATTTCTATGGTTGGAAAGAGAGAACGAATTTGTTTCATTACCTGTCCCTGAGGGTTTTTCTGTTTCATCCAGTATTCAGCCTCAGGACCATCTGTATATGAAATCATGATAGTTCCTTTTGTAGGGTCAATAGGTATAACATAGCGAATAGGTAAATCACATAGGAACTTTTGAATTCCTGCAAACCATGCCTTTCCTTCTTGTAAAGGAAAGGCAGCGTACATGCGAACCAAGGGTCTCATCTTCACTTGTTCCATAATGGGTAGTGCAGTTAGACAAGGAAGCTTTACTGCGGCATCTCTCTGAATTGCCACGATTACCTTGGAAGCCAGAATGGGACTTTTTCCTTTTACTAAAACTTTATTTTGTTGAATATTGGTTACTTCGTGTTCTGTTAAGATTTCTACTCTGGGAATGGATTCCTTGAGTTTATCAACTAATAGAGAAAATCCTCCCTTAATAACTGAGAAACCCTCTTGATGTCCTAGTTCATGGGAAAGGCTTTCGAGTGCCTTGGATGCCTTTAGAGTATCAATCTCAGATCTATATTCATATTGATTCATAAAATCCTGGGCCTTTTTGATTCCCATAATTTCTGTAAAAATATTCTTCAGAGTTTTTGCTTCGAGGTCTTCCTGTGGAATTCTTGCAACTTCCAAATTTTCTAAAAGTTTTGAGAATTCAATTTGTTTGGACCCTTCAGGAGTTCTCCATTCTATTCCACCGGTAATAGGAATTGTATCTATATTATATTCTTTCAGAAGTTTTATAACATTATGGTGAGATTTGTGAATTCTTCCAGCCCCTGCTTCCCAGGAAACCTTGAGCCCATTCACCGTGGTATGAAAAGTATAGAGTCTACCACCAATATTCTTGAATTTCTCTAAGATACAAATCTTAGCATCAGGCATTTTTCTTTGAATTTCTCTTGCACAATACAGGCCGGCTACGCCGGCCCCTATTATGCATATATCATACATTCTTCTATTTTGTAGTACTATTTAACATTTCAATAACCGCATCGGTATCTGAACAAGAGAATTTACCTAAGAATTTAGAATTCTTTATTACACAAAAGGATGGAACTGACTTAAGTCCACAGTATCCTAGAGTATACTTATTTTGGTCGATATCACATTTATACCAGGTAGCCCCTTCGACCTCATTTTGAATTCTTTCCTTATCTAATCTTGAACAAGGGCCACACCAGGTTGCCGTAAAGTAGACTACTACAAACTGGGGATTCTTATTTGCTGGATTTAGAAGTGCCTCGAATTGCTCTTGATTCACTAGGGGGATCATCAGATTTCTCTGGCTTCGTGTAAGTATTTCTCATTGTGTAAAATACGTAGCCACTGAATGCAATGAGAGCAACACTAAATAATAGAACGGAGGTTGACACAGATGGCATGTCTGTTAAAGAAGCTAGAGCTAGAGCGCCACCAGCTTGTTCTAGAGGAGGTCTTGTAGTGTCGATTATTGCTTGCCCCTTTTTAGCAGCTTCAACAATTTTATCTGGATCCGACATGTTAGATGCAATTTTATCACCAATAGCAGGGAGTTTCTTTAGCATTTCTGCAGTGCTTGTAGCAGCATTAGCACTCTGTTCAATTGATTCAGAAACTGCCGTTGAAGCATTTTGAGCACCTTTTCCTACATTACTAATAGCAGTTTGAGCACCTTTTCCTACATTACTTATAACAGTTTGAGCACTATTTCCGATATTATTTACACCAGATTGAACGCTGCGTATTACACTTGGAATAGCATCCTCAGCATTATGAATAATAACTGGAACTGCTGAATTAATTCCCTTTTCTATACTATTCACTGTTTTTACTGCATTATTAACCGTGTGTTCTGCATTAGTTACTGTTTTCGCTGCAGTATTAACTGCAGTCTGTGCGGATTGTCCTATATTATCTGCAACAGCAACAACTGCTTGTCCTACACCCTCCGCTGTTTTCCCTGTTGCAATAAGTGTAGATGCAACACCTTGTGCAACACCTTCTGCTGAACGATCAACTGCTCTTCCATACCCCTCAGCTGCTTTTCCTACACCTACTGCAGTGGATTCAATACCTTGTCCTATACCCCTTGCTGCAGAATTAATGCCTTTGCCAACTCCATCAACCGCTTGTCCTACTCCCTCCGCTGCAGCATTAACTCCCGTTCCAACCCCACTAACTGCTTGTCCTACTCCCTCAGCTGCAGCATTAACCCCTTTTCCCACTCCTTCAACTGCTTGTCCTAGACTCACCGCTGCAGTTTCAACACCTTGTCCTACTCCTTCAACTGCATCTCCTACACCCCTTCCTACACCCGCAGTTGCATTTGCAGCTTCTTTTATAACTGCCTGACTTGCTTTAATTCCAGTGTCTACTGCTCCAACCGTGGTTTCGCGATTTAGATCAATTGCGCCAGAAACAGTCTTACCTGCGGCAATAGGAACTTCTGCCCATGCAGTAAATAAACGTTGAAACCATGACGGAGGAGGAGGTGGGTTTGGAGGAAAAGGGCCTATTGCATTACGTCTAAAATAGTCTCCTACTAGATAAGATGCCGGAACCATGTGAGGAACACCCTTTTCAAATAAATCCTTTGTCCTGAATAGCACGTGGTATATATCATAAAACGACCATGCGATGGCAATAAATGTTAGAGGAAACAAAATATAGAATATGATGTGAAGTATACCACCGATATAATCTCCTAGAACGAATTTATTAACTGGAAATACAAAAAACATACAGGTTGTTAAAACATATGCGAAGTATCGCCATGGCCCTGGAATATCTTTAGGAGCATTAGGTATATCCTTATTTCCACTGAATATACCTGCACCAATACCAGTAGGGCCATAGAAAGGAACTGCTATACCATATTTTTCAACATATTCTCTTTCTCCTAGAGCCTGTGCAATATCATAAAAATACCAGAAGCCTAGAAGAGGAATTATACTAAGGAACTTTAGAATTGCTGTTAGAGGGCTTCTTAAAGCCAAATGATCTAAGCCAAATAAGCCTGTAAATATAGTCAGCAAAATATAAACAATGTATGGAATTTGAGCCCCTTTCCAGAAAGAGCCCTGTGTAACTTTAACGTCTAGCATACCGCTTCTAATGATTAGATTGTAAATAGAACTCCTCCAAATCCGTCTGCAATTCTTAGCACATTATGGTTAATTCCATAGACCCTTGCATGTAAAGTTCCAGGGTTAGGGCAGGGTGCTTGTGATCCAGGTGGAGGAGGTGCTTGAGTAGGATTTACAACTGCAGAAACTAGATTCACCTGGAGAACCACAGAGTCTATTCTACTAGCGTTAAAGGAACCACTAGGTTGAACATCTTCAGGATTCAAACAGAAACTATAAGAATAAACAAAGAAATCCTCTGGAACAACGGTATGATACTGCCAGGGTTGAACTAATCTGAAGTAGCCGGCATCTCTCAGCTGAAATCTATCAAATCCATCAAGCTGTAATACAGTATCTTGTAAGATGTCTTGTCTTGTTCCTGTTTCATATATACCCAAGGAACTATAGTTGAAATATTCATGGTATCTCGTCATATCATCGCGTTGAATAAACCAGAAAAGTTCTCTTATTGGATGATTGAACTCTAGTCTTATAGAAGCAGAAGTGGCACCGGGGGCAACAGGTATTGGTGCGGTATACTGAATTTGCTCAATCAAGTATTCATGCGTATTGCTTACGAAACGTCTACGCTCGTCAACATCCAAATAAATGTAATCTCCCCACAACATAAGTTCAGTGATAGATGCAGGCTTTACCTCTAAAATAGAACAGCCAGGGGCTGAAAGTGCAGAAGAATAGAAGAGTTGTGATAAGGGTCTGAGAGTAAGATTGATGCGAACCGGGTGATACTGCAGTGCTATAAGAGGTAAGGCAAGTCCAGGATTTCTACAAAACCAAAATTGCAGTGGGATGTATAGTTTCTGGGGTCCAAAGACAGTAGGGGGCGTGAAACCATCGACCTTTCCAATCATGTTATAGAAACCAGCCTGCTTGCTTCCAGGTGTAGTGTATGATGACCAGATTTCCATCCATTCACCATTTTGTCTATCAATTTCTTGTTCTCCAATTTCTAAACTGATTTCCTGGATAAGATTGTGTCCAATCGAGTTTACGTATGAAACAGTGTCTCCCGTAGTCAAGGTAAGAGCCGGTAAACTCACTTCTAAGACAATTTGACTTAACAAGTCTCCCCGACGGGGAACCAAGCATGTTATACGTTTACCAAAGTCTGGGGTTCCATCAAAATACATAGGTTGACTTTCAATTGCAAAATTTGTATAACGTCTATATACCATTTTGAACCATGTCATCTGAGGATTACCCGTAAGAAACACATCTTGCTTTCCATGTGCTACTAATTGTAATAATCCACCTTGGCCAGGCATCTACAGTTAGAAAAGGAATTGTAGTTTATACTGGGCGCATTAAAATTGTTCTAAAGAGTAGTATGGCAGCTAACCAGAAATCTCAAGATATAGATACATTAAGTGTAAGGAAGATTTATGCAAAGGGAGACAATAATACAACTTTAGCTGCAAATTCTATATTAACTACTGACGGAAAAGGTGGTACCGTATGGCTAGATATATCAACTTTCCAGAGAGGTGTTACATTTAATACATTTGCAACAACTCAATCAACCTTTACATCTGGCCCTAGTTCATCTAAATTTTCAATCTTAGATGGGATAAATGCAGGGCTTTTACCTGGATCTTCCACAAATACGGTAACTATGTATGCAAAGGCATTTGGTCAAATAGACGTTCCAGGACAACCTTCCATTTATTCATTCGATACTTATACTGGAACTATTAATAGCAATGTTAAGCTTACTGGTTCTGGTATTGTAAATATAAGCACAGATACCACTCAAAATAAAATAGATTTCTACACACCAGACAGTGGAATATCTTCTATTTCAAGTGTGCTTGCAAATATGACAAATCTAAATGGATTTTTATCAACAAGTATTACAACATTTAATTCTCCATTTTCCACATTTATTTACGATGCAATTTCTTCTTATTCTACTTTACAAGGTCCTCTAGTCACTTTTCCTCAACTATATACTGAAATATCCAGTTTCTCAACTGTTCTTGGGAAAGTTGTGCATTATAATGAATTACAATCTAGTTTATCTTCCTATTCAACTGTGCAAGGACCACTCGTCACGTTTCCTCAATTATATACTGCAATCTCTAGTTTCTCAACAAGTCTGCAGAGACTTGTTCAATATCCTGAATTACAGACGACTATATCTAGTTATTCAAGTCTACAAGGGGCTTTAGTAACATTTCCTCAGTTATATTCAAATATCTCTAGTTTTTCTACAAGTCAAGGAAGAGTAACACGCTATACTGAATTACAGACGACTATATCTAGTTATTCAACTCTACAAGGAGCTCTTGTAAAGTTTCCTCAGTTATTTTCAACTATTTCGAGTTTCTCAACTGCTCAAGGGCCTGTTATACGCATGGCACAAATATTGTCTACGATGTCTACTATATCAACTGCACGCATTGTAGATATAAATAATGCGATTTCATCGTATTCTACCGTTCAAGGTAGAATTGTAAATATTAATAATTTTTCAAGTATCTTATCTACGCAAAATTATGCCTTTAGATTTAATACTGGAACATTAAATACATCTAGCTTGCAAGTGCTTGGTCAAAGACAGCCCTTTATTCAATATGGAACTGAGATTTTATCTGCAGATGGAGGAAATGTAGTTATAGGATTATCTACAAATTATATAAATTCTAATTATGCTATTCAATTAACTTATAGAAATGATACTAGTATTTTAAATGTGTCTCCTTTGTCGTTTACGAATGCAACCACGAGTAATTTCACAATATATGGCGACAAAAATGGGCTCATACATTGGACAACATTTGGAGATTTATTTTAAAAGGTCTAAACTCTTCACAACTATCTTTATACAGATGTTTGCGACGAATCCAAAGAATGGTAAACAGATACGTATCATGAATTCCGATGCATCAGCGTGGAAAGATTCTAAGACATTAGCGTGGATGAAGGAACCCTTTTCTAAAGATAAGAAGCGATGGAACCGCTGGGATCTTCTAGTTACTTCCGTGGAACCTGGATTTCTAAAGTGGAAACCTGATATTCTTCTTCTGACTGAAGAAACCCCTGAAGCCAATGCATTCTTGAAAACAATGGATGCCAAGGATATCAGATTTATTCTAGTTTCTACGAAAGCACTAAAGAGTTTAAATTCAGAGGCATTCGATATTTCCAGTCTTGGCAATGTAATTTGTTTAGAAGAATTCCAGCATATGTATCCTTTTCTAGGACCTGCTTGGTCAGGAACAGTAGAAGATGCTATCTTATGTGCATCTATTATATTTCGCTATAACAGGGTTATTGGACTAAATCCTACTCACGATCGCCTAAACCAGTTGCGGTTCAATGATCTAAAACTTGAGATTTTAGAAAGACACGGTGGTCCAGAACCCCTGGTTTTAATTCAACAACTTTACAAGTCTCCAAACAAGACACGAAATAAGGAACTTCAGAAGTGTCTTAGAAAAAATCTTGAAAATCCATATATAGATGAAATCTTGTTATTTATTGAAGGAAAAGATGTTGAGGTTCCAGTGGATAAAAAGATTAAACAAGTTCCTATGAAATCTCGTCTATCTTATGCGAATTGTATTGATGCAATTCAAAAGGTAGTGGGGCCAGGAAAACTAGTTGTCTTTGCAAATGCCGATATCTATTTGGAAAAGAGTTGGAAGGCAATTTGGTCAGTAAATATGAAGGATATATTTTTTGCATTATTGCGATGGGAAGAAGTAGATGGAAAGGAACCAACCTTATTTGGACCCCGTAATGACTCACAAGATACCTGGGCAATTCATAGTGATAGTGTGTTAAATAAGACTTGGAATTTAGATGCATTCAATATTCCCTTTGGCAAGGCTGGCTGTGATAATGCAATTTTAGTGGAGTTTCTCAGAAATAAATTTAAGATTATTAATCCTGCGATGTCCTTAAAAACAATTCACGTTCACGCATCTGAGATTCGTAATTACGAGAAAACAGATATTATAGACCGCCCAATCTACATGTTTGTAAAACCGAGTGGTCTCCACGAACTTCATCCAATTACATCTTGGTCTGGATGGGCTGGAGAACCAATACCATATGAGGCATTAGATCGTCCTCTAAAAGCAACCACCGCAAAGCATCTTAATATGTTTTGTTCTCAAATAAACCGTGATCCAAGCTTTGTTTGGGCTGCAGAAGGTCTGAATAGTTACATGCCTCCCGTTGGACAAGATAGACCCATTGAAGTAGTTGGAGGTGCCTTTGTAAGTCCATCTGGACTAGTCTATAGACATACCGATATTTATGTTGGTGAAACTGATATTCAAAAGTCTGTATGGTCTGACAACCGCCTAAGTCATCTTATGGCATCCTATAACGTGGAATCTATGATGGCATTTCAACTAGATCCAACTTGGGTTCAAGAACCTGCACTATTTACTTTGTATTATTTATCAAAAGTAATTCAACAAAATAAGAAAAATCCTAATTCTTCATTCTGGTGTAAGAAAACAAATTATCTATTAGCGGCCATCCAATTATTCAAATGGGAGAAGGCTCAAGGTCGTCTCCTAGAATATTCTGAGCAAGGTCAGGTATTCGCCCAACATGTAGTAGGAAGAACATGCCATGGAACACGGCCTGTGAAGGTAGATATAGACGCTCTGCGTGATGCTATGAATGGCAAATGGCAATCAACTGTATCACTTTTACAAAAGAAAGCTATTATAGTTGAAGATACATATCATATGAAAGATGATCTTGTTAATAAATTATCTGAAAAGTTAAAAAATGCTGGATACCAGGTAGAACATATTTTGACACATTCAGATGCAACCAAGTGGGCGATCGCCCTTTCAGGGGCATCACTAGTTCTTTTGAGTTCATCTCTAAAGAATATTAAGGATCCTTCCTGGGCATGGCTTTGGCTAGCACCTATCGGATGTAGGATCTTAGAACTACAGGAGGAGAGAGAGCCATCTGACTTATTAGTTCACTTAGCTGCTGCATCAGGGCTTGACTGGACTTTACTGCAATACCCTCGATCAACCCCTGAGGGCTTCAAGAAGATTGTTGAGAAGGAAGTAGATAAATTCCTTGTCGTATCGGGGAAACCCGCGCCAAAGCTCGAGCTCAATGCAACTTTATCAGATACAATACCCTGTTTAATCGAGACAGAGGCTCTTACAGCTAAGCCAGTCATTCGAACTCCACCCAAATCCATGAAATTTGGATTTTTTGGACACAAAGGCGATTCGTTTAGAGAGATGATTGATTTATGGGTCGAACGTGATTTTGTAGAAAGAAAGGAAGATTCCTCTTTGACACACTGTTTCCTAGGCGATGTTCTATTATATGACAGACCTACGTGGAACTGGTTAGACAAGGCATCTGATAAGGAGAAAGGTTATAGACTATGTTTAACTGGAAATCCAGATTCTTCTGAAAAACCCAGAGCAAAGCCATGGATTTTCTGGCCTCGTGAGCCTCGTTTAGTTGAAGAATTAAGTCAAATTCCTAGAAAATCTTATGAGGATAGAAAGGATACCATGGTCTTCTATGGAAGAATTGAGAATCAAGACCAAGGGAAATGGCGCCAGGATATTAGTGGATGGAAGATGGCTTGTGCGAAATTCTCAATGCAACAAGGAAAGGAACCTTATGTATTGAAGCCAAGGGAATATCTGGAAACTCTACAAAATGCTAAATACGGTCTCTGTATTCGCGGATATGGACCCAAGTGTAATCGTGAAATCGAACTTCTTGCAATGGGCACGGTGCCCGTGGTAACAAATGGAGTTGAAATATCTGATTATGCGGAGCCTCTCGTAGATGGAACACATGTTTTATGTGTTTCTGACTACCAGGATGCAATGGAGAAAATCTGTAAGATTTCAGAGGAGAAATGGTTAGAAATGTCTGAGGCAGGCTTCAAGTGGTGGAAGCGCAATTGTTCGGTAGAAGGTTCTTGGAATACAACACGTAATTTACTTAATTAAAAGATACGGAGACCAAATATAAGATGGACCTCGCAATCTGTATAGCAGTGAAAAATCGCTCAAATCTTGTTGTATATCAAGAAGATCCGATCGAAACATATAAGCATATAGCCGATAAAATCCAGAGGACACCTTCGGATACGCATTTCCCCCCGACACTAAATCGAGATGCAACGGTTACATTGAACCTCCTACCTAAACTTCTGATGAGCTTAAGAATGGTTAAAACTGGAAATGACAATTGGACTATTATAATTGTAGACTACAGTTCAACAGATGTGAATGTTTCAGCTATTGCCCATCAAATTCTAGATGGCCATATTCGATATGTTGTTGAAAAACATGAGGGACAATTTAGTCGTGGTTCAGGTCTTCACTTGGCCGCAGAGGTTGCAAGGGAAAGAGGGCATGATTCATTGTTTTTCTGTGACGCTGATATGTATTTTACGAATCACTATGTATTCGATAGAGCTGCAGAAGCCATGAAAGAAAATAAGGTATATTATCCCATTTGTTTCAGTTTCACGCAACCAGATCATATGATGGGTTACTGGAGAGATTCAGGGTATGGAATGATGTTTATTTCCACTGAGAAATACTTTGGAACAGAGCGATGGCAGCACAATATTTCTTGGGGAGAGGAAGACAATGCAATGAGACGCAATTTCTCAGATGATCAGATAGTTCGTGGGAAGGGATTTGGTTATTTTCACCAGTGGCATCCTAATTCCATTGTTTTCAAGACTCTAGAATATCCCGTAAAATATTATGCAGGAAAATCGGCTGTTCAAAAAACAGAGAATTCTCAGAACTAATATTTTAGAAAACATGTTTTTTAATTCCAAACAGAGTTTTTAGCAACTTATAATTTCTAAAAACACGTGTTTTCAATAAAAATTGAAGGGTTGTTTAGGCCCGTTGATGGTATGCCAAAGGAATACTATTGTGAACAGCTAAAAGAATTAAAGATTATTGGAAAATGTATTAGAATAATTTCAACTAACTCGAATGGTTCATGTGATACTAGTACTTATAACATTAAAAAAGAAGATCTAATTGCTATTACAAGCACTTATGAAGGCACCTATTTCTTATTCAAGGATATATACATTAGGATAAAATATGCCTATGGATTCAAGGACCAAATTAATTCAATTATAAAATCTGAAATTGAAGGGAATGTTGAGCCTAGCATAGACCTAATAGGATTAAATTCCTAGACGTTTCTTACCCCATTCAATTGACTTCTTTAACTTTTTTTCACTCATAGGTTGGGAATAACCACGTACATCAAATAGACCCCCCTTGAATAGTTCAGGTTTATTCTCAAATTGAGAAGACCCAGTCATCCAATTATTCTTTCCAAAGTAATTATTTTTAGTTATTGCAACCTGTGGCATATGAGTTCCATCTTTCTCCGCCCTTTTAATTCCATCAATCCAGATTTGCAATGCAGGGCGAACACTGTCACTAGAAGCAGTAGTAATACAGCAATGTGTCCAAGTCTTTAACTTAAATGCCTTCAATACATTTACATGTTCCATACGGAGTTCTCCATTCCATACTTCCCATATCAAGGTCGCAGTATTGGGGGCTTTTGCTGATTTCTTGTGATTTTCTTTTTCATGAAAAGTTTTTAAATGAGGTAAATCGCGTGATACTACTGTTCTATCGCATATATATTCATCTACGTTCGCAGTGGATAACATAAGTTTCTGAGGAGACATATCAGGAACTGGTTGGGGTCCAGATTTGCCAACAGGTAAAACATTGTTCAAATCACTTGCATCACATGCATTCTTTCTTATAACAGAACCCTCATCCATTGAAGGATCTCCACGGCCTACAATACCCACAAAGACATTATCTTTTCCTCCTCCATTTCCAAAATCTAGGATGTGGGCATTATTCGTGAATTCGTCAAATTTCACCCAGAAACAGATACACTTCATGGTTGGCAGTATAATCTTTTGACCAAATGACATATCAGGCGAATCGCCTAATCTTATGAATTGATTGAGGCCATTGAATTTGAGACCTTCGGTAACTTGAACACGTTCATCTAATTTAGTAGCATCTTGCTTACCCCCTTCCAAAAGCTGGGAAGGCAATATTTTAACGTTCACTTCATCTATAGACATACCTCCACTTGTATACGTAGTTATATTCTCAGCATAGTCTTTGAGGTCATCAATGAAACGAAACCAGAACATAATTCCCTCATAAAATAAGAGAACTTCTCCAATATCTGGAGGTGGGTCAGTATCTATGAATTGCTTGGTATCAAAGGTTGTATTAAGGGCTCTATAACATTGGGCTTCAAATACCCCTCCTCTCATTTTAACAACTGCACAATAATCAGTCTTACCATCTTTATCTGCATCTCTCATGTAATCATCTCTGCTTTGTTTGAAACCTTGCGCTACGGTCTGTGTTCTGTAGCTTGTAGATGTAAGATTTTCCGTCCCAGCTAGAGCACATGCAAAGAACATTTTTGATTCATCGCCTGCATTAGTGCCTTTAGGCACAATCATTCTACAGAAATCATGGTCAACTCCTAAACCCTGGACATCAACGTATCCCATGACATGTCTATTATCTTGCTCATACATTGAATCGTCTGTGCCAAATGAAATATCACCCCGACGAGGGAAATAGCCCATCATGAATTGATTACTACCGGGACCTGATGCAAATCCTTCCAAGCTATCAACTATTTCTGAAAAAGGCCTCCATACATCAATGAATAGTGTAACAATCAGAACTAGAAATACTGCAAATAACAATGTCTCCCAAGACATTTCCTATTCGCTCCATAGGTATTTTTAGAAGCAGTAAATCTTCACACAAATTAGATGCTCGGTGGCCGTATTCGCGGACAGGGGACGTATGGGTGTATTTTTCAACCAGCTTTGAAGTGCCGTGGTAATAAAAAGAATTCCAACTCATCCATGGTTGGCAAGATTACATCAAAGCAAGATGCAAAGAATGAATTAGAAATTGCTAAAATACTTGGTTCTATTCAAAATTCATCTGAATACGTTGTTCTTACAGAAACAACAAAGTGTATACCAAGAGTAAAGGCTAAGCAAACAGATAATGAAATTGAAGAATGTGAACTTCTGAAAACAATGGATCTCGATGAAACTGTGCAAGTGATGATGCCCTGGGGCGGATATCCCTTGAGTCGCATTAATTTGGACCCCTTTTTATTTGATTACTTTCGGTTTGTTGAGGAAATTTTGGCTTGTGGAGCCTTCTTAGTTTTAAATGATTTGTGTCATTTTGATATCTGGGGAAATAATTTTTTATTTGATAAATACAATAAACCCAGATTAATTGACTTTGGATTTACCTTTCAAGCCAGTAAACTTACCATAAGTGATCTATCAAATCGCTGGAGAATTCTAGGGGTTGACCATGATACAGAGACACCTGAAGTAACCTTGATGCTAGCAGCTCACAGTAATATCCCTGTAGAACGTATTATAAGGGGTCTTCAAGAAGAAAAGCCTGCAGTTCAGAATTTAGCAGCTTTCTGCGATGTAAACCCTAGTCACTGGGCGGGTGAGTTATACCAATGGTCTCTTGATTCGAATAGTTTTCAACAACATGACTGGTTAAGTTGTTGGAAAGTATATTGGCCGGGATTTGATGCTTGGTCGATTGGTGCTATGTTGCTGAGTGTTCTTGAAATAGAAATGGCAAATTCTGCATTTGTAAAGTCAAAGGCGTGGAATGAAAAGGGAGATCTTATAAAGAAGGTTCTCAAGGGATTATGCAGAGCACATCCAGCATTTCGCCTTGATGCAGTTGAAGCACTTAACGTCTTGACCGACGGGAAACACCCCTTGATTTCCTCCGGGTCTGTCGGTAGCGAGTGGATCGCCGAGAAACAGAAGACCCGTCCAATGAATTAGGCCATATCTGTCCGCCATCTTGCCTTGCATCAGCTCTTAAGTAAAGTGGTTTGCCTCTTGGAACACAATGATAACCACAGAATTTTGTATATCTCAAGGGATCCTTGTGATTAGTGTAAATGAAAAACGCTCTGTCAGGTCTTAGAATAGGCCTGCCTGACGCGTCCTTCGTAGTAACTTCCATGGCACCAGGTTTGTGAGACCACATCCCATCCGAATCTTGTCTTAGGAAATGATAATCACGCTTGGGGTCTACAATAAGTGCTATCTTACTTGTTTTACCAGGACATCTCTGCTCAAATTCTATTGGTATAACATCTGGATTATCTCCCCATAGACGAGATACCATGTCATTACATCCTTTATCGTGTTTATCAGGAAAATGCCCATAACCAGATGCATATCCAGGTTGATGAAATGATGTATTACAGTCTTCTGCTTCCTTGCATTCCTTTATTAGCTTATTATCAATTGCATTCATTGCATATGAAAAACAATTATGACTTTCTCTTAAATTAGAATTCTTATTCCAGGCCTCCATGTTAACCTTTGGTTCCGCCCCAGACATCGGACTCTTCATGCAGAACTCTGATGACTGTATTTTGAGGTGCTTCTGATCCTCTTGTTGTGAAAGGTGAGACCGGCAGAATGGTTTCCCTGGGAGAGGAGCTTGTAGGCAATCCCGCGCGCATTGACACTGGGGTTTCCTCGGGAGATTCTGAAATCCCGGAATTTTTGGAGCCACTTTGTCTCCCATCTACCCTAGCTGATATATTCATAGGCCTTCGCTGTAAACCTAACATATTTGAATTCATATCTCCAACCCATTGTTCTATGACATTCTTTTGTGGTTCTGGTAAAGAAGTAATTTGCCCCTGTTGAACTTGAGGAGTTGGTGAAATTAAGGGTATATTTTGATTTGTCGCATTTCCAACACCTGATGTATCTGTGAATTTCCAGTATTCTTCTTCAACCTGCCTCATCTTGATTTTTTCAGCCATGTGAGAAAATATAAGAAACTGATTATCATGTGTTGCAGGAACTGGTGCATCCTTCCCAGAGTATCGCCCTGATAAGGCAATGTATTGCCATCCCTCCGAATGCAACATTTCAAGAGTTGTATTAATAAAAAAATACTTCTTGTCTAATTTAAAAAGCGACATGACACCGTTTGAAATTGTTACAGATAAAGAAATAATCCATGTAGCCCAATATAACTGTGTCTGCGCAGCAGTACCTTGAATTGATAAGAATGCTGGAACTAGAATACTACCAATAGTAATAATAAGACGCGTCGTGTAAAATATAATTTCAAGATGCCTAGCTCTTATATGAAAGTTCCTTAAAACTTCCAGATATCTTTGTTGTAATACCGATTTCTTATACTGTTCTATTTTTAGTGTTTGAAACATGTCAAAGAGTGTTTGTTCCTGTGTTTTTTTCTTTACGCATGACATTCAACTATTTCTAACATAGACTAGAGAGATGAAAGATCTCACGGATACTCGCATATACTATATTAATTTGGATGCTCGAAAGGATAGGAGAGAACAATTTGAAGCCCAAGAAGCTTTAAGAACAATGCCACCGGTTGAACGAATTGCAGGTATTCATGGACTGTCAGTAGACATTAAGAAGGATAAACGCGTTGGTGTAAATACCCGGGTTCAAGTGATAACTGAATACAGGCGTTCGCACTATGAGATACATAGCCGAGGGGCAATTGGTGCGTCTCTATCTCACTTGAAAGTCTGGGAGACATTTTTAAAGTCTGGGGCTAAGTATGCGCTTATATTGGAAGATGACGTAAAATTACCTGCAACTTTCTCAATGATGGTCCGGGATTGCGCTAAGGACCTACCTAGAAACTGGGATGTTTGGATTTTAGGATGGAATCACACTCCAGTCGACACTGGTAAGAGTGGTCAGAACCCTTTCAAACGTATTCTTCATTTCGTTGGAGCCCACTGTTACATTATAAGCAGACATGCAGTTAAAATATTTGTAGATGAAGCATTGCCTATTGAGACACATATTGAACATTATATGAACAATGTTGCTTTCTTGAAGGGACTTTCAATTGTGCGTGATATTCGTCTTCACCTACCTCAGATGGATCGTGTTCTAAATATCTCAGATGTGAGAAAACCTGAAGGATGTCCTGCATGTCACTTGGACGATAAAGATGAAGCATTGGAAGCTAGACGAGCAAATATGCAGTAAAACTGCGTTTTGGCTGGGCTAATAAAATTGAAGCACTTGACACTGTTATTTAAATATAACAATGCCAACTGTATATTCTTATGCTTTTACTTCAGATGGTGAGGGCCCATGGTGGGGTATTCGATGCCCAAGATCATTCTATGAAACAATGGTGCGAGGCCTAGATGGAGCAACTCGTTGCTTCGTCTATATGACGAATGTGCGTGGTGAGACAGTAGCGCTAGCAGTGGAGGGACCTCACAATGAAGACCCTGGTCAAGATAATATCTTTGCACCTAGTTGGGTATTTGAGCGTCTAAATATTGAAGATGGGGATGAAGTAATCATGGATCCTATTTTAGAGGCTCTTCCTAGTGGTGAAACCGTAACTATAAGACCCCTAACTGGTTCAACCGTTGAAGGACCTATGTTTCTAGAGGGTCTTACTGAATCTCTTAATCAATTAGGAATTGTTCAAGAGGGTCTTCTATATGCAGTTGTAGATCCGTCAACTGAGGTGGTTCACCAGTTTATAATTGAAAGTTTGACGCCACTTAGCGTATGCTTAGCCGATGGAGAACTTCGTGTGAATTTGGAGAGAGCAATGGACCGGCCACCAACTCCTACCCCCTCTCCTGTTCCTGAATGTTCAAGTGAACCGGTGGACTTTGATAGTTTCTTACCAGAACCTTGTTGCGTACAGCCAAAGGCTCAAAGGGGATTTGTTCCATTTAGTGGTCAAGGTCGTCGCTTAGATGGTAAGTGATTATTCAGTAAAAAATTGAACAAATATATGCTATTTTTATTATAGCATAATGAGTATAGTTTCTAAGACAAAGGCATGGAAACTATCGTCAAAGTTCGATGATACAGACCCTGAGGCAAAAATCCTAGAATCAGAACTTCTTCTAACAGTGAAAAAGTCTACACTATATGCACAATTACCTGTTAGCAAGTTTCCTAGAGAAGATGGTTATATAATGGGAGTTAAATTAAAGAAAGAAAGCGATGTAATTACAGAAAATACTCCAGTTGTATCACTGCATATGGATGACCTTGAAATTCCTGAGAAAGAACTTATTGAGGCATCTGAACCTGATGAATCATTTAACCAGATGAAAGAACATGCCAGGCTTGCAAATAGCAAAGTAGCAGAATATTATAAGCTACTTGGTAGGGCAAATCTGAAGGCTATTAAAAAAGAGGTATTTACTGATTGGTTTAAGAATTCTATTTGGCGAAAGATAAATGGGTCTCTTGAAAAATGTATATGTCCAGTATGTTCTCTGAATTTGATTTCGAATGAATCATTTAGTGCGGGACATATCTTACCTGAGTCAAAGGGTGGTATGATGTGTATTGAAAACATCATGCCAATCTGTCCTGAGTGTAATTCTCAAATGGGTTCCAGACATCTGTATTGGTTTGCCTGGCATTATTACGGAAAGGTTATGTGGCCGGTTTATTAAGTTGTATCCGTAAATTCAGCAGTTCTTCCAAGCTCAAACATCGCGGAATCAGTAGTGCAGATGAAATGGATTGTGCGTACCTTACCTGTCGCAGTTAAAGCGAGAGTTCCCATTCCCTGCATACCTGTTCCAAAGGTTACTGTATGCGCACCACCGCCCATTACAACTATGTAGACGTGGGCACCAGTTGACATATTTGTAGGAACAATTGTGACATCCTTTGTGGTTGATAATACAAATACTTGTCCAAGAGATACATTTAGTGTAGAAGTATTAGGTGTACCATTTACTGTTTGGAGTATAGTAAGATCCTGGCAGCGGATTTGTCCACTTGATACTACATCGCCTGAGCACATAACAGAGCCTTGCGTTAGAACAGATGAGCCAAGGTTTTTTGCCTGAGAGTTAACGGAATCCTTCAAGTAATTAGGTCTGTCACCATTGAAGGGCGCAAAAACAGGGTCATTAGGATTAATGAATCCACTCAAATTGTTTAAGATATCAAAAACACCAACCATATATGTCTCGACGCCGTCATACGCACCAGGGAATAGCTTCTTACCATTCTCACGTAAAATGTGACCAGCCGGGCAATTTAGAGATGTAGCGCCAGATACAGCAGTTAAAGCACCTGTTTTCTTAAATTGAGGAGAAGGGCCTGTTGTAACGGAGTAAGTGAAAAAGTTACCATTGTAAGCCTCCGTTGCGATATAAGATTTTGCGCTAACTTCTTTAAGATTGCGGGACATACTATACTTAAGGGAATGAATTAATTTTAAGATAATGGACGTTTTGCTAGGGGCAAAAGAAATATGCAAGGTTATCGACTATGCTCTAGAAAATGACGAAGCTGCTCTTATTGGTCGCAATGGAACTATCGAATTAGATATAATGATATGTTATAAAGAAGATAAGCTATGGATATTAATGAAGAATGCTGGAATATTTCCTATAACAGATGCGGTAGAATGGCGAAAGCAATCTATAGAAGCAACTCAATCTGCAGATGTCTTGGCTGTGGGTTGGTATGAACCATTGAAAGAGGTTGAACAAATAGCTTTAAAAGAATGGAATTGTAATGCCATTAGAATTCCATTGAGGTCTTTGGAGCCTTATTATGTGCAACCTGAAGAAAGATGGACTAAGTTGTTAAAAGGCCATTCAGTCTCAGTTATTTCCTGTTTCACGAAAACAATGGAAAGACAGGTTCCAAAATTAGATAAAGTGTGGCAATCTGAGATTTTTCCATCTGACATTAAATGGAAGTGGGTTCAGACAGGTCACTGTGAGCTTGTTGCCGGTTCTAGGAATAGATGGCCATCTAATATTGAAAGTTCCCTAGACGCAATTGATTGGATTGTGTCTGAAGTTGTCAGACAAGGTTCCAGGTTTGCTATCATAGGCTGTGGAGGAATCGGTATGCCAGTTGCTCTAAAATTAAAAGAACGTGGTGTAATTGCAATTGTTGTAGGAGGATCTATACAAGTATTATTTGGAATTAGGGGGCGTAGATGGAAAAATCATTCTATTATATCTAAATTTTGGAATGAACACTGGGTATCTCCATCTGAAGATGAAACACCCAATAGTGCCGATATGGTAGAAGGAGGATGTTATTGGTAAAGTTTTAGAAAATCTTTACTAAATAGAATATAAGAAAGTTTTACCAAATGGCATAAAAATTGAAGCTACTTGCAACCTAACGTCATGTATACAATGGACCAACCTAAGAAGAGAATTCTTAAAAAGAAGGCGCCTGTTCAAGAGGTTCCTCAAAATACCGTGATTCCTAAAGTCGAGGCTAAACCGCAGGTAAAGCCTGAGGCTAAGCCTGAGGCTAAGCCAACATGTGGTATCTGTATTGAACCTTACAACAAGGTTGCCAATACAGAAGTAATATGCTGTTTCTGTGAAAAGTCATCTTGTCGGCGATGTATTCAAACCTTTATAACTACCAGCACGAACGATCCTCACTGTATGCATTGTAGCAAGGTATGGGATCGTGAATTCATCGATGACAATCTTACAATGACCTATCGCATGGGTGATTATAAGAAGCATCGTGAGAATGTTCTTCTTGAGCGTGAGGTGGCACTCATGCCCGCTACCCAACATAGAGCTGAGCAAATCCGCTCAGCTGATAAAATGCAAAGGGAAACCCTTCCACCTCTTGATGCTCAACTAAAGGAGCTCTATGACAAACAAACGAATATTAATCAGGAAATTGGCAAGGTTTACAGAGTAAGAGCTGATGCACTTTACCAAATTAACTTATTACGCACAGGTCGTGGCGAGAAGGTAAAAGTCGAAACCCAGTTTACTCGTAAGTGTCCTGACGGAGAATGTCGCGGATTTCTGAGCACTGCGTGGAAGTGTGGCCTTTGTTCAAAGTGGGCTTGCCCTGAATGCCATGAAATCAAGGGTGAAAACCGTGATGCTGAGCATACATGCAATCCTGATAACGTAGCGACCGCAAAACTGTTAGCAAAGGACAGTCGCCCCTGCCCTGGATGCGGAACCGTCATCACGAAGATTGAGGGCTGCGACCAGATGTGGTGCCCCCAATGCCATTGTGCTTTCTCATGGCGCACTGGTCAAAAGGAGACTGGTGTAGTTCATAATCCCCACTATTACGAGTGGCAGCGTAAGCAGAATGGTGGTGTGGCACCACGTGTTGCAGGTGATGTTGCATGTGGTGGCATCCCTGGATACCATGAGGTTCGTCAGAGATTAATTGGTCTTCTGGGTAAGGAGCAAGAACAAGTTCTAAATTTCCATCGCATTGTAAGCCATGTGCAACACGTTGAGCTTCAGAGATACCATAATGTATTCAATGAACTAGATAATCAGGATCTACGAATTCAGTATTTATTAGGAAACGTTGACAAGGAACTAATGAAGGTAGAAATTCAGAAAAGGGAGAAGCGTCGTGAGAAAGAGCGTGCGATTCGTAGAGCTATGGAGGTTCTAGTGCAGGCTGGAACAGACTTGATACGACGAATTATGGCAGAGACAGATCCTTCAAAGAAGAGAAAAATCATTGAGGAAGTAGACGCATTGCGTTTATATATTAATGAACTTCTTGCCAAGGTGCATGAGCGGCTGAAGCTCTCAGTGCCGCAGTATAGTTCAAACTGGGGATCTACATATCCATTTAGTCCTACTGCAAAAAAAATGGAAAAGGTAAGGGAGGAGGCTAGGAGAGAGAAGGAAAAGCTTGAGATTCAGAAGCGTGCTAAGGAGGAAGAAGATAGACAGTTGAATGCTATTCTAGATGAGATTGATGCTAGAGCAGCTAAAGGCGGAGCTACAGGCGGAGCTACAGGCGGAGCTACTCGCGCTCCAACTTAATTCCAAGAATTCTATGTAAGATATTTATTTGAGGACCACTTGGACACATCTTGCCCGATTCCCATAAATTACAAGTGTTAGCTGGGAATTGGCCTCTTTGGTCCAATTGTTTTTGTGTTAGACCCTTCGCCACTCTAGCCTGTGCCATTTCAGAACGAGATTTGGATGTAAGTGTCTTTAGTCTACCAACCTCGACCGCATCAATCTTACGTGCGGAATGAACTGCATCTGATACTTTTGGACCCGCTTGCTTCTTTGCTACTGTAGCAACGGCAGTGCTAGAACGGATAGTAATGGGATTCCAGTCTTGATAATCCATTTAGTATAGTGAATAATGGACCAGTTGACATATCAATTTTTTCAGTTTGTGATTTAGGTGGCCTAAATCATAGATATAGTATTATAAAGAGATGATCATTATATTATACGATATGGGATGTAACTTAACGCATGCAATTGCTTTAAAGATAAAAACTGGTATTGAAAGAGAAATTGTACCGTGTTATCTTATGACAATAGATGATATAGATATTGCCAGATTAACCTTAGCGAAATGTATTATATTCGGGTGCCCATCTAGATTTTCTGGAGGTGTTTCACATAAGATGTCAAAATTCATGGATAAAACAAGGAATGAATTCGAAAATCAAGTATGGAAGAATAAATTCGCAGCTGGGTTTACTGTCGAAACTGAGATATCTTCGAATAACGTTATAGAAGAAATATGTAATTTTAGTGCAAAACATAGTATGATATGGATATCTCAAGGACATCTTGAAGAAAATGAAGCACATGGTACATATAGGAGGGTAAATAGCAACAAATCGTATTTAGGATGTGTTGCGAGCGTGGACCAAATAGACACAACTGCAGAATGGTTCGGAATACGTGTAGGCAGACAGGTTCGCGTATTATTAAATATGAGAGGAAGTTAGATGCTCTTGCCTGCTAATACTAAGGCAACGAATGTGCCCCCCGGTCCTAGTTTGAAGGGTGGTAAATCAAAGAAGAAGACAAGAAAATCTAAAACTAGAAAACACCGAAAGTAATGGTTTAAATTACAAGACCCTAAATCTTTTAGAATGAGTCGCCTTGTAATGATTCGAGTTGGAAACCCAGATGGATTGTGGGCTGCATGTAAATCAGGTGGTAAATGGTCAAGTCCTGAATGTCATGAACAAGCTGTAAGAAATATGCTTACTGAAGGGTATTCAGTCTATGCTATTTTTCTTGGAACTGGAGATAAATTGTTGATGGCAGCAAATATAAAAACAGTAAGAGAAAGATTATCTGAAGACGATACTATTATACCTGATTCAAATGATCTTGGCCTTTTAAGAACAGTTATAACATTTGATCCAGATTTATCAGTTGATTTACAGAATATGCTATGTCAATCTTATAGAACTGCATTAGATTACATACAATATAGAATAGGTAGTCAACTTTTAATTCCAAATGTTGATGCGGAACATATTATAAAGATGATTACTAATCTTATTTCTTTAACACACATTAATATGATATGTAAAGATAATGAAATAAAAGCAAATTCAGAGTATTGGTTAAATTTAAATGTGGATAGAAGTTAAGAATGAAAACAAGGCGTCTAAGACGTAGAGCATCTAGCACACGTAAATTACCTTTAGGAAATAAAGGAACAAAGTGGCCACGTGGATCCATTGTCTATATTTGCGGAGAATGTCCTTTGAAATTTGGACCTTCCGATAAAGACCTTGGTGGCTCAGAGCAAGCAGTTGTGCAGTTGTCGAAGTGCTGGGCTGCACAAGGGATGCCTGTAGTAGTCTACGGAAAATTAAAGGAAGGAATGAAAGATGGCGTTGACTATAGAAATATAGACGAATTAAATCTAGCAGATACCTTTGATATTGCGATATTCTGGAGATCCTTTGGAATTCGGTTGCTACCTCTAATAAAAGCGAGAGTTCGTCTAATAGATTTACATGACAGCTGGGATCCTAAGAATTACGTGGCACCCAAGCAAATCTTAGAATTAGCAGACTATGTAATGGTAAAATCTCGGTATCACAGATCTTTGTATCCTTATATCCCTGATTCAAAAATCAAAATCATAATGAACGGTGTTCAAGTTTCATTATTTGAAAGAATTTTGTCAAAAATTCCAGAAAAATCTAGAGATCCTCATCGTTTTATATATGCTTCAACATATGAGAGAGGATTAGAACCTATATTGCAGTATACATGGCCAAAGATTAAAAAGGCAATTCCTGATGCAACCTTTCACATATTTTACGGAATGAACCGTTTAGCTAAAACACCTTTAGGTTTAAGACTCTACAAATTATTCAAGCAACCAGGAGTATACGAGCATGGTCGTGTAGATTTAGAAGAAATTGCTAGACAGAAAGCTAAATCTGGATTTCACTTATACGTTAGCAACTCTGCAACTGAGATAGATTGTATAAGTGTAAGAGAGTCTCTACTATGTGGGTCAATACCTGTTTTAGGAACAGATTATGTATTTGAAGAAAGAGATGGAATTCATATTACCGGCAGTACTGATAACTCTACGACTTATAAGAAAGCTGCATCAATTGTAATTGGTTCTATTAAACGAGGACCCGAGTATTTAGAAAAGAAACGTAAAGAATTTAAGAAATCAATGACCATCATTTCTTGGGAAACCGTCTCCGAACTATGGTCTAAGGTTTTCTAATTTGTTTCTGCGTTTAATATTTCATACAAATCCATATACATTGTAGATGTCATCGTGGATTATTGCGAAACACCGTCAGACTAAGAAGAAGCCTTCTGTAACGAAGTATCATGATACTGCTTCGTCTCCAGATGTTTTTAGTATGTATATGTCCTTTATTGGATCTTACATCTATTCCCAGAAGATGGGGGAAACATGTAATGTATGGGATGACAATGGTCTTCTCAAGAGCACTTTGAAGGTAAATCCCCAGGTAAAATACTTGAAGGAAAAACCTGAGATGGCAGCTGTTTTAGGCGATAAGGATTATACTGGATTTGTTTCACAGATGAAATTCAAGGAAATCCAGAAGACTGCTGGAAGTATTATCTCATATGATCAGACATTGAATCAAACTGTGATTCGTTTTCTAGAAAAAGCAGGTGTTCGTGCAATGTTTGATATTGGAATTCAGTTAGTTCGTGACCCTGCTGGACCAAACCTATCACAACTCAAGAAGTATGCCGCTTCTATAAAGGCGTATCAAGTAAAGGCGAAGAAAGATAAGCTTATGGTTTACATTATGTCAGATAGTTATGCGGCAGTATCTCACTTTCAGACGTATTGTGATCCCTCATGGAATGTTACGGCTCTATGTAAGAATCCCCCCAAAGACTCTGGAGACGCCTTTGTCCAAGCAATGGCTGAGGTCCAAATTATGACGGCAGTTCCTGCTTTAATATTGGATTTCGATAGACCCGTTGACCGCTTTATTTATTTGATGCAAAGAAATGCAAAGCTGGATTATTTTGTAGAAATGAATGGAAAAGAATGGACCCTACTTTAGAGATGGAATTGTTTGAACCCATTGGTGAACCACTTGTAATAAATGGAAACTCGGATTATAATTCGGAATTCCAATTATATTTGTATGGGATGATTATTCTTATTATACTATCGAGAAATCTATGTTATAAGTAGATATGTCGAATAATGCTCAGGATTTGCTTAAGAATGATCTTGAAAATCAGAGAAGATGGGGAAACATGGCAAATGTAAATGATGTTCCTATGGAACCTGGAACCGCTGCAAGTTATAGAGCCAGAACATATTTGCCCAATGCGTCGAAGTGGGCAAACAGGCAGGCTGTAGTTGAGGGAGAGGCATCTGGAGAGAGAGCTAATACACCTGAATCACTCAGCCAGAGTAATCTAGAAAATATTGACCGTAGCAAGCGCTCATATAATCGCTACAGAGAGAGAATGGGGCTACCTCCTAGAGCTAATAGGACGCCTTCAAGGGAGAGACGTAGGCGTGATACAGTAAAGCAGAGGGCCACTCGTAGACACAGGTCATCTAGTAGAAGTTCTAGACGTAGTCAAAGCCCAAGGCGTAGTCAAAGCCCAAGGCGCAGTCAAAGCCCAAGGCGTAGTCAAAGCCCAAGGCGTGGTCAGTCGCCAAAAAGACGCTACGGCGTTGGTCGCAAGTATGTTCCTGCTGGTTCTAAACCTAGACAAAGCCGTCGTTTACCCAGTCCTAGACGTCGCAGCCCTAGTGTGAATGAGTTTGGACGCGATATGACTAGAAACTACGGACCTAGACATTCTACAGCGAAGCGATATACAGTTGCTGCTGATGGCAGGACTGTAGATGAATTTGGTCGTAATATCCCTGAAAGAAGTCATAAACCCCGGTATGAAACAAGGGGTAAGAGGCGCCCAATTCATGTATACGATGAACAAACAAAGACATATAAGCCTGCAAGCTGGAATGTTTAAACTCGAGGCTAAGGCTGGTAAAAAATTGAAAATAATAAACTCATGAAATCATACATGCACGACTTGTATCCAAGTATGAATTCATCTTATAGTATGCCACTAACAACAATTGGAGAATTCTACGTATATGGTTCTGCAATTATAGGCATTATAGCAGCATTTACTCTTATATGCTACAAAGAACCCAGTCGTGTGTATAGAACAATGAAAAGAAAGAATACTGAAGAAAGTCCAATTATTAATGCTTAGTTTCATTTATCTCAACAGTTGTAGTATCATCTTTTGTTTCCTCTTTTATGAAAGCGTCTGCAAAGGCACTGGCGTTTGCAAAAGCACTGGCGTCTGCAAAAGCACTGGCGTTTGCAAAACTAAATTTCGGCATAAAAGAATTCCCTAAAGACGCCATGTCTAAGATTGCATTTAATTCACCTCGCATTACATACTGTTCTTTCATTAATTCATCTTGCATCCTTATAATTCTTCCAATATCATGTAAAATAAGAACTAGGATTGCAATAAATACAATTGACATAAGTGTTCTCCACATTTTTAATGAATCCATATAAATATTAACCCGGAATTATACGTATACTATAGTGAATGACAAGGGAACTAAAGGTAAAAAGATTAGCAAAGAGTTTTTACTGGGAAAAATTTCTAAAAAAAGAATTTTCTGTTATGAATCTTGAATTTATAGAAATTGCTTTAATTGAAGAAATAATTCCATATGAATACTATAATGGGTTTGTAAGAATAAAATCATATTCTGGAAATGATGAATTTATAGAAGTCACTGTATCGTTTAATATGCAGGGGATACCCTATGTTACATGCAATCCTAAGATTATTAATACGGTACATAATTTCTTAGATGGCGGTAAGATATTATTAGATAAAATTAGTTCTAAGTCTAGCTTAGATGGTATTCCAGGCAGAAGTAATCAGTGATACACATTTGAATATGTGGAAATATAAATCAGATAAACTTAAAACACTTTTTTCATTAAATACATCAAACTTGATTTTAGCGGGAGATATTGGAGATCCAGATGAACCAACCTTATATAAATTTCTGGAATTAGCAAAAGAGAATTACAAACGTGTCTTCTATATTCCTGGAAATCATGAATTTTATGGAACTGAACCCGGTTCTAAGAAAAATCCTGCTATTGTCTTAGACTGGTTTCAAAAGCTAGATGACCAATGGTCGAATTTCCATTTTTTCTATAGACGCAATGAAGTTGTAGATGGAATTCGTATTCTAGGTGCAACGTGTTGGTCAACGGCCCCTGGATCAGACAACTGGTCTCAGACAATTAGCGCAGAAGGTAGGAAAGATATTGAATTTATTCAACAGGGGCTGGCAAGGTCGAAGGAGCCTGTCTTAGTTATTTCACACTACCCTTCAACCTTGCGAGTAATAGAAGAAAATTTTAAACACAAGATAACACAATTCAACTATGGTCAAGATTTAGAATATCTATATATACCACCCTTGCATACATGGGTATTTGGACATGTTCATCAAAAACACGATTTCTCAGTTCCATATAGTTCATCAATATACGGAAATGGTAAGATTCGCATTATATGTAATCCATACGGATATCCAAATGAGTCAATTGCCTCTGAAAAAACACTTTCATTTACAGTTTCTAATCAGAATGATCTAAACCATAACCGAGTTGAGGTAAAATCTCCCTATGGTATGACTTATCGAATGCTATAAGAGAATCCTTGAAATTCGGACTGGGTCTGAAGGCGATTGGTCTAATACCTTGAACATAGGTAATAGCCTGCTGCCATGACATCCCTTTTGTAGCAATCAAATACATAGCAACAATTGCAGCACTACGCTGCATTCCAGCAGCACAATGCACTAAAACATTCTGACCCTTATTATGTTCCATCATGAGTTTATATACAGCCTCATGAGACCATAGTGTCATATTACGAATTTCCTCTGGTTGTAAGTTATCGTCCACTGGAATTCTATACTGTTTCTTAATACTGGTTGAAAAAGGAATATCCTTTGTTGCATTGAATACTACAGTTATATTCTTCTGTTTCATCCACTTTTCATCTTCAGATGCTCTCTTATTACCTAACCAAATCCCAGGAACAATCTCATGGGCATCTGGAAGCCCTGACATACTAATAACAGTTATGAGTAAAAATGAAAGTGTATTACGTGCCCAGTTTGGGCACCAGTAATGAATATAACGAATAATAGTCTCACTAAACATCTCTACCGTTTAGATGAGGTACTATCTTCGCTAAGATGGTCAATAATAACTCATAATTTAATTGATACTGCCTTTTGGACAATCGAACTATATGAATCTAATTTTGAACAAGAATGCTTAGATATGTTGGAAACAATTTGGTTATATAATATCGGATTTAGCTCTTGGTTTTCGCTGAGGCTTATTCAGTCAGTTTACGATAAAGGTGCTATTGAAAAAGAACAACTTTTAGAAATTACTTGCGCTCTTGCTAAAAGAAATCTCTGCGATTCAACTGTATTTCATCTTTTGCTCCGGGGTGCCACGAGTCCTAAGTGGAAACCTATGTTTCCTCATTCAAAAGAATATACCACCATTCGAGAAGCTGTAGAAGATTGCTTGAAACGAGGTAAACTTAATGAGGCATGGCTTCTTGGTCGTGCAATGGATACGGAGGAACAGTGGCTAATGCTTGAGACAATCGCAAGTGAGCTGGATAGATCAGAAGCATTTGGTATAATAAAAAAACTTAGATCATGTGTATACGAGAATCTTGCAGCAGCATATGTATTAGTAAACTTGGATGAGATAACATGGATTTCAAGCCAGAGATCTATAGAGAATACAATACCAAAAGAAGTAAAAGAATCCATTGAAGATTGGATTGGAGAGAAATCATTGAGAAAACGCAGAGCGATTAAACCGAAACCTGAGGCGTTGCTATACCTAACTGCAAGATCTGAACAAAGTGCTTATGTAAGTTCTGAACCTGAGATACAAGGTGATTTAATTAAAACACTAAAATTATCTGAATACTGGTTGTGTATTCTAGAACATTATATGGCAAATAATACGTGGAAGTCAGATGTTCATAAAGAGGCCTTTTATGATACTTACTTTCCTGATGATATTCCTGATGAATGGTCTTTACAAAGCAGAGAAATGTCTCATGGACGTGGCCTAGGTAAACCAGTTGAACTTTCAAGAACTCGTTTCATTTATAACACAATTCAACGCTCAAAGAGTCTTGAATTATGGAATTCTAAATTTAAAGAAATAGATTGCACAATGGATTGGTCAAATCTCTATTCTGTGAAATCTGAGTTTGAATTACCACTAAAACCTCTTAAGAAACAGTTTGTAATTGTTTAGAATACAATTCCCCAATCTTATCAACTATTGCATCGTCAATTGGCTCGTATGTATTAACACAAAACCTTACAATATTTTCTTTTGCCATAGATGTAACTGAACAGACAACTTTTCCAGTAAGCCGATCTTTTACAAAACTCAGAATTGTATTATCTTTACAAACAAATACATATGCATTCTCAGCTGGACTATATACCATATGAATTGAAACTGTTTTAACTGTAGAATTCTTAGCTAAATCAACGGTTGTAATAACAAAACCACTAGATCCGTCTGAAAACTTTGCAGTATCCATTGAAAAAGAAGGCAGATAATTTTCCTGGGTTATAATTGGTTTTACAACCTGTGGATCTAATTTAGATTCCATGATTCCCATTCTGAATATGTATTCTAATATTTTGTTTAGACCTTATCTTTCAAATGTAAACATAAATTGTTTGTAAATTACATTCAAAATATCTTCTATTTTGTCAGATACCCCCATTAATAATTTTGGTTCATTTAATTCTTTTGCAATATAATATTCTCTCGTTAAACCAATCCATTTATGAATAATTAATCGATCTGGGTTTGTATCATATGTATTGATAAATCGATGTTTCTGTAAAATAGGTAAATCATAATTATCTGCCTCTAAATTAAAATAATCTATTACGACCTCCCTCAAATAAACGGGATCTCTCTTAAAAAATGTTTTAATTGCCTCAATCTTTAATTTCTGTTTATTGTGAAAAGAAAACAATTGTATATCTGCATTTAATCCCTTGTAGCCATCCATTAACCATGATACGTATCCGTATTTCTTACACTGTTCTACAACTGAAATAAATTGACCCAGAGTAAAAGGTTCGTTCGTTAGAAGATTTACAGGGGCTCTTGGTTCTGGGAACATATAGTCAGATAATAAAAGTCTATTTTCAATTGTCTTTTTTAAAGTATTTGCATCATAAACAAAAGACATACGTTTTATAAAATCAATTATAATAACAGGATTCTTTGGTACTTCTAAGGTCACTGGATCCTCAATATTCTTGCAATTTTTTAAACACTTTCTAACCTGCCAGTTGAAAATAAGAGGTAATATAAGTTTTCTTAATTTAAAAATTCTGAAATAAATTGCTCTTACTTTATTCCATTCATTTTCCTGTTTTGCATAATAAGAGGTTATATGAGAGATTACAGATTGCGGTGCTTTCCATGGTGTTTCAGTAGAATAATAAAAATTAAATTTCATATTCTTTATATTTTCTGTAATTTTCTCTCTTACCTCCTTGAAATTCTGTAAGGTTGCAAGCATTGAAAATTTAGATTTAACTGAATTCGAAACCTGGATTCCCTCTGGTATCTTCCATCTGTGCCCGCTATATATCTTAAAAACATCTGGTTGTAATAAGTTTAAAACAGGAGCGTATTTCTTTGATTTAGATTTAGATTTCTTTTTATTTCTTGTTTTTATACCAATTGAAAAAGAGGGCATGCTTGTCGCCTCCATATTACTTATATTTGGGGTTAAAGGTTTAGGCTGAATTATTCAATCTCAAAGAGAGTAACCGTGGAACCCTTCATAATACCACACTTCTTACCATTCAAGGTATAGACATCGTTCTCACTTAAGATATAAGGAACATCTGATCCCTCAATCCGCCTTACTTTCTTCAAATTCTTTGGAATATCTGGATTATATTTCTCATGTGCAATACAATAGCTTGGAGAAGGCTTCAAGCTAGGGCATCTGCATCTCATGTAGGTTGCGCCATTCTTTACAAGCGCCTGACATTGGTAGGTTGACTCCTCGTCATCCGGTATAATGGTGAACTTCGCCCGCTCTTGCGTATTCAATGACTGGATCAGTTGCTGGGGTGATACACCAAGATCCTTCGCGATTTCCTTTGCCAATGTGAGACCTTTCGAGAAAAGAACTGCATCAAGACTTTCCCATAGTGCTCGTGGAATACTGTATGACATTAGTGCGTTAAAATACAATGCGTGAATTTCAATTTTTACAGTAAATGGTTTCGCCATCAGAATGGGGGCCTGGTGCGTGGGCTTTGCTACATGGAATAGCTGAACGAGTTGGAAATCATTCAAATCATCTTTTAATACAAGATGAACGAAATGAGCTAAAGTTAACACTACGGCACTTTTGGGCTTTATTGCCTTGCTTGAAATGTCAGAAACATTACAAGGAATGGTTACTAAAGAATAATCCAGATTCCTGGATACAAGGACCCTTTGGTTCAGATTTACAAGATTCCATGAGAAACTGGGTTTTCAGGCTGCATGAGAATGTAAATTCGTCGAGATCCATTGAATCAGGGTTTTTATTGGAACAGATGAAAGAATTGTTTTCTAGTGTGTCGCTAAGAGAAAAAGCAAATGGTCTCAAATCCTTTTATCAAAAGGGACTTGACGCCAGAACATTAAAGGCAGAAGACTGGAAATTAGCATGGAAACATTTGGATTTGCTTTTGAGAGCTATTGGTTAAAGTATATTAGAAAACTGCTGTAATATAATAGCCTCTGAAACTGAACCTATACTATCAGATACCGTTTCTACAACAGTAGAAATTCCAGCCTTTAGCATCATGATATGAGTATCATAATTAAAACTCTTCATTTTAGCTAGTGTAAGAATTGGAATAATTTTGTCATTTACATGTTTATTTACTCTAAGGCTATTGAGTGTATTTATAAAGTTATCTAATTCGCATTTTGGTATAGCAGATTCACGATCTTTTGACTGAATTGCAATCCATATAGTATTATTCTTAGTAACTAATCTACCAAGCGTATCGATAGCCTGTCCATCCAAATTGTGATTTGCTGAAATAGTTGCATCATTATCTTCCCATGTAATTATATAATCTTCTTCACCAAAATTAACTGAACTTAATTCTGTTTCTAGATATTTACTAACACGTGATTCAAATAATAGGGCCTCCTTTGACCTCTTTGCGCTTTTCTTATTTTTTTCCTTATTTGGATTACAATCCTCTTCTAGTTTCTTCAAGAGTTCATCACTACAGAATGTAAAATCATTGTTTTGAATTACTCTTGTAATATGTTTCTTGAATAAATCAAGTGAACGTATTATACATTCATGGATTGCCTTTCCATGTATTATATTTGACTTTGATTTTACGCCTGTAATAGCAAGTCCTGCCTCAGGATTAGTTTTTACAGATTCCTCTAAGATATCAACAATTATACGCAATCTTGAAGGAAGAGGGGTGTTTCTGAGTTTTGAGGCAATTGTAGGGTCTGCACTAGGAAAACTAATCAAATCATCCTCCATTCTTATATAAATATTCTCTTGAATTTTATTATCATTACTACTAATTGTATCCATATATACATCATTCATCAGTGCAATTGTTATACGTATCTTAGGCTTCCATAGCTCCTCTGACAAGGGTTTAAAATCGGCAAATCTATAACCAAACTTTTTATCAGAACTACTGTTCGAATCATTCCTAGACCAGATATTCTTATCAGATCCAGTGATATTTACTCGAACTTCACTCTTATAAAAAGTCCTTGTTCCAGTTGTAGAATTTAATATTTTCTTCTCACCAATTACCCAATCCAAGGCCATAGCGCCACTCCAGTCATCTGTATGAATACCAAATCCAACCGGTGTTTCAATTAAAACTGGAGCAGATAAATTTGTAGAACTATATATCTCTACATCTGTCTTCTGGTAAACTCTAGTAATCTGCTGTAATGCAGAGTCAAGTTGGGCAGAAACAGAGGGAGAATTTTTAAATACATAGAAATACTTTAAATTATGGAGTTGAATAAAGGTATTTACATCTGAATTTAAAAATTCATCTTTCAAAAAGAACGGAAGTTCTACTGTTTCACCCTTATTCTTTTTAGTCATAGGTGTGTGATATATGCTTCTAAAGTATTGAGTTTCAAATTCATCATTATTATCGATGATTTTTCCCAACTCTGTTATATCTATCCAGTCTTTCATTCCCCAGGCACTAGGATCGGATGAAAATGTATCAGTATCAGTTAAGCGAAATAAATTCGAATACTGTCCCTGAATATTAAAAGGAAATAACTTTGCCCCATACCCCCTTGCACTAACCGAGGCAGTTGTATCAACCTGTGATTTATTAAACTTGAAAGGAGTATGCTCCTTTTCAATTGAATCCTTTGTTCTAAATTGAGTAGTTCCAAGAATAAAGTAATCCTTAAAACGAATAAAAAGGAATTTGACAAGTTTCTTATCCAAATTCCATTTTCTATTTGCGATGATTTCCCACAATATATTATACAATTGCTCAACTAGCGCAACACGGCGATAATCTGCTAATACTCCAAGCTCATCAGGTGTTTCCATTTCTAATTATACTTATCGAAACCGCTTTAAGCCTAATCCCCGGCGCACCGGGTGGGTATATTATATAATTAGCTGGCTGAACAGACAATCGGATGAGGAGATGTAGCTGAAGGAGGAAGTATCTGAGACAAGACACCAAATAAATCAGAAGACCTAGCACCGCATTTTTTTGAGAAATCATACATTCCATATCCAATTCCAGCAGCTCCTAATGCAGCAATGCAACTTATGATTAATCCAGCATTACTAGAACCTTCGCATGCAGTCATGAAGTAAAAACGCATTCCTAGAACTAAGAGTGAGAATATTACAGTTGTTATAATTACTAGAACGGCGTGAGTATTACGCTTTTCATGATTTATAGCACTTGAACCTTGTGCGGGAGGAGTTAGTAAACTGTCTAGTGCATTAGATATGCAATATCCAATAAAGAATGATACTTGCATCAACCAATAACTAGGAACAGATCCACCTACTAATGCATTCTTGTCAAAATATGTTAATGATTCTTGTTTAAGAGATGGTAGCATATTACACGTATCACCACCTCCGCGCTTCCAGAAAACTGAATTAGGCCATATTTTACCAATTCCCCATCCAATGAATTGTTGAAGTAAAAAGGTTACAACTGGTACTAGAAACGCCATGCCTAGAAAAATATTCAAATGAGCCAATGAGCCTGTGGAAACTGTGTAAACTAAGGATGTAGATGCAAGAACAATAGGCAACTGTTGAAGACCACGATATATATATTCTTTTAATCCACCTAGACCTTGTGAAATTACACCCAATGCCATTCTACCTTATGTCATTAAATATCTGAAGGGGCACAGACATACATTGGTTTTCCTCGTTCAAGACCACTCAAGATCATAGGTATATTCAAGACATTTACACCATCGCGACCAAATAGAGTAATATTTTGCTGAACAACTAATCCACCTATAACGAACCCTAGAACTACAGACAATAATAGTGTTCCAAATGACTCGCATCCATATGAATACCGGAACATCATCATGGCTATGATGAAAAGAAAACTTAAAACAATCGCAATACTTGTTCTAGTCTTCAGCTCACCAGATAAAGACTTGATTTCTCTTCCAAAGTTTTGCATTGCATTCATCATGTAGGATAAAGTTGCTGCCAAAAAGAACATGCTAGGTGAAGGAAACATTGATGGAATACCAATTGTTTCAACTAATGAAATTCTCATTTGATTTGGAAACATAAATCCAGGTTGGCACATACCCTGTAATGCATTCTCTCCTGCACCAACTGGGGCTATCCCTCCAATAATCATTGACATAAGACGCTGTATAAGCATGAATTCAAACATGGCAAATACAAGCACCCCTAATGATTTTGACATACTGAGAGCTGCTAGGATCACTACACCTAGTATGGTGCTATCCGGAAGTAAACGCAATGACTCGACACATATGGGAACGATAGTATTCATTATAAAATCTTTAATTTTATCAAAGAGTGTCTTTTGTTCTGCGGCGGACATAAGGCCTATCTAACATATTCATATAAAGCAATGGGCATCCCCTCTTACTATAGAACTCTCATAACCAAAATACCGCATGCGATACAGAGAAAGGTGCCTAGTGGAACCAATACACTTGTAATAGATATGAATTGTATGATTTACCATGTTTTACGAGAACCCAGAATGTTAGCTATTCCATTCCCTGGAGAACAAGGGCGTCTAGCATGGGAAAGGAAGCTACAGGAAGAAGTATGTTTATATTTAACACATATCTGGCGATCTGCTGGAGCACCTGGTCAGGTGTATGTCGCATTGGATGGAGTAGTTCCTTATGCAAAAATTAAGCAACAGAGATTTCGTCGGTTCAAGTCTGCAGCTTTAGCAAGCGGGTCTAGCGAAACAATGGGTGCCACATGGGATACCAATTCCATAACCCCTGGAACCCAATTTATGGCAAATATGGGGGCTGCATTGAAAGAGGCTGGTAAGAAGCATGGATGGATTATTAGCGATACAGATGAACCAGGCGAGGGTGAGCATAAGGTTTTACAATGGCTACTTTCAAGTAATTTGAAGGAGGGTGGTGTTGTTGTATACGGACTTGATGCAGATTTGATTTTACTGTGCCTAATAGCCGGAGACAAACTTGGTTCCAAATTTCCAATTTACCTACTACGTGAAGCCATGGCCTTTGGCAAATTAGTTCGTCTAAATGGTTCAATGGAAGTTGATTTATGTTTCTTTCAGATTTCCACTTTGAAAGTTTCTTTACAAAAAGGGACTGAGTGGTCCAGGCAACAATTCTACGATTATATCTTTGGAATGTCATTCTGTGGAAATGACTTTCTACCCACCGGACTTTCCTTGAGAATTCGAGATGAAGGGCATTCTATTTTACTGGCCTGCCTAAGTGATATGTGGAAGCGTAAGGACCATTTAGTCTTCATCGATGACGATGGAGTAGTAAGACCAAATGCATCTGGTCTAAAATTTCTTGCAGGCTGGATGTCTCAACAAGAGGAACGTTTGATTATAACAACTATTCAACGTAAAATGACTGCGCGACCTGGTGATGATGATGCAGACAATATAGCAATAAAAGAACAGGCTGAGAAGCCAATGATACAGGTTGTAAATGGCATGGTTAGATTAAAACCTGATTGGCACAGTAAATACTGTAAATTAGCGCTTGGCGAGGATTCACTTGAGAAACGTAGGTCTAGAGTTTTAGATTATTGGAGAGGGTGGTGCTGGATTTTAGATTATTACCAGGGCCGTCGTGTCGACTTAGAGTGGGTATACCCAGAAGGATATCCTCCTTCATGGTCGGATCTTTATGCTTACTTTGAACTTCCTGAGAAAGATGATTGGTTATTGAGAGAACCTCTAAAACCTCAAGAACAATTATCCCTTGTGCTACCCATGAGCAGTTGGGGACTTCTTTTGAAAAGTCCATTCCGTTCACTACCGGCCCAGATGCCTCAGTTCTGGCCCCAGGGGTTTGGGGTTGAAACCTTTGCGAAACGCTTTGGATGGGAATGTGAGCCTTCTATACCCATGCTAACACCTGCAAGGCTGCGTCATGAAGTCCAAACAATGAATCTAGGTAAATAGAAAGAATGGGCAACAATCTATCATTAGCTACGCAGATACCCGAAGCTCATGTTAGAATTTACAGAAATATACTTCAAATTCAATCTCCACAGACCCGCTTGCAAATGTTAGAAACTGTTTTATCTGGACCAGAATATGTGGCAAGTGTCAAACAAGCTGGTCTCTATGGCCCAGTCCTTTCTTACATTTCTGCGATCCGTCGTGGAGACCCCGCCGTCCTTCCCGGTGAACAGGGAAGAGCTATGCAACAACAGGTACAACACTATAGTGAGCCAGGACAAGGAAGACCTCAAAATGTCTTTACTCAGCCAGGAAGACAAGGGCCAGTAAGTCAACAAAATCAAGTAATTCATCATTCTGGAGATCCAGGGGCACATACGAAGGCTATTACATTCTTCTCACAGTGTCTCCAGATCTTAGGTCTTGAAGAAGAAGTTGCACTGAATGAAGAGGCGCTCAAGGCCGCTTATAAGAAAGCATCTTTGAGAGCTCACCCAGATAAGGGTGGATCTGAGAAAGCATTTGACGAAGTAACACGTGCTTATGCTTACCTAGGTGAAATCCTCCGGCGTGTTCGTGGAGGTCGATCAGAGATGGTAAATGTAACAGAAGAGTCACCTGCTCGTCTAGCTGCAGCTAGAGAAGATAAGTCTGAAGCCTGGAAATTATCAGAACCAGTAAAGCTCAATCCTAAGAGCTTGAATATGGATGTGTTTAACAAGGTCTTCGAAGAAACTCGGTTGCCTGACCCCGATGGCGATGGCTATGGAGATTGGTTGAAGGATCCTTCATCTGGGGCTACTAGCCCCACTGGTGCTGGCCTCCCCACTGCCCACTCCCGACCCTGCTGCAGCGGCCTTTGCTGCCGCAGCCTCCACCTCGGGAGGAAGAGCCAGGGGAATGATCTTGTAGCCGTCGCTGTAGGGGCTACCGCCCCTGGAAATAAATTCAACGGAAAGTTCAATCGTTCTGTTTTTAACGAAGCATTCGAAGGAGAAATCAAGTCTCGTGCCATGAACCAAAGTTCAAGAGCAGTAGCAATGAGACAACCTCAGGCTCTAGTTATGGCTCCAACCATGGGGATTGAATTAGGTCGCGACAGACCTGAAGATTTCACGGGTGCTAATCTGAACGGTCTAAAATATACTGATTTGAGAAAGGCTTATACCGATGAATCTACATTCAGTCACCAGGTGTCTGATGTTCAAGTATCTAGTAAGAGCTTTGACGCAGCTGCATCTGAGAGAAAGGCTGCTCCTCGTCCTCTATCAGCTGAGGAACTTGAGTCTGTCCAAGAGGGTGAGCGATATATGGCACAAAGGCAAGCACAGCAGGCTGCCCGTATATCTGAAGAGGATAGAAGAATTAGTGAACACTTTGCAAAGATGCAACGATATGTAATCACCAATAAGTAGTGTGAAGTAGAAAATCTAGTAGTTAACCTCTGTGATGTCATTAAAATAAAGTACATCACGATAGATATGAAGGACTGGATGATGCCTGTAACAATTGGCCTAGTGGCGTTAACTGCTATAGCCATCGGTGCTTCTGTGAGTCAAGGAATGATAAGCAATAATCCATTTGAAGCAACTGATCTATTTAAGAAGGGGATGGGGCTGCCTTGCATCTGGGTATTCTTTGATACTTCTATTCCAAATACTCGCCAGTATTCTGATTTTAGCGCCCGGTCATCAAGAGCATTAAATTTACCATTCTTGAACTTGTGCTACGAGTCCATTGCCAAGCAGAATTCCTCTAAGTATAGAATTCAAGCAATCAGTGGCCTCGCTGGACTTGCTGAGCTTCTAGGTGGCTGGGATGAACTTCCTGACAAGTTAAAAAACCCACTTGCTACCTTGGAACCTGCTGATTTCGCATGGATACGTGCTTCAGTTCTAGCTAAACATGGTGGCCTATGGGTAGCCCCCGCCACCATTTGCTTAAAACCCTTTGGTGATATGCCTAATATACCAGTATTCTTTGGAACAGATACAGATGAGACCTTTGTAGGGACTGCTGGCACTCCTGTTCCTAATTTCCAGGTAGCATGGTCTCCTGCTGCAGGTAATCCCCTTTGGGTAGCATGGGAAGCTATGTCAAAAAAGCGTCTGAATAAGTCTGGTGGTGGTGATACCGCTCGCGGAGCAGATAAATGGGAATTCTTAGCTCTAGCGGCTCGTTTCCCAGATATAGATGTAAGGCCTCTGGCTGAAGTTGGTAGAAAAGGAGCAGCGGGTCGTAGAATTCAAATTGAGGACTTATTGGCCGCTGGTCAGGAGGGCGACTTACCCTTCGAGATTGGACCTATGGCCGTTTACGTGCCCTTGCCCTGGCCTGAGCTCAAGAATCGCAGAGCATTTGGATGGTTCTTGCGTCTATCAGAAGAACAGATAGCAGAAAGCGATCTGGTCATCAGGGATTTGTATAGAGCTGCAGGCGTTCTATAGGGTTTCACCCATATAATTCTTTAATGGATAGGGGTATTTATTGAGCGGGTCATAGGGCGGAGCCCTATAAAAATAAGACACGAATCTCTTCTCCTTGTGCTAATATACGAGGCGTTGCAGGGTGCATTTGATAGACAGTGCGCTTCTTACCTAAATGTAGTCGTTCATAACATTGGAGTCTAAATCCATGTAGTGGGAGAACATGCCGGAGTAATGTTATCACACGCCTGGAATCGAGTGCGTCAAAATATCTCTTTGCTTTGCAAGGTAAGTAAAATGGTTCCAATAAAGGGGCCCATGTTTCAATGGTATCAAGTTTTAGTTCATTCGCAGAAAATAATTTACCATCTGTTAATCCTGAAAATCCAAGTTCCCTTAACATTTGTAAAATAACGTCTATGTGCGGAGTTTCACGAAATAACTTACTCATCTGTTCTATTGGCAGACTTAGTATTTGGCAATCCCCACGGGACAACTTCTCCACATGCAGTCATCAAATCTAAGATAGACGACCTTGATTGCGAATGGTAGATCCAACTCTTAATAAGAAATTGCTGTATGTTATACCAAGCTCTATGATTGATGACATTCATTACTATAATATTGTGCTCTAATTCAAAAAGTATGTCTTCAAATGAATAGCCAAGTTCCCAAATCTTATACATTTGCTTTTGGGCAGATTCCCATTTTGATTCCATTAAGAGTTCTAGCAATTCTTTCATGGATCCCCAAATATGCGGATCGAACGATTTCTTAATATATTCAAATGTTAGAAGATCCCAGCCTTCAGATTTCTTCAAACTATATAGCATTTTAGCCATGCTCTGAAATTTCATAATAGAACACATGGATAACATCATGAGTTCTGTGTAAGCCTCGTCAGTATAAGATCCTACTTCAAATCCTTCTCTTTTTAAGATTTCTGTGTAGATTTCTGAAGTATTAGATGGCTCGGTTAGAATAATATGACACCTCGACTGCAAGGGAGTAATAAGAGACTCTTGGTTCTGACTAATAAATAAGAAACGAGTAATATGGTCAAATGTCTCCATTGGTCTTCTTAAGGCCTGTTGAGAGATTGCAGGTAAGGTATCACAATCATCTATGATAATCCATCGGTAGACACCCTTCCTTGGAGCAATCCATCTGACATGATCATTCAAAATCTGTCTAAATGTGTGAATGCCGCGATCTTGATGTGATGAGATTTCTACACAATATTCCTTTTCTTCCTTCTTAGTGATACCAGTTTTCTTAAAATACGCTTTTATAAATTCTCTTGCAATTGTACTTTTTCCAGTTCCAGGAAACCCTACAAGAAAAATATGAGGAGGATTGTCTAGGCATCTGTCTAATTGTTTTACAATTCCATCCATTCCAACTAAGGATGTCTCAATCCTTAGCATCTGTTAGAACCTTAGAGAGATGGTCTTAAATACTTTACGCGATCACTGCGTGATGGCTTTTACTTTAAGCTATCACGCCCAGTGATGTGGCTATTGCGCAGCGATGTGATGGCCTAAACTGTGGCCACTGTCTTTAATAAGATGAGCAAGAATTTGTACTCAGTTCTAGGAGTTAGTAAAGGGGCAGATACTGAAGAAATCAGAAAAGCTTACAAAAATCTTGCTCGTGAACACCATCCTGACAAGGGTGGTGACCCTGAGAAATTCAAGGAACTTTCTCAGGCCCATGAAATTTTATCAGATGATCAGAAACGTAAGATGTATGACATCACTGGTAGCACATCAGATCAACCACCGCAACATAATCCATTTGGAATGCCTGATACATTTTCTCAAATGTTTGGAGGAATGTTTCCTGGTGGAGGGATGTTTCCTGGTGGAGGGTTGAATAGCACAAATAGGAGACGTGAAGGAAAAGGACCAGGGAAGAATCAGGATATCCCCTTGCGTCTAAACGACTTTTATAATGGTCGCAATCTACATATTAAGTTAGGACGTCAATGCACTTGTAAGGCTTGCAAGGGACTTGGTGGTTCTTCTGTGGAAAACTGTAGGCAATGTGGTGGTCGTGGTCAACTAAATCAGATGATTAATATGGGACCTATTCAAATGATGGCTCAAACACCCTGCCCTCCATGTAGTGGAAAAGGTCAGCAGTCAGTAGGTAAGTGCACAGCATGCGGTGGTCGCGGTCAGACACATGAAGAGAAGACAATGGAGGTAAAGGTTGAAGCTGGTATGATGCCTGGGAATACTATTGTGTTCAGTGGATTATGTTCAGATCACCCACAATTCACTGAGGCTGGTGATGTCACTGTTATTTTGAGAGAGGCTGAAGAGAATGATGAGACTGCACAGTGGTCTCGAGAGGGTTCTAGATTGAAAACAAGTGTGCATATTAATTTGGCAGAGGCACTGCTTGGATGTACCAAGATACTAAAGGGACACCCTGGATATCCAAATGGATTACCAATTGAAATTCCTGCTGGAACACAGAATATGTGGTTAGGAACATTTCCAGGTCTAGGAATGCCTATACGAGGCACACCGAGATTTGGTGATGCCTTTATTACAGTATTGGTATCACCTACAGACAATGAGATCCAGTGTCTGAAGGCGAATGCAATTATGCTAAAGACATTTATGCCACAACTGCCATCTTTACCTGAAATATCTTCACCATTGAATTCAGGAAAGTGGACAGCTTAGTTTACAGAAAATCCTTTTGGTGATGAGCATTCTTGTTTACCTGGTGATACTGTAACCTTTTTAGGACTTGTTTTCGTCAATGGAACACTTGGAATAACCTTGATACTTAAATTTGTAGGATTACATATTGGGCATTTGTAAATCAAATTAATAATATCTAATAACACTGCACCCTCATGCTTACACATCCACTTGGGTCTTAGAACTCGTTTTCGTTTTTCTGAGGTTAAAAGTCCATGAAGAGGATTTATTTTGATTTCTGACATCTATACCATGGTTTTTTATCATCTTTATAAAGACGATAAAAAGACATTTTTAAAAGAGAAGCTTGCAGCTGTGCTTAAGCCTTAGGTACAAATGTATTAGGGTTCTTAGCGTCTGCCCACTCATTATGAAGAGCTGCTGACTTATCCATTCCAGAAGGAAGCAACATGGCATCAGCCGTAACGGGGGCGCCGACCGCGACAGAATGGGAACCACCTCGGTGTTTACGTGAACGAGGATGCTTTCTAGTTCTCTTGCCACCCTTCCTATTCTTTCTGCGGCGTCTTCCTCCATCCTGCATTCCCTGGATTTGGCTAATGGCAGCGTCTAGAGGACCTGTGCGAGTAGCGGCGATCATGGGTCCACTTAGAACACTATTAGTCACAGCCGTAGGATAAGGGGCTGCAGCACCGCCATATTGACCCTTGTGGATATTTAGATACTGAGAGCCTTGGGCCAATGAATCACGTTGAGCCATATTCATACTTGTGTCATTCAGAGGAGCCATGCCACCTTTTAAAGAGCGATTTCTCCGGCTTCTAGAACGGTTCTTTCTATCCCTACGACTGGCACGGTTCTTACGAGATAAGCCGCGATTCTTACGAGAAGGCATTCTATTAAACTGCGTGAAAAAACTCTCTCGCAATATTAGAAAATGCCTTCCGAGCCCAGTTGGTCCAAGAAGATTTCCAGCACAACTGTCTGCGCGTGGTTTTACGCGATTGCTATCGTGAACTTGCTCTTTGGAACAGCCGGGATCGTTGCAGCCCTTTACTTGATGTCAAAGGGTAAGTATGATATGTTGCAGCTATTTACAGTAGTCCTAGCTGCCTTCATTGGCTTCGCAAACTCTTGGGCATTTTTCCTAGTTTGTAACCGGGGCATTAATGCCTAATAGATTTCTTAAAAATCTATAATTCATCGTGTATACGTTGAAAAAGACCATCCATTAGATCAGTTGTATTTGTGGCGTTAGCTGCTAATACAATTAGGATAATAAATCTTAGTAAAGCCATTCTAATTATAGATCATCATTAATCAGACACTTTTGCGAGTTTTTAGCAAACATCTTCGGAATTGTCAAAATCTCCTTTTCATCCTTATCAGAAATACTGCGTTTATTCGTAAAGTCAACCTCGAGAAGCACAGGGGTCACTGAGCTGGCCTCAACGACGTAAATAGGACAATCGGGTCTTCTCTTTGCAATCTTCTCTGCTAGGTCAAGATAGTAGCGGCTTCTTGGACCCTCAAATACTAATATGACACTAGACTGCTTCTCAATCTGAAGGTCCCTAAATACACCAGCCCGCTTTCCATAATTAGTCCAATCAGACTTCATGTAGTCGACTTGAATGTCCTTTCTATTTGCCCAGCACTCAATGTAGGTGCTAGACAAGGTATCTTCTGGAAGGATTACCTTCTTTATTGGTTTCTCCATGTCATCCAAGATGGGATTAAGAATCTCATTTTGCATGATTTGTTTTGTTAGAGCATTTCTTGAACCAAGCACACCGAGAGACATTTGTGTACTTGGTTTACGTTGTGTTAGGGGTTCAAATTTATCATTAACTTCCAGTCATAGATTGCAGAGCAATCTATTGGCCGAAGGCCTTTTGTGGATAAACCTTGTTTATCTACTCGCCACGTAGGCTTGACGCCTGGATCTTACGCTTCTGGACCTTAGAACTAACAATATAGATAGAGTTCTCCGTAAGGATGATGAAATCTTCACCCGCCTTGTAAATCTTATTAATGTGGCTCGTATACTCCTCAGAGTTCTTTACAAGCATCTTCTCACTTGTCGTTGCATCCTCGCCAAGAAATGCCTTGCCCTCAGCAGAATCAACAAAATAATCAAGCTGAATAGGCATATCCCTCTGGATAGCTAGCTTGGCGGCACTTACGAGCGTGGCAGCAGAAGGAACAACATCTACGGTCGGTGTAGGATTCACAGGCGTAGCAGGAGGTAATACCGTATTAGTGGGGGCAGGTGCTGACATAGTCTGCCGTAGAAAGGGAAATCTGTCTATTATTTTTTACGCGGATACTAATGCAGGCACTGGAATAGGTGTAAACAGTATCTCATTCTGGTGTGTTTTCAAGATCTCATTGAAGAACTCATATGCCTCGTTGATTTGGTCCATCTCTCTGGCTCCAGTAATAATGATTTTGCCAGAACTGAATGGGCTAATTGTAATACGCTTACATTGCCCTTCACCGTCTCCTAGACCCTGTCCCGTGCACTGCGCCTTACATTCACAGATACCAGGTCTCAAGGGATTACCCTTCTTATTATAATAGTATTTCGTATTAACGCCCTGGTAAATTGTGCTTTCATGGGAACTAAATAGATTGTAGACATTGCTTAGAACCTTATGTAGCTTATCCTGATAGATTTGCCGATTAATGCTATAATCACTGTTAATCAGCTGAATGCGGAATTTTTGAAGACTAGGTTCGCCAGTAAAGACCTCCTTATCCTTTGCTGTAATTTGATCCATTACATATTGAATTACCTCCCTACTGAACTCTGCAGTAGGAACACCCGTCATCTGAATTCCGCCATTGGCGAACATCTTGATATTCACTTCTTTCCAGCCGCGTCCCGCACAAGTCTTACGGATTACTAGAGTGGCCTGATTGAAGAAAGTCTTCTCCGTTACCTTGCGCTTTGTCAAGATATCTCTGGTAGACGCACCAACAACCTTGGTCTCGTATTCCATTTTTAGAAATCCCTCACCAGGGTAGCCAAAAGGAATGGCCCACTTATTTAGTCCCTCGAAGAGTCGACTCAGACGAATGCCACAACCTACATGGCAAGTTGTGACCATCGTTGAAATACGTAGAGGAGACATTGAAAGTGTTGCCATAATACCTAAACACGTTTAGGTTGTCGACTCATTTTTTATGGCAACTTAATACAGATATATTAAACAACTTGTAAATTTGATTCACGTCTAGATTATGTAATTGGTATAATGACAGATAATCTTCCTGAAGTTGAATTTATCAAGAAAGAAGATTCAAGGACATTCTATCTTGATAAGAGAAGTAACTATGATGAATTAATGGAAACCTTCGTATCATTAGTATATGAAGATTGCCGTGCGATTACATGTGATGGCGATATAATTTATAATGTATACAAGAAAATGACAATTCGAGAGAGTATTCAAGAGTATTTAATTCGAGGAAGTATTGTCGAGAATTGCTATTCAGCTATCTTCGTCAATATTTTCCAAAAAAATGAATCATCAACTATTACTCTATATATGTCTGGTGAATACCCTTGGTTTGTATTGATACGCTTTCACCCAGATGTAAGGTGTGTAACTATGGAATACTATATGTCTAAGAAATTCCAAGATGCATTTCAGCCAAGTTAAATTGACTGGGTAAACCCCAGCCACATTGTCTCCATAGATTGAATTGCAGAATCCTGTGTGGTCCAAGTTGATAAATTTGGATCACAGATTTCAATCCACTCCTTCCATTTATCGAAACCGGTCCCTGTAATCAAAGATAAACTTAGCATATGGCATCCAAACATTTGAAGAGACATTTCTTCATAACATTTTTTCCAAAATACAGGCCTCTGACTAGGATGTAGACACAAGAGTTTGGTTAGCCATTTCGTAGCTTTCTGAGAATCTTGTGGATTTAATAAAAAATATCTGAGATCACTCCGTCTCAGACGAACATCGTAGCGACCTGGAGGTTCCGTTGGATTTGTTGCAATTGTTTTTAATCTAGATTTTAAGACAGATTCAGGGAGCGGATCGAACCTTAGAACAAAAAAACGTGTCCTTAGAGATGCATGAATCTTGCAAAGTGAATTACACAAGAAAAAGACTAAAATGTCAGTTGTAGGTTTTTCCAAGAGAGGTCTCAAAGCCAATTGGGCCGGTTCGGTCAGAGTTTCCACTTCATCAAAAATAATAATTTTCGGTTTATCTGAGAATCCAAAGAGTCCTGTAGCTGCCGACTCAGTGAAGGGGTAGACCTTAGATCTAATTGACTCCAAACTCCTCTCATCACTTGCATTCAAGAAAAGTGCCCGACCCACGCGTTCTAAAGAAGTTTTATAGAATTGATGAACAATATTCCAGGCAGCGGTTGTCTTTCCACAACCTGGAGGACCCACAAATATACAATGTTGAAATGTAGCTGGTGATTTTATCATTGCTTCTATACATCTGTCTACCCTAGACAAATCCATCTAATGTAAATTACTCTTTAACATTAAGTGCCTTTTTATTCTCGTATAATAGTAAGATGCCAAGGAAATTTACAAGAGTAAATAGGAAACCAAATAGGACTCGTAAATTACAAAAGGGCGGATCTGATACTTATCTATTTAAGAATGCATATGTAATTAGCATAGATAAAAACACAATGCGATATAAGAATATTGAAACAAAAGCAAGGGTAGTAGGGCTTTCTATTCAGCACTGGCCCGCCACAGTTATAAAACCAGAAAATAGTATAAGAAAGAGTTTGCCATTAAGGGGAGTTGGTATTTCTCATTTCACAGACAGGAGTAATACATATTTTAATCTAGGAGGAATAGGATGTTTTTTATCTCATAGAAATTTATTGGAACATCTTGCAAATTCTAATTCTTTAGGAACACTTATTTTAGAAGATGATGCTGAAATTAGCCCACTTCTATTTAATAAGTTAAAGGTAATTGAACAAGAGCTTCCAAATGACTGGGATATTGTATTTTTAGACAAATGGGGAGGTAAATCAGAAACCCGTGTTTCAAAGCACATTGTAAAAATTAAACAATCTCTTGATCCATATGTTTGTTTTGGAACATATTCATATATTGTGAAAAATAGTTCAATCAAAAGCAAAATCTTGCCTATTCTAAAATACATGACAAATCATATTGATTTACAATACACTGCATATGCAGATATACTAAATGAATACATTGCATACGGAGTTATACCAGTAAATAAGGAACATAATACCATATCTACTATTACAAATTTTGATACAAAAAAATATAATTTATATCCTCCTATATCAATAACAAATTATATAAAACATGCTGTATTTATAAATTTGGATAAGCGCACGGATAGGAGAAGACATATAGAAAGTGAATTTAAAATGTTTAGTCCAAATCTTACAAGAATTCGAGGATATTTAGATGAAGAATATCCATATCTTGGATGTATGAAGGGACATGTTGCTGCAATAGAATTTGCACAGAAATCTAATTTTGAGAATGTTCTTATTTTGGAAGATGATGCAAAATGGTCAAATATTGATAAGGCATATCCTATTTTTGAAATGCTTTGTAAAAGACCATATGATGTCATAATGCTAGGTGGAACATATTCATATTACGATAAGAATACTTATAAAGTTAAACAATCACAAGGAGGTGCTTCCTATCTGATTAATAAATCCTATTATCCTACGATTTTAAAGAAAGCACATGAGGTTCTAAGTAACTTTGTTCCAGGTATAACAAAGGACGAAGATATTACTCCTGATATTGCATTATTCAAGCCTCTCCAGAAAAGCGACAACTGGTTTATAGTTGCTCCTTCTCTTATTACACAAATGAAAAGTCATAGTAATATTCTTAAAAAAACTGTAGATTATACAAACGCGTATAATTGACCTATAGGTCAAATGACCTAAACCGCTCAGACCATTTTGATATAGAATAAATGCCTAGAGCAGCAATTTCAAAGCCAAGAAAGTCTAAGCTCGTAGAACATCCTCTTGAAGTAGTAGAAACTATTCCAGAGATTGCCGCAGTTAATGAAATTATTCCTCAAACTCCCCTGTTAACTAAGACAAAGCGGAGTCCTAAGGCAAAAGGAAAGCAGGCACCCATTGTGGCGGTCGTATCAGCAAATGGAGAGATTCAGGGGACCTTTACTCCTGAACCTCGTCGCCCTTTAATTGCGCATCTGCCTTTCAGAACCTCTGAGGTTCAGTTTCAGGATGGGCCTTTAATGTATGATCCCAGACCCCCTGGTGTTCCTGAGCCTTACGAGGCGGATGACTTGTATACGAGTAATTCTGAGCTAATTGAGCAGCCTCTTGAACAAAAGAGAGAATACTTGCCTCCAGCTGTAAGTGAGAGCGTGCAACTAGTTGCTCAAGCACAGCCTAGCACGGTGGCACAAGTAAAAGAGGAGACAAAGGCATTTCGCACGATCGATGTAATGCTTGAATACAAGGTGGCGAATGAGACAAGAACTTTACCTGAGTCTGTGGAGGCTGCATGCTTCTGGTGTGCTGGGTGCTTTGAGGGACGCCCTGTCGTTATCCCTAGTCTAGAAGAAAGGGGTATTTACAAGGTTTACGGTAATTTCTGCACTCTATCTTGTGCTCTCTCGTATCTGTTGACCGAGCAAGTAGATCCTCAGGTTCGCTGGGAGAGACAGGCTTTATTGAACAGAATGTACAAGCAGACATCTGCCATCCATCCTGCACCTCCTAGAGAGAGCCTATCTCTATTTGGGGGTAGCTTGAGCCATGAGCAGTATAGAGCCATTATTGAGAAGAAAGTTCTTCGTATTGATAGTCATTTGCCCCCCGTAATCAGTATTCTGGCTACCTTAGATACAAAGCCTATTGACTTCTATGAGACTTCCTTGAGAAATACTTCTGTAAATGCGAGTTTGGGGGGTGCAGTAGAATTAATGAAGAATTCAGACCCTGGTTTACGGTTAAAACGATCAAAGCCTCTGAAGGATAAGGAGAGCACTCTAGATGCAGTAATGAACTTTAGCGTAAAGGTGCGCTGTTAATAATATGCTTAAAAAATTGACTTGCCTCATTCATTCAACTATAGCATAGTTAAATGTATAAGGCATTAAAGTCTGCTCAGAACGATATTCACGAGGCACTATTAAAGTTTGCAGATGAGGCAAATTCTTTATCTGCAAAGGGCGATAGTGGCTGCCAGTGCAAGGTGGCTGCGCCTGTAGCTGCGCCTGTGTCCGGATCTACAAATTTAGATGACACTCGTCTGCAAGATATCGAGAGTAGTATTCAATACCTTAACCAAAAGCTAAATGCCCAATTCTCAACACTCATTACCAGCGTTGAGAATCTAAATGGATCTCTGGCAAATGTAGTTAAACTTCTTCTAAAGCAAAACAATAATACCGTAGAGACGTCAACAATAATCCCTAATCTTGCACCACAGGCCCAGGGGTATGACTTGAAGAATGTGCAGATTGAGACTGATAATAGTCATGTCGGTGAGACGCAGCAAATTGAGCAATCTCTTGATACACCAATGGGAATCGATAGTGCAGATGATGCGTCAGAAATAATGGATGATATTGAAGATGAGGAGGTTCCTGATGTAGTCGAAGATGAAGAGGTTCCTGATGTAGTAGAAGAAGAGGAGGGTATCGAGGTAGAGGACTGGGTATATAAGGGTCGCAACTTCTTCAAAGATTCGGAGAACACTGTTTACGCCAATAATAATGGTGAGCTAGGAGACCCAATTGGACTCTATGACCCTGTTAAGAATATTGTGAAAAAGCTAGCCACTAGTAGTTAAAAATGTCAATGTGTGCTTCTGGAATTCTAATGAGTGCGTTAACATTAGGATTAATTTTAGCTGACATTTACAATGATAAAACAAATTATATAACTGAGCATGCAATTCTTGGAGGAATTGTTTCAATTCTATTTTTTACTATGTGTAACTACGGCTATGAAATAATTAACTGGATTATTCTTGCTAGTATTCCTCTTTTTATATTTCTCAAATGGGTATTTTCTTCTAAGACAGAAGATACGTGTAATGAGTGTAGTGAACCTAAGCGCAGATGGGACACAAATGAATACCCAAGTCCTCAAAATGAATGTTCTGAAGATAATGAATGTAATAAAAAGGAATACAAAACGCCCCGCACATGTCCTGCAAAGGGTGGGTTGACAATGGGGGATAAATGCGGTGTTTCCAGATTTATTTAACAAGCAAGTAAACTTAAACACTTAATTCATCTTTATCTTAGATGATCCAAGGATTATTTTGGTCATGGGCTCCATGGATTTACAACAATGTATCGCGTGGAATTGTAAAGATACAAAAGGTTGCAAGAGTTGTCTACAATGAATTTACAGTAAAGAAGGAATGGGTATTTTTTAAGAATGTGCCAGTTCCTGTGAATTCTGAGTTATTCGGTGGAATCGAAGATACAAATGTAAAATGGAGATGTTCTGTATTTCCTTCTCGTTTCACAGAGCCTGGGTTCACTTTAGAAAAAGCAAAACATCTTTCTTATTTGGGATTTGTAATTAAGATTGATGAAAAGGAGATTGATTTATCAAACTGGATAAATGATGTTTTATATTCTGGAAGTGAGGAGCCCACCGTTGGAGAAATATTTGCACTCTGGTGTTGTGAGAATGGTGTTTCATATTTCCATTGTTTAGATTCAATTCAAGTAGAATATATTACAGAGCTAGGAGACGTTGTAAGAAAACGCGCTTAGCTTTTTATATGGCTATGCCTATAAAAGCTAGCGGGTCGTAGGGTTAGGCGTAGCCCTACAGGGCTTAATGAGTCCACTACAATAATACATAGTATGTGTGAAGTTCCTCAAATTAACCTCACTGATCCTATTTCCTCAGGTCCTTGGACCTTATATTTCCATCAAGGTGATTCTGAAAAATGGACCCTAGACAGCTTCGTGAAAATTCATACATGCAATACGTGGTTAGATGTTCTTCAAGTGATTGAAGAAATTGGTCAAGCAAGGCTAAAGGCTGGGCAGCCCTTTTTTATGCACGGAGATACCTTGCCTCTTTGGGAAAATCACCAGAATATCCGCGGTGGCAGTTACAGTGTAAAAGTGCCTTCAGACAATGTAAAAGAGGTATTTACAAGTCAAGTTATACAGGCAATGCTTGGCTTAGCATTCAAGGAGAATGGTAATACCTGCATGGGTATTAGCATGTCTCCAAAAAAAGGAACCTTCAATATATTGAAGATTTGGAACTTGAGTGCAGAGAAATTCAATAAATCCGACGGTCTCTGTTTTATCGATTCTCGTTGTTCAGACTCCGAGGTATTGTATACCCCCCACGTTCAAAAACGTATGTAAATCTTACGTGCAGACTTGTTTGCAAACAGGACACTCATTCTTAATAGAAAGCCAGTGATCAAGAGAACTCTTAGAGAACACATGGCCACAGCTTGTCACACACCCATCCTCATTTGTAATAGGATCATTTGAAATCGGACAAATCTCATTCTTACTAATAGCATTAGCAAGAACGATATCTGCTACATGTTGGGGTAAACCCTTCCGTGATACAACTTCTTTTACTTTCTCAATCCTAGTAAGAGGTGTAAGATATTCACTGCTATTGGGATCTCTCTCATAAAGAACAGCTGTCTCATAGTTTGACGTGTCTAGAATATCTGTAAAGATCATACTGGACGGCTTTATTGAGCACGAGTTGTATGGAAGGATACCTGGATCTGATACAGATATTATAGGGCAGACAATTGAAATGTGTCTGTCATTCAATCTCATGTTAATAGAGGAACCCGTGAATGACCAAGAAAGAGGCTTGCATTCACGTCCATTCCACTTTCTATATGAAACAGTTTTCTCTATATCTGTTCTGAGCTTAATTGACATTTCTCCTGCAACTATATTCTCCTGAGGCCAAAGAATATTTAGATCTCTATAAAGTGTATTCAAATATACTCTATATTTCGACATGCTCTCCACACAGAAGAATTTAGGAAGCGAATTAGACATTTCTTAGATTAATACTGATTTTGTTGACTAAAAAAAGTGTTTGTGTGCTTTCAATTTTTTCAAGTGTTTCAGCTATCAAGACTATATAAATTACATGGTGTATTACAGACAGGGCATTTATCTTGAGATGTTGTTAAACCAAGCCAGTGTTTTATCGAAGTCTTCTCAAATAAATGGAAACAAGATGTAATTGCTCCGTTTGTTATATCAATATCTACTGTTGTAATTGGACACGTTTCCTCATGCATCGCGGCATCTCTGAGAAGTGCGGCAATTATATGTTGAGGAATTGTTGTAATTGGATATTTAGTTTTTACAGTAGGTGGGATCGGGGCTACAGGGGGAGCAGGAGTATTAATAGGAATAAATGATCTCGACTTTATAGTAGGAAGAGATGTGCTCATAGGTGTAATACGAATTACTGGAATTCTAATATCTTCATGAATTAATCTCTCACCAGTATATATCCATCGAATTGTTCGGTTGACATTCCCACTATACTTTCTTGAAATAATTGTATTCCATCTAACGGTTCTGTAGTTAACACCTTGAATGTTATAAAACCTATCAAAATGATTTGCAGGTTTAATAACATGAACAATCTTATTATCTGCATCAAGTCCACCATGAGACCAGCGCATCAAATAATATCCTTCTCTTTGACCCACACGGGTCTTTACACAAAATGTTAAAGGTAGATTCTGCTGTGCAGGTTGTACCTGTTGTGCAGGTTGTACCTGGTCTGCAGGTTGTACCTGGTCTGCAGGTTGTACCTGGTCTGCAGGTTGTACCTGGTCTGCAGGTTGTACCTGTTGTGCAGGTTGTAGCTGTTGCACATTTTGTGCAGGTTGTATATCAGGTTGAAACTCTAATTCCATATTGTGCTATACCTTTAAAAGGCATAACATAATATCAATTTTTTTACTAACTATATATCAAAATGGGGAACAATCCTCGGAATATGAGATCTAATAAATGTGTTTTTATATTTATTCTCTTCCTTTTCTTTTTTTTCTTTCTCTTCCTTCTCTTCCCTTTCTTTTTTTTCCTTCTCTTCTTTTTCTTTTTTATCCTTCTCTTCTTTTTCTTTCTTTTCCTTTTCTTCCTTTTCTTTTTTTTCTTTCTCTTCTCTTTCTTTTCTTTCAGCTAGCGTTTCCGTGGAATCTATATCTAGAGAGATTTCAATTTCTCTTCCACAGCATTTTGTTCTAATATGTTTGTGATTGATTGCACTGTATATTATACCAACCAAAGAAATAAATAGACCAGTTCCTCCTAAGGCAGCACCAGTATCCATATCTAATTATAGCGCTCTATAAATTTTGTCATATTCTCTAAATGGTCGGGTTTATCTATTCTTAATTCATAGTAAATAATATCGTTATGAATATCCCATATTTCACTAACTTGTCTCAAATAATACAAGTGGCTAATTCCATAAGCCAGTTGTATATATTGGTTCCTTGTTTTATTGATTAAGAATTCTTGCATATACACTACTCCTTCTTATTCTTAATAGGAGCCAAAACTAACTTTACTTCACCCAGATTAGCTACCATGTATCTGAGAATGAGAGGATAATCATTCTTCAAGTATAGTTCAATACTGGGACATAGGGTGGTACACTTCGTAAAGAGAACCAAGTGCTTCAGTTGGAAGATACCTTGCACAATTTCTGTGGTGGTTCCCTTTGTCTGAACCTTCATGGATGCTTGGTTGTCTGCGATAACTGTCTCCTGTTCAGCGAAGTCGCCAACACATCTGAAGATCAGATTGGTTCCTGAACTGGTGACCTCCATTTTCTCACCAAGAACATTCATATCTCGGCAAATCTTCTGGAAATCCGCACTATGCATGTGGATGATACTGGTAAAATTCAAGCTGGGGATACTGATGTCCTCCACATCTGTGTCGAAAAGCTTTAGAAAGAAGTTAGTCACTTGAGACTTCTCTGTATTCTCCATGCGAATTCCTAGCTTATTCGGGTTGTTCGCCGGCAAGTAGATTGTAAGACTGTCATTGTTGCCCATAGTCTTAATTAGCTTGAATAGGTAGATCATGTTTACACCTAGAACGTGTTTTACAGGACAATAAAAGTTCTCAAAGCGATCTGCGTGTAGCCTTAGATAAACCAGAACGGTATGGGTCTCGTCTACCGCCACAATCTTCATTCCCTGGGAATCGAATTCCAAATTTGCCTCAGTTAAAATCTCCTTCAGTGCCTCAATCAGTGTGCGGAAAGCACCGGACTGAACAGTTTTCACTTCAAAGAGGTTTCCGTTGGCATTCGGCGTGGCCTTTTGTTGTATGGTACTCATCCCTTCTCCTTGTCGGACGCTTTCTGGCTTTAGGCGAAATAACGCAAACCTAGACTTTTGGAGATAAAGACTAGTTTGAGTTTTCTGATTATTATAGTTATCTTCTTGATTTTCTTGATTTATTATAATTACGCACCATGCGATATGCTTGCACACCTGCAGCAGGAAGTATTCTAGCACCATTATTTATTAGACCACCCATTGCACTGGGATAGAACCCACCTCTTCTTGATTTTCTGGTATGCCTACGTTTTCTCGTGGAGCGTTTTATTCTCCTTCCACCCGTATGGTTCAAAGAGGGTCTAGCTAGAAGAGGTTCAGAGATCAATCTATTGGATCCCTCAGATCCACTTGGTTCCACATATTTGGTATTCAAATAAGATAGAGGAGCACCTTGAGCGCCGCCAAATTGCTTGCATCCTGAGCCACAGACCATTTTACTATAATACACATATAATTTATATGGAACTTTTATAAAGATTAGAATAATTCTTAATATCCGTGGGATTATTTTACCCTAGAAATTAAACTTCAGAAATCTCCACATATCCTTTAGAATGTTTTCTAGTTCCTTTTTTTATTTTACGATTTTTTCTTGTTAACTTTCTAATTTGCCCTAAATCCATTCCGTTTTTATTCCCATTTGCTCTAATGCGAGTAAAATAAAAGTTAACATGTTCATACTTAATTTTATGCTTCTTCATAGTAGCGATCAAAAATGCTTCAGAAGCTAGAGGATATTTCTTAGAGTATTGTAAAGCTTCATCAAATCTTTCACCATAAGGTATCATTTGTTTGGGTTGACCCAAGGCGAATCGGTCATTGACATTACCACACAATCCGAAGTTCGGAATGCATAATTTATCAGATGTAAATGAGAACCAATCTATTTGCAAAGGAACTTGATACAATACATCGGGTCTACAGAATATGATATGAGTATACCGTCCTTTATTTTTTTGCCACATCTCAGTTAATTGTTTCTGAGACCAAAGATACAAGATATGATTATCTAGAGTTGTAAAATCGCCTGGAATTGCTTCCTTCTCATTTCCCCATGGATCTCCTTTTGTTCTGTATTTTTTTAGATCAATATAAGTTGAAACTGTTTCCTTACTTTCAACCATGTGATACGTAGGCTCTAGCAACTTGTATTCATCTGCATCTAATGTTATACTTCTTTCTCCTGCTCTAGGATTTGTATATGGTTTTTTCATTTTATATGTGTGTAAATATGTGTCATATTTAATTCCATGAGCTATAAGAGGTTCAAAGAGAAATTTCTGGATAGATGGTAAAGTGAATTTTAAAGATCTTGTTAATCCAAAAAAACAAAGAGCCACTCGAACCTTTTTAATGAAATTATGGTAGCAGGCTATTTTTGGAATATATTTGAATTTGTTTTCATGTTTCTTAAAAATTTGTTTGATGAATCTGAAATCTCCCGCTGACTTTGTGATAGCCCATCTCGTGGAACCAATAAGTTCCCTGGGTATAATGAATTGAGAAGTATCTATTTTTTCTTCTTCAATTTGACCACCTTTTAAAATTCTATTTTCTTGAATTCTATTTTGATCCCATGTGTAAACTGAATCTGTTTCCAATGTATCTAGTAAAGTCCAAAACGTTTCGTGAAAAATATTGTCGTCATCCATTACATAGACAAATCCTTTATCGATGATATCTAATGCCATATTTATTTGAGGGTGTCCTGCATATCCAGGTTGATCACAGAATAATTCGATGATCTTATTTTCTAGAGGAAACTGAAATTCATATCTGCGACATTTAGATGTGTCATATATAATATACCATTTATCTACTTTTGAGAATTCAATTGATTCATAGATTTTAATTAGATTCTGCGGCCTAGAACAAGCCGTGATTATAGAAACCATTCTACTTAACTCTGGATTAGATATTTAAATCATATTCACTTGTAAAATTGACCCATGAGGGGGACCCTTGTAAAAGTATAACAAACATGGCTGATCAGTATAAGAAACACACTCACCGCGAGCATATTCTTGAGCTTCCTGATACCTATGTGGGTAGCACTGAGACACATGAGGAGATTCGCTGGGTCTACGATGCTACTGCATTGAAGATGGTTCATCGTAAGGTAGCTTTCAATCCAGGGTTCTACAAGATTTTCGACGAAATCATCGTGAATGCTCGGGATGCACTTGTTCGTTCACAGGGTCCTGGTAAGTTGCCAATCAAGCACATTGACGTTAGTGTTAGTCGTATCACCGACGACAGCGGTAAGTCAAAGGTTATCGTGGACGTAGAGAATGACGGAGACGGTATTCCTATTGAGCAGCACCCTGAGCATAAAGTCTACGCTCCTGAGCTCATCTTTGGCCACCTGCTAACCAGTGGAAACTATGATAAGACTGAGGAGAAGATTGTCGGTGGCAAGAATGGGTATGGTGCCAAACTTACCAATATCTTCAGCAACCGCTTTACTTTGAAGACTAGGCATCCTGCATCAGGCCAGACCTACACTCAGGTCTGGCAGGATCACATGGCTGTCGCTGGAAAGCCATCCATCGTGAAGGATAAGGCAACAAAGGGTTTCGTTAAGATTACCTATGAGCCTGATCTTGATCGGTTCCCTGGTCTTGATGTAGACGCCATGCTCCAGGTTCTCCACACTCGTGCTGTAGAGCTCGGTGCCATGGCCGGCAAGGATGTCAAGGTATCTTGGAATGGCGCCCTCGTGCCGAATAACACATTTGAGAAGTTCATTCATCTCTTTATCAAGGATGGCACTTCCCATGCATACGAGCGATGTGGTGAGCGTTGGGAGGTGGGCGCAGTTCTAGCCAAGAACCTCTTTGCCGAGGACGAGTCTCCTGATGACCGCCACATTTCGTTTGTGAACGGCATTAACACTCGTAAGGGTGGTAAGCATGTGGAGACTGTCTTGAAGACAGTTCTCGGCAACTTCACTGATTTGGCAAAGAAGAAGAAGGTTGACATTAAGCCTTCCCAGCTCAAGGACTCCGTGGTCTTCTTTATCAATTCCACAATTGTAAATCCTGCGTTCGATTCCCAGACGAAGGAGACCCTGACGACGCCCGCTTCTAAGTTTGGTTCAGTCTACAAGTCTGACAAGCTCGCTGACCTCCTCGTCAAGATCGGTCTTCTCGAGGAGGCCCAGTCAATCCTGGATGCCAAGTCTGCTAAGGACGCCAAGAAGACAGATGGTTCTAAGCGTAAGAATTTGCGTGGTCTTCCTAAGCTCGAGGATGCTCTGTGGGCCGGCACTGCAAAATCTCCTGAGGCTACTTTGATCCTAACTGAGGGCGACTCAGCGGCGGCATCTGCTATCGCAGGTCTCGCAGTTGTCGGTCGTGAGAAGTGGGGTGTCTTCCCTCTTCGTGGAAAAATGTTGAACGTGAAGGACATCAGTCAGGAGAAGTTCAACAAGAATGAAGAGCTCACTTCGATTAAGAAGATTCTTGGTCTTGAGCAAGGGAAGGTCTACCAGGATGCAAAGTCTCTTCGTTATGGTCGTGTGATGATCATGACTGACCAGGACCATGATGGCTCTCACATCAAGGGCCTCCTGATGAACTTCTTCCACACTTTCTGGCCCTCCTTGCTGCAAAAGGGATTTCTGTGTTGTCTCGCAACTCCTCTGCTAAAGCTGACACGTCGTGGCGTTGTGCAATCGTTCTATTCCCAGGGCGAGTTTGAGACTTGGCGCGAGTTGAACGGTGGCGACAATGCTGTGAAGGGTGCAACCATGAAGTATTACAAAGGTCTAGGAACTTCCACTGCGCAGGAGGCTCGTGAGTGGTTCAAGGATTTGTTCGACATGAAATATGAATGGGACGGCGAGTCAGATGATGCGATCTGTCTTGCGTTCTCCAAGAAGCGTGCGGATGATCGTAAGGAGTGGCTGAAGACTTATGATCCTCGGAGAACTCTGGCAGTTGTAAAGGGTGGGAAGATCCCCTACAATCGCTTTGTTCACGATGAGCTCATCCACTTCTCGAATGCCGACAATTTGCGCTCTCTGCCTCACGTCATGGATGGTCTCAAGCCTTCACAGCGTAAGATCTTGTATTGTTGCTTGAAGCGTGGCTTGCGTTCAGAAATTAAGGTAGCACAGCTTGCAGGCTATGTATCGGAGCATGCAGCATATCATCACGGTGAGGCATCTCTAAATTCCACGATTACTGGCATGGCTCAGAACTTCGTGGGTTCCAATAACTTGAACTTACTTGTGCCCAATGGTCAGTTTGGATCTCGCTTGATGGGTGGCCAGGATGCAGCTCAGCCACGATACATCCATACTTATCTGGAGCCCATCGTTGATGCAATGTTCAAGAAGGATGACGCAGGTATTCTGAAACACATCGACGATGATGGTGAAATCGTGGAACCTGAGTTCTATCAGCCGGTTGTTCCTCTTCTCGTTATTAACGGGGCTCTAGGAATTGGCACGGGTTTCTCGAGCAACATTCCTCCTCACAACCCTAGCGACGTCCTGTCGCTTCTCCGTGATCGCTTATTCTTGCGTCGCCCTACTCTCGCAGGTCTGGTGCTACAGCCCTGGTGGTATGGGTTTACAGGAACCATTCACAGGACTGCAGATACTACTTGGGTAACCAAGGGTAAGGCTGCTTGGGATGATGTCAAGCACACGATTACTGTGTCTGAGCTTCCTGTGGGCACGTGGACCAAGGATTACAAGGCGTATTTGGACACGCTCTGCACTGGCGACAAGGATAAGGGGATCAAGCCAATTCTTGAGTCATTTGATGACTTGTATAATGACACGGAGGTAAAATTCATTCTGTATTTCGATGCTGATACTTACTTTGAGATGCGCACGGATGCTGTTGCAGCTGAGAAGATGTTGCAGCTGAATACAACTTGGCATACGACGAATATGGTCTGCTTTAGTCCTGAAATGAAGATTAAGCGTTATGGAACCGTCGGTGATATGATGGAGGATTACTATCAGGTTCGTCTCACCGGCTACGAGACACGCAAGGCACTGGAGCTTGCCAGATTAGAGCGGGAGCTAGTGGAATATGATGCGAAGGCACGATTCCTCTTGGCTTTACTTGAGGATCGCATGGATCTACGGCGCAAGTCTGACGATGAGATTGTGGCGGCTCTAAAGGACCAGAAGCTACCGGCACTAGATGGCATGGATAAGCCTGATTCAGTTGACAGCTACGAATATCTGCTGAAGATGCGTATGGATCGAGTGAAATCTTCGGCAGTGGAGGACGCGCGTAAGCACGTGGAGGCTGCGCAGTCTGCACTTGATTTACTCAAGGCAACGACTGCAGAGAATCTGTGGCTCCGGGACTTGGATATGTTTGAGAAGTCTTGGGCGGCACTACAGGTGACACGCGAGGCTTCTAAGTCAGATAGTCCCATGAAGAAGGAGGTGAAGAAGGTACTAAAACTTAAGGTTAAGGCATAGGACGGGTCGTAGGGCAGAGCCCTACACGAAGGGATTCTGCGACAATGTTTTGGTTCCAGCGGAACTCAAGCTTACGGATCTTGCTAAGGGCACCGGCATGTGGCTGATATCGTTCAAATAATAGTGGTAATGATCTACGGCTGATAAGATATGTGGAACAGACCAGTTCATTACTTTTTCATTTAAATCTTTAACCTGACCGGCAATATCATAGGGTAAGTTTTGCGCGTATTGGAGATACATAGTTCTCATGATAATTGTTAGTTCATCCATTGACTGATCATCTATTACGTATTTCTTGGATCCAGATTTATCGTATACGGCCTTACGGATTCCATTCTGAATTGCTGTGGCATTCTCCTTACTGAAAAATGCCTTAGAGAGTGCATTTACTTCCCAGTTTCCACGAAGTGCATCAGTTGCAAAGACCGCTTCAGTCTTAGTTCTATGACTAAATCCAGGGACTTCGGCATGACCACCGGCACCTGAAGGCGCAGATAGATTGATGCGTCCATTCATCCCGCCTACGGGCGTGGGATTTGTGTTTGGGAAGACAAAGGCATCCTGGGACTCCATTCTGCTTGGTGGCAAGTTTCCCTACGGCGTAAAATTTCGGGGTCATTGAACTTTTTTTTCTAGGCCGGAAGTATAAAACAAATGGCTTCTGGTGCTCAAGGTCCTAAGCAAACTCGCGGTTATTTCGTCCCTCTAGCCAACTGCATCCCCAGCATGCTCCAGTATACTCCTGGCAGCGGCGCCGGCGGCTCCTACCTACCTGGCTCTTTCAGCAGTGCTGACTGGGCTGGCACTGGTGTCAACGGAGCTGGTAAGTTGCTATCCTCCATCTCCTCCGTCGGAGCTGGTGGTCTACTTCGCGACATGGGCAAGACGGTCGTCTCCTCTAACCGCACTTTCCGCAAGGTTCAGCTAATGGTTCCCTCCAACGTTGCCAGTGGTGGCGTTGCCGGCCCCGTTGGCGCTGGCACCTCTGCTCTCCCCTACCTAACTGGATACATCGAGCTAGCTACCGGCCTAACCTTCCCCACTAATGCAGCCCCTGCTCCTGTCGCCTACCTCCCTGGCCTACTCTAAACCAAAGGTGAGCTTCGCTAAACCAAAGGTAAGCTTCGCTAAACTGCTTTTTAGAAAAGCTAAACAAAATTATATACTCAAGAACTTAGTCATTCAATGACTTAATTTTTGAATAATTGAATTGTATTTTTCATTTGATATTTAGCTTCTAATTTACTTTCTTTAGCTCACTTTTTCTAAAAGTGAATAGTAGTATGATTCTAGTAGGGTTAAATTTCGCCACTGTAAACTGGTATATGATTTTATATATTCTTGCAAGTATTGCATTCCTCATATATGGAACAACTAGAGTCTATGCTACCGGCCAGACACGTGGTGTTTTATTTGCAATTGGCGCTCTAATTGTTCTAGTCTATTTCGGCCTAAGATGGTTCGGAAATAGAATTAAGAAACCAGCAACCTGGCCACCTATCATAAATATGTGCCCGGATTATCTCACGTATGTAAAGGAATTACCTGGGTGCATTGATATGATAGGTGTAAGTAGATCCGCTTCAGGGTTAAATAAGACATTGCCTTCGGCCCTTAGTGAACTTAGAGTTTCAGATACTAGAAAGGTATTTGAGTATACTTCCGAACATGTGCGTGCAGCTAAAACAGAACAAGATATTAAGGCAATATGCGACCGCTGTCAGAATGCTGGGATTACCTGGGAAGGTGTCTATGATGGGGACACCTGTGTTGGAATTAGTAAACAGAAAGGTGAGAATGAAGATAAGGAAAGATGTTTAATTAGTGTATAATTACAAAGACTAGCGCTGTGCGTAATGCCAAGGGCTAGCGCTGTGCGTAATCCAATAGTCTAAAGATTAACACATGAAACAAAGAAGATGAATTATACAAGCCTTCATCCGAGTGTAGAAGATTCACTCAGACGATGGTTACAAAACCCTACAACTGCAGCATTTCTCTTGGTAGGACCCCCTGGTGTAGGTAAAACGACACTTGCTAGAGAAATCTTAAAACAAGAAACTTACAGAATTGTTGAACTCAATGCAAGTCATACTCGTTCAGGTCAGGCATTTAAGAAGCAAATTATTCCTTTACTGGTTCAAAAATCAGTCTTAGAAGCAATGTCGCCTCAGAGTAATCAACACAAGCTGGCGGTTTTGTTAGATGAAATCGATGGCCTTAGTTTAGGAGAAAAAGGTGGTCTAAGTGAACTTTTAGATTATATGCGTTCCTGGAAACAAGGTCAGACAACCCATCCACTTCTTTTAATTTGTAATGAAATTAAAGGCCGTGCATATCAACACATTGTCCGTCTGAGCACCTATATTCAAATGGAATTTCCTGTTCAAACAGTTCAAACTTGGTTAGGTAATACACTACGACCCGAGGTGTTAGCAAGTGCAGATTTACGAGTAATCTTAAGATCACTAAAGGGGTGTGATTCAGTTTCAATCTATCAAGGGCAGGCTAGGGAACAGGAAACACCTGAGCTTATTGGTGATGAAATTCAAGATGAGGAACCAAGCACTGAAATCTTAAGATTTAGTCATTCATGTCTGTATGACTTCTGGGATCCCCTTATAATACCAGAAGTTGAGAATAATTTGGGGAACCTATCTGGTCTCTGTGTTCACGAAAATATTCACAAGCGTCTAGACTCAGCAGAAGATCCGTGGACACATTATAAGGAATTCTTGACACTCTTTGATCTGAGTGATAAGGCAGATTATTGGGCTTTCTTTTATCAGAATTGGAATTTGTTAAGACCGAGTTTTCAGCTCAAATTAAAAATTACAAATGCATTTTTATCTGAATACCCTGTGACAAAGGTGACAACTCCGAGTCAGCTTCAATTCACACAAGTTCTAACAAGGCAATCATCTATGTATAATACATGGAAACAGATGATCCAGTTCTCAGATGAACATGCATGTTCAGTGGAAGATATTCCAATGATTTTAAACCAAGTTGTTCAAGCCCGTCAGACGAAGGTTCCCGCAGCCCAGGCTAAGAAAATAGAGTCAATTAGTATTCCAAAACAATTATGTATTTATAAAGAATAGGATGATAGTTGTCGTAATTTCTTGTAAGAAACATCAAGATCTTTGGCCTAATATTTTTAAGAGAAATGTTCCTGATTTATATATAGTATGTGGTGGGTTTGAAGAAACACGCTTGAATGGAAATATTATAGAATTAAAATGCAATGATTTTTATGAAGGTCTTCCAGAGAAGGTAATTCTAGCATATGAATTTATTTATAAAAATATTCCATTTACTCATATTTTAAAAGTAGACGACCACGACACTGATTTTACTTCTAAACAAATCCTGAATATAGAATCAAAATTAAAGATTATCTTAAATACCAGGGATTATATTGGGCAGAAGTTAAACAGTAACCCACCTGATAGAAAATATCATTTTAATAAAACATCAAATGATTCACATTGGAAAACACAGGAATACAGCGGAGAATATAAGCCATGGCTAGGGGGGGGTGAGACATATATTTTGAGTAAGAAAGCTATTCATTGTATTCTTTCAGAACATAATGAATCAACTCTCGATATCTTAAGAAAGAATGAAATTTACGAAGATTTAATGATCGGTAAAATTCTTTTTGCAAATGGAATTTATCCTAGTGAAGTAAAGTATGGAATTAAATACTGGAAAGGTTAGGGATTAATTCTTTCTTCACCTTCATGTAAAAGGCGAACTAAATTTAGTTGTTCTGTTCTACCAAGTCGAATAGCACGACCAATAATTTGTCTTTCTTCCTCAGTCTTCATTAAATGCATTAAGACAACATGTGTTGCTGATTTCAGATCCATTCCTACACCCGCTTGCATACTATTCATTAAGAGAACCTGGATTTCTCCTTTTTCAAATTGCTTTAAGGTACTTGAGATATGATCCTTATTTCCTTTTACGGTTGCTACTCTAATACCACGTTGTAAGAGTTCCCCCTCAATCTCTAGGAAAGGATTATCATATCTATTAAAAACTAAAAACCGTCCACCCTTCGTTTCCGAAATGAGTTTCAAAAGGGCATCCTTTTTCTTTGGTTTCTTTTCTACAATTATTTCATTTTGCAGTTCTTGTTTCTGTAAACCATCTGTATCAAGCTGTCTGAGACGTCTGTAATCTAGAGCTGCTCTACATAGTGGACAAGATGGATTTCTTTGAATACAATTGATAATACAGGCTCCACAGAAAAGACGTTCGCAACATAAGACAAAGGTTGGAATCTTTGGTTCCTCAAAACAAATTGCACAAATCTCATCCTTTACATGTAAAATACGTTGTTTTAGAGAAATAATTTGTTCCTTAATTGAAGATATTTTAGATTTTAAAGAATTAATGGCCTGCTCCTTGAGTTGAGGTGTAGAGTATTCTATGGTCTCCTTGAATGCCAGAGTTTTTTCAAGTCTATCAAGCTCTTTTTCTCTTGTTTCACAAAGAGCTGAAATTAAACTTGATTGAGATGTATTATTTACACCTAGCTTCTCTAAAGCAGTCTGAATATCGCCTGCGTGTAATAGACCCTGAATTTCTTCATTAACATAATGAGCTATAATACGATGTGAGATAGGAGCTTCACAGAGAATACGGATTTCTCCAATTGGGGGTGAACGCCAACTTTGTTCCATGAATGTTCCATTTGTTCTAAGAACAAGATGACCTCTAGAATGGTGCTTTGAAATAAATTGAGAAAAGAAATTTGCACTTTTCACATCATATCTAGAATAGTAATTAGATCCATTGGTTACCTGATCTTGATGCAAGAGTTCTACTAGTTCAGGATGCAGGCCTGCTATTGCTCTCTGTTGTAAGAATGTATTAGAAATATACATATAGAGACCCTGGAATAACATGTTGGGCCATGTTGCTGTAATTAACCAATAGAAATTCGCCTTGGGCATGGGAACAGTAGATGTAAAATGAATACTATCTACTTCATCAAATATTACTGTAGACCACTGAATATCATGGCGTTCTGCAGTTCCCATAAATGTTTTTATAATAGTATTCGACATTAATGTAATATCTCTTGTTTTAATCAGATTATTAAAGTCTTCTTTTTCCAGAGCCTTCGTCGTCTTTACTTCAAAGAATGAAAGGGTCGTCTGAGTTGTAATTGCATGCTTCCATTGATGAAACAAAGTATGAGGAACTACAATTAATGTATTTCCAGAGCATTCTCTCGTATAAACTGGTTTCTGACTCCAAAAGGTTGTCTGAGATCTGACGTTAATGCGATTAAACACAGATGTAATTGGGTTAAGTTTTTTATGAGCGAGGTAGCCAAGAGTTGTCAAAGTTTTCCCTGAACCAACCTTGTCTCCTAAGATAGCTGTCTGACTATAGTGCGTCTCACCCTTTACTTCAAAGCCTTCAATACAGCTCTTCTCTTTTAAATGCATTGCGTTAACCATTGCCAATTGATGTGGCCTTAGTTGCACCTTGATTTCTCTTGGCTGCATAGCGTAGCCCGATGTATCTGTCACAGAGAACAATATAGGTTGTTCATATACTTCTAGAATCTTGTTTAGCGAGTCATCCCTCGCTGCCATCACACAATAACCTCTATAAGAACGAGATGGTATTTGTTTAGACCTATCCTCTTTAAAGATTGTTAAAAAAATTGTATAATTCAGGATCCTTAATGAAATCGTCCATCTTTAATGTAGTCTTAACTAAGAGTGGATTTGTCTCAGTTCTCAACTCAGTCTTATCAAAAGTATTATCTGAGTGGCTCATAACAAGCATTACTCTCTTTGGATCTAATTGCACTAACGGATTTCTGTAGCCCTCTAAGAAGGATTTTTCTTCTGAGAAAGCCACTGTCTCGTCGTAGCTATGTGTATTAGCATACCCTTTGGTCCAAGCCATGGTTCCATTCGTCGCATGACCTTTGAAATATGGACCTGCCTTCCAGATTTCCTTGGTATCTGTAAAATACATATAGACCTCACTTGAACCAGCTAATTTGAAACCTGAGTTATATCGAAGTATCTTTACTGCATCTTCTACCCTTGTTGGAAAATAAAAGTCATCATCGTCCATGGCTACGATTATATCTCCTTTGGCTTCGTGATTCAAACGATTACGCTTTTCTCCAAGTGTCATCTTATCTTCAGACCAAATGAAATTAAGTTTAGGTAACTGGTCACGAACTTCTTCGAATAAATCTCTTACTTCTTCTTGACCATCATCATAGACTATCCATTCCATTCGGTCTCTAGGATATGTTTGTGATTGGACCATTTTAATTAAAGAAGGAATGAAACGTCTGCGATTATACGTTGGCGTTACAATACTTACCATGGGTATCATTCTAATCTATTATATTAGACTAGGCTTTATCTGACTTTTCTCAAATGCAGCTCGATACATTGATTCTACTAAAGCTGTAGCGGCAGTTGATGTTTCATCTTCCTTATAACAGAATGCTCCTAGAAATAAGGTCTCCATATCACCCTTGGGTTCATATGTTGAAAGAGGAAGATATGTGTAATAATTAGGAGTTAATTTGAAAAAATATCTGCGTATCAACATTTTAGGAATTTCAATAAAGAAAAACAAACATCCATAAAAAAAACTTAATATGCGAAAAGGAATATGATATCCAATTGCTTCATTTGCAGCTAAGTGTCCACCGTATAAAATTACCAGGAGTAAAATAAGATCCCTAAATCCCTTTAAAATACCCGATGCTGTTTTATTAGCTGCCCTACCAGGTTTAAATTGACTTCTTTCTGCTAAGGACGCATTGCTATTTTCCGAATCTCTTCTTGCTTGAGCATCTGCTGAAGCCTGGGATCTAGCACGATTTAATCGCTCTTGTGTTTCAGCGTCTTGCTGCGCTTGTAATGCTTGTTGTTTTGCATAAGCATCTGCATTCGGATCGGATGCCCATTGTGAAACAGTATAATTTATCTTATTTCCGATTTGTCTGAACAAGCTCATCTAATTTACTTATGGTAAAATAGAAGAGATGGATTACACGGTTGTAATTCCTTCTTACAAGAGACCAGAGGGGTGTCGAGATAAGACACTGGCTCTTCTTCATAAATACAAGATACCCAAGGATCAGATTATAGTTGTAGTAGCAAATAAAGAGGAAAAAGAATTATATAAAGCGGCCTTAGACCCAAAGACATATAAGGAAATTCTGGTTGGGGTTCCTGGTCTTCCAGAAGTTCGTAATTGGATATTTGATCATTTTCCAAAGGGTCATAAATTAGTATCTTTTGATGACGATGTATCTGGGTTCATCGAATACACCACTACAACAAAAAGACATGAAAGAGAACTCCGGAGCCTTAAGGAAATAATAAGACGCGGATTTTCTGAATGCGAAAAAGCCAACTGTAGATTTTGGGGTGTCTATCCAACTCCAAATGGATTTTTCATGAAACCAACTGTTAGCACTGACTTGAAATTCTGTGTTGGACCCTTTTGGGGATGTCTAAATCCTGGAAAAGATATTCGAATCGATATCGGTCAAGGCGAAAAGGAAGATTACCAGAGAACAATTCAATTCTTCCAGAAAGATGGAGCAGTTGTTCGTTTGAACTTTGTTGCACCCAAAACTGCCATATATAAAACACCAGGAGGGCTACAATTTGGAAATCGTCTTAAAAGAGAACATAAAACAATTAAAGCAATGATGAAACGATACCCTGGTTGGATTAAAGCAAATCCTACCAGAAAATCTAAGATGCCTGAAATTCGATTAACTGATCCTACCAAAGGCGCTAGTGGAACAAAGATAAAGACCAGAAAACGAAGGAATTAAGATGCGTATTTCATTCCTCCCATACCTCCCTCGATGACTAGAAAATTAATGCTTTCAACATAAACTACGTAATTTAACAAATATGTTGTATTCTGTGCCAAAGGCCATGGATCAATATCTAACTGAAAATTCTTAACTCTACTTGTATTCAATGTACCACTTGGCTTCATCCACTTTGATGTGTCTAAAGCGAAGCTGTAAATTGCTAGACCTGGTGGAAATAGTCCTGTTGCATATTTCCATGAGCTTAGCTCCTTGAAATACTGGAGAGGCTTGATTTCCTGAACATCATTTCCATCACATATAATACGTATTTGTCTTATAATATCTTGTTGCATGGATGCAATATTGATACCTGAATAGCCTCCAGATGGAACGGATGAAATTGCAGGAATAAAAGGAGCCTTACCATATCTCCACCAATTTGTATAATTTGTCCATGCATTAAGATACTGGGTAGAATCTGAGCGTCTTGGTATAACAATAATTCGAGGAACTGGGTTATGCGTGTAAAGATCAAAGATTTGTCTTGATGAAATACTTGGAAAAGGATACTTAGTGACTTGTCTTACAATGTAATTAAGTGGTTTTGATGCGAAGGTTCTACGTTCATCATCTGTTAAATAAACATAGGTTGCTTGTAATCTAGGGTTTAGAGGCCATGTATTGAGTGTCGGTGGTGTATAGCCAATGTCTGTTAAAAACTTATTAATGTAAATTCCAGATTCAGAAGTTGGTAAATAATTCACATTACCAGATTGAAGTTGTGATATAGATGCAGAAATCATAGTTTCAGGGCGAACTCTGTAACCCGAGGGATCCAAGATAGTGTAGAGATCTCTAATAGGTCTTAGAGTAAGTTGAACTTCACATTCGTGATATTGTAATGCAATAAGAGGTAGAGCTAGACCAGGATTTTGAGAAAACCAAAATGACAACGGCAAAGTAATATCACGCCCAGGAATTGAAGGAAAATTATTCTGAGATTGAATTGTGGGATCAAAATTCTGGTAAACACTAGGATATAGACCAGGTGTTCTCGTCACTGCACTTCCTACAGCGCCGGAATACTGGCCATTTGCAGGATCATAGAGTTCAGGAATATCACCAACTAGCTGCTGCCACTTATTATATTGTGTTTCATCCTGGTCTGTGAAAGCGGTTGAAATAATGTAGTCGCTGTCAAATTGCTGGACCTGGGTTCCTCCGATCAAAAATGTTGCATCTTGAATAATTTGTGCACCAATATAACGAACCCATTGAAAGTGAAACTGAGAACGACCACTGTTGGGTCCAGGTAAATTGGGATCAAAATATTTTGAGTAAATATCAGGTAATGTAAAAGTAAAATATAAGTCTGAGAGCAAATCTGCTACACGCTGTATCTTAGCACGAAGCTGGATTGGTTCATCAAAGAATAGTTCTTGGGGACCTTCCAATGGCAGGGTGACAGATTCAAATGAAAAATGACTGTATTTCTTTAAAACCATGTAGAAATAGGTGAAATCCGGGTTTCCACTTAGAATTACGTTTTGTGCGCCGTAGGCGACTAATATGAACAATCCACCGCCTGGCATATCTCTTCTTGTTCTTACGAAAGAAGAAGAGGTATGAGTTTAAGCGTATAGGGGCTTTGGCTACGCCTAACCCTATGACCCCATTTATAGAAATCTATAAGTATAGGAATTTAATTGAACGGGTCATAGTTAGCGTAGCAAAGTGTCCTATCCCCTTTAAGGACCCTGTCTATTCGCCCACCATGTGTCTGACAAATAGGGAACCATGCTCATATCACCTCCTTCCATTTGTGTAGAAGGTTGCATGTTGATCAAGTAATTGATTTCAGTATATGTCAAGGCATAACTGAAATAATATACCCTGCTAATCATACCCTTAAATGCACCGTCAAAGACCACATTAGAAGTAGGTTGAGATCCAATAAATTCAACGTCAGATTCCAATGATATTGTAATGGTCTTGGTAAGCGTTAGCTTACGGGGACTGAATATATAGACATTTCCGTAATTCTGGTAAGGTGGTGTGTTATTCGTTAAAGGAAACTTCTTCTTTAAGTTTCCGTTGATATATACATACAACGTGTTTCCCTTGCATGAGACAGTCAAGTGAAACCATTTATCAACAGGAATATTCTCGATTTCAGTATGGTTATGCCAGTTATCGTATGAATTCATATAAATTCGTATCTTATTGCTATCACCCCAGCAGAAGATACCAGGGCCTAACAAAGGGTATACCTGTCCATATCCCTTATGTAGGATATGATATAGCTTATGTTCACCCGTAGAGAATGTATCACTTTTAATATAAAGAAACATAGCATAACTGAATTCTACGCCGGAGCGCTGGTTATCAGAAAAATAGATTGTCTTAGCTCTGACATTGTGAGGGTTTTGAATTGCAGTATACATCTTGGCACCGGATACGTATGTGTTAGGAAAGAGCTCGACGCGGTCCTTAAACATGGCCGCAAAAGAGTTATATATAAACTCAGTAATAGACAAGGAAATATAGAGTGCTAATACCAATGCAACACCTGATAATACTTGTGACATTGGGTCTGTTCCTGTCATTGAAACACCTGTAGCGTCCATCTACCTTTGACTGCCTAAAAATAAGCACTCAAAGTTATCTGTTTAATATAATTTAACTAGCACCAATATTGAAAATGGACTGTCCGCGGCTCTTAACATCGAGAGACAAATCATCGAATAGGGTAAAGATAGAGTAGCTTGAGAATGGTCCCATCTGGTAATTTGTGTAGACCTTATCCGGAGAATACGCAAAGTTAGCTGCAGTCGTCTTTCCAATTATTCCACCAAACCCATCTGGGCCACCGAGTTTTATGGTAGGTGTCTCACCATCAACCTTAAAGAGACCTTCTAGTAAGCAAGAACGAGAGAGTTTGCCATCAATGTAGATGTCAATTGTGCGACCTGTTAGAACAGCTGTGATATTAACCCATTTCTGTAAGTCAACCTGTTCAATATCACACTTCTTGAAGTCAGGGGCTGAATCTGTGTAGGGACTGACTCCAGTAACAATAGCATTGTAATCACGGGCAAATGTTAAGTCACCCGATAAAAGTGAACCATCCGTTGATACGCGGATACCTAACTTGTTAGTGAATTGTCCTAGATACATTACAAGTGTCATAAACCCAGTGGATTCAGGGGCACCTCCAGATAGGACTAAAAATGGCTTATTCTTCCCCTTGTTAATCGTCCAGTTCGTTACGTAAATCCATGTGCTAATGGAGTATTCTCCACCACTATAGATTTGAGGAACTTGAGAACCCTTGTAAATAGTTGGTGTTTTATCCTTTGCAGGGAGACCATCCTTAATGGAGCTGTAGATGACATAATCACTTGTATCGTAATCACCATACAGCCATCTCCATAAGAAAAAGAGTGATATAAACGATACAATTGCTAATACCGCCAATACAATCATTCTGGTCGTATCCATTCTATTTTATACGAATGAATATTATGCGTATGGAGATGACCATTCTTCTAGAGGACCTGCTTTCTTAGGATTTGTGCAATTTCCACCCGGACACCAAGGGCCAATGTTGGGTAAAGATGGCATGAATGGTTGGAACATTGACATTAATGTGAATGGCATATAGGGTTTACCAGAAGTATCAACTGTATTCTTTACTAACTCACGCACTTCATAAGGTTTCATGGCATAGGGAGCAATGCTTATCAAGGAAATATTACCACCAAGTCTTGGATCACCTATCATTAGAGGCTGTGTATCATCGAAATCAGGCATCGCCGTACACATGTGGCTTACTGCTAAAGTGCCATTCAAGTATATGTTAAATCTGCGACCGGATTTAACAATTACAACTGACGTCCAACGCTGCAATGGAAAATTAGGTATTTCGGCATATTCAGGCTCAGAATATCCCTTTGCATAAATTTCTAGACGAGCAGGTGCCATACTTAGACCACGTCCTGCATCTGGAGCAACTAGGATTTGAAACATTTGCTTTGAACCTATTTTAATTACCTTTGCATATTCGTTTCCTGATTGAGCGGTTCTATCTTTGATAGTGGGGTTGATGTAGAAAATCAGAGAAGATCCGGAATTGGATGTCCAAGGACCTCTTAGCTCTTCATTCGTTATTACTTGCACAGATTTAGACAAGCTTATTGTATCTTCTTTGCTAATGCGTTGAAATGGTTTAGGAAGCATGAAGTATGCAAGAACAAAATAGATTAAAAATGAGATCACAGAAATTATTGCTATCCCTATAAGGATATTCATCTATTGATAGTTATTAATTTTAGATGCAACTCTAGGTAATAATTTTCAACCCAATTGTATTCTCAGCATATGTTATAAATGCTGGTTTGTTTTCATTTTGTAATAATAACATTGCATTAGCATCTCCTGCCATAATCCACCCCTTTATTACACGCTGGACTTCTTCAAATAAACCGGGTATGAGTTTTATAATATAGTATGTCTTAGATGCGTCTGACGGGTCTAACCCATGGTTTAATATACAAGAACGCTCAATTGGTTCGGAATTATCATTCGGTAATATCCATTCACATATCCAGTCAGGGTGTGTGATTGTATATTTTACATTTGTTTCGTTTTTAACAATTGTTCCAGGCATATATTACTACATGAACTGGATATTTACATTTCAAATTTTTCATCATCCCTTAACTTGTATGTTTTTGGTCTATGTCTATGTTTAATTCTAATTTTTCTTGTCTTTATCTTACTGCCACCCTTTACAACTGCAGGGTATTCTAAGGATAAACGAATCATGTTCATTAAATTTAGGGCATCTTCATCTGTAATTCCACCAATCTTAACGCCTGCAGTGAATTTTGCAATATCTCCAGCAATCGCGGCTTCTCTCATCTTAGTTCCAGACATTGCCTTTGCAGACATATTTGTAGCATTTACATTTCTATCACCAAGGGATTCTACTTTTATATCTGAACCCTCAAATGTTTTAGTAAAAGTTGTCAGACGATCTGATCCAACACCCATTGTTATATCAGAATACCCTTTTGAACGCAATTTATCCACTACATTAAAAAGCTGAGGACATTCTTCAACCATAGTATCTATAAATACAACATTCGTAGAAGGATACATTTTTCTTAGAATCTCAACCTTCGTAGAACTGGACAATGGATTTTCATTTTCTTTTGTTGACATAAAAGAACCTGATGTCTTCATCGATTTATAAAGTTTTGTCTTCTTGTATTTTTCTACATCATTTTGTTTACTCGATACAAATATGTAGGCATCTGCAGTATTGTCTGTCGCCAAAGATGCCATCTTGTCTATTAATACCTTATGGCCAATTGTCGGGGGTTGAAATCGCCCATAGGTAAAATAAACCTTTGGGTGATGTTTTACAATGCTTGTCATCCTTACTATTAGAAAATAGTTTTTATCTTAAATTGTCCTTTGTCTCTTAAATCATCCATGCGACCCTGCATTTCTGCAGGGCCCACCGGATAATCAAAGCATCTGATATTTAAAATACGTATCCCCTTTGACATTACCTTTTTATTAATAACAATATTGGATGGTGCAAATATTCTATCTCCTAATGCAGGAGGCTTTGGTGTAGAATTCAACTGTCTCGTCTGAACTAAGAGACCATTCAAATATCCTTCCAATAAATAAGGCGATACCGTTAGGCCAACACGGAAAGGTGCATGGATAGGGACATTTTCTAACTTAACAGATTGCTGTAAACCATCTGCATCAAAGCATGTTATATAGACTGTATTCTTCTCATTATCTAATGATACACGCAAAGTTGGATTATCTACTGTCTGAGACATAGTGAAGAAAATACGCTGACTTTGTCCCTTGCCTATGTCCTGAGGATATTCATCTGCTATCATAACGTCCATGGTTATAGTGTAAGTGCCTTGTCCTTCAAGAACACTTGTCGACAGCGGTAGGGTTCCATTCTTACGAGGTGGAGGTGTTCCTACAATAATATCCCTCACCTCACTTGTACTCTGCCAGTAAACCTGTGATGTATCTGTGCCGGGTATTGAAAGAAAACCTGGTGCACCAGGGCTTTTTTTGAATATAGGTGTTATCCATTGGTCAACACCCAGAAGAATAATTCCAATTAATAATAGTCCTGCCACTGTATACATTAAAATGCGAACAAATCCAGAGCCCTGAACTGGTTGTCCAATTGCATTAGCTGGCTCAGGTCCACTAGGTGTCTTTGCCCCAAAAGGTGATTTAATAGATTTTCCTAAATTTGATACATTTTTAAGAACTTCTGATATTTTATCAGACCGACTTGCGTTCATACTACTCTAGCTTCTTCTTTCTTGTTTTAGATTTATTCAATGTGTTATTTTTAGGATTATAACCAATGCGTTTATAGTATTGAAGAGAATCCTTGGCCTTACAGTCTGCTAGCTTTTCACGTAAATAACAGACAAATGAAACACGACTAAATAATTTGTCAATCCCTTGAGTTCCAGTTTCCTTGTCATTTCTGTAGATTTCTGGAATAGATGAATTGAATTTCTTATCTTGAACATCTTCTTTTAATTCAGTATTGCAGTGCCACTCATGAACATCCATTGCTACAAAGTCGCCTGTTCTAAGATTAATGCCGACCTTGTATCTTGGAAATATAGTGTAGCCTCCACTATATTTGCCTCTTTCAATTACAGATAAGTTGCCAAAGCCTTCTCTCAAATCTCCCGCATCCATGTGGAGACCCGTGCGGAAATTACGGTTTATAGTGACAGATGAGAAAGATGTATCTGCAATCTGGAAGGCCGGATTTCCCTTAGCTCTTGCATACTGAACCTTATAACGATCTGGAACTAGCTTTTTAAAGAGTTCATCAATAGCTTCAATATAAGGTGTTCCAGCCTTGTATTGGTCAAAATACAATTGAGTGTAGCTTGTTAGACGACAAGGGAGACCCATGAAAGGCGTCTTCTCAAAGTATCCTAGGACTGAAGAGAACACATTATTATTAACACGCATCTTACTTAATTTGCCATTTTCCATATACTGTGCAGACCACCCCCTTATGGATTTCTTATTTAACTTACGTCTAGTCCAGTATTTAGATTTTACGTCAATTGGACCTGCAGCAGCTCCACGATTTCTAGATGCCGCAGCAGACTTATAAAAGCTCTTCCATGCCAATTTGATTACATCATGGGGAATTACATTTTTTCTTAATTTAAATAAAAGTTTCTTACCTCCAGGTGCGTCCGGGTCTTTCGCGTATACATCGGCATCTTCATCAATTATTTCATCTACATCTTTTTCACTGAAGTATGTTCCCTCTCTGGCTTTGATTTGATCATTCGTCATCTTTTCTTCTAGAATAATTTCCTTTGCTTTTACCTTTGGTTCCCTTGCAGGTTCCTTGGGCATTTGTAGCCCATTAAATAAATCTTCCTCTGGGGCACTCATCTATTTCTATGGCAAGAATAGAAATGGAACCGCCCGCCATTGAGAAATATAGAAAGCCGAAGCCGCGTTTAACCAGAAATAATCGTAAGGAAATCAATTCTCGAGGAATTACTGTTCCGTCGAGAAAGCTTGAAAACTACGAACCCAATGTCAATGAGCATACCCTTCTATGGAATTCAGGGACTCTCACTGGAAAGCCTTTCAATTACAAGACAAAGGCCAAGGCAAACCAAAAGAATAGCTGGGAAGCATATTTGAAGCAAAGAGCAAATGCAAATGCTCTTGCTAAGAAGAAGCCAAATAACACTAAGAGAAATAATAAGAATGGAACGAGAAAAGTTTTGTTTTAGAATTCACGTTTTTGAATTAAGTGATACCCCTTCATTTTCGTTGCATGATTTTCTAGAGCATCCTTCTTTCTCTGTTCATCTGTTCTCTGTTGACCATTAGCTGGGTCTATCCATCCATAAAAATATGTATAAGCATCTTCCCACTGAGCCTTTGTAAGGTTCGCTGGTAACATACTCCTTGGCAAATAACAATGATCAGTTTCAAGCATAAAATAGACATTTTCTGTTCCTAGTAATACTGGATAGGGAACGTCATTGCGACCAACCATTGAATAATATTTATCTACCTTGTCATCCATCTGGAATTCGTAGATACTAGAACCAATATGAATGTACTTATTCGATGAAACATGCAGTAAAATAGAATTTCCTACGAACATATGAGCCTGATCGGGTCTATGATCTGCGCCTGATGCATGCCCCGTGCTCTTTCCTACGTATACTTCTTTTACAGTAAGTTCCTTTATAAGCTTACTGTAATCCTCTGGATCACCTAATTTCTTATGGACATCCTTGTAAATGGCTACTTTCTTAGCTTTGGCGCCGTCGTCGCTTACGAATACACGGAAAGGCCTTGCAGAATTATCATGGGTATCATAGTGTTTTCCTTTCATTTTTCTAGTGGCATTTACTTTAACCCATTTATATACTCCACTAGCATCTTTCTTTGAAACGTATTGGCCATCTTTTCCTTTCTTAATTTGTCCTACACAGTCCTTTGCATGAAATGCAGGGGACTTTCTAGTTTGGTATTTTTCTGTTTTAATTTCTGTGCAGCCCATTCTAACTACTATTACGAGGTAAATTATACCACAAGATACCTCCTATTACAGCAGCAACGACTGCTCCAACTGCAGCACCCTTTAGCATTGCCTGATTATCAGCCTCCATGAAGTCATCCGCTTTTATAACGGGTGTCTTACCTCTTGCCCCAAGTCTCGTATAGAATTCAATTGCTTCCGTCTCAGTATATTTACGCTTGCCCAACATTACATTTACCTCATTGTGCAAATCAACTGTCCACTTGAATAAATCAGCTCTTCTATCTAGTGATACTGTCACAGGCATTTTTGCCAAATGACTTGCGTAGTGATTTCTACAAATTGGACAGGGTATGATATACTGTAGAGACTCTATGAATTCCTTCATAGCCTTCTTATCTGAGTAACTAGGTTGTTGAGGATATCCCAAGGCTCCAATGTGAATTGTATGCCAGAAAAATGGCCCCCAAACTTCAGGTGGAATGTGCATTCCTATCTATTATATGTTAAGAGGCATTGCCTGCCACCTAAGACGCATTTGCAACTATATAGTAATTATGGCGACGTTTTATCAAAATAAACAAACACATACATGCTCAAACTGCGGTCTAACCGGGCACACTTTTCGATTCTGTCAAGAGCCAGTATCCAGCTACGGAGTCCTCGTGTTTCGATGGGTTTCTCCAGGAGAAAAGTGGCCTCAAACAAATGTTCTATGTTCTGAAATAAGTAGCAACTCTGGAACACAATGTCTTAAACCACAGGTCTTAATGATACAACGTAAGGACTCATTAGGATTTATGGATATCATGAGAGGTAAATATAAGGTGAATGAACCAGAATACATTAAGAAACAATTGAGAGGTATGACTGAAGAAGAGCGAAAGAAACTGGAGACAATGGATTTTGAAGATATCTGGCATCTTTTGTGGGGTTCAGATGCGGAGTCCTCTAGACGCTATGCACATGACCGTATTACATCTAAACAGAAACTTGCCGAGCTTAGAGCGGGTATTGAACTGGAATCTGGTGTTAAATACACACTAAACGACCTGCTCCGGCAAGAACCTGTCGTATACAAGACACCTGAGTGGGGGTTTCCTAAGGGTCGTCGAGATCCACATGAATTAGATATTCAATGTGCATTTCGTGAATTGGAAGAAGAGACTAGTATAGTTGAAAGTGAAGTTCTAAAGGTAATGAATGTTGCACCCTTGATTGAACAATTCTACGGTTCTAATGGAATTCATTATAGACATTCTTATTATCTTGCATATTACGTGGGAGAACGTAATATATCATTTGATGCACTTAATCCCGAAATGGCTCGTGAGATTGGTAATTTAAAATGGACAAATTTAGACGAGGCAGTGGAATTACTTAGACCAGAAAATATCGAGAAGAAGACTATTTTGCTGCAACTTTCAAGTATCTTGAGAAACTTTTCTCCCGTTATTAAGCCTCAACTGTATGGAAAACTTCTAAATGAAAATACCAGCGAAGAACAGCAGAGACAGTATGTCTACAAATCAAATGGAACAGTTCAAGGGCAAGTGGACAAAACAAAGCGATTCTTCGGAGCGAAACAAACTGCTGGAAGAGTTTAAAACATATACTGCCCCTATAAAAGCTCAAACAATAAAGGCGCTTGGGCAGGATCAAAGAGAAATAGATGGATCCTTGTATCCTGAGATAACGGATGAGACATTCTTAAAGAAACTCTTGAAGAAAAGAGAATTTAGAGAAACAATGCAGGCAAAAATTACAAATCAAACCCTTGAAGAAAATGTCTGCGATGTGGATGAATTTGAATATACGTCTGCCCAGAAATTTGTCTCACAATTCATGTCTCCCAATACTCCCTATAATGGTATGTTGCTTTACCATGGCGTGGGTGTTGGTAAGACGTGTTCAGCAATCTTAGCAGCTGAATCATTCTTACAATTAAGTCCTAAAAATAAGGTCTATATTCTAGCGCCTCCTGCAATCCAGGCTGGTTTCTATAGAACTATTTTTGATCCTTCTAGAATTACATTTGGAAAAGATGACCAACCTAATTCTCACGAGGGATGTACTGGTAATCGATATTTGGATCTAACACAGATGTTATTCGAACGAGATAAGAGGGAGATCGAATTGAGAGTAAATCGTTTAATCAATAAACGATATGCAATTATGGGATATGTTGCATTTCGCAATATGGTTCTAAATATTCTATCTCAAATTCCTTCCTCCTTGAATCCCGAGAGAAAGCAACAGCAGAAAATTATATTACTACAACGCGCCCTATCTGGAGCCTTTTTAATTGTCGATGAAGCTCACAATTTAAGAGATGTTTCTGATTCTGCTGACGATGAAGGAGATCAAGTGGATGATATCGGTGATAAATCAGATGCATCTGCGGGTAAGAAATTAGTACCAATGTTGCGTGAAGTTCTGAAAACATGTGAAGGAAATAAACTAATGCTAATGTCAGCAACTCCAATGTATAATTCTTATAAGGAAATTGTTTCTTTATTGAACTTGTTGCTTTTGGTAGACAAATCTGAGGATTTGCTAAAGGAGTCAGATATTATATTTGAACAAGGTGCTAACGGTGAACAATTATCTAAGGCATCTGAGGACCGCTTGATAGAAGTCGCAAACGGGCATGTTAGTTTTATGCGTGGAGAGAATCCCAAGGCGTTCCCTGCTAGAATGGATCCTGCTCCAGAAGTTCGTATTTCAGAATGGGCTTTAACAGAACCAAATGGATCTAAGCAAATCCCTGGACCTCAGAAGAATGATGTTCTCAGACTACCTCTAGTTAAATGTAATTTGGAAGGAGAGACACTGGCAGTCATGAAAGCCATGACAGAAAGACTAGTGGCTTCCAAAGGGGTTGGTATTCGCACAATTGACACTTTATTGCAAGCCGGCAATTGTATCTTCCCTGGCGATGACCTAGATGGACGCGTTGGTTCAGAAGGATTTCAAGCATGGTTTACTGGAAAAGCAGTTGCATCTAGTTTCGAGGGAACTCGTCTAAGCACATTGCCTCAGTATATTCCTACAGATCCAGATGAAGATTATTCGTGGATGGTAGCATCAGACGATGCTTTAGGGAGAGCTTCTCCTAAATTCAACAATGTTTTAAAAACAATTCGCAAAGCCACTGGAATTTCTTTTGTCTACAGCCGATTTGTAGAAAATGGAGCAGTTATATTTTGTCTCTTACTGGAAGCCAATGGTTATACTCCTTGGGGTCGCTCAGCTCCTCTTTTCTCAAAAGGTTCTCTGCAAGGTAAAAGACAATGTTGCAAATGTGAAAAGAAGGAAGAGGGGCATCCTGTCTTTTCACAAGGGCAACCTGAATCTAGAGAGAATCATAAGTTTTCCCCTGCATTTTATGCACTTTTGACCGCTAGTGATGTTAGCACAATGGAGAAGCAATCTCTGCCCTTATCTCCTAATAATACTGCCGTCATAAATGCTGCTCGTCATATTGATAATAAGGATGGATATAAAATAAAAGTAGTCGTTGGTTCTCAAGTGGCAGGAGAAGGTCTAGATTTGCGTTATTTAAGAGAGGTCCATATTTTGGAAGGATGGTTTCACTTGTCGAAAGAAGAACAGATAGTGGGTCGTGGAATTCGCTACTGCTCTCATAATGCTCTACCAAGACAGAAACGTAATTGCACTATTAATTTATATGTAAATGTTTTTCCACCTGAGATGAACAAGGAAACGATAGATCAGTATTCTTATAGAACTGCTATGAACAAGGCAGTTCGTATGGGGAATGTTTCACGTGCATTAAAACGAGGAGCAGCTGATTGTAATTTGAACCGCGATGCTATTTTAGTAAGTGGTCTGAGCAATGTAGAAATGCTTGATAGCCAAGGTCAACCACGCACGGTTGACTTGAACGATAGAGACTATACACCAACATGTGATTGGATACGTTGTTCTTATGAATGCAAACCATCCTTGAACCTTTCAGACAAGAAAGAAATGCCAGATGATAATGGAACTTATGATATGTTTGCAGCACGGTTTGCTGAACAAATGATGATTCAGAAATTAAGAACTGCATTCAAGGATCAACCATGGCATCATTTGACTAATTTGGAAAAGAAATTTCCAGATATTCCCAAGGCCACTTTGACTAGTCTTTTGTTGCGTGTTGTAAACAATCCTTCGATAGTCTTTGAAAATGGAAATTTACAAGGGCATATTGTTTTCAGAAATAATTTATTTCTCTTTCAGCCAAATAAAATTCATAATGAAGGAATTCCAATTTCATTCCGTTATGGTCGTTATCCAATGAAACGTGATTCATATATGCCAGAATTCACAGCTCTACCTTCCGCAAAAACCACGATTGCTAAAACAGCAGTAGGCCAAAAGACACCCGTGTCTTCATCAGTAGAACTTGCAAAGAAAACCTGGTTAGAAGCCATGAAATGGTTAGATATTTGGACAAAAGAAGGATATGTTATAGAAGAAAATATACCTAGTTCTTTGACAGATGCCCTCTATGCATATTTAGAGGGAGATTCTAAAAAAAGAGAAAATATTGAAACTCGTCTTAAAAAATTGCAATGGTGGGGTATAGCCTTAACACGTAAAGTAATAAAAAATGAAGATGGTTCTTATAAGATTTTACCATTTGTAGTTCCAGGAGGTCTGAATGATTTGAAACGGGCTGCAAAAGAATTCATTTGGGATTCCTTTTTGAATGGACCCGAACAAGTGGCTTTACTAGAGCAATCTGTATCAATGGCACCTGAAGGTGGATCTGAACAGTTTAGAATTGAGGGATCAATTACAGTTTCCCGTTTTATGGATATAGAAACAAAAGCACCCGTTTACTTGTGTGCTGGTTCAACTCCTTGCCCTCCATCTGTCTTGAAAATATTTAATGAATCTAAGACTGATCCAGTTGTTTTAGCGAAAGCAAATTCCAAGGTCTCAGCTAACCCCTACGGCTTCATGGTTGTTTGGGAAAATGCAATAATGTTCAAAACAAATGATGCAAAAAATGAAGAAGGGAAGCCTCCTGGGGGGGGTGCTGCTTGTTCCATTGTAAGTAATGTGAAGGGTCATAGAATGAAGTTAGTTGAGCTAGGAAAAACCTTGGCAAGATTTCACGAGGGAAATACATTTGAGTTAACGGAAGACTTATTAGCATCTGGTCCCAGGAAGCTAACCGGCGCCCCTTCCTTCTGTGCACTCATGGAAATCGTTCTGAGATGGATGGATATTCGTAGAGAGAAATATGGGAACTTAAGATATTTCTATAGACCCCTCTCGTCATTTTATTCAAAACATAAATCTAAGAAGTAAAAAGAATGACTGATAAATTCTGTATTCCTAACGAGTATAGAATCAATGCGAATCCTGAGCATTATATTGATTTAGATGCAAAGGATGAATGGCAGAAGGAGGTATATATCTATGCAAAGGAATTTGCAGAAAATAATTCATTAACGAATATCGTTGATGTAGGGTGTGGTAGTGGTTATAAATTGATAAAATATCTTGGTAATCTTAATACTACGGGTATTGAGACAGAACCTTGTTTTTCTTTCTTAAAGATTAGATACCCTGAAAGAAAATGGCTAAATTCTGGTGAATCCGAGGTTAGCTTTAAATCTTATAATATTAAAACGGACATTGTAATTTGTTCTGATGTAATTGAACACATTGTAGATCCTAATAATTTAGTTGATTTTTTATTATCAATTGATACTAAATATTATATATTATCAACCCCATGTCGCGATATCTTAGTAAAACATCCTTTTAATTATAATCCTCTCGGTCCTCCTAAAAATAAGTGCCACGTGAGAGAATGGACAATGGGTGAATTTAAGAAATATATATCTGAGAAATTTACAATTGTATTATCGCAATATGCAAAAGATCAGCGTGAATGCCAGTTTCATTTGCTTATTAAAAAGGTTAACGCTTAAAATTGATGATACAAACCTAGAGTAGATTAGTACAATGGAAACTGAGGCATTCTTTCAGGAAAAAGTATACCTCACTCCCAAGGATCTTCGTAATGATATTGAATCGGTCGATGATATCTTAGTTCTAAAACTCAAAGAGCGTCTAGAGCAACGCTGTTCTCCCCATGGCTACGTTATGCCTGGAACTCTAGAGATCTTGACAAGGTCTACTGGCATGGTTGATTCAGGTCGTTTCTCCGGTGATTGGGCATTCTTAGTGAAAGCCAAGGGTCATGTTCTAAATCCCCCAGAGGGAACCATGGTTGAGGTAGAGGTTCTGAAATCAAATAAAATGGGTGTTTACGCAGTCTATGAAAATGCAATTCGATTGATGGTTCCTCGTGATCTCCATTTGGGCGATGAGGAATTTGATGCATTGAAGGTGGGAGACCGTATTAAGGTGGAAATCCAGAAATCTCGTTTCCAGCTAAGAGATCCCTTTATCGTTAGCGTAGGCATTTACCGTGGAATGTCTGGAGCTCCAACTCGCATGACAGTCCCTTCTGTAAATACGGCGGCGCCTGTAAATGAGGTTATCTCAAAGCTTGAGGATGAAGATGTATCTGGAGACGAGGAAGCTGTTGTTGAAGGCACCTCTGGTGCGGAGGAAGAAGATGAGGAAGAGACAAAGGAAGAGTAGAATGGACGATTACGAACAACGTAAAGAATTTTGTAAAGAAATGAGTACATTATCTAGACCCGAACTTGAAGAGCTCTATCGTATTTTGAGACGTGAGGGGGGTGTATTCAGTGAGAATTCAAACGGTATTTTTTTCGATGTTGCTTCTCTTCCGGCCCCTGTTTTTGAGTCGCTATGGAAGTTTTTACAATTTTGTAAATCAAATGCTAAAGATTTAGAAGAACGTAATAAGATTATTGGTAACATGGCTACGTTTTGATAGGCTAAAGGCCAAAACGAAGTAGGCTAAAGGCCTCACTCGTACTATATGTAATATGACCGACATAATCCCTAAATCTCTCATCCAAATTTGTGAAACACATTCGGATGGTACATTTCAAGTCGGTAGAAGAAATACAAAGGTTAAAAATTCCGTAGCTGACGCGCAAGATCAGGCGCCCAAGTGGAATTTAATGACACATTCTATTTCACCCAGACACCCCTTGGCAGCTTGGTTGTGGTTAAAGGATCCTCTTTTTCGTGTATCTCCTGAGCCTCTAAGACAACGCTTGATGCTAGATGCAATAACAGAGTGGCAGGAGCGATGTTCTTCTCTAGACTTCCCTCGTGTCTATAGCAAGAAAAAGGCTTTAGAAGGATTTGGTGCACAGAGACTTGATTTACAGCAAGCTAAGGCCGCAATGATTGCAATGGAACGATATACCCAGGATAATCCTTTACTATGGATTTTATACAATGATAAGGATAAGACAATTGCATTTCTAGATGACAAGATGTTTCCTAGAGAGGGTGGATACAAGCAAATATGGATTATCAGAGAACCCAGTTGGGATAGACTATGGGATGCATCTTCGTGGTCAGGAGGGTATGTAGTTTCATGGTTGCAAGCACAAGAGCAAGCTGGTTTTAATGTGGCTTGGCCAATGGAGCCTACAACTGCAACTGTGAAGGTAATGTCTGCAGAATACCAGGCAATGGAGCATTCTGCAGGGGGGCTATCAAAGGATGAACTACGTCAGAAGCTTGGAAGAGCAAAGGCCATGCGTAAACTGGCATCTGAGTAAAGTAGTTTTGTACTAACGCCTAAAGTTGAAACCGAAACCCAAAGCAGATAAGCCACACAATGGATATTCGTAAGGCTGAATTTGATCAGTTGAAGCGTCTTACACAAGAATGGTTAGACCATCCTGAGCAGGAGCTAGAGGCTACGTTTAGCAGTTATTCAAGCGGAGCTGTAGGAAACGTGAATTCAACAACCTTTGCTGCTATTGCAAAGAGACTAAAGAACCGAGGGTACACTTCTGTTACCCAGGAAGACACTTTAAACATCATCACACCCAAGCATGTGCGTATTACCCTCAGTGGTCTAGGAGTGATACAACAGTATTGTCGTGATGATCGCCTCTCAGGCAGAACGTTTTCCGCAATTATCAAAGACCGAACAGTTCAGAACGCCACACTCGATCTAGAGGAATATGGTGTTCGCATTAAAGCTAGACGTGAGAGAGTTCTTGGAGAAAAGGACCCTGACGTCAATGATTTGCTAGACCAATGGAAGGTTCAGCAGAAGGCATTCCGTTTGCTCCGGCGCTGGACATTTCGTGGAGATGGAATTCGCTTTGACCTTTCCATGGTCCGTCAGACAAAGAAGAATGTGCGTGGAGAATACCGTTGGGTCACTAAGTTCACACAACAAGATATCTCAAATGAGCCTCCCATTTACGAGGTCGAGGTTGAGCTAGAGAGAAAGGATGGCGACACTGCAGATCTTGCAATTCAGCGCCTCGTAAAAGGTGTTGGTGAGATTCTTCGTGGTATCCAGAAGTGCCCTCTACTCATTCGCGAGTCAGTCAAGCGCCAGGTGCTCGCTGGATATAAGGCTTTGACTAAAACCGATAAGTTCCGTGGTGTCTCTACGAGAACTCTTGAACTTGCTAACATGGTAAGCCAAGTCGAACCTGGTTCTCCTAATATTCGTGAGGGCTACAATGTGACAGACAAGGCCGATGGTTTAAGAACTATGGGCTACGTGAATGAGACTGGGCACTTGTTCTTGATTGACAGTGGTCCCAATGTCTATGAGACTGGAATGGAAGTGCCAGCTTGCGCAAATTCCCTGGTCGATGGAGAGTGGATTACAAAGAATTCTGCAAATGAGGCAATTCATCAGTATTTGATTTTCGATATTTACATTGCGCCTGGAAACAAGGATGTTCACGCTCTACCTTTCTATGATGCTGTTGCACCCACTGCATCCCAGCGCTACAATGAGATGCGGGCTTGGGAGAAACTCTGGAATACCGCGCCTGGACCCAAGGAACTTGTTCCCATGACTCCTAAGACCAAGTTGCTAGTAAGCACTAAGAAATTCTTGTTTGCAAAGGCTGGAGAAATCTTTGCACAGGCAGCTAAGGTTCTCGATACCCCTCGTATCTATGAGATAGATGGTCTTATCTTTACAAAGAATTCAACTTCCCTTCCTGACCAGCCACAGGGGGATTTTAAGGAGCAGATGAAATGGAAGCCTCCTCACGATAATACAATTGACTTCCTTGTGGTAACGGAGAAACTCGCAGATACCACAGTGGATGCAATTCATAATGGATTTCATCCGACATCTGGAAAGGAGATACGTTATAAGGTTCTCAGACTTCACGTTGGAGACCGTGGAAGCCGCAATACGGCTAAGTTAAATCCCAGGGAAGTTGTTCTAAATGTGCAAGCCTTGAAGCCCGAATATGACCCCAAAGCTAGTGTTTACAGACCTGTCCTCTTTCAGCCTGAGGATTTCCCTGATGACAAGGCTAATGTATGCTACGTGGAAGTAAAGGTTGATCCTGAGACTGGTGATGAATATGCTTTCTGTGAACATTCCAATGAGCCAATTGTTGATAAGAGTATTGTGGAGATTTCCTATGATGCATCTAGACCCGCTGGTTGGCGTTGGGTTCCCAAGCTTGTTCGTAAGGATAAGACTGAGCGCTTGATGAAAGGAGAACTTGGTCGCACACTGAATTCCAATCAGACTGCCCAAAGTATCTGGAATTCCATTCACGAGCCTGTGACCCTCTCTATGATCCGCAGTGGCAATGAACAACCCAATATGTCAGAAGTAGTGGCGGTCTCTCAGGTTGAGAAGGAGCGCGCAGCAATTACCCAGAAATACGCTGATCGCACAGCTTCAGAGAAGGATATGAACCGCGTGGGGCCTCTACGTGATTTCCACAATAAATACATTAAGGAAACCATCATGTATAATTCGGTTATGAAGAAAGCTGGCCTAGGCCTCATTGATTTGGGAATGGGTCTGGCTCAGGATATCCAGAAATGGCGTCGTGTAAATGCAGGAGCAGTTCTAGGCATTGACATCGCTGGAGACAGTATTAATAATCCTAATCACGGTGCCTACCAGCGTCTCTATTCAACCATGTTGCGCAATGGTCGCCAAAGCGTGCTACCCATGGTATTCGCAGTGGGAGATGCATCGAAAAACATGCGGTCTGGTGAAGCTGGAACGACAGTGGACGACAAGGTTATCCTACAGGCCGTTCTAGGTAAGACAGTCCCTGAGGGTGTGGTTCCTCCTTATGTAAAGGATGAAATGTCTAATCGTTTCAAGATGGGAGCTGATGTAATCAGTTGTATGTTTGCAACTCATTACTTCTTCGAGACCAAGGAGAAATTCGGTGGTTTCCTACAGAATATTTCAGAGAACTTGAAGGTCGGTGGATACTTCATTGGTTGCTGCTTTGATGGCGAGAAGACATTTGATTTCCTAAGAGGCCGTGAGGCTCGCGTAGGTGAGGAGGGTGGAACTACTTTATGGAAGATTTCGAAGAAATATGAGGCTGATGAAATTCCCGCAGGCGATGAGGCATTTGGTATGCCTATTGATGTCGAGTTCATAAGTATTGGACTACCACATAGAGAGTATCTTGTGCCATTCAAGTTGCTCCAAGATAAGCTGGCCACTATTGGAGTTGAACTCTGTAATGACGATGAGTTGAAAGGACTTGGTCTAGAAAAGAGCACAAACATGTTTGGCGACAGTCATAAGATGGCTTCAAAGGCAGGTCGTAAGTTCCCTATGACCCCTGCAGTTGAGCAGTTTTCCTTCTTGAACAGATGGTTCGTATTCAGAAGGAAGAGTGAACAGACTTTGGTGATGGATTCCGTGGTTCCTAAGATTAAGACTATGGTGGCTGCCCCTGAAGGAGCAGTTTCTGGTGATGCTGAAGTAGCTGATAGTGTTGCTACTGAAGTCCAGCAAGCAACTGATGCAGCTAACACTGCTTTAGCGAATGAAGTTGTAGATACAAATGGCAGAAAGCAGTATGATGCTGCAGCAGTTCTACAGTTTGAATTAGAGGCTGCTCCTATTGACAAGCTGCGCATTGGTGATAAGCTTGCGCAGCGTTGGTTAGCTCCTGGTTCTCCCTTCCCTATCCAGGATCCTGACCCTCGTTCAACAGGTGAGCGGTATCCTTCCATGGAACACTTCCTAGCAGCGATGAAATACAAGGTTGCTACGGATAAACCCGGTTTGGCGCAGAGTATCTTTGGTCCTGATGGAACCATTCACCAGAAGTTCCTGAGACAGAAGCAAGCTGAGATTGGTGTTGGAGCAGGTGCAAAGCCTCTAACGGATACCCGTGAGGCGGCTTTGCTTGTAGAGGAACTCAAGGAGATCCATGCAGAGTCCAGGCAGGCTGCAATGAAGAAGTGGAAGGCGAAATTCGACGAGGCAAAGTGGTCATCCGTAAAGGAGGAGTTGCTAGAGAATGCAGTGAAGCAAAGATGGGACAAGGACGCTCGCTTCCATACTATTGTGGAGGCTGCTAAGCAACAAGGTAAGCATCTATTATTCTCCACTGGTTCTAGTTCAAGTGAATACGGTGGCAAGAGAACCAAGGAGGGATACTTGGAGGGTGAGAATAAGTTAGGCAAGATGATTATGAAGGTCGCTGGATTTGAATAGAATAAAAATATATAAGCAATAGATGATTATAGGTATATTAGTATGTAAAAATACAGGCAATCTTGGAGACTGGTATCAAAGTGGAGCTTCCTTGTATCTATGGTGGTGTTATTTTAATAAACCAGATACATTTTTAGTATTTCTAAATAATGTTATTAATACTTCAAGGCTAGATAAATATGATGTGATGTTTATAGATCGTGATAGAATATCAGAATCTATTAAACCTCTAAATAATGAGAAAGTTATTTTATTATGCAATGCCTGGTGGATGCAGGCAATAAATAAAAGACTTGATTTTCCTCCACCTGATTGGATTATTCCAATCTACACAAGTGTACATATTAGTAAACCAGAACTGCTATCAAGCCCTAAAGTAATAAATCATTTTAAAAAATACGAACCCATTGGTTGTAGAGATTTATCTACTTTTAGACTTTTTAAAGATAAAAATATTGCTGCTGAATTTTCTGGATGTCTAACTACTATTTTTAATTTAAGAGATGATGCACTAGGATTTAAAATAACAAAAGACTACCAGGGCGTGGAAGTTGAAAATGATCTATTAGTGCCTATATCTAAAGATAGTATCAAGATGACACAGAAAGTAAAAGGTTCTGCAGATATGCAATCCATTATTCTGGCAATTCAGTCCACATATAATTTATTATTTGCTAAAAACACGACAACTTCCCGTTTACACGTATGGCTTCCGCTTATATCAAATGGGGCAAACTGTATACTAATAAATAAGAAAACAGGACAACAGTTTAAAGAGGGCGATAGCGATAATCAAGGTCAGAGTGTAAATAGATTTACAGGAATTATTGATTTAGTAAATTGGCCTGGGTTTTCGTATTTTAAACAGAAATTTCTAAATGAAACCCTGGTAAAAATTGACATGGCAACTAAGCCATATCGCTAGGTATATGCCAGAACCCTGGCAAACCCTTGCAGTTAAAAATCATCATCCCAGAGATAAGAATGTGCGCTTTGTTGAAGACACACATACTTATTATGTAAATGGTTCATCAAAGGGAATTGTATCGACTACTGGCTTCGTCCACGCCTTCTTCGGACATTTTGACGCAGATGGAGCAATAAAGGCCATGAAGCGAAATCCAGAGAAGTGGAAAAAACATCCTTTGTATGGTAAGACGGATAAAGAAATTAAGGAACTCTGGGCGGCATCAGGGCGCGATGCTTCAGGAAAGGGAACTGCTCTACACTTGGCAATTGAGAAACACTTGAACGGTGCAATAGAACTCATTCCTCCTGAGGTCATGGATACTCCTGAGTGGCGTTACTACATGAATTTCTATAATGATACCAAGGATAGCTTAGAACCCTATAGAACTGAGTGGGAGGTGTGGGACGAGGAGCATAAGCTGACAGGTAGTATTGATATGATTTACAAGCGCAAGGACGGCAACTTTGCAGTCTATGATTGGAAGCGTTCAAAGGAAATCAAGATGGATAATCCATTTCAATCCGGTCAGGGACCCATGGAGCACTTGCCTGATGTGAATTATTGGCATTATACGTTGCAGCTAAACGTATACCGATGGTTCTTACAGAAGCACTATGGCCTCAAGGTAGTTGAGCTCGCCATTGTCATCTTTCATCCTAATAATAAAAACTATCAGATCTTCAAGCTCAACATCTTAGATGATGAGATTCAGGATATGTTGGAATCTAGAAAGCGCGCAGTTAAAAATGGTTGTAAGAAGGCCGTGGAATTCGAGGTTGTCGAGACACCATGTATGCTAGATGATTAGGTTCATTCAAAAAAAATACAATGGCGTATATAATTCGATAATACATCCCTATTCATACTATACAGACCTGGAATTTGTAATTTTTTAGCTATTTTCCTTAACTTATCAAGAGACATTGTGTCTAATTCAGTAAGATTTTTAGAGAGTAAAATATTTATAGGAACATTCTGTCCAGTACACACACGTTTATCAATAGTAAAAAAGAATGCCTCCTCAAGTTGATCTGCTAGAGGAATAACTCGAGGAACAATGTAGTTCATAGTTTACTATCAATTAAATTTTTTAAATAGAAAAGAATATCTTGACCCTCGCATTAATCTGAGCACGACACTGGGGACACTTTGCATATCTAGATCTATCTGTCTCAGCACACCCTTTACAATACGTATGACCACATGGAACTAAAGCTGTATTTACTTCATTGTCGAAACAAACTGGGCACATTTTCTTTTCTCTGTCATTTGGTTTCACAATCTCATTGACCCCTGTTACTATTAGAGAACGCAATGCATTTAGTTTTCTAGTTATATCATCAATCTCACCTTCCAATGAAGCAATTTTCCTGCGTATAATATCAGATACAACTGAATTTATTTCATTAAAATAATTTGTAAGTTTTGTATTTACTTCATTCAGACCAGCTAAGGATTCCACGTGATTTGACATATATATCTTTTTTAAAGTGTCCATATTTGTATAAATCTTAGTTGGAATTTCTAGAATAGAGTTGAGTTGTGAATTATATTCATCTAACTTTATTTGTTTCTGCTTGAACTCCTCATTCAAGCGATTAAACAAATTGGCAGTCTGTAAATTCTTATTTATAAGCAAATCATCTTCAGACATTGAAACGGTTTCATTTGCCATTGGAATTACTAAATTATTTCTCTGTTCAAGAAGACCTTGATATGCATATTCTAGGGGATTTGTCGATTGAGGTTCAGAATAATTTTCAAAGACCTCAATCCCATGTCTAGTTAAATAATTCTCTATACTATCCATCTATTCAGTTTTACCATTAGCATCTTTAGATGTCTTTATCTAATTCAGGAGCAGGTTCAAATTGTTCATCAAATGATTTTCCACCGTCTCCATCACCATTAAACCACTCAGATCTCAAAAGTTCCCACCAAGAATTCCAGTCTGGAGATCCCTCAGGGACAATATACTGGTCCCCAATTCGCTGAGCATCTTGTCTAATTGTTAGCCTTGGAACTTTTTTATCAAAGATTTCCTGTCTTCTAGAGGCAAATCGAATGAGCTCGTCTACCAAGCGTAAATAAAGCATTCTAGGAACATGAAGATTTATCTCATTAGGTCTTATAGTGGCAGGAGTATGAATTCTACAAGTATTGTCTTCTGCTTTCCAACGGCATCTTCCAGTGCAACCAGTCTCACCTTGGGCTATACAATCAACTCTTAGAAATCCTAATTCAGTTTCATCTCTCTCATCACTTGGTTCTAACCATCCTGTAATCTTACCTTCTAACATTATATCAAGCCTTTTTCTCTTCTCAAAAACAGGTATATCATAACGCTTCAAAATTTCTTCTAGCTTTTTACGGAAACTAGAACCACCGCTGGGTCCAGATCTGGCTAACCATGATGAAAATGTGAGACGTAAATGCTGGTAAACATCTTCTATTTCATCTTGAATCGAGGAAGATTCTAGTTGAACGTATTTCTTTTTATCTTCTTCACTAGCGTGTTCAAATGCCTTCAGACGCATTTTGGAGTCATATGCGATATCCTTATTTATTTGCCATTCGAAATCAGGTATATCTGCAGGTTTATGATTTATTGCTTTCCACTCTGCCTCTGTAAAATATTTAGGAACAGTATCAAATTTAACTGGATTTACAAAATTCTTTGCAGGAACTACAAAACCATTGTTCAATTGAACACCAACCACATTTTCGCCCTGAGTTCTCAGGCGCACTGGAGTATAAGATCTTGCGAAGGGTTTTAATGCTTCTACTGAAAGTAAGATTGATCTGTAAAACGTTATAATTATATCAGCGGATGCAGGATTAAAATCATCCCAGTCAAAGAATATATTCTTGTTGAAATGCATTGAACCATCGTCTGACACTGGAACCGCGATAATTTCTCCAGCAACTGGAGACTTATATGCAACTCCTACCATATGATTGTAGGAGTCGCGAATTATAGCATTTGGTTTTGCTCTAGCAATTTCAGAAATAATATCAGATGCAGCGATTAATGCACGAGGGTCAAATCCAAATTGACTTGTAAAAGGTCCTCTTTTCATAGAACATTGCTCAAAGAATTCATTCACCCTTTTTAGAACAATATGTGGCCACTTACTTTCATCTGACCTCTGAAACATTATCGTAGGTGTATGACGACCATCTGGTAAATTCCCTTCAACATAAAAGAGAGGTTCCCACCCATAATTCTTCATTATTCTTTTCTCTGGAAATTGCCTATCACGTGAAACCTTGGAATAGTGAACCATAAATCCAATATCAGATTGCTTTTGCTGTTCTGTTAAAGGATAAGGAGGGAAGCGAATTTTCTCAAACTTAATATCACGTTTAAATTCAGATTTATCCCCCTTCTTAATATTGAATTCTTCTATAGACACTTCTAAGATAATTAGAACAAGACCCCTCTTGGAAGAAAATCCAGGTTCAGCTAGAATTTGATATAGAATACGCGGGTCCTTTTTCTGAGTTTCATCGTCCATGAAACTCTTGAAACATTCATATGCATTCATCATTCGTTCAATCGCAGGAATATTAGCGCTTGTTAGCTGGTCAACTCCTAATTGCTCAGATGCCCATTGACGCATGTCGTTTTGCCTTTTAGATTGACACTTATTGAAAAATTCATTCACTAGATTTCCACTGTTCATCTGAACAAATCTCTTAGGAGTAATCTGAGTATCTAAATATTGTTCTACAATTGTTCTAGCATTTCCTTTCTTTTGGAAAAAGGGTACCAGAGCAGATAAGAAAGATCGATTCAAGTCTGTATTATCAACACCTAGTCTGAGAAATCCCTTAGCAGTCGGCTTTAGTTTCCTGGTAATATCACGGGCTGCGAATTTGTCTGATGTTGAATCTTGTTCAAAGTAAAGGTCAAGTGCTTGAGGTAGGAGACCAACCTGAGGACCAGACTTAGGATCTGTAGGTGCACCTGCCTTGGGTATAACAATTTCTAGAGGTATTCTCGTTGAATCTACGATTGTTTTTACACTTACACCCTGAGTTACACGATAAAAATCTGCCTCATAAGTGCTATCTAATGGTTTCTGCTGAGTTTGAATTATCTCATCTTCAGGTATTTGTTCTACCTGTGTAGGCTGTATCTGAACAGTTTTGATCTTTAACTTTGGTTTTACAGGAATAACTTCTTTACCCATGATTTGATTTGCCAGGGGTTGTGCTAATGGAGCTTCAGATTCTTGTAAAGGCTTAGGTTGCACTAAAGGCTTAGGTTGCACCAATGGCTTAGGTTGCACCAAAGGCTTAGGTTGCACTAAAGGCTTAGGTTGCACTAAAGGCTTAGGTTGCTCTAATGGTTTAGCACCTCTTGATATAGGAGGTAGACCAAGCTTCTCGAATTCTGCATCATTGTCGCTAGTGAAACGATTTTTAGGATCTGCGAAGCAGCAAGGTAAAGACATTCCACTTGGATTCTTTTTCTTATCTAAGAATCCAATGTAAATCTGTCTTTCTGTTTCAGATCCAGGTCTCGTCTTGCGTTGTAATACAGTCATATTTGAATCCCGATCTGAGTCTTTGTCGAACGAATCAGGGTCAACTAATACACCCTTACAGAAGGGACAAGACATGGCTGGTTTTGGTAGACCCTTTCTGTCTGTAATTGACTTGAAATCCTTGTATCTTACCATTAGACGATCTCTGACGCAAAAGAGTCGAGGGCAGAAATAATAATTAACTCTTTTAGCCTTAGAGCCGTATGTTACTAGTGTTATAATTTCCTTATTTTTTTCACTGGGATATGTCTTATCATCAAAGGTTCCATCGAAGGTTCCAGATTCATTCTCCTCTTTTGATGGCTGTCCAAGACGACCTTCACCCTTTCCTTCACCTTTTCTTCTAGGAAATGATAATTCCTTTTCCTTAGAAGATTGTTCTGGGTAAACTACAAATTCTAGATCCTTGTCATTCTTATATATTGCTTCCATTTCCTTGAATTCATCCTTATCTAAGACAATTGGTTGTCTAGATTCATTCGCTGCGCAATGGCTGACATAACCACGTTCACCAGTGCCTGCAGTAGAATAATTGAAGACATCTGCATCTGCTAACTTTAATTTATCAATGTAATATTTCTTGACCTTAATTGCCTTGTCATCCACTGGTTTCTTGAACGCTTCTGCAGCTTTTATATCATCCTCAGTCATGCCTTCAGGGATATTTTTCTTTTTAGATGCACCGCCAATCGCTTGGGCACCGCCACGTTGACCAAATTGCATAATATTACTAAAATCTTCTTCTTCAGGTTGCTCCTCAGATTGCTCTTGAGCTTGCTCGGCTTGAACCTGAATTTCTTCTGGTAGTCCATTTTGGAATACTACATCTTCTTCATTTTCCTCAGCTTCTTCAGGTTGTTCAGCTTGAACCTGAATTTCTTCTGGTAGTCCATTTTGGAATACTACATCTTCTTCATTTTCCTCAGCTTCTTTAGCTTGCTCATGTTGCTCAGGTTGCTCAGGTTGCTCAACTTGCTCAGGTTGCTCAGCTTCTTTAGCTTGCTCATGTTGCTCAGGTTGCTCAGGTTGCTCTTGAAGTTCATCAGGTGTCCCATTTGGAAATACTGCTTCTTGATCTTGTTCCTCAACTTCTTGAACAACTTGCTTAATTGTAGGCGTCTTAAGTTTTAATAAAGTTTTAGGTTTCACTGTAGGTGTCTTAAGTTTTAATAGTATTTTGGGTTTTACTATGCTAGGAGCTACAGGTACAGGTACAAGGGCAATATCATCATCCTTGTATACATCTCCCTCTTCATCTAATGCAATACCTTCTTCTGCAACTGGAACTGATTGTGATATAGGCTTGGGAGGGGCCATAGTCGGTAAAACAGTTTTCGCTGCTATTACAGGAGGCTTTCCACTTGTAAATCTATCAGCTGGTGCAGTTATTAAGAGGCCAAGTAGATTCGTAATTGTCTTATATACCTGGAAGCTTTCCGCTCTGTATATATGGAAATTATATGTAGGATGTTGCGCGTAAATTGCAATATCTACACCTGGATTCTTATTCAAAATAAAATCCTTTGTCTCAGGAACTGCTAGAACATATTCATTCCTCTGAGCGAGCCATGAGACAACTTGAGTTCTTGCTTCAGGTAAAGGAATTTGGAATTCTTCAGATACACGAGGAGCCCAAGTATCTTCTTTGGTTTCTCCTGCTAAAAGTTCATGACTTGCAATCTGTGTTAAAAATGCAAAAATGCGATCCTCACTTGAAAAATTACTAATACCTTTAAAACGAATCATTGCCAAGGGGGTTTCCTCAGGTAGAGGAGGAATTTCCTGGAATACAGATGAAAATGCCTTTAGTCTTCTTTGTAATATAGCTCGTGTAATAGGCGCATCATCACGCTGAAGACGTATTTTTAAAACTACATCAATCTGCGCTAAGGATGGGCTTTGGGTTGAGAAAGGTAAATCAACTAGGGCAGCTTCTAAAGATTCTGGTGCAGTTTCCAAATCACTACGAGGATCTAAGATGCGTTTTTGCTTCGGTGGCTGTATTAGTAAATCAGATGTTCCATCATTCCATATACGCATTGTTGCATAGAGTGGCGATTCTCTTAATTCAGATAATGACATCTTAATATACATACAATCCTTGCCAACATCAGGATTTTTATCTTGCTTCCAAGTTAGCAAAAGATTTGGATCAGCTAAATCTGGAATAGGTAGAATACCTCTTACATGGATTTTAGTTAAAGGTTGACCTGTTCCAGGAAAGAATCTCATAAATGGTCTATCATGGGTTACACGAGTTCCAAAGAATAATATAGCAGGACCCTCCCATGATGAGGGTGTTATATTCCACGCCCATCTGATAAACTTAACACCATCTAAAGTAGGTAATTGTAATTGACCTTTTAATTCATTTAGTAAATTACCTAAATATATACATTGTTTGAGAGCCGCTGCAGTCTGTTCTGCCTGTGCAATTATAATAGGTGTAATAACACTTTGACCAGTTGTATCAGGCAATGCATTAGGGTCTAAGTATGGAAAATACGGTATGATGCGACCATATACATCACGTTCTCCTAGAGGCCTAGGTCCAATAATACGGTCGACTAAATCTGTATACAAAAATACATGAATTTCAGGTATTCCTTTCGCCTTATCTAATTCAAAGATATCTGACAAGGTCATTCGAATCCTATTCGTTTTTGAAACTGATTTTTGAGCACCAGATGAATCCACAAATCGGTCATCAGGAGGACCTGTCATACGTAGATCAGGACTTACTAGTGAAAAATAACTATCAGTTTTCCATAGAACTTCAATTGGCTTGTATAGCGTAGCTCCTCCCTTCTTAAGCTTTAATTTAGGCCTCTGAGAAGGTTTAATCGTAGCAGAATTGGGTTTTTCTAATGTTGGTTGTACTTGCGGCACTGAAGGAGAATATTGAGTTGTATTTACTACAGTAGCTTGATCATCAACGACTGTTTTATCTTTATTTACTACAGTAGCTTGATCATCAATAGTAGGTTGCTGAACAATACTTAGTTGCTCATTAATTATACTGTAATGCTCTTCCGAATGATCTTCACGTATACCCATGAATACAACTGCAGGTGAGAAAGATGGATTCCTTTGTTTTACATTCCACAATGCAAGTTTTACTTCATATAAAGTAAACCATCTGGGTAAAGGTCCAAGTTCTAGAGTTTCAATGTCCTCCTGGTTAGAAGTAAATCTGTGAATTTTTAAATTTAATGTTTGGTCAACAAATCCCTCCTCCATCATTTCAGGTTCGAGGAGCGATTTGAACTGTTTTCCTAAGTCTAAAGACATCTACCGTCAAGCGTTAATTTTAGCTACTCTCATTCTCGCATTCTTTTTATCATAAAAAATGCCAACTAACCTACGGTTCCTATCTTGAGAGGGTTGCCGATGACATCCGGATAATCTTTTCCTGCATCGTATTTGGGTTGATCTGTTATTTTTTCACCACAGTATTTCACAGGATGTGCACGAAAATCCTGATATTTATAGATTTCAATTGATTCAGCTTCCCTGAGAAGCCATCCAAAGTTATTCCAGAATTCAGGGCCATGGCTGGCCACTGACGGGGATGTTATAACATGTCCCATTTCATGTAGTGCAACAAATACCATCACATTCTCATCAACTAGAGGTTCGTTTGTCTGATCTTTTTGTCTCAAGCAGAGGTGGATACTATCACCCTTATTTACGCTGTAAGAAACATGCTCAGAATCCGGAGTTGCCTCATAGAAACGCTTAGGGTCAGCCTCAAACTTCTCATTGAGCTGAATTACCTGAGGTTTATTAGGATATCTATGCCGGAGTACATCAATGAGTTTCTGCAACTTGTGTCTAACACGGGCTAATAAATCTGCAGCTTGTTGTTTATCAGGCATATCACGAACATTATACATCAAACCATCAACCTTACTGCGAACATGAATGATTGGGTATTTAGAAGTTGCATTATGAAAGAAACCCCATACTCCTGATACAACTGTATCCATCTAAAGTCGTGTAATATCTTATGATGATATCACATGAATTTGTAAATATAAAAAGCCTTAGCATAGCTGCGTTTACGCAATCTCGAGAGAGCGTCTGTTGGTGTCAGGTTCGATTGTGCTCTGGTTGAAAACAGAGACTGCGACTTGGGGATTAGGGGGCTCAGAACGAAGCTGGTAGTTAGCATTACGCATGCTCTGGCCAACAGTGTTGATGCCAATTAGAGCACCTGCAGATAAGAAGTTCTTACCCTTTAGAGATCCTGTGCCCATAGGGTTCTGCTGGGACCATACGCTGTTCTGGTCCTTGGGTAATAGCTCACCAGGGGTTAGCTGGTCGCGAGGGTAGCATCCCTCGGGCTTCTCTGCATCTCCGAAAGAAGCGGGGCCCTCCATATCACCCAAGTTAGCGAACCCCTCGGCCCTGTTAGGATTGCTCATTACAGAGTCGCGCATTGCACCACCTGCGCCACCAGGGAAGTTGGCGGGCTGGTTTCCAAGAGAAGCAGAAGAAAGAGTACCCATAAAACCGTCGCGGCGTAATAATCCACCTAGGGAAGGATCAATGAGATATACTGCAAATGCTACAACGGCAACGGCAACTAATCCTAATACGATGTCGCGAGTTCTTAGGCCTGACATCCGATTATTCTGTTAGCAATGTATAAAAAAGATAGCACTCATTCATCCTCATCCTCCGAATCCGGGGGCATTCGACCTGTAGCCTCAAAATATTGCATCCTAATCTGCTCGGCCTCAACTCTGGCCTTGGCGGCCCGGAGACGTGTTAGTAAATAATCTTCTTGTGCCTCTTGTGCATCATTAACAAGTTCAACTGGGGGCAACGCAGACTCAGAGATTTCAACTTCATCGCCTTGAGAAGAGGTTTCACTTTCACTTTCCTCAAATGAAATCTGAGGAATGCTGGAAGGCGCAACGTAGGTAGGTGTCCATAGAAGGGTGACAACCTTAGGAGTTAGAAGAAGCGTTGTTAGAGCTGCAGCATTTTCAGTATCCTGTGCTAGGCTACTGAATGAATGTTTTACCCTCTTTAAAAGCTGGTCGTGAGAGGGCAACTTTGCAAACCAATTTCCACTTGCACCCTCGTCAATAAGATTATTAATAATCGCATCTGTATAGTTTTCAACTGCATCATTATCCTTAAACACAGTGCTTCCATTTGTATCTTTCATTATAAAGACACGCATCTTATCAGTCAATGCCGGTACAAGGTTAATAACATAATGACCGTTTACAGCATCCCAACTAGGCGGAACAAAGGACATTCTCTGCGTTTCCCTATCAATTCAAGTTTAAATGGGCTTCGGTAGAGATGTCTAAGGCAAAGCCCGGGACCATGGTATATAATATCTTAGATAGAGCTGTTGAATTCTTTCAGGAGGCTAGAAACCGCGAAAGAATCCAGCAGAATTGTTTGGACCCCATGCTCCGTTATTTACTAGATCGTATGTTCCCCTATATTATTTTGACTTGTATCTTATTTTCTTTAATTTTACTAATGTCTCTTACAACAGTTGGACTTCTTATGTTTCAATTACACATGTCATCTAAGCTGCCGATGCATTCCATTACACAAGTATCCAATGCTGCAATACAAGCAGCAAATGCGGCTATAGAACCAGTCTTAAATCAATAATCCTAATAAATGAACAACGAGGCACTAGCACACAATGTTCGTGGATGGGTTCACTACGATAATATGTCAGCAGCTTTGAACAAACAAATTACGAATGTTCGTAAGCAGCGCGATGCATATGAGGAACAGATACACTCATTGCTTACACAACACCAAATGCCTAATGCAGTAATTCAAATCTCCGGGGGGCAATTACAATTACAGGAAGAAAAGGCAACCGCTGGATTAACTATGAAGTCATTACAGGATTCTGCTTTATCTTTTTTCAAGGGTCGCCCTGAAATTATTAATCCCGAAAAAATGGCAAATGATTTTGTTCAACACATGAAACAAGGTAGGCAAGTGACCACCAGTTTACGGCTCAAAAAATTGAAAGCGCCCACCACTTAGTAAAAAGCATACATTAGTTAAGTTTCATACACATTAGTATGCTATCATTCTATAATTGGAAGAATCAGTTTGCATATGTGGGACCTGGTTGCAATAAAGAGCAGGAAGGAACCATGGAAGAAGCTATGTTAATCTTCTTCTATGAAGGAATAAGCCCTTGGATTAAGAATATTGGATATAAATGGTCCCGTGATGATAATTATATTGCCAAGAATTTCGTTCATCTTTGCTATATGATTCATACTACTACAGACATGTATGGGAAGGATCTTAAGATCCCTAAACCTAAGCATCGTGATTTTCAAGAGGATAGAGAGACATTTGATTTCTTTGTCGATACAATTCAACTAATTGATTTCCTCGAGCCATGGAATTTTAGATCTGAAGTCGTTGGAACGCGGTTTGAACATTTGATTAGAGAATTCTGTTATGTTTGGATTGATGTAACATCAGGGAAGCCTGGAGCATTTACACAGAGCATATTTGATGCAGAGGCAGAAGCTGAGGCCGAGGAGGAGACTAGTGGCCCTGATACTACATCAAAGAAGAAGTGGGACTTGTATTAAAAGATTGTAGAAACAGTTTACTAAAAACCTCTTTCTAAAGCCTTTTTCATTTTATATATTTAGACCCTTGGTCATTTTAAAATGGCATAAAATTGAAAAGTATCATTGTCTAAAAAATGACAATAACAAAGAGAATGTTTAGAATAAGTGAAAATGATTTACTTATTCTAATGAATGCTTATAAGATAACAGATACTCAAACTGGTAATTCAACTGCTACATTTATAGGGAAATATCTAAAAAAATCTTTTAAGACTGGGATGTTTGAAATTACAAGGACTGGATTATTAAGAGAGGCTACGTGGGCTAGGAAGAATGGATTTATTGAATGGGGTCAAGTAGTTTCTAAATGGGCTGAACTGGCAGAAGTACCAGTTTAAAATACCCACTGTTCTAAGAACCCCAGTGCTCCTTATTGAAAGGGAGAATGCCCATGCTATCAGCCTCTTCCTTGAATTGCTGGACCTTTTTATCAAATTCTAAACCTGATTGTGTAAGAGGTCTTGTAGATCCTGCCATGATTGCGTTAGCGTCATGCTGCGATTGGGAAGGTTTCTTCCCAATACAGGTTACACCATACTTGAGTTCTGGGTTATCAAAATAACCACCATTTACACCAGGATTTCCACAGGCCCCCTTTTGCTCAGCAGGCCCCTGTTGTAGCTCCTCATAGGTGCTCTTCTGGGTTGGGTAAACTGCCATCTGACCTTTTACCCACCCATAATTACACCAATCAGCCCCCTTTTGCCATGCATCTTTCACTTGTTCATACGTAGCAAGTTCAGCACCAAGGGCCTTACAGAGAGGAGCCGCGTCATAGTATGAGTAATTATTCTTGCTTATAGTAAAGACTTCTTTTGCCGGAGGTAGGATTTTCTCTACAATTCCGCTCATGCCGGTATGCTCTTTTGTAGTCTCATCTTGCGGAGGTATAGGGGGTGCAACTGGAATATCCTCCTGCTTCTTTTCAGGGGGTGCCCCAGTTCCTGTTAGCCATAGATTGATTTGATCTGTAATATTATTCATAGCACTCATGAATTCACGATAATAAAAGGAAAACAAGATTATAGCAATTAGAAGAAATCCACAGAACCATAGAAGAGGTGTATTCCAACTGGACCCAGAATTTGCTCCACTTGAGCCATTGTTCATCTTAGGAATATTTTTAACAGAATTTGCAGGTAATGCAACTAAGCTGTTCATTCTTTGAACGGTGCTGTTCATCTACTAAAAAGCTTTTAGAAAAAGCTTACCAAAAGTGATTTGAAGCTTTAAAAAAGCCTTATCAAAAGCTCTTTTAAGGCTGTGTATATTGAAAATTCCTATAAAGAATCTTCGGGTTTCGTGCGATTGCCACCACGAGAAGCAATTACCTGACGTTGGTCAGGGCTTGTGCAAACGCATCCACCATCACATGAGTAAGAGGAAGGGCAGCACTCAGGCTTACACTGGTTATTCTTAAACATGAAGAGGGAATCTGGGCCGGGCTCAAACGCAGGGCCATTCAAGGGCTCATTAGGAGTATTACACTTCCACTTGCTTACGCCATCCGGACAGGTTAGACCAACGGCATCAAAGGGTCCCATCTTGTTATAGCTTTCCTTGGCACCCCCTGCATTCTGGAGATAGTAAGAGGCAAAGCCATCGCGTGTCACACCATGAACTAGGGGGCTCTGGGAAACAAGGAGGGCGGCAATTACAAGTAGGATCATTCCACCGAGAAACATTAGCTGCTTGCTCATCTTCTGAAATGAGCGCATCTTTTATTTTTTTTTATTCGAGGAGCTCTTCAACCCGGGTATGGGCCTCCAATATCATATTAGATCCAATCTCAGTAAAATCACGCACTAAATACTCTTGACCATTCATCATCTGAATCTTGAAGTATCCTAAATCAGTAATAAGTTGCATACCTTGCCAAGTTATTTCTTCCACCTTCCCTTCAGGATGTTTCCAGTTTTCTCCATCTAAGATCCAATTTCCATCAGTCATTCTATCTTGCTTGGAACCAATTGCCGTATGAACAATACGATGACATATACCAGTGATCTTTACATAACAATCTTTTCCATAAATCCAATCGCCCACTTTTACTACATGTAGAGGTCTCCATCCACCCTGATACATCCATACCTTCAATGAATAGTCAAGACATGGGGCATAGGTAGGAACCCTTGTATTAACGGTGGTGTTGGAATCATTTAGAATACCATATGCAACCATTTCCCAGGCCTTCTCAGCCTCCTTAGAATCTGCAATTTCATCCCAATCCAAAAATCTCAGAGGACCCTTAGAACCCATTACAGGAATTTCACGCTTATTTGTAATCAAGGTCCACAAGGTATCTTCCTTTTCTAATATTTTAATAGCCCTAGGATGATCTTTTACATAGATAACTTCATCACCTTCATATATACAATGATATCCACTTACTAACACATTGTCTAAATTATAAAGCTGTTCACCTGGAACTTCAATTACTGCCTGCACTAATATATTGTCATGTAAGATATCACCTGGTTTCAATGAAGAAATATGCTGCAAATTACCGGATTTCATTATGACATTTGTGTGCTTATGGAAACAAAAGACAACACTCATTGGCCCAGTGGCACCAGGCATTGCCTGTTCAATACCAATTACTGTAATCAAGACAATTACTAGTAAAGGTAGGATAGGTAAAAAGAAAATGAAAATTAGAGCCATACAAATATATAAAACAATCATAAGAACTTTAATAATAAAATCAATTGTATTTAAGAATACTGTCTGCAATGATAAGGCAATAAATATTGTTGCAATTGCCGTTGATGCTGCCTTCTTCATAGCCATGAAAATTTGCTGAAAAATTCTAGCAGACATCGCTCCAATTTGTGAGAATTTATTGAAGAATTTATTCATCATTTCAGAAAATGGCACATATAATGTGTTCAATTGAACTCTGAGAACCTTGAACACTTTTGTCATAATCTCACCTGCTGCGAATTGTTTTCTTAGAAGTTCAAAGAGTAAACCGAAAATAGTTTCAAGATAGGTTGTAGTTTTAGTGGTAATGCAAAACTGAAAGTTATCTGATGCAAACGTTGCTACAGATCTTGGATCATCGGGTGGTTTATACCGAAAAGCAGTCATTAGAATATCAAGATCGCATCTGCGATCTGACCAATCTGTGATTACTTCATTTGTAATTCCAACTTGTTCGAAGCTCACTATACCAAGTATTAATGCAATCGTCATTCCAACAAATATATATTTAGGTTCAATTAGACCTTGTTGTGTTGAGGGCGGTGCCTCCATCTATTCTAATCCTGCTTTAACAAGTTTGTATATTTTAGCGTTTCAATAAACTATCGGCATATAATTTCTTAGTATCGGGGCTATATACTTCCATTGCATCTCTTATTACATGGCCACCCATAATTTCATATTTTGCACCGGGACTTACAAAGAGTGCTATCACTTCTGTATTATTGGATGGTGCATCAGGTAAAAAAGAATAAGCACGTAGCCATTCACCTTTCTCTTCATTCCAAATCAATGACCCCTTTGTAATTCTCTGCGTGGAAGATAGTCTACAGAATTCCTTTGTTTCTGAGCACTGTATTCCAACCACGGTGTCTCTTTCTGTAATCTTATCGCCCAATTGAATTTCATATAATGGCTTGTATCCTGTCAATGTCTTAATCATGGTGGATGCAGGTAAACCAACTTCATAAGACAATTCAGATACTGGTTTCTCTTTTCTTATTTTTCCATTCAAGGACTTGTCAACCCATGCCTGAGTATCAGCATTTGCTTCATCTGTCTCATCGTAGTCTGCGAACATGTAGGGTCCAACCGGTAACAAATGATCGTCCGTTGTTAGACAATATAAAGGTCTTTCTAGACCACCTGACCATCCTCCAATCGCCTTCGCCTCAGGATGGTCCTTGGCCATAATCCATTTTCCATTGTATTTTATGAAATGATTAGAACTCACTTGTATTTGATCTTTATCCAAGGGGTGAGTAAACTCAACCATTTCCTGTCCATCTGAGAAAAACTTATAGACTGTCTCCACCTTGTGCCCCCCTTGTAAAATATCATTTACCTTGATTTCTGAGATAGGATATGTTTCACCGCTCTGTAGTGTAATGACTTGTTCCGGAGGAAAACAAAATGCATCAATAAACTTGAAAATGAAGGTATCTCCAAAGTTTGAGATACCTGTCTGAGCTGAGATACCCATGTAAATTACGGCAAACATTGTTCCATATACACGATACATTAGTGTTTTCATTCTTGATGCCGTAAGTTTTACACGACCCATCATAGCCGTCATACGTGCTTTGAATTCGTTTACAATTTTGATAACTCCACCAACCAAGGTTGCTATCATTGTTCGGAATGAATTCGCCGAATTCATCAAATTCATCAAAATATTACTGAAACCAAACATACCAGTTGCAAATGGCCCAGTAATACCCTTTGTGGTTTCCTGAATAATTTGCTGTAAACAGAATTCAAAGTTCTCATTCACACTGTATCCAAAGAGTCCTGCTAAAGGCATCATTTGAGGCTGACATCTATATTTTGACCAATTCATTTGTATATCAATCATACTTGCAGTATTTTCTAGACCAAAAAATAGACCAAAACAGACCACAAGAAGTAAAGTGAATAATAAATATGGAACAGGATATTCTTTAATAACAGGAGTAGTGGTTTGATCCATTCCTCTTCTTATTTTCACAAGATACTAAAATTATTACTAGTCTTACCTACATTGTTAATTTGTTCCGATTTATAGGAATCTGCTAATACTAAAGTGTTAGCTCGTAGTTATGTCTTAACCAATCTCTGTCTGCCTTAAATACTCTAGATGCCTCAGGAGCACTATGCTTAGAAAGCTTTGCCACAATATCTAGTTTACGGAATACACCAAGTGGTCCAAATTCCTTTATTGCCTTTCTTAAGGCCGAATGTCTCTCTTCACGATGTTTCAAGTAGATGTAGCCGTGCTTTTTGAGTTCTCCTCTCCTTAGAGGACCTATACGGTCGCCGGGACTAGGGGGCTTCACTTTTTTATCACCCTTATCTTTTACACATGCAGGCTTGACGTAAACTGATTTCTGGGCAGGCTTAATATGATATTCTTTTCCAGAAGCCTTCTTCACGGTATATCCTTTTCTCATTACGGTAGCACCAAAGCGTCTTACATAACCGTGGCGTTGAACCTTACCTGGAGGGCATCTGAGTTTAGAAGTCTTATTATGATGTGCACGTTCAAGTCTTTCTTCTTGTCTTCTTAAAATACGTCTTGAGTAATTCTTTCTTGATTCTCTGTAAACTGTTTGGGCTTTTACGCATCTAGGAGGAACGCGATGTCCTCTTTTTGACGTATAGGAAGATCTTTTATGGAAACCATCAGGGCATCCTTTTTCTTGATCATATGGCAAGGAACTCACCATCTTCTACCTTAGTCCAGCATTTTCTCTTTCTAATTCTTCTTCATGCTTCGGGCTACGATTGAAGTGATGGGTTACTAATGACTCATAAAGCATATCCATTAATTCAGATCTTATAGCCATGTCCTTTATGCATTCCATGAGTTCCTCTGGCCACCCTAGAGCTAAAAGATTGCTTGTATCCTCCATGTAGACTGCCTTTCTAATACGAGTCTCCAGTTGCTCTAAACTTGTCTTATATAACTGTAATTCATTTGCATCATCATTTGTTTTCACATGCTCTTTCCACGTTTTCCGTTTGTATTCAATAATCCAAGCGGAAAGGAGTTTTAAACAATCTTCTTCTTTTCCTGCCATGTTTATCTATAAACTCGCTTAGCATTTATTTCTTATTAGAAAACGACACTAAAACAAATCCAGCTCCTAAAATTAGTAAACATAAAGCTACAGTATTAGTCGTTTTATAAGGTATATGTTCTGCTGGACGTAGGATAACACTGGAAAACCCTTCTTTCTTTCTCTTTGAATTAGAACACGATTCAGTCTTCAAGATCCATGGGCTATAGACTTCATTACGAAAACCTTCTAAAGGTTGAAAGCCTTCAAAACCTTCTTTCTTAGCGGTAGGTGCATCATATAGAGTATCTGCAGATGCCTGGTCGGACATAGCTTGAATTGTACTTCCTACTGCTGCCACCGAACTAGGGTCCCGAAACGATGCTGGGTTTCCGGAAGACGGGCCTAGAACAGGTGTCTTAGAAACAGGTGGATTAAATGGTTTTTCTGCAGGGAATGACATATCTAATTGAGTGCGGTGTTTTTCTTATATTCATCTGTATACTGAAATATAGATGAGCAAAGTTGGATTTGACCGTGATTCTGTTAAGAATTTGTCTGAGAAGGCTCAAAATGAACCTACTCGTTTTAATGCGACTGAACGTTCTGCCTTTGTAAAGGATCATATTGAGAAAATTTCTAAAATGCTAAAGGATAGACATTCTATGGATGACGTAAAATCAGTGTTCCCTGAATTTTGTGAACAGTATCCCAATATTTTGGAGATGATCAGTAGACCTGGTGGTTATGACCAAAGGTCTCTTGATTTAATGATTAGGATGCTTGAGAAGATGGGTGAAGGACGTGCATCTCAGCATGAGGCGTCTATTCAGGTTGGACAACATCTTCTAAACGCCTATGTGAAGCCACAACTTGATTCCACGGAATAGCGTTTGTCTTATTAACTATAGTTGAAATTCCAGTAAAGGGTTTTATAGGAACTTGAAATTGTCTACACCAATGAATGGAATGATCTTGTATTTCTTTCCATTGTTTTTCATTAGCTTCATTCCACTCATCTTTCTTAGAAATTGCATATTTCAATGCAGAAACTTGTTGTTCTAAGAAATCATCCTTGAGACTATTAATATCTATTTGAACGTGTTCAGGTAGGGAAGTAAAAATAGAAGTCATATGCTTGAACCCACAAGCATATGCATTCCGTATTTCCACCAGTGTCTTCAATATCCAACCTGGAGCTGAACGAAATCCGCGGCCTAAGAAATATTTCTCTGCATTACAGGGTCTACTCAAGCCAGGCTTATATAAGGTCCAATGATCAAAGCAAGATGCAAGTAAAGCTAGCAAATCCATGGTTGCCTTTGACTCAGTATCAAAGACTTTCAAGATAAAATCGCCACCTTTTACAAGTGTCTGAAGACCAATTAGAGCAGAAGAAACTAGCAAGGGTAAGACCTCTTCTTCCTGTGTTCCATAATGTTCACTGAAATCAAAACCACCATCTGCAGTAAATATATGACATTTCATTCTAGTTTTTTCTAGGAAGGCACCTTGATTTACAGGGACCATGATATCCCCAGTTTCATCTGATCCATATTCAATATGAACCATTGGCGACTTTCTCAAAAAATGATATGCACGCTTCCACCCTGGGATATTTGTTTTCGTTGGTTTTAATGTCATAGCCCACGCATTTTCTAGAGTTAAATTATTCTTTTGAGCCAGATGTAAGAGTGCCTCAATAAATCCACCTGGTCCCTCACATACATGGGCAGACCTTATAACAGATTTTCTAACTGGATCCGAATGCCTTCTAAAGAAATCCATGACAATCAAGATTTCAATCATCTTAAAAAAAGAGCGACTCAATGGTCTTAATGAACAAATAGATTGAGGAATTCTTACATCTTGGCTCTGTGAGAATACTAACTCATATGGATTTGATGCACGCTTCAAATACTCCCATTCATTCTTTGTATCAAGTATTTCTATTTCTTCTTTTAAAATGTCGAGTTCACCCTTTTCTCTCGGCAAAGGCTCTTCTGAATCAGACCAGAGAGGTGTTGGTGGTACGGGCCACGTAGATGGTGTTGATTTATACCAGGTGAGCCATTTTACATGTTTCCAGGGAGGTTTCACTAAGGGCCACGACATACTTGTAGTACAAGGTGCTTGTTTAGCCCTTCGATTTTACGTAATGTATCCAGTCCTCAATTATCTTTTTGTGTTGGGGATTTACATTGTAAATGAGTTGGGGAACATAGACCGTGTTTCCACCTGTGAAAATTATTTTGCAAATAGATTTCTCAGAATCCCCATCAGTATAATAATGGTCAGCAGGTTCAATCGGTTCTACACGGAGCGTAATACCAGGAAATCTATCCTTGAGATTTTCCTCATCTGCCTTGTAATCGCGAAATGACATTGGATTTCTATGTTTTACATGGAAATATAATTTCATTCAAATTTATTTGTGTTTTACACTACAGGGTAAGAAGGATCCATCTGGATTCCACACTGACCAGAAGCACCATTGTAAGTAGGACCACGTGCAAGGAGCACATACCCTTTCATGCCCCAGTCGAGACCCCAAGAATTCTTCACCTTGTAATAGTCGAGACCACCGAGAGACCCGTATCCTACAAGAAGAACACCATGATCCAGGTTAGTGCCACAAGGCTTCGTTAGAACACCTGAAGCATAGAGCTGGAAGGCACTCTCATCTGCCTCAATCGCCACTGCAACAGGCTGCTGGACAACTGCCGTCATGAGCGCAACCTGGGAGTTAGTGGGAACATCCTTGAAGCCAGAAGCCGTAGCGGCTACTGGGAGGCCACTAGATACACAGGTATTGGGGCCCGTCGCCGTATAAGGATATGCCTTGTCAGTCGTTAGACCCTTGTTGTCAATTACATACTGGAAGGCATAGTCCATCAGACCGCCATTACATCCCTGATTGCCCTCACTAGTAGAGCAATCCACAAGTTGCTGCTCAGAAAGATTAGTTAGAAGCTTCTTCTTTAAAAACCAGGCACCCTCAAGTGCACCCGTGCTAGAGAAAGCCCAGCATGAGCCACATTGCCCCTGGTCCTTCACGGGTGTCACGGCACCCTTGGTCGTCCAATCAACGGAACTGGGTAGAGCAGATACATTACTGCTAAGCAATGTCCAGTTGTAGTCCTTCACACGGTTGTGAGTTGCATTGTTGTATCCACCATCCAAGTAAAGCTTAGAAAACTCCTTTCTCGTTAGGTCAGCGAACTTGTTGAGACCCATCTTCCAAGAAAGACCCTTAGCATTGTGCTTGGCAACCTTGCGAACATTCCGGTCATATACAGACTCACGGTAATCACGCTCAGTAGCAGAGAGATACTGCTTACCGTTGGTCAAAGACCAAGATGTAAAAGAAGGATAAGGGCTTACCACTAGTGCGTTAAATCCGTGGAAGGTCATGTTATAACATTGTGTGGGAACTGTTAGAAGAGCAAAAAGGAGAGTAAACATCTCGTATATATAATATACACGAATGTTTTTTAAACCCTTATTGTAGAATGACATTTAAACGAGGAGATAAAGTGGAATGGGGAACCGGTAATACTTTTTATGGTACTGTTCTGAATTGCTATGAAGAGGATTATTACAATAATAATCCAAATAGGCCTAAAATATGCGTTGTTCACGTTGACGATACTGAGTTTCCCACGGAAAATTATCAAACACAGATTGGTGATGAAGTGCGTATACCAATAGATTGGCTAAGGAATCCTGTCAGTAATGCGATAAACTCTAAAGCAAAAAGACTTGCCGTTACTAATGTTTACGAAAAGATGACTGGTCAAAGTGGAGAACCTGGGCGCGGTCCCGCTAATTTAATCCGCAACATGGCTGGTATCAAGGTTCCCAAGGGAGCAAGAGGTGGTTCTAAGAAAACTAGAAAGGCCAGGAAAAACAAGACAAAGAAAAACAGAAAATAAATTAATCAATAACTCTAATCATACTCATAGAATATAAGTATTATTATTGTTTATTCATATAGCCATGCTTACTCTAGAACATTGAATACCACATCTGGCTCCTCCAAATCTACATCGCCATCGGGCATTACAGTATTCATACGCAAGCGCACTGCATTACATTTGTCATCTGTGGCAGCTGCAAGTTCCTCGGCAATGTCATCATCGTCAAGCTCTTCTACATCTTCCTCCTCTGCATCCGCTACAGGTGGCAATCCCTTCTGTAGGCGCATGAAGGCTGCCTCATCGAGTAGCAACTGACTGAAAGTCGTGCCACCACGCATAGGCTGACCCGTCATGATCTTCGCGCTTACGCCAGTTACTGGGTCCATCTCACCAAACAGAGCAGCACGAAGCAAGATCTTCTCTGTCTCCTCGAATGATGCCTTTGCCAAAGGGCCAATATTATTCTTATTGATGCCATAGCGATCCACTGACATCAAGCGACCATTGCGTGTCATACTGTCAATGAGCAAACCTAAATGCCTGTAGTTCACACCTGCATCCGCAAATAAGGAGTCAATCTCTGTTAGAAGCACATTGCGCCCAGCCTCCACTCCTAGAACATCCATTACATCGTGGACATTCGTGGTATACAAACGCGTAGGGTCTACCGCAGGATGGTTCATTACCTCAATGAAATTACTGCCATCTGTATCCAAAACGTATTCTGAGATCTTAGTGGGAACACCCTCTAGGATTTCGACGCGGTTCTCAGACTTACTGAAGGAAGCTGCCTTAATGCCAGGAACACCACGAATTGCAACCGTCATTAGAAGTCTTGCCTGGAACTTCTTGAAATTCGTATAGTCGTCATTTTCATTATCAATCTCGCGGTCCAAGCGAATACGCATGACAAGTTTCTGAGAGTTGAAATCCGTGTAGACCATGGCAACCGTTGAACCAAACTTCTCATTGAGAACAAAGGCAACGTCATCCATGGTAATATTGCGATTGAACATTGCATCCTTGTTGAATTCCAATCGTAACATCCACTTGCTAAACTTCTCAACCTCAGTATCTTCACCTGTAGAACCAGCTTCCCTCTGTTCAAATAGGTTATAGAATGCAATCAAATCTCTGTCCTCAGGGATTACAGTTGTTTCATCCTTAGGATCATAGTAGAGACCAACCGTCTTTACAATGTCGCGCAACATTGTTAGCTCCAAATCCTGCGCCACCTCACGAGCCTTCTCCTTGTCATCGCGGAACTCTGGCTTCAAGGCGATATTTAGGGAAGTGGCCTTCGGTGCCTTTGTCACCTTGAACACCTCCTTCAAACGAGGCACACCACGAGTCATACCTGACTTGGCAGCTACACCAGCCAAGTGGAAAGTGTTCAAGGTCATCTGAGTTGCGGGCTCTCCAATACTTTGAGCCGCGATAATGCCAACCTGCTCACCAGGTTGGGCCCAGGATGTCCAGTTCTTTACTAGGATCTGCTCAACCATCGTATCGAATGCCATCTTAGTTAGGCGATGCTTGACAATGGAGTTGTGAGGTCCAAGATAGAACCTTAGCATTGCAGACCACATTTTGTGAAAGGGTAGAGTGCGTGAGTGAAGGGTCTTCAAGGCCTCGATTACGTATTCAGGGGTTAGGTCGGTTTTCCCTGTAGCCTGGATATTGAATTTCACCTTCAAATTCATAATCATGCGCTCCAAATTCATTGGACCCATTAAACTCTTAGAACGACCATTTCTAAAGACACCATTTACCAACATATCGCGGTCTGCAATTGTCTGGTCAACAAATGCATTGATGAGCTCAGCGTTCTCTGTTCGGTTAGCATCTTCTGATAGGATACTAGTCCAATCAACCCCCTGGAGACCAATTAGCTTTCGAATCTCATCGTTGCTCATTCCGTGGATATTGAGACCCTGGGTCTCCACCTTCGTGCAACTGATACCATCCTCGCCATAATGGAATTGCACAATGCCACCACGCGCATCTCTTACAGTTCCATCATGCTGTGTGACCAAGTCCTCCATCGCCTTCACCATCTGTCTCTGGATATAACCAGTTTCTGCCGTCTTCACAGCTGTATCAATCAAGCCTTCACGCCCAGACATAGCGTGGAAGAAGAATTCCTGAGGTGTCAAGCCCTTCACGAAACTATTCTCCACAAAGCCACGGGCCTCCGCACCGTCATCAAACTTCTTGTAGTGAGGCAAGGTTCTGTCAGTGAAGCCAAAGGGAATGCGACGACCCTCAATGTTCTGCTGACCAACACATGCTACCATCTGTGATACGTTAATTGTGGAACCCTTAGAGCCCGCCTTCAACATACTGATCAAGCGGTTCTCCTGAGCCAAGGCTTTCTGACCTAGCTTACCTAGTTCCTCAATTGCCTTATTCAGCTTACCAAAGACCTGGCCCTCGAACTCATCCTGGTTTGAACGACCCGTGTTGTTATCGAACAAATCCATGTGCACCTGAAGCACGATCTCATCGATTTCTTTCTTGCGTGCCTGAACAATATCATTCATCGTTGACAAAGTCTTATCATCCGCTACTAAATCAGAGAGACCAATGGAGAAACCACTCATGATCAAGTAGGCTTCAATTGTGCTCTGTATAGTATCAATGAGATTTACAGCCGCCTGAGGACCAAAGTCATTGAATGTCGTGTGAACAATACCAACACCCGTCTTGTTCAAGATATCATCGTCTACGATACCCGATGCCTGAATCATACCTTCACGAATCTTAACCATGTTGTTAGGATTGGAGTCATCATCAAAGAACTTATTCTTCAGGTCTGAGTTGATGGGTGGCAACAATGAACCAAGAACCTGTTGCCCAGACCATCTAGGGGCACCATTCTCAATAGTGGGGGAAGGCAACTTTCCATCAAAGCGCTTATTCCACATCATCAAGTTCATCATCTCCTTCTTTGTAAATGTATCTCCTTGCTTTGTAATACGGTAGGAGCCTAGCAAAGCATCTTGAACTACCTTGATAACCGGCTTCTGGTGTCTGGGTGAAATCATTTGATAGGGAACCGCTGCAATATCCTGGAGCTCCTGGATTGCCTCGGAGCTCTGAGGAATATGGGCATTCATCTCATCGCCGTCAAAATCTGCATTATATGGAGCCGTCACTGATACATTCAAGCGGAATGTATTGTATGGCAAGACGCGGACACGGTGTCCCATCATAGACATTCTGTGCAAGGTAGGTTGTCTGTTGAAGAGAACCATATCGCCATCCATCAAATGACGGTTCACCATATCACCATTGTATAGGACGATTTCCTTAGTATTCACGTGAGCTAGAGAGATCATACGGCCATCGGCGCGCACTAAAGTCTTGGCACCAGGGTATACCGCTGAACCGTTTTGAACGAGCTTGTAAATCTTGTCACGGTTGTAGTCAGTCACGCGTTCAGGAACAGTCAAGTTCATTGCAATCTTCATTGGAACACCAAGCTCCGCAATAGAGATATTGGGATCAGGAGTAATAACGGAACGAGCACTAAACTCCACGCGCTTACCCTGCAAGTTATAGCGAATACGACCCTCCTTTGAACCCAGGCGCTGTTGGATTGACTTCAAGGGGCGACCACCACGTTGGGCTGAAGGAGCAACACCAGGAATTTGGTTGTCTACGAGGGTCGCAATGTGATACTGGAGCACATTGGTAAGCTCATCGATATAACTCTTGTTCGCCTTCGATCCTTCGGCATCCATCTTTGCTAGAAGCATCTTGTTCGTCTTGATGATTTCAAAGAGCTTGTGGGTCAAGTCATCCTCTGATCTCTGGTTGTTCTCCTGCACCACAGAAGGGCGCACCTGGGGTGGAGGGATGGCGAGAACAGAGCAAATCATCCAATCAGGGCGACACCAGCGAGGGTTGAAGCCCATGAAGGCGACGTCTTCATCAGTGATGCGTCTGAAGAGACGCTGCACGTATTCCACCTCTAGAGGCTGCTTCATTGCATCGTGCTTTACTTCCTTTCCATCAACAGCCTCCCACTCTGCCACTATTCTAGCAATACCCTCACGCTTATAACGGTCAGGCTGTCTGGAGCCACACCCATCCTCTGTCTCCTGACCACATCTGGAAATATTACTGGATGCCTCCATGAGCTCTTTCCAGCGCCCCTCACCCTTCTTTAGCCTGATTGAAGAACGCATTTCCTTGTCAACTAAAAGCTTAGAGCATGAGACGCAAACACAACTCAGCACATTCAGGATCATTGGAAGAAATTGGATATAGTAAACGGGGCGACCAAGTCTATAATGACCAAAGTGCCCAGGGCAGTTATTATTAGATTGACCGCAAGAACGACATTGCTTGCCATTCTCTAGGACGCCCATTCTAGGGTCAAATAGACCTCCAATCTTCGGCTCATTACCTTCATATGTGTTATTGGATGTAATTTCTACAACTGAACGACGCTCAATCTCATCTGGGGAGAAGATGCTAAACTGGATACCCATAATTGGTTCAATTTCAGAAGAGGAAGGCATCTCTGTGGGTATGTGTGTTCTTTTCTAAGCCGGGAAATAACATCAATTTTTGAGGTAGCTGTTTTTAGCATTTAAGCCTTTCAGGCGCCATATTGCAAATATTTATGGGTCTAAACCATCTTATATATAGTATATAGCATGCAGGGATTGACACGTGTAAGGTCTGTCTTAGAATTCCATGAAAAAGATAAGGACCAAGGGGTCGAAAGGAATTACTTGTATTATAATTCTGAATCCGCACATATAACAACTAGTAAACAAGATGTAGACATAATACAATCAAATTACTGGGGTAAAATGCTATTCTTAGACGGATGTCTTCAAAGCACCACTAAAGATGAAATAATATATCACAATGCTCTTGTTCATCCTCTGATGGACACATTGCAAACAAAAGACAGCATCTTGATTCTAGGGGGTGGAGAAGGTTCTACTGCACGCGAAGTTCTCAGGTGGTCCAAGGTAAAAAAGGTCACAATGGTTGACTATGATAAGGAATTAGTAGACTTCATGAGATACAATGGGCATGAATGGTCAATGGGTGCTTTTCATGACTCGAGGCTTAATGTAAAATACGAGGACGCCTGGGATTTTATGAAATCTGGAAAAGACTACGATGGTGTAATAATAGACTTAACGGATCCTGACTTGAAAACGGAACGCTGGTATGAGCTCTTAGATAATGTCATGGAATCTATAAAGGTCAAAAAAGGTGGTTTCGTCATGAATGCAGGCTTATATCAACCATGGAATACACTGAAGCTCAATGAAATTATTACTCTTGTAAAAAATCTCTGTTTTATAAATACTGATTTCAGATATTATGTATATACAGTATTTGTTCCGAGTTTCAATGGTGAATGGACTTTTATTGTTCTAGCACACAAAGGTAAATTCATGATTGAACCAGAGTTCTCTAGTGTAATTCCGGCATGGTTAAGGAGGGGTATCAAAATACTGCCTGATACACTCTTAGATTATATTGATACTACGCCACAAGTCTTTTTTTTAGATACTTAGATACGTTAATTTGAGACATCTAAAGTTACCACTTGTCTTCAGAATAGTATGTCTAAGAGCATCTGTCTGACAATGATAGTCAAGAATGAGGCGCATCTTATTATTGACTGTTTCAAGATGCTAGCAAAATACATTAAGTTTGATTATTGGGCAATCAATGACAATGGATCCACGGATGGAACACAGGATTTGATTAGGAATTATTTCAAGGAACAAGGAATTCCTGGGGAACTCGATGAGACACCATGGCGGGATTTTGCCTTTAACAGAACTCGGGCATTCGAGGTAGCATACAAGAAGACAGATTACGCCTTTGTCTGGGATGCTGATGATGAGATTTGGGGAGACTTCAAGATGCCTGAAAACTTAGAGGCCGACCATTATAAGTTCATATTTGGAAATGAGGGAGGCACTCGGTATTCTAGATGTCAGCTGTTCAAGAATGACTTGAAGTGGCACTATGTGGGCGTTTTACACGAATACCCTGCATGTCTTGAGAAAGCTGGACCTCTAGTTGATGTTCTTGGCAACTATTATTTCATTTCTGGTCGTCGTGGTGCAAGAAATAAGGATCCCAATAAGTATCTGAAGGATGGTTTGATTCTCGAGAAGGCTTTCAAGGAGGCTTTTGAAAAGAAAGATCCAATTTACAATCGCTACTGTTTCTACACCGCGCAGAGCTACAATAGTTGCAATCATCATGAGAAGGCCATTGAATACTATAAGAAAGTTCTAGAAATAGATAATTGGGTCCAGGAGAAATATGTATCTTGTATTGAAATCTATGATCAATATGATAAGCTACAAAGGAATAAGGAGGGTCTCTTTTACTTAATAGAATCATTCAAGTATGATAAACGCAGAATAGAAGGGATTTACCGTCTCATCAAGTATTACTGCATAAATGGACCAGTCGAAGCTGCCTACGCTTATTACACAATGATTGCTGACCATTATGAGAATAATTTTGTAAAGGAGAATGTCTCAGATTACTTATTCACTAAGAAGGAGGAATATGACTTCTACTTGCCCTACTACATGGTTATCGTATCTGAGCGTGTAAACCGTTATGATACATGCATTAAGATGCTAGAAATGATTTTTAGCCAAGGCTACTTGCTGTCTGGAGAATGGTGGATCCACAATCTATTCCATAATATTCAATTTGCAATTCCCCATATGCCCCAGAAATTAGAATTCTTAGATTCCATGCTAAAATACATTGAGGCTCTAAAGATGCGTGGTATTGCACTCAATGGAAATAATTACAAGATTGTCGATAAAATCATTGCTCATTACAGACCCTTGCTAGTGGCACCAGTAAAGGATGCACATGTTTCAACAAGATTAGGCGCTAATTGCCGCGTAATGTTATCTGTGACCACATGTAAGCGATTCGACTTATTTGAGCAGACGGTAAATTCTATTTTGAAAAATTGGCTAGATCTGGACCAAGTAGATTTCTTCTATTGCGTCGATGACAATTCAAGTGATGAAGATCGTCTTAAGATGCAAACCCAATATCCCTTTTTCACGTATCACATGAAATCTAGTTCAGAGAAGGGGCACAGGGAAAGTATGAATATAATCTGGTCAAAGGTCGCTGAAGTGAAGCCTACGTATTGGATCCATATGGAAGATGACTGGGTCTATTTCAAGAAAGAAAAGTATGTTGGACGTGCTATTGCTGCGCTAGAGAAATATGAAAACATAGGGATACATCAACTTGTATTTAATCGCGAATATGGTCTCATGATGGCAGACATGGAGCGTGTAAATGTGGCACCATTGGGTCCCAAGGAGGATGGTCTTGTTCTACATATTAAGAAAGACAATGTCCAGGGACCTAACTGCGCCTATTGGCCCCATTATTCTCTACAACCATCTGTCTGTAGAGCTTCTAAGATAATCGAGCTAGGTAATTACAATTCTGTAAATAATTTCTTTGAGCGTGATTATGCAGATAAATACCATGCGGCTGGATATCAGACAATATTCTTCGATTTTATTTGCAGTCTACATATTGGAAAGCAGCATTGGGAGAAGGATGGAAAAAATGCCTATGCACTCAATCAAGTGGACCAGTTGGCTGGAAAAGCAAGCACAGGTGAAACAATCGAAATCTCAGTAACCGAGGTAAATGAACCACTCAATGGCTCCATGAAACAACAACTTGAGGCAATCTTACAAAAAATTAAATCCCAAACCCCCTTTGGTCTAATCAGACCTAGTGATGGAGAATATAGTGTTTTGAAGGATGAGACCCTTACCAACTGTGATAACTGGACCTTTGAAAAGGGTGGTGTCTTAAGACAGCAGCTCTTAAATGCAATTAAGACTGTTGACCCCAATCTCTACGTTGGCATCCCTTGTAATACATGTAATAAGCCCTGGAATTGCACAAATAAGATATATAATGATTTTATTGACACCTTCCAGGTATCCTTGGCCCAGAGAACCTATGCCAATATATTCGGAAATTCTAATTGGTCGAGATTTGCCGATTTCATGAAGTCTTATGAGAAGCGCTTTTATCTAGTCACATCTGGGACTCAGCCTTCGAGCTTACCAATCAAGGAGCGCTACATTATAGATGCAAAGCTGGTAAATCAATGGGATCTAATGGGCACCTCAGAAAGCCAAAGACTTCTGGAGTTTGTAAAGGACAAAAAAGGTCAGCTCATTTGTTTCTCTGCTGGACCTCTTTCTAAAATATGGATTCCTATGTGTATGAAAGTCAATCCAGAAAATATGTATTTAGATGTAGGTGCATCTCTCGACATTTTTACCAAGGGTCAGACGAATCGTCTTTATACAAATGAAAAACATGCCTTTTCTAAGGAAGCCTGTATTTTCAAGGATCAAATTCCTGACTTTACTTTAACAAATACTATTCCATCTATAATGCCTAATTCAACAAAGAATCTAGTCTACCTAGGTGTCTTTTTTAACAAGGATTACATTGAGCTTCTCAGGATTTTCCTAATCACGACTAAGCTCTATTCTAACTTGGACTCTATCGACTTCCTTGTAATTACCAGTGAAGACTTTGTTTCTGATATCAATAATTTATCTACTACAATTGGAATTCCATTAAGGACTATGACCCTTGATGTATCTCGTTTAGTAGGAGGAGCCTTTGCAAGACTATATATTTTTGAATACGAGAATATTATGGCATATGATAAAATTCTATATCTAGATACAGATATTATAATTCAAGGAGATCTCATGAATATTTTCAATGAGACAATTGAAGATAAAATCTATGGACTCAAGGAAGGAACAATTGAACATGAAATCCATGGTGGGTGGTGGTTTGATTTTTCAACCATTGATAAGAATACTATTGGTATAAATAGTGGTATCTTGTTATTCAAGCCAACTGACACTATGAAATCCTTATTTAGAGAAACTCTTGACCATGTGAATATCTCGAAGCAGACAAAAATGCCCCAGTGTGCCGACCAGCCGTTCGTCAACTACCATTTCATTAAGGCATCCAAATACGACATTCAACTCATTGATAAACACTGTCTAATTTATTGCATTGATCCTCCCCCCCCACCCTCTGCACCTACATCTGTTGTTGTATGCCACTTTGTCTGGCCAATTGGTAATGCCAAGCATAAGATGGGTCGCATTAAGCCCCATGTTTCTCATATTCTGAAACATTACAAGGAGATTTCAGGAAATAGAGAATTTATTCAACCAAAAATTGTTGGGCATACGTATCTATGGGGTCCAATTGGCTACATTAAATTTCACCCTGGGAATTTTTTAGAAACAAGATGGGGTAATGGAACGTATACATTTCTAAGTGAAGACTGTGTCATGGCCTCCTGGTCAATATTTGATCACTTTCTAAAATTCAATTCAGACTATACAAAATATGAATCTGTTCGTCTTGGAGATATTGAGTATGGAACTGGAACGCTTAGTATACAGAAAAATAGGTCGATCGATAGGGTATTTATTGTTCACTATAAGAAGCTAAATGAAAGGAAAGATCACATTCTACAACAGTTAAGAAAGTATGATATAAATAACTATGAATTCATTGAAATTGATAGAGATATGCTAGAATCGTATGACTTAAGTGTATTTAGAGAAGGTTATAGCAATGTTCACGCTGCAATTACACTATCACATTTTTATGCGTATAAGCATGCAATGAAATACAGTAATTCATTGATATTCGAGGATGATGCTATTTTATCAGATGATTTTATGAAACAACTGCAGTCATATATGAATCAATTACCCAATGATTATGATATGTTATTTATTGGTGATGGATGCAACCACCATATTAGTGCCGATAAAATCGTTCCAAGCAAAAATGTATATAAAAGAAATTTAGACAACGAATTTGCATCGAGATGTTCTGATAGCTACATAATTACACGAGAGGCGGCAACTAAGATTTCAAAATACATTGATGCGTTAAATAAAAATAGCATTGCCGATAACATTGATCTATGGATTAATATAGCAGCAAAAGATACTGGGCTAAATGTGTATTGGGCAGAACCTACTATTGTTACACAAGGATCGCAATCTGGACTATTTGAGATATGTTATACTTAATGAGATAGTATAATACAATTTCAGATGGATCCACTTGTATTAACTGTATATGAATCACCTTTTCCAAAGATACGCGTAGGGCGTGTCAACGATGGTGGTTATATTATAGCAAAATGCCCTAACATAACATACTCATTATTACTTTCAGGTGGTATAGACACGGATATCACGTTTGAAGAAGAATTTATTCAGTTATACAATAATTTACAATGCTATGCATTTGACGGATCTATAGATAAATTGCCCAAAGAAAATGATAGAATTACCTTTATTAAAAAATTCATTGGTAATAAGAATAATGATATGACAACCGATTTACACGATATTATAGATACTAATGACAATATCTTTGTAAAAATGGATATAGAAGGAGGAGAAATACCATGGATAGATAGTTTAAGCGATACTCAAATAAATAAATTTCAACAGATTGTAATAGAATTTCATAATCCATTCGGTAATAAGGAAAATGAAATCTTCCATAAGATCAATAAATTCCACTATTTAATTCATTTCCATCCTAATAATTGCTGTGGAGTAAGAAATCATAATGGTATTGTTATACCTAATATATTCGAGTGCACATATCTACATAAGAAGTATTTTACAACTCCCCCTAAATTGAACAATGACTCCATACCAGGGCCTCTCGATATGAAAAATACATTCAATGATGATATCTATATAAATTACCCTCCCTTTGTAAATATCAGATCATATACGCGATTGTGTATTTTCAATTCATTACCTCAACACTATGAAATGTTTGCACATGTTCTAGACTATTGCAAATATAAGGGTTTACAGATAGATATATATACAAATAAGGATTTACAACACGGTTGGTTAGATTATTATCAAGAAACCTATAATATCATTACATGGTATCCAGTCTCTTTTTTCAACCCAGATGCGTATGATTATATTTTCCTTCTTACAGATGACGACCGTGGATTTGATCCATACTGGAACACTAGTTCAAAGGTAATTATTACGGAACATGATGGTAAAAGAGAGCTACCAGTAAATGCATATCGTAAACACCAGACACGCAAATTCAACCTAAGAAATCCTCCATCAGATCCAGGGACGTGGATGATGCCTGTCTGGGAAAATACTCTTTTTGAGAAATACGAGAAATTAACGGTTCTTTCTGTTGGTAATGCAACCAATGGAATTAATCTGAATACTCTTTTTACAAATGTTTCAGATATAGACTTTATCCTAGTCGATCGAGATATGGATACCTCAAATTTACAGGAGAATGTAAGAAAATACAATAAATTAGATGCATCCTTGCTAATTGAATATGCAAGTAAATCTCATTATATATTATTCTGGCCAACAACTGAATTTTCAATGAACCATAAGGAACATTCTGCATCTGGATCATTCACACTTGGCTACAGTGTTGGAACACCAATATTAGTTCCTGAATCATTTCTGAAACCACTTGATCTAAAAGGGCTCGTAGGTATATGTGAAAATAGCCCTATTTTCCTAGAAAAACCTAAGGATACGATTGATTTTATGAATCAAAGAGATGCCCTTATTGAAAGAAGGAATAAGGTATTTGATATAAGCTTATGCCAAAAATAAAGGAGCTCTGCATTATTCCGGCCTAAATTTTACCCTCAATCAAAGAATAGAGATGAGTATTCAAAGAATACCCAAGATATTCTTCCAAACATCTAAGAGGCCTCTGGAACCCTACATAATTAGGATGACAATGAAAATGATTCCAGATGATTGGACATACCGACATTTCTTTGATGAAGATATTGTACATTTCCTGAAAGCCCACCCCATAAAAGAATTCCCTGAGGCTCTGAAAATTTTTCAGGATTTGAAAAAAGGAGAACACAAGGCTGATTTCTTTCGTTATTACTTTCTTTTTGTAAAAGGAGGAGTGTTTATGGACTCAGATGCAATGATCTATCGGCCAATTGACCAAATAATTAAGGATTATAAGTTTTTGTCAGTGAATTCTGGAGTTGTCCCTGGAACTATCTTTCAAGGAATTTTGGGAGCGGAGCCCAGAAATCCCTTAATTGGAAAGGCTCTTGAATTCTTTTTCAAAGGGGATTTTTCGGCCCTCGATTCAGATTACCACTTTTTGTGCAAGGAGCTTTATCAATTGTACAATGAATTTGTTCAAGAAAATCCTGGAATTGAAGGTTACAATTTGTTAGAAGAATCACCGGATCCAGAGGGCGATAAAATATTGGATGGCCAGAAACTTTCTTTTCGCCATTTTTGGAGAAATAAAGATGAAATTCCTCTTTCTCCAGAGTATCATAAATCCAAGAATTTAATCTATTGTTGTGTCTTTTATAATAAGGATTACTTTAAATTACTCGATCTTCTTTTGAAGAGTCTGAGAATGTACTCACCTCAAGACAATTTTGATTTCCTGGTAATAACCCAGAAAGACCTTGAGCCATCGGCCAAAGAACTTGGGAGAAGTTTAGGAATTGATTTGAAAACCTTCTGCCTAGAATGCAGTACAATCTTCCAGGCAGCTTGTTCTCGACTCTTCATCTTTGATTATCCTCAAGTTCAAGAATATGAGAAACTCTTATATCTTGATACGGATATCTTGATTAAGGCGCCCCTAGAACCTATATTTGATCTACTCAATGGAGCAAAAGACCTTCTTTATGGAATAGAATCTGGGACCGTTGAATCCTTGAATTTTGGGGCTCAATTCTTTAATTTTAATCAAATAGACAAAAGTTTGACCGGCATTAATTCTGGGACTCTCCTCTTTTTTAATTCAATTCAAATGAAATCTCTTTTCCAGAGAATCAGGGACCATGTGGAATCCTTTACGCAATCAGGTAATAAACCCCCTTATTGCATGGATCAACCCTTCATTAATTTTCACTCAATCAAGGATGGCCTCTATGACAATTGCATGTTGAATCCATTTGTTAGCTTGTTTGAAGGAAATGACACTGTGGACAATTATACGTCATCCTCAATCTGTCATTTCTCTTTTCCTATTGGTAACTTTGGCCATAAATTCTACAGAATGAAGGAATTCTTAAATAAGACACTCCTAAAGGAAATAAACTCAGATGCAATCTTTGAATTGAGTGGGCGTAAGTTCAGTTGGAATTCTGGCTATATTAAATTCACAGTGGATTTGAAGGGCTTTTGTAAATTAGAGACAACCTGGGGTCAAGGGACTTTTTCTATTCTCGATACTTACATGGTATGTGCACAATGGAATAATTTCTATCACGTTCTCAAATTCAATAAAAACTATACTGAATATATTTCATTTCGTACATCCCCCAGGGACTTTGAATTCTCAAAGGGCTATCTAATTGATTCATATTTGAATATTTATGGAGATAGTCATGCAGGTCTATGTTTCAAGGATTTACAAATTGAACACCGCAATCTATTTCAATTCTCAAGAACCATGTTCAGAATTGGCCGAGATAATCATATTATAAATTTCAAAAAGGACCACAATTCGAAAGATCGCGTTTTCTGCCTAGTATATGGAGAAGTTGATGTTCGTGGGCATATTGGTAAACAAGTGCATTATGGAAGACACCATGAAAATGTCTGTAAAGAATTAGTAGATGCATATTTTTTAGCAATTAAACAGAATATAACAGAGTTTAAGGCAATTATAATTATGGCGATTTCTCCGCCTACCGCTTCAAATGACCACGAGCCATGTAATATTCATTCAGAAGTTACAGGTGGACCCATTCCATTTATTGGAACTGATTCGGATCGTGTTATTTACAGGAATAGGATAAATGAGTTATTGAATGAAGGATGTTCTAAATTAGGCTACATCTTTTTCAATCCTTATGAACCTTACACTAGACAAGATGGCACTCTCAAATACGAACTATCTGATAAATGTATCCATGTTGGAAAGAATAGGTATATACTTGATGAGTTTTACAAGGTCTACGGGTCTGTTAGTTCATATTAGTAGGTAAAATATAAGTAATTATATTAAATTTACATTCTAGAATGAATACAAATTTAATATATTGTAGTGCGTTTATCAACAATGATGCACTTGATTTCCTGAAATCCTTTTTATTCACTATTAAACTATATTCTTCACTTGATACATTTGATATTCTAGTAATTACATCAAGTGATTTCCTACATAAGATTGAAAGTATTTCGAAACAACTTGATATGCCATTGAAAACTATGGTCTTAGACTGCAATAGTTTGGACAAGGTTGTTCTCAGTAGATTACAAATATTCAGCTATGATTCTATATCTAGATATTCTAAAATACTATATCTTGATACTGATATCCTTGTTCACAATAATATACAGCCAATCTTTGAATTGCATCTTGAAGATAAGCTATATGCTGTAAATGAACCCCATACAACTCTTGAATCAATTCACCATGGTGGATCTCTCTTTGACTTTTCTAAAGTAAATAAAACTACGCCTGGGGTTAATGCTGGTGCTCTTTTATTCAATAATTCAGATACAATAAAGAATCTATTCAAAAAGATATTAGACCACGCTTCTAAACTAGGAAAATCTATGGTAAGTGTTGACCAAGTTCTTCTAAATTATTATTGTATTACTGAGAAACTATTTGGTCCAAATATTCTAGGAAATCATATTTTTTTGTCAAATAAAGAGCTACCAGTGTCGCCAATAGGTAAGAAATACATAATGAACCATATGTATGGAGGCAATCGTTTACCTAAAAAACAAAGAATTATGTATCATCTTCAGCATCTACTAGATGCATTTCCTATTTGTAGACCTAAAAAGAATGATACATCTGATAAAATGGTATTCAAACGGTATACGTGGGGCTCTGGAAGTATTGTATTTGATAAAGATGGTGTATTAGTCACAACTTGGGGGCGTGGACGATATGTATGCTTGAATGACAATGTATATAGAGCATCGTGGGCTAGTATAAATCATACTATCATATTTAATAATGATCTAACTAAATATACATCTATCTGTAATAGCAATGTGTTAATTGATGGTGGAGTAATAGACACTGTTCACACAGATACAATCCCCGTATCATCCTTGAGTTCTGTTAAACCCATTAGTTATAATGTAGGTAATAAGATGTTAGTATATTTCTGTGTCTTTCATAACACTACATATTTTGATCTTCTAGAGCAATTACTTCTAAGTCTAAAAGTTTTCTCAGTCTATAATGAAAATATTGAATATTTGGTCTTTGTTTCAGATTCATTGGTGGCAAGAGCCCACTTACTCATTAATGCTTTACAATTTCCATTGCATATAAAAGTATTTAACTTTCAATCTCAACATGAGGCAGGCTGTGCTCGTCTGCATATTTTCGAATACGAATTCATAAATAATTACTCGAAAATCTTGTATATGGATACAGATATTCTGATACAGGGAGATATTATGAAGATATTTGATTGCTTGAAAGAAGATAAACTGTATGCCAAAAATGAATATACAGTATATGGATCTGGGCATGGTGGTCTATTTTTTGATTTTACTAAGATTGACAAGAATATAGTGACGCTGAATTCTGGAGTTCTCTTATTTAATAATTCACCTAAGATACGTGCTCTATTTTATGATATAAATCTACACATTAAACAATTGAAAGCAAAGACTAGTTTATTACCTCTTTGTATGGACCAACCATTTATTGTATATCACTCCATCATAAATAACATGTGTGAATTGACATCATTGTCAAATCTGATTTTCTTGTCAGAAAATAATGCCCCCCCTCCTTTATTCAGTCCGTATATTATCTCTCATTTCATAACACCTATTGGAAACCCATGGAATAAACTGGGACGTATGAAGGCTCATTTGAAATCTTTATTTACAACCTATTCGACGAATCTAGCTATATCAGATGCATTTATAGATAAATCCTATTCATGGAAGGGTGATACGATTTCTTTTAAAGCAAATGGAGTTCTACAGATGAATGAAACTACATCCAACTATAGTATGATAAATAAGAGGACTGCCGTCATAAAAATAAATAATAATTCCTTTATTTTCACATTGCACAATGTAGAAAAACCCAGTATTCTACCTCTCTGTATAGATATAGACAGCTTATCATATTTCCTAGAAAAACGTCAACCTTCATTCAATATTCTTCTAGCAACAATAGGTCGTCCTAGTTTACAAAGAATGCTGTATTCTTTGTCTGATCAGCTAGATCCTATAGATTGTGTGACAATTGTCTTTGATAACACTAAGGAAATTCCAGAATTTGATTTCTCAAGTTTCAGATGTAAGGTAAATATATTTTGTGAGCCTGTTAAGTTGGGATACTGGGGTCATGGAATTCGTAATAAGTATTCTAATTTACTGGAAAAGAGAGACTTTATTATGCATGGTGATGATGATGATATGTATCCATCAGATTGTTTTGAATTGCTTCGCAGGGACTGTTTAAATCCTGATATTCTATATATTGGAAAAACTCTTGGAACAAATGGTCATGTAAATATAGAAAAGAATGGCATAAATATTGGTGAATGTGGAACTACATCGGGTATAATACCCTATGAATTGAATAAATGTGGAACATGGGGATATGTATATGGGGGTGATGGTATGTTTAATAAACAGATTGAACAAAAGGCAAAAGGGATACAGTATCTTTCTTACTTTAATTACTTGATTAGACCAGATACAGCAAAATTCAATAAAAACATATATTGTTTCTGGGGAGGACAGAATAAGATGTCAAAACAGAGAGAAGAAAATCTTAAAAAATTAACTGAATATTCAGGCTGTAATGTTATATTAGTCACAGATGCAACCCTAGAAAAATATATATTACCAGATCATCCTTTTCATGAGGCATATCAGTATCTCTCTGACACACAAAAGAGTGATTATTTCCGAATCTATTTTATGAAATTCTATGGAGGAGGATATTCGGATATTAAGGAGCCAGGTGGATCGTGGGCAAAATATTTCGACGACCTATATTATAGTAATTACTGGATATGTGCATGTAAAGAAATACATAAGGATGATATTGGATGGAAGCCATATTCTACAAAATTCAACGAATTGGGTGGAACAAATACATTTATTGCTAAACCAAATACTCCCTTGGTTAATGAATTATATTCTGAAATGATTACATATTTAGATAATAAACTATTAGAATTGAAATTGAACCCTGCGAAGGGTCCACAGGATTGTTCTGAAAATGGAACAGGATATCCTATAGAATGGGTTGGGATTATCAAATTATATCATAAAGTCTGTTATAAATACAAAAAGCATATCTTAATTACTTTACCAAGACCCGTTATAACAAATTACCGCTAAAATTGATATAGAATACTAATTAAATCTATGCATAGATGAACCTACTCGCTCTTTTAGCTGCAGCTTACAGTCTAGGCTCTGTTAATGATTGCTCCAATGGTGAATCTAAGATTAAGATTAATTCAATGAGTTTTCTCCCTGATCCCCCAGTGAAGGGTCAGAACTCTACACTCAACCTTGCACTCATGAATCCTTCAGATATCCTGGCTGGTTCTGCAATATATTCCTTTACTTACAATTTCATTCCTCTTGCACCTGAGACGAAGGATTTGTGCGGTGAAGTGCCTGGTGGTTGTCCTATTCAAGCAGGTCCTCTAGATCTGACATCATCATATCCGATTGACACTAGTCTCTCAGGAACTATTGTTGCCAAAATCCAATGGAAGGACACAGCAAATTTACAATTGCTCTGTGTTTCCATTACTATGAAAGTTTAATGTGTTCTGCGTCTTCTTGTCTTAGAAACCTTTTTTTTACTAAGCGTAGCTGATCGCCGTCTGGAATGTCTTCTGGAACCCATTTCCTTGTAAATATGTCTTCTTACTGCATTATTGAATTTACTCTTACCAAGATGCATACTTGGTTTTACAATGGGTTGATTATTGAGTCTAATTGGCTTTGTTATTTTCAAGGCAGATTTAGCCCCCATAATTCCTAAATGAGGGCTATGTATCTTTAATTCCTCAACTATATTACTATTCTTATTTACATTGGTAGGCCAGTGGACCTTTCCCTTGAAATCTGGTTTTTTTATGACAGTGGCTACGTATCCTGGTCTTAAATGTGGTGGTATATATGGCATCTTATCTGATATTAGTGAATAAAATATAAGACAAGGAATACAAGGTAACTAAGCTCAAGGATGCAGTATAATGGTAATCTAGCTCTTTTAAGGCGGCTGCTATTCCAATGGATCCTCCGATCATTAAAGCATCTGTCAAGATAATCTTAGGACCACCTTCAATATAGGCCTTGAAGACATCAATCATTGAATTATGTCCTCTAGGTATCTTGGCTACAATACCAAATGCAAAGGCCATGTCGTGGATTACTTGAATTACGATTGCGAGACCAATAAAATATAAAAGATTCCAACCTTCTTCTTCCATGAAAAATGCACTATAGATGTACCGGGTAATGGCGATCCCAATTGCTATAATGGCGACGTCAGATAAGACAGCTACTATGCCAAAATCATCATACCATTGGTTAATAGGTCTTCCAAAGATTTGAGGCATGAAGCGCACTAGGAAAATGAGAAAGGTATCTACAAATATTATAGCAGGAATATAAAACCACCAATCCTCATTTGCTCTGTAGTTTCCCACATTCGCGATGCTAGGAAGTATTTTGGCACTGTCCATTCTATTACATATAAACATTTAGATCAGTCTTAGAATAGATGAGTTCAGATGAATCGGAGATTCAAGAAAAAGAATGGTTCGTTTACTTGTTGGCTACAGTCCAAGCACCGCTTAGAACCTATGTCGGTGCCACTGTGGACCCCGATAGACGTCTCAAACAACATAATGGTGCTCTGAAAGGAGGAGCCCGAGCAACTTCCAGAATTCCAGGTGGCTGGTATAGGGTCTGTTATTTGAAAGGCTTTGAGTCTAAGAGGGATGCTCTTCGATTTGAATGGTGGTGGAAGCGTAGGTCAGCTAAATTGCAAGGAAATCCATTAGAGAGAAGACAGGCTGCAATGGAGGCGATGATAAAAGAGTATGCGCAGGGTCCAAATACCCTAGAAGTTCTATTTGATTAATAGATGACAACTTGCGTTTCTGGCTATTGGGCAGTTAAAAATAAACATGACGATAAATATAATGAATGGTTCAAGAATACATTACTGGTAAACTGTCCTTATATTTTTTTCTCAGATAAAGAAGGCATTGAATGTATCAAGCAATACAGAAAAGATTTGCCGACATATTTTGTAGAACTTGAAATAAAGGATTTTTACACATACAAATATAAGGACACTTTACAAACAGATCCAGAGCATTGTCCGAGTGTTGAGTTGAGTTTAATATGGCACGAAAAGCTTTTTTTAATAAAACGAGCATCTGAACTAAATCCATTCAATAGTGAATGGTTTCATTGGATTGATGCAGGACATTGTATCTATAGGATACAAAAACCACCATCTACTGTATTCCCTAATGCCAAGAAAATGAAAATACTACCAAAAGACAAATTTATCTATTCATCATCAAATCCTTATGATCACTATGAAATTTCTAAAACCAATTGGGGATGTCATCATGTATCAGGAACATCATATATGATACATAATACATTTATAAATACTTTTGTAGAAATTTATAATGAATATCTTCAAAATGGTATTACGCTTACGGATCAGATAACATTAACACATATCTATAAAGATAATAGAAATTTGTTTCATAAAATTGGCGATGGATATGGAGAGATCACGAGGTTCTTATATTAATTTATATAATATAAATAGAATGGATAGTACTCTCGGTATTATTATCACGGGTCAAATCCGTACATTTTTTTCTAAGGGTGGTGCTAATGAATTGTTAAAAGTTATTAATAAGAGTAAATCTGTATATTCAAGAATTGTTCTAATAATGGTAATATCAGGAGATTATAAATCATATTTATTATCAGAATTATTTAAGAACATCTCTGATCTTTATATTCTGATAATTAATTATAATGAGTACGAAGATCATATGTTAGAATATGTAGAAAAACTTAAGAATAATTCCTCTTTTATTAAAATATGCCAGGCTTATCTGAATTCATCAAATTATGCAAAAAAAGAGATATCAGATCCATCTGTATATATTATAGGTGTAATGCGACAGTTATATCAGGTTCGCATTGGAATAGATAGTATTAATCAGTATGAAAGAAATAATAAGATAAAGTTTAATGTAATAATGAAAACAAGATTTGATATAGCATATCCAGAGGATTTTTATCCGCATATACCTGGAGGAAGTCTAATAGATAAAATATCATTTAATGGAATGGGTATTTCTTTTAATACTCATAATATAGAAGAATATATCATATGGTTAAAGCAACAACAGATAATTCTACCAAACTGTAGAGTATCTTGTGATTTTTCTAAAAGTTTTGGAGGGGCATATATGTATAATTATCAATCTTTAGAGAATATATCTAAAGGCGATGATAATATACTATATTGTTTCAATGACCATTTCTTTTTCTCTAAAAGAGAAGTATTTGTAAAATTATATGACTTTATAAATATATATGGAACAGTATATAATAATAATATTCAACATACATTTGCAGCAGAAGCACAATTACTTATAGCGTGTTTTCATGTGAATATATCCCCATTAATGTTTTTACCAAATACATATAGCATAATACGTTAATTTCGCTCTTCTTTAATTAATATCCCTCTTATCAGACTCCTATGAAAATATATTAGGAAATTATTAAATTTTAAGCACTCTGCAGAAAATTCCCAATAATCCTCCTTGGGAATAGTATGATCTATTATTTTTTTAACAATAGTATCTAGATTATTATATGTATTTTGACTTTCTATAAAAAAAGGGTTAAATATAAAAAATATATCTGGAAATCTTGGATGATGGTTCATTGTATAAAAAAAATTCCTGTCTAGCGTAGTTAAATTAGGAAATTCGTGAATAATAATATCATAACGTGCAACTATAACAAAATCATATACAGTACCCGTAGTATTAGAGTATTGTATAAATAATTTACTAACATTATCAATAGAATACAATTGAGATATTATATTGCTAATATTACTATCATTCGCATAATTAAATACCGTTATTTCTTTTGAATTAGATATTTTACTATTATAGAAATACTTTGGTTCTTCATAATATAGGACCTTAGGTTTATAGTACTCTTTTATTATATCAATAGAATTATTAGGGCATACTACATTATTTAACTTAGACCAGGAAGACACTGGTAATATTGTATCAGGTTTATACCATGTATGACAAAAAACATCAGTATCATATTTATCAAGTATATGTAATTTATGTGAATTATATACTTTAAGATTATCTATACTACGTGGCTGGCCATATAAGAGTAATGCGACTTTCATCTATTTAATAGACACTTTACATTTTCCACATATTTCTCTACGAGAGGTTTCCAGTCAAAAGTTAAACCGTATTCGCGAATTGTATCACGCATTCCAATAGAAATATTTCTATTATCTTCAATGGCTTTCGTGACATGACTTATATTTCCTATATCAGATTCTTTTATGACTGTGATATATGGTTTTGTTAGATCTAGACCTGCAGTAGACCATTCTGAAATGACTACACCAAGCCCACATATCAAGGCTTCTTTTACAACCAGGGGGTCCGCTTCACCATCTGATAGTAGAACAAGACTGCCGTAATTAGAAAGTGAAGAATATAGTGTATCTTTTGACCATTCTCCTAAATACCTACTTGAATTGAAACGGCTATCACAATTGTTGCCAGCAAAATATAAATTTGGTATATTTTGAAATAAGAATTGTCTCTTTCTGTTATCAATCTTTGCCAGGTAAATAGATCTATCAGTAAAAGAAGGATTCGTATGATACTGAAAGAGAGTTGAATTTGCACCATTTGGTGTAACTATAATTTTATTTTCACTTATACCATTATTCATATATACCCTCTTAATATTCTCAGAAAGAACAAAATGATATAGATTTTTGCTTTTAGTCACTATCATTTGATTAAATACACGAGTATAGTGATCGCCCCATTTATTTCGCTGATCAAGATATCCATAATGCGTCGTTATAGCTATTAATTTAACATGGTTCTGAATTTGTTTAACTAATCCGCTATGCATATCGTATTGAATATGAACAAAATCAGGCTTATCCGTTATAATCATTCTTGCAACATTATCTAAATTTACATCATTGTATATTTTACAAATAAATCCCAATGCTTCAAGTGCTTTTGCGTAATCCCATATAAGTATTTCTACAGCACCCCATCCTTTTGGTGGTATAGACATTATACCAGGTCCAACAATTGCAAATTTTATCGACATTCTACTATAAGGAATATCTTTCAAATGGCCCACGCATCTCACTTAATCTTTCAGGATGTCTGAAATTAATTACATGCAACATTCTCAAATCATTATCATCATAACAATTAAAATCTCTTGGCGTGTGTATGTATATTGGTTTTGTATAAGAACCCTTGTAGATACATTTTACTCTTTTTTCAGGGCCAATATTATCTGAGTTATATTTAATAATACTGCCATTCATTTGCGCCCAGTGATTTCTTACCTTTACAACATCTTTCTTCAATGTTTCTATTCTTTCTAAAAGGGTTGATGCATTCTTATATGGTATGATAAATTCATCTAAATCAGCAAGTATTACATATTCATTATCATCAAAGTGTTTTAACTGGAACATTTGTAGAAAAGAAGTTTGTGCATTATGCTCGAAACTTGTATTCTTCCAGAAATATGGCTGAATATCCCATGTCTTATATATAATATCTGGACCCTGGAATAAGTCATTAGGTAGTATGGAACCATTATAATACAGATAGAAGCAATCAACACCCTGTTTTCTGTAATGGTTTACCATTTTCTCTATAAATTTATAATCATCCTTGAATAACGTGGCAAAGGCAAGTCTGTTTTTCTTTTCTACAGTAGTATACTGTTCTATTTTTTCTACTTTTATTTTCCTGTATAGAATATTGTTTATTTTGATTGTAAGCACATTTGATTGAGGAAGGGGTCCATAAAAATATCTTAGGGGTTCATTATTATCCTTATTAGAAAATTCATTTAGCTGAATATTATTTACTGTAATTACAACTTCTAAATCCCCATAGTTAATATGGGTTGATATTAAATAAATTTGATTATTCTTTATAAATACATCATATATCTTACAAGGTGGCTCAGATGCTTTGCAGTCTACAATTGTTGCCCATTTAGGATATACCCCACCACAGTCTATACCACTCATCCATACTGACGGCATGAAACGTTTACCGATTGTCTTATCTTGGAAAAAAGCACCCAACCAACTAAAGGATGAATTGGCACAAATACCACCCTCACAATTTGCCATTTCAACTAGAAGTTCCAACTGGTTCGTCTTGTCTGAAATAGTATATTCTACATCAAGTTGTTCCATGTATTTTATCGCGTAGTCATTATTATCTGAGAATACTATATACTTAACATCAGATTCAAGTAATTGAATGCATCTTCTATAATATGTAGACAAATTGTGACTATAGTGTCTTGAACCTAAGTAATCTCCTGCTCGTATATGTATAAAATACGTATTTGCATAGGTATTAGTTCTTATAGTAGGAATATTGCTTGATGGAAAATATTGTTCACACTGGAAATATCCTTTTAGCAATACATTTGATCGATACATTGGCAGGGGTGTGTAATGAAATCCTCTTACTTCTGTAATATCTATGCAGTTTGGTATAGAATCTAGAATTTCTATATCTGGAAATAATTTAGAGAGCATACCATCAAGATTTTGTTCATGTATCTTTACTCCGTGAACAATGTTATTTTTTGTTATTACGCAATTTTTTTGGAACCGTTCAGAATATCCTAGAGCAGCAAATATTTTAAATATTCTATTTCCGATACCACCAGTTAATTTAACACTTACATAATTACCTTGTATTATATTATCTTTGTGTGCTATCCGGGCTACAGGCGGCATCGGGGACATAGGCACAGGCGGCATAGGCATCGGGGACACACGAGATACAGGAGCTACATCCGCCGCAGATTTACGAAAAAAAGATATATTTATAGTATCCATTTTTTTCTGCAACGCCTTATTTCTCAATTCAATAATTTCCGCGGGAATATGTGTTTGTCTCATTACTTTTAGCATATATAATAGTACGGATGATATACTTAATTATTACGACTTGTCTGAATAGTAAATATGGTAAACAGTCCCAAGAGCATAGGAAACTATACTATATCAAGGCCATAACAAAGGCACTTGAATATTCTAAAAATCTACCTATCAAACGAATTATAGTAGAGAATAACGGTAAGCGAGAGACATTCTTAGATCAGTTTTCTAACGAAGCAGACATAGTCTATACAGATAATAATTCAGTTCCAACAAGTAATAAGGCTCAAAATGAATATCTTGACATTAAGGAAATTATACAAAAATATCAGATACAAGATGATGAGACAATAATAAAGTTAACAGGAAGATATATCTTGACTAATGGTGGATTTTTTAGATATACTGTGAATAACAATTTTGACGCATCCCTTAAATTCTATAATATATGCACGCTTACATTTTGTAGGAATGACTGCCTTCTTGGTCTATATGCAATTAAGGCAAAATATTTTAAAGATTTTAAATATGAATTCAAGAAATCTCCAGAAATAGAATTTGCAACCTATGTGAAGAATAATATATATAATCTAAGGCAAGTTCAGTATTTATCATTGATGTATTGTTTAGCAGAGAATTGTATTGAGATATTAGTCTAAAGTATAGATAGAATGATTTACTTCCTGGTAACCTGCTCTCTAATAGACAAACATCCGACACCCTGGATTATTAAACTTCCTGATGACTATCGTCTTAAAGAGTATGCTTTAGGTATTGAAATCATTTTAAATATTTCTAGACATATCTCAAATTCAAAAGTAATCCTAATTGAAAACAACGGTCAAAGAAAGACTTTCCTAGATCTTTATAAGGGGTGTCAATTATTCTACACGAACAACAATAGTTTGAACACAAAGAACAAGGGGGTTAAGGAGCTCAAAGATATTAATGACTGTATTAAAAATTATGGAATACAGGATGAGGACTTTGTTGTAAAGGTTTCTGGGCGATATCAAGTAATGGATTATTCTCCCTTTATTGAGAGATTAAGAGATTTAACAGGGGTAGATTGTATTTTAAGATATGGATCATTTAATAAACCCTCTGATACAAGAGTAAAAGATTGTATCACAGGATTAATTGGAATGCGATGTAAATACGTAAAACAGATTGAAGAACCCCATGAAAATGACCCAGTGGAATGGAAGTGGGCATGGGCAACATATCAGATACCTGCTGAAAAGGTAGTTGCAATGAATAAACTAGGTCTTTACATGAGACCAATGAGCACCGCTCCATTAGTTGTATAAAGACTAAATATACCACATCTTATTCTTCTTCATTATGTATTCCTTTTCAAATCCAAGCATGTGGTTATAATGTAAAAGAACGGCTTCACCAGGTATTACAAGATCCTTGCAATCAATCCTAACCCCAGGGAAAGATCCATTCATAAATACATTCTTATCGATCGTCAAATAGCGTATATTGAGTTTCTTGAATTGTGCGCAAAGGAAATGTTGATCAGTTAAGTTAGTTATAATATCTCGTTCTGAATATTGAAGCAATGATTTTGTTATAAATGATTGCCTGAATACGATGACCCCAGAACAAATATTGGGACATTTTATCATATTAGAACATTGCACTCGTTCTTCATCACATTGAGATATTACAGTGTAATCTGGATTTTCTTCAAGAGCCTTTACCATAATGGGAGTAGGATCCTTGAACAAAATTATATCTGTATCAATATATCCAATGGAGCAACCTTTGTATTGAGGCATATCTAGGGTATAATTGATTGCATCTAATTTTGAGAATACAATGCGCTTATATTCAATAGATTTCCATTGCGTAAGGTTTTTCTCCATTTTAGTTCTCATAAATGGAATTGCAGAAATACAAGTTGCATTTGAATATTGTTTAAATTCATTCATGGACTCCTGGTCGAGGCAGTAGACTATGAGAGGAAAGATGCATTTATTTCTTTTCATAGATTCAAGAAAGTTCAATGTAAATTTTACATATCCCTTATTAATCAAGGTAATCCATATAATTGAAGACATCTATTAGTACCAGTTTTTATAACAGAACATTTTCACCCAGTAGTTGCCATTATTTTTAATGCCAATCTGATCCTCTAGTATATAGGAAGACAGAAAGAGCCTCGAGAAGTCAAAGGTTTGGTCAAGCATCTCTTTATAACGCTCTTGTAAATATGTTTCATTAATTTCTGAGTAGTCTTTTGTATATAAGATAGGACATCCTCTGTATTTCTCTCGCACTAAAGGATTATCTTCAATAATTGGAATACATCCTGCCATTAGAGCCTCGTAATGCCGGTGGCAATCTATGCCGTTTCCTTCAGGTGAAATAATAAACTTGTATGAAGGAAGTTCATTAAAATATTGAGCTCCTGATAGATTTATATTCTTAATTCCATGTTTATTAAGATTATATATTATTATACCTCTATTAATGCCACTAGGTCTACGTCTAAAATCTGAGGTTGATGATATAGCACATAATACCGTCTTTTGATGAGAACCTATTTGCCAGAATTTTTGACCCCTGTAATTCGCTGCAAATTGCCATCCCATTCCAATTGGAAACGTGAGCCATCCGTCTGAACCATCCTGCTTGGATGCTTGCACTATGAATGTCTTAGGATCCTTATAAGTTTGCTGCCAGGCTCTTAAGGTCATCGACATATTACTTATTTAAGATTATATAAAATCTTGAATAAGAATTTTTGATATTTCGCAAAACCCACGCGGTTTGGCGTTTAGTTGGAGTAGGCAAGACCACCCATGCCAGACATGATACGGAGCACGTTGTAGTTGGTCGCATAGACACGGACAGTGGCGGAGGTGGCGGTGCCGACAGCGTTGTTGGAGACCGTGAGTAGAAGGGTGGTGTTATCAATGCGAGACAAGTTGCAAGTGCCGCTGGGCTGGTGCTGCTCGGGCTGGAGAGCGAAGGAGTAGACGTTGATACCAACGGCAGGGACGTTGGTGTGGTGCTGGTAGGGCTGCACCTCGTTGAAATAGCGTCCCTCGCGGACCTGGAAGCGGTCGTGGCCGTTGAGCTGGAGTAGGGCAGTGACCGTGGGGTTGTTGCCGGCTAGGCCCTCAACGCGGGTCACGGAGTATCCAGACTCTAGGACGGCGCGGTCCCACCAGTCAGAGTAGTTGAAGGGCTGCTGTCCCTTCCAGGGGTTGATGACGTTGTCGTCGCAGGAGACGAAGGAGTCGCGCTGGACAACCCAGATTAGCTCCTTACAGGGGTGGTTGAAGTTTAGCTTGAGCTTGTTGGAGGAGGAGGTAATGGACTCACCGCCAGTGAACTGTAGGGTCTCGATGAGGTACTCGTGAGAGACCTGGGCGAACTTGCGACGCTCGTCAGTGTCTAGGTAGATGTAGTCTACGTAGAGAGAGGCGGCGACTAGTCCAGCCGCGGCGACACGGTCGCGGACAGTGTGCACGTTGGATAGAGCGGGGGACTGGTCGAAGCATAGGTTGCGTAGGTCGTTGAACTCTAGGTTGATGCGGACCTCGTGGTATTGTAGGGCAATTAGAGGTAGAGCAAGTCCAGGGTTGCGGTTGAACCAGAACTGTAGAGGGATGTATAGAGTGTACTCAGGGGCGCACATGAGGTACTCGTTGGAGGAGTTGGGCTCACCGCCAGAGCAGTCATTGTCGCAGTCCTCACCACCCTGAACTAGGAGGTTGACTAGCTGGGGAACATTGCCAACCATCTTGGCGTAACCGGCCTGCTTGCCGGCCTCCTGGGTGAGCTCATTCCAGATCTGGAGCCAGTCACCATAGTGCTTGTCGATGCGCTGTCCACCAATTTCGAGCTCGACGTTCTTCACCAAGTTGTGACCGACCCAGTTTAGCCAGCGGAACTGGGCACCAGAGCCGTCAGTGGACTGGAGGGTGACCTTGGGTAGAGTGGCCTGTAGGTAGATGCGGTAGATCAAGTCGCCATTGCGCTGGATCGTGCAAGTTACCTTGCGACCGAAGCCAGGAGAACCGTTGAAGGGGTTCTCAATGGACTCCATCGCGAAGTTGGTGTGTCTGCGGTAGACCACCTTGAAGAAGGTGATCTGGGGATTTCCCGTTAGGTAAACGTCTTGCGCGCCATAGGCAACGAGCTGCATAAGACCTCCTCCTGTCATGTGATTATACCTACAGGAGAGAAAAAAATTTAGGAATTTTGCAAAAATCCGCCAAATCTTGCCAAATTTAACCAACTTAGCTAGAATCAGCCGGGAGGTATTTTAAGACTAAACTTGATATTTCAAGGCTTGGTTAGCCATAGATTTTCGTCTCTACTCTTACTTTCTTATCACTATATACCCAGATTTCATATTTGTATCCTGCCTTGATAGTTGCTAATGTTATCTTTTTGCTCGGAGCAACTCTAATCCCACATATAACGCAGAAATCTATAAGTTAGACCAGGGCTAAAGAATGTCAACAGGAAACCCTATAGTACATGAGTGATCCCTTCTTCAAGATAAGACCTTCTAAGCGGTCAAACCCTGAAGCCAGAACGACTCTTGATACTGTGCATCAACACTATTTGTCGAAAGTAAAAGACACCAGTGAGCAAGTTTCATCGTTGAAGGAAACGTATTCGAACCTAATGAGTTCCCATAAGTCTGAGCAAAATGATATTGAGAGATATCGAATTGAACAGGAGCTCAAGGCGATAAAGATAAAGTTAGACGCCACAGATGAAAAGGGAGCAGTCTTCGACTATTATTTGCAGACAGGCGATCTCTTATTTCAATACTATGATATTCAAGATAGAATCAACCGTGGTGCAGATAATGTAATTCATGTCGCGGATCGCGCAAGACCTGGTAGTGTATTCGAGGCTCTAGAGAATGCATCGAAACAGGATATTAGTGGTGTTAAGCTACAGACACACTCAAACTCATACTCTAATATGAAAGAGCATGGTGGAGATACTTTGCGCCGCGATGCTCTCTTGGATCAGTATTTACAGAGAATGGATCCTCATTACAATCGACCTTCTATGCACTCCCTAAATGACACGTCATTCATTTGCGACGCATGTGGTGAAGATATGAAGATTTCGATTAATGACGCCACTGTTTCATGCCCTCATTGTGGATTTCACAAGCTTATCTTAATGGATTCAGATAAACCATCTTATAAGGATCCTCCTAGAGAAATATCTTATTATGCCTATAAGCGTATTAATCACTTTAATGAGTGGCTGGCTCAGTTCCAGGCGAAGGAAAGCACTGAAATTCCAGAGGAAGTTTTTGAGAATATACAAGGACAAATTAAGAAAGAGCGCATTCAGCCATCTTCCTTGAACCGTAGCAAAATTAGGGAAATCTTGAAGAAACTTAAATATAACTCTTATTATGAGCATGTTCCTCATATCTTGTCTAGACTAAATGGCCACACGGCTCCAGTCATGGACAGGGAAACAGAAGAGAAGTTGCGATACTTGTTTAAGGAAATTCAACCAAGTTTCCAAAAACATTGTCCAGCAGAGCGTTCGAATTTCTTGTCTTATTCATATGTTTTATACAAGTTATGTGAACTCTTAGACCTTGATGACTTTCTTCACTGTTTCCCTTTACTGAAAAACCGTGATAAACTATATGCTCAAGATAAGATTTGGGAGAAAATTTGTAGGGATTTGAAATGGGAGTTCATTAGGTCTATTTAGATAGCTTCGCTTATAGATTCGCTTATAGATTCGCTTATAGCTTCGCTTATACCTTCAGTGAATACTTAATCTGAAAATAATCTAAAGTGTGTGCTGCAGCCATCATACTCGTTAGACCAATGAAATATTCCAAAATGTCTACAGAAACATTTTTTTCGTAAACACCTTGATTTGCAAATAATTGGTAAACTAAAAAGATAAAAAGAATCACTGGAATTTTATATGTCAATGCTCCAAATGTAAAATGCCAGAAAGAATTCCATCCATCTGTCCATAATTTTCTCATATAGCTATCTACGATAGCTATGACAAATAGATTTCTACGAAATCTATCACTTTTAATAAAGTACAGTCATAGGTATTTTTAAATACCTATTATTTAATCTTACGCACTGTCAAATCTAGAACAAACATCAAGAAAAGTCCAGTCATAATAAAGGAAAGCATCTCAAGTTGAGGATTTGCACCTTCAGCCCTATTCTCTAGGTCATCTAGACGCGCCATCAGCATGTCAATCTTAGATTTCATTGCATTTATATCTTCTGTGCTTAAACCATGAAATTGAGAACTCTTTTCTGTATCAGTAAATGACGTGTCAATTCTGTCTACTGACAATGGTTTCCATCTTTGCCGGAGTTCAGGCGTTGGCACAGGTGCACCACTTGATTTTCCAAACCCTGGCTCATCAAATGACTTGGTAAAGTCAGCATCTAACATGTAACTATTTGTAGGATTGCGATTAAAGACTGCCATTGAGTCTTCACTTGGATTTGAGAAGGGTTCTGCTCCAAAGAAACTGGGCATACTAGACGCCTGTTCAAGTTTCAAAACCGACCTCGGAGGCGGTAACGAATTATTGACACTGGATTTCTTTGCAAACTGGGAACTTTGATCTAGAAACTGATTTTCTGTATTGGCATCAGCAAAGGCTTCTCTTCCAACGGGTGGAATCTCCATCATACGTTTGACAGCCGGACGATCTGGGTCAGTAGGAGGTAGCTCGTATGCCTGGAATCCTTCCTTTTTCTTCGAACGCCGTTTTTCTTTAGAATTTTCAACCTGTGGAAAGGCATCTTGTAAGGATGCGAACTCCATCTATTCCTCCATATGTCTTTTCTCTGAGCATTTATCCACTGGTCAAATAGAATGTCTTCTCCTAAAGAACCTAGATCAAGAGCCAATAGTGCTGTTCCAGTGGTTGAGGAAATGGACATGAGTGTCCTATCATGGCTAACAAATACACACACAGTTTTGAAATGGCCTGGAACTATATTGACTGTTGTGGCATTACTTGTTGCAGGTGCATTTGCTGAAATAGCACCCCGGAAGTCTCTTGATTTTCTTGATAATACCTTTGGCACATGCTTATTTTTCATTTTACCCATGATTTGCACGGTCGTCTTAGATTGGCCAACCGGTCTTTTAGCAGCAGTGGTATCATTGATTGTTTTCGCTAGGCTTCAGAAGAAAGACACATCTGAAGGATTCTCAGACACCGTGGATGATACTAAAGCACAGAATACAAAGCTTGTTTCAAATCCTCACAGATGGTTTATTGAACGTATGCTAGGTGAGAGACCGGTTGCAATTTCATCTGACCGTATTATTACAAGTGCTGTTCAAAATCCAGATGTTAATACATCCTCGACATCGGGGCCCAGTACTCCTCAAGTGAGTATTGCATCTATGTTTGAAAGTTCTTCGTCTTCAAACAAATAGAACCTTAATCTAAAGTAAGATGGTTGATGAACCTATAGATGCAAATAATCCTTTAGGGTTACTTGATGCAATTCTACGTATGACGGTGGTGTTAGGCTTATTAGGATGGAATGCCTTTGAGGCACTTTCTCTCCGGACACCCTACCCTTCCAACATGGTTGTGCTCTGGGATTCACCTATCTGGCGTCTCATATTACTTTTCATAGTCTGGGTTGGAGCAGAGTGGTCCCCACCTGTAGGTTTAATGACAGGAATAGCAGTTGTTATGTATATTGTCAATATGATACAGATAGTTTAATTATTTATGCCTATGAACTAGATGAGTTTCTCAGGGCCCCCACCTGCAATGGCGCCACCAAGTGGTCCCTTTGAAGCAACCTTAACAAAAATAGCAAGTTCTCCGTATTCACTGGCAGTTGCTATTTTCTTGATTAACTTGGGTGGTCGTTTTTTACCAATGGAAATTTCAAAGGAACAGGAGAAATTCTTGAACCAGCCTTGGTTTCGTAGAATTATTATTTTTGTTATATTCTTCTTGGCTACTCGAAACTTTGTGACTGCAGCATGGATGGCTCTGATAGTTATCTTATTTGTTGGTTATCTGTTTAATGAAAATAGCAGCCTTTGTATTTTGAAGGGTGGTATAACGGGAGCAACATGTAAGAAAAAGGGTCTCAAGGAAACAATTGGTCTTACACCTGAGGAACAGGCTATCTTAAAATCCCTACAAGATAAAGCTGCCAAGCTTGGACACAATCCAACTGATGATGAGATACCTGTCAACACAAAGATTGAATTCAAGAAACATGATCAATACCAGAAAGTCATGCGTGGATTATGGGGACAATAGTTAGAAAGGAGATGCTGGATAAAAAAACAATTCTTATAATTGGCGTTATTGCGCTAATCATAATAATTGGTCTAGTAATGAAGTATAGTCCCGGTTTAATATCAACTGCACACGGAGGACATGCCTTAGTAATAGTTGAACCAAGAAAACATAAAATGCTCAAATACGTATGCGAAAATTTCGATCAGAATATGTGCAAATCATGGGACTTATATGTATTTCATGGTAAATCCCACAGGGGACATGCAGAGGAAGCTGTTCAAAATATAGAGGGTCGCAAGGTTCATTTGCTAGGATTGGAAAAGGACGACTTTACTGCAGATGACTATAATATTACTTTTAAAAGCCTAGACTTCTGGAATCAGGTGAAGGCAGAGAATATTTTGGTTTTCCAGACAGATGCTGTCTTATGCCCGGCTTCTAAATTCAAGATACAAGATTTCATGGACTTCGATTATATAGGATGTGGCTCTTATGATAAGGCGATTGGTAATTCAAGGGAAGTTTGGGGCAAGGATATTTCAATGAATAATTCATTTTATGGAATTGGTGGCTTGAGTTTCAGAAAAAATTCATTCCAGAAAAAATGCATCCGAGACTATCCTAATATCAAGGCAACATATCCTGAAGATGTCTTTTACTCCAATTGCGTTGAGAAGTCTATAAACAAGCCTAGATCTGCAATGGATTTAGCGAATTTCTGCACACAAGACGCATTTGAATCTAAGAGCTTTGGCGCACACAAGACCTGGTATATGAAGGAAGGACATGCAGAACCTTTTTTCAAATTCTGCCCTGCTGCAAGGGCAATTCAGAAGGATTAAACCATTTCATAATTTTTGAACATAATGATTCTTTCTCTTCTATTTTATATTTATCATACAGACTTTTACTAATCTGCTCTATATACTCTCGTATTTCTTTTGACTGGTTTTTTACAACATCTCTAATTTCATCGTCGTGCTTATCTTTAATTCTTTCAATTATTTTACGCTTTTCATCAATAATAGCCTGCATTCTATCATGAACTGCTTGTATCATTCCTTTGACATCTCGTTTTCTGTAGACGGGTTCTGAGGAAACCTTGAAGTTGCTTGCATTCAATCTGTATATTATGGTTCCGGAACGCATCATAATGTCCATGATTTTTCCTCTGTTCTCAACTTCTACTACAATAATAATCGAATCTCTTCCTTCAACTGGGAATATATTGACCTTTATAGTAATTTGCGATGGATCAATTGGTTTTCCATTCTTGTATACTAGAGTATTGAAACAGCCGTCAATCCAGAGTTTAAATTGATCCATCGTTTCATCTTCAATATTTTCAATTCCTATTATCTTGCCATCATTCTTTACACCCATTATTAAATACCCTTGACCTCCATTTAAGAAACCAATAATTGTTTCACGATACTTAGGAAGTCCAGAGGTGCCTAGTGATTTATTCTTGAATAGTCCTGCAAAGACAGAGACTTCCTTGAATTCTACTAGGTTCGATTCCTGAAAAGGAACTCGTTCACCATAGACCCACTTTTCAGGTAGTATAGGTAACATATGGGCTTACTAAACACATATGTTAGATTATACATCAATTTTACTATTTAACTAATATTGTTTCCCTAATATTCTTAGAAAAATATCGTATATCGCGAATAATACAACTCCATTGATTACCTGGGAATCCTCAGAATATCCATCTTCTACTTTCAAAGTTCCAAAAATGAAATCCATATAGGATGGACCATAGTTATAATTTAATTCTGTGTGGTGAACCTTATGCTCAATATTTGGTATCATACTCAAGTTTAGAACATGCACACTTGAATACCATGCTCCTATGAAAATAATCAAAATATTAGGAACCATGTATACACCAGTTATCCATTGGAATACAATTAGAAGAATAAACCAGAACATATTTGCGAAAAATTCATAGAATAGTTCAAGAGGTCTATCTAACTCTAGTTTCTTATGGTGGTGTGAATATATGTGATAATTATATGGCGATTCAGGTAAAATATGACACAACCGGTGAATCCAATATACCCATAGGTTTATGAAAATCACTTGCAGAATAGTTTTCATCAGTTGAGTATCCGGGGGGAGCAACTTAACACTTAACAGATGTCCTGTGAGAATAATGAGACCAAATGACTTTACAAAGTTTTCAAAAGTGTATTCATATTCCTTTTCAATTACTAAATCTCCCATTTCTAATACATCGTAGTATTGATTTTCGTCAATATTACGGTTTCTTTTTATAAGCGTTTAAAAAAATTGACTCCACGACGTGCGTAAAGCCATTACCAATGACAGAGGAGTGCTCAATCTGTTTAAATACTATAGCTGTCTCAACCACTGGTTGCGTTGAAATGTCTTGCTCTCACAAGTTCCACTTGAAGTGCATAGGAACATGGCTTAGTAAAAACTCAAGCTGTCCCTTGTGTAGAAATACACCGAGTGAAATGGAGACGCTTCTAAAGCCCGAGGCCCCTGTGGCCTATGGTATTGGCTCAAGATTACCATATTACGAAATGACAAATAGTCGCACCGATAGGCTAATGGAATTCGCTAGATTTACAATAGATTTTAACAGTTTACTTCCTGTTAATTCTCAACAGCAGCAAACTAATACTGATCCAGTTGACCCACTTCCACAAGATACAGATGGAATTCCAGGGACAGATATTCGCCTTGTTTCTCAACAGACAGGATTGACACATGCCCAATGCTTAGATGCCTTACGAAGGAATAATGGTGATATAGTTAACTCAATTATGGATTTAGTTAACGGACTATAATATCATATAATTGATTAAAATCATTTATAAGAATTTATCAATTCGCTTTTATATCTTTAGCCGCCGTTTTATATATTATTATATTATAATGAACAAAAATAACTGCATTTGTTTGATTTGTTATAAACCGAATGGTATATCGATTGATTTTTTATCAAAATTTACAAACTATGATATTTATATAATTATCGATGATAACACAATAGAATATAAAAATAAGTATACGGAATATGTAAATATAAATATAATCCAAATTAAGAATGAAGATTGTAAAATAAACGGATTTAGTGATGTTGGTTTCTTTGAAGAAAACCTAAAAATAACAGGTTGGGATAAGGCTGTATATTATTTTTCAACTATTAACACGATATATAAGAACATTTGGCTTCTTGAAGAAGATGTGTTTTTATATAATGAGAAAACACTAACTGATATTGATTTCAAATATAAAGATAGTGATTTATTAAGTTCTATTTGGCGTAAACCTTATATTTCTGATGAGCGTGACATGTGGGAGCACTGGCCAAAAATAGATATTAAATTCCCACCCCCATACTATTCTGCTATGATTTGTGCTATTAGAGTTACACAAACACTTTTAAATAAAATAAAAGATTACGCCACAGAATATAAAGTGTTATTCTTTAGTGAAGCATTATTTCCAACGATATGTAAAATGCATAATTTAAAATATGATACACCAACCGAATTCAACAATATCGTATATAAAAAAGCCTACAAAGATACAGATATTGATGAAAACAACCTATTTCATCCAGTAAAAGATATTGCTAAACATAAATATTATAGAGATATCTTAAAAACTAAACTTTATATAAAATGAGTGATAAGAGCAAGGGTTATAAATTATCTGCCGTTGAATACTATTTATCGGCAGATAATATACAAGTAATTGTCTAAAGTTGTAAAAACCCCTACACATCCAAGCTCAAGGATGCTCCTACAGGTGCAGGTCGGCGACCACGACCTCTACGCCCGTTTATCCCTGAACGGGTAGAGTCTGCTTGACTGTAGTCATCGCTCGCTACACTTTGAAGTTCAGAAACGGCAACCATCGCTGGCTGCTGTTGACTTGCCTGTTCAGATTGAACAAAGGAGTTATTAGGCATTGTGCGAACACCGATGGTTTCCATCTCAGCACGTCTGACATCCTCAAATGTTCTCAAGATATCATCAACTCCAGAGGGGCCCTTCATCTCTCTTCTGGATCCAGCATTTGATCCATTAGCCCCAGCAGCTGTCGCTGCCTGCACTAAGGGAGATGGATTAGGGGGAGATCTTGAATTGTTACCGAAGAACCCCCCTGTAGATCCAGGGGGGTCCATGGCCATTGCAGAGGCAGGCATATTAGGAGGGGCTTGGTTTCCTCCGAAACCTGCTCCATTAGAAGGAGAAGGCATTCCCATTGCCATTCCCATGAAGTTGCCGAAGCCTGGGCCAGCCTGGGCTGCAGCTGCTTGAGCCATCTGCTTGGCCAGCATAGGATTGCTCTTCAAGACATCGTCCATGGAGGGCATCTTCTGTCTGAAGAAACTGTTGCTAACGTGGCACATGAAGCCACTTCCAGCGACAGCCATCATCAGGCGCATCTCAGGAGGCATCTTACCGCGCTCCTTGTATTTATCATAAAGCTCCTCAAAGATCTCGTCGAAGTCCTCTACATTCGTGTGGACAGACTCAGACCACCCTTGCAACTTGATGTCGAAGGGATCAAACTTGTCATTCATCCACTCAAGGCCAGTGATGGCTCCCATCAGCATCTGACGCTGAAATCTCAGAGATCCCTCAAGGTTGCGGGCATCAACTAGTCTGGTATACTCTTGCTTGATTTCCTCAGCTGAGTTATCCATAGTGAAACGCTTAGATACAGGGTATCCCTTGGTCTCAAGACGCTGCAGCTTATTCAAATACTCAATCTTCTCCTGCTTCTCCTTCTCAAAGTCTCTAGGGGGTGCAGGTGTTAGAGAAATAGAAGGGCCAGAACTAGATGACTGGTAATTATCGAAGGATGAAGAATTGTCTCTTGAAACAGTTACTTGAGGTAAACCGGAACCTCCTGAATTCATTGGAGCTGCACCCCCGAATGACCCTAAGTCGATGGGTTCAAGGGTGTCAAATTGTATAGCTTTAGCACCTTCATCTGGCACGGAAAGCCGGATAGGAGATGAGCCAAATGATTGGGGTGGCGCGTTTGTTTTGGATTGATTTGCTAAAAGATTCAGACCGAGCTCATCATTCAAGTCGGTGACCTCAATTACATTTCCAATTTCAGATGAAATCTGAATTGGTGGGCCCTGAAAACCTTGGCTTGACCCCATGTCTGAAGCGGCAGATTGCAAATCTAGCATACTTACACTCATCCTTCTCCGTTCCTATTGTCTTTTTTAGAGAACTCTTTAGACGCAGATAACCCTAGAACAAAGGACACAGACCATATCGCAGAGGATCTACTAAGAAATCTAGACCGATCTGATCATTTCAATCCGGTAATAAAATATATCTATATGTTAAATGAAACACGGAGATTACAATCACTATGTTGTAATGTTTTTTATAATGATTTTTTCAGGATTATTATCAACTATGAATGTATGGGTTGATAAATCGGACGATATTAGATTCAGCATCAACGATGTTTATATGACGTTATTGATGACTGGTTGGATGTTTTTATTCATGGGGATATATTATAGTGAAACGCCTATTTTATACCTAGGTTTATTCTTAGTAGTTATAAATATTTGGTGTATAAGAACCCAATTTATGGTATCAAATGAACAGTATATTTTGGGAATGATTCCACATCATTCAATGGCTGTTCTTATGAGTAAAAAATTACTTGAACGTAAATCACCACTACCTAACAATTTTATATCAAATATTATAATTACACAAGAAAAAGAAATTGAATATATGAAGCAGATTTATAAGAGATCTAAACTACTGGCTTGAAATTCCCGACTGTCTAAGTCTAGGCTTTAAGAAATCTCAGTATTATAAACTATGATGTGCCAAAAAGGTGGACAAGTCTTCAAGCAGTTTTATGCACTAGTTCTAACAACTCCTATGTCAGTTCCTAGATCTCTCCAAGTATTCAAATATCCTCCTACGCAGTATCAGATTGATACAACAATTGTGCACACGGTAGTTGGGTTCAAAGAACCTGAACTCGAGCTCGAGCCTGGAACTGAGAAACCATTAGTATACGTTGTTCCTATTCATATTCCTCTAGACATCCTTTATCAGTAAACTAAAAAAATTGATACTTTTACCCTATGTAAAAAAGGTAAGAATGGACGTTGAACCAGTTCAACTTGAAGACAAGCACTATCGTGCTGTCAAAGCTATCTTTAGAGATACGTTTGACAGAACTATATTTAATATAAAACATATAAATACCTCTTGGCACAACAGGTCTAAGGAGGAAAGTTATGGCTTTATCTTGAACGGCAATCTCATTGGTTTCATTATTACATCTTATCATGTGAAAAATAAGGATAATTTATATATTGATTACATTGCATTTCACAAGGATTACAGAGGTAGGGGTCTTGGAACAGATGTCTTAAAAGATATGCTAAAGGGTTTCAAGGAAGTTAATCGCAGTGTCCATCTGTATCCTGAACGTTCTGAACTATGGTCATGGTATGAGCGCCTGGGTTTTCAGAAAACACATGATGGCTACATGAATTTCCATTCCTATGAGACAAGGTCAAAGACGAAATAAATCATCGGCTCTATTTAATTCTCTTGGTATCCATCTGATACCTAAATATTCCATATTTTTTGCTTCCTTGAAGATTGACCTGTAATAGTCGGCTAAACGGGATTTTACAGGAGGCCTTCTATTTACTAGATGCTTGATAAGTTCAAGGCAATCATTTTCTAATTCTATAGAACCCTGGTCCTTCTTTTGCGCATAACGTATTCCATTTAGCACAGAACACCATTCAGATTCCGTAGAATTCCAGTGATCTGAATAAGTGTTTATTAAACTGTAATTCACGTTATCATAGGTTTTCAAAGTGACAGCTGTTCTAGATATATTTGTATATTGATTGCTAAAGGAACCATCTGTCTGTACTAATGCAACCTTGGGTGGTTTTACAAGGCGCTGGCCTAACGGTGAAAAAATGGTAGGTTTTCGTAAGAAATCAATTAGACTTACACGCATCTACTATTTCTTAGATTTATAGGTGATCTGTTCGCCAACGGGCCCAATAAATCTCACACATTATCTCCACGTCTTTCATGGAATTGTGCTGACCCGTAGGCTCCTTGTTAAATGTAGCCTTGTATAGCTCAGTTAGAGTAGGAGACTTGTAAGGGCGATTGGTCGTAGGGAATTTGCTAGGTATCTTTGCTTCAGGCTCACCCTTGATCATCGTGCAAATCTCCCACTCAGGCCACACATGCCATGGGTTCTGGTTCAGACGCCATTTGTATGCATGGAAGAGAACATTCTTATCAAACTCGATATTGTGCGCCACGACCCTATCAGACTTCTCGAGGTCAGTCTTTAATTCAAATAGAACGTCTCTTAGAGGCCGACCCTCTGCATAAGCCTTCTCTTCAGTAATACCGTGAATCTTGATGGAATCCTCTGGAATTGTCCAACCATCTGGCTTAATTAATGAATAATTCTTCTTCACTAGGGTACCATTCGGCTCGTAGACTGCCCATGCAACAGAGACAATATCAGGCCAATTATCATGTGTTTCTAGGGCATTCGAATTGCGTCTCTTAGGGAGACCGGTGGTCTCTGTATCGAAGAATGTAATATAAGGCATTGTAATACTTAGTAATACTTTATATTTGGTTCAATTTTTATTTTATCTATTAAATTTGAACTGAATATATTGTCATATAAATTCCATATGCAGTCGGTAGAAGATATATTATATACTAAGCTACTTGATACTAAATTGGTTCTGAGGGATACTCAGGAGCATTTTAAAACATACTCTGCAAAGGATTTAGTAAATCTTATTCGGTCTGCTCTACATAATAAGAGAAAAAATCCTGAGGGAATAAAATTATTATATGATTTAGAAAAATGTATTACTGATCTTCGCCATCTTATGGAAGAGGAGCGTCTAAAAAATCTAATGAATTAATAGGATGTCTGCAAATAACAGAACAATGCGTAATTTACGCTTGAAGCCTGGGGCTGCTTTTTTTAAGAAAACCTTGAACAACAGAAAGCCAAAGATAGTATCAACAAGTAATTTATTTCCCGGTTCTCAGACACCGAGACCTACTATAAATATAAGTAATTCTGTGAAACCAGCTGAAGTTTCTACACAAAGTCTCTTCTCTGATCCTAAGCAACCAAGTGCATTTAACATGGAACCTAAGAATTTGAGACTTCGTAATAGGCAGGCGAAGGCAGTAAGGGCTTCTGAAGGAAAAAATACTCTCGTTTTTCCTATGAACCATTCATTTGGAGGAGAGACAGGTGGTAGACGTAGAAAAAGACACATTACTCGTAAACACAGACGTTAATTCTCGTTATATATCAGATGTCAGTAATTCTCTATGCTTCAGGAATGGTTGCTATGGATGTAATTATTATGACTTTATTAAAGTTAAAGAAATTATTAGTTTTAAATAATTTTCTTATTCTTCCCTTTACAATGCTTGCATATTCTATACAACCTCTATTATTTTATACTGCATTATCTTCTCAAGGGATAGGAATAATAAATGGTATGTGGAATGCTATTAGCACCATTATAATTGCACTCATAGGTTTCTTAGTATTCAGTGAAAAAATATCTGTTCGAAACTGGATTGGAATTGCTCTGTGTGCTTCTGGAATTCTTTTAATTGGTATTGATTCGTAATTTCACGTGAAAAAATTGAAGCCGTTGAACCCTATATTTTTCAGTACCAAAGATGAATCTATTTGCACTAAGTGCTAATCCTAAGAAAGCCGCTGAGGCCCACGGAGACAAGCATGTTGTTAAGATGATTTTGGAGGCATGTCAGATGCTTTACACAGCACATTGGACTGCTACCTACCCCGATCTCTTGAAAGAGCGTTCGGCCATAAAGATCGCCAAGGCTCACAAGCTTCTCGCAGTGCCTGAGCACATGGAATCTGCTCCAAAACGTAAATGTGCAGATGAGCAGGGGTTCCGCCCTGTTCATCTTCACCACCCTTGCACCATTTGGGTCCGTGAGTGTACTGGTAATTATCTGTGGGCCGTTGAGCTCGCTCTAGCTATTGCAGAGGAATATGAATATCGCTGGCCTGGTCGTGTTCACTCGTGTAAGGCCCATGCACTCTGGCTAAAAGCGAATATACCTGATATCCCTAAGGGTGAGCTGAAGACCTTTGCTGTGGCCATGGATGATAAATATCGGGTCCCTGGAGATCCTGTGTATTCTTACATCCGATACTACAAGGGGTCCAAACAGGAGCGTAATCTCACCACATATACACGTCGTGAGAAGCCTTGGTTCCTTCTTAAGATGAAAAAACGGATTTAGGCGAAGCCATACAAACACTTTTTTAACTTAAATGAAAAATTGAGCATTACCCTTATTATATATTTAGTATATATGAGTAAGGTTAAGAAATCAAATGCGAACCCATCTACTATTCAGTTTGCAGTAAATAATACAAACAAGGGGCTTTGGAATACCCTTAAGAAGAATGAATATGATGATTGTCTACAACCTCTTCTAGAACTTATAGACAATGCATTCGCATCAGCTTCTACTACAATAAAAATTACTCTTGATTTCGAGAAAAACATTGGCTCTATTGAGGATAATGGAAAGGGATTTGGAAATGATCCAGATGAACTTTCCAGATGTTTCACATACGGACCAGATATTCCTAAGCAGACTGATCTAAATGAACATGGTTGTGGAATGAAGAGCAGTTTAGCTATTCTTGACCCTACTGACTCTACCTGGTCAGTTACATGGAAATGTGATAGTATGATTTATCAGGTTTCTGCACCTTACTCTAAGGCAGGTCTATTCCAAGCTATAAATATTGAAGTCTGGCCAGGAGCTATTCAAGGCCCTAGTGGTTCAATTATAAAATTTCCATTTCACAAGGAGAATCTTGGTAGCTTATACGAAAAACAGGATAAGGCTTCCTTTGCAAGAGTTATTCCTAAGCTTGTAAATGAACTCAGTCATCGCTGGATGTTCTTCGAGGCATTTATGAGCGGTAGGACTGAACTATTCCTGAATGACAAGAAGGTTATCCCATATATTATGCCAACTGCCGATACAGAATACGTATCAAAATCAAATGTAAATAACTTTACATTTGATAATGGTGCTAAAATTCATATGATTCAGTATACAATCGAGAAGTCTCTTCCAAACAGCGACTGGTTCAGAAAATCAACTTCTTGTAATGGTGTCTACATATTTAAGAATGGTAGGGCAATTGCAAAGGTTAATTCTGGAACAGAATATAGAAAAATACTTGGTGTAGTTCCAGACAATCACCATAATGGGATGATTATATTAGTTAATATCACAGGTGCCGCACACACTTTACCAATTACAGTTCCAACGAAGAATAGATTTAAGGCATCTAACAATCCCAATTATGAACAGATGGTTAAATACATTAATCAGAAGGTTATTCTTCCAAGTGTTGAGAATCCATCGGAAGAACATTTACTTAGCAAGTTTGAGAAAGCCAGATGTAATATATTTAAGGCTACTAGAGTTAAGCATGAATTCCTTGTAGAAAGAGAAATTAAGTTTGAAGATGATAAATTCTCAACCCCAAAGCTTGACGCCATTGAAACAATTAATACAGATATTTATATTTACGAGGCAAAGAAGGATAACAAGGTATCTCTTCAGCATATTATACAGATGTTTGGAAATTTCATACTAGCTACAAGCGCTCTACAACAAAAAAATAAAAACGATATTATTCCTACACCTGTAATTCTTATTAATGCAGATACAATGTATAAATTACCAGATACTCTTAAAAACACAATTATGGAATTATCAAATAATAGTGTATTAAAATTTCCTGTCGAAATTTGGAATTATAATGCAGAAGTCTTGTTTCCTCAGCCTTAACACGCATCCAGACACATGCACAGAGTGTCAGCTAAATCGTCTTTTTTTCCCTGGCCCTGCCACCATACAAACCATCTGTGTTGCTCAGATCCAAAGGGGAATTTTCCTAGATATAACTTAGCCCTTACCTCTCCACCAGCCTTCCTGTCCTTGTATCCTGCATCGCCCACTTCAGCCCCTTGAACCTTCTTGCCAGCGTGAACGAAGTGAAACTTCACGGTCTGACCATTTGTAATGTAACGTTCACGAAGTGAAGCAAAGATCAAAAGCTGTACTGTTTTCATAACTGGGTTCTTGAGGACAGGTTGGTGCTCAATATAGACATCTTTAATTCCAGAAAGGTGAGCCCAATCCCTGGTAATCCAACCACGAATAGCATCATGGAGATTTGACGTATTATCTGCAAAAGACGCAGTCGACTTAGCCTTTACAAGAGGCATGACAGCGACGGCTTCAGCACGAGCAAGTAAAGCAGGGCGTTGTCCCTTGACATCAAGACCCTTGGCCTTCAAGAATGCCTGCAACTGAGAAATAGTCGGTGTCTTCTTAATGGGTAGACCAGTAGCCTCGTCGAAGATTTGCATGTCTTTTTTCAAATGACGACCACAAACAAGCCCTTGGGGAGACTTGGCCTTGGGAGGCTTGTCGCACATATGACAGGTAGCTTTCGGTGTGTCATTCAAGTCTTGCAAGTTCACTAAAGCCCAGTGTTTCACCATGGGCAGTTTTGTTCCAGATAAATCAACTTCAGCCACTGCGCAGCAGTAAGCAAGATGTTTGATACCTATATCCAAGGCTAACATCTTTCTTATGAATTAAGAATTATCCTTTAACCTCTATAGTCATAAGTCTGTTCTATTTTTTATTCTTTTAATTATATCACTTGTCGATATTGATGAAGTATATGGTATTCTTCGAACAATACCTAATTTGTAAGGCACTTCTAACATCAACTTCATTTCATCATCTGTTCTAATTGAAGTTGTAAAAACTATTTCTATCTTATGGAGATCTATATATTCTTTTGTTATTGTAATAGGTGCATTTGGTATTATTTTATCAATATACTTACAGCCCTCTAAAAGTTTAATTCTTTCCTCCATTGTTAAAACCGGTCTTCTTTTATAAGATGATGTATCTTCATCGTTATGAACACCAACAATAAATATATCTCCCTCTTTTTTCATATCGTATATACTCTTAAAATAATTCAAGTGTCCATAGTGAAAAAGATCTGCAACTACATCCGTGTAAAATATCATATACTATTAGATGATAGAATTACATCCGAAAATGTCCGGAAAGAGATTAGAAAATCATATAAAGGGTCAAGAAAAGATGACAGCTATGCTAAGGGAATTTGATATGATCTGTAGAAAATATAATATACAATATTGGTGCCATGGAGGAACCTTCATTGGTGCAGTAAGACATTCTGGATGGATCCCTTATGATGGGGATGTTGATATAGGTATGCTGAAAGAAGATTATAATATTTTTAAAACAAAAATTAATGAATTACCTAAACATATGTGGTTTCAGACAAGAGATATTGATACATTATATAAGGAATCTCTTCCAAAAATAAGAGATATAAATTCCTCATATATTCAAACAGACAGATATAAGTGGCATTGTGGCCTACAGCTAGATATGTTTTTATATGAAAAAAAAGATGATAAAATAGTTAAAATATTTAAAAGGAATGATAAAGAATATAACATTATTTTCAATTATGATATGATTTTTCCATTAAAAGAGTTATTATTTGAAGGAATATCCGTCTATGTGCCAAATCAAATAGAAGAATATTCTAAACTTGTGTGGGGAAGTTATCCTATTCCATTACTACCTGTCGAAAAAAGATATCCACATGAAGGAGATATCGATCCAAGTAATCCAAGAAAACAAGATATAGAAAATTATCAGTATTTATATAATTCACCCTGAAGAACCATATCCTGACTTACGAGTGTCAAAGGATTGATTGCCTAAGGGTATGAAATGGCGTCCACGAACTGAATTGCGTCCACCTTCGTATACCTCTGTCAAGAAAATGCGTTTTGTGGGAGGAGTTTGATTAGGCTTTGCAAAGGTTCCAAATAAGCTAGGGACGCGTTCCTCTCTCTCTAGGCCAAGTCCATCCTTATTTCTAGGAACAGAAAAGTTGCATTCAAATTCATCACATGACTGTAATTGTTTAGGGGGAACAGTAGTGTCAGCATTGTAAAAATAAGCACCTGCACGGTCAGCCTGTCTATGACGAGATGTCTGTATTAGAGCATCTGCGTTGTGCTGTAACCATGATCTGATAGAATTTCCATATTTAGAAGGAGCTACATTATTGGCACAGTGGGACTTGTAATCAGTTACAATACGGGCATCTGACATCTTAGAAGCGTATCCAGGATAACGAATATCTTCTATAGGACCAATGCGCTTCTCAGGAGCTTCTATTTTTTGACCAGCAACGCGCAGGGCATGCTCATTTATAATTGGCATGAAAGAAGGATTTGTAGGTCTCACGAACTGCTGGGAGTCCATCTACATTCATGATATAATTATCTTGAATGTAGAATATTCATAGGGTAAAACCAATGGCACAGCCATATTACTCTAAAGCAGAGCCACCTACAGGCTCAGGACCTGAAACTTCAGATATCATTGTTCCCTGTAGAGAAGTTGTATTAGTATCATTACCCTTCAACATATCTATGATGGCCTTGCGTCTAGAACCAGCAGCTATAGTAAGACCATTTTGCTTTGCAAGGGTCTGTAGTTCTTTTAAGGTCATACTATCAAGGTCCGGAGATAGCTTCGTGACACTAATCGCATTAGTTGCAGTGACAGGGACGCCAGCGAGTTCGTCAATTTGGAGAGACTTATAGGGTGTTTCGGATCCCATTGAAGGTGTAGACATTGCCTGCTTGTATTCATCTTCAGATGAAACCTCCTCAACTTCATCCTCCTTTAGAGGAAAGGGTCCGGAAATGGCGTTCAAATACTCAGGACTGGGCTCAAATTCTTGCATAGACGGACGCTCATTCTGAGAATTACCAGATATAAAGGGTGCAGCATCCATCATTATTTTTAAATCAGTTAGAACACCCTCAACGAGACCCATCTTTCTCTCAGTCATAGAGAGACGATTGTATAGATAAAAGATTATTGAACCAAAGACAAGCGTAAGCACGATGCCGATCATGAGTGCGTCGTTCATTCTATGTCTGAGGCCTAAGTTTTAACCATTATCTGAACGCAGGGTGGTATAGGCTATGGCTTCGCCTAACGCAACGACAGTTTATACCACTAGAACTTTAGATTCAATCAATAATTCTTCAACACTACTCATCTTATTAATTCCTTCAACCACCTCATATTTGTATATGATTCGCCCAGTCTCTTCATTCATAGAAGTATCCACACATAGCCTTTGAACATTTGAAGGAGCTTCTTCTGCATGGGAAAACAAATGCGTGCTTACGATACTAGTGACTAAATTGCTTGACCACAGCTGTCTTAAGAAGATTTGACTGGCCGTAGCGGCATCGGGGGGATTTGTTGTGTGAAAGAGTTCATCTATAATAACCCATCCACGTGTTTTAGCATCACGAATGCGCTCAACAATGTCTCCTGCAACTGATACTTCACGTTCGAATAAAGAAGCCTGACCGGGGCGATCTTCAAGTCGAAGACTACTTATTACCCATTCAACAGGTGTCATTAAGCACCTAGATGAAAAGGAAACACCCCAAGTGTGTGCTAAAACTACGTTAGTCAGAATAGATCTTAAGAAAGTCGACTTCCCACCTCGGTTAGGTCCAGTGCAGATTACATGGTGTTCAGTTGGCCCCATTACTAGGTGGAATGGAACTCGTCTTTCAAGTGGCAAAAGGGGGTCAACTGCTTCAGACATCTTACACAAGGGTATAGAAGACTGTGTCCATTCCACTGGAACTAGTGCATCGCATCTAGAGATGGCTGCCGTTATTTCAACTTGCCCAATTGCTCTGTAGATTTGAGGCAATAGACTCTTATCTTGAACAAGCCATGCTAGAACTTGTCTGTCATCCCCTAGCTCAGATGGATCTGGGAAGGTCCAAGGTTTTCTCAAGCCAAATCGAACCCATATATAAGAAATATCGCGAAGCCTTGTTATGGTATCTACAACTGCCTTGGCTCCTTTTACCATTTGCTCATCAATATTATAGCAATGCACTGCATTCGTATAAGGTAAATACATTCCATGTGCATATGAAAAAATCATACTACCCCACTGCAAAAGTGTTCCGACGCCAAAGGGCTGGTCTGCACGACCGAATATCATGGGTTTCATCTGAAGCCAATACACATCCCAGGTAATAGGTAGTCCATAGACAAACTTGAGTGCTAAGAAAGGTAGTATTAAACTCATTAATGGCATACACCATGCAATCAGTGGTGCAATGAATATCTTAGATAGAGCAACATACATGAGAACAAAGGGAACAAAGTTGAAACAAGAAAATTCACCAGTAAAAAGAATCTGAGACCAGTCTTCAGTCTGAGATTCAGAAGCAGTTGCAGGGTCGAGGCTACGTATTACAAGTTCATTTTCAAGTAGTTTAGGAAGATGTATTGTCCAATCCGGGCTTTTCATTTGTTTTAATCTGCGCCATGCCTCCGATCTAGCATCCAAGACATTCAAGTTTGTAGACCATTTCCTGGATTGTTCTGAAAATAGCTCAATCGCCGATTGACTTTTTACCCCAATTGAATCTAACACAGAATTCATACGACATTCTTGTAAGGTATGTTCCATTGTTCTCACATGATTTCTTTTATGCGTATTAAAAACCGCAGTATAGAATAGAAATGGTCAAGCGTCACATGAAACACGCCAGCACTTTTAAGCTAAAGCGTGGGTCTAAGAAAATTATAAAGCGTCATATGATGCACACAAAAACAATTACTATGAAGCGTAGAAGCCGTAAGTAAATCACTTTTAAGAAAAACTAAGGGATTTTTCATGTCTTTTTATAAAAAGCCTAAGCGATACGCTTAAATACCCGGCTCTATCTTAATATAGAATGCTCACCTCAAAACGGTTGCAGAATCTTGAATCTTCTGAGTTTTCTGTAATGTATGCAGAATCCTATATTTCATCACATGTCGAACAGATTATTTGTCTTGTGTTGGAAAAATCATTTATTGAGAGATCTAAGATACTAGCTTTTGATTTAACGAGTATATCATCTGTTCATCACAGGGTTCTTCTAGAAAAACTAAAAATGCGTCTCAAAGTTAGTTCCATTTACATTAATCATAATAAACTTATTATTGACTGGTCTATATGAAATATGGGGTCTAAACAAAAAACAACTAGTATAACTATATCGGCCATGAACGTCCCACCAATGGTCGCCGCTATTATTTCATTACGCCCTTCACTCCCACCAGTCTCTGATGAACTGCGCAAACGTGTTCAATCCATCAGGGTACGGAGTATGCTAGAGGCAAATACTACACGCACAACTTCCCAGTCTTCAAGTTCACCATGGAGGCATAAGCAGAATGGTCCATCTGCACCACCTGGACAAAGAGAAGCCTTACAAAGAGATACTATGGGAGGCCACTGGAGGCAGAGTTCTAGTTCTATAAATAGTGCACAATCAACGTCAGTTGCAGGAACTCCTTTTCGTTTTATAACACCACAGTCTCCTCAGCAAGACCGTTCACCTAGGCCTACTATTTCAAGAGCTTCATCATTTATAAATGCTCTAAACTCACCTTCTAGTCAGGAGTCACCTAGAACTCCTATGACACCAGGGCCCCCCACACGTTATATTAGCAAGTTTCACAATGGCTCTAAAATCGGAGATGACCAGATTTTAAATACTGTAATCCTGAATAAGTTAAATGTATTCAGTGTAAAGACATACGATGACGTAAAGTCATTCTTGTTTCAGATTTTAGGTTCAGATCAGAAGGAATTTATTAGAGAGTTTACTTGGCTTGTATTCAGAAAGGCCGCAGCAGAAGAGAAGTTCTGTGGGCTCTTTGCAAAGCTTTTGTCTGAAATCAAGCGTGAATTCCCAGTAATCCTAGAGGAAATGAAGAAATTGCATACTACATACCTGGATATCTGGAAGGTTACGGAAACCGATTCACCCATTGACAAGAGATGTCGTTTAGGGTATTCTCAGTTCTTAGCTGAGCTAACTGCTCTAGAAGTTCTCGATTCAGATACTATGCGGGTTACACTTGAGACATTGAAAAACTGTATTCTCGATTGCTTGAAAAATCAGCAGTATACTGAAACTGTCGAGGAATACATGGATTGCTTGAAGCAGCTCTGTGGATCCAAGGTGCCAAAGACGATCAAGCTTATGATCCGTGAAATTCTAGTGAAAGACCTTGATACATGGATTGATGAGCCGAAGGAAACAGTCCCGGGCCTTTCATCAAAGTCTAGATTTGCCTGCATGGACCTCAGAGATTTGCTGGTAAAGTAAACGCGTAATTTTATTATACATAATTAGAATGCCTTCAACACGTCGTAGAAATGGTCCCGTAAGCCGTCTATTATCCCCTGTAGAAGAGGGTGTAGGTCTAGTCACCCGCACAGGCAGCCATGTCTTGAAGACTGGTGATGACATGTGGCGTTCTCTAGGAAACGGTGTTCGTGATGTTGTTTCTAACGTTACCCACAGTGTTGACCATGCCGGCAGCCGTCTAGTCACTGGACAGCGTGGTGGAAAGGGTAGCATGCGCAATCGTAATCGCAGCAATCGCAACCGCAGCCGTAAGAACCGCAATCGCAGCAATCGTAATCGCAGCAATCGCAGCAACCGCAATCGCAGCAATCGCAATCGTAAGTAAATAATCAGCTTAACAATATAATACAGTCTTATGTAAAAGATTGTATGATAGTATTTACACTTGATGCCTAAAAATTGAACCGTGCAGTGCCTCGGGTAAAAAGTATACCGCGTTTGAATGGAGAACCAATTGAAGAAGCATAACAGAATGACTCGTGCCGAGAAGGAGGAGAAGACTGATAGGCCCAAGGTATCCTCTCGCAATCTTCGCAAGAAGCGTGGCGGTCGCAATGATGATGACGATGATGAATTGGATAGCAAGGGAAATATCCGTGGCCTCATCGCTTATTCTGAGGAATCTGAGGAGGAGACACCCCGGTCATCAAAGAAACCTGGTTTCCGCCAGAGGTCCCGTAAGGCTGACGCTGAGGCGAAGGCTAAGACTGCACGAGAGCAGGCTGCTATTGCAGCTGCTGATTCAAAGAAAAAGCGTGGATTTCTAAAAAAGAAGCACGTAGTCGAATCTGACAGCGAGGAGGAGACATCGATTAGCGCTTCTGATGAGGATGTCGAAGGCACAGAAGATGAGGAAGACGATGATGTCGAAGGCACCGATGATGAGGATGATGATGAAGATTATGATGATGAATGGGACGAGGACGACGAGGAGACGCCTCGTAAGATGATCTTAAACTTCGGATTCGGTGGAGCCGATGAGGTTGATACTCGCATGGTTCCTAAGCGGTATAAGATTAAGAAGGAAACTGAGGATGTTCAAAAGTTCTTCAAGCTCATGACTGAACCCATTGAGACCGAGACCATTGACGATCATATTGACCAATTCAAGGCACTCAAGCCTGATGAGCAGAAGCGTATGCTAACTGCTCTTGAGAACCGCCCTAAGGCAAAGGAGCAACCTGTAATGTTCAAGATTCTTAACATGCAGACTACCCCTGAGATCCAGGCACAACTGATGTCTAAATACAATAACCTTCAGGCTCTTGATCCCGGTTCAGGTGAATACTATAAGATGCGCAACTGGCTTGAGAAGGCAACTGCTCTTCCCCTCGGTATTAGAAAGCAGATGCCAGTGAAGGTGGATGATGGCCCAGAAGTTTGCTCTGCATTTATGTCTCGTGCAAAGCGTTGTCTGGATGAGGCAATCTTTGGACAGGATGAGGCGAAGCTTCAAATCCTCCAGTTCATCGCTGGGAAGATTACGAACCCCCAGGCCAATGGCATGTCTCTGTTGCTAATTGGCCCCCCTGGTATTGGTAAGACTTCCTTAATTAAGCAGGGTATTGCAAAGGCGCTTGACTGGCCTTTCCAGTTCATCTCTCTTGGAGGTGATTCAGATGCCAGCACATTTAATGGGCATCAGATGGTCTATGAGGGCTCTCATTGTGGTAAAATTGTGAACTCTCTTGTTGCTGCGAAATCAATGTCGATGGTTCTAATGTTTGATGAGCTTGACAAGATTAGTTCTACTCCTAAGGGTGAGGAGATCCAGAATTTATTGGTTCACCTAACGGACTCGGCGCAGAACATGGAGTTTGAGGACAAGTATCTTTCTGGCATTCCTCTTGACATGAGTCAGTCAATGTTTGTCTTCAGTGCTAACGACATTAATAAGATTGATCGTGTCTTGCTTGACCGTTTCACCGTAATCAATCTTGAGGGATATGGACCCAAGGAGAAGATTGAGATTGCTGAGAAGTTCTTGCTACCTGGTGCCTTGAAGCAGGTCAACCTAGCTGAGCGTGTCGGTGTCCCCAAGGATATCGTAAGTCATGTCTTAGAGACGTATGCAAAGGAGGAGAAGGGTGTGCGTGAGCTCAAGCGTTGCATGGAACAGATTGCACAAAAGCTGAATATGTTGCGCCTCTTCAATTCCCCCGATCTCCCGTTTTATATCAAGGACTTTGCCCTACCCTTCATCTTAAAGAAGGAGCACGTTGATAAGTTCCTAAAGGAGCGCAAGCGCACGGACGACCTAAGTCATATGAAAATGTATACTTAAAAATAATTACTGCTATGTAAAATTTGATTATTATTTTTGCTTTTTATAAAAGCACAAATGAGTATCAGGTATGTTGAGATGAAAGAACCCATTTACAATACGATTTCCAATAGGATTCGAGAGAGTTTCCCAGATTCATGTATTGTTTGGATTGAGGAAAATCAGAATTCCAGATTATTAGCTGCATATGAAAACAGAAAGAAGGAGATTGCAAATGTTGCTTCCATAAATGAACTCCAGTGGTTCCATGGGACTAAGGAAGAAAACATAACTAATATTGCGAGAAATGGATTCGACCCTGCCTTTAATAAGACATCTTTATATGGGAAGGGTACATACTTTGCAAAGAATGCTTCCTACAGTAATTCCTATATGGTTCCAAACAGTCAAGGTATTTCATTCATGTTTCTTTGCGATGTTTTAATGGGCAAGCCCTGTATGGGAAGATCAGATCTACAAATAGAAACTAATCTATATCACAGTGCTGTTGATAACTTTCAGGGACCTACTATATTAGTTAGTCCATTTGCAGATGCAGCTTACCCAAAATATATTGTGGCGTTTCACAAAAGTGCAACTTAGCGTTTCGCAAGCATGCTAAATAACCTCCGGTTTCAATAAATGGCATATGATGTCCTCATGAATACTGCTTCCGCTTTATTTTTTATTTGTTATGTTCCTGAACTATATGCTAACTGGAAAAATAAAAATGCGAATTTTTATAACATGCCTGAGAAAGTTGTCTTAGTATTAGCAAGTGGATTTGCATTCGCATATGCACTTCTTAATAACGACAATGCTCTTATAGCAAATTATGGACCTCTTCTAGCACTTGATGTAATCGCATTTTCAATGAGACTATATTATGTGCATAATAATAAAAAAGCTATTTCAGATGCTTCTCCTCCTTCTGACATAATTCTGTTTCAGGATTCTTCTCCTGGCACCACATAGCATTTTGTTTTTCTCTTTCTTTTAACATTGCATCCATTTTTTCTTTTAATTCTTTTGACATTTCCGTATCAACTTGTTTTTCTTTTGTTGTTCCGGGACCCCAGCGAGCAGATGGATTGCAGCGCATACTATAACATTATACTTTAGCGATAGCTAATTATACCTTCCGATAGAATAATATGTAGGAAGGTCTTCCCAGATATGCCTGATTTCCATCTTTCATTGTGCTAACATTTTCATCATCGTATACATTCCATTTTCCTGTAATAGGACTTTTAACTTGAGCAACATAGTGTCCACCATTTGCAGAACCATGGTGGTCCACAACTGATTGCAAGTTATACTCTGCAATTTTACTACACTCTGGACTTTTCTCCGCAAACCACTTTGAGAACCTTTGAACAGAAGATGCCTCGAAATCAGAATGACACTTGGTTCCATTGGGATTGAAGCGCTTAAGAATTACAATTAAATTTTGAGGAAGTCTCCAAATTCTACGTTGAATTGAAGCCGATGGTCTCTTATTCTTAGGGTTAGGTGAGTCTTTTGGCATATCGGGGGAACAATCGTCGCACTGGTATTCATCGAGCTCCTCCGCACTGAACTCATAATCCATGCATTGCTCCAAGCTAGACTTTTTCTGGTCCTCAAACCCTATTTTTAGCATATTGAATGGCTCATACTTGCAGCGCACCTTTGAACAGCCCTTGCATGTAATTGATACTTCCATGAGTCCAAAGAAGTAGTCAACAATTGGCGAGTAGTTAGGTGCTACTTGTTCCTTCCACGCCATCAGAGCTCCGTATGTTACAGAAGTCTTCTCTGCAACTACATTGATGTTGAGAGGCTTTTTCATCCCCTCATGGAGTTGGTCCAATAAGAATGTAAGTGCCTCTCCGCTATCATGAGGTTGAGGGGTAATCATGTGCTCATATGTAGGACAGTCCTTCAATGACTCTCTGAAATAATGAATAAATCCGGCAGGTTTCATAGCAGCTGGTCCTACTTGAGACCAAAGTCCTGTGACAAGTTCCTTATATGCCTTGCACAGAGTTGCCTCCTTAGATGGTTTTTCGTGAATCCAGGAATCGGAGTGCTTGTGAAAGAATACAGTAAGGTCGGGAACGTGTCTCAAACACTGCAGTGCAGAATTCAGATAGCATGTATTCCCGAGATTAGCTAGACCCAGTTGTCCTTTCTTAGGATTATCCGAGGCTAGCATTGGTACTATTCAACTGAGTATTTTCTACCTTCAATTTTTACCTTTACCACGTTAGTATGGATAACAGATACGAACGAGTGTATGATGTTGGTCTCTTAGATGATTTACATAATTATTTCCCTGGGCTTCTTTATGAGCCTGATAGATTTCGAACCGTATCAGAAGTTTTAGCATATATAAGAGAAAATGCATCTAGAAGATTCAATTTATTTGATTATGGTGCAAGACAATATCAACAACAAAATTCAAGAAATCGTAATTCTATTCCACAAAATTCTGTTTCAAGAACCCCAATTGTAAGCACTTGGGAGCCCCCTGTACCCCTTGCACAACAACCTCATCATTTAGAATTTGACTTAACAAGCGCTGTAGACATCGCTATTTTAGCTCCATTGTTAAGAAGCATCAATAGAATTTCAGAATTACGTCCACCAGCACATACCCCTATTACACAACCAGTTATTAGATCCCAAGCTGGGAATCGTTTTGCAAATCTATTTCAAGACATCGTGGTTCACGCATCTCAGGAACTCATTGATACTGCATCAAGTATGAGAACCTTATTAATAGATTTGGAGGAGTCGTGTTCTATTTGCCAGGATAGAATGAGGCAAGGAGAAAATATAAGAAAATTAAATGCATGTCAACATGAATTTCATGGTGGATGCATTGATAATTGGTTACTAAATCGCTCTGTTATTTGCCCCGTCTGTCGCCATGATATCCGCGACCCTACACCAGTATTACGTTCACCTACTCTTAGATCTACTCAAGCCCCACAAGCTCCCGTTCCACCTGTAGAAACCCCCGATAGTTCTGATAGTTCTGATGATTCCCCTAATGAAAATACAAGTCGACTAAGAAGTCGAACTGATATTAATTCTATGTTTAATAGAACACTTGGTTAAACAAGCTGCAACTTACTTAAGTCCTCAGGCAAAGTGTCAATTGTAATGGAATAATGGCTCTTGAGATCCTCCATCATTGAAATCTCAGATCCACATAATAGGTTGATAGCAGTCCCCTTGCGCCCATAACGACCAGAGCGACCAATGCGGTGGATGTAATTATCCATCTGTGTAGGTAGCTCATAATTAATTACAAGACTTACCTGTTGAACGTCAATTCCACGGGCAAGCAAATCAGTGCTAATAAGAATACGTGCATCTCCCTTTCTAAAAGCAACCATGCGCTCCATACGCTCACGGGGCTCCATATCTCCATGGATGCATGCAATGGGAAACCCAGCCGCAGTCATTTTCTCTGATAGACGCTCAACGCCTTGTCTCTTATTACAGTAAATTAGGGCCTGAGTAATATTGAGATGCTTATATAAGTCTAGAAGAACTTCAAACTTCCAGTCCTCACGCTCAAGTGCAAGTGCATACTGCTTGATACCATCCAGGTTTACCTGCTCAGGAGGAATGAGAATACGAACAGGCTTATCTAGCAACTTATTTGCGAACTCTACAACATCAGGATTCATTGTTGCGCTGAACAAAGCACATCGGGCAGTGGAAGGGAATCCAATCGCAAGAATACACTGCAACTGCTCTCTGAAACGATCCTCTAACATCTGATCGGCCTCATCTACTACAATTACCTTGATGTGCTCAGTGCTAAAAGCACGACGATTCATTAAATCATAAATACGTCCCGGCGTTCCTACCAGGAAATGAACACCTCTATCGAGTGCACGAATATCATCACGCACAGGTGTCTTACCCATGGCGGCATACGTCTTAATACCTAGGAAAGAACCTAGTGCAGATGCAACTAACTCGATCTGCTGAGCAAGCTCCCTTGTGGGAACAAGGCAGAGAACCTGAACCGCTTTTACAGTGGAATCTACACGTGAAAGGCTACCAATTGTGAAAGTTCCTGTTTTACCGGTTCCAGATTGCGCTTGCGCAAGCAGATCGTAACCCTTCGCAATTGGTACAATTCCCTTTTGTTGAATCTTAGAAGGCTTTTCAAAGCCATGTGCATAAATACCACGTAGCAATGTATCTGGTAGTCCCATCTCATCAAATGAGGTGTACTCAGTAATCTCAGGAGCAAAATTATTAACAACTTCCTCGGCCATGCCTATATTATAAATTTAGTTGAATCAAGTTTAAGCCCTAGTATGATTTACCATAGCCAGTTTTACAACGTAAAACTTGACCTAAAAAATGATTACCTTTTCGTAGAAGAAATACGTATGGCAGACGAAGGAGAAGACTATGACGATCAGTATGTAGATGAGGATATCGATATGGCTGAGGATGGCGCTTTAGTAGAGGATGCTCAGAAGAAGGACTTGGGTAATGAACTCATGCGCTTCCACCCAGAGGCACGGATTGATACAATTGAATCTGTATCAATGGATCTTCAGTTGACAAATGTCCCTCCGTCATTCTTGAATGCAGATGGACAAACTGACCCAAAACACCGCTCAGTTCCATTTCTAACACAATTTGAAAAGACTAAAATTCTAGGTTTTAGAACAAATCAGTTGAGCCAGGGAGCTCGCGCATTCATTGCAGTCCCTGCTCATATTACTGACTTAAGAGAAATTGCGAAGATGGAACTTGAGGCTAGACGCTTGCCTTTCATTATTAAAAGGCCTATGCCCGATGGAACCTTTGAGAAATGGCGCCTATCAGACCTTTTAATTCTATAATATTCTACATAAATAAACTCTTTTTTAACCAGTAGATAATGTCAACAGGGCCTACAGGACCTATAGGTTCAACTGGTCCACAGGGAAAAAGTGGAGTGGGAGGATCTACCGGGTTTTCAGGGACAACTGGGTTTACAGGAGCAACAGGTATTCCTGGATCTGCAACAAATACAGGAGCCACTGGTTTCACAGGTGCAACTGGTTTCACAGGCTTTACTGGTGCCACAGGCTTTACTGGTGCCACAGGCTTTACTGGTCCTACAGGCTTTACTGGTCCTACAGGCTTTACTGGAGATACAGGATTTACTGGAGATACGGGATTTACAGGAGCAACTGGTCAAACAGGAGCAACTGGATCAACCGGTTTTACTGGCACAGATGGAAATGCCACAAATACGGGAGCAACTGGTTTTACAGGTTTTACGGGACCAACTGGGTTTACGGGTTTCACTGGACATACTGGAAGAACAGGACATACAGGAGCAACTGGTAGGACAGGGTTCACTGGATTTACTGGGTTTACGGGTTTTACAGGAGCAACTGGATTTTCAGGCACAACTGGTTTTAGTGGAGCAACTGGGTTTACTGGAGCAACCGGTGTAACGGGGGCAACAGGAGCAACAGGGTTTTCGGGCACAACTGGTTTTAGTGGAGCAACAGGAGCAACGGGTGTAACAGGATCAACTGGGTTTTCAGGGACAACTGGGTTTACAGGAGCTACTGGTTTTACTGGAGCAACGGGTGTAACAGGATCAACTGGTTTCACAGGAGCAACTGGTTTTACTGGTTCCACAGGGGATACAGGCTTTACAGGCTTTACAGGCTTTACAGGGTTTACGGGATTTACTGGTCCAACTGGTATAGCAGGATATGCAACAGATACAGGAGCAACTGGGTTTACTGGTTTTACCGGTTTTACAGGTGCAACAGGTTTCACAGGCGCAACAGGTTTTACAGGTGCAACAGGTTCCACTGGCTTTACTGGTCATACTGGTAGGACAGGTGTAACTGGATTTACAGGAGCAACTGGTTTCACTGGTATACCAGGTATCGCAGCAAATACAGGAGGAACTGGAGATACAGGATTTACGGGGTCTACGGGTTTTACAGGCTTTACTGGAGCTACAGGCTTTACAGGTTTTACAGGTTTTACAGGATTTACAGGTGCAACGGGGTTCACGGGTGCAACGGGGTTCACGGGTGCAACTGGTAATACTGGCTTTACTGGTCATACTGGTAGGACAGGACCAACTGGTTTCACTGGTGCAACGGGTAATACAGGCTTCACTGGTTTTACAGGTAGAACAGGACCCACTGGTTTTACAGGAGCTACTGGTTTCACTGGTTTTACAGGTAGAACAGGGCCAACTGGAGCAACGGGAGTTACTGGAGCAACGGGGCCTCAAGGGTTAACAGGCTTTACTGGTGCAACTGGTTTTTCAGGGACAACTGGTTATACAGGAGCAACTGGAAATCCAGGGTTTGCAACAGATACAGGGGCAACTGGGTCAACAGGTCTAACACGACCATCCTATACTTATTTTAATATTGGTGCTACAGGCTCACAGTATTCTGAACCATCGGTAATAATGAAGTCTGATCTTCAACAGAAAACTACATTAGTTACCTTGTATCAATCGATTAAATTCCAAAATCTCTTAGAGGTCATAGTAAACTATCACGTAGAAGGGGCTATGAATGGAATTATTCAAGTTTTAATAAATAATACGGGTCAGAAGAAGCACTTACACTCTTTACAAGTCCCTCCAGGGAAATTAATGAATGAAATTACATATAGTTTGTCAACTGTGAATTATAGCTCAGTGAAAATTCATGCGGTTCCTATTATTGTATCAATATTACAAAGAAAATTCCCAGATTCTAAAATTACTAATGATACTCAGTTATCATATATTATAATTGATTGGAACTAGTTTTGTTTTCGAATTAGTTTTGTTTTCTAATCGTAATTTGAGGACCCCTTAGCTTGACAGAAGCTCCAGGGTCATAACGGTTTGTCTCAGCTGTCTCAGCCTCAATATAGTGGGCGGCGCTGTGGCTCCAGAATTCAGGGGCCCCAATACGGAAATCCCCGTGGAGCTCAGCCTTATACCAAAAGATAATGTCCTCAAGCTTATTACTTTGTGTGTTGTTGCTTACAACTAGACACTCGTAATTTGTTGTGCACTGGTCCATGACTTGACAAAAAAACTCAAAGGATGGAAAAGCAGATCCATAGTTTTCATATATACGCTTTCTGTTATTCAAATAGGGCTCACGCAAGATAAACACATAGTCTACGTTAGTGCGCAAAACAGGGGGGACACCAAGTGGATACTGCATGGTAATTAAGAAGAACACCTTAACCCAACGACCGTTCAAGAAAAGATAACGAATGTTCAAATCACGGGTCCATGTGTCGTCGTAGAGACAGTCGTCCAAAATCAAGAATGAACGAGGGTCTATCCGGGACTGTCCACCACTCCTTTGTTGTTCATCCATTATTTTCTTCATGATAATCTTTTGACGATTTACGTAATTTTGGACAATAATGGGAGAATAGGCTCCGTGAATAAAAAGTGGGGGAACCATTTTCTTGTAGAAATCATTGGATTCCTCAGTACCACTTATAACCGTCCCTAGAGGAATTGTCTTATGGTGAAATAGCACGTCACGCACTAAGGTAGACTTACCCGTTCTGCGACGACCGATGAAAATACACACCGCATCCTCCGGAATCTGAGCCATGCTAAACTTCTTCAACTGTAAATTCATTGCAGCAGAAGCAGCCATTGGAACTAATGGTCAGATATTTTTATTTACTCTCTTTAAAACGTATATGTTTAACTGCTAGAGTATTAACTGGATTTTAAACGATCAAATGCATTAGATGCATTTACTTCCCTTGCCCTATTTGCATTTGTAGCATTTGGCATTCTTGCTTTTTGACCTATAGCAACTCTCGCAGATTTTATATTTGCATTTGTAGCACCTTCAGAAAGGCCAAGTGTAGCTAGATTTTTCCTACGACGCGTTACAGTATTATTCCCTATATTTTTGATAAGCCTTACTGCATTTCGAGTTGCATTTCCTGAATTTTTCAAGAAGTTTCTTCTTTTCACTGCAGTCTTTTCATTTTCACGACTTATATAAATATATAGAAGACAAAATGCTAGAATTGCTGCTACAACTAAATATGCAATTTTAAGCTGTAGAGGTATCATTGCATTAACTAATACATTTGCAGATTCTGCTCCAGCTTTTGCCGCAGATTCTAAGGTTGGTGTAGCAATTGTAGTTCCTCTAACCCAACTATATACATTAGAAAAACTATTAGCTACAGCTTGTAACCCAGAATTAGTAGCACCTGTGCCAATTGTTAAAGGTGCTTTTACAAATTGAAATACACACCACCCAATTATAGAACCAACCGGAAGTCCAACAAATGTTGACCATACACATGGACTACGTATAATAAATGCACTTAACTGTTTTTCTGACTCTTCTATCCTTTGAATTTGCGTGGTTAGTTCCATAAAATCTCCTAGACGATTTTCATTCATTGCCTTTTCTGCATTCATTTTCAATAGTGCAAGGGTGAGAGAAGTTCCTTTCTTCCCAGAAACTGAAAGTTCAGATTTAGAAAATGGAACTACTGCATTCTTGTTTCCACCCTTCATGTTTTCTATCATTTTCCCATCAAGACTTAATGCGTGTTCTGGGGATATTTTTAACAATTCATTATTTATCGTATCAAGATAACTAGAAAGGGCTGAAATAATTAACTTATTTGTACTTTTAGCTTTATCTTCATCCATACAATACATACACTCTAATTCAGCAACCATTCCAGCCGTTTTACATGTAATATCTTGAATTACATCACGTGCAAGCTTTTCAAACCCTTTAGTTTGAGAATTAGACATTTCTAATAATGCGTGATTTTTTATAATTTACCACCTGTCCTAAAGTAATGTCATCTCCCTATCCCTCCCTACAAACAATGGAATTACCAAGTCCTTCCATTTGGACAATAAAACCGTCGAGTGAATTTCAAGCCGCACTTGAGACACGATACAGTCCACTTCAAACGACTTACCCCGGCATGATTCGCTTTGGAAAGTCAAATAAATACAGTCCTTATCAGCGTTTTGACCACAAGTGGCACTTGGAACAATTCTTAGATGGGGTTCCTCAGCGGTCGGGACCATTTTCTGGTAAAGCCAGAGCCTTCAGGGATGGACATGCTTTAGAAGAAATCAAGGATATCTCAGGGTTTTGCAAGATTACTCATCTTTTGGATGCATACAAAATGATACAGGGAAATTACCCTATGTCTCAACATCCTGCTCTCCCTGCTCCTGGGAAGAAGTCTGCAAAGGTTTACAGTAAGATACATGACCCTCATAATCAGGCTTATGTTGATGCAGTGGCATGCTATATGCTAAGCAAATTCAGAGAAGCAGACCAGTCTCCTCATTTCTCCTTGTTTTATGGATCTTACCTGGCGATTGCAAAGGAATACTACTACAATATTACCGAAGACTACTCAGATATTCGGTTTGATGCATGGTTCTGGAGAAAGCAGAAGGAGGGTATCTTCAGATTAGTTGGTTTAGAGGGTGATAAGCCCATAGACCCTAGCGACCCATTGATTGAGATGCCTGACGATTTATCTGAATGGTCAGATGATGATTTCTCAAATTCAGATGAATCGTCTGTATCTGAACTTGATTCTGGTACTGTTGACCAGCAGTCTGTATCTGGAGGCAGCCTACATTCAGCTTCTATTACAACCGCTTCCTCTACAAGTTCCAGTGTATCTGAGGAAACAGACTATTCTGATGAAATTGGAAAAGACTATAAGTTCTTTGCAGTCTTGAAGGAGTTCCCTACTATGCTTATGTTCCTAGAATCAAACAAGGGCACGATGGATTCTCTCTTGGACCCAGAATGCCCTGATATGGATGCTAAGATTGAGACGCCTGAATGGGAACAGAGATGGACTGCCTGGTTATTCCAGGTAATTGCAGCTCTCTGTCAAATTCAGAGTCTATGGGCTATGACACACAATGACTTACACAGCAATAATATCTTATGGACACCCACAGACAAAGAGTTTTACTATTATAAGACAAAGGATGGGCGTCAATGGAGGGTTCCTACGTATGGCAAGCTCTTTCGTATTATAGATTTTGGCAGAGCCATCTATACTCATAATGACACCTTATGTATCAGTGATGATTACTGGCCTGAGAATGAAGCAGGAACCCAATATAATTTTGGACCTCTCTATGACCCTAAGGAACCTCGTGCTTATCCGAATGCGTCTTTTGACCTATGCCGTCTATCTGTTAGCATTATAGAGGCCCTTTTTCTAGAGAATCCTCCTGCAGATAAAGATGGCGGAGGTATATTGAGTTCAGAAGAAGGAAGAGTTCAGAAAGAAACAAAATCTGAACTCTTCAATGTAATGTGGTCATGGTTGATAGATGATGATGGCAGAAATGTTCTATGGGATACAGATCAATCTGAGCGCTACCCCGGTTTTGACTTGTATCGTGTAATTGCACAGAAGGTAAAAAATGCGGTCCCCAGGGAGCAACTTGATAAACCATTGTTTACACAGTTCGTTTATTCTGAGTGCGTGCCCGACGGCGAACGTGTTTACTCCTTGTTCTGTTAAACGAGCTTCGCCCCTTCGACCCCACCTTTTTAGGAATCCAATTACAATAACTCCCTGGTTTTTGTATCCACATTTCAGGATGACATTTCTGGCAATCTCCAACATCAGGAGAACAGCAATCCATTTATTTATAGAATATATTTTATAATTAGATGGCTTCACGCCTTGTTAAGAATATTACAGATGCAATAATGACTTCTACGATATATGCAGCATTTGTTCACGGTGATACCGATGTAGAAAATCCAACGTATCAAACAGTTCCTCCTAATACATATGTATTTGAATTAGCTGAAGTTGGGGAAGTAGTTTTTACAAGTATAGATGAACCTCTATGGGGATTGATTCAAGATAGAAATAGACTTGCAGCATCTATAACAGGAGAAGATACAAGCGAAGCTACTGCTAAAATTCTTAGAAATATAATTATGTATGGGCCTGGTGATAGATACTGCGTAAGAAATCTTGAATTAGGAGAAAAAGAACGAAATCTCCCTTCATGGGGGTTTTTTAAACATAACCCTGGAGATACATTAAGTTATTTAGAAAAACCTCCCTATATACAATTTAGTGATTTAAGTATATTGAAATATTTTTATTATGATAAACGATTAGGTAGTTCTATAAATACAGATACTGATTTTATTAAACATGTAAATGCCTACGATAAGACAAACGTTAAAATTATTTTTATTAATGCATGCTCGGCAATTCAAAAAAAAACATTGAGTCCACAAGAAAGAAAAAATCTTACAGCGATACAAAGATTACAACAGGCACAGTGGCAATATTTAGCAGAAAATGGACTTCAACTGGGTTCGTTTGTGCATACGAGTGAAACCGTTCCTAATTCTAAAATGAATCAAACGCCTATGCGCTATAGAGGAAAAAGTTTTATTCCATTTAATTCTGAATTTAGAGGATTTACTAAGGGTCAAAAAGTTTTAAATAATAATACAGGAATACATAGTGTAAACAATAATTTTCCTGAAAAAACGTTTTGCCAAAAATGCATGAATGCCATGGGTAAAGTAATTTGCTGTAAAAGAAGAGGAGGACGAACTCGTAGGCTTCTTAAGAAAAATAGGAGAACTATGCGAAAATAATTTATTGTTATAAAGTAAGATATGCCAGAAATTGAAACAGCTCCGATATATTATATTTCTCTACACGGCTCATATGAAATGCAAAAATATTTGGATGGGTCTGAACCTATAGACACACTTGTTCCAGAAAATACACTTGTAATAGAAACATCCAATATAGGTGAGAGTTGTTATTTTGTAAATTTTATAAAAGTGATGGAGCCACTTCTTTCAGATAGAGTGCGATTTTTACAGTATTTGAAAGGAACACCTCCCGCGGATGATCCCGAGGATGTAAAACAAAAGACTGCGAAAGCATTTAGTTCTTGTCATATTTATTCAGCTGGAAGTACTATTCCGAATAGATTTTTAACGGCAGAAACTGGAAGAAGAAATGCATTTCACATGAAAAGTGGCGTCCCTATAAAGGAGGGTGCGAGAGCTTCTGAATACGGAAAATACATGCGATTTTCTCGTCACGACATAGGTAAAGCTCCTGTGCATGTCTTAGAAGATGTACATAGGCGTCTTATTGAAGAAGTTGATGCATATGAAACATATAAAAGTATATTTGCACGTATTTCTAAAACAGATACTTACTTAAAAATAATTATTTTTCCATTATGTGGAACAATTTTTCCAACAAACCCAAAGGTTGGTGTAAAGGCTGATGCTGCGGCTATTAAACATATTGCTGACTTACAAGTTGCAGCTGATACTAGATGGTCATCTATAATAGGTAGATCTCTTAATGATGTTTCTAAAGAAATAAATGCAAGTTATAGAGGACCAACAGGAGTTCAAATAGGAACACAATTTGTTGGTAGAGATAAGTATTCAGTATCTGGTCCGGTTCCAAGAAGAGGTGGTTCTCGTAAATCTCTAAGGAAATTTAAGAAAACTCGTAAGAATAAGATCCATATGACTAAAAAGTCTCTCTAGGTTGTCCTTCAGCTGCAGCAATACCTAGGACATCCATAGCCTTCTTGTGAACCACTAGAGCTCTAATTTTTTTAGTAGGCGCATATTTCTTTCTTGCAGCCCATCTGTGATGGCCGTCTATAACATATTTGTTTTTTGAAATTACAATAGGGTCATCCTTGTATTTTCCTGAAGCCATGCTTTCTCCAATTTTCCTAACTACTGCCTTTTTAATTTCTTCTTGAGAAGGAATTAATGAGTCTGGTCTTACTCTTTCCATATGTGATTTTATAGCATATTTTTTCTTAATATTTCTTGCGAACTTTCTAGTATCGTAAATCTGGGGCATTAATCGTCTAGGAATTTCTTTGTGGCCAGTGCAAAATCCTTTCTCAGCATCACATAAGTCAACTTCAGGATCTTCTTTTGGCTTGCGTCGGGACTTCTTACGATGTATGTAGACCTTTTCAATCCATTTTTTATACTCTGGACTTCTAGTCCAGCGCCTTGTCTTACTCATCTACCTATGGGTAAGAATTATATGTTCCAAAGGCGGTCCATGTCGAATTATAATATAATAAATTTACAGTTTCTATATCAGTAGTAGAAGAACCAGGTCCTGGTGCGGAACCAGTATCAGGCCATCGAATATTTGTTTTTGAAGATGCATTATTTATATAAATGCCATCTATAATGGCTGTTGAAGTAGAACCCTGGCCTATAATGAATGTTAGACTATAATAGCGATTTGCAACAATTGGCATATTTCTGATTGTTGGTGAAATAGTTTGAGATGCACCACTTGTAATAAGAATATTATATACAGACGCACTTGTATAATTGAGTGAGCTGGCACCTGTAAATGAGGTAGTATCCGTATTTACGTTTATCACATTTGTAACAACAGTATTTACAGCAAGACCAGTTGCACCAGTTGCGGATGAACTTCCAGGAGAACCAGTAAAACCAGTAAACCCAGTTGAACCAGTTGAACCAGTAAAACCAGTAAAACCCGCACTGCCAGTAACGCCAGTAGTTCCTGGTGCTCCAGTAAATCCAGTTGGACCAGTGAAGCCAGTTGGACCAGTGAAGCCAGCAGTGCCAGTAAAGCCAGTTACTCCCATTGATCCTGTTTCACCAGTTGAACCAGTAAAGCCAGTTTTCCCCATTGATCCTGTTTCACCAGTAAATCCAGTTGGACCAGTGAAGCCAGTGAAGCCAGTAAACCCAGTAAAGCCAGTAAATCCAGTTGGACCAGTGAAGCCAGTGAAGCCAGTAAACCCAGTAAAGCCAGTAAACCCAGTAAAGCCAGTAAACCCAGTGAAACCGGTAAACCCAGTGAAGCCGGTAAACCCAGTAAACCCAGTAAAGCCAGTAAACCCAGTGAAACCGGTAAACCCAGTGAAGCCGGTAAACCCAGTGAAACCGGTAAAGCCAGTGAAGCCGATTGAACCGGTAAAGCCAGTTGAACCAGCTGGAACAACGGTCTCTAATCGAAAAGGGATATCATACAAAATACCATAGCTTATTTTACGCAAACTATTATTTCCAGAATCACATACATACATGACATTCGTTGAACTTATGGAAATACCATAGGGTCCATTAAATTTACCTGGATCTTGCCTTTGTCCAGGAATAATAAGTGCATCTCCATCTGTAAACCCTGAAGTTGATCCTGCAAATGTTACTACTTGATTTCCACTTAATTTGCGAATTAAATGAGATCCATAATCTGATACATATATTATTCCAGAACTATCTATTGCTATCGCAACTGGTTCGTAGAATGTAGATGCCAAGTATGTTGAATTTATTAAATTAAATGTTCCAGACCATATTTTTCCTGCAATAGTTATTACATTTTTATCTGGACTAATTTTACGAATTAAATTATTTCCAGAATCGGCTACAAAAAGATTACTAGAACTATCAATTGCGATACCAACTGGTTTACTAAATCTTGCAACCTCTCCAATACCATCGGTTGTACCACGGGTTCTATTCGTTGTTAAACCTGCAAATGTTGTAACTACGTAGGTAGAAGCAGTAATTAGACGAATAGAATTATTTCCAGTATCTGCAACATATATATTCCCTAGAACATCTACCGCTATCCCCTTGGGTGCATTAAATCTAGATGCAGTTCCTATTCCATCTATAGTTCCAGAAAGACCCTGTATAGACCCAGCAATTGTTGAAACTACTCCTGCAGGTGTAATCATTCTTATAGCATTATTTCCAGTGTCTGCTACATATGAATTCCCACTAGTGGTGTCTACTGCAATTCCCCATGGTGAATTAAATGCAGCAGCCCCACCAACTGCATCTACAAACCCTCTTGTAGCAGAACCAGCCAGAGTAATTACTTGACCACCTTTATTTGCCATTCTTATGCAATTATAATAAGAATCTGCTATATACAAAATATCTTGATATATAGCCATTCCCGAAAGATTATTGAACGTGGCAGTTGATCCATTTCCGTTTGTTAAGGCGGGTGGTGAATTCGGCACATCCATCGATGGGTTTATTCCAGCAAGAGTTCCTATATAGTTGCCAAATGTAGGAGTAACAATTGAGGCACTACCATTATACCCAACAATGTCATTAATATTATAGGAAGTAGCTGGATTATAAATACCCTTCCATGTAAAAGATGTTCCAGTAAATCCGGTATCTCCTGTTGGTCCAGTAGACCCACTACCAGACCCAAATCCACTTCCTGATCCAGGGGGCCCAGCAGGCCCAGCAGGCCCAGTTGCTCCAGTAAAACCAGCTTGTCCAGTAAAACCAGTTATACCTGGTATACCAGTATCTCCCCTGTCCCCCTTTTGCGTCATAAGTTCAATGTGAATTAAACTTGTGGCATTAGGAGCAGCAACTCTTATTGTATGATTGCCAGCATCTGATATATATAGATTTCCATTAAAATCCACCGTTATACCGGTTGGTTTATAGAAACTAGCAAATACAGATGCATCTAGGCCAGTTGCATTTGTAGAGCCTCTATTATAAGGATCAGGGGCATTTGCAATAGAACCTGCGATGGTTACTACAACCTTACTTTGTGTAACTTGACGAATACAGTTATTTCCTACATCTGTTACGAATAAATTATTGTATCTATCGCATGTTATATTATAAGGGAGATTGAAGGATGCCTGTTCCCCTACTCCATCATTATGTCCACCCGCTTTATTACCAACAAATGTAATAATTGAACCAAGATCACTTGATATTTGGCGAATCACATTATTCTTGGTATCGGCAATATATATATTATTATTTGAATCCATTGCAATTCCAATAGGATTATAAAATTGTGCAGTGGATAAAGGTGTTCCTGGTGATACATTTACAAAACCAGCATTCTGTCTCCCTGCGATCGTTGAAACATTTCCTAATCTATCAATTTGTCTTATCTTATTATTATTAGTATCAGTTATATATAAGTTTCCATTTGTACCCATTACTAAGCTAGATGGTTGGTTGAATGCTGCTAGATTTCCTTGACCGTCATTACTTCCTACTATGCCTGATCCTGCAAAAGTACTTACTTCTCCAGTGGCGAGAACAATTTTACGAATTGCATGATTTCCTTTATCTGCAACAAATAAATTTCCTGCTCTATCTAGAGCTAGACCATAGGGTACATTAAATGTCGCTTGTAAACCAATTCCATCCTTGTATACACCTGCTGGGTTAGCTATACCACCTGATACAGAACCACCTCCCGCAATGGTAATAGTATTTCCTGTTGCAGTAGTAATTTTACGAATTAGATTATTCACAGTATCTGCAACATATAGATTTCCAGATGTATCCACTGCACATCCAATAGGTGTGTTAAATGTAGGAGAAAATCCATTTACTTGTCCAATTTGACCCACTGTTCCCGCAAGTTTAGTAACGGAATACGGTGCAGGAACACCCTCTGCCACAACATAAGATGATCCATTTATTAGAACAACATCGTTTACATTATATGTAATCAAAGGATTATAGATACCCTTCCAATTAAAACTAACTCCTGATTGACCAGTAAACCCAGTTGTTCCAGCTACACCAGTGAAACCAGTTACACCAGTAAATCCAAATGCACCTGTAGCACCGGTAAACCCAGTTATACCAGGTGCTCCTGTTGACCCAGTAAACCCTCCACCAGTGAATCCAGTCGTTCCAGGAGGACCAGTGAAACCAGTGAAACCAGTGAAACCAGTTGCACCAGTGAAACCAGTCGTTCCAGGAGGGCCAGTAAAGCCAGTGAAACCAGTGAAACCAGTTGCACCAGTGAAACCAGTCGTTCCAGGAGGGCCAGTAAATCCTGTAAAGCCAGTAAAGCCAGTAAATCCAGTTGGACCAACAGGGCCGCCAGATGGTCCAACTGGACCAGTAAAACCAGTTGGGCCAATCAATCCTGTATTACCTGTGCTTCCAGTATGCCCTCGTGGACCAAGTGCAACAGGTGTTTGTCCAGAAATCACATTAATAGCTTGTTGAATATTCTGTTCAAAAATAGTGAACTGAGTATTTAACTGAGTGTTTAGTGAGTCAAGTTGGCTCATATCTACCGTGTAGTGCTTTTAGAATACTAAAAATTTGCCGGTCCTATCTTGATACCTGGGTCTGATGCTGCGGATAAGGAACCGGAAAGTGTTGTTGGAACACTTGCTTGTAATTCACTTGCCGTAGTAGTAACCACATTTTTGATTTCATCAAAAGACTCGGGTATTAAGGGATATAGAAATCCGGTAAATGCAGAACCAATTAAGAAATCTCGACTTAGTTGTTTATTAGTTGGAAGCTGGTTATTATAGTAAACGGCTGCTGCAGACAAAATTGCAACAAAGAGGCCACCGACAATTGCCCACACAAATACTTCAAGGGAGGCCATCTTAACTTCTGAGCGTTGCCTTTAGAAAAAACACGCGTAGTCTAACGCGCTAAAGCCGGCCTTAGCTCTTTAAAGTGTTTCGTAATCATCTGCTCCTAATGGTGTATTAGTTCCAAGAGGTCTATCTAGATCCTCAATATCATCAATATTCAAATCTTCAAGATCACCAATAATCTTTAGTTCATCATCACCCTCTTCAACCATTGGCTTCATTTCAGCATCACCCATGGTTCCAAATACAGAATCAAATCCTGTAAACCCAACTGATTTCTCAGTATCAATTACTAGAGTTTCAGGTGTGCTTGCAGATACTGTTTGAGGTGTCTTAGTAACTTCTACCACCCTTGGTGTTTCAGTTACTTCTAGATCTTTTAGTTCATCAACCTTAGGCTCTTCAACCTTAGGCTCTTCAACCTTAGGCTCTTCGACCTTAGGTTCTTCAACCTTAGGCTCTTCAGTTGCTACAGCGGGTTTTTCAGATACATCGTCCTGAGGAGTTACCTGAATTGCATCATCGTCATCTTCCTGTAGACTATCTCTTAATATAGATTTTACCGGGAGTAGATTGCGTATCGCCTGTAAGATACCCTTTTCAAGAAATGTATTTACTTCATTCATGTTCTTCTGTCTTTCCACTGATGGAACGGTGTCGTCAAATAAGTATACATTTGACCAAAGGAAACGACTGCATTCAGACATAGTGCGATGCATGAAATGGTCGGGTTTAGGGACTGTAATATTTATCTTTCGCCGGGGTTTAGAATGAAGGCGAATTGCTGATAAAATTTTGGTATGTGCTATGAATACTGCTGTAATTAGATCATCAATGTAATCACACTGTATTGCCTTTAGAAGCTCTGATGTCTCAGAGTGAACCTTGTCTAAATTCCAATCAGGTATCTGGCTCAAGGAATTCTGGAATTCAGATAGTGCAGATTTACTCTTAGAAGTAACTACTTCAGACCCTTTTACTTCAGTAAATCTGTCTAGGAAGAAACGAAGGAGCGCGGGTTGAAAGTTAAATACAAGCTGATCTGTATATTCAGATTTTGCCTCGCTATAAATTGCGGCAGATGAATCATGAACGTCCATTATGCTACACGAACAAATCAGATTAAAATAGCCTAAAAAACGCTATTAACCATCTGAAGTAGCTTGCATCTGTGATTGTGAAAGTATCCATGCACTCAAGATCCATGGACTCATACCCATTGTAGAGCGTTTTAGAACTTCTCTTTCCAAAGGGTGTCCCTTTATAATTTGTGTCATCACCTTATAAGGGTCTGCTCCCTGAAGTCTTGCTTCTCTTAATTCATCCAAATCAGTAGGCGTTTCAACTAGAGGAGCCTTGTAATCATCTGGCTGTCCCCATTGTGTCTTATTATGCCTCTGTCTCCAACTAGGTTCAACAACATGTGCAAGTCGTTTCAAGATACATCTGGATTGAATAGGTTCAGCCATGCATTCTAGTCTACGAACTTCCAGAGCACATGTAACTTGAGCAGATGCAGTTTCTAAAATACGTCTCAAAAATGCCTGGGCATCTAGAGTAATGTCGTCAGCTCCTTCTAACCATACCCATGTTGGTTCTCTTGTTCTTACAATACCATGAAGAAGTTCTCGACCTTGTCTTAGGGCACGGTCATCTCGACAATTCCATCTGAACAAGGTGTGTCCTGCTGCCGCTGCTGCTTGTCTGATCCATCGGGATTTACCACATCCTGGTGGACCAACAATTAAAAAACTTTTACCACGAGTTGTCTGCATTCTGTCTTAAGATAGACTGCAGTCTTAGGCCTTTCTACGCGTCTTTCTTTTTCTAGACTTACGCGTTTTTTTACCCCCTTTCCTTGGAGTAAAAGGAACTGGCTTTGTAGAATAGTAAAAATCCCACTGCTCAAATCTATCATTTTCATCTTTATCAAACATAATTCCAGAATTATCTGCAAATGTAAAAATACGCCCTCTTCTCGGAAATGGTTTATATTTAATGTCCATTATGTCAACCTCTTCTTCAGATCCATCCTTATCCACAAATAGACCTCTCTGAGAAGGCTTCAATTGACCTCTTGATCTTACCCATCCTCTTTCAAGCATTGAAGTTGCTTTTGCATTTGTAAAAAACGGAGTATTACCCCAGTGTCTAGACTCCAGTGTTTTATTTGTATTTTTCCTTCCAGTAAAAGTCCCAGGTGGAAACCTAGAAACTCTTTTACCATTCGTATTTACTATACTTAAATTTATTTCAGGTTTTGCGTTAGCCTGATTCGACATTTCTATTTATTACCTACCTTTTTGAATTTCCTCTAACACCATGGAATCGCGAATGGCATTCTTACGCAAGGATTGATTGAGAGGATTATTTTCAACTGCATCCACAATAGACTGCATATTGCGCTCCATACTTACGTCGAGCTTGAGGGGTAGTCTGTATTGAACACGTCCCAAGTCTGCGGAACCGGGTGTTAAACCAGATACACGATTTACCGCTAGAGCGCGGTCATTCATGTCGTCGGCCGTTAAACGCTTAGCTGTCTGTCTGATGTCTCCCTGGAATACAGCTATGTTGCCATTACCTGCTATGGGTTTACGGAGTTTAGAAACTGTCGTCTTCGATTCGTTTTTGCGCATATTGTAGGCCGACTCGTGGCTTGTGAAATCCTTGTTGACTGAGATAGCAGGACCGGCTATACGTGAGTCATTCGACAACTGAGATTTCTGTGTGGGCTTGGCAACGTCGTTGGGGTCGTAGACCTTCAAGCGCTCAGGGCCAGCACCAGGGCCAGAGATGCCACGGTAATCGAAATCAACCGTAGTTTCCTTAATTGTTGTGCGAGCAACATCAGAGGGGTCCCATGTTGTAATGGAAGGTGCACCACCAGCGTAGCCAACAGGGGTTCCTGTTTGCCGAATATTTCCAACAGTCTCTCCTCTGCGTGTAGGGCGTGAGTCATCCTCGTAGTGAACCGTTACTAGACCAGTATCGGCAGGGGCCAAGTTTAAGCCCATAACACGATCTTGAGTTCCCTCGCGTTCATTGGGTCTAATTTCAATAGAAGAGGCACCAAAGTCATCACGAGGCCCAGCGCCATACGAAGATGCATCATTATTACGATATCCAGCCCCACCGAACTGCTGACCCATTGGGGTTCTGTAGTCGCCAGCAACGTAGGACTTGAATGCTTCTTGAGATGCAGGTGTTCCCGTAAGTTCCTCGGTGGTGTCTGTACGAGTTGTGTACTTGAGAACTTGTGTGGGCCTGTTAGCCCCCTTTACAACTTCACCAGTAGCCACACCATTGCGCTCACCTGTTTCATTCAAGAAGAATGTATCTGGCCTATATTTACGAACTTCTCCTGTGTCTAGCGCGGCATTTCCAATAAAGTGAGCACCTGGAACAATCTGGTTATTATAAGACAACTTGGGGTTCGTGGCTACACGTAGCTTATCCACAGTAGGCATAGCACGCTTCATGATTTCGTTCACTTCGATTTGTTGAAATCCACCTTGACCTGTAATACCACCCTTTTGCCCTAGAGAAGGTCCAACTCGCGTAGGTTCAAAAGGCTTTTCATTGTTGCGACGACCAGGCTCCACGATACGGCTCTTAATAAAATCGGCGTTGGGCTCATTCCCAAAGGGTTGACCAAAGGGTTGGTTGTGATTAAACATTGGCGCAATTTCTTGTTTTTGTATCTGCGTTGTTCCTGCACCAGTGAACGTATCGAGTTTACTGGTATTCACAGAAGATGTCATATTTTGCTTCATGCGACCTCCAAAGAATGGTTGCATATTGCTGTGCTTGAAATCTTCAGATTTGATTGTCTGACCACTTAGACTACTAACAACACTGTCGCCCTTAATCCAAGCAGCACTCGCCTCAACACCTGAACTTGACATCTGAACTTTTGGCACAGAGGAAGATATAGGTTCAGGGAGAGGTCCTTGGCCAACGAACCCCTCGCGACCCTGGGCTACATTTGGATTTCTTAGAGGAGGTAGAGACGTTGCATATGCTAAAGGTGATCCGTATTTGGGTCCTGCATTAGGTTCAGATGGATATGTTTGACCGCCGGGTGTCTTATACATCATGTCAAGTTCGGTTCCAGCCATAGCAGTATTAGATGCAGCTCTCTTTGAGGGTTCACCGCGTACCTGAGACTTTCTAGTGGCTGCTCTCTCCAAAATAGTTTTAATCTGTGCCTTCATAGCTTGAATTCCCTCTGGCGACCCCGTCGATGCCATAGAGTTCAGACGCTGATTTAATTCAGATATCTTAGAGGCTTCATCTTGTGTTAGATACTGTTGGATACCGATTGTATAGTATTCACTAGTTACGGGCATGACAGGTTCAGATGGAGGTTTATTTTGAGGGAGAATACCTAGTCCAAGTGTCTGAAATCCTTCTTTCTGAGGGAAACGTCCAGGGTGAACAGGTAATTGGGGTCGTGGAGACGTAGATGCAAGTTGTGAAACTGCGACTCCAATGGCTACTAATCCCGATAGGGCGGCTAATTCCATACTACCTTGTTATCTTGTTTTTCGTTAAGGCAAAATCTCTTACGCCTTATGTACCGCTTGTTCAATTCTCTTGTAGCAAGATTGCTTTACCCAATTGTCCTTAGATTGAGTGCGAGAAGGAATAAAGAAATCAAAGGGTGTTTCAAAATTATCTTGAGGATCATGGTGTAAACTATCCCAGCGGTTCCATCCTGTAGCCCTCAAAGTGCATGGAGGATTGTAAAGCCTCTGGTAAGTCCCCCCTAATGTTAGATCTGGAGCATTTACAAGGGGTTTCTCATTAATTTTATTATGCTCAGGATTATACTGGATTGCATTATTCTTTACACGATTTCCTAGACGATTAATATTAAATAAATCAGATTCAATATCTGTCTTCCACTGCCCCTGAGGCCAAGAAGCACCTGAGTACTGAAGACGAACCGATGGTTCAGCCGGAAAGGATGACGGACAATTGTGCTCAGGTTTATCTAGTTGATAACGAATAGAGTAAGATGTAATTCTCATGTCATCCTCTTGGTGAAAATTATCATATTTGGGTCTTGTGGATGACATCCTCTAAAGGCTTTATAGAAAAAGCATTAACAGGATAAAGTTTTGCTACATTTTTTGTAAAAGTGTGTTAGTATTTCTCAGGTCTACCACACTGCTTGACATTCATGGGAACTGGTGCAAATGTTGCAGCATAAGGCCACATTTGAATTGCAGGCAAGTGTCTAGGGGTAACGTTTATCGATACAGAACCCTTGGTTGATTTTCGGTTTATTACAGATTGTTCAACAGGAGGAGGTTGGTATTGACGATCAGAGCTTGCAGTCAACGGGTAATTCAATCCGAATAAATCAGATTCAACATCTACCATGTTTCCTCTTGGTAATGATACGGCATTTCCACCAACTAGACCTAGCATATGCCGGGCCGGCTCCTTGTGAACTTGTGTCCATACATTTTCCATGTAGGTCTGAGGATTTTCTGACTTTTCAAAGGGATGTTTTAGAATTGCAAAAGGGTCATCCATTCTATAGGCTTTTTAGGAAAAAGCCAACGCTTTTTAAAAAAGCGTACCAAAATAATATTTGTTACGCTTTTATAAAGCTATTTTCTGGATTTTCTAAAAAGTCTAACAGTTAATATCACGCATATAGGATCTGCTGGGAATTCCAGAACGCATCCATCCAGCAGCAGCGACCTCAGGTATCAAGTTCTTAGGATTCTGGATATTGTCAGCCAAGGAGGGCACTAGAGGTGTGAAGACACCTACAAATTGTGTCTCAGTCACAGTTCCACATTCCTTCATTTGCTTCACCTGCTCAGCGTGCAAAAGATTACTTTCAACATCTGTGTTTCCACGACCGCCCGCCATATAGGGAACTGTTAAGAAGGGGCGAGCCTGTGCTCTAATCTGGCACCTATTGCTCTTGAAAGAGCTCTCGTTACGCAACATAGAATCTGAATCAACCTGAGCATTGTTTAGCCCATAGCCTTCACGGGGATACATCAGCTGCTGTTCAGATGCTAAAGGATTTACCTTTCTTGCATCAGGAACTAGGTTAGTCGTCGTATACTTACCCGGTCCCAATGACTGGGTGTAATACTGCTGGATTCCACAGAGGTCGTCGCGTGTCTTTGTTAGGCGATTGATGTCCATATCTGCTATCTTTCAGGAAAAAAGAAAGCACATATGTAGTATGAAACAAGCTGATCGATTTTGTAGATGCATTAAATCAGTAAAGAAAACTCTTAAGCTAAGAGCAGGTCGAGGCGATCAAGCAAGAGAAAAAGCTGCCATTGCAATTTGCGTGAAATCAGTTTTACAAAGTAGAGGTAGAACTCTCAAGAAGTTCAGTTGCCGGAAGGGCCCTAAGGTTATTACACAGAAACCAATTTAATTCAACCAAGGCACTGCTGATCCACTTGTTCCACTGACACAGGCATCACGACCACCCTCCTTGCAAGTCTTACCGGGTATCTTGTATAACCAATTCTGCAAACTCTCTCTATCATTAGGTATAGTGCTAGAAGGCATCGTAACAAACTGCCTCTGGTTCTGAGACTTCCCAAATACATCTGTGGGGTCTGAGAACCAATTTACTCTAAAAAAATCATCCATTGTCGACTTAACAACTGGGTCCTCAACCGATTTTGCCTCCGCTCTCAATGGGTTGTATTTAATCTCATCAATTAGAACATTCATAAATGGATTTCTTGGGCTCGGTAATGTCATAATCTCTCCATCGTCATACGTGTCATCTGAACCGCCTACAGGAGGCGTCTTCCATGAAAGTTTAGAAGGCTCATCTGGAGTAATTCTAGCCACGAACTGCTCCTGAATATAAGGAGCTTTAATCATATCTATAATGTCGGGTAATGTGATAATTAGACCAAGTATTATAGAGTATGATAATGTTGTAACCATGTCTTGATTGAAAAGAGAAAAGAGTAGAGCCACTATCAAAACCATAATCCCAGTTCTCGTTAAAGCGTTAACACGCTCACTAAAACAAGGGACATGAGGCGTTGATCTACGTTTCCATTGTGCTAGCCATGAATCTGATATTAAAACCATGGGGTCTTCCCACCAAGCTGGTGTACATAAAGGCACCTTGTCCATCCTACTTCTTAGGTTGTTTCTTTGATCCCTTCTTAGTACCGCCTGGTAAGATGGATGCAAACTCCTCGATTAACTGTTCATCTGAGAAGGCAGGACCCGTTGTATTTACAGGAATTTGTGACCCTCCACTAGGGGCAGAAGCCCTTGCTGCTGCATTAGCTTCTGCCTTGTGTCGGAGGCGTTCTCTTATCATGTTCAAACGAACAGACTGCTCCATCCCTGCAGCCTTTGCACCATCCATATTCCCTTCAAAACTGAAAGCCTTGCGCATGGAATCCATCATCTCAACAAAGGCCGGGTTCTCAGAAAACTCCTTCATCATCTCCTCAGCCTCGGCAGCAAGCTCCTGGGGCTTGAACTCTCCACGCTGAAACTTCTCCTGAAGACGCCGCATGATACGTTTCATGGCACTCTGAAGCTTTTCAGGGTTTTTCATGGTTGAATTCATGATAACCTCAAATGCCTTGCTAGGATCTGTCTCACATTGCTTTACTGTCTCAGGGTCTAGACCAAATTCCTCGGGTTTTAGCTCTCTTACAATTTCCTCAGCCAGCTTTACTAACTTGCCCTTACGGAGCTTCTCAGGAAAAGGAGGAAGACGTCCTCCATCTGAACCAAAGATATCTGCAAACCGACTTGTGAAAGAGTCAAACTCGCCACGGTCCATCTTTCCACGCCACTGATTCATAAACGTATCAGCCCAAGCCTTGAATGCTTCATCGCCGAAGCTAAAATCAGAAGACTTACCTTCCTTCATTACAACAGCAAATGTTAGGATGCTCAAGAATTGATTAATTGCCTTCTTCGTTCCCTCAGAACATGATGACCAAGTTGCATCATTAATATACACACCCGGGAGAACCATTCCAGGAGTTGCAGATGAATCTCTCTTAGGGCTACCTGCTCCAGGCATGACAAATTGCTTATAAAGTGCTTCCCTATCAGCCTTTTCTCCAGATAATGAAGTCTTAATTACTTCACCGAGTTCAGGAAAAGTATCCATTAAACTTTGTGCAAACTCCTCATATTTAGTCTGAAAGATAGAATCTAGGGGGGAACTCATCTAGACTTGATATATAGAGGTTCTTGTAATTCTTTACGCCTCCTTTTTTGAATAGTTTCATTCGCTATATAAACATATTTTTTATGAGTTATCATGATAGATGAAATTATTAGTCTTATATGTTTTTCACGAGTTAAATAATAGAGTTAATACTTTTATAAAGGATGCAATCTTTTTAGATCCAGATATAGATTTTCTTTTTATAAATAATGGGTCAAAAGAAGAACCCGTATTGCCCGATCATGTAATATATTTTAAGACAAATAATGATGGTTATGATTTTGGTGGATGGTCAAAAGCACTTCTGTATAATAATTTATATAAGGATTATGATTCGTTCATATTTGTTAATTCATCTGCAATGGGTCCCTACTTACCCTCATATTTCAAGGGTAAATGGACGGATATTTATTTAGATGGATTAACAGAAGATGTTAAATTATTTGGTAGTACAATTAATACTCAATTGGCAAATTCACTAGATGATCCTGAAAAATACAGCCACATACAATCTTATATATTTTCTATGAATTTAGAGACACTTACATTCTTAATTTCAAAAGAAATCTTTACAATTACAAGTTTTTCTAAATCATTCAATCATGCATTTCTAAATAAAGAATTGAAAATGTCCCGTTTAATTATTGAAAACGGATGGAATATTGGATGTCTCATGAAATATTATAATGGAGTAGATTTTCGATTTTTAGCTTCTAGGATATCTGATTATAAGCCATTTTTAGGGGAGGTAATGCTTGCAAAAAACTTTTCAGACAAGTTATTTAATAACTTCTTTGAACTGGTTTTTATAAAAGGAAATAGTTTTGACTTTAATTTGGATGGTATTAAACTTTAGCTTAGGCCCTGGCCTTTTCGCAAAGCTTACATAGAACTGTCAAATACTGCCAAATAACTTCTCGATTCTGCTGAGACATATTTGGCCAATACTTGTCAAATATCACTAGGGTAGGCATAAGTTCATTAAACTGGGTTAACATGATTTCTCTTGCTAGTTTCATAATAGCCTCATCATTGCGCGTCATAATCAAATCATTTGCAGGTTTATACATGTATTCATAGAACATGTCTAGAATTAGCCTTGGATTTGATTTCTTAGCAGCTTGCAATGCTTCTAGACCCATGGAAATGCTCTTCTCCTCAGGATATGATGCCTGCAGCTCCTCAAAGAAACGGATCATTTGATTACAAAAGGCAGCGAGTACAGACATCTCTACCTTTTCTAATCGTAAATTGTTTAGGCAATTTTTTCAGTGCCTTTGCCTTTTTTGCCGCCTTGTATATCTACCACCCATCTTGTTTACCTGTGGGATATACTCAGCTACTTGGGGTCCAACTTGCGGAATTCCAGCAATCTTTTTACGAAGATTTACTATTTTTTGAGAAACTTGTTCAACCTTTGCCATAGCTTTAGTTATTACTGGTCCAATTGCAGGAACTATATTTATTACATGAGATATTGCTTGTCCTATATCCCCTTCTGATATAGCAATCAAGCTACCAGCACCGCCGACACCAACCGCAATTGGTAATGCTATTACAGCACCATATGGCCCACCAACCATCTGGGCTATACCTGCAGAACCAGAGACTACTCCTTCAATAGTACCATGAATTCCTGACAACCATACTTCAACAAAGGGTCCAACAAATCGATTATTTTTTAATAAATTCATAGGCCATTTAATTGCCGAAAAAAAACCATTCATTACTCTTGATATGGGAGTTGGATCGCGTCTGGCTATAAATACTAATCCACTTGATAGAAATTTATTTACCAGAGGAAAATCCCCTCCCCCGTATTGAGGTACACCTCCGTATTGAGGTACACCTCCATTTTGGGGTATTTTAACTGCTATTGCATTTGGTTTAACGAATTTAATCTGTCCACTTTTATCCGTATATTTAATAGACTTTTTAAAACTTTCAGGTAGATCTTTAGTATGTGATATGGGGATTACACTCCATATTTCATGACCTGTCTCCTTATTTTTATTATTGTTTCTACGTGTTGCCACCATCTTAATATTACCTTTTAATATTTTTATATTCTACCGCCATTAGGAGCCATACGCTTCTGAGGCAATCCTACGTCGCGATTCTTCTGATATGCCTCCATTTGTCTATCAAACATCTCTTCTTTCTTTGACTTTGTGCGCCCAGGTTCCTGTCTCATGCTAGAATCTCCCATTCCCTGAGCACTTCTATCTCCTGATGCAGCGCCGCCGTTTAAGAAAGCAAAATCAAAGTTTTTTGTTGAGCTATTATCAAACTCATTACCACCTGTAAGATTGCTATAGGTCTCACTTAGTTTACCTCCCATCTCAGATACATTCCATGCTTCTGGTTCATCGCTTTGAGGAGCCGCACCTGCAGGCATAGGCCCTCTTGGAGGCAAACCACCAGAAGCCTGATTATTATCCTTCATCTTGCGCTCATAGAGCCAGTTTAGAACATCTGAATTGGTTTTAACAGGCTCTTGATCATCGCGGACTAGAAGAGTTGGCACTTGTTTTAGCCAGGTTGGAAGTTGTGCTCGGGGAGTTGTGTCGATGCAAACAAACTGGAATTCTCCTTTGTAGGGGGTCTTTGCTAATTCTTTTAAAAAGGCTTCAGACCATTCACATTTGTTGCTATAGAAACAAACGTTATTGGGTTGTCCTTGCCGTAGAGCCATTCTATTTTGTTAATTTAACGTTCACCGTCAGTAAAAACGCACTATTGGTTTACTTACGGTCCTTGCGAGAACGTTCCTTGCGATTGCGGTCCTTGCGACTACGCTCCTTACGGTTGCGGTCCTTGCGACTACGCTCCTTGCGGTCCTTGCGACTGCGTTCCTTGCGGTTGCGGTCCTTGCGAGAACGGTTTTTCCTGGAGCGGCATCCACGACGACCACCTGTTACAGGAGCAGTTGCATTGGCAGGCTTATTCTCCTTTTTGGGGCTGAATAGTCCTGAAAGGAAAGAAGAACCAGAAGCCGGGGCATTAGCAGCAGGGGCATTAGCAGCAGGGGCAGGGGCAGGTGCACTCATCTACTATATTTTACATAATTATCGGCGAAGCTTTCTAGATTTATTTTTACGCCTGCCACCACTTTTTCGTGAACGATTTTTTCGCGAACGACCCTTTGAACTAGAAAATGTTCCAAAAGGCTGGGTATTTGATGTAGCTGCTTCAGGAGGAGGAGATGGCGATACAAATACAGATCCATTATTAGGCTTGGTATTAGGCATTCTATTTTACGCACTTATAAAATTGATTAATGCCCCTTTTATACAGTACTTATAGCAATGTCGTTTGAAGATATTAAGTCAAGTTCGGCCCGTAAGGTTCAATTTACTCTAGCAAATACGGCTTACCCTTATGCAAATACATTACGCCGGTCAATAATGACACTCGTGTCAGGTGTAGCTTTCCGGTCTGATCCTCCCGGAATTGTTTCTGATAACTCAGATATTAAGGTCTTGCAAAACGACAGTAATACACAACCCAATGAACTTCTTGCTCACCGCATTAGTCTGCTACCAATGCATGGTGTAGATCCGGATACATTTGATTCTGATCGCTATGTTTTCAAGATTGATATTGAGAATACGAGTGCATCTCCTATCGACGTAACTGCTTCAGACATCAAGGTATATGAGCGCCGCAAGGCAGCTGATCTTTCAGAGACCCTTATTGAAATCCCTGGAAAGGATTTCTTCATTCCCCACCCCTTGACACGTGAAACATGTCTTATTACATCTATGCCTGCTAAGCGTTCATCTTTAGTTCCCACTCTTAAGGTTGAGATGAGAGCCACAGTTGGTCTGGGAAGAGAGCATGCTCGTTTCATTCCTACATGTCAGTCAAGCTACGGATACACATTAGACACAAATACTGAGAGGCGCAACGCATACTTTGAGAAGTGGTTAATTACACACAAGAATGTAGAACCTGAGAGTCTCAAGCAGGATGATAAGCGTCGTGGTGAGTTAGACAGAGAGTTTAAGACAATGCAAATTCAGAGAATTTATAAGGTAGACGAGAAAGGTGATCCTAATAGCTTTGATTTCCAAATTGAGTCAATTGGGCCAATGGCACCTAGGGCAATTATTGAGCGTGCTTTGATTGGCCTTGTAAAGTTATGTGAGCCTTTCATAGGCCTTGACAATGGCGACCTCCCTCCTACGATTTCTGTGACCCCTTCCGATTCACAGATGCCTGGATTTGACTTCTTAATTAAAGGTGAGGACCATACATTTGGGAATATGATACAGACATGGCTAGTTGATAACCATGTAGATGGTGATGCTACTCCCCGCATTTCCTTTGCAGGCTACAAGATACCCCATCCTCTCAAGGATGAGATGCTTCTCCGCATTGGTGTTGAAGATGGAAATGAGGTAACGGCTAGAACTGCCTTAGCCATGTCAGCCCGCGGATGTCGCGCGATGTTTCAGGAATGGCTCCGTCTTTGGACAGGTGGTGCACCAAAGGCTGCACCAGGAACCGCAGCGCCTGGAACTGCTGCTGCCGAAAGAACAAAGTTGAAGTTAAAGACTAAGATGCCATCTGTTGCTCAGGCAGCCCAGTAAATTTCCTTCTTATAAAATAGAATGAAGTATTATCAATACTTCTTTGTAATATTAAGATCATTGGTTATTTTACAGACTGTCTTAGTATTATCTGGTAAATTTTCAACTGAACCCCATACAAAACTTGTAATAGATTCACTAGTTAAACTAGGCATTGGTGGTTTCTTATTCTTGTTTTTCTTGTTAAATGAAATCCCTGGAATAGACCCATGGGACGCCTTTATTATAAGATTTGCAGGTGTTGTCTTAATGTTAAATATTGATTTTGGAGGGCTTCTAGATATATTATCTATATATTCACCATCATTAGCTCAACATCTTAGTTTTTTAAAGACCATACAAGGAGCTTAACATTCTTAGATAATTTGTCCACTTTTGCCAGGGAAATAATGTAATACCTGAAAGACGAATTGCAGTTTCAATAAATGGTTTCATTTCCTTGTATACTGTATTTATATCCACTTGCCCATACACTTGAGAAAGCAATGCTTTGTCAAATGATGGTTTTCCTGTACGCCGATTTACATCTTCGTGGAACTCATATACCCAGGTTGTTATCCATTCATACATTTCATTAGGTCCAATATCTTTTATTGCCTTAATTGGGTGTCTTAGAATCCATTGTAGAGCATGTTCTCTACAATTCTCACAGGGTATCATTTTTGGCATAATTTCAATTAAAAGTATCCATTGTCTTTTTTCATCATCTCGGAAGGATGGAATTACTACTTTTCCACCCTTTTCAGCTAGAGCATGTAAAATCTTCCATAGTGAAGGTCCCCAATTATCTGTAACTGGGTATTCTGGTTCATTATGTTTACAAGCACAAGGCATCTAATTCTTCTTAGTCTGATAAAAAAATTAATTAGACGCATCACCATTCAATACTAGTAAAAAATCTAGAGATTACCTTAGAATTATGCAACCTTTCTCTTCCAAATCATTCTGAATATATTATTCCAGTTCTCTAGAAATCTCTTAGTCTCTACCCGTTTTTTTTCGTATTTTCGAATACACTCATCAATACCATCTAAGATTTTCTCACCTGGATAGAAGGTATCTATGTAGCCTTCTCCAATATAGACGTGGAATGCAGGTAGACTTGTTATGATATCTCTATCATCAGCATATTTCCATGAATTGTATTCTCTTAGCTTGAATTTTAGACCTACATTACATGTGTATTCATTCACTATCTCTACATCAGTATCTATTGTAGAATGGTCAGCAACGACACAGCACACTTCAATAGGATACTTTGTAGAACTCAGCATTCAGTTACCTCAAAGGTGATAAAATGTGGAGTTCAATTTTTCACTTGTTATATTTCTCACAGACAGCCTTATCATCATATTCCTTCATACATTGCTCATACTCTCTAGTCATCAAGGCTGGAACATGTTCTCTTACAGGAGGTACTATTGGTTCTCTATGTGCGGAAGGCCCTGAAGTTCCCATAAAAGCTCCAGCTATACTATATCCTATACCCAGTCCTACTCCCTCTTTTACTGACTGTAAAAAAGAAGGTCGTTGAGGGGCAATAATAGCCGGTAGATTTTTGTTACCTTCAACTCTTATTGGCATTGTTATAATTTTCTTTTCATGAATGGAAGGGCTAGATGATCTGCGTGGCATTCTATTATACTATATAATTTTAGTTTTATATAGCATACTATATCTTTTATTCTTTTTTATAAAACTCTAATCTACCTCCTCAATCTTAGGACCCTGCTCATAAGAAGGAACATCCTCAGAGGTGGCATCTTTATCACTTGCATAAAGTTTCATAAAGAAAGGCTGGAACTCAGCCTCAGATGCCTTCTTCTGCTCCTCATACTCATCCTTAGTTGCAGACTGATTTGCATCTAGCCAATCTAGGTAGACCTTAGTCTTCTCCAAGTAAGTATCACACTCAGAAGCACCCAGCTTCTCCCTAGTCTTCTCGTCATTCAATGAATTGCGCACATTGTATACATATGACTCAAATCCATTCTTAGCCTCAACCTTCTCCATGTGGAGCTTATCCTCAGCCTCGAAAGAAGAAGCCTCTTGAACCATTCGCTCAATATCATCCTTTGATAAACGACCCTTGTCATTTGTAATAGTAATCTTCTGCTGCTTACCAGTTGACTTCTCAGCCGCTGTCACATTCAAGATACCATTTGCATCAACGTCAAAAGATACTTCGATTTGAGGAACTCCGCGAGGCATAGGGGGAATTCCGTCAAGCTGGAACTTACCAAGGCAGTTATTATCCTTCGTTAAAGCACGCTCACCCTCGAATACCTGAATGAGAACACCAGGCTGGTTATCAGCATAGGTTGAGAAGACCTGTGTCTTCTTAGTAGGGATAGCCGTGTTGCGAGTGATAATCTTAGTCATAACGCCACCCGCTGTCTCAAGGCCAACAGAAAGAGGCGCTACGTCCATGAGCAGAATATCAGAAGTGGAGTCCTGAGTTCCCTTAGGAGCCGTCAAGATATGAGCCTGAACAGCTGCACCGAATGCCACGGCCTCATCAGGGTTCACTGAGTCATTGAGCTTCTTGCCATTGAAGTAAGAAGTTAGCATCTCGCGAATCTTAGGAATACGAGATGACCCCCCAACCATTACGATCTCATTAATCTGATCCTTTGACATCTTAGCGTCTCTCAAAAGTCCATCGAGAGGCCCGATACAGCGCTTGAAAAAGGCCTCGCAGAGACTCTCGAACTTTGCACGTGTCAAAGTAGTGGAGAAATCATTACCCTCTGCAAGGCTATCGACCTCAATGGCTGCCTGGGTTGCACTAGACAAAGTGCGCTTAGCGCGCTCACATGCCGTGCGAAGGCGTCTTAGAGCCTTTGCATTAGATGAAATATCGGTCTTAAACTTCTTCTTAAATTCTGCTACACACCAGTCTACCACGGCGTTATCGAAATCTTCTCCTCCAAGATGAGTGTCGCCTGCAGTAGCCTTGACCTCGAAGATACCGTCATCCAAAGTAAGAACAGACAAGTCGTGTGTGCCTCCGCCGCAATCGAAGATGAGAACATTCTTCTCACCCCCTGTCTTCTTATCTAACCCATAGGCCAAGGCAGCTGCTGTAGGCTCGTTGATAATACGAAGCACATTGAGGCCAGCAATTAGACCAGCATCCTTGGTCGCTTGTCTTTGAGAATCATTGAAATACGCAGGAACCGTAATTACTGCATCAGTCACCTTGGTTCCTAGATAGTTCTCTGCAGTTGCCTTCATCTTCTGGAGAACCATGGCTGAAATCTCCTCGGCACTAAATGTCTTCGTCTCACCATTGAAAGATACCTCAATGAGTGGCTTCTCTGCAGTCCCAGGCTTCACTGTGAAAGGCCAGTGAACCATATCAGACTTAACAGAGGCATCTGTGAATTTACGTCCAATTAATCTCTTTGCATCAAATACTGTATTTTGGGGATTTGCAGCGGCCTGTGACTTGGCAGCGTCACCAATCAGACGCTCATCCGCTGTAAAGGCTACATAGGATGGGGTAGTGCGATTACCCTGGTCATTTGCGATGATTTCTACGCGGTCATTTTGCCAAACACCAACACAAGAATACGTAGTTCCCAAGTCAATACCAATGGCACTCATATAGACAGTGTAAGTAAGAATGTTTTAAGCGTAGAATAAAAAAGTGAAAAGGACTCTTAAACACTAAACAACTTAAATATATAGATGTCTCAGATAACAGATCAAATATGGGTAGGTTCTTATGGAGAAGTATGCAATGACCAGTTTCTAGATGAGCGTAAAATAACACATATTCTTTGCTGCGCAGAAGAGTTTGCTCTTAGAGCAGGATTTCCGTATTCATCTAATCGTATTGGTTATAAGATACCTCTTGTAGATGATAAAGCAGATGAAAAAACAAGAAGTGAGTTTTTAGAAGGGGCGTCTAAATTAAATGAATGGATATCTAATGGAAAAAATGTATTTGTTCATTGTTTTGCAGGTATGAGTAGATCTGTTTCAGTTGTAATAACGTATTTTATGGTTTATAAGGGTTGGTCATATCAAATTGCTTTTAATCATTTGAAGAACTGTAGAAGACAAACAAATCCACACACTGAATATATTCCTATTTTGAAATCTATAGAGGCTATGCAAATGAAACTATTTTAAACTGCATTTACTGGGCTCTCAGCATCATCGCCGTATACAGGGCTCAAAGGGGCAGTTGCACCAGTATCATCGATACTTACGGTAACACGGATGTTCTCGCCATCCTGAACAATCTGGCGACCAGTAGCTGCGCCAGTAGCTACGCCAGTAGCTGCAGGAGGCTGCTCAGTCTCCTTAGAGAAACGTATCATGTTGGGAACACCATAAGGGGACTTGAGATATGATACAATCCAATCAATCACCTCAATCATATGCAGTGTCTTGTTTGCAGGGCGAAGCGTTCCAAGGTAGAACTTGTGGAGATCAAAGACTAGAGGCTGAACGGACTTTGGTAGTGCCTTGAATACGATTGAGTGCTCCTTGTGGACCTTGCAATACCATGTATACAGTGTCTTAGTTAGAGAACGATAGTCGTGCTCGAACCCCTGGAAGTCAGAGGAATCCTCCTGATAAATCCGCAAATACTCCTGGACACGCTTCTGGGAACGAAGCCTTAGGAATCGACCGAAAGAATTTGATTCTGTTCCACGAAGCTCCTTACGCACACGGTCATGCTCGGCATTACGGAAACGCCATCGCTGTAGACCAGAGTGAACTACGAGCCCCTGCCAATACCAGGGCTTGGAAGCCTTAATCTCCTCAAACTTGCTCTTCAGATCCGCAAATTCACCCCTGAACGTAAGGCTATAAGTCTTAGGGCGCCATGCAGTAGGAAGGTCCTCCGTGAAGAATGATACCGTTCCATCATTGGCAACCGTGCCACGATAGATGGCCCACAAGTTGGCTTGCTCCACCGTGCGAACAACGCGGTGCTCAGGGTGAGCGAGAACCATTGTAATGAATGTCGCAGCCACGTTATCGTTGGGTTCGCCAATCAGTTTCTCAATCTCATCTAAAGATGTGCGCTTGGCATCCATGGCCTCCTCAAATAGCTCCCTAAACGAGCGCTCCGAATAGAACGTGCCATCTGCATCTAGCTTGGAACGTGTGGTCACGTGGGTCTCGGCATCACCGCGAGCGCGGAAGACATTGATCATAACGCCCTCCACAAAGTCCTCAAGTCTTAGAGAAACATCAGAAGGAATCTTCTGATCACGGCGCGCTGCAAAGGGTGCAACACAGCAAGGAATATTAGCCTCCGTGTCCCAAACAACTGAACGACAGATCTGAGCCGTCTCAGACACTGCATCCTCGGCAATAGCAGCCTCACCCTCCTTTTCCTTACTATTGCGCAGAATTGCATACGCACTGTCCTCCGACTCAATAATATCAATGCCAGGCTCAGAGGTCTGAAGCCACGTCTTCAGCTCAGGCCACGTCTTGTAAGTAGAAGTCCAGTTAGAGAATGTAGAAAGCGTAGACATGGATACAGGTACATTAGAACTCATTGAAGACATCGGTGTATACCAGGTTTTTAGTGCGAGTGGTATTCAATTTTTGTTGCCATCGAACATTAGATGGCTGAAGAGAAGCCTCAAATTGAAAGTCAAGTAAATTTATCTGATCGAGCGGATTTGATACAAGATGCTGAAGATCCTATTGTTGAATTGGGTGACAGAATTCGTATATATGGTGGAAAATATGATAAGACAACTGGCCGTGTTGTCTATAGAAGTGAAACTGAAATACATATAAGCCCAGATGGTCTAACAAATCAGGTTATTGAACTGGATGTAAATGAAGAAGGATTTGACCAACGGTTTGGCATTGAATCAGTTGAAATCTTACAAAAGCGCAAGAAGACAAATCTCGTTGAGATACTCGACCTACGTGCCGATCAAGATCTTGAAACATTTGGATCCGATGGTGAACCAATCGCTAAATACAGAATTGTCTCAGTTGACCCAGAATCAGATATTATTGTTGTAAACAATGAACTCGAAGGAGATATTACAATTCCCTTTGGTTTCAGAGGAGTTCCTAAAGATTTTCCATTCCGTGCAATTCGTGGACGCCAGGCAATTGAAAAGCCAGAGGGGCTTACTCAAATACAAGAAGAAGATGAAGATGAGGAAAATGATATTTTAAACGACGAATCTAACACTAATGAGGAAGAAGAGGAAGAAGAAAATTTCAAATTTCTAGATGATGAGTTGCTACTTCCGGGCCAGGCACAGGGGGAACAAGAGGGTATTGAGCGTCTTATTGAAATTCCTACTTCTGAGCGCACTTACTCAAACATAACTCAGAAGTCTGAAGCATACGCAGATTTCCTTTCTTTGAATACTCCTGCTAAGCAACGCTTAGCAGAAACGCAAAAGGCTACTCGTGTTTTGACAGAAATGTTTTTTCAAATTCGTGCTTCTATCTTACGCGTCTCAGATGACGGAACTCCAAAGGGTGTAAAGCCTTCCAGCATTCAGACACTTGTTGATGCATTAGAAACTCGTCTTCTAGCTCTCAGCAGATGTGTTATAGATGTTGATAAGATTATTTATCATGACATGGACCAAGAGACGGATCCTCAACCTGAGATGATGGATGGCCTACGTATCAAGGGATTTAATGATAATGTAGAAAGTTCAAATGAATACCTTGAATCTTCTCCTGATATGGCAGGTCAAAAATACACGTCATTCTTAAATAGTTATCTCGATAAATATGCTTCAACATGGAAGTCGACTGGAGAGACTAGTCAAAAAATAGCATTTCAAAAAGACGAAGAAGTATTTCGTAGAAAAGCACCTGAACGAGAGGCTAATATACCTGGATATCCTAGCAATCTCCCTGATAAAAAGGCAGCATACTTATCGTCTGACAGTGTGTCTGAAGTATCCATGTCATTGCTAAGAGGCTTGAAGGCACTCAGAGTGAAATCTCAGGTTATGCAACTTGGTGAAGAAGCAGTTGTCTTATCCTACGTATTATTCCCTTTGTCTCAGGCATCTTCCTTGAATACTTTGAGAAACGAGTCACTTGTTTCTGACGTTGCACATGGTCAGAAAGAATACATCAGCATGAAGAAAATTCTTAAAGATCTAGGTGATATAACAGATATTCCATCTGCTACCCAGCCATTTTTAGTTTCAGTGGAAGGCGGGAATCTAGGAAATATCTCTCTTCGTGATTACTTGAAATCAATGGGTCTCAGAGCGGAAGGAATGGGAGATATTTGGCCAGTCCAGGTCCTCCTGGGAATGAGAGAACGTGAATGGACACTTGACCAACAGGAGGCCTTGAGTGAAATTATAAAAGAAACGCAAAACCAGGTCTTAAATGCAATTATTGCACAGCGTGATACCTTATCTCAGTTTACTACACAGCCTCCTGCAATTCAAGGAATTCAGATGGTTGTAAATGGACCTTCAATGATTGAAAAGTTATCAGGAGAACCACTCTTGAAAGATATTCAAACTGCATTAAAGGAACAGATGCCTGGCTATGTCAATTCTGATGTTGCGATGGTCGGGCTTGTCTTAAGAAATCATCCTGAGTTGGCGATGGCTCAACTCGCAGACCAACCTGCCGCTTTGACGCGATCTAGAATGCGGTATGCGCGTGAAGAGTATCTGAAGACCTTGAAAGATATTCAATTGAAGAAACATCGCATAGATTTTGCAGGTGAGCCTCCTGAGCCTGTAAATTGTTCTCACGTAAAGCCTTTAGCAATGATTCGAAAGGTAAAAGACGATAATCAAAGGCTAGCCTTATTAGCCAAATTCCTAATTACATTTCAGGGTCAGAAGCATGGTAATTGGTTAAAATGTAATGCAGGGGATCATAATTTACTGTGCATGCATGAACTTCTACAAATCTATCAGTTCTTGAGACCAGGTGATGTGGCCGCTCTTAATAAAGATATTCAACTAAATTTTGGAGGTGGTCAATTCCAGGGCTTCTATATTTGTCGCAATTGTGGACAACCAATTAGTGAATTAGAATACGATACTCATTTGGAATTTGACGATAATGGAAGACCTATGATGGGTCGTGCAGAACTTGTAGACAAGGACGCAATTACAATGGAAGAAATTGACGAATTAATTGGGCCTCTGGGAGATATAGATGATCCAGCTGAATTTGATAATGATCAGAAGAAACTTATTTATAATACATCAAAGGAGTTGGCAGATAGGTTAATGGCACCATTAGAAATCGACGACTATTTAACAATCGTAAATCGCGTCTATGGCCAAATGCAACTAGTTCCACCCAGAGAACGTTATGTGCAATACCAGAAAACTGTTGCAAAGGGTAAGGGTGGATCTAATATACCTGATTATGACATCTATATTAATCAGGCATTAGTCTGTGCAACAGCTGTCCATATTTTAATCCACATTCAGACAAGAAAGCCAGACTTGATTTTAAGAGGAATGCCAACGGGTTGTAGAAATCTTGGAGGACAGCCTCTAGAACCTGAGGGTGGAACAAATGGAATTCAATGTGTTGTTTCTACTTTATCTTCTTTTCAGAAAGATTCTGCACCATGGAGCTTAACGCAATTTCAGAAGGAGCCTGATGATTCGGTAAGGCAAAAGACGATTACAGGTATCTTTGAAAATTTCATGAGAAGTGCATTACAAGACCCTACTATTTTACAAGCCTTATCTCAGAAGCGTGAGTATATTAGAAAGGTCTTAGGGGCCGCTGGTGGTCAAGGTAGACCTGATGAAGAATTGCCTGCGAACTTTGCGCCAATTCCATATGTAATGAAAGAAGAAGACTTTGTTGAGAAAATTATCATACCAGAAGCGGCTGGGCCTGCAGAGAGAGCAGAACTTTGGATACGTCAAGGAAATATGCTGGCTAAGAAAAATAAGATGCCCATGCCAATTGTCTTTAGTGAGGCTTCTTGTTGTTTGTCTCCCTTAGATAAGGCAGATAGTTTCTGGGAATCTGGAGCTGCAAAGGATAGTCTTCCACCCTTTTCTAAGAAGTCAGGTGTACCAGCTCCTCCTAAAATAACTCGTATGGAACCCATCATGAAGCCATCTCAAATCTCAAGACCCCTACCAGATCCACCTGAAAATAGCTATTATCAGCTATTTTTGAAAGTTTGTTATGATGGTGAGAAGAAAGGATATACCCATGAATTTGGCTTAACCCATACTTGTATTTGGTGCGATCTGAAGTTACCAATGGATCTTGCTGTCTTAACAGCTGAACAGGGTCTAGTAGCCATTGAAAGTCAGGGCATCGAAGTAAATAAAGAAACATTTGAAGATTTATTAAATGAAACTCATAGAGTAAACTCATTCACCACTATACTTAATACAGAGATACCAGGTCCCTTAGATAACTGGACCGCTTTAATGTCTATTGAACCTGAACCAGCCGAAGGATATAGAGCAGTAATGGCCATAACGCAGACCGAGTTAACAAAGTTACCACCTGATGCAAAGGAAGTTGAGGTTGCTCTTGCTTTATCTGAGTTTTCCACTTTGGCTGAAACAATGGAACAAAAACTAAAAATAAGATTACCTCAAACACAACATGAATTATTTGATACTCTAGTAAAAGGAGGAGCTGGATCAGTAACTCGTTTCTTACAATCTTATATCTTAGTCCCCTTGAGTCACTTTGTATCCAAAAAGATTATTGCAACAAAGGTCCCTAAATCATGGAACCTCAGTTGGCAGCACCAAGCAGATGTTGAAAATTTACTATCTGCACACCGTGGTTATATTGGAAAATTTAATAAGATAGATGTTACACCATGGCTCAAAGCAAAGGTTGATACTTTAATTCTTCAGACAAGATCTATTTTACAAAAACTTGAATCACTAAGGCCTTTACAAATTCCTGGAGGCATTCAGACTTACGAATATTTTTTGAAATTTTGTCTATATAGCCCTATTGCTAATTTCGTAGACCCTAATACTCTACCTATTGCACAAGATACAGAAGCACCCTCCTCACATGTAGAACAACAGGCTATGTTTCCTGCTAAATTTATCTCAGATATGGTAAATCGCTTCAAAGAGGAAGGCTTGTCGCTAACACCTGAACAAATCAGGGAACTTATTGCAAAGAGAAATGAGGCGGAGAAGGCAAATATTTTGAGAAAGATGACAGAAATGCCTCGTGCCCAGAAAGATATTGCAAAGATACAGATGAAACTTGGTATTGGTGAATGGGCAGTGGGTGGAACAAAGGCAATCTATGCTTATGATAAAGAACGTTATGACATCGAGAGGGACCAGAGGGCTCAAGCTGGTATCATAGATTTCCCTGGAATGGGTCCTGAAGCCATGGCTGCACCCATGGGTCAGATGGATGGCCTCGGATATTTTCATGAACAAGGTGATGAAGCAGGATATATTGATGATGGTGAATTAGGAGATATAAATGGGTTTGATGACGACAATTAGATATATCTAAGAAAAACACTGGGTCAAAAGGCGTAAAGTAAATCGCAAATGCATAATAGATGAGGCGGTTAATCGTCGCAGGCTTATTATATTTAACAGGTATTGCAGTTATTCTAGTTATAAAACCGCAATACATGTTTCGTGAAGATGGGCGTTGGAAAGAATTTGGAATAGGACGCGACCCTAAAAATTTTACATATATCCCCTTCTGGTTATTTGCTATCATATGGGCTATTGTTTCGTATGTCTTAGTTGTAATGATAGATGATGCCTTTTTTGGAGTTTCTTCATATGAAGATTCATCATATCACCAAGAACCAGTAAGGCCTCGCAATCGTTCAAATAATAAGAGAAATACTTCTGCTAACGTTGAGTTAACTCCCGGATACTACATGCTAAATGAAAGTTCTAGTGGACGTAATGGTGTCCCTAGATATGTTTACTTAGGACCAGAGGAACCCGTTGTCTAAATAGGGCAGAGTTGAGCAGTTCCATTTAACATGTTCTGAAGATACAGTCCTATCCAGAATGCATAATAACCAGATGACATACCCTTTCGCAACTCAGGTGTTCCACTCTGAATAAGACCTTCTATTGGCCAACGCATACCTGGAACAAATCCTAAGATTATCCACATTAATACAATTGGAATAGGCACTATAGAAACTCTTTGTAATTGAACCATCCATTGAACTTGCCCACAGCTCAATTGTTGGATCAAGCAGTTTGACCCATATCCTAGAACAATCGCTAATACAGGCATTATTATGTATGGGCCAAGCCAATCAGGAAATGCGTCGCGTGCAATGAATTTAGCATCCCATGTAAGCATAAAAATTCCAACCACGATACCAACAAGCAGAGCAAGAACAATACGAATTCCACTGTTAACACCTAGCTTCTTATCGGGCGATGTTGACGTGACTGCATTGCCGGCCATCTCTGAATAGTCATAATGGAAAAATACTAGGATAATCAACCCAATAACTAACAGATGGCAGCCCAGCTAGATGCAAAGTTCTTTAGAAAGGCTAAGAAGGTTAACCGGGCAGTTGAGATTACAGATAATCAAGCCTTCATTCCGGCAGTAAGAGATAGTCCTGAGATACGTGTTAATCTACCAAATCGTCGTCTTAAGACATTTGAAGAAAGAAAGGCTGAAATTGAAGAACGTAATACGGAAATTTCAACCCTTGAAGATGAAATTGAAAAAGAACGTAAAACGCTTCTAGATCTAATTAAAAATTATCATAAAGGTGGTCCCGTATCAGAAGTTGTTTCCCAAAATTTAAAAGTAAAGGGGCTTATGGAAAAGCGTTCTAGTTTAGCAAGACCTGATAAGTGGATTGAGGAACTAGAAGGCCTTTCATTCAAGGATGTTTTTGCAAGTAAAAGAGATGATAGAAAGATTAAAGTCCCCGTATATCAAATTAAGCGTCGTGTAGAGCCTATAACAAGCCTCTATCTTGACTTAGGAGCTGCTGCAGAAGCAGCTGAACCAGTATTAGAAGCACCTCCTTTACCTGCTGTAAAACCTGCAACACCTACTCCTAAAACGGCAGCAGAGGTTGCACAAGGTGCTATCATAGGGCAGAAGAAGACTATTCTTAAGTTGAAGAAAACAGCTGGTCAATCATAGTTTCGCTTAACCAGATAGTGGATATTCCTTCAGCCTTTTCTCATTCTTATCACAATCTACCTGCTCAACCTTGTATCTATAACAAGCCCCATTTGGGTCCTTGTATACTAAAGCATCAACCGTCGTCGGATGAGGATATTTGTAAATAACCTCATGTGCACCCTTTCCACCCATAAGAACATATGCTAAGCCTGAAGCTACCCCTATAGTAAAAGGCACAAAGTTGAAAAAACCAAAGAGCCCACCCATCTAACCTATGCAGGATATAGAAAGATGATAGTAGATGCTTTGAAAAATCCTATTTTCGGCTATATGGTATCATTTATGCTTGGTCTAGCCATAGTAATAATAATAGCACCAATCTGTCGTGGTAAAGAATGCATGGTTGTTAAAGCCCCACCAATTCATGAAGTTCGCGATTCAATCTATCACATAGCTTCAAAATGCTACAAGTTTGAGACGGTTCAGATGGATTGCCCTGCACAAGGTGTAGTTGAGGCCTTTGAGAATGTCAGGAAATCAATTGTTTAAGCTGCGTTATACAGTCCCGGGTTTCTTTACGTCGAACAAAAAGAATGGCTAACGCAGGCACATTGCTTTCTGACTTGGACGGGAAGGCACCTCTCTCTGGAGATGGCGACTTAGTAAAGATGATTTATCAGGATATGAATTCTGGACAAGATATACGCCCGGGTATGGGACTTCCATCAGGGATGGCACCAGGAGGTGTTCAGGGTCCCATGATGCCAATGCCTCCTCCTCAGCAGTCAACTCAACAGTATCAGATGGATTCTGGACCACCTACTGCGCATATAATAGGAGGGCAGCACCCAACATCTGCTGACTTTGCTCAGATGCTACAGAGTTCAACCCCGGGATTTGCTGCAGGTGGTAATTGGGCATCTACAAATGATTATATGCAGTCATCTGGATCTAATCATAGCCAGCAGGCCCAATTAGCAGCTCAAATTGCAAATATGCAAGCAAGTCAAGGTAAGGCATGGAGCAATATCTTGAGTGGTGAGGTAAAGATACCTATATTAATTGCAATACTTGTTTTCATTGTTAACTTGCCTTTCCTAAGTGTTCTAGTGGCGCATTATGCACCCTGGATGTTGAAGACTTCCGGTGATATGAACATTTATGGTCAGGCCTCAAAGGCACTTTTGGTTGGTCTAATGTTTTGGGGCGCAAATCGCATAATACTTCCTTTGCTAGGTTAAGATAGATGAAGCTACCTTCTGTTTGCGCATGTTTAATCGCCGCGGCTGTAGCATTTGTTCTAGTGTTCGGAAACCTATCTATTTATATGATGCTTGTATCAGCGGGTGCTGCAGCAGTCGTATATTCTATTACTAGTTCATTACAATACGCAACTGGTTCAGCCATTGTTGCACTCTTCACAATGGCAGGTCTAATGCGATACGGTGTCATAAAGAAGGAAGGATTTAATGTATATAAATCTCCTACGGAGATCGCTGACATTATAAAAAAGATAGTGAAGGAAGGTTTCGTGAATAAGGATGAGGAGGAATTTAGGAATAAGGAGGATGACGAGGAGGGCTTTGTGAATAAGGATGAGGAGGAGGAATTTAGGAATAAGGAGGATGACGAGGAGGGCTTTGTGAATAAGGATGAGGAGGAATTTAGGAATAAGGAGGATGACGAGGAGGGCTTTGTGAACAAGGGTGATGAGGAGGAGTTTATGAATAAGGAGGATGAGGAGGAAGGCTTTCGAGGGTATGAAGATGAGGAGGAAATGCCTAGGAGACGTAAAAGCAGCAAAAGTTCTAAGTGGATTGGTGTTGGGGAATTCGCAGGCGACCGTAAGAATTCTAAAAATGCCAAGAAGTATCGCAGTAGAAAGATGTCAAGTGACAGGTCGCCTAGGCCTGGTAGGGTAAATCCAGGTGGCAGATTCCAGAGAAGTGAAGAGGAAACTGATGGATACATGTATAAGGGATATGAGGGTAATAAGAAGAATAAGCAATACAAGAAATCTAGTTGTGTTGAGCATGATGAGGAATATGAGGATGAGGAGGAAGACAGATCTGAGGGGTTTATGAGCCAGGTTTTCCAGAATATTTCAAAGGGAGGATATACTAGCCCCGGCTTTGGAATGGCAGCACCTTTGGTTGAAGGGTTTGAAGATGAGAAGAAGGCTGAGAAAAAGGGAAAGCCTGCACCTACCATCAAAAAGGAGGAAATGGCCATGCCCTTCAAATTAGGTGAAATCCCTTCCCAGGTAAAGAATGGTCCTCATATTGATGCGGGTTCTACACTCATTAAGGCAATCCAGGGTCTAAATCCTGACCAGATTAATGCCATGACCAAGGATACTAAGCAACTTATTGAAACCCAAAAGAGCTTGATGGGTATGCTTGGTACCATGAAGCCTATGATGAATGACGGTAAGGAACTGATGGAGACATTCCAACAGATGTTTGGAGAGGGTGCAGCTATGTAGGCACTTTTACATAGCATTGTTTATAAATCTAGCAAAAGCAAAAAGAAACACTCTAATTGAAGCCTAGCATCAATTAGAATGGTTCGATGTCCTCCAGGAATGGTATGTTTTCCGAATAAATTCGGAGTAATTTCTTGGCCATCAATTACCTTGTGCCTTATATTTCTAGTCGCAGTTGCATTAGTAATTTGGTCATATAAGACATCACCAGATATAATTGTGTTGCCAAGGCAACCTGTATCTTCGAGCGTTAACCCAGTAGTAAAGGTAAATGTCAGAGGTTCAGACAGTCGTTATTCTAGAGCTCCAGAACCTGAACGAGACTGGGATACTCCACCTGATCTTTCACGTATTCCTAGACCTGAGACACCATTTAACATACCTACTCAGGGGGTTGCAGAAGAATATCAGTCAATGGGAATTGTAAAAACACCTGACGGTAAATTACTACCTCTCTTTGGTCGCAGATGTGTATCTTCTAGAGAGCGTTATAACTACTATACTAGAACAGATTCATACAATCCTATACCTCTACCAATTGAGATGCAGGGACGTGATTGCCAAGATCAGGTTGGATGCCCTGAATTATTTAACGGAGATAGAGTTAAGATTAGCACATTGAATGAAAATGGTGAAGTAACCATATATAAGGTGCGAGATATAATCCGATAAACAAACACATACTATAATAAGTAGCCATGTCTAGTACACAATGTAGACCAGGGGATACAACTGGATTTCCTGTGACCCTTGCACAATCATTATATACAAATTGGCCAGCCACATCTAATTCACAAGGACAACTTCAGAAATTAACTGTCCCGACAGATTTTTCTATTCAATGGCAAAATAACGGAGAACAGAATTGTAATATTTCAGTTAGACAAACTGCCGCAGATGGAAATATTCCAGGTGTTTTTCAAATATCAGGGTTTAACCCAGATGGTTCTTCAATTACATATGGAAATGCACAGTATAATTGTTCCGGTGTTATTTCAATTCTTCAGAATCAACATCCAACCTTTTGCCAAGATTCGAGTGCTCAATATGAAATGATTTTGGCATTTCAGATTACAAATAAAAGTGTAAACCCTTCATCTCCAGATGTCATATTACTCTGTAGACCACTTGTATTTCGGCAATCTGGATCAAATGATTCATTCTGGCACGCCGTTGATACTGCAACAACACAACAGACAGCAATTAATGCCGCTCTTAACATGTCTAGTTTTTTTGGATACAATCCAACTCTTCTTATGCCAATGATTTCTTATCAATCATGTATTCCCGTGAAAATATTCAATTATGCAGGGCAACCTTATTCATATAGAAGCTTGAGAATTCGTGTAAACATAGTTCAACAGCCTATTTATATTGTGGCAAGTAGCACAGGATTGGGTAAATGCAGTGTTATTAATAAATATACTTTAATTACACACGGTAATGGCCCTCTAGATGTATTTGGAGGGGGTAATGTTTTACAATTTCGCGACGGACTTGGTGGAGATTTGTATCCTACAGATGTATCAAAATCAAACTTGGTATTAAATGCTGCTCCAACACCTATATCAGCCTTTGCAGATGTTTTACAGAAATTTGAGATTTTAGTTCCAGAAGCACTTCTTGGAAAATCACTGGCTGAAATTTCAAATTCAAAGGAGCCACCTCCAGTTAAACCAGCAAAGAAGGCTTTCAAATGTTATACAATTGACCCGAAAAAGGATATTGTTGGCGACCAGATTATGGTTGACCCTACAACTGGGCAAAGTTTACAAGCAACGCAGGCAAAAGAAGAAGCTGAAGCTGCAGGAGGTGATATGTCATTTAAAACAGGATCAGGTGGCTCTTCCGGCATTCTACCAGGTGATATCGAGTATGTTTTAACTATACTTGCCACCCTAATAGGAACAATTACACTTCTTGCATATTTAGGATTTATCATTCATGCAATATTATACAGACAAAATGGATTTCACGATTCTTTACCACACGTCTTAGTATTCATTGTATGTTTTATTGGACTCGTATTGCTTAGTATATATCTATGAAAACCAACTGAGTAATATTAGTAATACACGGTAGATATGTCGCAGGGTCTTGCATTCTTAATATGGCTGTTATGCGTTGGTATATCAGCCGTATTAATTGGTTATTTCATAAAACAAAGTTTAAATCCGGTGGAAAGAGAGGGCTTTGTTGTTCGTGTATGCCCATCTGGAACTAATACATTTGTAACTGACGAAGGAGAAACCCAATGCTGTAATGGAGATGTAGTTGATGGATATTGCACCGGTAATTTAAGATGCACATTATCGCCTAAATCAAGATCTGGTTTACCAACTTGTACAGATTTAGCTATATCTCAAGCTGCTGCAGTAGGGGCAAGTAAATGTCCAGCTTTAATCCCAAATTATTTTGGTTCATGTGACACAGTTGAAGGATGCTCAGTCTCACTTCCATCTGCAGATGGCCTTAAACCATCTAACCCTAATCAGACACAGTGTATCTTATATAAGACACATGAAGAAGATGTTGTCAAGTTAGATAGTTGTTATAATGTTAACCAGAGGGGGTTAAAGGATGCACAATGTGCTGCTGCAAAAGCAAATGCCTCTTCACCTGCATGTGCTGCTGCAACCGCAGCAGCTGCTGCGGCTGCTAATGCAGCTCAAAACTGTCCAGCCCCACCAGAACCCAAATTTGTACTATATGGAGACTGGGTAGGAGCAAGAATACCCGTTCAGAAGAAGCATATACTACCAGATACAAACATCGTATATGCAATCGGAAGCACTGATGTAAATACAAACACTGGTGTATATACAAAAATGGTTATTACAGATAAAAATAATATTCCATTCACTTCTAGATACTATGAAGGCTCACTAAATGATTTACAACGTCGCGTCCCTGATACCGCAGCTGCAAACAGATTACCAGATGCAACTGGTCATTATATTCTTGGTTCAGCATAATTAATCAAAATATCCATCCTTATTCCCTTGCTCCAAGGCATTTACATGCTTTGAATCATCGGGAAATAGAGAAGCTGATCTTGAACCAAGAGGTTCTGTTAATAGAGTATGCTTCTCATCGATTGAGTTATCAACGTGTTTAAACTCATTATCTTGATCTTCCATTTTAGAAGTAAAATCGGATGAATCGTAGCTTTCATCTGCAGAACCACCGTGATCCAGTTTGTTCATCGCAGTAGAATACTTGGATCCTGCATTACCAGGTTCAAAGTCGCTTATATTGTTTGCATTACCAATTACATTTAGAACCTCGTCGTGATGGTGATCGATGTAGATTGCAATGATCACTAGAAATAAACCAAGTGCTAAGAATTTATTGTATGTCAAAGACCCTAAAATAATCATAATGGCCGCGAAACGCATAGGTAGGGTATCGAGGTTTGACTTGAGTATATTTGTTAATTGGGGAACAAAGAGAAAACTTGCAAATAAAAGAACAAGTCCTGTTATTTCAATTGGGTCAACTTGAGTAGCCATCTAACTGCTCTTACGGTATAAAAATTGATTATTTGTCCTCTTTTTCTTCTTTACATTAAATATGTCAGTTCTAACGACCCATGGATATGCTGTATTGAAATCTTCACTTACAAAGGAAAAGGAAGATAAGATTAAAAAAGATCTGACTGTAAAGCCTCAAACTATGCAACGATTTGCTGCTCCACAAGATAATGAATTTCCAGTGTTTCTAGAATCTGCTACTCGCCTTTATTTACCACGTGTCTGGGCAAAGGACAATTTAGGACCCGCCGAAACATCCGTTATGTCGGATGGACTTCCATTACCAGATACCCTTAAATTCACAGGGAAGCCCTATGACTACCAGGAAAACATTATATCTAAATTCATGAAAGCAGATGCAAATGGTTTAATCTGTGTGCCCTGTGGAAAGGGTAAGACCTTTATGGCTTTAGCAATTGCCTTTCGTCTTGGTGCACGATTTATGGTGGTAGTAGATAAGGAATTTCTTCTCGACCAATGGGCCGGGGAGATGCGCTCACTAATACCTGGTATTCGTATTGGTAGATTTCAAGCGGAAAAGATGGAAGTAGAGCCTGATAAATATGATTGTACAATTTGCATGATTCAAACGATTGTCAAGAGGCAAATTCCTGAGTCTGTCTTGAGAACCTATAAATTTACAATCTTTGATGAATGTCATCACTTAGGCGCAGGTCATTTTAGCAAGGTCTTAGGAAAGCTACAGACTAAGCATATGCTTGGTCTTTCAGCAACCCCTAAGCGTGATGATGGTCTTACAAAGGTATTCGAATGGCATTTGGGTAAGCCAGTTTACTGGGAGAAGACTAGAGAAGCAGATGAAACCGTCACAGTAGAAGTACTCAGGTTCTCCTGTGATGATGAGGAATACAACGATACTCCAACGAATTGGAGAGGCGAAACAGTTATAGCTACTCTTTTGACAAAGGTTGTCAATTGCTGTGAACGCAATGTATTCATGGCTGAGAAACTCAAGGAGCTCATCAAGGAACCAAATAGACGCATTCTCGTTCTGTCAGAACGCATTTCACACTTGGAATCTTTGGAAGTATTATTGAAACCAACTGGTTGCGTAATGGGGTATTACATTGGTGGTATGAAGACTGCAACTAGAGATTTAGCCGCAGAGGAGGCTCAGATTCTTTGGGCAACATATGCAATGGCTAGTGAGGCAATGAATATCAAGACACTCAATTGTGTGCTAATGGCTAGCCCACGCCGGAAGATTGAGCAGAGTACAGGTCGTATTTTAAGGCAAAGGCCTGAGGACAGAAAGGTTGCGCCTATTATTGTGGATGTAGTCGATACACATAGATCATATCAATCCCAGGCTCGTGAGCGTATTGCTTATTATAAGAAATGCGGCTACAAGATTAAGGATAGTGATGCCTCGGAGGAGGCCATGAAAAAGAAGGAAGGTCCAGTGACTTACGGATTTATAGATGATGATGATTAGTGCTTACGTGTCTTTCTAGAATGCTTCTTGCTTCTAGAATGCTTTTTTCCCTTATTGCCCTTGAGGGCACGCCTCTTTCTTGACCCAGCTGTTTGACTGCAAGACTTAGACCAAGCACTTGCATTAAGGGCCTTGTTTAATAAAACGGGCGCACCCGTAGAACCAGTCCATTGACTGGGTTCCGTAGTATAACGAGCAGTAGGGGCTTCGTAGACACCCATGTCTTTGGACCCTACAAGACCAACACCACCTTTCTGGTTGTAGGGATTTACATGATTAGGAGTGCATGCCACTTTGTCATACTCAGCAAGTCCAGCAATAGGTCCCTCAAGACTTGTTGTGTAACGACCACCCTTCATTCCAGGTAGACCACTACTTGTTGCGAACGCAATCTGGCCGGGGCGAGACGCAGACATACAGGAATCATAAGAACGATTTACCATTAGCCCATTTGCAGCACCTGGATTCAATGGGCCACCGGGTTCATATCCTGAACCCTGGGCACCCCCACGATGCTTTCTTGTGCGAGTTTTACGAGAATGTTTTTTTGAATATTTCTTAGCCATGGCTTCTAATAAAGCGCAGTATTTTTTGTAATTTAAGCTTCAATCCAATGGCTATATACATTTTTTCCTGTTCGAGTGTCTACCATATAAGCAAACTTAATACCTGGATATTCTTTGCATAACTTGTATATTTTCTGAAGTTCATGAATAGATGAGGTCTTAGAATATTCTCTTAACTCTTCTATATTGTCTAGATACGGTATTATACACTCAAGGATAAACGAACGAAATCGATCAGAGTTCATATTTACATATATTTTATAAGAATCATTTATAACATTCATTCTCTCAAAATTCACTGTAAGAATATGGAGAGGCAACAGTTTCCAATATTCTTCAATATTAGACTCCGAATATTTCCAGATTTCAGATTTAACAGGATTTCTTTCCTTGTTCCATTCTATTAACTGGAATTGTTTATGACGAATTGTATCATAATATGAATGCTTGAAGTCTGGAGAAGCCCATGCTTCACCAGGTGTAATATTATTTTCTTTTGCAAGTTCTAGAATTTCTCTTGTCCAATGTCGTTTATGATTGTCTTCTTTACTAAGAATAGGTGCAAACAGTTCTAGAGTATTATGATAATCCTCAGTTGGCATAATGCATCCATTAATACCGTCTATGTTAAATGCCTTTCCATCTTTACACAGAAGTTCCTTATAATATTTTAGTGGAAGCTTCGGTGTATTACCGTTATAATCAGAATTTATAACTGAGAATCGACCTCGAAATATATTTATAAATCGGTCCATTTGATTTTTATCAGTAATATCAATTATACATATAACTCCAGGGTTAGTTCGCGAGTTCATGTAATCTATATTTGCTTGAATTGTCTGATTATACCCAAAACACAGATATACATCAAAGTCAGGTAGTCTTTCTATATCTGTAATTCCATTATGCACACAATCTCCAGCCCATAAGATCAATTGTAAATTTCCATTTAATTTAACTTCACTGGGATTATCGTTAATAAAATCTAGTGTCCTTCTCATTTGTGCAATTAAATCTAAAAAATAAAGCTTCAAATTTTACCTATAAAACACTTGTAACTACGTATGACTCAAAATCCTCATTCCACTCTGCCATTACATTTAGAGGCTCTCCTGTAGCACGCTTGAGTTGTAGAGCCTGACTAATTGAAAGTGTCTGAATAGCTGCACGCCCTAAGTTAATTCCATCTGAGTTTACCAGATCGTATAGATCAGGTTTTCCAATTACAGGCACACACCTGAAATCCCTTGGCCCAGAAGTAATAACAGGTTTCGGTGCGGCAATATGGGTCACTTTTAGAAGTCTGAAGGAAGGCAAATCTGGCATTAGACATAGATTTCCCCCACTCAATCCCTGAATTGCTTCATTAATTGAAATAAGGGGAACCATGTCTGCGATTTGCATTTGCCAATTTAACTGAAATCTAGTATCTGAGAACCAAATATGATCTGCAAATTTCTGAACAAGACCAAACCTTTCCTTAAAATTTTTAGATGAACGTATCTGTTCACCTGCGGCCACTACACAATCCTCAATCTGAATGAGACCCTCAGCATGGAATAATGTAATAGCAAATATCCACGTATCCTCTAGAGTTTCTCTGTCTAAACGCATTGGTATTACGTTTGGTCTGTCTGGCTGTGTCTCATCGATTATAATGGGTCTGAATTCATTTCCTATAATGAGAAGACCCTGTTTACCTCTGTAAGGTCTAGCAAAGGCTACGTATTTATTTGCTTTAATGCGTATATCATCTCTTTCAGCTTTATAGGAAACGGCTGGGGCTCGCAGAATATCAGGGTAAGATGCTGGTATTGTGCGAATCCAATTACGTTCTTCGTAAGATGGGTTTAGAAAACGAGGCTTGTCAGACTGCAACTTTGACGTTCTAGGGTGCTTGTGCATTCTATATTAGTTTATCGCTTCTTGTTTAAGTTAAAACGCCGAAAACTTACGTTTTGGTAAGCGTTTTAAAAAGCCGAATAAGCCCCAGGTTCAGATGTATCGTTGGCCATGATACCTTGCATGAATTCTCCTCCATTCTGAGCGAATTCAGGGGTAAACGCAGTCATAGAATGACCAGCTTGAGAAGCAGAAGCGGAAGCAATACCAGATGCCTCAGCGATGCTATGTGTTGTGTTATCGGGTGCGGGCTGGAACATGCGCTCAGGATGTCTCAAGCGCTCAGGAATTGCTGCAGATTCCTCATTTGTGCCATATGGATCATGTGCAACTTCAGGGGTTGACATACGCTCTTCGCGATAGTCAGGTGCCTGGTTAGGGGATGCAGGACTAGCTTGAACCACGTTTCTAGCAGGATAGATAACGGGCTGGTGTTCCATGGCAGGTGCTGCAGACGAAGTATTTAAACTTTGAAATCCTTCTTTTGGCATAAACCATAAAATAACACTCAGGACAACTAGGAGTGCTAATAATAGCCCAATCCGGAATGACATCTGTCGCATTGATAGGAAAAAAATCAGTAGATAATGCCGGAGAGAGACATTTAGAAAGATATATACTTTTCCTTATTCATGAAATAATAAGCAATACACGCCCCCGCGAATAGATTTAGAAATGCATGATTACGCATTCCATCGGATCCTCTTAACATCATTAGATGTGATGCAAAGACAATAGCAATTCCAATGAAATAGAATATCAGATGTAGGTCCATTATACTTAAGTGCATATAAACAAATACTCTAATAATATAATATATGACCTGGTTCTGCTTTCCCTTTAAGAAGTCTGAGACTCAAACTTTAATGCAAGTGGCTGTACCCGTGGTTTCACCTGAACCTGCTGTAAAGAAACCCTGTTGCGCACCTGTTGCATGTGAATCTTTACCCCGCTGTGTGCCTGGTGTATCCGCGTGTTGTGCACCTGTGGTCTGCCCTGCACCTGTGGTCTGCCCTGCACCTGTGGTCTGCTGTGCACCTGTAGCCTGCTGTGCACCTGCGGCATGTTCTGCATGCGTGGCTTCAAAGAATGAGCTAGCCGTTTCTCCTGTATCCCAGAAGTCTCTTGCATTACGTCAAGAGGTTTAAACGACTGTTCAACAGACCAAGAACCAAACAAATACTGAGAGGGCGATACCTCTAGTAGAGGCACTCGTTCTCGACGTAGAACCTCACCAGGCATCTTCCACTGCGGCATCTTTTCCAGAAACTCAGTAAATCCAGTGTCAGTTAATTCTCTAGAAATAACTTTCCAATATATTTCGTCGCCATTTGGCCATCTTTCATAAATATGCGACCCAGAATCCCAAATATCTAGTATATCTGTATGCTCAAATATTTGTGAATTTTTTGACCAAGAGCGTTTTATAATTTCACCCCGACTCATCTACTAAATTTGAACGCCTGGGATTTAAGCGTTAGGGTATAGAATATATGTCATCATCATTTTCAGCTCTTGAATTGAAGCAAGATGGTGATGTTACACTCGTGAAAATCAAGACTTCGCAGAAACCTAGCCTCAAGGACTTTCAAACCTTTCTAAAGAAAAAATCTGCACCTGCAGTTTTAACCTCATACCCTTATGGCTCAAAGCGGATTACTATGATTGGATATGCAAAGGGAAAGGAGACTGAGCTTTCGCAACACGAACTTCCCCCTCCATGTCCTATTACTGAAATCTATGGCAGTATTCTCCTTATTGCACATACGGCAAAGTCAACCTGGGACCAGTCCCTAGCAACCATCGAAACGTTTCTCCCTGCAGACTATGAGGTGTTCTACGAGAAGGCATGTTCTGGTGAGCTAGAGGAAGATGATGATGAGAAAGATGATGAGGATGTCGAGGAAGAGAAGGAAGCAGATGACGTTGATGAAGAAGAGGAGGAGGTTGGTGGAGATGAAGATATTGAGGGTGTAGAGGATGAAATTCCAGTTGAAGAGGAAGAGGAGGAGACACCACGAGTTCGAGTGAGTCGAAAGGTTGCAAAGATTGATCCTCAACAACTTCAATTTCAGTTCAAGTCGGTTCTAGAATCTGAGGCTGAGACCAAGCAGCCAACTGTTCCTCAACGCCTGAAGATTGTCCAAATTCTACACAGTGTGTTGAATCAACATTGTGATGAAGATGATATCCTGGATTTAGAGCGTGGTATTTATAATGCAACACTTGATGATGCTAAGAAACACATGGTTCCTCTAACATGGGATCATGATACTTTCAAGTGGATGTATTCCACAGTGGCAAAGCGCACTCTTACAAACTTTCATCCAGATTCCTATATTGGAAACAGGTCATTAATTGAGAGGTGGAAGGAGGGAGAGTTTACTTTAGAATCGATTGGTCGTTGGACACCTTATGAACTAAACCCTGCAAACTGGAAGGATCTCAAGGATCAACAGTTTCGCCGTGATAAGCGTGTTCTTGAGGGCAACTTGGCCATGGCGACAGATCGGTTCCGTTGCTCGCAGTGCAAGAAGAAGATGTGCTCATACTATGAGCTTCAGACGCGCTCAGCTGATGAGCCCATGACAATCTTCATCAGTTGCTTGAATTGTGGTAAGCATTGGAAGCAGTAAGCGCATGCGCTTACTTCCACACATCCAGCGTAGCTGGATGGAAACAATAGGCTTTTTAGAAAAAAGCCAGCAAAAAAGCAAAAGCGAACCAAAACTAAAAACAAACCCAGAATTAGAAAGAAGCTTCTAATAAAATGAATAGACTCTTGGTTCTTGGACTTCCGATTGCAAAATCAGTTCTCTATGACCGTCGATCTATTCTATCAAAGTCTTTAAAAGGAAAGTTTTTTAGACGCAATAATCATACTATCTCATCCATCATAAGACAAAGAGAAAACCTTACAACTATACAGAGGGATGACATCCCATATGGAGAAATATCGTATAAGACCCCGGTTTCGCATGAAACCGTTAGTACCTGCAGTGTCAGACACCAGGCAACCAGGAGACGGGTTTTATACTTTCGTCAACCAATTATGGCTCAAGGGTAATAAAATTCCAGAATGGAAACATGCATTCAGTGTATCAGATGAAATGACACATCAGACAGACAAAGAATTATTACAAATTTTAAATTCATTGCCTCATTTACACTCTGTTTCTCTAAGACCAATTACACCAACTCAACACCTTCAGCTTCTGGGTTATATTTGGAAGAATAAGACAGTTGAAAAGGAAGAGGCATATTTACAAGTGTGTCTACATAGTTTAATGGCTTACACGTCTGCTGCCGATATTGCTTTATTTTTTGGCTGGCTAGTAAGGTGTTCTATACCTACTATCTTAGATATATCTGCTAGAGAAGAAATAGAACCTCCATACCAGGTTCGCGCCACCTTGTCTACAGGATCTCTTCTCCTTCCATTAAAATATTATTTAGAACCCGATCTAAAAAAGACAGACGTGTGGAATGCATATGAGGAATTTATTAGTATTTGTTCTGTAGAATTGGGATTACCCTTTTTACAAAATGCAATACAAGCTGAACAGAAATTGGCTATCATCTTAAATGAATCATTCAACCACATGGCCCAGAATAAAAAGGGTTCTTCTTTAAAAACATGGATACCCGAATTTGAATGGTCTGCATTCATGGAAGGATTGGATATAGATCGTAGATGGGAAAAACGTATCTGGACTGTGAATTCTTCAGAACGTTTCAAGGATGTTTTAAAGTGGGTTTGTTCTGAAAAGACCTCAGAAGAAACTGTTATTTCTATTTTATCTATGCACTTGGTTCGAGCTGCAGCTCCGTTTCTAAGGCCTTCTATAAAGCAGGCCTATTCTAAATTATATGAAAAGGCATTGAAGGGTATTACATCTGAACCACCTTATGAACAACGTATGTTATCTCATGTTAAGGATATTTTACCAGATGCCTTGTGTATTTTGTATTCTAAGAAACATAGAGATCAGAATATCTTAGATGACATTAAAAAACTAGTATCAGGTATAAAAGATGCCGCTACTGAAGTAATGTCTGAGACAGAAGTTTTCTCTAAGAGAACAAAGTCAAAGGTAAAGGAGAAGTTGAATAGAATGTGGTTTGAATTGGGAAATGGTTCATTTGCACCATTGCCAGATATAACGTATACTCCAGACAGTCTCTTGCATTCTATATTTTCAATTCGTAGTTCGAGAACAAAAATAATACCATCTTTGACGGGGAAACCTGCCGATAAGATACATAGTAATTACCCTTGTTTTATAACAAATGCATCTTATTTTGAAGAGTCGAACCATATTGTCATACCATGGGGTATCTTACAATGGCCATTCTATGACTTGAATGCTCCTCTAGGGTGGAACTACGGGGGGATTGGTGCCACTATAGGGCATGAAATGACACATGGCTTTGACTTAGATGGTTCATTATATTCTCCTAGAGCTACCTATAAGGAATGGTGGACACGAAAGAATCGTGTGACGTTCAAGAAACAGACGAGAAAGATATCAAGCTTTTTTTCGAAATTTAAGCACTATGGGCAAAAGATAAATGGTGAAAAGACATTGAGTGAAAATTGGGCCGACCTAGGTGGTCTCAAGATATCACTTCATGGGTTAAATAAAATACTTGAAGGCAAGTCAACTGAACAAAAGAAAGAAGCTCACCGTAATTTCTTTATTGCCTATGCAGTTTCCTGGAGAGAAATTACAAGAAAGAAGGCTATGCTGTATTCTATTTTAACAAGTGTCCATGCACCAGCAGAAGATAGAGTAGATAGAATAGTTCCTCAGTTTGAAGAATGGGTTCAAGCCTTTGATGTAAAAGAAACAGATGCATTATTTTTACCTAAGACTAAGCGTTTAAGGTTTTTTTAAGATATCATAATTAGAAATGTCTGATTTGCGAATTGTTACAATACGTAAATCAGTTTCAGTAGATCCTAGTAAAATTCTATTGCCATTGTTATTTATAAATCCTGCACTTGGTTATTCGGTTGATAGTATCATACGGTATATACATTCATCTCCAGATGTAGTGTTAAAACTAAACCTATTCCCCCATCGTATTAAGGAATATTATTGGATACAAGAGGGTATCCCTGGCCAACAACCATGGTTTGCTTTAGGTTGTTTAGAAGAAAATCTATATTTCTTTTACAAGGCATTTACTCATAGTACCTTTGATAAGAATGGCCACATGGATCTATGGGTATCTCATAGGTTCAGTGATTTAATTCAATATGCAATGGATAAATTCACATATAACACATATATCCAATACACGTCTGATGAATTATCTTCCGACTCGTAAATTAATTTATAGCCTAATAGTAATGATTGGATTTATTATTATTAGACATGTAAAATGTGAAAGAACAAATTTGTTATGGCAAGAATGTTATAATTGTATAAGAAAATTTTATAAGAACAAAATTGTTATCATAGATGATGGTAGTGATGTTGAATATTTAACAACAATGAAGATGGTTAATACAGAAATCATCCAGTCTGAATTTCCTAAGAGAGCTGAACTTTTACCATATTACTATCTATTAAAATATGCTTGGTTTGATACTGCAGTCATCTTACACGATTCTGTATTTATTCAATCTCCAATTAAATTCGATAAGGTTAATAAATTTATGTGGCATTTTATAACTCATGCACATGATAATTTAAGAGGCGAACAAGATCTTATTGGGAAGTTTACCAATTCAGAAGATATTCTTGAATTGTATAATAAAAAACATGAATGGAATGGATGCTTTGGCGTTATGTCAGTTATAACATATAATATTATACATGATATAAATGCAAAGTATAATTTTTTTACTTTATTGGAAACTGTAAATACACGTATACAACGAATGATGCTAGAACGTATATTTGCTGTAATTCTCTGGAAAGAGGCTTCTTTAACAAAGGACAGCTGTTCATATTTTGGTAGTATTGAAACATACTGCAAATGGTCATTTGATGAAAATTATACAATTGAAAGTTATACTAAAGAAAAAAATGAAGGTCTTATTAAACGACCCATAGTAAAACTATGGAGTGGGCGCTAATTCTCTATTGTAACTAGAAAGATGTTAAAGATATCGTGGAAATTTGCGATGATACTAATTATTGGTGCAGGGCTTATATTACTAGGACTTTCCGGATTTAGAGAAGGGTTTCAAGCAGGTATGCCTGGTAGACGCTGTGGTGTAGATTTACCCACTTGTCCTCCTGGAACTCAATGTATGAACGGTTTCTGTGAAACTCCAAAAGCCCCTGCATTACCAAAAAATGAATTACCTGTATATCCTTAGGAAACCAAATTTCTTTACATTTATCAGAAGCGATGACATTCGGATCTATAATAGGTTCAGCCATAATTGTTGCACTTATTGCATACATTGTTTTACACTTTCTAAAGGGGTCTAGTTATAGCAGTTATTCCGCGCCCAGAATGTCTGGTGGTTCTGCAATGCTACCTTGTTTAGCGAACAACCACTGCCCCATGGGACAGAACTGCTCTGATGGATTTTGCTCTGAGGGATTTATGTCTTCCGTTGCATCTTCTAATGATATGTCTTCTTGTTCTTCTAAGGAATGCAAGTCTGGTGTGAATGCCACTTGCTCGAGGAAGGAAACTCCCTGTCCTGAGGGAACTTTCTGCCAGAATGATGCATGTGTAAATATTACCGCACAAGACAATGGTGAGGCCTACAAGCAGATTGGAATGCTTCTTGATTAATCAAGCTTCTCTGTAGCCCCATCATTTTCACTAGCTAACTCCTTCTTTCTCTTGAGTGCAAGATCATCTGAACCACCAAACATAGCACCCCAACCCTCTGATGACTCTCCGGATATGGGGTTGCCATCAGATGCTGAGATTACAGGGCCCTTTTTTGCACCCTTAGAAAGCTCCTGTCTCTGCTCAGATACGAACTTATCACGCGCATCCTCATTATCCTTGTAGCGCTTCATCAAGGTGTTCAACTGATCCTCTGCGTATTCCTGATCAGCTACCTGATGAGGCTTGGGATCCCAAGGCAGCCACTTTCCTACCTCTCCTAAAAAGATATTGTGGATTGTGTCAGAGCGCTGGAGCTTCTTAGACATGGCAACAGCCTCACCATGCGTTCCAGTGACCCCCCGGACCTTTAGACCACGAATAGAGGTCCGGAATTCGTTTTTAGTAAAAAACTCCTCCTCAAGCTTTGTTTGATTCTTGAACATGAAGTCGTCATATGCCTCCTTGATGCTGGTCTTTCTTATCTCCTTATCATTCTCCTTAACGTAGCCAGAATAGGTTTCAAGGATACCACCAATGTTCAAGCGAGACTTACGGCAGAGGGAGGCTGCCTCAGTTAGAGCTGTGAGAGCGGCACCACTGAGATCTACACCAGATGCATCCATCTTATCTGCTTCCTTTGTTAGTTTGTCGTTAATTCCCCGGACAACGGACACTAGGAAGGTCTCTAGATTACGGATCTTGTAGTCAATCTCATATTGCTTAACGAATTCACCAAAAAAGAACTCATCCTTCTTCTCGAGCACATTTTCGGGGCTCAGGAAAGACAATAACACGAACTTCTGGCTGCGAATCTCAGGGTCTTCCTCTAGAAAATCCTCCTTTACTGGCGCAGACATTCGTTATGCTTGTTCATGGCAATTTCTCTTAAAGTATCTAGCGCACTTCAAAAAAAATATAGGGTTCAAGTATAAGATGGACTTTTCTCTCGGAGATGTTTTAACGTCTGTACTCAAGTATCTAATTGAGGGCCTTGTGGTTGCATTTGTGGCTGTTCTAGTCCTAAACCCCAAGAAGCCCAACTTCGGTGAGATTTTAACTATCGGCACTGCCGCCTTCGCCACCTTTGCTCTACTCGATACCTTCACCCCCTCTATCGCGGTGACTGCTCGCCAGGGTGCTGGGTTCGGTCTAGGCGCCAACCTAGTCGGCTTCCCTCGCATGTAAACACTACGCTTTTTCAAAAAGCGTACCAAAAACAATTCTACAATACTTCATTTATTGTCTTTTTAAGACATTTAATGAATTAGTAAATAAAACGAAGTTTCATAGTTGCATTTCTACGTTCTCTTTTAGAGCGTGTTCTATTTCTGCAAAACATACCCCCAGACATAGTTCCAGCAACAACTTTTAATCTTTTTACTTTATCTGCAAACTTGGTGTTCTCCTCATTGAATATATCAGAAAATGAATTTAACATTGGTATTGTTTCTTTATTAAGAATTGTATTAAATCTATATATTTCCTGTAATGTATCTTCGTATGATGACATCTTTTCCCTTATTAAACGCGATTGTTGTTTAATTTCACGTGGGATATTAACAATACCAATTATCAAGCGCAATGAATCTGTGAGTGATTTCTTGGAACTATCAGAACCTTTACTTGAAATGTATTCTTTGTGAGTTTTTTCATATTCAAAGAACCCAGAATATATCTCCTTGACTCTTTTATAAAGTTCAGTATATTCTTCATACTTGGATACGGGGTTTATTTTATCAAAAAAGGTTCTATCCTGAATAGGCTTCAAAGGTTTTAATACGTTTAGCTTAAATTCTGTAGATATTCCTGGAACAGATCCAGGTTCAGGAACTGTTGAAATGGGTTGCCCTGAAGGAGCAGTAGTTAACACTGCAGGTGTTCCACTTGCAGGAGGTGTTCCACTTGCAGGAGGTGTTCCACTTGCAGGAGGTGTTCCACTTGCAGGAGGTGTTCCACTTGCTGCAGCTGCAGGAGGAGGAGCTGACCCTGGGGCAGCTGCAGGAGGAGGAGCTGACCCTGGGGCAGCTGCAGGAGGAGGTGCTGACCCTGGGGCAGCTGCAGGAGGAGGAGCTGCTGTAGTTGCAGGAGGAGGTGCTGACCCTGGGGCAGCTGCAGGAGGAGGTGCTGACCCTGGGGCAGCTGCAGGAGGAGGTGCTGTAGTTGCAGGAGGAGGAGGTGCTGTAGTTGCAGGAGGAGGTGCGGTAGTTGCAGGAGGAGGTGCGGTAGTTGCAGGAGGAGGTGCGGTAGTTGCAGGAGGAGGAGGTGCTGTAGAACTTGAAACAGCAGGGCTCCCACTAGTAGTTGCGGAATCGATCTGAGTTGAATCTGCGGGTGATGGTTTATTAGGACCAGGGCCTCCTGGCATTGTATTTTCAGAACTATTGCTTTCAGAACTAATACTTATCCCTTGCTTTCCATCCTTGATAGCTTTTATCTCACGATAATATTTATCTGCCATGATGTATCTAAAAACACCACACTCTGAACTTAGGATTGTTTCAGGTTCTGAATTACAATGGTTATTTACAAGACCTTCAAAGAATTTAGAATATATAGGATTTGAATATTTTAGCCCCTGGCTTTCTAGAATAGCCTTCTCACCTGCAGTAAAATCACCCTTTTGCCAAGCATCAGTTGCATTCTTACGAATTCTAACGGCAGGACTTGTTCCAATTTGAACTTCAATTTCACTAGAGTCAAGTGGTTTATCAGACTTTGCGGCATCAAAGACTTTCCCAGGCTTTATTTCAGGCTCAATGGATGCCTTTGGGTCAGGTTCAACTTGAGCAGGATCTGATCCTACTCCACCATATTGCTCATTGGAATATTCACGTCCGAATGATAGCTTTGTAACCCAGCCGGGAATAGTCTTAAATGATACTGACCTTGATATAATTTGCTTCTCAAACTCTTTTTCTCGTGCATCAACGCGAGTAGGATCTGAAAAACTCAATCGATAAAGAGATTCACTTTCTTCAGCCTCGTTTACGCTTGAAAATGGAATTCTAAGAGTATCAACCTCTAGGCAGTCCAGGTTTCGTGTAGATCTGTGATAAACATTTTCATGATCTGGTATAAATCCAATTGCAATTTGTTTACTAGTCTCAGGCACTGCACTAAGAAGAAGTCCATCTAGGGACGGTAATCCTGTTTCCTTTTCGCAAACATAGATAACATGCCCAGGATATTTTGTTAAAAGTGAGATAAGACTATTTTCAATGAATTTATTAGATATTTTATTCATAAGAGGTTCCATAAAAACAATATGTGATTCTGGACTACTGTGTAATAGTTCATCCGCCCATGCAAATACCATCGAAGCAGTTTCTTCTTCACCTCTCAATGGTGCAACAATATAAGTGGGGCATTCATTTATATTCAATGAACCAATTATAATATGGGGATCCTGTCTCGGTTTTCTACGAGATGGTATACTGGGACCAAGTGTCTGACGCCATCTTGCCTGGTATTTTTTTAGAGTTCCAGTGTTTAATGTTAGATTAAATTCATTTTCACTCGTTATTTTAATTGGCTCAGATACCCATTCTGAACTACTAGACATACCTCCACCTCCTTGCACAGCTTCTATACGAACTCCTGGGTTATCCGGAAGAAGACTAACATTTTCACTTGATTGACCACCAGAGAACATGTCTCCTATCTAATGTGAATGAAGACTTAAGAAATCCTTAAAAGAACATAGTATATGGAAGTTATAACCACTCTTTCGCCTTTACAACAAGTCGTAGAAAGCACAGTTCCTGATTCTCAGACAAGGAAGCGTAAAATACATTGTAAACAGGAGCTAATTGTAATGAGCCTTCAGACATTTTATGCCCAGAGAAAGGATTTACCAGAAATTATGGAATTATTACAAGGAACAAGTATTATCAGTCTGAGATTAATCGATTGGTTCGTTACCAATTATGCAAAGAGGCACAACGTTGGATATGTAGTAGGTGGTCAGGAATTTATGGTCTACATGAGCTACAAAAGTCAACTAAAAGCGTATTCTAAGAAATTATTTGATCCTTTCTGTCGCAGGGAACGTATTATGTTCTCACTCCCAGGTACTGAACAATTTATTACTACGGTTGGCAAGCTAAATTTTTTCAGATGGGCAATTGAAAAGAATGTAATCGAGTATCTTAAGAAACACAGGGAGACTGTTGAGACAGAGATGAATTCTCATATGAAGCAACTCAGTAGATCTAGATCCACTAGAAATACTACGAATTCGTCAACGGAAACAACACAAGAAAAAAACGAGAAAGTTCCTAAGCGTGTTCGCACAGCCTTTCAGACAACCCCCCCTCAGACACTTTGTAGACGTGATGTGGAAATAAATGTTGGGTTTGACTAGACTTTTTTATTCCCTTAGTATAGTATGCGAATACATACAATTGGAGACAGTCATTCTTACAAGGGTTGGTGGGGTATCTCAGAACTTGAGACACACCACTTGGGTCCAAAATTGTGTTTTTCTATTGGTCGTGATGGTATTAATATTAGAGAAGGATATAATATAAAAAACGGTGATGCAGTAATATTTTGCTTTGGTGAAATTGATTGTCGCAATCACATATATAAGCATATAACAGAAGAAAATACATATACACAAATAATTGATAGTATAGTTGATAATTACTTTATAAAAATTAAAGACGCAATAGAATCATTTGATACTCTAAAAACATCTGTATATAATGTTATCCCCCCTAGTCAAGAACAGAACGCCCGCGCAGATAACGTCTATCCATTTTTAGGCACAGATGATCAAAGAAAGGCATATGTCTTATATTTTAACAAAAAATTACAAGAAAAGTGTATCGAATATAATTTTCTATTTTTCAATGTCTACGATAAGTATATTGATACTAATGGATTTTTAAACAGGGAATTGAGTGACGGTAATGTACATATTGGTAATGGAAAATACTTGAAACAATTTATTGACAATAATATATTAAGTAATAGTGCTTGCATACCTTGAACATGAGTTGAATGCACTTAAGATAGGTGTTGAAATATGATTGCAGAATGATTTTATTGAGAATGGGCTATCTGAAACAGAGGTAATAACATCTTCAATTGGAATCATTTCTATATCACTATCCTCTGGTATATTATAGATTGACATGTCAATTACAGTTTCATCATCATTCACATATACATTTCTAAGACTACTTGACTTCAATATAAGTCTATCCTTTTCTACACCGGTTATTTCCTGAATTTGTTCGTATGAACCCTTGTTTTTCAGATACATATCTGCGGCGATCGATTTTAATTTAGAACGAATATCAAACTCAGTCCTATTTGTTTTTATCGCAATCTCTTGAATGCTACGCCTTGCTTTAATTTGTTTTAATAAAGATTGAATTTCATCATTGTTCCACGTCTTAGTTTTAAAGCTGCTGCTAAGGGGTGATACTAACCTATATGGTTTAGTATGCCCAGCATCTAATGCAATCTTTGGTCTACTATTCATACTTGGTATCTTAATACTAAATATCAATAGTTTCAATTTTTCAGGTTGCATTTAATCTCGGTATTCCATCAGCCGAGATATAGCTGTATCTGATTTATCATAACCTTCTTCACTATGCAAGATCATAACAATTGAAGAAACTGCAATCGTTAGAGGATATGTTATATGTTGTCTTTCTTTGCTTTGTTTATCTGTTTTAGCAAATGTGAATGTAAGTATTCCATTTACACAGCTAATCATAAGCCGTTCATTATTTCCATAAAAAACTTTTATTTCATCTCCAGTATACGAGAATTCTATATAATCATCGTCTGGACAAAAGAATCTTTCATTGACATTCAAGTTATATATCACACCTCTATATTCCAAGGGGATAGTCTTATGCCTCCTGGTATCTTCATTCTTTATATATTCTTTTGCTAAGACGAGACCCATCTACCTTCTTACTCTAGTGCGTTTTAGATCTCTTTTTTTACGAATTGTTTTTCTTCTTGATTTACCTCCAGCTGCAGGGGCTGTTTCATTGCTAATTTGCGCCAGAGCAGCTTCAACACGTTTCTTACTTCCTTCACTTATACCGGGATACTCTAGCATCTTACTGAGAATACTCTTAGCACCCATCTTCCCTTTAGAATTCATGGAATTTAGCTTTACTTTATTTAAGAAGTCTGCAACATACCCATCTATTCCACCGAATATTTTCACATTCTTTTCAAATAAAAATATACTAATTTCTTCTCCAGTCATTCCACTCACAATACTCATAAGCCTTTCACCTCTTAATGCCCTGAGTTCATCTCCATCTTCTTCGTGTATCAACTTCAGGGCGAGGTCCAGGCGCATCTATTCTACATATTGATTTCCTATTCTTTGCCATACCTTCTACATATTTCATATGCTTTATTGGAGGTGGAACTGGTCGAATAGGTAGGGGGACACTTCTCCAAGGGCTTATATCTATCCATGGTTCAGAGGGATACCATTTCATCTAAACTAATAAGTAAAAATTGATTTACAATTTACACGTAAAGCATGTATACCATGCCTTATCTGTTTCGCCCTTCTACCTACATTAAGAGTTCTTTCTCAAACCGTGGAATTCCTGGTGTAAAGGTGATCCCTGAGCCTAAGTATTCCAGATATGACTACTCAGTCGTAGATACCACGGGTCGTGTTTCACTTTTAGAGTGGAAAGGTCCCATTAAACCTGAGTATAATACAATTCATCACATCTAGACATCTTACACCTTGTAATTGCATATCACGATATGGTTCACATTGATCTCATCGCCAACACGACCTGAGTGAATCTTGAACTTGTAATTCTTAGGATACCGATGGACTATATAGCCGGCGTATAGATTGCGAATGTAATCAGTCTCACCGATTACAATCATACACCGAGCCTTAGATTTTTTGAATAGAACAGCCAGTTCCTCCTGTTCCTTTCTACCAAAGGAGCAATAACCATAATCTGTGAATTTACTGTCATATGGGGGGTCCAGAAAGATAAAGTGGTCAGGGCTGTCGCATGCAGCAAATACCTCCTTGAAAGAACCACTCATAATAGTAGTTCTTGCAAGCAATGTCTCATGCCCTGTTCCATCGAGATCTGAGAAATTTATAGTCTTATATTTTCCATAGGGAATGTTGAACTTCCCTGAAGAGTTGTATCTAAGCATCCCACGAAAGCACGTTTTACGAAGATAGTAGAATTGGCAGGCTGCATCGAAATCACATGTAATAGGCATACTGCGAACCTTGTAGTATTCCTCTTCCGTATTCGGGTGAGCAGTCATGAACGCCTTCATATCTAGGCGCCTTCTTTCACTAATTGCTCTATAAAGTTTCACGAGCTCAGGATGAATATCATTGATAACTGCTTTCTGAGGGTTCAAGTAGAAGTATAAAGCACCGCCGCCAACAAATGGTTCTACGTATATTTCATGTCTAGGCATGTAGGGTAGGATCTGCTTGATTTCATCTGCTTTTCCACCTGACCATTTCACAAGAGGTGATAAATGCAGTGCATTCGTTGGAATATATTTAGCAATAAGTTCCTGGTTTATCGGGACTTGAACTTGAGGGGTAATTATATTTACTGGAATATCCATTCGTATCTTAGAGTATGTATTTCATTGGATCAATTTTATAGGGGGTAAACCCCCCCTATGACCCCATTCATAAAAAAATACCCCTACCTTGGTAGCCAGGAGGTTCGCAGGATTTGACATTTCCTATTACCTTTTACCCTGGATTTAATCGAATGTTGACAATTGAACATTTCCAGGGCTAGGCCTAGAACTATTCAAGCCAAGACTTGAACAATTCTGAGATTACACCTGGAAAGGATTTGAACTCTAAATGTTATAGTTGAATGCATCTTGTAAGAGCAGGGAGTTTATATGACCCCACCGATAAAGACACAAGAGTTGAATATTGAACGCTGGAGCTCCATTATATGAAGCTTTGAACGTTATATCCTGAGTTGGAAATAATATTTTGCAACTTATCGTTGTTGCCACGGTCAATTTGCTTTTCACCAAAGTAGGGGATAGGGGCTCTGCCCCTAAGACCCCGTTTATATGTTGCTACTTGTCAATTTTTACACCTCTATCATTGTCTTACCATTGGCCTCACTGAGAACCCAGTCGACATTTGACTCAAAAGCATCAATCTCCTCCTCCAGATCCTTTGCCATCTTCTTGATATTCATCGGATCCACGATTTCTACCTTATTTGTCTCCATGAAACTGTTTCTGAGAGCCGTGATTGTGTCAGGGTTTGTCTTGACATCCTTTCCTAGCTCAGACGTTAGTAGTCCGTCTAGCCTCTTCTCCAGAGCCTCCATTGCGTCCGTGTACTCGTTTTCTACCCTATCCAGATTACTCTCCATGTAAACGAGAAGGGTCTTCTTGTATTTCAGGCTTGACTTGTGCTCGATTGCCTCTGCAACCGTTCCTGACCACTTCTTTGGACCCGTTCCGATTGTGACCTGGGTCTGTGCGTTAGACAAGACGATTGCGCGCTTGATTACATCACGACGCTTCACAAGGTCCATGTATGACTGGTACTCTGATTGTACTGTCTTCTTGAGGTCAGCCTCATCTACCTTCTTTGCCTTAGTTCTTAGTTGCGCCCATTCAAAGTCACAAATACTACCCAGAGACTTCGTGATGCGCTTGTCCAGCAACTTTAGTTCTGCAAGACCCTGTGTAATGCTCATATTCATTTTGATTGAAATAAATATGAGGTTCACTAAAATCAATTTTACTACTCATCGCATTTATCACATATTATTACTTCTTTTCCGCTGGATAATATTTTTGTATCAGTATCAGCATTTTTGTAAGTTTTTTCGCAGAAATAGCATATCTTGGGCAAACAATCTTCACAATATAGACTATCATCTACCCAATTTTCTTCTTGAATATTATCAACATGTTCTTGACATTCCCCTGAACACCTACTACAATGTCTACATATATATAGAGTTTCTCCAGTGTCTGGAGTTTCTGCTTCTTCTAGACCAGCATGAATATAAAATTCTCCGCAACGGAAACACATGTCTCGTTGCCATTCTAGACATTCTGCACAACATGCCACATATTCATCTGACCAATTTAATCCACCATTTTCTGTCATATCTTCTAAATAATGCGTCATTTCTTCTGCTCTTAACTTACGATTACAATTCCCACATTCAGTATCAAACCCTTGTATCAAAAAAATTAATTCTACTTTTTTTAGCCATGCATAGTTTTTGTTTCCATTCTCTTTACAAACTTTGCGAAGTTCTCTTACACCCATTCTTTGTAGTTCATAAGTCTCCATTAGATATAGAATGATCTAAGAATTTAAACCTTGAGCGCTATCGCGTTAACCCAGTTTCCATTTTTATAAGGGTGGTAATCTACCCCTATAAAATTGATATTTTACCAAACTGTATTACTTGTACACAATGGACTGGAGAACTAAGTTAAGTGAAGAAATTCAACAGATGAAACATAGAAATAATAGTTCAAGGTTTGCAGGAGGATGGGGATATACATCTGCAAACATTGAAGATTGTCGCCGTGAAAATGAAAGAATTGATAAGTTTGCGAAAGATAAGATAGACCATTTTCATAAGATTGAGATGAAGGAACTTGAAGAGAAAATAGAAGCCAAGAATAAGTATCTGAAAGATATTCTTCTTGCCTTACCTTATATTAAGGATGACATTCAGTCAATCCTTGATAAATACCCTCCAGTCTTTCAAGTAGAAAAGGCAAAAATTACCGATTTCTATACATATTTAACAGATTGCCCAGGTATATCAAGAGAAAAAACTGTTATCTCAGGACACATGTTAACTGATTTATATGAGGTCTTTACAAAGTGTCTTGGAGTTATCAAGTCTAAAAAACAGTCTCAAGTATATAATGATTACGTAGATAGAATCTATAATAAATCAACTGTTCTAGAAGGCTCCAGTAAAACTTCATATGACCATATTATAAGCCGTGCCCAGGCCTTACACTTTCTCTATGATACAAATACTATTCTAGATCTACTCATAGAAAATGGTATAAGTCATGAATATACAGATAAACCTTCAACTGGTCAACCAGAAATAACAGAACTATATATGAAGATTGGTACAAGGTATTTACGTCTCTTTATAAAGCCACAAATAGATAAAAAAGTGGATGATGTTATTCTCAATAGTTACGGTAAATCGAGTGCAGGTGATATAAATGGAATAAAACATTACGCCATTAATCACATTAGAACTACAACTAGGATTAATGAGTTATCTAAACTAGAATTAAAGCGACAGGAGCAGGAACTCATTGATGCTGAAGTTGAGAGGCGTCTTAAGAAAAAACAATTTGAGAAAAAGGTCTTAGCAACGATACAGGAAAAGGAACAGCTGGAAAAGGAGAAGAGGTTTACAAAACAAGTTCAGAAATTCCAGAGTGAGGAACGAGACAGAGTAAATATACAGGGTGATAATGACAAAGATCTACTCAGATCCAATAAAAAGAGGTCACCTGAGGTACAAAGAGCAGTGAGTTCTATAGTTAAAACCATACCATCTAATGAGGTCATTGAGCTAAAGCATCAGATTCCGCAATATTTCAACCTTATGAAAAAAGAGATTGAACTGGATGAAATACACGATTATCTAAAAGATATCCGTAAGTACGACAAATACATTCAAATCTAAGTATATAGTAGGATAATGCCTAAAAAGAAATCCATTCCTAAAATTCTAAAAGATCTAACGTGGCAACGGTGGATTGGTGATGATATTGCAAAGACAAAGTGCCTCTGCTGTGGAATAAATGAAATAAAGATGAATTCATTTCATTGTGGTCACGTTATCTCAGAAGCAGACGGTGGTCCGACCACGGTGGACAATCTTAGACCCGTATGTGCCACTTGCAATTTGTCTATGAGAACCCAAAATATGGAAGTTTTTAAGGGACAACATGGATTAGGTCTAACACCTAACTCATTTAGAATTGAAGATGGTCATATTAGAGCATCTACAAGACTTGGATCTACCGACCTGTCTATTTCGGTTCCTATTTCTACAGTGGTTCAGACTGTTCGTAGTTTATTTTGATAATAAAACCACATTCGCCACTGTAATCATGAGTGCACCAATCCCTCCCATGATAGATGGCTTCTCACCATTAAACAAGTAGCCAAATACATATGCTGCAACAACTCCAAAGAAACTCAACATACTGAAAACAGCCGTAGATACAAATGGAATTGCATTCACTCTTAAAGAATACCCTGTAAATCCAATGAACAAATTAAATAAAATCATAGGTGCCCAGACTTTCCATGAGAAATCTATCTTCGGTATCTCTAGTCCTAAGGGTTTCGCATTAAGTTGACCCAATACTAAAGCAGGTAACATCCACAAGCCAGCACCACCATATAGTTCGAAGAGACCCTTGAATCCACCTTCCTTCTCCTTCATGAGCTTGAAGTAAAAATAGATACCTGTCTCTGTAAAGGCAGCCAGTAAAGCACACAAAGTTCCCACGGGTTTCTCTAAATCCAAAATGGTTCCCTTTTCGGGGTGTGCCACTAAAACCATTCCAATCAGAGCCATTAAAATCCAAGGTATCGATGCCAGAGGGATCGTCTCTCCTAAGATGAACCATGCACCAATTACATTCCAGATAGGATAGGTATAAAAAATAGCCATGGCATTTCCAGGGGATAATTCTGAAAATGCCTTGTAGCTTACACCGATATGAGCTAAATTTAAAAGTCCCGCTCCTCCCATGGTTTTAAAAGAAATGTCTGCGAATTGTCTGGAATTTCCTGATACAATAACGGCACTAAAAGCAGCTACAGAATACACTAAGAATCTAGAAACCATTTGTGTCCATAAGTTTGTAGGAACCGATTTAATTAAAATAGGATAAGCAGACATTATGATTTCACTGCATAGGACGGAGGCTTCAGCTAACATCTAATGCGTCCGGATATTTGAAATTTATTTCAAATAATAATTAAATGAAGACAATTTGCCTTGCTTGTGTGGTTTACACATTAAAGGGTAGAGACCCTAAGGATAATTTATATCTGAATATTTTTTATCAATGGTTGACGATGGTTGTTAAAAATGGAGGTCTTAAGGTTGGTGATATGTTGCATATCCATATGGATGATGAAACAATTAAATATTTAGACCATTATCCTACAGTCTTTCATGATATCCTCCCGCAGTTACAATGTGATTTTGAGATTTATAGTTTTGAACAACCAGATACTCCATTAAGAGGTATGATGCACAAGTATGTCTTTAGTGAATATAAACAAGATGCTTATATATATTCAGATATTGATATTATAATTATAAATCCTTTCAGAAACATAATTGATAGGGCGGAGTATAATACTATGTATTTTACAAGGGGGACTACACTTGACCATCAGTTTTACAGTGAAGGATTTCCTCCAGAATTTCCAGTATCTGATAAATTACCTGGTTTCAATGCATCTAATTTTATTATAATAGGCAAGCATCTAAGAGATATGTTTTTTTCTCGTATTCATCAATTATGTGATTATTCTACTAAATACAAGTGGGTTGAACAACCATATTTTAATAGAGCAATATATGATATACCTAGGTATACAGTTTCGGTAGATATTAAATTACTTACAGAACATGTATCTTTTAACGGTCATTTATTAGATGATGAAAAAACTGTATTCTATGATTTGGCAGGGGAAACATCAGACGGGTTATCACACTTGATAAAAATGTCAGATATTTTATGCAAGTATTCTCTTAAATAAATTTACATCTCAGACTTACGCTTGGATGCAGCCGTCATGGCATCACCAAGCTTCGCGTTTTTATCCTTCTTCTTCATCTCAGTGTAGATCTTCTTAACGAAGGCTGTCCACTTGGAAATCTTACGCGTCCCCTTTTTGGAAGAACGTCTCTTCTGTGTCTTGGCCATCTTATATTTTATATTTAGAAATTATCTTAATAAGGCCAGTCAAATCCAAGAGACTTTGTGAAACAATGCAAAGCATACATATCTGATGCCATAATAAGAAGCATAAGAAGCAGCATATGTTCAATCTTTTCATCCTTGAACATGCGCAACCATTCGGGATGTTTTAAGATTATAATGGTAGGAAGTGAAATAGTTAGACCTAGCAAAGCCCATCCCATATTGGGCTTTGCTAGTCCTAGGAAAAGGCCGCAAATGAAGTATTCTCCGTGAACTCTGCGCACTGATTGCACCACTTCCATCATAGATATATCCATTTTATCGAATACGGATTTTTCAGTATCTTTTGGATTATCGTCAGAATTCATTCGTAGCTACGATACTGTTTGGATAAATCATCAATTTTTGGTCGAAGCTGTTCAAATGCTTCCAAGCTATTCAATTGCTCTTGCTCTGCAAATCCTTGTGGCACGTATCTACTGGAAAATCCTCGAGATAATATACGTTTAGATTCATCTTCTCCTCTTGAACTCTTATCATCTTTGACAGATCCACGCAATTCACGCACCACATTGCGAGGATCGTATTCGGGTGCATATTGGTCAAAGAAGACATTACCAACTAGCTTTGGCCCTGCCGGGTCAAAGGATGGGGCTGGAACAGAAGTAGGTGGTTTATTTCTTGATGCTAGCCCCTTCTGATCATTGTATCTTACCTCGAGTTTAGGGCCAAATGCAGATGTAGATGGCTCGGGCCGGAAGAAGGCTTGTTGAATAGGTGCTACAGATCGTTGTAGCTCTAGATTTCTAGCATTTGCTGTATCACGGGTAATCTCTTCACGACGAGAACGAGGGATAAATTGCGGCAACGGTACACTCGAAATTTCAATTGTGGGGATTGTCACCGACATCTAAACTGTTCTAGTTTCTTATATTTAGATGATACTTCTTCCGTATTTTATAGATACGTCAAATTGCAACTGGACAAAATTGAATATTTTCTTATCAGATGGCGGCAAGGCATTTTGGCACACAGATGACAGTGAGAAGCAAGTAAAGAAAATGTTGAAGGAAAATGGATTTCCTCTTTTATCTTTGAAGACAGAACAAGGTGTTATGTATGCAAATATAGATAGTGGTATCTTGAATATCTCTGAATTTTACCAGTGGTCTGAGCTTTCTGATCCTCAGAAATCTGAAGATGATGTCTGGAGAACTTTTCTAATACCAACTGCACTATGGTCATGTCCAGTGTTTAGACAGGAATTCTTGGTATCTAGTGGTTTACCCCCGATACTTACGGGTTCTACGTTGTTTTCTCTTACTGCGCCCCTTTCTTCTTGATCCCCCGCTCAGACTACATAAATTATCTCTTGCATTTGATAATTCAGTAAAGTGTTCATCAATATCATGTTTCCCTGGGTCTCCTGCTTCATTACGAGCATCTTCCCATTCATTTAAAATAGATTCATATTCTTCTACGATTGCATTCATACGTGATGTTAAATCAATTACCCTTTTTTTCCAGATTTCAGGATTCGAATTAACTGAGGGGTCGTTCATCTATCTAAGGCATTCATTATATAACTATATAGAATGAGCGAGGAGTCTAGAACTAAAACACAAAGAAAGTCCTATTCAAACCTTGATATGAGTGGTGCACTAGCACTTGGATTTGCTGAGAAGACATTCCAAATGTTATCCCAAGATGCCGATAATGCCTTAAAGCGCCCGTGGCATAAGTTAGAGCGCGGTCTTCGTATAGGACGTCTCCGTGAGTATGTAGCTCGTGAGACAGAGAAAATGAAATTATGTGAGGAGGATAGCTCAGCATTATTTAAGCTTCTATGTGCAGGCCTAGACCGTAAAATGCTGAGCTCGAAGGCCGCCGTAACTTATGATAATGAGAAGGAGCAAATTACTGAAGTAAAGGGGCTCGTATCACATTCTGCTGCTACAGGACGTACTAAGTATCAGCTATTAGAAAAGAAAGCAACAGGTACACAAAAGAAGCGTTCTAGCAAAGAGACCCCGACACCAATTAGTAGCGATGGACCTCAGTAAGGATTCATCAGAGCCTAATGATATAGTACCTGTAAAAATGAAAGTTAAAAATATACCTCAACATGTAATGATTAGCCTTGAACATTTATCACAATGTCTTGAAGATTGGTCTCAGTGCGTTCCAAAACCCACACATGTAGATTTATCAAAGCAATGGAAATATTCCATGCGTGAGTATTTAGATTCTATTAATGATAATGAAGATGAAATTGCTGATTCGGTTGCAGCTGGCCTTTTAGAAGCCTTTTCAGAATGGGATGATGATAACTTTCTCACTGCAGTTGACCATGATAAGACATATGCCTTGATGAACAGGCCACAGACGACGCAACGCACTGCCGATTGGTATACGGAATTCAAGCGATGTTTAACTGCCTCTGAAATATACAAGGTTTTCGGTTCACCTAGGGAACGTGGTCTTCTAATTATGCAAAAGTCAGGAAAACTTGAGATGCCTGGGAGAGGTTCAAATCAAGTGGTTCTAAGGTCGAATATGAATCCATTTGACTGGGGAATTTGCTTTGAACCAGTTGTGAAAATAATTTTAGAGGATCATTGGAAGGCTATTATTCATGATGTAGGAAGGTTTGTTCATTTAGTTGATAAGCGCATGGCTGCTAGCCCAGATGGTCTTATAATCAGATCTTTAGAGAAACCCGAAATAGGTGGCCACCTCCTGGAAATTAAGTGTCCTAAATCGAGAACTATTGGCCTCAAGGTTCCAATGGAATACTTCTATCAGATGCAATTGCAATTAGAAGTCACAGGTGTTCGTGCTTGCGAATATGTAGAAGCAAAGTTTGAATTTGTAGAACAAGGCTTCGAAAAGCCTAAGACAAATTGGTATGGTATAATTGTAATCGTAGGCTGTTTTAATGAGAAGGAGAAAGATTGGCTGCCTTGCAAGTATCTTTATGGTCCTCTTGCAAATTTAGAATGGACGCCCGACCTCGGATTGAATGAACGGGTTTTAGAAACTAATATATGGAAATGTGAGAAAATACACCATGTGCGTGTTTACAGAGATGAGGCATGGTTTCTATCATTAAAGCCAAAGTTAGATGAATTTTGGGCAGATATTGAGAAGGCAAAGGCAGGAGAGTTTATCTTACCTGAATCTTCTCGTAAGAAGAAAGAAGTGGCATGTATGATTGCAGATGATAGTTCAGAGGAGAAAGAACAAAATTCAGTAGAAGTTGGCGATAATTCTCCTGTATAAGTAAGAAGGAGAATGGCTCCAACAGTAGGTTTTGATTTTGATGAATGTCTAGTTCAAGCTTATACTTTAGTTCCCTTTGTTTTATTATTCGAAATTCTATTTCCAAGAGCTGTTAAAATTCCAGGTAAGTCCAGCAACGTCAGCTTTTTTATTCAGAAGGGAAGAACAGTTTTTTACAATAAAATTGCGGAGAATGAAGTAAAGACAAAGGGGACTTTATTTAGACCATCTTTACTTAAGTTATTACCTAAATTAATTAAGTTAAGACAGGAAAGTAAGATAGGTAAGTTATTTATATATTCTAATAATGGTATTATTGAGCTTATAAATGCTGTAGATTCTATTCTGGCACTTACTTTACAAAAGCAACCATATAATGTGAACCAGGGAGAACTAATAAAAGAAGCTGACGGATTGCATGTATTAGCACCCCGGATACATATAGACAGCCCATGTCGTATTTCAATTGAGACAAAGGGCACAGATGGCTTTCGCGAAAAGAGTTTATCAGGAATTCAGGCGTGCCTGGGTGAGAATATTTCAGAAAATGACCTATGGTTTCTCGATGACACGGAATACCATAGAAATTTGATGGAACGTATTAAATCTAATTATATCGTCGTTGAATCTTACTCGGTCCATTTATCCAATAAGGTTCTAGCTGAGATGTTTATTGACTCATTCCCCATTGAGTTTTTCTTACCAGGGTCTCCAATTTCTATCATTTTATTACAAGAAATTAATCGTATTATGCCAGGATTTAGACCAGGTGCGAAGGAAACCAAAAAATCATTGTCTGAGAAATTTACCAAGGTATTGAATAAATTTTCTGAACCAGGGGCGGGTCGTGCCATGAATGTCTGGAAGGAAGACCATGTTAACTCAGATCTTCAAAAAATAGAAAAACGTTTATCTAACGTTATAAATCAAGAGGCTCCAGTTGTATCAAACTATCCTACTGTATATAGTGCACCTATAGGAGGTGCTTCTTCTCCATATAGTTCACCCTTAAGAGGTTTACGCCAACGAGGACCTCTACCTGTTTCCTCTCGAACTCGTAAAACCCGTAAGCTTCGTGCAGACCGTAAGAATTGAGCGTATAGTTTCATGAGTCTTTGAAAGGCTACGAAATGTCTAGTAATATTGAAATACACAGGCTTACCGCCAATAAGTATCATTCTTAGTATAGACCAATGTGTTACATTTGTAAATGCAATACATTGGGCACTCATTCCTTGTGCATAGAAAGATACTTGAGTTCTACATGGCAATGGAGATTTATCAAGTTTCAACATATAGATGGGAGGCATTCTAATAGATTACCAGCTTATTGGATTTACTTTACCACGAGGTCTACCTGTTATATATGATTTTAATCCTTGACATTGAACTGTATACTTGTTAATAGGCTTAGCTCTTAGAACTTTTAGATTATATTTTTGTTCAACTTGATTCCAAATATTATCTACTTCCGTTATTGAAGTTTGATGCGTGAGATATATTTGTAATGCATTATAGCTTACCCACATAGAATGAGTTCCAAATGACCTGTTTGGTTTATTATCTTTATCTAAAAATACATGATTTACACCTAAATATATTAGATCATAATCATTCTTATTTTCTTCAATAAAATTCAAAAAACTTTCATCATTTATTACACAGTCATCTTCAAATAATAGTAGACTTTCTCCTTCTTTAATAGTTTTATATATGGTTTCATGACTCTGTCTACATCCACTTCTTCCATTTCCTTCTACCACGATAGCCTCGAATATTTCAGCACCAGTCAATTTAACAATTCTTTCAACTAAGTGAGTTCTTTCCGTAGCAGATGACATGTGTATTATTTTAGTTATCATTCTATTTATAAAACGATAAAGAAAGTTCTCTTAATAAAGTAGACCCATTATCAGGCTTAGCTTTCTTATAGTTATTTGTTATTTGACCATAGGTTCCTGTTAATTCAATACGACGTTGACCATCTGCCACGTAGGCGCATTCAGACTTCAAATTTGCCAGACGACCCTCAGCGCGTTCTAGATAATCTCCTAACAAATGATAAGGCTCTCTAGCTTCATCGAGTGTTGTATCAGCCGGACCAGATAGTTGGGGTAGGGGGCTTGTTAAAGGCATAGAGCATAATTGGCTTGTAGGATATCCCTTATTTTCAATAAAGTCGGCGAATGATTCTTTTGTTAAAACTGGATTTACCGCGTAAACTGCCGCCATCACAAGAATTCCAATTATAAATATACATATGAAAACCTGGCTCATTGCCTTCTAAATTATATATGTAAAATAGAAATGGGTGATGCACCTGGTTCAGATGACTCATCGGTTATAATTAAACAAGACTGGAATCCTGGGGTTGAGAAGATGTTAGCATCATGGTGTGATGAAGCAAAGTGTTTTGAATGGATGCATACAGAAGCATATTCTTTTTTTGATAAACGTGCAAGAGCACTTACAATTGCATCAAATGTCTTAACAGCATTCAGTGGTATTTCAAATATTATGGCAGGTGGAATAAATATAAATGGATTTCAACTCTCCTGGGTATTTGGCACTCTGAGTGTAGTTATAAGTATAACAAATATGCTACAAGAAAAACTAGGATATCTTACAAAATCAATAGATCATAACCATTATGCAACACAGTGGGGTGGCATTAGAAGAAAAATAGAAGAGCAGCTATCGATACCTCCTGAATCTAGAAAGGATTGCGCAACTTTCTTAAAATACTTGAGAGTAGATATAAATCAGGTGTCTGTCGACGGAAACTCAATGATACCAGAACGTATACGTGATGAGTGTCATGAAAAATTCGGAAAAATTCAGGATTTTGATTTACCAGATATTTGCGGAAAAGTCGAGCATACAAAGGTTTACGTAAAACCTACTCTCTGACTTCTTGGGCGTAGAGCTGTGTCCATTCCCTTGCGGTCAGCTCGTATTCAGCCCGATTTTTCACATACTGGTTCGCAATATCAGGCATTAGAGGGTCGTTCGGATTCGGGTCAGTAAGCATTGACAGAATTGATAGAAGCACCTTCGAAATAGTCAGAGCCGGAGACCAGTTTTGTTTCAGAATATCAAGACATATAAAGCCTTGTGTGTTGATATTCGGATGGTAAATTTTTGTGTTGAACATTATGCGAGGGGGTTTGAAGGGGTAGTCTACAGGAAACTGAATTGAGACATTGAATATACCTCCGGTATATGGTGACTCATCGGGGCCAAATATAACACCCTCCCATGTAAACATGTCATCTCCAACAGGGCCAGCGCTGCAATTTGCAGGAGGATCCTTTCTTAGATCACTTAGCTCCTTTGAAATACGCTTTGCTGCCATCTTTTTGCTATACTTATATGCATCACATCATGAGCTCAATTTTTTCACTTTAACCAATAAAATTGACCTGGTCGCGCCACAATTACCTAATACATAATAACAATGCAGCGTAGTATGCGTATCATAAAGCGTGATGGAACTCAGGAGCCCGTATCTTTCGATAAGGTTCTTCGAAGGATATATAAGGCAGGTAAGGATTTGAACGTCCAGGTTGATACTCTCGCTCAAAATATTATTTCTCAAATTTGTGATGGTATCTCTAGTTCTAAACTAGATGAACTCGCTGCGCAGCTTGCGGCTAGCCTCTCAACTCTGCATCCAGACTACGCAACTCTTGCATCCAGACTAACAATCAGTAATCACCACAAAAATACTCCTCTTACATTTGCACAAGTTGTTAGCACCTTGAGAAATCAGATTTCAACTCACACTGGAAAACCTGTATATTATGTATCTGAGGAGCTTGACCAGGTTGCACAATTATTTCAGAAGGAAATCGAGGCAGAAATACAGTATGACCGTGATTATGACTTTGATTACTTTGGTTTCAAGACACTTGAGAAGTCGTATCTTTTGAAGGACACTAAGGGTCGTATTCTTGAGAGGCCCCAGCACATGTGGATGCGCGTTGCTCTTGGTATTTGGACAACTGGTTCAAATACAACCTCTGAGCAACTCAATCAGGCCTTTGAGACTTACAACTTGATGTCCCAGAAAATCTATACCCATGCTACTCCCACTCTATTCAACGCAGGCACACCTAGGCCTCAGTTATCCTCTTGCTTTCTTCTCGCTATGAAAGATGACAGTATTGACGGTATCTATGAGACCCTCAAGGATTGCGCGTCAATCTCAAAGTTCGCTGGTGGTATTGGACTTCACATTCACAATGTGCGTGCATCTGGTTCTCTAATTGGTGGAACGAATGGCACCTCGAACGGAATTGTTCCTATGTTGCGCAATTTCAATGCAACTGCCCGCTACGTCGATCAAGGAGGCGGTAAGCGCAATGGTTCCTTTGCGATCTATCTTGAGCCTTGGCATGCTGATATTGAGGATTTCCTAAAGCTCAAGCTGAATACGGGTGAGACTGAGGAGCGTGCTAGAGATCTCTTCTATGCACTCTGGATTTCAGATCTATTTATGCAGCGCGTGGAGGAAGATGGGCAGTGGAGTCTCTTCTGCCCCCACGAGGCCCCTGGTTTAGCAGATGTCTATGGCGATGAGTTTGATAAGCTTTACACTCGCTATGAGAAGGAGGGTCGTGCTCGTAAGGCGGTGTCTGCTCAGAAGCTGTGGTTCAAGATCCTAGATTCCCAGATGGAAACGGGAACACCATATCTTCTTTACAAGGACCCTGCAAATAAGAAGAGTAATCAGAAAAACCTTGGGACAATCAAGTCTTCTAACCTTTGCACGGAAATCATTGAGTTCTCTAGCCCAAAGGAGACGGCAGTTTGCAACCTAGCATCTCTTGCACTGCCTGCTTTCGTAAGCCAGGATAACATGACCTTTGACTTTGACAAGCTTCGAAAGGTAACTGCATCTATAGTAAAGGCTCTCAATAAAGTAATCGACATTAACTTCTATCCTATTCCTGAGGCTAAACGCTCTAACTTTCGTCATAGACCCATTGGACTAGGAGTTCAGGGTCTAGCAGATGTATTTGCTAGGCTCAGATTACCATGGGAGTCGCCTGAGGCAACTAGGCTCAACCAGCTAATCTTTGAGCATATTTATTATGCAGCAGTTGAGGCAAGTTCTTCATTGGCGATGACAGATGGTTCATATGAGACCTTTGATGGTTCCCCTGCTTCCAAGGGTCTCTTGCAGCCTGACTTGTGGAATGTAACACCTATCTCTGAATCTGAAAAGACTTTGGATTGGACTTCTCTCAGAGTAAATGCATCTCAAGGTCTCCGTAATTCACTTCTGGTTGCACCAATGCCTACTGCTTCCACTAGTCAGATCCTCGGCTACACGGAGTGCTTTGAACCTATGACCTCAAATATCTATGCAAGACGTGTTCTAGCAGGAGAATACGTCGTTGTCAACAAGTATCTAGTTTCAAATCTCATGGATCTCGGCCTTTGGTCTGAAGCTATGAAGCAACAGATTGTAGCACAGAATGGCAGTGTTCAGGGTATCAAGGAAATTCCTGATTGGGTGCAGGCACTTTACAAGACTTCCTGGGAGATTAAGCAACGCACTCTCATTGACATGGCTGCTCAGCGTGGGGCTTTCATCTGTCAGAGCCAGAGTCTGAATTTGTCAATGGAGAATCCTACGTATGCGAAACTAACTAGCATGCATTTCTACGCATGGAAGCAGGGCTTGAAGACAGGTTGTTATTACTTGCGCACGAAGGCCCCGGTAATGGCTCAGAAGTTTACAGTAGATCCTCGTCTTGTTCAAGGAGCGGTTGCACAAGTAAACACAATATTGGATGAGACCGATTCGGAAACTGAAGAGGAGGAGGAGATTACGCCTGAGAAGAAGAAGGCAAAGGAGCGGGCTGCTCTTCTTGATAAGCTAGCGAAGGAATATGAGCAATCAGTAAAAGAGGCAAAGGAGGCTGCTGCGAATGGCGAGGGATGTACAATGTGTTCCTCCTAATTAGATGGACTATAGTGGTCAAAGACAATTAGAAGCAACATTAGATACTTTAGAGAGGCTAGCAAATCAAGATAACCAAACATTGAAAAAAAAAGTATACGATACAATTTCTGGTGTAAGTTTTTTGATTCTAGAAGCAAAGAAAGCAAATTTTAAAAGAGGTTGGGCATCTAGTATTCTAGACAGACACGATGAACCTATGTTTGAACATTCTGAGGCCAGAATTCTAGAAGAAGCTTCACAAAAATTTATAAAACCACTATTTTCTAATTCTGAAAAACAAGGCGGTGCTATAGTAAAAGCAACTGCAACAGGTGATATTATAAAGCCTAAAATAAATCCAGATGACTTAAGTTTAGATAAGACATATTGGAAAGTTAGAGATTTTTTGAAATCTGTTGATACTCATGTTACAACATTATCTAGGGAAATTGGACCCTTTCGTTTTTTTTATGATAAGAATACCCCTGATTTTAGATTCCCCCTCTTAGTTCCTGCACCACCTCCTCTATTTGTTAATGTTGTAATAGTCCCTATAAATCCACGTGCCATACCAATTATAATTGGTGTAGTTATTGAAGCAATTCGTATTATATACAGTGTTGGACCTTTATCTAGTGATATTACAAGAAAAGTTTTATCCTTAGTTCTCGGTTTAATAGATATCTTGAAAGGTGATTGGAAACAAGGTATCTTAAGTATTATTGGATTTTTCGGAGAAGGTCCATTGGTGGCAGGTGTAATAGGCAAACTCTTGTTAAATATCTTAGACTTAATTGCACCTGATATTCAAGAACGCATGCTAATGAGTTTTTATCAGTCTGGAAAATCAATGTATATTGGATTTCTATTGTGGGGATTTGCTAATTTTGCACCAGAGTCTGCAAGGTTATCTGCTAGAGCACAATTTGATGCACTAAAGAAAATAGTTGAGGATTCAAACGCAAAAATATTTGAAATCCAGGAAGCTATGCAGAAATCATTAGGACCTGCTGGACTTCGGTTAAAACTAAAAGAAGTTCCAGAAGGATTTATTCCTACATTTGATGATATTCAGAATTTGCAGGCAATTGTTAGACAACCTTCTATATATTGCTCAAGAGAATTTCAGGAAGCTATTCAGCCATTCCGTAATATACCAGTTATGAGACTTGTCTTAGAACTCATGAATATTCCTACTGATATTCAAACACTTCAATATGAATGTAAAGACATGGCTGGTGAAAGTCTAGAAGAAACAATCGGCACTTTAATTACACCAGATATTATCCCTATACCAGATGCCCCTCTAGCAACTGCATTAAAAGAAGTTAAAGGTAAGAATATTAAGACCACAAAGGGTGGAACTAGAACTATAAGAAAAACTCGTAGGAAACATTAAAACTCCTCTTGTAGCCACTTGGTTGCTACGTCAACCCATCTAATTAAATTCTTTGATGCTTTGAGATTTTGCCTCAAGATATCAAGGTTCTTGTCTTTCATTAATTTAATAATTTCCATTGCAATCATTGCGTATGACATTGGATTCCCTTCACTCAGTTCAAAGTGAATTCCATCTCGTTCATTGAATATACCATGTTTTGACAGAATAGGGATTGCACCCGTTAAACAGCTTTCTCTCACAGTAATACAATCGATTTCTGAGTCGGAATTTGTCAGATAAAGGTGGAAGCTAGACATGTATTTTTCTCTTGCAATAATTTCTAAGGGTTGTCTTCCATGATCCATTACACCTGGCCTTGATATCAGCTCAGTCATATTTGCCTTGAATTCCTTGTCCATAACTGAACCCATGCCATAATACAAGTGTAGCTCAGCTCTGGGCTCAGCATTCATAATTATTGGCCACATGTATTGTAAGATAGGCAAAAGGCCTCTTGTATAACAACTGCAATAACAGAATCTAAAAGGATTTCTTGGAACATTTTCTAAATTTACAGAAAACTCGTCTACACGAACTCCATTCGGTATTATAGCATAACGCTCCTTGGGTAAAGTTATACGTAGAGATTTATCAAATAGTTCCTTGTGAAAATTACTCTTAAAAAATACCTTATTTACCTTTGATCCATAACGATACCAGTTCTCAAGAAATTCCTTGATAACAATACCATCATGTAGATCCAGCCAGATACGATTCGCCTTCATGGGAAAAGGTCCGCCACAAAGAAGACCATATACACGCCACAAAACAAGTGTATCAAATGTCTCGTTGAAAGGAAACTTCTTCCAGTCAAAGAATTCAACACCTTCGTATACACACTCTTTTAGAAGGCCATATACAGCCACCTTTTTTCCTAATTTTACCCAGTTTGTCGATAAATGCACAATTGCCTGTTCAGATCCAGTTAAGCTTTTTGCAGTAGGATCCCAACTAATTGAATATCCTCCTGCAAAATATACAATATCATACTTGCTCTTTTGTTCCTTATAAAATATATTTTTCAGTCTTGTAAAAAAAGGCTCTTTAATATAATTCGTTGGATCCTCATTTATTTCTTTAGCGGTATCAGTTATCTTTGCAATGCCACCTGTCAAAATTTCTCTCTTATTATATGTATTCGTAGAATGACTTGATTGAATAATTGTCTTATTAGCTTCTAATTGTATCATAGGCTCCTTGAAGTCATTTGTGAAACTAGGTTCTTCTCCAGTGTCTTTAGATGCATCATGTGAATGCTTTTCTAAATACTTCTTTTTCCATGCAAAACAACTGTTTACCGAGTGGTTCTCCCCAAATTTTTTGAACTTACAAAGTTTCTCTAATGTATAATCATAGATATACATATCTGAACATCCTGCAATTAGAAGATTAGATGCTGATAATTTCTCAACTGCATGCTGCACACGTTCTGCAGGGTAATAGTCATCGTCATCCATTACCACTGTAATTTCACCTGAACACGCATTGTTTCCCTTGTTTCTTAAAGCACCTAACTTTTCACCTGGCTTCTTCTCCAAGTAGACTATAGGAATTTTGAATTCATCTCTTAACTTTTCAATATTGGCAGAATTCTCTGACCATTCAGATTCTAAAGGAGACCCCTCCACGATTACCCACTCAATAATATTTTGGTAGGTCTGAGCCTTAATCATGTCCTTTAAAACTTCCATACACGGAAAACGTTTCAATTGTGTAATAGTCACAATTGAAACGGTTGGGTTTCTTGTTTTTCCCTTATTAACCATTATACTTAATAAAGTTTAAGATGAGTTTAGACCGCCTCTAGCTACGCAGTTGGCTGTTATACAGCCTCAACTTCCACTCCTACTAGACCATGTAGCCACGTAATGAATTTCTTATCCCATCCCCAGAAGCAACCAGTCTCAGCACGCCCTGCAATTACACGACTACTGGTATTTTTCCCGTGGTTCAAAGCCACTAATACCTGTTGTGGAGGAATTTCCATGAAACGCTCATCTTGAGGCACGAATGCTTCTCCTTCGCTCTGTTGCTGATCAGGGAAAGGGTGTTCTAGAGCATATGACTTCCAGAAACAAAAGGAGGCCTCACTTACTCGCTCGCATTGCTTTAGAGCCCAGGGTGGTGTATTTACAGCACTAATTCCCTGTTGCAAATCATACATGGCAATCATTGTGCAGCCTGCAACCTTCACCTCAGGATACTCCATGAGCCAGGAAACTCTTCTTCGAAAAGAAGTCTCAGGGTATACATCGTCATCGTCCATGTTTACGCAGATATCATATTTAGCTGCCTGAACCGCCTTATTGCGCTTATATCCGATTGATCGTTTCTTAGTCATAGGAACATAGGTAATCTCAATACCAGGGTCTCTTTCCTCGAATTGCTTAATTTTGTCTGATGCACTTAGCAAGGGGTCATCACTATCTTCTACGATGACCCACTGTATCTTAGATTTAGGATAATCTGTCACTAATAAATTTAGGAATGCTAGATCAATAAAATTACGCCTATTGTATGTAAGAGTTAGAACTGAAATATTGGGGCAGTCTGCTTGTCCGATTACAGGTGGCATCCGAGGCTGTGATTTGGCATTCTTAAGATATCCCGTTATATTATTACACACCATTGTTTTAAAATCAATCCATCTCCTATCTGCATTCTGAACCTGTATTTCACCACTAGGAATTGTTATCCGTAATGCAGACTTGATATTCTCCGTCGTCACGCGAGAAAAATCTGCTACAAAACCAATGTGGTTTTTATCTGACTTTTCACAAGGAGTTTCTATAAATCCAGCATATCCCTTGCATCCATAGTATTCCTTGTAGACTGGCAAGGTATTTAAAATCATCGCCGCAGATCTAGCCTCCGCCTGAGCAGCAGTAAATCCAAACCCTTCCGCAGCACTAATACAAACATGGGTTGCAGCACCCTGGTTCAGTTCCTCTAACTCATCGGATTTCAAGAAGCCTCTCTTTACCTGAACAGAAGGAGGAAAAGGCCCAGGAAGATCGGCTTCTTCAAGAGTAGTTGTCACTGTTAAAGGAAAGTCATCAGGCCAAAGAGGTAATAAAGTCCGAGCCGCCATATGCTTATTCTGAGATGCACCAAGAACCCAGATTGCTTGTCTCAAACCAAGGGACTCTGGCATAATAGGTTTCAAGGGTCCCCGCACAGCCCAAGGCATATGTATGGCCTTCTTTCCAAAGTCATTCAAATGACCATACTCCTTTACCCAGATTTCACTAAAACGGTCTACAAGTGGTAGCCAATTAGGCGAACACCATTCAGGATTGGGAACCCAGATCTGAGTAGGTGCCCATGCGAACCACACCGGATGAGGGATCTCAAGATGTATTACAACATCTGCGGGACTAGGTGGCTGTAAAGGATCTAGTTTAAGAATCTGAATATCAACTGGAAGAGATAAAAGTGCCGCTTCAATATTCGCAGCGTCTTGACTTAGACCAAAAGTATTTGATTGATTCCAGAGTAAAATAATACGTGGCATCTAAGAATATTATCTTCCTTTAGTTTAGATGGGCTTTAGAAAGGCAATTATTCAGGTATATTCAGGAAATGAACCATTTGGGTTTGATGATTTTGTAAGGGGAACCTTAAGACTCTTTAATTATGCAATTGACCACAATATAGATGTAAAGATAAATATAGCGGGCTCTGAATTCGAAACCCACATGATAGTGAATAATTATTCATATGATAAAACACGCATTACGCCTAAGCTATATTTTATGAATGTAGACCAGGAAACTCTTAGATTAGATTTAGATAATTTTTTAAATACATCAGATCCTATATTTGTTGTCACATCAAATGTATGGTTAGAACGCAATGATATATATAATTTATCTTATGTTGGATTTGATAAAATTGTTCGCTATAGGGAATCTCTATATGATGCTGCAGAAGCTAAGGTAAGAGCAAATCTATTATATAGACCTCAATCTGATAATTTACTATATGGCTATAATATTATATATGTGCACAATGATGAGTTTCGTTATATATTGACTACAAGGGAAGTTGCATCTTTAGCAAATCAGATACGCCGTTCACTTGATATGAACAAAGATTTTATGGTATTCTCTAACAGTATTCAACTAAGAACAATTCTATCTCAATATATTGAGATGAATTCTGGAGCAGTTCAGAGAATTGACGATTCTACAATTGACATTGGACCTGTTAATAGTTTACCTAAAATTCTCGATTTAATGATAGATTTTATTATTCTTCTTAAGGCTAAGAAAATTTACAGATTTACAGATGGAATTGTTGGGGCTGGTCATAATATTCGTTTTACAGAAGAATATAGATTAAAACAAAATGACTCGCTAATAAAACCTCTGCCCAATGTCTACGAGGCTGCCTTCGATATCAATAATATTATAGGTAATCTTGAGCTTACACTCATACCCTTGTATTATGAGACATTTACGCTAGTAAAGAATCCTCCTTCTGTACTTACTACTTTAAATAACCCATCTGGAGTTGCTGTTGATATTTTAGGGAATATTTATTTCTCAGATACATTGAACCATTGTATACGAGTTCGAGATACTTCTGGTAATCTAAGAGTTTATGCTGGAACTGGAGTTGCAGGTTATAGAAATGGAGGGCCTAGAGTTGCTCAATTTAATAGACCAACTGCGGTAGCAATTGACATGGCAGGTAATCTATATGTTGCAGATACATTAAATAATGCAATACGTATTATTGAACGAAATATTGTAAATGATGCATCTGGAACACTCTATGGTGTCGAAGGTGTCGTTGGCACAGTAGTTGGAACTGGTGGAATAAATTCAACCTCAAATGATGCAGCAATAGGATCTGGTTCTATTTTAAGAGGGCCTAGGGGTGTCGCAGTAGATTCAAGTGGGTATGTATATATTTCAGATACTGGAAATCACAGAATTTGTAAGATTACTTCTGGAGGAAGCCTAGTTGTCTTAGCTGGCTCTACTAATCTCGATGGGCCTTTGCAATATAATAGTGGATTTATAAATGGAACTGGAACAGAAGCATCTTTCAATGGTCCAACTGGTATATGTGTAGACTTGAAAGGAAATGTATTTGTCACCGATACTCAGAATAATGCTATAAGAAGAATTACACCAAGTGGAAAGGTATCCACGGTTGCAGGGAGTGGTCAGCAATCTTATAAAGAAGGGAGAAGAGAACAGGCTAGTTTTAATTACCCAACTGGTATTTGCGTTGATTTACATAATGTTCTCTATGTTGCAGATACAGGAAATAATTGTATTCGTCGTATCACAAATGAGGGCAATGTAATACCAGTTGTAGGCTCACCTGTTCAGAAATCTGGTGCTATAGATGGATATGGTGCAATTGACCCGAAAAGGGCATTAGTGCCAATTGAAAAAAGAGCTACATTCAATATGCCTGCTGCCTTATGTGTAAATCAATATAGAGGCTTATTTATTGCAGATACTTTGAATAATCGAATACGGTATGTGGCCCCGACATTTTCTACGCCGACAGCAATAAAACCCATTGCAATGCAGGCATTAAGAATAACTCATGCACCAGGTGTTGCTTATACATTAGGTCCAACCTTATCTGCACCCCCTCCTCCACCAAATTCACTTATACAAGGGCGCCAACGTGGCTCTAAAAAATAATATAATCTATAATTAATATGGCCTCGGATGCCTACGAAGAAATAAGAAATTTAGGATATATTGCATGGAAAAACAATTTATCTTGGATGGAAAAACAATTGGGTTCTAAATGGGACAAATTAATTGATGATGAAAATAGAAGATTCAAAGATGCATTAAATAAACTAAGTATACCTAGATTTAAGACATCATCTTCAGATTATCAATTGAATGGCTGGAAAATTTCATCTGAAGCATTTAGCCCCGAGCAACAATGGTCTAGAGGTTTTTTCAAGTGCGAGTGTTGGGATGCTGATTTTAATGAAACTATTTTTGTTGCAGCAGTCCAGGATTCACATGGATTTGAACGCTTTTCAGTGGAAGTATATAAGATTTCTAATAATACTGTGACCCATCTTAAGACAATTAAAGACACTGGACCATCGGTCGCAATCTTACACTCAAGTGTCTGGTTTCTAGGCTCAGATGCAGATTTGAGATACAATTCGGTTAAAAGCTGGGATCCCAATGATGTAGATACTATAAAAACTCACTTTGTATCGGATAATTTAACTGAAAACTTAGATCTTAAGAGGGGAGAAGATGGATCAGTCTATGCAGTAAAAAGCGATTTTGTAAATAAACAATACAGTTTACTTCCTTCCATAAATACATGGTCAGCACAACCCCATTTACAGAGTGGGATTGTTCCAGATAATCTAAGATTACCTGGTATAACTGAAAATGAAACCATAGAATCTCTATCATTTAAGGCAGGATGGATAGTCACCAGATCAAGAGGTATCAGAACTCTATATAGAATTGAAAAAGACAAGATAAAACCTATAATCTGGATTTGGGGAGATGTATCCTACGATTCGAGAGATCCCTATAGCATTGATATTTCAGATATTCGATATTCTTCGTATACTATACATATACCAAAATGGATTTTAACCAACCCTAAACCTCATCAATACCCATGTTCGTATCATGAACATCCTTTGCCTGCATTTGTAGTCCACCCTAAAGATATCTTAAACGTAAAAGGTATTTTGATTACTGCGTATGGTGCGTATGGAACCCCTACGCAAGTGGGTTCTTTGATTTCAAGATGGAAACCCATGCTAGAGAAAGGGTGGATTGTTTGCTCTGTAATGGTCCCTGGTAGTGGAGACCATTCTACTAAATGGATACGAGCAGGACAGAGATTAAATCGTGTTGAATCCATAAATGCCTTTAAGGAGTCTATTGAAGCCTTGAAGGAAGAATATAACATGGACGCATCTAGAACTGTATTGTATGGTAGGTCAGCAGGAGGTCTTCTTGTATCGAGTGTTGCTATAAAGAACCCTGGATTAGTAGGAGCATTATATTTGGAATCACCATATGTAGATGTTTTAAGAACAATAACAAATCCTATTTTACCCTTAACTACGCTGGAAACTAAGGAATTCGGCTCAATTGAGTCTCCCGTGAATGTCTTGGCTACAGGATCCTGGAGTCCCATGGAACATATTCCGGTTAGAGGTATACCAGAATTGTTTGTTATCGCTAGGACTGATACTGCAGATTTAGAAGTCTTACCATATGAACCCTTGAAATTTATTAAAAGGGTAAGAGGGCTTGGTAAAGGGAATGAGAAGCTTATTTTTATTCATCAAGGGAGAGGTCATTTTACAACTAATTGGAAATCTAGGGCTGAAGATATTGCTCTGCTAGACCACTGGATAGAACAATCTCCGGGTCGAGTTTCCAAAAAAAATTCCGCAGTGCGTACAAAAAATCACAGCATTAAGTATAACAATATGGCCATGACTCGTCGTAACCGTAACCGCGCCTCCCGCAAGAACCGTGACCGCAAGAACCGTGCTTCTCGCAAGAACCGCAACAACATGCCCCCCATGATGGGTGGCCGCAAGCACCGCAAGGGTTCTCGCTCTCGCAAGCACTAAATGTTGCAGTTATGCACAAAAATAAAAAAGATAAATACGTGTGTTAAAAGCACCTGGCACCCGTGAGGTTAAATGATACTATTATTATATATTCATAATAAAAAATAATAGATATCGCTAAAAAGAAAATTATAAGGGGGGGCTTGATTTCATTAGTTGTAGTAAATAACTACAATAGTATTGAAATCATCAATTATTAAAAACCCATTTGTCTTATCGAAGGATAAGATATAATTGGAACTGGTAACTGGCTACTTGTACAGAACTGATTATTATGTAGGAATAAAATCGTATGGTTTGAAAATCATACTATTTTATATTTCCTTTTGTTAGCTTTTTTAAAAAGCTATAGCCAATTTCTAATAAATTGTGATCTATGTTGCTCATGTGCTCCATGAGCCTTGAGACCCTCTCTATGTTTTGCAGTTCCATACCCCTTATTTTTTAGAAGGCCATAGTGCGCCTCTACTTCTATATTACTAGAACACCACTCCTTGACATAGTTATCTCTAGATGTCTTTGCCAAGATAGACGCAGCTGCAATAGGCAAGTAAAGTCCGTCGCCACCTGCAATACACTGGTATTTAACAGTGTCCTCTTTAGGAAGCCCTAGAATTCCATCAATCAACAGTAAATCTGGCACTTTACCGCCTTTACCAATACAATCTTGCATTGCTCTTCTGAAAGCCTCTTGATTTGCCCAGGTCATACCCCTTTCATCTATTTCTGATGCTTGCACGTAGCCAACACCCCATTTTACAGCGGCCTTGATTCCTTCGGCAATTATATCTCTCTTTTTCTCAGAAATTTTCTTACTATCGTTAACCTTGGGTGCTACCTCACGATGCTTATCTGTCCACTCATCTTCTGCGGGCCATATGACGGCCCCGGCATATAGAGGCCCCCAGAAGCATCCGCGACCTGCTTCATCTATGCCCATTTCGACTGCTTCACCCAAAGAATATGTTGTTTTCATTGTACTATCGTAAACGAACTTTATTGTGTCAATTTTCAAACAGCACTTGTAGAAGGTCGGATGAAGCCAACCACAGTCTTATATTTAGTTTTACTTTTAGGCTTGATAGCATGGATTTTAAACAGCAGTCATTTGCTAGATTCTACAAAGGAAGGGTTTGAGGACTTACTATCATCACCTATATCTGAACCGATTATACCTAAGGGTCTCATTCCAGCCAAGGGGGATACTGTAGCCATGCCCAACCCTTCAATCCCCAATGGGCTGCCCTTTGGTCCTTATGCACAGATGGCATCTGTTGGTTCATTCCAATACCAAGATCCTGCCATGCTTCCAGCTGAGACAAAACAGATGAAAAAAATCAATGAAGACCTACGTTCCTTTTTAGCATTTGAAGGTGTCAATTTGGCAAATTCATCTGATCCAACGGTTTCATTACCTCTAACGCAATTGAGAGCAGATTCTCGTAAATTACAGGAGGAAATATCAGTCTTAGACAGAAATCCAGGCGTTCAGTCTCAATTAACGCAGCAGACCCTTGCGGATATTGAGGGATCTCTCATGTTTCTACAAAAGAAGGTTCGCCTATTTGAGACCTCAGGTGTAGTCACGGGCGGATCAGAAGGATTCCAGAATATGCAACCTATGATAAACTCTCCCAAGGGTGCAATAAAACTTGTGAGCAATGCGGTTGCTGCTGGCGATAAGAGATCTCCCAAGGCTGCACCTGGCGAGAAGACAAAGGCTACAAAGAAAGATCTAGAGCTTCTCCAAACTAAAGCATATGCAGCTATTTTGACCTTGTCTGCATCAGGAACAGTCGATCCTGTAGTTCAAGCAAGAATTAAGAGACTGCAGCAAATGTATACTGCCTTGACTGATATGGTCACTAAATTAAACAAGGGTCAGTGGACTGATAAAGATATTCCGGTATACAAGGAGGATATTCAAGAAATTCTACCTAATTTAGCAAAACCTCAAAAGGACGTTAAGGACGTATTCTCACAGGGCAATGGTAAGAAGTTAAATCCAATTGAACAACAAATTGCGGGCCTGGTTGGTACTGAAAATGCCCAGGATGTATTCAAGAATTTGAAGGAACGTGGTATGTTTAAGATAAGCATGGATCTTGGGTATAATGTTCCCGATTCAAAAGGGAATAAGTATCCTAGTTATAAGCGTAATCTAGATCTACAATCAGATGGTTCCATGAAATCATCATCTGGAATTAACCGTCATCTAAGTGCACAGGGTGGGTCAATGGGTCAAATAGGTCCTATGAGTCATTCAGACCACATGGCAAATCAAGGCAGTGGTGGTCTACGTATGGAAAGTGCATACGATAGCAATAGTCTTGGCATGGATGATAATGCTGCAATAAGAACTTCTAATAAGGCGTCTCACTTTGACTGGAAGAAGCGTGCTACTACTATTTGCGAACAGGTAAAGCTGCGTGGACTTGATCCTCTAGACTTTGGCTGTATTGCTAAAGATTCATTAATGTCTCCCGCGTATTCTTGGAGAGGTCATACAAAAATGATCTGCGGTAGACTAGGGACAACTATGGACCCTGATTTACCAGTTGTCTGCGGATGCCCTCCTAGACAGTGGAGAGGGTGGACTTCTCCTGTTTAAACTATCATACTAAGTTAGATGAAATTAAGTGCTACGCACTTGTTTATATTTGGTGTCTTGGCAATTACACTATTCTGCTCAGGCTGTATTGGAAATGCTATATTATCATACTTAATAGGATTCAAGAACATAGACACGTTTCTCAATAATGTAGGTCTCAAAACCCAGGTTGAAGGCATTCTAGTTCGTGCTGGAGGATTTCAGAATATGGAAGGCCTTTTAGTTCGTGTTGGAGGGACATAAGTAATTTTAGCTACCCGGTCTTGCAATAAATAGTATTTCATTATGTTAGATAGGGGATGAAGTTGACAGCAGCACATTTATTCATACTTGGCACCATAGCAATAACGCTGTTTTGCGCAGGATGCGCTGGAACTGCAGGATTTTCATACTTAGTTGGCTTTAAAAATATAGATACATTTATCAATGACATGGGTCTCAAGACTCAAATGGAAGGACTTCTAGTTCGTGTTGGAGGTGGCAGCGAAGGATTTTCAAGTGCCCGGTCTTGCAATAAATGTGGTGAATCTAAGTCAAAATGTGGATGCGCTAAGCCTAGGCCTAGTGATTCTTGCAATAAATGCGGTCAGAGTAATTTAAGATGCGGGTGCTCAGGATCAGGATCAGGATCAGGATCAGGATCAGGGTCAGGATCAGGATCAGGGTCAGGATCTCGTTATCCCCCAATTGCCCCCTGCCCTCGTGTCATGGAACCTGACTTGAGTAAATACATTTTGAAGTCCCAGGTCCCTTCTTGCAATCGCGCACAGATGCCTGATATGTCTAACTACATGTTGAAGACTGAATGCCCCCCTGTTCCTGACCTAAGCAAATACATATTGAAGAGCAGTATTCCTAAGCCCCAACCTGTAATTATTGATAACAGCAAATGCAAGGCGGATTCTGGCGAATGCCCACCATGCCCTCGCCCTCGTTGCCCTGTCGTGAAGTGCCCACCTGCCACTAAGTGCGCCCCTCCGGCCCCATGCCCTAGACCTGTATGCCCCCCTACAGTTGTCAAGTGTAAGTCTGAGGAGTCCACTCAACCCACCGTGCGCCCCTTCTTGGCTCCTCTCAATATGAGTTCCTTTGGATCAGCATAATTGTGAAGCCTAAATCCTGCCAACAATACTTACAATATGGACACTAATGTCATTGTTCAAAGGGCACTTGATCTTATGTCCAGTAAACGCCAAGCATCGCGTAAATATTATGAGAAGAATAAGGATATTATTCTCATAAAGAAACGTGTGAAATACTACGAAAACAGGTCTAAACAATGACCTATATGTTATATTATAACATGCAGATCTTCGTGAAGACTCTTACTGGTAAGACCATTACTCTAGACGTAGAGTCTTCTGACACGATTGAGGGCGTGAAGGCGAAGATTCAAGATAAGGAAGGGATCAACTAGGGGTCCAGAAAAGCATCCTGCCATGATTATAAGGGCTCTAGTCATGGATAAACAGTTGCGGTCCCTTTTATGGACAAATAAAAATTCTCTCCTAATAGTGAAGAAATGGCTACAGAGAAAACAAAGGCTGAATTATTGCAGTGGTTTTGTGGATTTTATGAAGGCGAGGGGTCTGTATCAAATGATGTTGGAAATAATAATCGCTTAAGATTAAGTATTTCTCAGAATGATATTACACCTCTTGAAATAGCTAAGAAATTTTGGGGAGGTGCCATATGTAAGCGCACTAGGCTTTCTCCGGCTAGTGGCAAAGTATGTGTAGGGCACGAATGGCGTGTACCACACAAACAAGCCCTTGTATTTATTTCTGATATTAAGCCTTTGATGATAATTCCACAAAAGATAAACCAGATTGACAGAGTATTGAATATCTTTAAAACTGCAGAAAAGATATTTTATAAATGTCATAAATGTGATGAAGAATATGCAAGCCCCTCTGGGAGAAGAAGACATTTCAGAAATGTCCATGAAGACACAGATGCTAGTACTGAGGCAGATAGCCAAGTGCAAGAAGATCAAATTGCGGGAACTTCCTAAAGTTCTGTCTACCAAGCGTGTATGCGAAAGCAGCACGTGGACGGGGTAATGACCTAGTGTATGGTAAAAACGACAGAGATATATGGATAATCCGCAGCCAAGCTCCTAAATCCGTTATGCAAGGATATGGAGAAGGTTCAGAGACTAGATGGTTTTCGGTTATTAATGATGAGGTAGCACTCTGAAATAGCTTAAGGTATAGTCCGGCCTGTATTGAAAAATATAGGAGGGAAACGCCCACCCGATCAACAGCGCCTCATCTTTGCTGGAAAGCAGCTAGAGGATGGTCGCACTCTATCAGACTATAATATTCAGAAAGAGTCCACGCTTCATTTAGTTTTAAGACTTCGTTAAACCTATTAGATATGAAAAAATTTGTAATCAATCTGAAAAGAAGACCAGATAGATTAGAAACTTTTAAGAATCAGTGTCCATTTACTGATGTAGAAATAGTCCATGGATTTGATGGGAAACATATGAATTTAGAACCGCTTGCATATGAGCGCCTAATGGTAGACCGCTTTAGAGATTTGCGGAATGGAGAAATCGGTGTCTTTATAAGTCACCTACGTATATTCAAAAGTATCGTAGAAAACAATTATCCTATGGCTCTTATATTCGAAGATGATGTCATTTTCTGTGATAACTTTTTAGATAAATTTAATAATATTTTAAAAGAAATTCCTTCTGATGCAGATATTTTCTATGTTGGTGGAAGATTTACTCCAGATTACTGTATGCGAGATGGAACAATGGTATCTAATAATATAATAAGACATAATACAACTAATAAACAGTGGCTAGGATCTAACATGGATAAAGATAGAACTATGCATGCCTACATAATTTCATTTAATTTAGCTAAGAAATGCCTAGATACATTTCATTCTTCTAAACTTATAAGAAATGCAGTAGACTCATGGATACTTAATTTATGCTTAGAAAATTCTATAGATGTCTATAATTCATACCCACTTTTATGTCATTCTCCAATTCAAGGGGATTCAGATATAAGATAATCTATATATAAAGTAGTTATGTCAAAACCATTACCGGTGTTCACGGTCCAAACATTTAATCAAAATAGCTTACAACCGGCAGGAGCAGTCTTTGCTCAACGGGTTGAAACTATTAGTATTTCTCGTAATTCCTTTTCTAGCCCTTCAGGGACAACTGGAGGAAGAAATGTCTTAATGGAAAAAAAGATGAATGATCTTAATGTAGCTTTAATTCAAGAACTTGATATACAAGCAAAGAAAATGTATCCCAATGCAGTTGCATTAATCAACGTTCAAATCCATTTTTCTGAAATTGGTAAGTCTGAACAAAATATGTTCTTAGCAGGACAGGCTTCTGCAACAGCTCTAATAAAACGCGTAAAAGCGGTAGGTCAATCCATGGTGCCTATGTCTTTAGGGCCCGCCCCATCTCTAGGGCCCGCCCCATCTTTAGGGCCCGCCTCATCTCTAGGACCTGCTTCGGCCATACCTGTAGCATCATTACCACCTATTGCCCCAGCAATTCCATCACCTCTAGGTTCACCAAGTTTTTCATCTGTTCCACCACTTTCTTCCCAGGAGTCTAAGAACATTGTTATACCCAAGGCAATAAGTGGAGGTAAGAAACAAATGAGAAAGTCATTTATCTCTAAATCAAGGAAGAATCGTAGGCAAGATTAGATGGATACTAGGTTCTGGGGACCTTCCGGTTGGAAATTACTACATACAATAACGTTTGCATACAATCCATCTGATAAAGTGGTTGTAAGGGAATTATTCCAAATGTTACCGTATGTTCTACCTTGTAAATATTGTCGCACATCATTGGCTGGCTATATGGATACATATCCTCTAGAATCAGCTTTACAATCAAGAGAAGCCTTGACTAAATGGCTATGGAAAATTCATAATGAGGTGAATGCAAAACTTAGAAATCAAAAGATACCTACACAACCAGATCCCCCTTTTGAATTAGTTCAAAAATATTACAAACAAATTCTTGCGACAGGCTGCTCTAGAACAGAATTTCCAGGATGGGATTTCTTATTTTCAGTTGCAGATTTACACCCTTATTCTTTATCAGCTCGCAAGTCAGTTCCAATGCCCGGCGCTCCTTCATGTGATACTATGGCCACAATCGAAGAAAAGAATAAATGGAATTGCTTGAAGCCTGAAGAACGACTACCACTCTATAACACATTTTGGCGATCTCTTGGGCTTGCCTTACCATTTAAGGAATGGAGAGAGTCATGGTTAAGCAATGGTATTCCTGATAATCTGTCGAGCAAGGCTCTTACAATGAAATGGCTCTGGAAAGTCAGATGCACTATGGAAGCTGATTTAGAACTCTTAAATAAGTGCAAGTATTCGCATTTATGCAAGGCGCTAGAAATACATAGAAGTGATTGTGCTAAAAAGGTGAGAGGAAAGACGTGCAGAAAAAGAAGACAGGATTAATCAGATATGGAGTTGACGACACTAGGATTATCTGGATTTCAATGGATTTTATTATTTGTATTGATATGTGGATGTTTACAGTATATGTGGCTCACATGGGATTCACAGTATGGCCTTGTAAGTTCTGGTTTAAAAGAAGGATTTGAGTCAGGTATAACAGAGGCAGAAAAATCTAGAACTGTATGGTTTGAAAATGATGAGCTTTTTGATGAATTCTATTGCAGTGTCTATGATAATTTGACCCAGCTTGCAGGCAGATACCCTCAAGAGGTTTCATTGATAATGAACCAGTGGAAGAAAACAGCTGAGCCAGATACCATGGATATATTAGACTGTGGGTGCGGTTCAGGGATCGCATCTGTCTTATTTGCTAAGATGGGTGCTAATTCAGTAACAGGTCTTGATAAGAGTGAGGCTATGCTCCGGCGAGCTCGAGCGGTTACTTTACTATCAGCTGATTTACCAAAGGAGCAGCGTGAATCAGTTACCTTTTTACATGGAGACATGCAACAGCAATATACTTTTTCTGGTGGTCAGTTTTCTCATGCTGCTGTTTTATTCTTCACAATTTACTATTCCAATGACCCAACGGGTATCTTTAGAAATATGTTCCACTGGATACGCCCAGGTGGTAAGTTGGCGATTGAAGTTGTAAACAAGTATAAGTTTGACCCTTTACTTGAAGCTGCATCTCCTTTTGTTGGCACGACAGTCCAGAAATATGTTAAGAAACGTGTTACAAAAAGTAAGGTTGAATTTGATAAGTTTTCATATGAAGCCGAGTTCGATCTACAAGATCCAACTGCAGAATTCCGTGAAGTTTTTAGATTTGCCGATAAGACTACACGCCGACAACGCCATACCCTACATATGCGTGATATCAATGATTTTGTTCATATTGCTCAAACAACCGGTTGGAATTACAATGGGTTTGTTGATTTAATGAGCGCTGGATTTGAATATGCATATGTATTAATGTTTACACATCCATAATATAGGTCTCACCTTTTCTTAAAACTTGCTATTAGAGCTGCAGCAGCAGCTCTCGCAGCATCATTTTTCGCAGCAGCCCCTAGCTTGTTATTCATATTATAATTATTCACTGGAGGAACAGGTATAACTGGTCTCATCACAGGTGCAACTGGTCTTATTACAGGTGCAACTGGTCTTACCATAGGTAATACAGGAGCTACCATAGGAGTTGCTCGAGGCACCACAGGAACTACAGGAGTTACTTCGGGAATAACCATTGCAGTATTTACACTTACAGAAGGAATAATCGATGGAATTACAGTATCAACAACCACAGGCTCAACTACAGGTTCAACCACAGGTTCAACCACAGGCTCAACTACAGGTTCAACTACAGGTTCAACCACAGGCTCAACCACAGGTTCAACCACAGGCTCAACCACAGGCTCAACCACAGGCTCAACCACAGGCTCAACTAAAGGTTCAACAGCAACTGATACAGAACTAGAGATATCTATATTAGAAGTATACAGTTGCTTAAATGATACAGCCAACTTAGGATCTGTTATTTCCCATAGGCCACTGGCATTCAATTTAAACATGGTATTCCACTCTCCAGTAATAGTATTTAGTGACGCATCCAACCTAGCGGTATCAAGAATCTTACCATTCGCCGCACTGAAAATAGTGCAATTCAAATAGCGAAACCTTGGCGCAAGTGTCTTAATTTTAGCTGCATATGCCTTATAATCGGAGTCAATTAAGCGTAGATTTAGAGGCCGCTCACTATTTGTTAAAGCAGAATATAGCAAATCAGGGTGGACCACAGACTTATCTAGGAAACCGCCGGCGTTATTAAAGAAACTACGTGTTATACCCCAGATATTCCCCTGGCTATTTGCAGGATTATTTGCCTTTACTGCGCCCTCTTCAGTCTTAATAACCGTTCCAGATAAATCTAGATATTCAATATCACTGTAAGGTTGAACTATGTCATAGAAATTTAACATTAATGAAAGGCAATCTAACCAGTCTCCGCGAGTATAAGACAAATTAACATCCATGAAGCAAATCTTTGAGAAATTACTTGGTATCTTCTTTTCAAGTAAGTTCCAAACAGTTTCCTTGTAGAATAAAGAAGAATTTGTAAACACGGTCAACGTTGTCTTATTTAGAGAAGGAGATGCACCAGAGCATAGAACTTCGGCATTAAAATAAGGTATTTTAGCAGCATTTAATTTGGCTTCTAGAGCCTTGGCATTTTTTAAAACTACTGGGTCTCCTGAGGGATTATAGTAGCAATATGCAATACATATATCATTACGCACAGGAATAAAATAGTCTACAGAAGTGATCATATATTTATATTCTATATTTTATTTTTTAATGCAATGGTATATGGAAGCAGTAGTTGTTCTAATACCCATTGCAATATCAATTGGCACATGTATAATGGTATCATGTCTTAATCAAAGAACAAATAACCGGATACTAGATATTGAGCAAGGCTTAATTAATTTATCAACGCAGATAAATACTCCTAGACAAACATATCAACCGACACCTGTATCCCAATATCCACAACCATCTGCACCACCCGGATATGGTTACCAGTATTACTCAGGGGATCCAAATAGCCCACTTAGTCGCGTAGTTTAGAGGGTCTAAATCTCGTTTAATAACCTTATAACAGATGGAAACAAGTGTTCCATTATTTGATGTATTTCAACCTGGTTTATTAAGAGGTGAAGAACACCTTCCTTATGACCCGTCAAAGGGATACTTCTACGTAGAACATCCTACGGAAGGCTGGCGCGTTTATTTAAGAGCCATCTGTTTTATTCATGAGGAACATGTTCCCTACGACCCCAAGAGATTTCTTGTTGTTAAGAGAACTGGTGCAAATCACACAGGAAAATCATGGGAGCCTCCAAAGGGTCAGATGGAAGGCAAGGACGCATTGAAACATCCCCGCACAAGTGTAATGGATTTGTTGAAACAGTCTATCAGGCGAGAAGTTGAAGAAGAAGCTCACATTAACGTGCTACATAATCTAGAACACACTGGTTTAGTGCAACAGGCTATAGAACCGGATTTCAAGCCGAACACTTATTTCCATTATCACATTTTTAGAGCTCAGACACCGGTGAAATCTATTCAACGGGGTCTCAACTGGTTCAAGTGGCTCAAGGAACACCCTAAGTTCTTTGCGCGTATGAAACGGGATAAAAAAGAGAAGGATGAACTAACTTGGTTTGATCCGGTAAAAACAAAACTAATGGGTCGATGGTCACCTAATCTAGTTCCAATGTATATTGGACATTTTAACAGACCTGAGTAGAATGAAGTACTCTCTCTTTCTTTTATTTTGTATAGTGGTCGCTATTCTTGCGCTATTCAAAAGTTCTGATAATTTCAAGGGTGGTCGAGGTGGTTTATATGGAAGGGGTGGTCGTCGTTCGTTTGGACCATTTAATATAATAGATGCAGTTGCTATAGTGTTAGTTTTATTCTTCTTATTTACTAATAGATGAAGTGGTCCCTTTGCCTTCTCTTTAGTTTAACAGTTATAGTCCTTATTGTTTTCAAGCGCTACGATGGCTTCTTTGGAATGAGCCCTGGAACACCGGTGCAACTCAGCAGCACACATGTCCCCACAAGGGAAGACATGTATTATTGGAAAAATATATATCCTAAAATTGTTAGAAGAGAAATATATAATTTAACAGAATCCGATTTACACTAATGATAACATATTATTTTGAACCATCTCTGACAAAGTGCGAACCTTATTAACAAGTCCAGTTACGGGCTTATCAGTAAGAACACTGCAAATCGAGTCTAATAATACCCACATACTAATGTTAGGCGACCATGCCTCTTTTAGAATGTCAATACAGATTTCTCCGTCGTAAAATACATTCTCACACTTCACATGGTCTATGAACCGAACCCTTGGAGGCACGAAAGGATATTCGCCTGGAATTTCAATGAGCAGTCTATACTTCTTTCCTCTGTGCCTAGGGTCATCTAAATTATGAATTGTAGCCTCCCAATTCATCAAATCATATCCATTACCTGGCCTTGCAGTCCATATATTAGAAGCCCAGCCTGGCAAATCTCTAATTTCATTTGTAATACGTTTCAAGCAGAGACTTGACATACCTTCTATGTCTAGCATTGCCTGTTCAATTTTTTTCTAAAAACTAGTAAGATGGACTCAGTAGTTTTAGCATCACCTGATTTCTATGATATAAACTATGCTATTAATCCTCTTACAAACAAGGCTTCTGTGGTTGACAAAAAGAAAGCCATGGAGCAGTTTGAGAAACTAAAATCACACTTTATTAAACATAAGATACCAGTTCATATTTTGGATGCAACGAAGGCTGACCCTCAAGGTAAATTCCCTGATCTAGTATTTGTCTCAAATTCTGCCCTAATTCTGAGAGGGTGGCCTACCAAGGTGGCTATCTTAGCACGCTATGCGCATCCTGAAAGAAGAGGAGAAGAAGCAAGAGTAGGTGCTTTTCTGAAACATATCTTAGGATACAAGGTTATTTCATTGCCTGAAGAAGAAGGTCTTTACTATGAAGGTCAAGGAGATTCCAGGTGGTCTCATAATGGTAAAGACTTATGGTTATGCTACGGCGCAGGACGTACTACCAAGGCAGGAATTCAGGCTGTTAAAGATGCTATTCTAAAGGAAGCTACTGAAGCTAATTGGATACCTCCTACTATACATAGTTTACAACTGGTAGAAAAAAAGACATACCATATGGATCTTTGTTTTCTCCCCTTGCCAAACCACCGTGTTTTATTACATGAATCTTCTTTTTCAGCTGCCTCCCGAAAAGAAATAAGGAATCGCTTTGGAAAAGAGAATATCCTTCACGTTCCTCTCAAATACTTGTATGCATGTAATTCGGTATGGCTAGATGAAAAACATCTACTCATTCCGAGGCTACCTGATTGTAGACACTGGATGTATAATGGATCAAAAATGAAAATAGAAGAAGTGAATGTTGATCAATTTCATTTAGCAGGAGGTTCTGCCTCTTGTATGGTTTTAGCACTTTGGAAAACTGTTTAGATCTTATTCACCTTTACACCAATTACTGCTTGCATTTGTTTTGCTAAGGTATCTAGACCCTTACCCTTATAATCAAATCTGCATTTATGGGCTTCTGAAAATCTATGCTGAGAACAATAGAATCCAGAACAACGGCAAGCGAAATCTGCCAACATGAGTTTCACCTTGCAACCTTCATGTTGACAGCGCTTTGGCCTTAGAGGTTCTTTTTTTTCAATAGCCTTCTTCTCTTCTATATTTTCTGAACTTTCTACTTTCAAATCTATTTCTTCATTCAATATCTTTAATATCGTGTTAAAATCCATGCCTACTACTATCCGGTATTGCGTTATATTAAAGCGGTCATATTTCAATTTTACTTGTAGCAATCATGTTCTGGAAAGGAAAGATATCAGTTTTCAAACAATTCGAGCTATTCATGAAACAAGCAGATGTATCCCTTGCTCAAATAGAACAACCTGGTCTACCAGAAAATCTAAACCCTGGAAAATGCACTGTATCAGTATCTAAATTAAAAGATGTTGATGGTATTGCAAAACTACTGAATGAATGGTTTGAAGACCCTTCTTCTAAAACGAAAGCTAATGTAACTCCACAATGGATACGTCAAACATTTCTAGATAATCATTCAATTTGGATTGTCGCCAAGGATGTAAATGGAACCATAAGAGGATGTGTTTCGAGTTTTATCATAAACCCACCGTATCCTAATTCCTTAACGGGTTGTGGAAAACCCCACCCATGGGGCATTGTTGACTGGTATTGTGTGCATCCCTTGTGGAGGTCCAAAGGATTGGGGTCAACCTTATTAGAAGTTCTTGATTTTGTCACTTATAGAGTTGGAAGGAAGGCTCATGTTTTTTTAAAAGAAGGTATGCCACTATCTTTGCCACATATTCCAATTTATACTACATGGCTAAAATGTAGACGAGCAGGTAATCCAAATGTAAAACAAATGTCTGAATATACCGGCCTTTCAGTCTATCCTTATCAAGAAGTTGAGAGGGCAACTGGTATACCAATGGTTAGAATAGAAGGATTATCTAATGAAAGAGATGTTGCTGAATGGGAAGATGCCTTAGATAGAGAATTACCAGAGTGCTGGGTCTTTGTTTCAGGCGATTGTCTTGTAAAAAACGAGAAAGGCTGGCAGACAGACTCTCTTGTTTCTATGTATGCATTCAGATGGTCTCCAGGAAAATGGCTTGGTTCAAGACCTGATACTTCTATATTATAAAGCAGCAGGAGGGGCAAGCACACCTGGAGCAGAAGGGGCAAGCACACCTGGAGCAGGAGGAGCAGAAGCAGGGGGAGCAGAAGCAGAGATTACTTGACCTAGAACAGGTGCATTTTTATCTGCAGCCACTGATTGCCCTTCTTCCCATGTTTTCAAACCCTTTTGGTAGATTTCCTCACATCCTGAGTAATAATCTATCAAGAGTGTTCTCGCCTGGTCAGTCAATGTATTCATTGTTTCAAAGCCAGCAAATAAAAGTTCAGTCTTAGGACCTTCTACTTTCCATGAACCATCAGGCCTCTGAGAAATATTGAAAATCTTCTTTAAGAACTTTGAGATTTCTATTATTTGCTTCAAATGATATGCAAGAAGTTGCTGTGAAGCAGATTTCATATCTCTAAATTTCTGTGAAGCCCTATCAATTAATATTTCTTTCCCTTTTTCTTTTACAGGATCGCACTTTGATGAAATCTGTAATTCAATGCTAGACAAGCCCTTTTGGTCAACATATGGTATACCAAAGGCGGTAGATATACGTTTAATAGCTGCCTCCAATTCCATTGATTCAGAAGGAATATTTTTCACCTGGTCACTATTCAATGGGTCTCCAGTTGCACCTTTCTGAGCAAATGCCTTTAAAACATCTAACGAACTCTTGTGATCAAGAGGATTTATCTTACCAAATAACTGTCCAACTGAACGTGTAGGAACGTATTCAGATAGTTTCATTGAAGATTTATTTCCAATTGCATATTTACACACATTAGATACAGCAGAACCAGTTGGAAAATTATTAATAGATGCAGAATCTAATAATTGAAGAGCTCTTGCAATGCAGTGAGGTTGATATTCTTTATCTGTCAATGTAGTGAACGTTCCTTCTAGAGACTTATTCTTGGGTGCCTTTACCTTGGATCCCTTTCCATCATTTTCTTCTACCTTTTTCTTAGTATCAAACTTTACAGTTTCAACAGCAGGATTATTTTGTTTTATATAATACATACTTATATTCTCAAGCATTTGAATGAAATTTTTCCTAGGGCTGAGCCCTTGGGTTTTTAAGAAATCTATCAGACCAATTTCATCTGAAGAAAGCTGGTATTCTACTCCTAGATTTATACTACTCTGTGCTTGAGATACACGTGTAAATACAACTCTACTCTTTTTACCTGGAACATCATATTCGAGCTTTACTCTAGTAGGATATGCAGATAACCTCGTTTTCTCCTCTCTTTCAGATGGAGCCTTGTATCCTTGTAGGCTTGACACTTCACCATTTAGATCAAATGTAATTTCTTTTACAGATATTCCAATATATACTTTTTCATAGCCACCAGTTGTCTTAACAATAAATCCAATCCTTTGCTGCACTCTATTTTCAGCCCGAATATCAGATACATTTACATATGGAGTAAATTCAAATATCATTGTGTCACTTCCATCAAACATGTATTCCTTCTTAGCATCTAATGTAATACTCTTTGCTGCAAACCTTTCCAAATCTTCATTTGAAATTTGTCTTAAGTAATAACGCAAGAAATCATAGGGACCCAATGGAACACCTGGATTAACACTTATTCTCGCACCTCCCTTATAGGTAGGAGGTTTGAACCCAGATATTACTTGGTGGCTTTGTTGTGCAAAATTTCTAGATGCATTCACATATGCAGTATCAGCTTTTTCACCTGTCTTTTTATCATATTCAGGCATATTGATATCTTTTACTACGAGTAACATGGCTCCTAGAATTTGGAAAATACGAATAAAATAGAATGCAATAATCTCTGCATTCTGTTTCTGAGTTCCATATCCTGCATCACTACGTAGTCTTCTTGTTGCTCTTTTCTTTTCTACATTTCTTGAATTCTTTTCATTCCTAGAATTTCTGGAATTCGCATTTGTAATCTGGTCCTTGTCCATGGGAGGTTCTAGAGCATCCCATTTCTGAAAATAAATTTCTCCAATTCTACCACTCTTTGTCTTATATCCTAGAACGTGAAACTGTGTTGTAATCATATCAGATATGGCAATAACGTATTTGCTGGGGTCATTTGCAATTTCCCAGACATCTTTTGGTTGCCAATTGGTATACATGAATTGAAAAAGAGCATTCGACATTTCCGTTATTTCCTTTGAATTTCTTTTTAAATCTTCTCCAGACATTGTCTTTGAACCAGATAAACTGGATATCCCTGCGCCCATACTACTTTACCGCAACAGTTTCCGTTGGCATAATGCCGCATTCTTGAGACCACTGCTTTCTTGTTTCATCTAGACGCTTCCAGCATTTCAGCAAGGTTCCTGAAGATACGTCGCATAGTCCAGCGATAGTTTCCATGGAAATATCCTTGTATCCCTTCAAACGAACTGCCTCTGCTAGAGCGGCTGCTGCCAGAGAAGGTGGCATATGTTCTGCGCACAAAGACATATCCTCTGAGACATCTGCTATTTTTGTAGACAATGCTAGAACAATAGCGAACTCGGAGCGCTTCAATGGTAATTTAGATAGTGGATGTGCGATGTAATGCGAGGCCCTGGTTGATTGAATAGCTGACGGAGAGCCGGAGAAGCCCTTAAGGTTGCCCTTTTGATGTGCTAATGCTAACACTTCTTGCACATACTTGAATGCCTTTGTGAAATCACTTGTCTTAATATTAAACATATCTGCGATATCCTTGGGTTTCCTGGGTTGACCAACCTGTTTTAGCGCGGAAAACACGCAACTTGCTAAAATCGCTGACCTTGACAGACCACGTTTCTGACAGTTTGCAGTCAAGGCAACATAGTATTCCTTTGATAAATCTAGAACACCTGAATCTAGACCCTGATTGGCAGCCGTTATTTGAAAGGTCTCAAATACATGAAGTAGATTGCGCTCCTTGTATGGCAACATGTTCCATGTATGGTATCGTCGAATCTTATTCATTGACCATCTGCAATTTGCAGACCCCCCTGATTGTGTTGGCAATATAACGGTACCCAAGCTGGATTCAGGAAAGCGATTATCTTGTGGTGCACCTACGCGACAAGGATCTCCACCACCTCGGTCATCTTGACTGAAATACCGGTATTCGGCAGTTAGATCAAGACATCTGCTAATTACAGTTCCACAACCCATACATATGCTTACATCTCCATGTTCCCATTCCTCAAACCTCGATGAACACGAGGGACAAGATGCCACGCCTTTTTCTGGAATAGAATGGTTCTCTGACCACGCTGCATCTAAATAATCATTCATTACCTTGGACATTTGTACCAAAAAAGTTTAAGCCTCCCTCTTTCAATTTTCAATGTACCTTTTGAAAAAATTGAACTAGTATTTTTATTATATTCTAGCACGAATGGAACAATACAGTCTATGGCAACAGAATAATATGAAGCGCGTGTTGATAGACACTAGGATTACAGTACATGGTTCAAAGATATACCAGGAGGATATTCCTATTGAATTGCATATTAAGGTTCTGGAACTTAATTATGGTCCTGTTCTTGACTTTGAGGTAACGGCGTCTATGAAGTTTACCAATTTGGTAGAATGGTCTGACCACCCATTAATGTGTTCTAAGGAATACATGGAAGGCAATACAGTTGCCAATATTATCGAAGATACTCCATTAATTAGAGCAATGCTTGAAGAACTCTCAAATGGTCCTAAGAGAAAACTCCATACAACAACAGATTGCACTTACAAGGCTCGTCTGATTAAAGCCATAGCCTCATTCTGGTCTTAGAATGGCAAGTGAAGCGTCAGCTCAAGGTTTCGCCTTTGAACGAAGAATTCAATATGTCTTAGAACAAATTAAATTAAATCTTGAATTAGGATGGACTTTTTTCATTATGGGTGAGCAAGAAATTAGAGATCATTTCAAGGAACAAAGTCTGAATGGAGTTGACCATATGATACAAATTAAGAAGCCTTCAGGTGAACAGCATCTGTTTCTATTACAAGAAAAGTGGAAGCTTTTGACGAATCAAAGAGAAGTCTCGCAATTCTTAGACTGCTGTGCTCGTATTTTGGCTAGAATGCCCCAGTATACTGGTCAAATACATAGAATGTGGGTTTCAAGAACTGTTCCATCTGCGAATGGCGAGAAATCCCTACAGGAAGGACAATGTATTGTAGTTCAGACTTGCACATCTCAGACTTTACTTGCCATAAATGCAGCCCTAATGATTTGTGAAATTCTAGGAAGAAGAGACTTAGCAATCAATATAATTGAATCCATCAGTTCTCTTTTGCCATCAAAAGAAGAAGCAATTGCGGATCCAAAGAATACCTTTGAACCGGTTAGTGATTTTGGTGAAAAAAGAGTTTTACCAATTACAAATAAAACGGTTGTAATGGTTAAGAAGATTGATTAGCTAGGTATATCTTTTGCCTCTCTTTTACACCTTCCCAATACCATTTGCTGTATAATGAATACATGTAATTCATCTCATTATGAATTGAAGGATATTCTGGAGTATAACGACCGGTTAACGAGTTAATCTTAGGAAGAACCATGGGGGGTTGAATGTAGGTAGTTGACTTGTATTTTCTTAGCTGGTTTTTCCACCAATAATTCTCATAGGATGACATACTATTCTTTTAAAAAAATAGTATGTCAATTTTTCGAGTTATTTTTTATTCAAGACGTCATAGGGTGGAGGATATTCAAATTTGCGCAGAGTTGGATAATGCAAGGGTCCGTTTTCTAAATCTATAGGTGTTCCTACTAAAGATTTAACTGAAGGTGGAGATTTTAGTTCCATTATATTTACTGTTTCACTAGGATCTGGTGCAACTTGCGAACGAGATACTTTTAATATTGGTTTTGGCTGTACCTTCGGTTGTACCTTCGGCTGTAGCTGCGCTTCTACCCTCGGTTGTGACTGAATCTGTGACGACGATCGTAACGGAATTTCTCTCTTTAGTCTTGCTTGTGATTCTATCCATCGCCATTCTTCCTTGCGCCTTTGATAAATATGTATTCTATATGCAACGGTTAAGAAGCCTGCTGTTGCAATTCCTATACCTACCATTGTTATCTTGAAGGGTATTGATGCATATACCATCTGTTGCTGTTGATTACTATAAGCTTCTGGAGACATTCCTTGAGGAATTGTTCCTCCTGTAGAAGGAATATATGTGGAGCTTGTAATTAGTATAATAAGACCAGATATGCCTATTAGACCAAATATCTTATTTATATTATCCATACCCAGTTGTATGTTCAATTGAATATCAATTTTTTCATTAGATAGTCTAAAGTCCAAGAAACGATTTTAATTATACATGAAGCCTTCTGGACTCGCAGAAAGAGTAATTGAAGCCATATATTCTGGTCACGTAGAACTCATACAGACACTCTTTGACTGCGACTTCTTGAAGTCGACGGATAACTTTGATTTAGCCGGTGAATGCAGACACGATTCATCGGATGCAGTTTCCATCTTGCATCTTGTAGCAAGAAAACCATGCCCTGACTACAAATATATGATAGATACTCTTCTAAATAACGGACTAGCCTTAGATGATGCAATGCCTTCTACTCCTTTAGAGGATGCTATTAAGAATAAGAATTTTCCTACAGCTGCTTACTTGGAGTCAAAGGGAGCCACTTACTGTCTGGAGGAAGTGGCTAGCTTTTTGAATGAGTACCAAGCGTATAAATCACTCAAGTCCTAAAAATGTTCGCCCTATCTTACTAGTTATAAACATAGCAAATCCAGATGCTACCTGTGCATAAAACACCGGAGTTCTTTTTGTACAACATAGTAAATATAAGGAAAGTCCAACAAACACTAAGAAACTAAGCCAGAATAATTTTGTAAAAAGATCCATTCTCTAGTATATCTATATAAAATAAGTTTACACTCGCTAAAAGCAGTGTGTTTACACTCGCCAATCCCTGAGACCCATTAGTCTAGAGGAAACAGCTGCATTTTGTAACCAATGAGAACCATCATGGACTGTATGTATATAGTGCATTGTGGGTTCTACAGATAATGTATAACCAGCTTGAATAGCTTGTCTCATAAAGAAGATGCTATCTGTTCCCACAATTTGATCCTCTGGAAGGTCAGGAAAATGCTTAATTACCTCACGAGGCCATATACAATTACCATCATTCAAAAGAAAATTCCAACCAGGCATCTTCAAAACACTATTCCAGTTATCTCTGGAAATCTTCATACCATTGAATTGATTAGTCTTATTTTCAATAGATCCTGTCTCAAGATTTAAATGTTGAATGAAACCTGCACAATAAATTGTTTTATCAGCCTTGGGTCCATCCCTTTCCTTGGCCTTCAGAAAGGCATCAAAGAAATCTGAACCAAACTTGTTGTCGCTATCTAAGACGGCTACCCACTCAGATGGCGCTTTCAGCAGGCATTGACGCTTATTTCCATAGACCCCTAGGACTGTATCATTCTGATAAAGGCGCAGCTTAGGATTGCTATCCATTTCTAGTTCACAAATTATATTAATATCCTTACCATTCTCATCGCTTATTACTAAATATGACACATTTGGGTCATTAAGATACTTAGGAATCTGGTCTTTTAAAAAACTCCACCGTTCCATCGTAGGAATTGCAACAGTAAGTGCCATCTGTATTATTTCTTATCCTTATTTTTAGGTATAAACCATCTATCTACACTAAAATAACTTCCTAGATCTCCACTTGATTTAAGAATTTTTTCGTTTTTGTTTCGGGCATATTTTCTTACATCAATCTCTGGTCGCTTTGTTTCAGGTTCATTATATGTTTCTAAATATTCCTTTACTAAATTTTCTTCGAAGGCCATATCTATATCGCTCATCTTACTTTAAGATACTTTTAATTTCTTAAATGAGTTTAAGAAGATGAGTGACGCTTCAAAAATGTTTATGGGTTCGGATAAACGAGCTAATGTATTACCTGTTAAAGACGCTTCCGGTCCTGGTTTTCTAGGTCCAGCATATAATCCTGCTGATGAAATGTTAGCTCCTGCTGCAATTGGTGTTAAGAGAGGTGGTGAATTAGGTGATGTTTTAGGGGCTGTAAAGGGTATTATTTACTACGGAGATATGATAGGCTTTGGAACAGCTTCGTCTCGTTTTACAGAAGGTATGCCTGGCCTCAGACCTCTTGGTGTAAACTACTACGTAAATTCAGGTATAACATGTAGTAATGGTGCCACTATGTGGGAATATGTTAGGACTGTTCCTGATGGTTCTGCTCTAGGTAAGAAGGTAAAGAAGGCAATTGAAGATGTTGGTTTACCGGGTCTACGTGGTATGGGACCTGGTATCTTAGAAGATGCAAAATCTGCTTTGGACCCATTTCCCGTTATAAATGCAGTAGTAGGAAGCGGATATCCGCAATGTGTTCTAGAGAAACATGAAATTGGAGATTTCAATGGGAATATTTATAATGTTGATAATGTTTTACTAGTCGACCCAGTTGGCATAAAAAGAGAAGGTGGTAAAACTTACCAGGAAAGATGGGTCCAACAATTCAACGGCGATGGTTGGCCTATTCAGATTTCTTACGATGATTGGCAGAAAGCACCCAAGACACATAAGGATAATGGGTGTATCGCGGATCGTAAAGCAACACCGGGCCTACCTGAACCTGAATTTTGTGCATCTGAAGGCTTTCAAACTTACAAGAAAGAGAAACATCCTTTACATAAGATGATTACACTTTCTACTGCTGCAATTTCTTTACTTGTTTTGACGACATTCTGGGCAGTTCAATCTCGTAAATAGACTATTGTTTCCATTGTGTGTATGGGGTTTCTTTTCTATAGATTTTAAAAGATTAATCTTAATTCTAGCCTCCTCCTTAACTATCTCAGGATATATTACATTATCATACCACGTTTTCCTTGAAATACGGTCTGATAAGTTATAAGGATTAAACACATCGCGCTTATCTGTCAGATACCAGCTAAACCCTGCATGTTCGTGGTCTCTCATTCTAAAAAATAAACCAAAAATAAAGTAGTTCAATTTTATCTCTTTTTAAAAAGTCAGTAAAGCTAGATGCAACGAGCTTCCGAACCTATCAAACACCTTGTCAACTACAATTTTGGTGTAGTTCGTAGTGTATTATTAGGAGCAGGTCTATGTTTCGCAATAGAAAAAGAGAACTACTGGCATATTCCTGTAATTTGGGTATTCCCATCAGTCTATTCTGGTTATCAGATATTTCAGAATAGAGATTTAGTTAAAGGGTGGATAAAGGCTTAATAAAATTGAACAAGTTTAACCTATTTGATATAGTATCAAATGGGTTACACAGTTTCTTGGGAACAGCTTCCTTTCTCTGACTACAGTTACAATAATGTGCTAATTCTTCTTCCAAAGGTCATTAAGTCTCAGTGTAAGGTTAAGCCCTGGGGTATTGTTATCGGTCCAACAGACGATTCGTGTTCTTGTGTGGAGCGTTATCCTACAATGATGACATACTCAAAGACAAACAGAGACCCTTACACCAAGGATTTCATGAAGCTCTTAATCTTGATGGTGGAATACGGTGCTGCTCAGAACCTTAGACATGATGATACTGATATGACTATTTACTTGGAAGCATTAGAGGAGGTTCATGCGATTCATCAGTTAGGGTCGTATTATATGCAGAAAGCTTACTTCTCGAGCCTAACGAAGTAAAAATATGTCAATCATTTATGAATCTGCTATATGACTTTGAATATTCTCAGAGATAATTTATATTAGATAAAAGAGTACCCATTATTTTTTTATTATTCTCAAGAACCTCTAGCCGTCCCTCTATATTCTTAAGCGCATTTAAGATTGCTTCAAGGTATCCTACCTTCTCCTGATCATAGAATCTTGCTAGAGGCAGGCTTTTAGAGTAACGATCTCGTTTAATACACTCTTTCTTTTGATCAATAATACCTTCGAGTACTTTCAATGGTTCTGCTTTTTTCTCTTCTTCCTTTGCCTTCTGCTCTTCAAGGTATGCAAGGCGTTCACGCAATTTATCAATCTGATTATCAATTTCACTCATAATACCTATTGTAAGCAAGGAATTACTTCAATTTTTAAACCCTGAACAACTAAGCTCCAGGAACAAGTGCTTGGTTGAATTGTCGAAGAACAAGCACATGCGTGAATGGCTCTCCCTTGAATGTATTAGTTGCATTATAATCACCGAGTATCATCTTAGCGGAATCGTATGTAAGAATACTTACAATAGTAAGATAAGTTCGCATCTTATCCTTGTTAGCATAAGTAACGCGCACCCTTACGCTATCTCCCACTTCAAACATATTAACTTGACGTTGAGTTAGTGGATGAAAAATACGATCGTTAAGATTACGCCAGTATTGAGAAGTAGCTTTTGTATTTTGAGTTACAAGTTTCGGTTCACGTTGGAATGCATGACTGTGGTTAAAGTTCATTTCTATTTATATTTGTGAAAGGGAGTTTAGGTGTACGCTTTAAGATAAAAGCTAACCAAAATAAAAATTGAACAAAACTAAATCTAACTTTACAGGTAAAATGAACGCCGTCTATGTTATTATTGAGAATGGAGAGCCTTACAATGTCGTCTATCAGACATTCGAGTCTGCAGTTGCCGTTGTAAAGGCGAAGCACAAGGAAACTATTGACGAGCAACTAAAAGAGGCAGAGGGATATCCAATTTGTTCAGACTTGGATACACCAGAGGATAAGATTACAGGTAAGACGTACCTATATGTAGAGAAGGAAATTTATATTTATATTTATAAGTTGCCTGTTCTCGCTTTTTAGAAAAGCGAACCAAAATGGCTTTTAAGAAAAAGCCAGCAAAAACAAAAATTGACCCAGCTCTTTTTTACAAGAGGGCATGGAGTTATATGTTTTCACAGTTGACGGAGCCGAGTGGGAAGATCTCGTTATTTACTTGTCTCTGGAAGAGGCAATTGCAAAGTCAAAAAAACATCCTAAGGTGCGTCTAGACATCTATGATAAAACTGCAGACGGATATCGTCCAACCTATAGATATTATTTGAATGGCGAATTGGTCGATGGTTCTTAGAATACACACTCAATCAATGTATAATCAGGAGCCTCATTTTCCATCGAGATGACGTCTCGTGCCCAAGTTCCTACTAGATCCATGTTTGGTCCATCATAATCACCACTCCCACGCCCATTCCCTTCTGCAGTTAGAAGAGATAGAGGGTGTAGACCATCCGTTTTTTTAACATATACCTTCTTTGTGTGGTTCACAATGTAGGAATATGATACAAGCGGCCCATTATATTCAAACGGGACCTTTCCCTCACACATTGTGTGTAAATTTTTCTCAGAATCAGGTTCATTGTCTGCATAATCTCCAGCCCACACTAGACGGCTCTTGTAGAACATTCCATTTGGACCAATGACATTCTCGACAACCTTCATAAAGTTATTACCGATATATGAATGCTCTACTAGTTTCATGCCGTTATTATACATGCCTGGATCCAAATAGGTGCGAACGTATTCCTTGTCTGACTTCTCGGCAAGAATAACTGTTAGATAATACTGGCCCATTATATACTTGGTATTGTGGGGGGCGTTGGGGTTCAATTTTATCGCATCGCTTTTTAAGAAAAAGCGAACCAAAAATTGATATTATATTTATAAATCAATATCTCATGGAAGATTACAGCCTTGTTGGACAACCGTGGGGAGATCTAGAAGATCAACAACTTATTAAAGAGTATACTATCGATAAATTAACACTAATGCAACTCTGTAAAATTCATAAAAGAAAGCCTGGAGGAATATCATCCAGGCTTTCTGTTCTTAAATTAATTGATAGGCGGGATACTGTGCGTGGATATGCAGAATATAAGGAAAGTGATTTATACAAGGAAATTTGTAAAACTAATCTGGAAAATAGAACAAGCAGAAAGGAAATTAAGAAACAATCTAATACTACTATTGATCCAATGGTTGAACTTCGCAAGGATGTGAATGAACTCAAAAAAGATGTCAAGGAAATCCTGAGGCTTATGAATGCTCTATATGAGTTTGAGGCTTCTCAGGGTTAACTAAGTTCATTTATAATTTCTCTAGATAACTCAGTTTGAATAGGAGAATTTTTTGTGGGTCTAAGAGTATTTAGATTTATAGTATAAGAAGAATGTGGTGATTTAGAATTACATGAGGTGAAGAATTGCAACATTGGAGGAAGTGGCTTATTTTCACAAATATATGGGGTATAGTACGGATTTACCTTTTCAATATAAGACCCACCTTCTTCGACAATTCTTCTTGAAGCAATGTCAATATTAATATCCCCTGTCGCAGGGTTTAGTCCTACATCAATACCTATTTTTGTTGCTATCTCTCTTGTAAGAGTTTTACCAGATTCTAGTCTAAATGTATTCAATGGGGCTGTATTATTAGAAGGTATAGGCATTATACTTGGTTTTCTAATTTAGGTGCTATCAAATTTTATGTTAAACCCTTGACCTCAACTCTTCCAAGACATCCATGAATTCCTTGCTGTCTTCCATAGACCACGCCTCGATATCATACATCTCCCATGAACCCGTTAGAGGGTTGATGAGAGCAGCCTTTTTCAAGTCATACTGAATAGTCCCGTGACGAGCCAGTGCTACATAAGATAAGACTTGTAGCAAATTCTTACACGACCCAGATTCACGAAGATCAACTGGATTTGTATGTGCGCCACACTTCATCTCAATCAGAATCATAATCATCAGAATCACTAGTATAATCATATTTTCTACTATAACAAGAACTTGCATAATGTCCGTATTTTCCACATGAATAGCACTTATTGCCAGGCTGAATAGTATTCACCCTGCGACCACACATACGTTCATGTGCCTCACATTCTTTCTCATCATCAAATTCTTTACTACAATTCTCACATTCCCATGAGCAAAGAGAATTTCCATTTACATCAGTTGTTGCCCTACATGTCTTAGCCCAGTGACCCTTTCGACCACATTCAGTACAGCAATCGCTTGCTGCCCAGAGTTCTTTTTGTAAGTTATATTCCTGTACTTCATCTAACTCTTCAGTGACATATGCACCACCGCGGACATTCTCAATTCCATATTTTACCATGTATTCCTTGGTTATCATATCTTCCATAAGAGGGCTTACTCCATCTCTTGATTCTACGAGAGACATCGGCTTATATTTCTTAGTCCAAGAAGATCCCTGCCCGTTCATATGTTGCTGAAATCTACCAATTACATCTGAACTCTTGCCGACATAATACTTACCTCCTTGAAGTTTAAGGACGTAGATATTTGTTTTCTCCATCCTATACATATCATCACTGATATTTTAGGTTCAATTTTCATTCACCTTCACCTCATACACTGCACTTACCTCATCTGCTTTTACTTCTATAACCTCATTTATCTTTACTTCATCTAGCTTCATTTCCGCAACTACAGGAGTAGTCACAGGTGTTACATCCTCCACCTTCTTCATCCCCGAATAAATCTTCATGAGACGCTCGATATACTGGTCGCATGAATGGGCCAAGACAGGCTTGCACACATTCATCTTGAAATTAGCTAAACGCCAATACCACTTTCCGTCAGGTAAATCCTTCACAGTTAAATCATCCATAATACACATTGCATCTGAGCTGTGTTGGAAATAAGCAGAAATAGGCATCTGGGCTACAGGATCTCTCAAGTTCATTATACGAGCGCAATCTGAAGACTTCACATTCTCCTGAAACCACCTGGCAAAATGCTTGTTTCCTACACGAGGGCTACCGAAAGTATGACAGACCACCTTGATTTCATGCTTAGATTCGTCTAGATATCCACGGTGAAATCTCGCAACATGCCCTGCAAACAGTGTAGCTAAAGCGCCTCCCAGTGAATGTCCAATAAACTGCACAGTCTCCACCTGCTTCATGTATTTGCTAAGTGTTTTCAATATGCCATCTTTCAATGCATCAAACTGTTTCTTAAATCCTCCGTGCACCTTGATATGAGACTGCTTCAGACCTTCGAAAAAAGGAACACGTATCAAGTCTATGTTAACCATGGCATCCTGTAAATCATTCGTTCCACGGAAAACAAAATACAAAGTCTTATCCTTCAACATAGAAAACGCATAGGCCCCTGTATTCTTATCTGAATAAAAGTCAGGAACCTCCTTTACTCCCTTGAATACATTTGACAACGTGTCCCTGTTTGAATCTCTCATCTTAAACCAAAGATCTCCTAGAGTATCTGAGCTACTATATGCAAACTTAGCCAGCATGGCCGAAATGGCATATTGTTTATATTGATCCATTCTGTCTTAGATCTATCTCAAATGTTTAGACCTGCGCCTACGAGTCCCACCAGCTCTAGGAGGCCCTTGGATACCAGAATTCTGTTTCAACTTATTCATCTGAGCCTTTGTTGAACCATTCTTACCGGTTAACATACTACCAATCTTAGATTCTACATTTTCAGGTAGCCCCTTATAGGTTCCAAGTCTTTGAACTTCAGAGAGTTCCTTCCCAGATTTCTTAGCCTTAAACGTATCTAGAACCCTCTTTAATTGTTTCAAGGTAGCCAATTTAATATGACTATCAAAATATAAATATGGTTGCATAGAAATACTAAAACCCTGAACATCACTTGTATCATTATAATTGTGATTTTCCCAATATTCAATATCAGGCAGATCAAGAGCAAACCCGGAGGAGAAACGATAGGTTGTCACATCATCTCCGATTTTAACATTTAGGGAATCAGAATCATTATAACCAATTGTCATAACTGGTAAATGTTCTTGTGTATAAAATTCAATGGTGTGTTCGGGACTTGGGTTTAGAAAAAAAGCATCACCTGAATCTAGATCAATTCTCTCAATACTCATTCTATATTTACTTGCGATTTTTCCTAGTTTTTCTATAATACATGCCACCCTTCAAATAGCTCAAGTCTCCTAGAACCTTACGAGTGTTGAAGGCCTTAATTTCATCCAAGTTTACCTTATATTCCTTGATTAAATGTTTTACAACACGAACTACGCTATCATGGGTCTTCAATAAATCACCCTTTTTCTCACCATAATTGGGATCGTTGACTAACTGGAAAAGTGCATCACGTAAATGCAACATTCCATTCACTGTGCTTTGTGCATAGGAATACTGTATATCTGGATCTTCTACCGCAGCAATACGACCCACGTGTTTTAATTCACCCTTGGCCCATTCCATAACTGAATGCGCAGTTACGTTGTATTTCTTAGAGGACATCTAATTTACTTTTATAAAAAGAAAATTAGATATTTTATAAAATTTATAGCTTAGGCCAAAGTCTTGTAGGCATACCACGCGGCGGCGGCACCAGCGCACTGGGCAACAATGTAAGTAACGAGTTCAGTGTTTCCAATTGCACCCTTGAGCAACATGGCTACAGAGACAGCGGGGTTGACGTGTGCACCAGATATACCACCTAGTAGTAGGATAATGAGTGCTAGAGTGCCACCAATGACGAAAGCATTGCCGGTGACAAAAATAGACATTAGAAGTAAGAAAGTTCCGAAGAATTCAGCAACAAGGGCTAGAGTGTTCATTTCTAATTACTACTAAGGAAACTTATTTTTACTTTACCCCAGCCCATTACTCAATAATTTTCTTCAGAGGCTGTTCAACATCTTCGATTGCGCCCTGGGTGAAGATGCGGGAACCAATATTCATCGTCTCCAGTTCCTGGACTAGCAACTTATACGCATACGGGATCTGAATGGATGCAAATTCAGTGGTATTCTGGCAACCCTTACAAAGCCAGATATTCGCCTCAGGATTTGCGATCGCCAAGAGCCCGCATTTTCTACAAGTATAACAATTGAAACCATCACTACATTCCATAAAGCGCTCTTTGGTAAATTCCATAACTCCGTGGGCTGCCACGCAATCACGCTCCATCTCTCCAAACCGGAGACCTCCCTCGCGAGCGCGCCCCTCAGCAGGCTGCCTGGTTAACATAACCAGAGGACCACATGCACGTGAATGCAACTTGTCCGCTGAACAATGGCGAAGACGCTGGTAGAAGCAAGGACCCATGAAGATATTAGTCTCCATCTGTCTGCCCGTATGGCCATTATACATAATTTCATTTCCATAAGGCTCCAGACCTAAGTCATCACGAAGCACCTTTGCCAAGCCATCAAGGGTCATCTTCTTATTAAATGGAGTGCCATCACCCAAACAGCCTGCATGACAGCCAATCTTGCCTAACAAAGTCTCCATGAGCTGCGCAATCGTCATTCTGGAAGGAATGCAATGAGGATTGATGATAATATCCGGAATAATACCAGATGCAGTCTGAGGCATATCCTCAGGCTCCAGGATCATACCACACGTCCCTTTCTGACCATGCCTTGATGAGAACTTATCACCGATCTCGGGCGTTCTGAGCTCACGCATACGGATTTTGACAAAGGAGTAGCCTTCGCCATTCCTATTCTTAAAGATCTTGTCAACAAATCCGCTCTCATTATTCCTAGGCGTGCGCGATACATCTCGAAATTTCTTCGCTCCTGCTGGAAGAACCATACCCGTTGGAACCCTGAGAGGAACCACCTTACCCACGAGGATGTCATCTGAATTTACAAAGGTATTCTCGGGAATGAAACCATCCGCTCCCAACTTTCCATAATTGCCATTGCGAAGCTGCTTCGTCATTTCAGGATCAGGGCGACCAAATCGCTCCTCCTCACCAGAAGACTGGTTCTTCTTCTCCTCGTCCTTGTAGGTTCTGAAGAACACAGACTGGAACAAGCCACGGTCGAGAGACCCCTTGTTAATCATGATTGAATCTTCTTGATTGTAGCCGCCATAGGCCATGATAGCTACCACAATATTACGACCAGAAGGCATTGAATAAGCACCATAGTGCTTACCCATATTAGGAGACACTAGAGGTAGGTTAGGATACATCAGCATGTGTGCTAGTGCATCAAAGCGCTCCTGATAGTTCTGGGCGAAGACACCCATGGCCTGCTTGCCCATAGCACACTGGTATGCATTTCTGGGAGACTGATTGTGGTCAGGGAAGGGAATTGTGGAGGCAATGGATCCTAGGATTACGCAGGCGTGGATTTCAGCGTGGGAATAGGAATCCGCCTCAGCAGCAGGCATCTTAATCAGATCGGGAGCATCCATTGCAATCATTGCCTGCTCTGTCTCACCAGCGTCAATGTATTCCATCAGGTTATGGCCAGCAGGGCTCTCCCAACGCAGGATCTCCTCCCAATTCTTGCATGCTGCGATTGACGCTAGAAGCTCCTTACGCAGAGGCTCAGGAGAACGAGCAATATCCAACAATGCAGGTGCGAAGTAGAGAGGGCGAACAAGTCGACCCGCCTCTGTTGAGAGCCATAGCTCTTTCACAGTCGGCTTCCACACGATGGCAATTTGCCGTTGGATGAACCCAGACCGCTTGGCCTTACGAAGACGCTTTACGCACTCGAGTGCCGACTCAGGAGGAAACATGCCAATCCACTTGCCATTCACGAAGATACGCGCACCCGTGAACATCTCCTCGATAGGTAATCCTCTGATCACCTTGAACTCAGGCATTGACTGAATAAACTCCAGAACTACACCAGTATTGGAGAACTGAGTAATGCATGCAGTTGAAGCAAGGTTCTTTACTACACCAACTGAATGACCCTCTGGTGTCTCATTGGGGCAGATATAACCCCACTGCGTATTGTGCAGCTTACGAGGTGCAATCAGTTTGCCGGCCGTCTTCTCAATAGGGGTAGAGATACGACGCAAGTGCGACAACGATGAAACATAGTTCAAACGACCAAGAACCTGAGATACACCAATCTTAGGAGGTCCACCGACCTTAGCAGAACCAAAGTTGCCAGTTGATAAAGCAGACTTCAGACCAATCTCAATAATGGTTGATTTGATTACTTTATACAAGTTGCTCATATTTACAATTTCCTGGAAGGAACCAGTTGCACGCCAGGAGCCACTGTGGATCTCCTTTGCAATAGACGCCTTCATGTCTTTCAACATCTTGACCTGGAAGAAGGTTCGGAACAAGTTAGCCAAGAGGAACCCAGGGGAATCCACGCGCTTATTGGGATATGCGTCTCTGTCGTCATTGTTAATGCGCTTGTATGCTACCCAGAGCAGTCTTCTGGTCATGTGAGCTAGAAAGCATGCCTTCTCGTAGCAATCCTCGAGGCCACCAATGTGGGGATAGAGCTCATCACGCAGAAGGTCCTCTACAGTGATAGTGCGAGCAGGCTTGCCAGTCCACACATTAAGATGTCTTTTCATCCACATTAAAGCATCCTCCTGAGTTAGCACTGAAGCAGCCTCCGTAATTGACTCAGTAATCAAGGCCTCAAAGATTTGGTCCTGGTCATTACCCAAAATCATCTTCACAATCACTTCGTCCTGGAGAACACCCAGTGCTCTAAATAAGATGAAGAGTGGGATCTCTGCCTTCATTCTTGGTATAGTAGCCCTGAGATACATGATTTGCTGGTTCTTAGGATGATACTGGATCCTTACAGAGTTGGACTTGGGAACTTGCTCGTTCATGGGTCCAATGGATTTCACCTCAATTACTTCCCACTCCTTGGCAGGGTTTCTATTGTTACGGAAGACAACAGGACGGTTCTCAGACATACGCTCCTGCGAGATAATGGTACGCTCACCACCCCCCACAATGAAGTAGCCACCTACGTCTTCGGGGCACTCACCAAGATCCATAGGGTGAACGTGCTTCTGCTCCCTTAGCAAACATAAGCTGCTCCCCACCATTACGGGAATTTTGCCAAGATGTGCATTAGGGAATACGCGCTTGTGGGTTGCCTTTCGACCATCCTGATTATCTGTTCTAATTGTGGTCACCTTGATATCGACAGTGAGAGGAGAGGCATAGGTAAGGTTTCGAAGTCTTGCATCATTGGGAAGCATGGGCAGAACAGCACCATTGTTCTCAAAGATCGTAGGCTTTCTGAGTTGAGGATTCTCGAATTCGATTTGAACTTCGTATTCATAGCGAACTGCTGCACGCTGTGCAGAGACTGCCGCGATATTGGCTGCAACAACAGCAGCATCCTCTGCAGTCTGGCCCATGAGTGCATTAGCTGCAGAGGTAGAAAGACCAGTGGCGGATGCTAGCACTGACCTGGGACCAGACAGGGGAATCTCAGGAGATCCCTTTATTACCACGGGGTTTGTTGCTTGAAGGATCTCAGGAACATCGTGTAGAATAAAGTGATTGAATGACTCGATTTGATGGGATATAATCTGCTTCTTATCCATCTGCTGGAAGAAGGCATCTAGAATTTTAGAATGATCAGGTAACGACATGTGTACATTTTACTTTGTCTTACGATTAATCAATTTTTATGGCTACCTGAAATAAAGTGTTTAAGCCTTTCAAATAACTGCGGTTCGTTTTTATTGGACCTATTTATGTCTCATGAAAAGCTAAGATGGACCCATCTATAAAGAGTTTGACAATTACAGGGTCCGCTGCTGAAGATGCTACTCGGTCCCGGCTCAAGGCATTAGGATCTAGAAGGAAACGTAATCCTGTTAAAGAAGAAGATGAATTCATTGAACAAGCAAAGAATTTCGCTATGCAAAAGGTTGAAGAAGTAAAAATTTTACAAAAGCCACAAGTAATCCTTCAACAGAAGGTTGAGCCGAAGGTTGAGCCGAAGGTTGAACTAAAACTCCAGCCAAAGCCAGAAGTAAAACTAGAAACGAATGTAATCTTAAATCCACCCAAGCAATCTCGTGTAAAGCTGCAACCAAAGTTTTCTCAATCGAATTCAAAGCATACTGAACCAATAAACACGACAAGAAGAGCAAGGCGTATCAAGTTAAATGTTTCTAATTTAACGCATCGCTTTACAAGAGCTAAGAAACTAAAGGATGAAACTGAAAAGAAGTCCATGGAATCTGTTCGCGATTATTTACTTCAGAAAGGAGTTATACAAGCAAAATCAAAGGCTCCCGAAAAGATGCTACGCTCCATGTATTCTGATTTCATGTTAATGAATGACCAGGCACTATAGGGCTCCTTGCTGCGCTGACTATGACCCGAAACTTGTAATATATAAAAAAATTGAAATATGGGGTGTGGGTCATAGTCAGCACCGCATAACGCCCTATCACTATAATGATTACAATGAATCCTGCACTCTTTGATTTACCTCAAGAGGAAGTCAAACTCTATGGACTTCAGGCACTTACATATGGCTCTTTAACAGAAAGGGGCCTCAAGACAATTGTGAAACATCTAAACCTGTATTTGAATACAGTGGATGGATTTGATTTAGGGTGTGGAGATGGTGAACTAATTTACCATCTTCAGACACAGATGCCAGGTTCCAAATGGGAAGGTGTAGAAATTAGTCAACATAGGATTAACCAGCAAACTCGTGATGTACAAATATGGCAAGGTGATATGCTAAAGGAATCATACAAGCCCTACAATGTCCTACATGCAGATAATCTTTGCTTAGATGATCACACGGCAGACCTCTTGGAACAAAAAATCGCAGATGAATTCTCAGGGATTTATCTAACTTACAGAACCCCTCAGAATATGAAATTTCTTAAGAAGGCAAAACTTCTTGACACGGTCTTAACTGAGACAACTTGGACAAACCACCCAATTTACTTCTATTATCTAGGGTGAACTATTACAAGCTCTTTATTCAAATTATAGAAGATAGTATCTGCCTTCCAAATGCCACAGTCCTCCATATCCATCATTCCGATTTTTTTCAAATTAAGACGATTACACAGACCCCAGACCCAGTTCACATCCTCGTAAGAAAGCTCCTCCAGGCATTTCTTATTCCAAAGAAAGAAGTCATTATATCTTGTAGCCGCATCAATTCCCTTGCACTCTTCACTAACCATCCTCTCATAGTAGCACTCCTCCACAACATGCGTTAGAATACGGAGAATTAAAACACTCTTATCCGCCATTATACTAAATATTACAATGATCAAAGAGTCAATTTTTTTACTACAGTCTAAAGCAGCCCTCATATATATAAGTATAATGCCAAACATGTATCAAGAATATTTAGACAACTTCAATGAACACAGTAAAAAATTCGGCCAGAAGGTCGCCATATTTCTCATGGTAGGTATATTTTATGAGATGTATGACGTAATGGATCCCGAAACAGGTAGGGGTAGGACAAGTTTCAATACTTTAGTAGATCTCCTTGGTCTCAAGGTAAGTGTAAAGAAGGGAGAGGGACCAGGTGGCCTAGATGGCCTAGTTGCAGGAATTCCTGATTATACAGTTCACAAATGGGCTGCAAGGCTCACGCAAATGGGATGGACAGTAGTTCTTGTTGAACAAGTAAAAAACATACAGGGTAAGGTGGTTAAGAGAACTACAGATCGTATTTTAACACCAGGAACTCACATAGAAGCCGCCACTTCAGATGACTTGTATTTAACATTCGTTTCATTAACTGAGGGCCAAGGTCAAGAATGCCAGGATGCACCATATATCTCGACAGTTGCTCTTGATTTAACAACAGGTCATCTACACGTCTTTGATACGAAGGCCCAAGGGACCAAGGAAGCATGGACTTCCAATGATATTGTGCAATTCATGGAACTCTATCCACCTAGGGAAGTTCTATGGTCAACCACTGGTTCAACTAAATTCGCAGACATAACGGAGACAAAAATCAAGTCTATTTTAGGATGTCCTCTAGGAACAACTTTCCACAGACGCGATGCTCTTACCAGTGGTGCATGGACAAAGCCAGATTTTAGAGAGAGCTTTTTGAAAGAGCAATGTTCTCTAAAGTCTCTCTTGCCTACGCACGTCGCACTTCATCTTGCTGCGGGGTCTAGAACTGAAACTGCTTTATTATCTCTTCTATATTCTTTGAAAGATTTATGGCCTTCTATGAAACTAGGGCAGCTTTTGGTTTACCCTTGGGTTCCTGGAACTACCATGAGACTGGGAGAAAATGCTTTAGTTCAACTTCACATGATCGTGCAAGATTCAAATGGTACAAAGCAAGATGTTCTTTCATTGGTAGACAAAACTGCAAGTCCAATGGGCCACAGAGGTCTGAGAGAACGTCTTCTAAAACCATCTGCAGATCCCCAGCATATTAGAGCAAATCTCGATGCAGTAGAAGAGTGGACTAAGAAAGAATATGACCCCATTGTCAGACGTTTAAGAACAATGACAGATGTAGATCGTTTATACAGGAAAATACAACAAGGGCAATTACAAAGCACTGATTTAATTGCATTTGATACTACTTTTAAGGCAATGAAATGGATTCCTAACGGCCCTAATGAAATCCAGCTCATATACGAACAAGTCTTCCAAATATTTAATGCAGATAAAGTCTACGCAGCATCTGAAGATACTTCTCTTTTCCATTCTGGACTTTGTCAAGATTTAGACCATCTAGAACAACAAATTAAGGAACAATGGCAAAAGTTAAATACGTGGATTGAACAAGTTGCTAAATCAGCAAATGTGGCTGCAGACACATTTAAGATAGAATTTAGAGAAAGTTCACTTGTTGTAAAGGGACCCAGAGGTATTATTCAGACACTAAATGCATCTGGGAAACTTCCACAAGGATGTATAGCTAAACTAAATAAGACTGGTTCTCATCTAGAATCAAGTGAATTAGACCAGTTATATGTAATCTTAATGAGACTACGTGATACTTTAAAAAAGAAACAAGCAGTCCAGTTAGTAGAACATGGTTCAAAACTAGCTGACCAAATCTTTGAGCAGTGGATTTTAGTCGCAGATTGGATTACTAAATTAGATGTAAATATTTCTCTAGCTAGAGTTGCAAAAGAATATGGTTATTCAAAACCCATTATACAAGACGGTTCAGAGAGTTCTATAGAAATCCAGGGTCTCAGACATCCTTTATTGGAAGCTCAGGACAAGAAAATACCCTATGTTCAACATAATGTATCTCTTACACCCAAACAATCCTGGCTTCTTTACGGTCTGAATGCATCTGGCAAGTCTTCCTTGATGAGAGCTGTAGGACTTGCTACCTTGCTTGCTCAAGGGGGGTCATTTGTGCCCTGTTCTAATATGACCTTGGTACCCTTCCAAAGTTTACACACGAGAATTATAAACACAGACAATCTGTGGATGGGTCTAAGTTCTTTTGCAGTAGAAATGTCTGAGATGCGTGATATTTTTAGAGAGGCTGGTCCTAAGTCTCTTGTCTTAGGAGATGAATTATGTTCTGGAACTGAGACAACGTCTGCTACAGCTTTAGTGGCAGCGGGTCTGAAAGGTTTGATTAAACGTGGATCAAGATTTTTGTTCGCTACTCACCTACATGGCCTATCAAAAATCAAGGAAGTGTCAGACGATCCTAAATTAAAAATTTGGCATTTACATGTCGAATATGACCATATTCTAGATAAATTAGTGTATCATAGAAGTTTACGGGAAGGTTCTGGCTCGTCATTATATGGACTAGAGGTTGCAAAGGCTATGCGGATACCAAATGATATTTTGGAAGATGCAATTCGATTTAGAAAAAGTTTGGCAGGAGAAACGGAACTTTCTGAGTCGGTGGGATCCTCTTGGAATTCGAATCTAATTAGAATTAAATGTGAAAAATGTGGTTCCTCAGAATCAAAGGGTCTTGAGGTACATCATATCAAGGCTCGTCATCACGCGAGTAATATGGGTCATCTAAGCGATCTTTCAAATGTGCATTCTAAGGCTAATTTGGTAGTCTTATGCGATAAATGCCACGATGATGAACACGTAGAAGCTACAGTGGGGCCCCTTATTCAGACATCAGATGGAATGGAAAGATCTGTTTTAACCAGTTCAAGTTTAACAAAGGAAGAAAAGAAATCAAAGTGGTCTGAAGAACAAATGGATGAAATAAGAGCATCGTATACAAAGTTTCCGAAACTTTCTATGCCAGCTCTTGCAAAATACTTGTTAAATCAACATTCTATACAAATAAGTGTTCCTACGTTAAAGAAGCTTTTAGCTTGAACTAGGAGCAGGACATGTACACACACCAGGCTCACCCTTTACGCCATCGCGACCCATGGGTCCTACTGGTCCCTGGGGGCCAGGAACACCCTGCTGACCCATGGGCCCCTGGGGTCCAGGAGGCCCCTGAGGGCCAACCGCACCAGAAGCAGAAGTAGAACCAGTCTTCTGTAAAGTAGTAATGACAAACTCAAGATCGGCGATCTTCTTTTCAAGCTCACCCATCTTGGTCTCAACCTTCTTGATATTGTCACGAGCGTGATTACGCTGATTGTATGAGCCGCTGGAGAACAGAACGGAGGACATCTCTGACTTCCTGGAAGGGATGTATTCAAGTCATTTCTACGCATTAACGTACTTACAATAAAAATTGCTTGAATCCCGGGTAGTAGAAACAGTATGCCTATACCTATCCGTTGCATGAATTGTGGAAATGTCCTTGCTGACCTTTGGCGTTATTATGAGCGTCGGACAAAAGAACTCCGGGGAGGACAGCCTGCGTCTCTCCTCATTCTTGATGAAACTAAGCTGCCTTCTACGCCAGAGGGTAAAGTTCTCGATGAACTTGGCCTTCACCGCTATTGTTGCCGAAAGGAGCTGCTAACGTATCGCGAAACATATTAGAGAGAGACATGGAGTTGTTCATTCCATCATTAGTTGTTTTAGCCTTTGCCTCTATCTTTTTATTTATAGTTTTACCTAAGCTATCACCCTATGTGCTAGGTATAGTTGCGATTACAATGTTTGGTCTTGGTTTATGGCAACATTACACAATGTTTCCTTATGAATACAAGTCTTCCTTGGTAATTGAGATGCTAAAGCAATATTCTGGATTTATAATGCTGGCTGCAGTTATTTTTCTTGGAACGGTAGGTGCACTAGCCGTGCAGGGTGGAAATTCTTCTGAATCAGAAAATGGTAATAACAAGTCTGAAATTCCTATGCTTTCAAACCTCATGGGTTCCAAGAATGGAAATAACGCCAGTAAAAATCAAGGTAGTATCTTCAATCTAGGAGGAAATAGTAATAATGGAAAGCCATCTGAAGGAATTATGGCATCTATGACAAATGCTGTAAACGGGGCAATGAATTTAATGAAACCTGCCAATAATGCAAAGAAGAATAATGTGGCATCTGCAAGTTTTAAGACTGTATAAGTATAATTTAACAAGTACACGGTAGAATGGTCAAGGGCCAGAAAACAAGAAAGGTATCGAAGGGGCAAAAGAAATCTATTCTAACAATCCCTCAACTCCGTAAGGCATTTGACCACATGGACCATGTTGTATCTAAACTAGAAAAAACTGCAAAACATTCATTCTCTGATGCTGTTGTTCAATACAGAGAGGAATGGCGTAAGACATTCAAGCGTGATCTTCCTCCGGCAGATGCCGCAGCATACTTGAAGTTCCGCTATGGTCTAAAGTCAGGTTCTGCAAAAACGCGCAGAAACAAGACACGAGGTGGTTCACGTGAAGGTGTCTCAGGTGCACCTCTAGATTACCAAACAAGACCTGGTGTTCAAGGCGTCTATGGTAATTTCCCTACATATCAGACACAGGGTCTAGACCGTTATTACAGTCCTGCTATTACAGCAGATTGTGGAAAGCCTAACGCCTTCCCGACAGATGGATCTGCTGCCTCTCAAGCGGGCGGTGGTATTATAGATGGTCTATTCAGACCTCTAACACCCGAAAATCCACCATCCTCTGCCTATGCGGGTATGATGACTGACCCTGGTAAGGGAACTACTCCATATCCAACATCAGATCCTGTCACACTACCTCAGTATAGACAACAGCCCCCTTTGTATCTAGAACCAGAGAACTTAAGTGCACATACAAGAATTCACCCAACAGATGTATTCAAGACTGCAGCTGGTCCTATATTAAGATAATTCTAATCTAAATTACCAATGGTAATTGTAATTAGAAAAACACGCATTATCAGCGTCATGAAAATTGTGCCTAGCGAAATAGATGGCAGAACAAAGATCAATGGAAATTCCGAGAAGGCTCTTGGATCAATATTTCCAAACAACTTCTTATCCCTACACACGTCATCACTTGGATTCATACAATCAGTTTTTAGAATCAGATTTACCTGCAATTATTCAAAGTCAGAATCCTCTCATAATAGTAAAAGATTTAATTAAAGGCACGAATAACTACGAGTATACAGTGGAAATATACGTGGGTGGCCTAGATGGAAAGGGTCTCAGTGTAGGAACACCTACATTACAGCACATGGGTGGAGAAGAAGTTCGTCTTTTATTTCCAAATGAAGCTCGTCTAAGAAATCTTACCTATTCAGCTGGGGTGTATGCGGATCTTTTGATAAGAGTAAAGTTTGCAAAGGGTGCTGAAGGCGAACCATCCGTAAAAGAGACTACCTTAGCAAAGTTCCCTCTATTTGAAATACCAGTTATGTTGCATTCTAAACCTTGTCTCTTATATAATAAGCCCAATGAATTTCTACAATCTGTAGGTGAGTGTCCTTATGACCAGGGTGGATATTTTATTATAAATGGGACTGAGAAAGTCCTTATTACACACCAGGAACAAGCATTCAATACTTTGTATATTCAGAATCAGGAAGCGGACCCTCAGATTTCCAATTTCTCATCTATTTCGTGCTTATCTCCTGAGACTAGGCAAGTTCGCAGAGTTACATTTGCAATCGTAAGAAAATCTGAAGCGCTTCATGTGGGTTTACCTTTTGTTAGAAAGTCAATTCCCATTTGCGTTTTGTTTAGAGCTCTTGGCTTAGAGTCAGATCAAGAAATTGTTCAGGCTATCCTACCTTCCATGAATCCTGATGAGCTCAAATTAATGGAACCCTTTTTAATTGAATGTTTCAGAGATGCGTATCCAATCTTAGATACATTCTCAGCAATCCAGTATATCAAAACTCTTACCAAGGGATTCGGCGAGGCTCACGTCTTAGATATTATACATAATCAAATGTTCACTCACGTTCCAGATTCACCAGGGGCTCGTGCAGTTTACTTAGGCGACTGTGTAAGAAAGATTTACCGTGTCTATATGGGTCTAGACGGAAAGACAGACAGAGACGATACTAGGAATCAGCGATGCTTAACATCTGGTTTCTTAACTCAGATGTTGTTCCAGGGCGTCTATAAGACATGGATGAAGGCAGTCGGTAGAGCAATAGACGAAGAATATAACTATAACGTGCAAGTCTATAAAGGAGAAAATTTCATGAATATTTTTGCGGAGTCAAATGCAGTCTCCATATTCAGGAGTCCTAAGGCATCAGGAAAACAACAGCCTCATATGTTAACAAATGGTCTTATGCGTGGCTTCAAAGGTAAGTGGGGATCAGGTCTGGGTGATGAGAAATCAGGTGTCTTACAGGCATTGTCGCGATTGTCCTATATTGATTTCATGAGTCACTGTCGCAGAGTTGTCTTAGAATTTGATACAGGAATGAAGCTAACGGGTCCTCGCCACCTACATACCAGTCAATATGGATATTTCTGTACGAATGAGACACCTGGTGGTGCATCAATTGGTATTACCAAAAATCTGTCTGTTTTAACATCTATAAGCACAGGCACGCCAACAAAGGCTTTTCTAACTTGGCTTTTTAAAAGAGGATTTATAATGGGTGTAGGAGATGCAACTGGTAATTTGAGAGGAATGTGTGTTCCAGTGTTTTTGAATAATGGTCTAGTAGGATATACTTTATCAGCAAATGAGCTAACCCGTCTTGTAAAACTCTTGAAGTGGACTGCTTGCTTATCAGCATCTGTGGGTGTAGCATTTTTCATTAGCGACAGACGTATCTTAATTAATTTTGATGAAGGGCGTCCTGGTCGTCCTTTATTGCACATGGAGCCCTGGAAGGCTTCTACATATCCTAAGCAGAAGTTAGCTGAGAAAGACTCACAGTGGCGTGATATGGTAATGGGATTTCTACCTCAGACAAAGCACCATGGACTATCTTGGACTGGATTCCTAGATCCTTTAGCGGAACGTGAAGGTGTTTCAATGAAAGAGTATATTGAGTATTTGAGTCCATATTCTGGTCTAATCGAATACGTTGATCCATATGAACACAATGAGACCTTTATCGTTAATTTCATGGAACAGGCTACAGATGAAACGACACACGTAGAAGTCCATCCTTCTACTATTATGAGTGCAATTACTTCCTTGATCCCTTTCTCTCACCACAACCAGTCTGTTAGAAATCAATTAGGTGACTCACAGTCAAAGCAAGGTATCTCAGTGTATGCATCGAATGCACATATGCGCTATGATAACCAGGCTCATATTTTAACAAATGGATCTCCTCCTTTAGTTCGCACGTTATATTACGATTATTTAGGTCAAGGGCGTCTGCCATATGGTTCAAATGTAATCTTGGCAATGGGAATGTTCGCTGGTTATAATCAAGAAGATGGAATTGTTATCAACCACGATGCTCTGCAAAGAGGTCTTTTCAATTCTGTTCATTACCGTTCATATAATATATTTGAGGAAGATGATGAAAAGGCTAAGACGCGCACTCGTATTGCAAACCCTAAGAATGTGCCTGGTTGGACTGATCTGAAGCCAGGGATGGATTATTCTCAATTAGACGACCGTGGAATTGTAAGAGTGGGTGCATATGTTGATGAAAACACTATCATAGTTGGAAGAACCATGGAACTCCCTGGCGGCAAAATTGCAGATTCATCTGAGGCGGCACAAGTCTGGACACATGGTCGGGTTGAGTCTGTCGTCATCTTAGTAAATAACAAAGGATTGCGCATTGTGAAAATCAGATGCGTCGAGTATAGAGTGCCTGAATTGGGAGACAAATTCTCAAATAGACATGGGCAAAAGGGAACTATAGGAATGGTGGTGCGTTCTCATGATTTACCTCGCACGATTCAAGGGATAGTTCCAGATATGATTATGAATACCCATGCAATTCCTTCTCGTATGACGATTGGCCACGTAATTGAGATGGTAATGGGTAAGATTGGAGCCAACGTAGGTGCTATCGCAGATGGAACTGCTTTTACTGATGATGGTAAACTGACAAAGCAGATGAATGTAGCATTAGAGCAACTTGGATTTGAGAAATTTGGAAATGAAATCTTGTATGACGGCACCTCGGGTAAGCAACTTCTAACAGATATGTTCATTGGTCCCATTTTCTCAATGCGTCTAAAACACATGGTAGAAGACAAATGGAATGCTCGCGGAAAGGGGCGCAGAGAGCAGCGGACTCACCAACCTACAGGAGGCCGTGGAGCCCAAGGTGGTCTCAGAATTGGTGAGATGGAACGCGATGCAATTGTGGGTCATGGTATTAGTGCCTTTGTGAATGAGTCATATATGTTGCGCTCAGATGGCGTTAGTTTCCGTATTTGTAAGGGCTGTGGCACTATACCAATTGAAAATCCTAAGACTGGACTTTTTGTTTGCCCGCTATGCACCGGTCCCGTGAATTATATTGGATCTGGTCCTAATGACTTGGAATTGATACCCCCCATTCGAAAAACCATGGTAGCACCAGTCGTCATTGAAATGCCATATGCATTCAAGCTTCTATCTCAAGAACTAGAAACCTACATGAATATTGGTATGCGCATTATGACCGAAAAAGATATGTTAAAACTAAATGGTATCGATAAAAGTGATTTACCCCCTCCTACCGCAGAAGAGAAATCACGTATAGCTTCTGCTTTACCTAAGCTAGTTTTACCTGAGGCAATTGTTCCTGAATACAGAGAAATTATAGAAGGCCCAGTGGAGGCATCTCCTGAACTATTGATGAAGTTAGGGGCTACTCCTCCTCCAGCACCTCGTGTGTCAGATGAAGATGAATTGGTAGTAGATGGTTCTGGTGTTCAAAGTGCAATTAAGACAGCTGCAGATATTGCTGCACAAACACCAACTCCTGGTGTAGTTCCAGGGACGATGGTTCAGACATCTCAGGGTCAGATGTTTCAACCCAATCCTACCACTGTGACCGTGGTTCCTCCTGCGAGATCAATTCAGGTTGTAGGAGGTCCAGAAGAAGTAGTTGCAGACGAAGACTTAGAAACCATTCCAAGTGTCTTACCTAGATCTCAACCTCAACAAATGGCCCAGCCTGCACAAATAGCCCAGCCTGCACAAATGGCCCAACCAGGCATGATGGTTCCTCAGCAAGGTGGATTTTATCAGCAACCCTTTCAAGGTCAGTATTATGGATCAGTGGCCCCTATTAATCCCCAGATGGCAAATCCATATGGACAGGGATTTAACATGTCTCAATCACCATTAGTCTACGCATCATCTCAACCTCAACCTGCTCAGCTTTATACATCGGGTGTCCCTGGAGCACCTCCTACTATAGCAGTAAACACAGATGGACAACAGATGGGAGGGTTCATGTATGGTTCAGGGCCAAGGCCAATGCGTAACAATATAACTTTAAAGAGAAAATCGGTAAGCTTTGGTGGTTCTAACGATGAGGAATCACAATCAGGTAGTGCGCCTGGTGTAAAGGTCACTGTATTTAAGGGATCATAATTTTTACTTAAAAAATTGATGACTATGTGAATAGATAGTATCGGTATGGCACAATTTGTAGAGAAAGTTTTCCGATCACGTCAGACACTTCTTAGTGTCTTACACGATCGTGGTTATGATGTCACTGGTGCATCAAAGTTTGGTCCAGAAGAAATTAGAGAGGGCCTAGCAGCAGCTGCAAATGGAAAGGCCTTAGAATTCACAGTAAAGGCTCGAGAGGGAATGGTTGTCCCTACTCCAAATGTAAGAGTCTATATCTTTCTCCTGAGGCTCAAACAAAAGCTACCAGGGTTCCTTTCATCTTTAGAAACACCAATAGGTATTTCACCAGAAGCATCTGCAAGACATCCTGATAAGCTTGGGTCTCCGGTTGACCCTGCTCAGACATCAATTATGTGCTTGGTCAATGAGCCAGTTGTATCCGTATTTCATCAGGCATCTATTAATCAATGGAATACACGCAATCTTCGTTTATCATTCTTCTACATGGATAGCTTCCAGATGAACCCATTGAAGCACTTCTTAGTCCCCCCTCATGAAATCATTCCTAAGGAACAACATGAACCTCTAATGAAGTCGCTATATATTACTCAGAAAGGCCAGTTTCCTCTTATTAGATATCATGAAGACCCAATTACAAGAGTAATTGGTTCTATTCCCGGTGATATAATAAAGATTACAAGACCAAGTCCTTCCGCAGGAGAATACATTGTTTACAGGCTATGTACTCCCTAGTTATAGTAGTAGAAGGCCATGCCTGATTCTAATTTTTTAGATGCACAATTAGCGTATGAAAATCTCGGTTCTATTGATTTAGATAATGCTATAGAACGTCTCGACAAGGCGTTATCTAATTTTAATTCTTCATCTGGATACACTGGGGAAACTGGAAATGATTACCCAGGTAATGATATTAAATGTGAGGGAGGTGTATCATATGATGAACTTAAGCGAAGATGCGATGCTGACCCAGCGTGCCTTGGTTTTAATACAGCTCAATCATGGGGCCCTGGTGGATGTACAAAATTTGCAAATAAAGGACCTAACTATAATAGCGCATTCAATTACTACAAAAAGACTGAAAATAATGGTGGTTATAATGTCGAGAAACAACACGACTATGGTGGTAATGACTTAGGTTGTTATTGGAATATGTCGCATGCTGAACTTAAGCAAAGATGTGATAACGATCCTAACTGTGGAGGCTACAATGTGGTGCCAGGCATGGGACCAGGGGGGTGTATTAAGAATAAGAATATTAAGAATGGGCATTATAACTACAATACTGGCATAGATGTTTACATTAAAAATATACATAATGAAAGCATTGTACAGACTGCATTTGCGCCTATTGCCGATTATTATTCAAAACTCATGGATATAACTGAATCTCTAAGAAAATATATAAATAAATCTGCAAAGAATATTGGCGATTCAAATACAAGGCTTACAAGTGAAGAGAGATATTCTAACCGCGTTCATCCTGAGGATGCTATTATGGCAAGAGAACCCCTCGGTGGATTTTTCCCTGAGTTAAGGCAATCCTCATTACCCTATTTGATTTCTATTAGCGTTTTCATGGCTAGCTTGTCAATATTTCTAATTTTCCAAATGAATGGTTTTAGTGGTCAAATCAATGTACCACCTAGTATATTAGCATGGTTTGTATCTCCGGCAGCTGATACAACACCTTTTTATAAGAATCCAATGATTTTGGGTGGGGTTGCTATAATTACAATAGCCACCTTTGTAATTTTGTATATTCAGGCCAAGAATACAAATAGTAGTAGACAATAGAATGTCTGATTTTTGTTCGGAAAATAAAGATACTATAACTAATGCAAATTACAATGATAGTTTTCCTGGTTCATCTTGCCTACCAAATAGTGGAAAAGGGTTTTCTTCTTCTTCTATAAATGCTAAGGGAGAAATCGACGCCGAAGCATTAAAAACGCACATACAATCACTTTTAGAAAAACAGAAGGCTACTGCTCCTAGGACTATAAGACAATCTGAGGAAATGAACCCGGCTGAGGACTTTGCTAAGACATCTGCAGTTGTAAGAGCAAATATTAATACTGAATACTGTTTTTACTATAAACGCTACATTTATATCCTAAATGAAATTCTAATGCAGGCTGCAACACAAAATGCAAAGCAATTAGGCGATACTTATATTACTAAGAAAAATAATACAGAGGGACTAAACTCTAAGTTAAATCAAATTCTTCAGATTATCCAAGGCTTAGTCAATTCTAGATTGACATCATTAAGAGATTACTATGGTGAAAAAACTGGCGTAAATCAAGTAAATGAGTATTTGAATACTACGAGAAATGACTTGATTATGCATTCTAAACTACTGAAAAATAAGGTAATGGAAAAGGATCTTAAACATGCAATGGTAGAGTATACCATTGAAAAGAATTCATCTTCCCGGAACTTGTTAGCTATTTATGGATTTATGAATATTGTTGCTGCAGGTCTTATATTTTACTTATATCGTAGCTCTAAAAGTTAATAAATTTAACACCACACGTTAGATGAAGGAGCCATTTGTAAATTTAGACACACTTATTCAACAAACTGGACTCTTGAGTGATATGGAACTCCAAGCATATCTTGCTAGCTTATCAGAATCTGAGAGAACTGATTTCGTAGGTTCAAATGTAAATAGTGCGATAAAATCCGTAAAAGAGCAGAAATCTTCAAAATTCATTGACTTATTTGACCAAATGATTGGAGCAGATAACAATGTCACATCAGCTGCCTATTATCTTGCTAGAACAAGAGATCTAGCAGATCTTGCAAATGATGTTGATGATATGATGGTAAAGCAATTGAATGTTGAAGATGTTAATGCTGGTCTTGCTTCAAGACAAAATGAGATTAATGATTGGTCAAATTTCAATAAACTTGATACTCTATACATAATGCAAGTTCTATTTGTCAGTTTATCTATAGTAGGAATCATGTCATTCCTACTAGCATCTAATTTAATTAACCAGTCATTATTTTCATTTGTTTCATTTTCTATTGCACTAGTTGCGATAATGATGCTAATCATAAGATGGCGTTATACAAATGTCAGACGTGATGGAAGATACTGGCACAAGGCTAAATTTCGCAGACAACCTAATACGTATATTGCCAGTGCTTCTTGTCCCTCGACTGAAGCTGTACCTGGTGGTATGTAATCATAATTCCGGCTTTAACGAACTATGAAGAAATTGCTTGTAATTTAAGAACTTCATAGTACGATAGAAATGACGGTGTTATCTGAAAATTTATCACCTGTTATTGAAGGATTCCAAAATGATACGATGTCAACTGTGTTTCGTCAAATGTTAAAAGTTACTCCAGTTAATGAAAGAAAAAATAAGCGTGGTTCTAAGACACTAGTTGCAACCGGTGCAGATGGGAAGTGTCCTCAAGTTCCAGCACCTATTACTGCAGAATCTATGTTAAATTCTGGTTCAGGTTCAGCCGAGAAAATAGCTTTCTTAAAAAACATTTTATCTGAACAAAGGAAAACAGTTGATTCATTGATGGATTCTGCTAAAAAAATGGGACCGGTTGCTCAAAAAATAGCAGCACAGACATCTGCGTATGATGCAGCTTTTGAAACTGAGCAGGTTGCTCCTATGCCAAAAATAAGTGGAACATTACAAGGGTTCACTCTATTTTTCTTTATCTTATCTTATTTTTCATTGGCAATTGTTTTTAGTATAATGATAAATCAATCAACAGGTAATGTAAAGACTGCATTAAAAGTATTTGGTATATTCGTTGTTATATTCTGTGTTGCAGTTGGACTAATTACAAGGTATGGTTAATCTTACTCCGTTTCTGCAACTGTATCCATCTCTAGGCCAGTATCGCGCCTCTCATCATCATATGCCACAACGTCCTCTTCTGTGTTGAACACAAAGAGGCCATTGTAGAATTTTCCTTGCTTGGGCTGACCCTGGTAGAACTCCTCATTGAAGCGCTTCATGAATTCTACCTGAGCTAGCTTCTTGTTTCCACCACCTACGGCCTCATGCCAATAACGATAGGCACGCCACACATCGCTTACACTGGACTGCTCATCGCTGTCCTTGTCAATGCGACAGCGCTCCTGGCAGAACTTATTCAAGGAGTCAAAGGTATCACGATACTTTCTGGACTCGCTTGTCACAATCTCAGGTGCAGGCTCTAGAGTGCCATTGTCATTCACGGCATACTGCGTTAAGTAAATGTGGACTAGCTTGCTGAAGAAGGGAATGCGCCACTTCTTGAGCTTGGAGTTCAGGTTCATGTCCTTAGGAAAGACATTGGGCTGACCGAGCTCCTTATCACCAGGGTTCACGAACTTGCTCTCGAAAGGGATTAGACGGATACGACGCCAAGTGCCACGGTCCATGGAGTTGATGGTGGGCAGCGTGTTGCACATCATAAATAGCTTACCAGAAATCTTGAAACGCTCCTGGTCCTGAAAGAGACCACGGGCCTCTACAGCATCCTCACCGCTGAACTGCTTCATCCTACTAGTATTCAAAGGCTCACGGTCATCAGGCTCCTGCATGTAGATGAAACGCTTGTTCTTGATACTCATGATATCTGGATTGGCTGCACCAGACTCAGGACGCTTTCTGGTCAAAGCCGTTGACTGAAGAGATGACTGGTAATCACCGAAGGTCATAATCATAAGCTCTACGAGCTTTGACTTTCCATTGCCACCCACACCCTGGAAGGTGTAGTAGCACTGCTCTCTGTTCATTCCCTCGAGACAAGATGCGAGTAGCTTTAGTACCCATGAGCGCAGCTCTGGTCTAGGAAAGAGCTTTGCAAAGAAATCATCAATTTCCATTTGAATGGGGTCTGTGGGGTCATACTCGATATAAGGGATTGGCTCATATTCTGGCATGTCATTGCCAGCCTGGAAGGTCAGATAGTCCTCAGGAACACCCGCCTGGAAGAAGTTATATGGGTCACCCTTGTCCTTGTCCATTCCCATCATCTCACCAGGTCGGTCAGGATTGGGCTTGATGGCGTCTAGGTGAAGAACACCATTTGCACACCCAAGGCGATATCGATTTGAGTTAAGATTTTGCTCAAAACCCTCTTCATAGAATAGTCCAACACATTCCTTCATTACGCTATCCTTGAAACCACTGTTATAAAGTTTTGATTCCAGATCTGTTAGTTCTGCAAACTTTTTATCCCTTACCTCAGAACGGCTCATCTCTTGTTTTTGTCTTATAAGATTAATATACTCTTCAGTTTTCTTAATCTCATTGTCGACATCTCGAATTTCGTCAATCTTATTTTGATCTCTCATTGTTCTCCGTTGGGCAATGAGTTCGGTTAGACGCTCAGATAATGTCTTAATGTTTGCATCATTGTTTACAATGGTCTCAAGTTTAAGATACTCAGGGCTCTTCATAAAGCTTTGTCTTGCGCTTCCAATTAAATCAGCAATTTCCATTGCACCACCTCTAGCACTGATTTTATTCTTAAGCTCGATACCTTGATTAATCTTCCTCCAACGATGGTTTCTTGTATTATACTCATACCAGTCCGTAAATCTAGAACTTACCGCTGCTGCATAGTTGTCCTGGTAGACACGCTTCATTAGACGCGCAACGTGATTGTGTGTAGGAGAAGTAAAGTGTAAGATATAGTTGTTTATATCACGCTCTATAATCTCCCTAAAAGCACTTGGATTATCATTCTGTGCCCAGTGTCTCAAGCTGCGAATAGTCAGACGCCGACCATTTCCCTCAGCTTTCATAGACAGATCCCACTTGCGCTTTAACTTTGGAATGTCATTTGGGTCAAACTTAGATGATTTAGCACTAAACTCCATCCATAAGTTAAACATGTCTGTAGATTGAGAAATCGAGTGAAGACATAGTCCAACTGCTAGCCATGATACGTAATCATCTGCTCTTTTTACGGAAAGACATTCTTTGACAAATTGTTTTACAATGTCAACTTCCTCGAAATTAGGATCGGTTGCTGTTTCTTCATATGCTTCCTTAACAAGCGGATGATCCTGAATAATAGCAATCTGTTCTACAGTCAGATTAGTAGGAACAGTCGTTGTAACGGGTCCTCCTGAACCTTGACTAAGCTTTTTGTAAAGATCCTTTACCTCGAGCTTTACCTCGTTGTCATCCTCAGCGAGCTTGTAGCGAACACTGAGAAGCTCAAGAAGTTCGCGGTTATCGTAGTTGAATGAGTCTAATACTGACCAGGTATTTGAACTAGGGCTATAATCAAGAACATAGCTCAAGGTGTATGCTGGTATATCTGGCTTAGACTCGCCATACAAGAACCAGCCTTGTTTCCTTGTGCAAGATGCATCATAGATATCAGATACATCGTTTGTAAATGACGTTCCTTGAAAGGTCTGATTGATGGCGTCCTGGTCAAGCATCCAGTTTCTTATAACACCTTGTTTCTCGAAAGATAAGATGATGTCAGGGCACACAATGTGCACGCCATCCTTAATCTCACCAGACTTCTTGTCCACGTATGCCTGAGGTCTTAGGGATACGAAATATCTGAGATCCTCATATGCCGATAGGTCAAAGAATGTTCCAAGTCCCTCTGTTAGCTTCTCAGTAAACGCCTTGATGTGGCTCTGCTCAAAGGGGTGTGCTAGAGACCGATCCTTTCTAAAACGGAAATCTAGGTCAATTGTCAGAGGCTTGGGACCATTCGGTTGAGGTTGCTCTACCAGATTCATTGGTCGACCTCTCTCTTCAAAGAGATGTTTGTTCATAAGATCAAGGAATTGCTCATAGTTCTCATCTGGAATAAGATATTTCCCCGCTGCCTCTCCCATGCCGGTGATGGAGGCGGGTCGTCTATCAGCATTTGGTAGGCGGTGGTTTTCCAAGAACTGTTTCAGAGTAGTTGGATTGGCCATGTGTACCCCGTTCATATGTTTCCCCCCAAGCAATTTTTGGGCCGGTATTTTTACGCGGCGACATTTCGATTACCTTCAGATAATCCATGAAGAATGGTGCAAACTGCTCATTTAATTACACAGTTGAGTTTTAGGGAAATTGTTTACTTTTGTCGCCGCGCCACTAAAATTGAACTATTATGAAATACATGAGTAGAATACAATGAAGTTTTGCCCAACCTGTAAATATTACCTTTATCTAAGGCCAGCTGCATCTGATACAGATCCAACATCTTCAGACCTTGCTCGCCAGTGTGTAAATTGTGGATACATGGAAAGAGAGACAACGGGTGGATTGATATCTGAGACAATGGTTCAGCAGAAATCATCAGAGGCTTTTAAAATTATGATTAACGAGTTCACAAAGCAAGACAATACGTTGCCTCACATTAAGACCATCCCTTGTCCAAAAGAAACATGCCCTACTAACGAGGGGTCTACAGACCGCGATGTTATTTATATGACATATGATGCAGCTGGTAAAAAAAATCTATATATTTGTAATGTTTGTGGAGAGCAATGGAAGTCTCGGAACTAGTTCCGAGATCAGAGCCTCTACGAGGCAAGTCAAGGAACTAAATTAATCAACTGGTTCAAATCTTATATCAAGCTCTGCATCCATATTCCCCCCGAGCATTACTGGAAAACATAACCATTCTATTCCCGGAATTACAGGGTCTCCAAAGGTTCCAGCATGAAACAAGCGAAATGGCTTTGACATCTTTTTTTCCATAAGAATGGCAAAAAAGACATTTGTTTCTTTTCCTGCAAACCATCCTCTCATAGCAAATTCCTTTAGCATATCTTTATAAGCTTCTCCAAATTCGGTCCATGCATCCATATCTCCGACAATACATCCAGATCCAATTGCGATATTTGGAATTGGGTAATCAGTTGGTTTCGATTCATCCCAATCATCTAAGAGTTTCTGTGGAATTTTGTCTACTTCTAAGAATGTCATTCTAGAAGGAATGCAAAGTCGTTCTATGTCAGATGGAAATGACACATAAAACTCATTTAATCTTGAATACCGTTGAATTCCTATATCACACCAGCAGAACCATTTACTCTGAAATCTGTTTTGACTTATAACAATGCGAACCATTTCTTGCTTGAGTGCCCACATTGCATATAGTTCAGCACTACCATTTTCTTTATCTAATAATTCTTGCTTTTTCCAGAATCTTAGCATGGAAGGACATGTCATTGCAAACGTATCAAATGGTTTTACTATTAAATGTGTTTTATCTAATAAATCACGCCTCCATTGCAAAATTTCAAAAGAGTATTCTTCTGTTGTAAATAATACCATGGATGATGGGATTTTGCAAAAATTCTGTATCCATGCTCTATAATTCCCAATTGAATGGGGTGAACTTTTTAATGGATAAAATGCGCTTATTATCGTTGTTGTATCAGGCTTCATCTAATATATCTTTTTATATATTCTTAAACCGCACACAATTGTAAACCTTCCCGGATTAAAGATTAAAATATTCATAATGGTTATAGAGCAATGCCGACTTCTCAGGGTACACTCACCCCTTTTGTTACGATTAGTCGTTCTGCCCAGGTGTACAACACCGTGGCTTATCCCGTTGGTGGAAATGTATCAACAACTACGAGTGCTAACTTCAAGGCCGCATTCCAAGTAAACACCAATGTCATCTATGTCACTTATGTGACAAATGGTGTTATTGTCCCTGGAATGTCCATTACAGGCATTGGAATTCCTGCTGGTGCTGTAATTCTTGGGCCCTTGAACCAAAATGGCACAGGAACCGGTGGGCTCGGTAGCTACACCATCAGCATGCTAACAACAGGGGCAAGTGTTAACTTTGCCGTGCCCACTGGAACATTAGTTGCCCCCTTCACTGGCTCATATGGTCTTCTTGCAACTGCCGGCAACACATTAAATGGTCAGGCTACACAGCAGTCTACTCCCCAGGGACCTGGTGGTGTCGTGGGCCCTGTTCCTGGCTTTAACTGCGTAAATATCCAGGATCTCCGTGATTACTACAACCTCCCTTACCCCCCTTCCACTCCTCTAGCCAGTCCTCCCGTTATTGCCATCGTTTCTTTTGGCGGTGGTGTCTACGGGCAGCCTGTAACCACAGGTAAGTATGCAGGTTTCTGGAAGTGCACAGATATCTCTGGCAACAACGGTGCACCCATTCAGGTCTTAGTCTCACCCATTAACGGTGCTATTAATGCCCCCAACTCTGACGACGGTGGTGCCACCCTAGAGAATACCATTGATATTGCAACTGTTAATGCTTTCTATGGCATGATTGACCCTCGTCGTGATGCCCCTATCTACACACCTCCCATTATTATCTTGTATATCGCTCCCAGCAGCGACATTTCTGAGATGTATCGCACATTCTACACTGTCCTCAAGAACCCTGTTGTCTGCAATGGCCAGTCCTACCTACCTTCTATTGTTACTTGCTCATGGGGTGCTCCTGAGATCGCCTGGACCCAGAAGATGGCGTTCCCTCCTAATCAAAATATTCCTGTTGACAACTCCCCTAATCCAGTTGGAATTGCTGAATTGAACGAGATTAATGATCTTTTTGCTGAGGCTACTAAGAATGGTATTAATATATGCTGTGCAGCTGGTGATATCCCCTTGAATACGGTAAATGCATCTGTCAATACATTCAGCTATGCCCAGCAACTTCTACTACAGGGCCTCAATGGACCTGGAACTTCTGGTCAGATTGCAGTCTCCCAGCCCACTGTCTTCCCTTTGACAGATCCTTCTCGTGCATCACTCCCTGCCCCTCAGGTAATGTTCCCTGCGTCATCTCCTTATGTCACTTGTGTTGGTGGTTCAGCTCTTTATTTCCCTTCCATCAACTCTGGTTCTTATGCTAACCCTGCTGAGTTTGCCTGGATACGTGGAAATGGCGGTATTTCATCTGCCTTCTCTATCCCTTCATACCAACAACAGCTACCTGGTTCCGCTGCGACATCTGCAGCTCAGTTTCTAGCTTCTTCCTTGAATACCTCTAACCTATCACAGGTTGCTCTAGGAACCCCTGTACCTCTTTACAACACTATCTCTGGTGGCTACACTGCTCCTAACACGGCGGTGGTACTTGCTACCCAGACAAAGGAGGATGCTTACACGGCTACACTAAGTGCATTCAATGCCGCTAACGCAGCTCTCCAGGCTGCTCAATTAAGTGATAGCAATGATGCTCTCATGAATTCCCTCGTAGAGACTGTAAAGGATGCCTCTACTGCTCTCGCGACTGCAACCGAGGCTAAGAGACTTGCAAATGTCGCCAAGGATGCTGCTGAAGATCTAGTTGTAAAGACACAGACTGTATCTAGTCTTCTAGTAAATGCTGGAACTGTCTTCGGTGCCGCACAGGCTTCTACACTCGCTGCCACTAATACCCAGAGTGCAGTTCTAGCTGCCCAACTATCAGTTCAAACTAGGGCCTATAACCAGTTGGTTACACCTACCACGCAGAACGCAATGCTTCTCCAGAATGCTAACCAGGCTCTCCAGGCAGCACAGTCTGCTGCGAATGCTTCTGCTCTAGCGGCGGTAACACTACCCAAGGCCGTCCTTGACACAACTGAGCTTGCAAATAAGGCTGTTGCCCAGGCAGCTTCTGCAGTTATTGCCCCTTCTCTATCCACACACCCCTATTTGGAGTCAGTCCCAATCACATCTTCTTTGGTCCCTGCGTCAAACAAGGCCTATAATACGGCCGTTGTTGCTGCGGGTGATCTACCTTATGACCCCAGTGCAACAGTTGCTCCTTCTTATTTGCTAACCGCAGTTGGCCTAGGATATACTACTGACTACGCTGATGCAAGTGGTAACAACTACAATAGTGCAACTGGTGTAACTGGAAACAACAATATTCGCCAACACCTCCAGGATTCAGTTACTGCTTCTGACTTACTAGTTTTTCAGCTAGTAAATAGTGCGAGCTTCCACCCCACTGGCGCCACCGCTAGCGCTCTTCCTACCAATGGGTCTATTGGTGAGGTTGCTAGTTTGACTGATAGGACTATTGCAGAAGCATATGGTCAACTTGCCATGACTGGGGTTGCTAATTCTCAGGCAATTCCTGCTTTACAGTCTGCAGCTGACAGTGCAGTAACCGCATGGGGTGCTCGTGCTAGTAGCGCATTTAATTCAACAAATACATCATCTAATCCTAACTCGGCTAATGGTTTTGCGGAGGCATTACCTGATATTGCTACCCCCTATACTGCAGCCCAATTTACTGCTCGGGCTAAAGTAATTGCTAAGAGCGGTGCTGCTTTAATTAGTTCCTATCAATCTGGTGCTGGAAATGCTAATACGGATGGATTTAAGTTACCCTGTGGCCTTGCCTCTGCCGCGGCTTCTGCTCTTGCAGCAGTGTGGCCTGTTACAAATGATGAGAGGGCTGCTGATAAGGCGGCTGGATTTCCTTACCCTGGATTAGCGGCGAATGGCCAAGCTGGACAAGATGTAATGGGTGGTGTTGATGCGTCTGGAACCTACACTGGTATCACCGCTGGTCTAATTAACTTGCGTAATATTTATGCAAACACTACTCTTGCATCTCGCCGTGCCACCACCGCCACGAATGCCGCTCACGAGGCCAAGGATGCATTCCTAGCATGGCATGCAGCGAATGATGAAGTAAATGAACTACAAAGCCAGGCTACAACTCTCTACAATCTAGTTCCCCCTCCCAGCAATGAACAGGTCCGTGTCATGGACAAGAAGCTTCTAGATGCTAAGACTGCTCTTTCTGAGGCTACATATGCTCTAGGTGTTGCTGATAACTATGCAGTTACAACTGCTCGTCTAGCTCACCAATCTGCTGTATCTATGTCTGTGCTTGTTGGTAACCGCATCGATGTTTCTGGAACTGGTGCAGATGCAACATTCGATGAACTTGGTAACTTGAAGGCTGTTGCCAATACAAACAGTGGAGTAAATGGTGCACCTACCAATGTTGCGGCTCAAGGTGGCAACAATGCCAATTGCCCTGCTATTAAGGAGATTGTTAACAATGGAACCGTTTCTGCCAAGGAGGCTCTAGTGGCTGCCCAGGCAATGGCTCTAGCTGCTGCTAACGACAACTACCTAACTACATCTATTACCACATGGAATACCCACGGTGTCACGGGCGTTGACACATCTGGAAACCAAACTGCCAGTCTAACTGGAACCCGCCTCCTTGTTCAGGATGCCCAATTTGCTGCCGCTGGTGCAGCTGGGCAGGTTGCCAACGTTGCCTTTGCTGATGCAACAGAGGCACTTGCTCGCTTCACTGACTGGAATAACGTTGCATTGATTGCCCAACAGGCTAATACCGCAACCAATAAGGTTTACATTGCACTTGCAGATGCATCTGGCAACGGCGCTGCACAACCCGAGCTAAACGATGCGGTCGATGCAATCAGTGCAACAGTTACCCTTATTATTGCAGCATCTACTCCATACAATCAACAGTCTACCCCTTCTGCAACAATCGCTACCAACAACGTTGTTGCCTTAGCTTCTAAACTAGAGAATGCATTGAATGTCTGCACTGCGGCTCAAGCTGCTATTCAGCTTGCTGCGTCAACATACAACCAATCCGAATCATCCAATATCTCAGGCTCAGGTCCTAATGGCGGTTCAATCTTTACTGTTAACATGGCTTATGCCAAGGTTACTGCTGATGCTGCCCAGGCTGCTTGCACAGCCGCTGCTATCCTTGCACGTGAGCAGGCAGTTCTAGCTGCTCGCCGCGCCAACTACTCTGCTATTGCTCTAAGAAACCTTGTTGGTGAGGGTATCATTGGTGGTGCGATTGCTGGTTTCTTAAATGCATCTGGAAATCTAGTAGCACAGACTGGATATGGACAGACTGCACCCAGTCCTGCTACCAATCAAAGTCCCGCTGCAAATACATACCCCCTACCTTACACTGCTTCTCCTGCTCCATCAACTACAAATGCTCTAGGCGTAAACGGCTATATCCCACCTGCCGTTCAAGCCAAGACTGTTCTCTATCAGGGTGCTGGTGGCTTAGATTACGAGGATACAGCTAATAGCCTTGGTGCTTTACAGGAGGTTTCTAACCGTCAGCCTACTATTCAAACTAATTTAACATATACCGCCCCAGCATATACCAACGTATATAGTGCAGTTGCTGCCCTAACTGTAAAAACCCAGGCAGTTATTGCGGCTCTACAGGCTGACTCAAGTGGTAATACCACATCCCTAGCTTCACCCAACCAATATTTGACATACCCCAATGTAAATTCTTCCAATGCTCTCAATACTGCAATTGCTGGTTCTGGAGGTTCAGCCCGCACTAGCATGAACGAAGCCTTGCTTGCAGCATACGAGGCCCAGCAGTGGGTAGTTGCATCTGCCAATGCTTCCTTTGTAACCTTTGGCTACAGTGCTGCTAACGTTAACCTAGTTTCATTCACACCCACTCTACTAGGTGTAGTTAACAAGCTTGCCAATGATGCCGATGACTGCTTACAAACAGTTCTCAACGCACAGGGTGCAATCTTATATGCTCTCTCTAAACGTCCTAACCCAGTTGCTCTCCATGACTTGGATGCATCTAACTTTGCGGCGGTATTCAATTCCAATCAGGCTGCGGCCGATACCTACCTAGCTTTGAGAAAGGCTTGCATTAAGAATGAGCAACACACTCTAATTGCATTCCACCAGGCCGATTTGGCAAATGCCTTCTCCCCTCTTTCAGCCACTGCTGCCACTGCTGCTGGACAGGCCGCTGCCCTTGGTGCAATGTCATGGTCTTCTCCCGCTGTAAACCCCAACTTTCTATCAAACGCTGCCTTGGCGAATGCCAACTTCCCTGCACAAGGATGGGGTTCTGCTTCTCCCCCTGGAGTTGTATCTAACCTCGCGGGCCAGAATGCAGTTTCCACAAACCCCAACTACGGACCATACAATGGAACTGCCTTGGGTGCCGCCCCCTTCCCTGCTCAGAACTCCTCTACCTCTTCCCGCATCCAGGCACCTGCTTCCAGTGTTCTCGCAGAATCCGCCCAGCTTCTCCAGGGTGTGTTCTCTGACGCTGCGCTTGCGGCGGCTAAGGCGGCGGCTGATGCCTCCCAAACTTCTTCTGACTTCAACGCTTTGATGGTTGATGTATCCACTGTGACCCCTTCTCTAGTTGATACTGCAACAAGAGCTGCTCAGGATACACTCCTCGCCGCACAGTCTGCAAACTTCGCAACATCTCTCAATAACCAGGGGCTCATACAGAGTGATTTGACCAACTTTGCTGCTATTCTTCTCCAGAAGCAGGTAGCAACAGTCTTGGCGGCGGCCCAGTCTGCTCGTGCCAATCTTGAGGCCATCGCCCCTGAAGATGCTCGCTATATCTCTAGGCAGAATACATTGAACTTGTGGAATAAGGCTGTAGACATAGCAAGTGAAGCCCTTCAGGCATCTGCGAATGGACCCAGCAACTTTCAGTATATCACTGTAAAGCAGCCTAATGGAACTGAAAAGGTATACTTGGACCCTAGATCAATTATAAATGCATCTCTAGGAAACCTAACTGTAATGGGTACTGCAACATCAACATATAACTCAAATGGAAATACCGCCAAATATGCCCTACCTGCAGATGACAGAGTAATATATGGAGATTCTATAGATGCAGATCCTGAATCTGATTTACAGCCTTCTCTACTATCATTATTAAATGTTGCGATCCGTGACGCTTATAACGCAACCACAGGTGCACCTCAGGCTCCTTTTAATCCTACTGCCTACAACCCTGTAACTGGTCAGGCCATCGGTACTACTTATGGATATATCAGCTTCGAGTGGCCTTATGGTTCAGGCACTCGAGTGACCAATATGCCTGAGAACACAAATGATACAAACCAGGCTTACAATAACGCGGTTGCTGCACTAAATGCTAGTTATACACTTGGAAACTCTAAACTTTCTTCTGTAATCACTGCTGCGGTTGCTATCAAGGCTGCATATGACGCAGCTGTTGCCGTGCAAAACCAGACAGCCGCAGTATCTCAACCTACACTTGACGCAAGTGGTAATTCTTTTACTGGAACTAGCGCTCAAGCTAAGGGTTGGGCACAGGCTACAAGTAATTTCGGAGCTGGTAATACTTCTGTTGCAGTGGCATTCTGGAATTGTGCACTTGAATTTGTCAACAGTCTATTAAATACCCCTGTAAATATTACCAAGGCTAACTTATCAAAACTCATGTCAATTGTTGGAGTTAACTTTAATGTCATTGAACCCGCAGATCAGACTGCTCTATCTATTTCTCTTGCGAATGCGGCTAATTTAATGCAACAGAATATCATAAATTACTTTCAAACTGGCAATCGCGCGGGTGTTTCACCTTATGTTAACTTGTTTGATGTGGACCCAGCGGGCCTTGGTGAATGGCCAGGATATGTTAATGCATCTGGAACTCAAATTAAAGTTGGAAATGGAGATGCTGTCATTCAGGTAGGACAGGCAAATGGTGCATACTTGAATAGTTCAGGCAACTCTGTCATGTGGTCCAGTCCTATAAGTGGGGGTAATTCAGACACCTCTGGTGGATGGTCTGCCTACTACTACACGGTTGCAATCATGGGTTCAGGCAACCTTGCATTTACAACGGCATATAAGGCCTGGAATGCAGTTTTGGCCGCGTATAATGCAGTTGTTGCAGATTCTTCTACCACTATCCTAGACACAAATGCAGGCAGAGCAAATGATGCTAAGATGAAGGCTGTCTACTCTGTGAAGCTTGCACTCCAGTCTGCCGCTCGCGCGGGTGCGGCTGGTGAAGTATCAGCTCGTGCTTCTGCCGCCCTTGCCAGTGCTACCGACTCTTATGAGGACCTTGCCGCTGAGGCAGCTGCCGAGGCAGCCTATGCTTCTACTGGCAACCTCAATATGTATCGCTGTGTTCCTGATATTGCTATGCACGCCGATGCAGATGATTTACCTGTCATATTCCGCCTCAATGGTGGCAATGTCTATGTTGGCGGCACAGCGGTTGCTGCTTCTATGTTTGCTGGTTTCTTAGGTGTTGTGCAATCCCACTCTCCTATTAACTATTTCGTCAACCCTGTTCTCTACGACAATTACACATTCCCCAGCCCTCTATTCAATGACATTTCTGGTTCCCAGGAAGTCTGGTATCCTGGTGCCCTCGGTGGTTCCGTAATTCCTCCTCGTATTAGAAACGTTCTACCTGGTCTTCAGAACCCTACTTCTGGCCTCGGCTCTGGTCTCTATAACTGTCATACTGGTCTAGGCTCTATCAAGGGCATGAACCTAGCTGCCCTCATGGCGGTTCCTCACTTGGTCACAGCGGTTAACCCTGACAACAGCGACAGTGCCTCAGTTACTGTCTACCCTGGAACAAGTGCCACCATCACTGCTTACGTTGAGCCTGTTACTGCCTACAACCCCCACTTGACCTGGTCTATCTCTAGCCCTAACGCATTTGTCTCTCAGACAAATGGCCCCAACTTGTCTAACAACGGTTCAAATGATACTCAACCCTATACAGGATATGACCCTCTACAGCGTAATACCGCTGGCTTACAGATTGCCCCACCAACCCCAAGTGTTGGAAACTACGACCTTGGATCAATTGGCAATATAGCTCTTGGCAAAAATCCCTACAACAAGTCAGTGGCTTACCCCGATGGAGCTCCTTGCTTGGTCTTCAATGCAACGGTTACGGGTGTTGCAGCGGTTCCTGCTTCTTCTCCTCTACCAGTCATCACTGTCTCAAGTACTGACGGCTCTAGTGTCTATGGTCAATTTAACGTAGTTGTTCTACCTGCAATCCAGGTAACGGGTGTATCCATCTCTGCTCTAAACGAGTATGAGAACCCCGCGAATACCACTCTCTTCTTGGGCACTACACAGCAGCTAGTTGCTAATGTGACACCTTTGACTGCCACTAACAAGCGTGTCTACTGGTGGTCTTCCAACACCGCAGTGGTCAACGTTGATGCAAGTGGGCTCTTAACATCCCTTGCCCCTGGCCAGGTCACAATCAAGGCCACATCAGTCAACAACAACATCTCTGCCTCCATCAGCGTCTATGTGCCTACACCTATTACGGGTCTCAGCGTCTTACCTACTACCATCACCCTCAACCCCAATATGGGTGCAACGCCACTCAAGAATTTGGGTGTAATCCGTGCGATCGTGCAACCCGCCGAGGCCGATTACAAGCACTTGAGCTGGGAGGTAGTCTCTAGTCAGCAAGCACACCCTTCTCCTGCTGGTATCACGGATGTTGTCAGCTTGCCCATGAACGGAACTGTCCTAGCTCGCGACAGCAGCGGCGATATCACTGATAACACGGAGGCCACGGTAACTGCTCTCTCCAACGGAACTGCAGTCCTCAAGGTCTCCACCTACGGAGAACCCTACGGTGTATACGGAACATACACTTCCATGGTTACTGTTAACGTTGTGACCCCAGTGACAGATGTTGTTATGGGACAGGCTGACATGGTAATTAACTTGAACCCTCACACGGCTCAATACGACAGCCCACGCAGCTTACCTGAGTCATACAAGGTGACTGCAACACTCAAGCCCGCCTACCCTTCCAACATGAATGTCTTCTGGTCTTCCAGCAATCCCAAGGTTGCCGTTGTTTCTAACAACTCAGCTCCAGTGCTCAACACCACTGTCTCCGACCCCAACTTTGGTCTCTGGCAGATTACTGAGACAATCACCCCTCTATCTAACGGCACCACTGTAATCAAGGTCACAACTGCTGACGGCTCCAAAACCGATACCACTACCGTTGTGGTTACAACCCCTGTCACTGGCCTATCCATGAGTGCCATGCCTATCGTGCTCAACCCCACCAAACTCTACACTCTCCAGGCGACGGTTCTACCCACTACTGCTACTAACCGTTCTCTAATCTGGGAGTCTACTAACACTGCGGTTGCCACTGTCGACAGCAATGGTATAGTAAAGGCGGTTACAACTGGCTCTTGCGGTATCAGTGCCACAACCGTCGACGGCGACTACTCCGCAATGGCGGCAGTCAATGTAATAACTCCTTTGGTTGGTGTTCAGCTATTGGTGAATACTCCTCTACCCATCCACATCAATGATGTTGTTCAAATCTTGGTAGTGATGGTTCCTACCACTGCATCCAACCAGCAGTTCAGCTGGACGGTCACTGATGGAATTGAGGGTAATATCTTCACAACAGGCCCCCCCCAGAACGGAAATATCGTCTACCTAGACGCGGTCCAGGCTGGCAACTCCGTCTTCACGGTCACTACCGCCGACGGCAACAAGCAAGCCAGCATCAATCTATCTGTTGTCCAGTGGTAAGCCGAAGGCCTGCTACGCTAAAGCTTTTAGAAAAAGCTTTCCAAAAATTATATATAATTAGATATCATATATTTTAATACATGATACCTAAATCTAGTTAAATAATCATAAATATATGTCTATACCCTGGTTCTACATATGGTCAGACGAAGTTTTTCATAAGGTAATGCAAGATACAATAAAGGGGGTCGATCTAACACCCATTAAATCTGATATTTCTACATTAAAAGAGAAGGCTGAGCTCATTGTTAAACTTTTAAAAGAAACATCCGCTCCAGCAATGGTGATTTCCGTCTCAGATATTATTGTAAAGCCAGGGTTTGTATCTGAGATTTCTACCCTGGATGATGAAATGGTTTTTACTGAGGGTAAAAAGGGGGCCCTTGAGACGGGTATTTTATATCTCAAAAATAACTCAGATGTCCTAGAATTCTGGATGTCTATCACTACTCTCGAGGAATCTATATTAAACTTCAAAGGAAAGTGGTCCAAGTTTTCAAATAAATGTCAGACAACCGATACATGGGATAAGATCTCAGAATTTAATACATTACAATTGATCCCATCTGGATTTGGTAAGGAATTTGATTTTGCAGAAAAAATATTTACAATGGCCCAGCATATTGAATTACAACCATATATGCAATATGTTCCAGAGAATATTGTTCCATTTATATACAAAATTCAAGAGCTCTTATTCCTTACTCATAAGGAAATGAAAAAGTCAAATATGCGCTGAATTTACAAATTCCTTTCCGGCTAAATGAGTATATGGACGTTCTAGCGCAGGCACAGACACTCGTAGTTGAGCATGCGTTTACAATTGGAATTGGTCTTTTAGTTGCAGTTCTTATAGCCGCAGGTGTCTGGTTCTGGATGTCTCGTTCCAGTTCTAAGAGTCCTGTCTTGCAGAATCAGGCGCGTGTTAATGAGGCAACCACTGAACCATCTGCTCCCGAGTTACCTAGTCAGGAGCAGCTCGAGGAGATGGCGAGATATCGTGAGCAGATGGAATCTCAGCAGCAGGCTCAGGGAGATAATCAGATGCCTTCTTCAAATGAATAAGTAAAAATATTTACCCTTTATTATTTATACCCAGCAGATGGATGAAAGTCAGCTGCTGAGTTTAAATGTTGCCAATTTAGCCCTCTATAATACAGTAAAATACCAATCATATCCAGGTCCACAAGGTTTAGAGGGTCCAACAGGAGCAGCTGGGGCTACTGGACCTCCTGGTATAAATGGAACAACTGGTATAAATGGAACAACTGGTATAAATGGTGCAACAGGTGCAACAGGATCACCAGGATTTGCTACAAATACTGGTGCAACAGGAACACAAGGAAACCCTGGAACGAATGGTACACAAGGTGCAACTGGTTCCACAGGTGCACAAGGAATACCAGGGGGGCCAACTGGATACAGGGGTCCAACTGGAGATCCTGGTCCACCAGGCTCATCGGGTTCAGGTGGTAATTATGGAGTCATAAAAGTTCCATCTAGCACAGCAAACTTTAATTTTACTATAGCTAACTCAAGCCTTCCATCAAGTTTTGGTACTTTCAATCCAGGTTCTGCTACAGATGCTATTACATTTACGATTACACTCAATAGTAAATACTCTCCAAGTAATTTACCTTTCTATAACCTTACAGCTTATGTATACAGCACTACTGCTGGATATATAAATTGTCAAAGGCAATTAGGTGCACAATCTGGTGTGGCCGCCGCTAGTATAACGATGAATGCGTCGGTGACAACAATCACATTCAATTATATAGGTAAGACAAATTTTCCATATACATCAAATGATTCAAATGGATATGCTTTATACATATGTTTTAATATTTTGAACTAAAATTACTCACAACATAATGCTAAGTGTAAAAGTCTCATATTCTTTGGCACTTATCATTAGTAGGGATGGCAGATCCAAATTTTTGCCCTAAAGTGTTATTTACAAATGTGTCAGCCACTCCTGATGCAAACATATATACGGCATCATTTGTTGGTGACGCTGCAAGTATATCTCAAATAATTGTTGGAATGTGGGCTGCAAATACATCATATGGTCATGCTTTTAAGATTAATTCAATAACACCTATATCGTCTACTCAGATAAATGTTGTTTTAGAAGACGTAAACGGATATAATACTGCTAACGACCCTCCCGGTAATGGCGGTGGTCCTGCAAATGATACAGATGGATATGTTTTTAATCTTACGTCATCTGGTTTAAATGCCTTTTCCTTAATTACCTCTACGCTAAATTTGGCATGGGGTGGTTTATTAATCACTCGATTTGCGCCAATTTATGGTTCAGCTGGACAGATATCACAGGCACCCATATTGTTACCACCAATTTGCATGGAAGTATTATTTACAAATGTTCTGCCTACAGAAAATGTGAATATATACACTGCTACATTAACAACCGATGGTCAGGGTTACAATGGGGGTACTAGCTTCTATTATGCGCCAGATATTGATGTTGGTATGTGGGCTGCAAATAGTTCATATGGATATGCGTATCAAATTATAGCTGCATTTAATGCTACTCAAAATTCAATTGATGTTGTTATTAAAGATGTTGATGGATTTAACGCTAAAATAGATCCATCTGGAATTGGTGGCGGCCCGTCCAATCTCGCGAATGGATATATTTTCCAATTGAATAAGGCTGGAATACCAGTTCTAAATGAGGCTGATGATCCTCCGAATATTTTCTGGGCAGATTCTCTTGTGGGGAGATTTGGATTTTTTCAGGCAGCAAGTGGAGGTGCAAGTCCAACTGGCCCTCGAGGTGATACAGGAGCCACTGGAGCACTAGGTTTTACAGGAGCTACCGGTTCAACTGGTTCGGTAGGTTTTACAGGATCCACTGGTTCAACTGGTTCAGTAGGTTTTACAGGATCCACTGGTTCAACTGGTTCAGTAGGTTTTACAGGATCCACAGGAGCCCAAGGACAACAAGGTAGCACAGGAGCCCAAGGTTCCACAGGTGCCCAAGGTTCCACAGGCGCCCAAGGTTCCACAGGTGCCCAAGGACAACAGGGCGCCACTGGTTCCAAAGGCGAGCAAGGTAGCACAGGGGCCCAAGGTAGCACAGGGGCCCAAGGTAGCACAGGGGCCCAAGGTAGCACAGGGGGCCAAGGTAGCACAGGTTTACAAGGCGCCACTGGTTCCCAAGGGGAGCAAGGTAGCACAGGCTTACAAGGTTCCACAGGTGCCCAAGGGCAACAAGGGTCAACTGGGTTGCAAGGGCATACTGGTGCTCAGGGCATACAAGGTTCAACAGGGGTAAAGGGTGATACTGGTTCACAAGGTATACAAGGCATACAAGGTATACAAGGCTCTATTGGGTTTACGGGAGCTCAGGGGCAACGTGGTGATACTGGTGCCACAGGAGCCCAAGGTAGCACAGGAGCCCAAGGTAGCACAGGAGCCCAAGGACAACAAGGTAGCACAGGAGCCCAAGGTAGCACAGGAGCCCAAGGTAGCACAGGAGCCCAAGGGCAACAAGGTAGCACAGGCTTACAAGGTAGCACAGGAGCCCAAGGGCAACAAGGTAGCACAGGCCAACAAGGTTCTACAGGTGCACAAGGCCAACAGGGTAGCACAGGGGCCCAAGGTAGCACAGGGACCCAAGGTAGCACAGGGACCCAAGGACAACAAGGTTCTACTGGCGCCCAAGGACAACAAGGTAGCACAGGGGCCCAAGGTCAACAAGGTTCTACTGGCGCCCAAGGCCAACAGGGTGTAACTGGCCAACAAGGTAAAATTGGTTTACAGGGTTCAACCGGTGCAACCGGTGCAACTGGTTTTACTGGTTTTACTGGCGCAACTGGGGTCCAGGGTGCAACTGGTGCTGAAGGTTCAACTGGTCAGACTGGTTCTAAAGGTGATACGGGTGCAACTGGGCAGCAAGGAGCAACTGGTCAAACAGGTTCTCAAGGTCAAACTGGTCAAACAGGAGCTACTGGTGCACAAGGTGCAACTGGTCAAACTGGTGCCCAGGGTGCATCAGGGGCAACAGGTTTTACGGGTCAACAGGGTTCTACTGGTCAACGTGGTGACACAGGTGTCACGGGTTCACAAGGAGCATCAGGAACAACCGGTTTTACAGGACAGCAAGGTCCAACTGGTGATGCAGGTAAGATTGGTCCAGTAGGAGCACAAGGTTCAACTGGTTCAACTGGGTTTACAGGTTTTACGGGATCTATAGGTTCTACAGGGTTTACAGGTTTTACAGGAGCTACAGGGTTTACAGGAGCTACAGGAGCTACAGGCGCTACAGGGGCTACAGGGGCTACAGGAGCTACAGGAGCTACAGGAGCTACAGGAGCTACAGGAGCTACAGGAGCAACGGGTCAGACAGGAGCAACGGGTCAGACAGGATCAACTGGTTCAACTGGTTTCACTGGTGCAACTGGTCAGACAGGAGCTCAGGGTGCAACAGGTGAAACTGGAAGGCAAGGTGCAACAGGTTTTACGGGGTTTACAGGTTCTCAAGGAATAACTGGTTCAACTGGTATAACAGGTTCTCAAGGTGCAACGGGTCAGCAAGGTTCTACTGGTCAACAAGGCTCAACTGGTCAACAAGGTGCAACAGGTCAAACTGGTGCACAGGGTTTAACTGGTTTTACTGGTCAGCAGGGTATTAAGGGAGACACAGGTATACAAGGGGAAAGGGGTGCTACTGGAATACAAGGTTTAGCTGGAACAACTGGTTGGACGGGTCAACAGGGTTCAACGGGTCAGGCTGGATTACAAGGTGCAACAGGTCAAACTGGTGCACAGGGAACAACTGGTTGGACGGGTCAACAGGGTTCAACGGGTGAACGGGGTTCAACAGGAGCAATAGGTAAGGTTGGTAATGCTGGTGATACTGGTGTAACAGGTTTTACGGGTTTTACAGGTTTCACAGGGTTTACAGGTTTTACAGGTAGACAAGGTCCACAGGGTCCCGCAGGTATACAAGGTCCTGAAGGTGTTCAAGGTATACAGGGTGTGGCTGGTTCGCGAGGTACAACGGGATCTACTGGATCCAGAGGTATGCAAGGTGAAACAGGTTTTTCAGGCCACACTGGTTTTACCGGTTCTACAGGCTTTATGGGTGATACAGGTGTTACTGGGTTTACAGGTGTATTCGGTCAAGGAACATTTACACTCATACCATCTGATTCTACATTTATTCATATACTAGATTCCGCAACGTTTACAAAATCAAGGAATGTAGGTTGGAATTCAAATGCATATACGGTGGAGTCATATCCATTATGTATTTTGTCCTTTACAGTCAATCAGCCAAAGTCAAAGGCATATGGTGGTTTATCTTTTACACCTTGGGAAACCCCTGACTTTGCTTCAGTTGACTACTGTTTCTTTATTGATGATGATAGTTCTATTCAAATTCTTGAGAAAGGAGATTTGCGATATGTTGTTCAGGGAAGCGCGAGCCCAGTGACTGTTTTTGCTATCAGATATGATGGAGAATATGTAAATTATTATGTAAATGGAACTCTAGGATACCAGACAAAGGTTGAACTATTTGCACCGCTATACGCTACTCTATCAATGTATTATTCTGGATATACCATCAATAATATTCACTTTGACCCTATATTAAGAGGAATAGATGGTATTATAGGTGGAACTGGTTCAACAGGATCCACTGGTTCAACAGGATCCACTGGTTCAACAGGTGCACAGGGTGAAACTGGTGCGCAAGGGGAAAAAGGAGAGGAGGGTTCAACAGGTGCACAAGGTGATGCAGGTGCACAAGGCGATACAGGAGCTCAAGGTTTATCAGGGAGAGATGGAAAGAGCACATTTACATTAGCGAATAGTATCTTAAATAATTCTAATCAAATAAATCTTAATGTAACAAGTTTAGAGAAAGTTTCATCTGACCAAGGCTGGAATGCTGCAGCATATACCTTAGAATCCTATGTAAATCCCAAACTTACATTTACTCTAAGTTCAAGACAGCCATATTTATTTGTAGGTTTAACATCTAGTCCTCTCGAATCTACATTGTCATCTAACGTTCAGTATGGATTTTTCATGGATACAGATTCATCTGTCTCTCTATATCAATCTGATACTTTAGTAAAATCATGCCAAGATGCCTATTCTACAAACACTGTCTTTAGTATTCAAGTTCTAGGAAAGAATATAATATATTATATTGACGGTCGTGAAGTTTATAATACCCCTGTTCCTCTTGACCTTCAACCTCTACACGCAATCTTTCTACCATATACATCTGGATTCAGTATTCAAAATATCCATTTTGATCCTTTGTTACTTGGAGAACAAGGTGAAACTGGTGAAAAAGGTGCTGATGGATTGCAAGGTGCAACTGGTGCACAAGGGGTCAAGGGTGAAACAGGAGCTCAAGGTGAAAAGGGTGAAACTGGTATTCAAGGTAAGCAAGGTGATACGGGTGTTCAAGGTGAAAAGGGTGAAACAGGTGAAAAAGGTGAAAAGGGCGATCAAGGTGAAACTGGTACACAAGGTAGCACAGGAGCACAAGGACAGCAAGGTGATACAGGTGCACAAGGTCTACAAGGCACACAGGGACTAGAAGGGCATACTGGGGCACAAGGTATACAGGGTGAAACTGGGGCACAAGGTATACAGGGTGAAACTGGTGCAAAAGGTAATACAGGTGCACGAGGTCTACAAGGTGATACAGGCGCTCAAGGGGTCCAGGGTGATACAGGTGCTCAAGGGGTCCAGGGTGATACAGGTGCTCAAGGTGTACAAGGTGATACTGGTGCACAAGGTGAAAAGGGTGATACTGGGGCACAAGGTGAAAAGGGTGATACTGGTGCACAAGGTGAAAAAGGTGATACTGGGGCACAAGGTGAAAAGGGTGATACTGGGGCGCAAGGTGAAAAAGGTGAAAAGGGTGATCAAGGCGAAAAGGGTGATACAGGTGAAAAAGGTGAAAAGGGCGATCAAGGCGAAAAGGGTGAAAAGGGTGATATTGGTTCTCAAGGACAAGAAGGTTCTTTTGGAAGAGGAACCTTTACCCTTGCTGCCACAAATGAATTAACCGTTATTACAGATTCATCTACTTTAACAAAAATAGGTAATCCAGGCTGGAATTCTAGCGTATATACTCTGGAATCGTATACTTATCCAAACCTCTCTTTTACACTGAGTGCATATACAGATGCATTTATTGGATTATCTAGTCAACCTAAAATAAATAATTTTACCTCTAGTATAGATTATGCTTTTTGTCTAACAGATAATAGAGCAATCTGTATATACGAAAATGATGTATTAATTAAGGTCTGCTCAGGAGAATATAGTATACAGACACTATTTAGAATTTACCATGATGGTCAGAGTATTGAATATTACGTAGACGGTGTATCTGTTCATAAAGCTCTCGACCCAGTCTATTCTCCATTATATGGAAAGTTTATCCTTTATGATTCAGGATATAGTATTAAGAATATTCATTTCGACCCTATTATTCGTGGTGAGAAGGGTGACACTGGTTATACAGGGGCTCAGGGTGATACTGGTGCAAAGGGTGAAACTGGTGCACAAGGAATTCAAGGTAATACAGGTCAACAAGGTGAAACTGGTAAACGTGGTGATACTGGTATCCAGGGGTCTACAGGAGAAAGAGGAGAAATTGGACCTCAAGGTATTAGTGGACATACTGGAATAAGGGGTGAACAGGGTGAAACAGGATCTCAAGGTAATACAGGTTATACAGGATCTCAAGGTGAGAGAGGTTCTCAAGGTGAAACGGGTTCACTAGGCCACACTGGTTCAACTGGAATTCAAGGTGAAACTGGTTATACTGGTCAACAAGGGCAGCAGGGTGCAACTGGTCAACAAGGTTATACCGGTCAACGTGGTGAAATAGGCTCTCAAGGTATTCAGGGAGATACTGGAGATAAAGGGACGCAAGGTGAAAGAGGTATACAAGGTGAAACTGGACAGCAAGGAAAACAAGGAGATACTGGCCTAGAAGGTAAGGCTGGTAAGGGAACATTCGGCCTTGTTCAAAATAAGTTTAATAACTACAATATTATTACTCAGATAGATTCTTCTACAATACTAAAGGAAGGTGAAGTAGGATGGAATTCTTCTATATTTACTATTGAATCATATCTATTACCAAGGGTTTCTTTTACTGTATCGTCAAACAGAAGTAAACTATTTGCAGGTCTAACATCTAAGCCAAATGAAATTACTTCCACAAGCTTAATAGAATATGGTTATTTTCTAGAAGATGATAGTTCAATAAGTATATATGAATCTGATATATTAGTAAAGAATATTTCTGCAAAATATACTCCAGAGACCGTATTTTCCATTGAATATAATAAGTCTATACAATACTTTATTGGAGCGGTGTGTGTCCACGAAACAATTGTAGATTTAATAAATCCTTTACATGCAATTTTCTTATTGTATAATTCTGATTATAGTGTTCAGAATATTCATTTTGACAAGGTATTATACGGACTACCTGGAGCTACAGGTTCACAAGGTGAACAGGGCGCTACTGGTCAACAGGGTGCTACTGGTCAGCAGGGCGCTACTGGTGAAAAGGGTGAACAAGGCCCAGAAGGGCCGCGTGGCTATACAGGCCAACAAGGCCAACAAGGTTATACTGGTATCCAGGGGTCTACAGGAGAAAGAGGAGAAATTGGACCTCAAGGTGTTCGTGGAGAAACTGGAATAAGAGGTGAAGATGGTGCTATGGGAGCTCAAGGTGATATGGGTGAAACAGGTTCTCGTGGTGAAACAGGAGAACAAGGTAAACAGGGTGCTACTGGTCAGCAGGGTGCAACTGGTGAAAAGGGTTCAGATGGACAAGATGGCGCAACTGGGCAAAATGGCGCAACTGGGCAAAATGGCGCAACTGGACAAGATGGTTCAACTGGTGAAAAGGGTGAAGAAGGAAAGGCTGGTAAGGGAACATTTAGCTTAGTAGAAAATAGATTTAATAATGAAAATAAAATCGTCCAGCTTGATTCATCTACTATAATTAAGACTGGACAGATAGGATGGAATTCTTCTATCTTTACTTTAGAATCTCATCTAACACCAATTGTTTCATTTACAGTATCATCTAACATGGTAAAATTGTTTGCAGGTCTAACGTCTAATCCTAACGAAACTAATTCCACTTCATCATTAGAATATGGGTATTATTTAGAAGATGATAGCTCAATAAGTATATATGAGTCTGATATCTTAGTAAAGAATACTGGTTCATTATATAATTCTACAACCGTATTTTCAATTGAATACCATACTACTATCAAATATTTTATTGGAGGCGTTTGTGTTCATGAGACAATTGTAGATTTAATAAATCCTCTACATGCAATTTTCTTATTATATAATTCTGAATATAGTGTTCAAAATATTCACTTTGATAAATTATTATATGGGGCAAAAGGAGAAACAGGAGCTCAAGGAAAAGATGGTATAGATGGCGCAAAGGGAGAAACAGGGGCTAAGGGACAAGATGGTGCAACAGGTAAAGATGGTGCTCAAGGTGCAACTGGTCAAAAAGGTGAAAAAGGAGAAAAGGGTGAACAGGGTATTCAAGGGAAGCAAGGTGATACTGGAGAACAAGGCTTGCAAGGATTAAAAGGTGATACTGGAGAACAAGGCTTGCAAGGATTAAAAGGTGATACTGGAGAACAAGGCTTGCAAGGGTTGAAAGGTGACACTGGTCAAGAAGGATCTACAGGAAAACAAGGTGAGACTGGACGACAAGGTATACAAGGCGATACTGGTCGACAAGGTATACAAGGTGAATCTGGTGTAAGAGGCGATACTGGTGCACAAGGTATACAAGGTGAATCTGGTGTAAAAGGCGATACTGGTGCACAAGGTATACAAGGTGAAACTGGTATAAAAGGGGATACTGGCGCACAAGGTATACAAGGTGAAACTGGTATAAAAGGGGATACTGGCGCACAAGGTATACAAGGTGATACTGGTGTAAAAGGTGATACTGGTGTAAAAGGTGATACTGGTTCACAAGGTGAACAAGGACAGCAAGGTGCAACTGGTGCACAAGGTATAGAAGGAAAGGCAGGCAAGGGTACCTTTAGTCTTGTAGAAAGTAAGTTTAATAATTCTAATAAGATAGTATCTCTTGATCCATCCACAATTACAAAGGAAGGAGAACCTGGATGGAATTCAAGTATTTATTCAATTGAATCATATCTAACCCCTAGACTTTCGTTTACGTCAGGTACACTTCAACCAAATGTATTTGCTGGTTTAACTTCTAAACCTAACTTGAATACTTTATCTTCAAGTATCGAATATGGATTTTATTTACGAGATGATAGCTCAGTAAGTTTATACGAAAATGATATTTTAATAAAAAATATTCAAGGGAATTATGGATTAGAAACTGTATTCTCAATTGATTATACTAATTCGATTAAGTATTATATTGGGGATCTATGTGTTCACGAGACAGTTTGTACTATAGCAGCACCTCTACATGCAATTTTCTTATTATATAACTCTGGATATACAATTCAGAATATTCATTTTGATAAAGTTCTATATGGTGATCGTGGAGATACAGGAACTCAAGGAGATACTGGTATAATGGGACCTCAAGGCGAGCAAGGTAAACAGGGAGACACTGGTATAATGGGGCCTCAAGGCGAACAGGGTCATACTGGTTTTAGCGGAGCAACGGGTCTTCAGGGTGCAACGGGACTCCAGGGTGCAACGGGACTCCAGGGTGCAACGGGACTCCAGGGTGCAACGGGACTCCAGGGTGAAAAGGGGTTAGATGGACAAAAAGGTGATACTGGTATAGAAGGCGCTAAAGGAGAACAAGGTATAACAGGTTCAACTGGTCAAGAAGGTGCAACTGGTAGGGAAGGTGCTAAAGGTGAGCGTGGTGATACTGGATTAAAAGGTGAAGATGGTGCTCTAGGAGATACTGGAGAAAAGGGAGAAACTGGAGAAAAGGGTGCCAAAGGAGATATTGGTTTGCAAGGAATACAAGGTGCAACTGGTGTCGGTGGAGCTACAGGGAATTCTGGAGAAACAGGTGCCACTGGTCAACAGGGTCCTCAGGGACAAGAAGGAGCAACAGGTGCCTCAGGGGATACTGGAGAAAAGGGAGAAACTGGTTTTAGTGGAGCAAAGGGTGATACTGGTTCTCAAGGGCAAGAAGGTGTAAAGGGTGATACAGGTGAGAAGGGTGAACAGGGTATTCAAGGATTGCAGGGCCCCACTGGTGCTTTAGGACAAACAGGGGAAAAGGGAGATACTGGTGTTCAGGGTATACAGGGTGCAACTGGACAACATGGAGATACTGGGATTCAGGGAGAGACTGGTTCACAAGGAATACAAGGAACCAAGGGTGATACTGGTATAGAAGGCAAGCAAGGGGAACGAGGAATAGAGGGACCTCAAGGACAGCAAGGTGAAACTGGTTCACAAGGTGCAACTGGTCTTCAAGGCCAACAGGGTGATACTGGTATACAGGGGCCTACTGGTGCAGATGGTATGGAGGGTGCTACTGGCCAAGAAGGTGCCACTGGCCAACAGGGTGCCACTGGCCAACAGGGTGCCACTGGCCAACAGGGTGCCACTGGACAAGAAGGTTCCACTGGCCAACAGGGTGCCACTGGCCAACAGGGTGCCACTGGACAAGAAGGTTCCACTGGCCAACAGGGTGCTACTGGGCAACAAGGTGCCACTGGTCAAGATGGTAAAGAAGGGCAACAAGGTGCAACTGGTAAAGATGGCCAGGAAGGCGCAAAAGGTGAAACTGGTTCTTCTGGAGAAAAAGGTGATACTGGTGAGCAAGGTATAAAAGGAGAACAAGGTGCAACAGGACAAGATGGTATACAAGGTGAAAAAGGGCGACAGGGTGAAACTGGAGCAAGTGGTTCTAGAGGTGACACTGGTTTACAAGGGGATAAAGGTGAAACAGGATCTAGAGGCGATACTGGTATAGAAGGTGCTAAAGGTCAAGAAGGTTCAACTGGTCAACAAGGCCCAATGGGATTACGTGGAGAACAAGGATCAACTGGTTTTACTGGAGCAGAAGGGAAACATGGTGCAGAAGGGGCAACTGGTTTTACTGGAGCAGAAGGGAAACAGGGTGCTGAAGGTTCAACTGGATCAGATGGTGCAACAGGTAGAGAAGGAAGAGATGGTGCCACGGGTATTCAAGGTATAGATGGTTCTACAGGTGCAACTGGGCAATCTGGTGCCAAAGGTGATACTGGCGCACAAGGTATACAAGGTGCTAAAGGAGAAACAGGACAAGAAGGTAATACTGGTGCTCAGGGAATACAAGGTGATACTGGATTTACTGGTGCTCAGGGAATACAAGGTGATACTGGATTTACTGGTGCTAAGGGAGAAGAAGGAGCTAAAGGAGAACAGGGTGATACTGGTCTAGCAGGTGCAACTGGCCAACAGGGTCCTCAAGGAGAAAAGGGAGAAACGGGTAAAGAAGGTCAGCAAGGTTCCTTTGGAAGAGGTACCTTTACTTTAAAACCATCGAACGAATTATCTCTAATAATAGATTCATCAACACTTACTAAAATAGGTAGGGAAGGATGGAATTCAAGTGTTTATACAATGGAGTCATATAAATATCCTAATTTATCTTTTAGCTTAAGTTCATATACTGATGCATTTATTGGTCTATCATCTCAATCTAAGGATAATAATTATACATCTAGTATTGATTACGCATTCTGCTTATCTGATAATCATTCAATTTGTATTTACGAGAAAGATATTTTAATAAAGGTATGTCTACAAGAATACACAACTGATACCATTTTTAGAATTTGTCATGACGGTCAATCTATAGAATATTATCTTGATGGACTATCTGTTCATACCGCATTTGAACCTCTTGATATGCCATTATATGGAAAATTCATACTTTACGATTCTGGCTATAGCGTTAAGAATATTCATTTCGACCCTATTATCCGTGGCGCCATGGGTGCCACTGGTTCTGATGGAAAACAAGGTGAGAAAGGAGACACTGGCCTACAGGGTATTTCTGGGGCAACAGGAGAAAAAGGCGAACAAGGTCTTCAGGGTGCAACTGGTATAACAGGAGCTGCTGGCATGCAGGGTGAAAGGGGGGCAGATGGACAAAAAGGTGATACTGGTATAGAAGGCGCTAAAGGTGAACAAGGTAAACAGGGAGACACTGGTATAATGGGGCCTCAAGGCGAACAAGGTAGTACTGGTTTTAGCGGAGAAAAAGGAGAACAAGGTGCAACAGGGCTTCAGGGTCCAATGGGCCTCCAGGGTCCAACTGGTTATCAAGGAGAAAAAGGTGACACTGGTATACAAGGCATTCAAGGTATTCAAGGTATACCAGGTCTTGATGGTGGAACTGGTATAGAAGGGTCTACTGGTGCAAAAGGCGACACTGGGGCACAAGGTATTACTGGAGCAGAAGGATCTACTGGTCAGCAAGGTCTAAAAGGCGACACTGGGGCACAAGGTATTACTGGAGCAGAAGGATCTACTGGTCAGCAAGGTATACAGGGATTGCAAGGGGAACAGGGTGCAACTGGAGAACAGGGTGCAACTGGTATACAAGGTATACAGGGATTGCAAGGAGAACAGGGGTTGCAAGGAGAACAAGGGTATACAGGGGCAACTGGTATACAAGGTATACAGGGATTACAAGGGGAACAGGGTGCAACTGGTGTTCAAGGTGAAAAAGGTGCAACTGGTTCTCAAGGTGCAACTGGTTTGAAAGGTGACAGTGGATTAACGGGTTCCACTGGCGCAGATGGAAAAGAGGGCTCTACAGGATCAGTAGGAGAAAGGGGTCAAGATGGTTCTACAGGTGCCACTGGAAACGATGGTGCCAAAGGTGAAACTGGTTCAACTGGTGAAAAGGGAACTACAGGTGATACAGGGGTAAAAGGAGAACAAGGTGATACTGGAGCTGAGGGTGCAACTGGACAAAAAGGCGATTCTGGCTCTAAAGGTGAACAAGGAATACAAGGTGATACCGGTATAGAAGGTGCAAAAGGTGATACTGGTGCACAGGGTATAGAAGGTGCAAAAGGTGATACTGGTGCACAGGGTATAGAAGGTGCAAAAGGTGTAAGTGGTTCAGGCACATTTACAATGGTTCCAAATATATTGAATAATGATAACATAATTAGTATTTTAGATTCTTCTACTATTACAAAAATATCTGGAACACCTGGTTGGAATTCAAATATATATTCACTCGAAAGTTATATAAATGCAAGTTTATCTTTTACAGTTGGATCATCAACTCCTAATGTATTTATAGGATTATCTATTGACCCTAAAATAAATACACAGACATCTAATATTAATTTTGGATTTTATCTTCGAGATGATAAGTCAGTTTTAATTTATGAAAGTGATATCTTAGCTAAAATGTGCCCAGTTGAATATAATTCTTCTAGTGTCTTCAGAATTCATTATGATGGAACAAATATGAATTATTTTGTAAACGGAATAGTTATTTATTCTAGAACTCTGTCATTAATTACAGCTTTACATGCAAATTTTATCTTACACGATATTGGATATAATATTAATAATATTCACTTTGATAATGTTCTACCTGGTATTCAGGGTGAAATTGGTCCACAAGGTCAAGTAGGGGCAACTGGTTCAGAAGGTGCAAAGGGTGATACTGGTGCAGAAGGTTTAAAAGGAGAACGGGGTGCAACTGGTTCAGATGGTGCGACAGGTGAGCGAGGTATTGCAGGTGAATCTGGTGATAGTGGAGCCACTGGGTATACTGGTGAAAAGGGTGATATTGGTATACAGGGGCCTTCTGGTGCAGATGGTAAAGAAGGTAGGGAGGGTGCTACTGGCCAACAGGGTGCTACTGGCCAACAGGGTGCCACTGGCCAACAGGGTGCCACTGGACAAGAAGGTTCCACTGGCCAACAGGGTGCTACTGGACAACAGGGCGCTACTGGCCAAGAGGGTGTCGCTGGGCAAGATGGTAAAGATGGTAAAGAAGGTCAGCAGGGTGCTACTGGTAAAGATGGCCAGGAAGGTGCAAGAGGTGAAACTGGAGAAAAAGGTGATACTGGCGAGAAAGGTATACAAGGAGAACAGGGTTCCACTGGCCAACAGGGTTCCACTGGCCAACAGGGTGAAACTGGAGCAAGTGGTTCTAAAGGTGACACTGGTTTACAAGGGGATAAAGGTGAAACAGGATCTAGAGGCGATACCGGTATTGAAGGCGCTAAAGGTGAACAAGGTGCAACTGGTGTCTCAGGAGATACTGGAGAAAAAGGAGAAACAGGTTTTAGCGGAGAAAAGGGTGATACTGGCGCCGAAGGTCCTCAAGGGCAACAAGGTGCTAAGGGTGAGAAAGGTGAACAAGGTGCAACTGGCATTCAAGGTGAACAAGGTGAGCAAGGTGCAACTGGTTCTGAAGGAATTCAAGGTGCTACTGGTTCTGAAGGAAAAGAAGGTTCAACAGGGGCACAAGGTATACAAGGAGATACTGGTGCTCAAGGATCAACTGGTTTTAGCGGAGCAAAGGGTGATACTGGTTCTCAAGGGCAAGAAGGTATAAAGGGTGATACAGGTGAGAAGGGTGAACAGGGTATTCAAGGATTGCAGGGCCCCACTGGTGCTTTAGGACAAACAGGGGAAAAGGGAGATACTGGTATAGAAGGCAAGCAAGGGGAACGAGGAATAGAGGGATCTCAAGGACAGCAAGGTGAAACTGGTTCACAAGGTGCAACTGGTCTTCAAGGAACCAAGGGTGATACTGGTATAGAAGGCAAGCAAGGGGAACGAGGAATAGAGGGATCTCAAGGACAGCAAGGTGAAACTGGTTCACAAGGTGCAACTGGTCTTCAAGGCCAACAGGGTGATACTGGTATACAAGGGCCTGCTGGTGCAGATGGTATGGAGGGTGCCACTGGCCAAGAAGGTGCCACTGGCCAACAGGGTGCCACTGGCCAACAGGGCGCTACTGGCCAACAGGGCGCTACTGGGCAACAAGGTGCCACTGGGCAACAAGGTGCCACTGGGCAACAAGGTGCCACTGGTCAACAAGGTGCCACTGGTCAAGATGGTCAAGATGGTAAAGAAGGGCAACAAGGTGCAACTGGTAAAGATGGCCAGGAAGGTGCAAAAGGTGAAACTGGTTCTTCTGGAGAAAAAGGTGATACTGGTGAGCAAGGTATAAAAGGAGAACAAGGTGCAACAGGACAAGGTGGTATACAAGGAGAAAAAGGGCGACAGGGTGAAACTGGAGCAAGTGGTTCTAAAGGTGACACTGGTTTACAAGGGGATACAGGTGAAACAGGATCTAGAGGCGATACTGGTATAGAAGGTGCTAAAGGTCAAGAAGGAGCAACAGGTGCCTCAGGGGATACTGGAGAAAAGGGAGAAACTGGTTTTAGCGGAGCAAAGGGTGATACTGGCGCTGAAGGTCCCCAGGGGAAAGAAGGTGCTAGGGGCGAGAAAGGTGAGCAAGGGGCAACTGGCATTCAAGGTGAACAAGGGGCAACTGGTTCTGAAGGAAAAGAGGGTGCAACAGGAGCTGAAGGCGAACGGGGTCTAAAAGGTGATACTGGTGAAAAGGGTCTAGATGGTGCACAGGGAGTTCAAGGTATACAGGGAATACAAGGTATACAAGGAGAGAAAGGTGATACTGGTGAAAAGGGTGAAAAAGGTCTAGATGGCGCAGAGGGACTTCAAGGTATACAAGGTAATACAGGAGCACAAGGGGAAAAAGGGGAAAAGGGGGAGACTGGTATAGTAGGACCAACTGGTGAGCAAGGTATTCAAGGTATTCAAGGAAGCACTGGATCTGAAGGGTTGCAAGGAGCTACAGGTGTTCAAGGAATACAAGGTGATAAAGGTGATACTGGTTATACAGGTGAACAAGGACTGCGTGGTGATACTGGAGCCCAGGGCTCTAAGGGCGACACTGGAGCTGAGGGCTCTAAGGGTGACACTGGAGCTGAGGGCTCTAAGGGCGACACTGGCTTAGAAGGCCCTCAAGGGCAACAAGGGGAGACTGGTTCAAAAGGTGAAGATGGAAAGTCTGGTAAGGGAACCTTTAGTTTTGTTGAAGGAAAGTATAATAATATAAATAGAAGTTTTGCTACTGATTCGTCTAGTATTACCAGAGAGGGAGAACCTGGATGGAATTCAACGATATATTCTTTAGAATCGTATATAACGCCTAAATTATCTTTTACACTAGGTACACTTAAACCAAATGCATTTATTGGCTTTACATCAAATCCAGATAAAAATACATCAACATCCAATGTAGAATTTGGGTATTATTTACAAGATAATGGTGCTATAAATATTTACGAAGCAGATAACCTAATAACCAGTGTTCCTTCTACATACAATCTTTCTACCGTATTTTCAATTGAATATCATGATACTATGAAATATTATATTGGAGGTGTAGTTGTCCATGAGACTATTGTATCGATTACATCACCTCTACATGCAATTTTCTTATTATACGATTCTGGTTATAGTATTCAGAATATTCATTTTGATAAAATATTATACGGTCCAGCTGGTAATACAGGATATACAGGTGCAACAGGAGAAAAGGGTGATACTGGTTCTAGAGGTGAACAGGGTTTGCAAGGTTATACAGGTCAACAAGGAGGCACTGGTTCTGAAGGCGCTCAAGGTGCAACAGGAGAAAAGGGTGATACTGGATCTAGAGGTGAACAGGGAGTTCAGGGTGCCATTGGAGAACAAGGTGTTCAAGGTCAGACTGGATCTGAAGGTAAAGAAGGGCAACAGGGTGAAACTGGATCTAGAGGTGAACAAGGCCCTCAAGGAGAAAAGGGGGATACTGGCCTTGACGGCTCTCAAGGTGCAACTGGTCATCAAGGTGTAAAAGGTGATACTGGTTCTAGAGGTGAACAGGGTGATCAAGGTGCCACTGGATTTACGGGACTACAAGGTGATACTGGATCTAGAGGTGAAGAAGGTTTACAAGGCAATACTGGCTATACAGGAGAAAGGGGTCAGCAAGGAATACAAGGTGATACTGGTTCTAGAGGTGAACAAGGAATACAAGGTGATACTGGATCTAGAGGTGAACAAGGGGGTCAAGGTGCCACTGGATTACAAGGTGTCCAGGGTGATACTGGTTCTAGAGGTGAACAGGGGGATCAAGGTGCCACTGGATTTACGGGAATACAAGGTGATACTGGATCTAGAGGTGAACAAGGAATACAAGGTGATACTGGATCTAGAGGCGACCAAGGCTTAGAAGGTGCTACAGGTGTCCAAGGTGCAGAAGGTGCTACAGGCGCCCAAGGTGTAGAAGGTTCTACAGGTGCCCAAGGTGCAGAAGGTGCTACAGGCGCCCAAGGTGTAGAAGGCCGACAAGGTGTTCAGGGTGAAACTGGTGCTTTAGGGCATACTGGACAACAAGGAGAAACTGGTCTGCAAGGTATCCAAGGTGCAACTGGTGCAGAAGGCGCCAAAGGTGAGCAGGGTATTACAGGTGTGAATGGTTCCACTGGCTATACTGGTGAGCAAGGGCTTCAAGGTGCAACTGGTGAGCAAGGGCTTCAAGGTGCAACTGGTTTCTCTGGAGAAAAAGGGGAAACAGGATTGAAAGGTGAGCAGGGTGATGCTGGTTCTAAAGGAGACACTGGGGAAAAGGGAGAAGCTGGTCAACAAGGCATGGAGGGTCAAAAAGGCGACACCGGTGCACAAGGGCAGAATGGCCTAATGGGTGCAACTGGTCAGCAAGGAATTGAAGGTGCAACTGGTGCTAAAGGTATTGAAGGTGCCAAAGGTGAAACAGGCATTGAAGGTTCCACAGGTGCCCAAGGTGCAACTGGACAAAAAGGAGATACTGGTGAACAGGGTCTAGAGGGTCAAAAAGGTGATACTGGTGCACAAGGACAAGAAGGTTTAATGGGTGCAACGGGTGCTTTAGGGCACACTGGAGCACAGGGTGCAGATGGTATGACTGGATATACAGGTATCCAAGGTGCTACTGGTCTAGACGGATCTCAAGGTGCAATAGGATATACCGGTGCCCAAGGTGAAAAAGGTGAAACGGGTGATTTAGGGAATACTGGAGCAAAAGGTGATACTGGTTCTAAAGGTGATACTGGTGCACAAGGCATTGAAGGAGGGCAAGGTGCTACAGGTGCCCAAGGTGCAAAAGGAGAACAAGGTTATACTGGTTTTAAGGGTGAGCAAGGTTCAAGTGGTCAGCAAGGAGAAACTGGTTCTAAAGGTGAGACTGGTGCAACTGGCTATACTGGAGCACAAGGTGAAACTGGAGAAAAGGGTTCACAAGGTATTCAGGGTGAGACTGGTTTTACTGGAGCAAAAGGTGAGACTGGTGAAAAAGGTTCACAAGGTATTCAAGGTGATACTGGTTTTAGCGGAGCAAAGGGTGAGACTGGTTTTAGCGGAGCAAAAGGCGAACAGGGTGATACTGGCTTTACTGGTTTTACTGGTTCAAGTGGCTTTAGCGGAGCAACAGGTTATACCGGTTCTGATGGATTGCGAGGTGATACGGGTGAAAAAGGAGAGACTGGTGAAAAAGGCGATACTGGTGCACAGGGTGAAAGAGGCTATACTGGTTTTAGTGGTTCAACTGGTGCAGATGGCAGGCAAGGTCTACAGGGTTCAACTGGTGCAGATGGTTCTCAGGGACAACAAGGTGCAACTGGTTTTACTGGTGCAACTGGTGCAGATGGCTCCCAAGGTCTACAAGGGGAACAAGGTGCCAAAGGTGAAACAGGCATTGAAGGTTCCACAGGTTCAACTGGTTCAAAGGGTGAACAGGGTCTAGATGGTGCACAGGGACTTCAAGGTGCTCAAGGCATACAGGGTGAAGCAGGTGCAACTGGTATACAAGGAGAAAAGGGTGCTAGTGGATTACTAGGGGCAACTGGTGAGCAAGGTATTCAAGGTAGCACCGGCGCTCAAGGACTTGAAGGATCTACAGGTGCTGAAGGGGCACAAGGAGAAAAAGGTGTCACTGGTTATACAGGGCCTCAAGGCGACACTGGTGAGAAAGGTATACAAGGTCAAGTAGGTCATACTGGTGCTGACGGCGACACAGGCCAACGGGGTGAGAAAGGTGAAACTGGCGTAGAAGGTGCCCAAGGAAAACAAGGTGATCAAGGTCTAACTGGGCAACGAGGAGATACTGGTGAAAAGGGTGAAGAGGGGGCCACTGGTGAGAAAGGTATACAGGGTGAATCAGGTGATACTGGTTCAGAAGGACCTCAAGGTAAAGAAGGTGTTAAGGGTGAAAAAGGTGAACAGGGTATAGATGGTGCACAGGGGGCTCAAGGTATACAGGGTATACAAGGAAATCAAGGGGAGAAAGGTGATACTGGTTTAGTAGGAGCAACTGGTCAGGAAGGTATTCAAGGCAGCACTGGTGCTCAAGGTTTAGAAGGAGCTACAGGTGCTCAAGGTTTAGAAGGAGCTACAGGTGCTCAAGGTTATACAGGGGCTCAGGGATTTCAGGGTGAAACTGGAGCCCAGGGTTCTAAGGGTGAAACTGGAGCTCAGGGGTTTAAGGGCGATACTGGAGCTCAGGGGTTTAAGGGCGATACTGGTGCAGAAGGGTTGCAGGGGCAAAAGGGTGAAACTGGTTCTAAGGGTGATGCTGGCATTGATGGCCTTCAAGGTGAAACAGGCCAACAAGGTGATACTGGCGTCAAAGGAGATACTGGTAGTGAAGGTAAGAAAGGTGCAGATGGAGCTGAAGGCTCAATTGGTCCGACTGGTATCACAGGGCAACGGGGCGAGAAAGGTGAAACTGGCTTAGAAGGTCCTGAAGGAAAACAAGGTAATGAAGGTGCAACTGGGGAACAAGGAGATACTGGTGAAAAAGGCGAACAGGGCGCCACTGGTGAGAAAGGTATGCAGGGTGAATCAGGTGATACTGGTGCAGAAGGACCTCAAGGTAAAGAAGGTATTAAGGGTGAAAAAGGTGAAAAAGGTCTAGATGGTTCACAGGGAGTTCAAGGTATACAAGGTGAAGCAGGTGCAACCGGTATACAAGGAGAAAAAGGCAGCACTGGTTTAGCAGGAGCAACTGGTGAACAGGGTATTCAGGGCAACACTGGCGCTGAAGGTTTGCAAGGGTCCACTGGTGCTGAAGGTATACAAGGTGAAAAAGGCGATACTGGTCAAAAGGGTCTAGATGGTGCTACTGGTGAGAAAGGTATACAAGGTCAAGTAGGTCATACTGGTGCACAAGGTATCACAGGACAACAGGGTGCGACAGGGTATACTGGTCTAGAAGGCCCTGAAGGGAAACAAGGGGATAAAGGTGAAACAGGTAAACAAGGGGATACTGGTGAAAAGGGTATCCAGGGAGACACTGGTTCACAAGGTATACAAGGTGAAGCGGGTGATACTGGTGCAGAAGGACCTCGAGGTAAAGAAGGTGTTAAGGGTGAACAGGGTCTAGATGGTGCACAAGGACTTCAAGGTGCAACTGGGCAACAAGGTGAACTAGGTGCAACTGGTATACAAGGAGAAAAAGGCAGTACTGGTCTAGCAGGGGCGACTGGTGAACAAGGCATTCAAGGTAGCACTGGGGCTCAAGGCCTTGAAGGATCTACAGGTGCTCAAGGCATACAAGGAGAAAAGGGTGCAATTGGTAATACAGGCGAAAAAGGGTTGCAGGGTAATACTGGAGTTCAGGGATCTAAGGGTGATACTGGAGCCCAGGGCTTTCAAGGTGAAACTGGAGCCCAGGGCTTTCAAGGTGAAACTGGAGCAGAGGGTCCCCAAGGGCAAAGGGGTGAAACAGGATCTAAGGGTGAAACTGGCTTTCATGGTGATCAAGGTGCAACTGGGAAACAAGGTGATACCGGTATCAAAGGAGATACTGGTAGTGAAGGTAAGAAAGGTGCAGATGGAGCTGACGGCTCAACCGGTGCAACTGGTATTACAGGACAACAGGGCGAAAAAGGCGACACTGGTCTAGAAGGTCCTCAAGGAAAACAAGGTGAAAGAGGTCTTCAAGGGGATCTAGGTTATAAGGGTGATACGGGTGATACTGGAGTCCAAGGTGCAACTGGTATGCAAGGCCTTGAAGGAAAACAGGGACAGCGAGGTGAAAAAGGAGAACGTGGAGAAACTGGTGCAGATGGGCAACAAGGTCATACTGGTTCTCAAGGTTCAACAGGATACACTGGTACACAGGGTGCAACAGGGTATACTGGTGTCAAAGGTGAAACCGGCCAACAAGGTGAGATTGGTCAAACTGGGGCCCAAGGTGCAACTGGCGTGGAAGGCCCTGAAGGAAAACAGGGACAGCGAGGTGAAAGAGGAGAACAGGGAGAAACTGGCGCCCAGGGACAACAAGGTCATACTGGCACGCAAGGTGCGACGGGTGCCAAAGGCGAACAAGGTGATGAAGGTGCAACTGGGCAACAAGGTTATACTGGTGAAAAGGGTGAAAAGGGTGCCACTGGTGAGAAAGGTATGCAGGGTAATGCAGGTAATACTGGCGCAGAAGGTATACAAGGGGCAAAGGGTGATACTGGTATTCAAGGTGTAACTGGCGCAGATGGTTCTCAAGGAAAACAAGGATTACAAGGTTCAACTGGCGTTGATGGTGCGACTGGTAAAGATGGAGCTCAAGGTTCTACAGGAGAAAAGGGAATTCAAGGTCCAACTGGTGCAGAAGGAGCAGATGGCTTAGAAGGTCCAACTGGTTCACAGGGCCAACAGGGTCCAATAGGTAATACAGGCCACTATGGTGCAACTGGGCAACAAGGTGATACTGGTTTGCAGGGAATAAGAGGAGATAAAGGTGATACTGGTGTCGAGGGTAAACAAGGCCCTCAAGGGCAGAAAGGGGATACTGGTTCTTTAGGGAATACTGGAGCAACAGGATATACTGGAGCTCAAGGGCCGCAGGGGATAGAAGGCCCTGAAGGACAGCGAGGTATTCAAGGATTACAAGGACTTCAGGGTGAAACTGGTGCTATAGGACAACAAGGTCAAACTGGTTTACAAGGTATACGAGGCGATACTGGTGCTCTAGGGCATACTGGTGTATCTGGAATAGATGGTGCAACCGGTGCTCAAGGATTACGAGGTGATACTGGTTTTACTGGAACAAAAGGTGAACAGGGTGATACTGGTTCTAGAGGGGAACAAGGTGATACTGGTTCTCAAGGATACCGAGGTGATACTGGTGCTCAGGGCCTGCAAGGATTGCGAGGCCTTGAAGGGCAGAAGGGTGATACTGGCTACCAAGGCCCTCAAGGACAGCAGGGTATTCAAGGGGATATTGGTATTACAGGAGCACAGGGTATTAAGGGGGATACTGGCCTAGAAGGAGCAACTGGAGAAATCGGACCTGAAGGCAAACAGGGTCTAAAGGGTGAACAGGGTGGGACTGGTTTTACGGGACAAAAAGGTGAGGCTGGTTTTACGGGACAAAAAGGTGAGACTGGTATACAAGGAGAGACTGGTGTAAAAGGTGATACTGGTGTGCAAGGAGAGACTGGTGCTCAGGGATTACAAGGTGCGACAGGAAAACAAGGTTCTCAAGGCGACACTGGTTTGCAGGGTAAAGAAGGACCTCGAGGTCAAGAAGGATCCACTGGTATACAAGGATCTCAAGGTATACAAGGGCAAAAAGGTGATACTGGCGCACAAGGGCGAGATGGAATACAAGGTTCTACTGGTTCTGATGGCCAACGTGGTTCTACTGGCTCAAGTGGTGATACTGGCGCACAAGGACGAGATGGTATGCAAGGTCCTCAAGGTAAGCAGGGTGATACTGGTCTCAGTGTTAAAGGGGAACAAGGTGCAACAGGTGAGCAAGGTATTGAAGGCTCAACTGGTTCTGAAGGAAAACAAGGTGCAACTGGCAGAGATGGTGCTGAAGGATTACGAGGTGCAGAAGGTAAACAAGGTATTCAGGGTGATACTGGTTTTAGTGGAGCAAAGGGTGATACTGGTTTTACTGGAGTAAAAGGTGAGCAGGGTGATACTGGGTTTAGAGGGTTAAAAGGTGAGCAGGGCGATACTGGTTTTACTGGAGTAAAAGGTCAGCAGGGTGATACTGGTTCTGATGGATTACGAGGCGATACTGGTTTTACTGGAGCAAAAGGCGAACAGGGTTATACTGGTTCTGATGGATTACGAGGTGATACGGGTGAAAAGGGTGAACAGGGTCCTCAAGGAATTATGGGTGAACCAGGTAGGGAGGGTACTGATGGTTCCTTTGGAAAAGGTACCTTTACTTTAAAATCTACAAATGAATTATCAGTCATTGTAGATTCTTCAACTATTACTAAAATAGGTGAATCGGGCTGGAATTCAAGTGTTTATACATTGGAAGCTTATACGAATGCAAGCTTATCATTTAGCCTAGGTTCTTTTGCAGATGCATTCATTGGTCTATCCTCTCAACCCAAAAATAGCAATGATACATCGAGTATTGACTATTCATTCTCTTTATCCAATGAACGCTCAGTTTGTATATATCAAAAAGATATCTTAATTAAAATTTGCACTGGAGAATATACATCTGATACAATATTTAGAATTTATCATGATGGTCAAAATATAAATTATTATATCGACGGGATATCTGTGTATACTGCAATTGAACCTATTATTACACCACTTTACGGAAAGTTTATTCTACATGATTCTGGATACAGTATTAAGAATATTCATTTCGACCCAGTAATCCCTGGCTCACAGGATCTATCTGTGTATACTGATATACAGGATGCAACAGGCAACGAGGGTGCAACTGGTGCAGATGGAAAGCAGGGTGATACTGGTTTACAAGGAATTCAAGGTGATACTGGTTTACAAGGACTTCAAGGATTACGAGGCCCTGAAGGGCAGCAGGGCGAGAGAGGATTTACTGGACAAAAAGGTGACACTGGTTTACAAGGCGTAGAAGGCTCTAAAGGGCAAAAAGGAGATACTGGTGCATTGGGGCATACTGGTATCCAAGGAGAACAAGGTATACAGGGTAAAACTGGTCAAGCTGGTCAAACGGGTGAAAGAGGTGAAACTGGCGAAAAAGGTGCAGATGGCGCGAAGGGTGATACTGGTTTACGAGGCACAGATGGTGCGAAGGGTGAAACTGGCTCTGAGGGTAAAAAAGGTGATAAGGGTGAAGATGGCAGATCTGGTTCTACAGGAGGAAAAGGTGACCAAGGTGCAACTGGAGAAATCGGTCCTCAAGGCAAACAGGGCATCCAAGGTCAGCAGGGAGAAACTGGTGAGAAAGGAGAACAGGGAGAAACTGGTCAGAAAGGAGAACAGGGATATAAGGGGGAACAAGGTTCCACTGGTGCTCGAGGGGAACAAGGAATTAAAGGATCAACTGGTGAAAAAGGAGAAGAGGGACCTCAAGGTATAAGAGGAAATGATGGCCTTCAAGGGATCCAAGGAGTTAAAGGTGCCACTGGTGCTGAAGGGGAAAAGGGAGAACAGGGGCCTCAAGGTATAAGAGGAAATGATGGACTTGAAGGTATCCAGGGGCTTCAAGGCGACACTGGTTCTCGAGGAGAACAAGGCGCCACTGGTTCTCGAGGAGAACAAGGTGACAAAGGACTTCAAGGTCTACAAGGAATTCAAGGTGCAACTGGTTTTCAAGGAATTCAAGGTGCAACTGGTTCTCAAGGAATTCAAGGTGCAACAGGTAATAAAGGAGAACAAGGTGATAAAGGAGAACAAGGTGCAACAGGTCTCGCTGGGGCAAAGGGGGAAGGAGAACAAGGTGCAACTGGTTTTACGGGACAAAGGGGAGAAGACGGAGAAACTGGTAAACAAGGTCCAACAGGTATTAGCGGAGCAAAAGGTGCAACTGGTCCACAGGGAGAAACTGGTTCTCAAGGATTGATGGGGGCAACTGGGAAAGAAGGATCTCAAGGTAATACAGGGGCTCGGGGCGAAAAAGGAGAAACTGGTATTACTGGATCTACAGGGGCCCAAGGGCAACAAGGAGAAACTGGTTCTAGAGGTGAAAAAGGAGAAACTGGTTCTAGAGGTGAACAAGGCATACAAGGAGACACTGGGTTGGAAGGAATACGTGGGTCAACTGGGTCATTCGGTCTAGGAACATTCTCATTAATTCCTAATATTTTGAATAATGAAAATTTAATAGCAGTCTTAGATTCTTCTAGAATTGCCAAGGTTGGTGGAGTAGATGGATGGAATGCAAATATATATTCATTGGAATCTCACATGTATCCAAAGTTATCTTTCACAATGGGATCTATTCATCCATCTGTATTTGCTGGGTTTTCAATTAATCCATCTCAATCTACACAATCAACCAACCTAGATTATGGATTTCATTTGTCAGAAGATAGTTCTATTTCGATTTACCAGTCAGATGTATTAGTGAATATTTGCACTGGATCATATTCTCTTGATACTACGTTTGGAATGAATTACGATGGAAAGAATATTAATTATTTTATTGGAGGAAATTTAGTATTTAATACTGAAGTATCAATTGTTTCACCTCTCCATGCAAATTTTATTATTTATAATTCTGGATATTCTATTGAAAATATTCATTTTGACCCTCTATCTATATACAGCGAAGGTTCTCAAGGTTCATATGGTGCAACTGGGCAACAAGGTCCTACTGGAAGAAGAGGTGAAGATGGAGCTACAGGTAAAGATGGTGCTTCAGGATACACTGGTTCAGATGGAGCTCAAGGTCCCACTGGGCAACGAGGTGAAGATGGAAAAAGAGGTGAAGATGGAAAAAGAGGTCAAGATGGCATACAAGGTGCAACTGGTTCAGATGGCGCTAAAGGTCCAACTGGTTCTCAAGGAATAAGAGGATTAGATGGTGGACAGGGTGAAAAAGGTATCTCAGGAGAAAGAGGTGAAACTGGAGAAAGGGGTCAAGATGGCGCAAAGGGTGAAACTGGTAAACAGGGCCCCCAAGGTTCCACTGGAGAAAGGGGTATTGATGGTTTAACTGGATACACCGGTGCTAAAGGAGAGCCTGGTGAGAAAGGTGAGGTTGGTGCACAAGGTGTAAATGGTTCCCAGGGCCCTCAAGGACAGCAAGGTGCAACTGGGTCTCAAGGAATAAGAGGATATGATGGTGTTGAAGGTAAAAAAGGAGAACAGGGGGCAACTGGCATTCAAGGACAACAAGGTGCAACTGGTATTCAAGGTGAGCGTGGTGATAAAGGACAACAGGGCGATAAAGGAGAGCCTGGTGAGAAAGGTGAGGTTGGTGCACAAGGTGTAAATGGTTCCCAGGGCCCCCAAGGACAGCAAGGTGCAACTGGGTCTCAAGGAATAAGAGGATATGATGGCGTTGAAGGTAAAAAAGGAGAACAGGGGGCAACTGGCATTCAAGGACAACAAGGTGCAACTGGCATTCAAGGTGAACGTGGTGATAAAGGACAACAGGGCGATAAAGGAGAACAGGGTGCAACTGGTGAAAAAGGAATTCAAGGTATAAGTGGTTCTCAAGGAGTTCAAGGTGCAACTGGTTCTCAAGGTGCAACGGGTTCTAGAGGAGAATATGGTGCAACAGGATCTCAAGGACTTCAAGGTGCAACTGGTTCTAGAGGAGAACATGGTGCAACTGGTTCTCAAGGAGAAACTGGTGAAAAAGGTCAATTGGGTGATACTGGAGAAAAGGGTGAAAAGGGAGAAAGAGGTGCAACGGGTGCTCAAGGTGCAACTGGCTATCGAGGGGAACAAGGTGCAACTGGTTCTCAAGGAGAGCAAGGTATTCAGGGATCAACTGGTCAAAAGGGAGATCAGGGTATACAAGGAAAACGTGGCGACGATGGTCTTCAAGGTGTCCAAGGTCTCCAAGGTGCCACTGGTGCTCAAGGGGAAACCGGTCAGAAAGGAGAACAAGGGCCTCAAGGGATAAGAGGATATGATGGTCTTCAAGGTGTCCAAGGTATTCAAGGTGCAACGGGTGCTCGAGGAGAAGAAGGTGCCACTGGTGCTCGAGGAGAAAAGGGAGACAAAGGGGTTCAAGGGGAAGGAGGTTCTAAAGGCGATACCGGTTCTCAAGGGGTTCAAGGGGCAACTGGTGAAAAAGGAATTCAAGGGCAGCAAGGACAACAAGGTGCAACTGGTTCTCAAGGGCAGCAAGGACAACAGGGATCAACTGGTTCTCAAGGGATTACTGGTTCTCAAGGAGTTCAAGGACCAACTGGTTCTCAAGGCATGAGAGGACTTGATGGTCTAAAAGGAGAACAAGGCACAACTGGTTCTAGAGGTCAAGAAGGACTTCAAGGTGCAACGGGTGCTCGAGGAGACCAGGGTGCTCAAGGACTTCAAGGTGCAACGGGTGCTCGAGGAGAACAAGGTGAAAAGGGATTTCAAGGTGCAACTGGTTCTCAAGGACAACAGGGTGCAAGTGGTGCTTTAGGGCAGCAAGGCCCACAAGGGGCAGCTGGTGAGATAGGTTATACTGGTGCTACAGGACAACAAGGTCGCGCTGGATTAGATGGTAATACTGGTGCTTTAGGGCACACTGGTGCAGATGGAAAACAGGGTAAGATGGGAGATACTGGTGATGTCGGTATTCAAGGGAAACAAGGTAAAGAAGGAGCAACTGGTGCCCAAGGACAAGATGGAAAAGAAGGAGCAACTGGTGCCCAAGGACAAGATGGAAAAGAAGGAGCAACTGGTTCTAGAGGTCAATCTGGTTCAGATGGAGCTCGAGGTGAAACTGGGTTGCAAGGTCTAGAAGGGGCAACAGGGAAACAAGGCCCCCAGGGTCAACAGGGTTCGACTGGTGCAACTGGGCAAGAAGGTGTTAAGGGTGAACAAGGTGAAACTGGCTTGCAAGGCATACAGGGACAAGAAGGAAAACAAGGGGTTCGTGGTGAACAGGGCCCCAAAGGGGAAGATGGCGCTAAAGGTGAAGATGGCGCTAAAGGGGAACAGGGTCCAACTGGTTCTCAAGGAAAAGAAGGAGCGTCAGGAAAGGAAGGTAAACGTGGCGATACTGGTTCTCAAGGAGTTCAAGGCGCAACTGGTCTACAAGGAATAGATGGTGCCACTGGACAAAAGGGATTAGATGGAGCCATGGGCCATACAGGGCGTGCTGGTGAAAAAGGAGATACTGGTCAGCAAGGTGCAAAAGGTGAAACTGGATTGCAAGGCATACAGGGCCAACAGGGCCCTCAAGGAAAAGAAGGGGTCCATGGGGATACTGGTGTCAAAGGAGAATCTGGCAAGGATGGTGCCACTGGCAAGGATGGTCTAAGTGGTAGGGATGGTGTCACTGGTAGGGATGGCGCCACTGGACAAGAGGGTCCAAGAGGATACCGTGGATCTGATGGAATCGATGGTAGTGATGGTGCAACTGGTAGGGATGGCGCCACTGGACAAGAGGGTCCAAGAGGATACCGTGGATCTGATGGTGAAACAGGTGCAACTGGTTCTAAAGGAGAAAAAGGCGCTACAGGTAATGATGGCCAAACTGGTTCTACAGGTAAAGATGGTTTACAGGGTCGAGATGGTGCAACAGGTTCTAAAGGAGATCCAGGATCTACAGGTCAACATGGTGAAAAGGGCGACACTGGTAAACGTGGTGAAAAGGGTGATACTGGTTCTCAAGGTGATAACGGTGAAACCGGTTATACTGGTTCTCAAGGCCAGAAAGGTGAAACTGGTGAACAAGGCATTTCTGGAGCTACAGGTTCCCAAGGAGAACAAGGTATTTCTGGAGCTACAGGTTCAAGTGGAAGACGTGGTGAATTTGGTCAAGGGACATTTACACTAATTTTAAACATATTGAATAATGAAAATACAATTGATATCATCAATTCATCAACTGTTGTAAAAGTGGCAGGTGAAAGTGGATGGAATTCGAATGTATATTCCCTCGAGGGATACAAATATCCTAGTGCATCTTTTACTATTGGTTCTCTAAATGCAAATCTAGCTGTAGGTTTTTCTGTATATCCTCAGACAAACACGCAGTCGTCAAATAATCAATATGGATTTTATTTTGCAGATGATTTATCTGTAAGTATATATGAGTCTGATATATTGGTTGAATCTCTTCTAGGATTATATAAACCAGACACCGTCTTTGGCATTCAATACAATGGACAATCCATAAATTATTTTATTAACGGCTTTCTTGTATATACAACAAATGCAACACTAATATCTCCTCTACACTTGAATATTATATTACATACTCTTGGAAGTTCTATTGAAAATATCCATTTTGATCCGATCCCCGAAATTAGTATAGCTTCTATAGGAATAACTGGTTTTACAGGACAGCAAGGTTATACTGGAGCAATGGGTGCAACTGGACAAGAAGGTCCAAGAGGACAGCAAGGTCATACTGGAAAAGAAGGTCTCAAAGGTGAAACAGGTTCTCAAGGTGCAATTGGTCCTCAAGGGGAAAATGGAAAACAGGGTATCCAAGGTGATACTGGTCAAATGGGAATTCAAGGAAAACAAGGTGCAACCGGTTCTTCTGGTCTACAAGGACCAACTGGTTCTTCTGGTCAGGATGGTCTCAGAGGTAAAGATGGTTTACAAGGAGATACAGGAACAGAAGGTATCCAGGGCGAAAAAGGTGAAACTGGTTCTAAGGGGGAACAAGGTGCGACGGGGGCTCAAGGACAACAAGGTCCTCAAGGCAAAGATGGTCTAGCTGGTAAAAACGGTGAAATTGGTCCACAAGGTGAAAGAGGACATACTGGGCAACAGGGGGCAAAAGGTGAAACTGGCTTGCAAGGCATACAGGGGCAACAAGGACAGCAAGGCCCTCAAGGCAAAGAAGGGGTTCGTGGATACACTGGTGTGAAAGGAGAAACAGGAGAACATGGAACTACTGGTTATACTGGTAAAGAGGGTCCAGCTGGAGCAGAAGGTGTCACTGGTAAAGATGGTTCCACTGGCAATGATGGTGCCACTGGCCAAGAGGGTCCAAGGGGATACCGTGGATCTGATGGTGAAACCGGTGCCAATGGCAAGGATGGTGCCACGGGTCAAGAGGGTCCAAGGGGATACCGTGGATCTGATGGTGAAACTGGATCAACTGGCTCTAAAGGTGAACAAGGTCCTACTGGACAAGAGGGTGCAACGGGACATCGCGGACTTGATGGTGTAAGTGGTAGGGATGGATCCACTGGTAAGGATGGTCTAAGTGGTAGGGATGGTGCCACTGGTAATGATGGACCCACTGGACAAGAGGGTCCAAGGGGATACAGTGGATCTGATGGTGAAACCGGTGCAACTGGCTCTAAAGGTGAACAAGGCCCTAGAGGTAATGATGGTCTAATTGGTTCTACAGGTAAAGATGGTGCAGAAGGCCAAGCTGGTGCAACTGGTTTTACTGGAGCAAGTGGCCAAGATGGTCAAACAGGAAAAGAAGGTGCAACTGGTGCTGAAGGGCGAACTGGTGATACTGGTAGTAAAGGAGATCAAGGTGATAAAGGGGAACAAGGTGCAACTGGTAATATGGGTTTACAAGGTGCAACTGGCCAAGATGGTTCAACGGGACAACAAGGTGAAACTGGTGCTCAAGGGGAACGTGGTCCTATAGGTAAAGATGGTGCAGAAGGCCAAGCTGGCCAAAAAGGCATGGATGGAAAAAATGGTGACACTGGTTTTAGCGGAGAAAAGGGTGCAACTGGATCTGATGGTGAAACTGGTGCAACTGGCTCTAAAGGAGAACGAGGTGAAACTGGTGCTGTAGGAGATACTGGTGCAATAGGACAAATGGGCCAGCAAGGTGAAACTGGCTTTACTGGTGAAACTGGCTTTACTGGTTCTAAAGGTGAACAAGGTCCTACAGGTAACCAGGGTGATACTGGTATTCAAGGTGATCAAGGTGCAACTGGTATTCAAGGTGCAGAAGGTCCAACAGGTGCTCAAGGACAAGATGGTATTCAAGGTATAATAGGTAATACGGGTGCAGAAGGTCCAGCAGGTCCAGCAGGAAAAGATGGAATTAATGGATCAACTGGTGCAGACGGTATCGAGGGCGCAACTGGTTTGCGAGGCATTCAAGGGGAAGATGGTAGACAAGGTGCAACTGGTTATACTGGAACTAAAGGAAATACTGGTGCACAGGGTCAACAAGGTGCAACTGGTTCAGATGGCGCCAGGGGAGAAAGGGGTATTCATGGAGCAACTGGCTTTACTGGAATAGCAGGGGCAACTGGCTCACAAGGTCAACAGGGTGAAACTGGTGCTGTAGGAGATACTGGTGCAAAAGGAAAACAAGGTGAAACTGGATATACAGGTCAACAAGGAAAACAGGGAACAAGAGGTATTGATGGTTCAACTGGTTCTCAAGGTGAGAAAGGGTATAGGGGTGACACTGGAGAACGAGGTTTGAGAGGAAATCGTGGGGATACAGGTAAACAAGGCAATGATGGGGCTACAGGTGAGAGAGGTGAATTAGGGCATACTGGTGCAGATGGTAAAGCTGGTATACGTGGTGCACAAGGTGCAACAGGGCATACTGGCCAGAGTGGCTTAGATGGTTCAAAAGGAGACCAAGGTGAAACTGGTATAGCTGGACCTCAAGGTAATGCAGGAGTTCAAGGGGATACAGGTGCTCGAGGTAATACAGGATATACTGGTTATACGGGATATACAGGATATATAGGTCATACTGGTTATACTGGATATACTGGTATAGCGGGTCCAACTGGTGAAGATGGAAAACCTGGAGAAATGGGTATCCAAGGATTACAAGGTATACAAGGCTCGACTGGAGAAATTGGTCAAACAGGTGCATCTGGAAAAGGGACATTTACTCTTGTAGAAAATCCTTTTAACAATGAAAATATTTCAACTATTCTAGATAGTTCCAGCATAACAAAGGTATCTGATGCTCCAGGATGGAATTCATCTATTTATACACTTGAATCATATCTAACACCCAATCTGTCATTTACATCTGGAAAACTTTTTCCAAATGCGTTCATTGGTCTAACGTTCAATCCATCTGATGTAATTTCTACACAAAATGTCAAACATGGCTTCCATTTGTCTGACGACGGATCAGTCTCAATTTACGAATCTGATATCTTACAGAAAGTTGCTAGAGACACTCAATATCTCACAACTACTGTATTTGGAATTCAATATGATGGACAATCTATAAATTATTTTATGGATGGCTCATTAATTCATACTACTACTGTTTCTACAACACATCCATTTCATGCGATTTTTATCTTATATAATTCAGGATTTAGTATACAAAATATTCACTTTGATCCCTTATTAATTGGCAAAGAAGGTATACAGGGACCAACTGGTTCAATTGGTCCTGAGGGTAAAAATGGACAGCAAGGTGATACTGGGTCTGAAGGATTACAAGGACCTCCTGGCATTACTGGAGAAAAAGGTCCAAAGGGTCCAATGGGTCCAATGGGTCCAATAGGTCCAATAGGTCCAATTGGTAAATCTGGATCCATGGGTCATACTGGATCTCAAGGTGCAACTGGAAAACAGGGTGCAAAAGGAGAACAGGGTGCAATTGGCATTAGCGGGTCTACGGGATATACTGGTTTAGCAGGGGTCACAGGAGAACAGGGTGAAACTGGATCTCAAGGTGCAACTGGTCAACAAGGTGAAACTGGATCTCAAGGTGCAACTGGTCAAGAAGGACTGGAAGGTCCAACTGGTCAGCAAGGATTAGAAGGTGCAACTGGTCAGCAAGGACTGGACGGCGCAACTGGTAAAGATGGTGCAACTGGCTATACTGGTGTAAAAGGCGACACTGGTGAAAGGGGACTAAGAGGTGAAAGGGGTCTAGACGGCGCAAAGGGTGCAACCGGTGCTTTAGGCAACACGGGTGCTAGAGGAAGCCAAGGTGCAACTGGTGCTTTAGGACACACAGGTGCAACTGGTGCACAGGGTAATGAAGGTAAACGAGGTTTACAAGGTGCAACCGGTATTAGAGGTGTTGATGGTGCAACTGGTCAGGCTGGTTTAGCAGGGGCCACAGGAGACCAGGGTGAAACTGGTTTTACGGGACAAAGGGGTGAAGATGGATCAACTGGGTTTACAGGAGAACAGGGCGCTCAAGGTGCAACTGGTGAAAAGGGTGAAAAGGGTGATGATGGGTTTACAGGAGAACAGGGTGCTGAAGGTGCAACTGGGCAAAAAGGAGAGGCTGGTGAAATAGGTATCCAAGGAGCAACGGGTTCTCAGGGCGCTGAAGGACCAACTGGTGCAAGAGGAACCCAAGGTGCGCAAGGACAGCAAGGAGCAACTGGTTATACTGGACAAAGGGGCTTGCGAGGTGAAACAGGATTTAGTGGTGCCACTGGGCAAGAAGGTTCAACTGGTGCAAGAGGTCTGCAAGGAATTCGCGGAGAAACAGGTAAAGAAGGTAAAATGGGACAACATGGCTCAACAGGGTTGCAAGGTGAAGAGGGTGCAACTGGTGAAGCTGGTGCCAAAGGCGACACTGGAGAAGAAGGTTCAACTGGTTCTAGCGGAGCAAAAGGTGATACGGGTCAAGAGGGTGTTAGAGGTGAGACTGGCTTTGACGGATCCACTGGGTATAGCGGGGCAACTGGGCAAGATGGTGCAACTGGCTATACTGGTCAAGATGGCGAAACTGGTTATACTGGGCAACGTGGTGCAACTGGTTATACTGGACAAGATGGTAAAACTGGTTATACTGGACAACGCGGTGCAAAAGGCGAGACTGGTTCTAGGGGTGAAAAGGGACTTGATGGTAAAGAAGGAATAACTGGTAATACTGGTGCAAGAGGCTTGCAAGGCCCTCAAGGTCAGAGAGGTGAAATAGGTAATACTGGTGCAAAAGGCCTGCAAGGTATACAAGGTGAAACAGGACAGCAGGGTGAAACAGGATATTCTGGTTTAGAAGGTGCAACTGGTTCTACAGGGCAAGATGGTCTTGCTGGTGCCCACGGTGCAACTGGTTATACTGGTGAACAAGGAAACACTGGTCAAGAGGGTGCAACTGGTCGAGATGGTATCCAAGGGGAACAAGGTGAAAAGGGCCTAGATGGTGCTAAAGGAGAGGAGGGTGCAACTGGTCGAGATGGTTCTCAAGGTGCAAAGGGTGAAAAAGGTCTAGATGGCGCAACTGGTTATACTGGTCAAAGAGGTTCTCAAGGTCAAAGAGGTGAAAGGGGTCTAGAAGGCCCAACAGGGTTCGGTGTCAAAGGAGAGAAAGGTCCAGCAGGGGATACTGGTGCAAAGGGTGCACAAGGCATACAAGGACAACAAGGGACAACAGGTCAACAAGGCGAGAGAGGTCTGCGTGGTGCAACTGGTCAAGATGGCATAGACGGAGCTACGGGTGCTAGTGGTCAAGATGGTTCTCAAGGGGAACAAGGTATACAAGGTAAAGATGGTGAAACGGGAGAACAAGGCCATACTGGGTTTACCGGTGTAAAAGGGGAACAAGGTGATACTGGATTTACAGGTATACAAGGCAAAGAAGGTCCATCTGGTAAAGATGGTATCCAAGGGGCTCAAGGTAATGATGGTATCCAGGGTCCAAGAGGTGAAAAGGGTTTGCGTGGAGATACAGGAATACAGGGTGAGCAGGGTCCTAAGGGATTATCTGGCCTTCGTGGTGAAACTGGTTCATCTGGTTCTCGTGGTGAACAAGGTATCGCTGGATTAAAGGGTATAAGAGGTGAAAAGGGATTGGATGGAGAAACGGGTGATAGCGGAGCAACAGGTGAAGATGGTGCAACGGGTATGCAAGGTGCAACTGGTCGAGATGGTGCAACTGGTAGGCAAGGGGCCACTGGTGCACGAGGTCAAGATGGAAAGGACGGTAATAAAGGCAGGGACGGCATTCAAGGTTCAACAGGATATACAGGTGCATCTGGAATAAGGGGGCAAGCTGGAAAGGATGGCGAAAAGGGTAGAGATGGAGATACCGGTATTCAAGGTGAAACTGGTATTAGTGGAGCAAAAGGTGCAACAGGACAAAGGGGTGAAACGGGATACGCTGGTAAAGATGGTCTAAAAGGAGAAACTGGTGCAACTGGTAAAGAAGGTGCAACAGGACAAAGGGGTGATACGGGATACGCTGGTAAAGATGGTCTAAAAGGCGATCAAGGTGCAACTGGTCAACAAGGTATTAAGGGTAAGGCAGGTGAAACTGGTTCTCAAGGTGAAAAAGGTGAAACTGGAGAACAGGGTGTAAAAGGTGAAACTGGAGAACAGGGTGTAAAAGGTGAAACTGGAGATCAGGGACCAAGGGGATATCGTGGGGAACATGGTATTAAGGGTGAAACTGGAGTTCGTGGTGAAAGAGGTATCAAAGGGGTAGATGGCGATAAAGGAGAAACCGGTGAAATGGGTGCAACTGGAAGGAGAGGAGAAAGAGGTAATGACGGTGCAACTGGAGAAACAGGGCAAAGAGGTAATGATGGTGCAACTGGTGAAATTGGTGAAACTGGTAAACAGGGTGAAACTGGTTATACAGGTGCACAGGGTCTAATAGGCCACACTGGGTTTAACGGTGCAACAGGAGAACGAGGTGAAACTGGTGTTCAAGGTTTACAAGGAGAAGCTGGTTTAGAAGGTGCAACTGGTTATACAGGTTCTAGTGGAAAACGAGGAGAAATTGGTAAATTTGGACAAGGGACATTTACGCTTGTTCCTAATACCTTCAACAATGATAATGAAATACGTGTTCTAAATTCATCTTCAATTGTAAAGTTAGGTTCTACTGGATGGAATTCTAATATTTATACGTTGGAGGCTTATAATGCAGCAAGATTAAGTTTTACAATTGGAGTATATGGATCTGAAGCATTTGTTGGATATTCTATTTTTCCATCACTGAATACACAGACAAATAACATTGACTATGGCTTCTATTTTGGTTCAGATGGATCTGTATCTGTTTACGAATCTGACATGCTGTTATCAATAATCACTATTGGCTATACAGATAAGACTGTCTTCGGAATTAAATACAATGGCCTGCTGATGCAGTATTTGGTAGATGGTTTTGTAGTATTTGAAAAGGCAATTTCATTATCTGAACCCATCCATGCGAATTTCTTACTCTATAACACAGATTTTACAATTGATAATATTCACTTTGACCCAATTTTAAATGAATACTCGATGATCGGTGCAACGGGTAGAGATGGCCCTAGAGGGCAGGATGGCGCTAAAGGACAAGATGGTGCTAAAGGAGAAACTGGGCACCGCGGTCAAAGAGGAGAAACTGGCCAAGATGGTGCAACTGGCCAAGGTGGTCCAAAAGGTGATACTGGTATACAAGGTCTTTCTGGCAAGGATGGTGCAGCTGGCCAAGATGGTGCCAAAGGTGACACTGGTAGAAGAGGACCGCCTGGTCTAAGTGGGAATACGGGTTCTACTGGTGAAAAGGGAGACAAAGGTGAAAGGGGTATAGATGGTTCTACTGGTCAAAGGGGATCCCGTGGTGAAATGGGAGCAACTGGTTCTAAAGGTGATAATGGTGAAACGGGAGAAAGGGGTCCTAGAGGGTATGATGGAAAAGAGGGTCCCACAGGAGAGGCAGGATTGAAAGGTCTCCAAGGTATAAAAGGAGAAGACGGTGCACGAGGCGTGGCTGGCTCAACGGGCAATCATGGTGCTACAGGTAATGATGGTGCCACTGGTTATACTGGTGAACAGGGAGCAACAGGCGCTCGAGGACTTGATGGAAGAGATGGATCCATGGGTCAAAGAGGATTGCCTGGGCTAGGAACATTCAGTCTAAGAGAAAATGTTTTGAACGGCATCAATCGCATCTTAATTCCAAGCTCATCTGAAATTTTAAGGTCATCTGATGAAAATGGATGGGATACAAATGTCTATTCAGTTCAAGGGTATAATCTATGTAATCTGAGTTTCACTGTAAGTTCACCAAATGTGAATATGTTTGGTGGCTTATCTAAGACACCCACTGTGAATAATTTAACTTCAAATGTTGATTTTGGATTTTATTTATCTGACGAGAGTTTAGTCTCAATTTACCAGTCAGACATCTTAATTTCGTCAATTAGAAATGGCTACACGCACAATACAATCTTTGGTATTCAGAATACTGGATCTCAAATAATCTATTTAATCGATGGACAGCCTGTCCATATAACTGAAATACAGTTATTAGATACATTATATGCAAATTTCCTATTATACAATAACGGATTTTCAGTTAAGAATATTCACTTTGACCCTCTTTTAGCAGGAATTCAGGGTGCTATAGGTCAACAGGGTGATACTGGTTCTGATGGTGCAACTGGTCGTGATGGCTTGCAAGGAGAAAGAGGTCCACCTGGAATAATGGGAATCCAGGGTCCGACTGGTATATCTGGTCCAACTGGTTCTCAAGGGCAAAAAGGAGAAATGGGCCTTGAAGGCTCTACTGGCGAGCAGGGTATTCAGGGCCCTACTGGACAAAGGGGGCTTGATGGTAAGCGTGGTGAAACTGGTGCAAAGGGAGAAATTGGTTTACGAGGTCTGCGTGGTGAAACTGGTATTGGTGGCGCTAAAGGTGAAACAGGGTATACTGGTAAAAAAGGTCTAGACGGTGCTCAAGGTCCTGAAGGTCCTCAAGGACGCCAAGGTGCAACTGGAGAAAAAGGTGAACAGGGAATCGAAGGTAAGGTTGGACCTACAGGTGAAATTGGTAGAAGGGGATTACAAGGCGAAACTGGTATTCAAGGCCCCATTGGTGCAACGGGTGCATCTGGTCGTGAAGGCCCTAAAGGCCAAACTGGTTCTGATGGTATTGCAGGAGCTACAGGGCAACAAGGTGAAACTGGTGCCAAGGGTGAGCAGGGTATGCGAGGACAAGAAGGTCGCGAAGGCCCCCAAGGTCCTCAAGGAGAGCAAGGCATAGAAGGATTGCATGGTAAAATGGGAGCTACAGGTCAACAAGGTGAAACTGGTTCTGATGGTAAAAGAGGATTGAAAGGGGCGGATGGAGAAACTGGTGCACGAGGATTACGTGGTGATAAAGGTGATGATGGTATCACGGGTAATGAGGGTCCTCAAGGACGACAGGGTGCAACTGGTTCAGATGGTATGAGAGGCGCTGCAGGTATAGCTGGTGCAACTGGGTCAGATGGTATGAGAGGCGATACAGGTATAGCTGGTCCAATTGGTCAAACTGGTAGGGACGGGTTAAAAGGTGCGAAAGGAGATACTGGTTTGCGTGGTCCAATTGGCCCACAGGGTCCTGAAGGAGAACAGGGATCCACTGGTTCTAAGGGACTTCAAGGAGAAAAAGGAGCAACTGGTAATGATGGTCTAAGAGGCATTCAGGGTCTACCTGGGCAATCTGGTGTAAAAGGTGAAACAGGGCAATCTGGTAAAGACGGCGACAAAGGTGAAAGCGGTCTAGATGGTTTATCTGGAGATACGGGCGCTCAAGGTGCAACTGGTGAACAAGGGCATACAGGGTTTACAGGTCAGCAGGGTGAACAGGGTCAACAAGGTCAACAGGGTGAAACTGGTTCTGAAGGAAAACGAGGCCTGGATGGATCAGATGGTGCTACAGGTGCAGAAGGCCCTATGGGAAGGCGCGGGGAAAGAGGGGAAACTGGTTCCAAAGGGGAACAAGGTATAGAAGGTGCAACTGGCTACACAGGAGAAAGGGGTCCTGCTGGTATTGATGGTAAGAATGGTGCAATTGGTAAATATGGAAAAGGAACATATACAATGGATGCAATTGGTAAAATATTATTAAAACAGTCTTCTATTTCTAGGACAGATGGATATGGATGGGATGCATCTGCATATACAATTCAAGCATATACAACTCTAAATCTCTCGTTTACTATTGCAAACCTCAAACCCAGTGCCATTGTAGGTCTATCAACATCTCCTAGTCTTAGAACAAGCAGCATTGAATATGGGTATTTATTTCTAGACGACGGTTCAGTTCAGATTTATGAATCGGATATTCTCATACACAGTATATCAGGTGTCTACAGTTCTGATACCGTTTTTGGAATTCAGTCAGATGGTTCTCAAATAACATATTTCTTAGATGGAACTCTAATACACAGTTCACCTAATCTATTAATGGAGCCGTTCCATGCATATTTCATGCTACAGTCAACTGGCTTTTCAATTAACAATATTCATTTTGATCCACTTCTCAAGGGTGCTAGAGGAGAAGCAGGTGCAACTGGTTCTATAGGAGAACAAGGTCTGCAAGGTGCAACTGGTTTTACGGGAGCAAAAGGTGCAACTGGTGCAGAAGGTTTGCAAGGTGCAAAAGGTGCAACTGGAGCAGAAGGTCTGCAAGGTGCACAAGGCCTGCAAGGTGATACTGGACAAGATGGTTCTACCGGTCAAGAAGGTGCAACAGGTTCTACAGGAGAACTTGGTGCAACGGGTTCTACAGGAGAACAGGGTGAAACTGGTTCTACAGGTCAGCAGGGTGCAACAGGTTCTACAGGCCAGCAGGGTGCAACAGGTATCTCAGGAAAAGATGGGGCCAAAGGCGCAACAGGACAACGTGGTGCGCAGGGTGAAACTGGTCAATCGGGTATTGAGGGAGCTCGAGGACCAAGAGGTATTCAAGGACAGCAAGGTTTTACTGGTTCTAGCGGAGAAAAAGGAGAATCAGGAGCAACTGGTGCAATGGGTCCAAGAGGTATTCAAGGGCAACAAGGAGCAACTGGCACTTCAGGAAAAGATGGAATTCAAGGAGAAACTGGTTCTGAAGGATTGCGTGGCATGGAAGGTGCAACTGGTTCAGCTGGTGATACTGGGCAAGATGGTCAAGAAGGAGCAACTGGTTCCTCTGGAGAAAAAGGAGCAACTGGTTCCTCTGGTGAAACTGGTGAAAAAGGTGAAACAGGCCAGGTAGGTGCAACGGGTGCTTTAGGGGAGCAAGGACCCCAAGGTATAGCAGGACAAGATGGTTCAACGGGTTCTACAGGAGACCAAGGTGCAACAGGGCAACGTGGTCCACAAGGTGCAACGGGTGCTTTGGGGCAGCAAGGCCCTAGAGGCATAATAGGGCAAACGGGCGAGCAAGGGAAAGAAGGCGCTAAAGGAAGGCAAGGAGATACAGGCAATCATGGAGCTCGTGGTGCAACTGGAGAAGAGGGTGCTCAGGGGAAACGTGGAGAAGTTGGTCACACTGGTTATACAGGATTACAAGGTTCTCAAGGTCCAACTGGTGCTTTAGGGCAGCAAGGCATAGAAGGTCAAACTGGAGCCAAGGGTGAAACTGGTCAAGATGGTTCCAAAGGGGAACAAGGGGATACAGGTATTGATGGTTCAACTGGGGCACAAGGGTTGCAGGGTGAAGATGGCGCAACCGGTATTCAAGGACGACAAGGTGATACTGGTGATATGGGGCATACTGGAAAACAAGGAGATGTAGGTTTACAAGGAAAACAAGGACGAGATGGATCAACAGGAGCCAGGGGTGAAACTGGCATCACTGGTGCAAGGGGGCAAGAGGGTCTAAGAGGCAAGGATGGTCTAAGGGGTCAAACTGGTGAGAAAGGTGAAACTGGTATCACTGGCGCAAGAGGCCTACAGGGATTAAGAGGTATTGATGGAGAAACTGGTTCTTTAGGGCATACGGGTGAAAGAGGACAAGCTGGTTCAACAGGATACACAGGAGAACAAGGTGTAAAAGGCGCAATAGGTGATACTGGTGCATTAGGATCGACCGGTCTAGATGGATCTACAGGTATACAGGGATCTACTGGTGAAACTGGTCAAAAGGGAGAACAGGGAGATACTGGTAAAGATGGTCTAGAAGGTCCTACTGGTGATGCAGGTGCAACTGGTAAAGATGGTATTCAAGGTGTAAAAGGAGATACTGGTATTCAAGGTGTAAAAGGAGATACTGGTATTCAAGGTGTAAAAGGAGATACTGGTTATAGAGGTATTGAGGGTCCTCAAGGCCCTGAAGGACCGGTGGGTGAGAAAGGCAAGCAAGGTCAGAGAGGTGCAACTGGTTCATTTGGTTTAGGAACATTTACACTAATGCCATCTGATGACTGTTTAATGCTAAATGCCTCAAGCATTACTCGGATTTCAACTCACGACGAAGGGTGGAATTGCCATGCAAGGACACTTGAATCCTACAGATTTCCAAGATTCTCTTTTACAACAAGTGGTCAAAGTAATTTAATTTCTGGATTATCAGACGGTTCATCTAAATTTGCATTTTTAATCTCAGACGATTTATCGGTAAATATTTATGAATCAGATATCCTCGTCCACAGCACTACAGTGCAGTATACATCGGCAACTTCTTTTGGAATCCAATATGATAATGTATCTATAAAATATTTAATAGATGGTTTCTGTCTCTATAGCACAGATATATCTCTGATAAATCCTCTTCATGCATTCTTTATTTTACATAACCCTGGATTTGAAATAAGAAATATTCATTTTGATCCAATTTCTTTAGGAAAGCTGGGGAGACAAGGTGATACTGGTTCGCAAGGTGTTCAGGGTCCAATGGGTCCAATTGGACATACGGGCATCCAAGGTATACGAGGTAATACTGGTTTCACTGGGGAGAAAGGTGAAACTGGTGCAACTGGCATAGAAGGTGCAACTGGCATAGAAGGCGCAACTGGCTATACTGGAATACAAGGTGAAACAGGTGCCGATGGTAAGGACGGTGCAACTGGTGCTGATGGAGCGCAGGGGCTTCAAGGTCTACAAGGCCATACTGGCGCTCAAGGTCTACAGGGAATAGAAGGTGCAACTGGAGAACAGGGTATTCAAGGACCGATAGGGCTTTCAGGAAGAGATGGTTCAAAGGGAGATACGGGTGCAACTGGAAAACAAGGCGCAACTGGAAAACAAGGCAATCTTGGTTCAACTGGTTATACAGGTCTAAGAGGTAATGCTGGAGCAACTGGTTATACAGGTTCCCAAGGACATCAAGGTCCAACAGGTATAATTGGACAAACTGGTTATACAGGTGAAGAGGGTAAATCAGGATATACAGGTGCACAAGGTATTACTGGTGCTTTAGGAGAGACTGGTTCAAAAGGAGACACTGGTTCTCAGGGATTGCAAGGTGAAACTGGTATCATGGGTGCAACGGGTTTTAGAGGAGCAAGAGGTGAAAGAGGCATACAAGGTGAAACCGGTTCTAAAGGTGTGGAGGGTTCTACAGGTCAGACTGGTGCGGAAGGTCGCCGAGGTAAAGATGGCACTACAGGTGCCCAAGGCATTAGAGGAGATACGGGTGGAACTGGTGATTTAGGAGATACAGGATACACAGGATACACTGGTGCAAATGGTATTACTGGAGCCATGGGAATACAAGGGGAGAAAGGTCTAGATGGAGAACAAGGGTCAACTGGATACACTGGTGAAGCTGGTATAATGGGTCCCCGTGGTGAAGATGGTGAAACAGGGCAAAGAGGAGAGCAAGGTGCAACGGGTTTTACTGGTTCTGAAGGAAAACAAGGTTCAACTGGTGAAATGGGTAGCACTGGTGCTTTAGGGCAACAAGGCATTCGAGGGCTTGATGGTGCAACCGGTTTTACGGGTGCTTTAGGAAAAGAAGGTCCTCAGGGTTCTACTGGCCAGGATGGTATTGATGGCGTCCAAGGTGCAACGGGTTTTACTGGTGTAAAAGGTGCAACGGGTTTTACTGGCGCAACAGGAGAAAAGGGCGAGCAAGGCGCAACAGGAGAAAGGGGTGAACAGGGTGCAACTGGTGCAGAAGGGTTGCAGGGACAAGATGGTTCTCAGGGAGAACAGGGTTTGCAAGGTTTTACTGGGTCTCAAGGTCAATATGGAAAAGGAACCTTTACACTTCTAGAAAATCCTTTCAACAATAATCATCTAATTGAAATTCTAAATTCATCTACAATAACAAAGCTATCAGATGAACCAGGCTGGAACACCAGTGTTTACACCCTAGAAGCATATATCACGTTTAACTTATCGTTTACTCTAGGAACATTATACCCAAATGTCTTTATTGGTCTTTCAAAAAACCCATCGTTAAATACACAGACAGATACCATTGAATATGGATTTAATATTGGACCTGACCGTTCAATCTGTATTTATGAATCGGATACACTTGTCAAAATGTCTCCAGGGGATTTCACAACTACCACAATTTTTTCAATACAGTCAACTGGTTCTCAAATAGATTACTTGATAGATGGGTTCGTGGTGTTTTCCAGTATTGTCTCTTTAATAAATCCTCTACACGCTAATTTTCTAATTTATAATTCTGGGTTTTCTATTGAAAATATTCATTTTGATAAATTATCTTTAGGGCCTACTGGTTCTCATGGACGAGATGGTATTACTGGTGCGGATGGTAAAAGTGGTAAAGATGGTGATACAGGCATAAAAGGAGATACAGGTTTACAAGGTGCTGAAGGAAAAAGGGGAACCAATGGTGCAACTGGTGAGAAAGGAGAACAAGGATTTAATGGGCTAGATGGTGAGAAGGGTGAACTAGGTGATACTGGTTCAACCGGTGCTCAAGGAGCAACTGGGCAAGCTGGCCCCGCTGGAATACAAGGTAAAGTAGGTTTACAAGGAGAAAAAGGTTCTGATGGAAGCACTGGCGCTGAAGGTACAACAGGATATACAGGTTTACAAGGAGCAACGGGACACCAGGGATTACAGGGCCCTAAAGGAAATCAAGGAGATCAAGGCCTTCAAGGAGATCAAGGTGCTACAGGAGAAAAAGGTGAACAAGGTATATCTGGTTCAAATGGTCATACTGGTGCAACCGGTGTTCAGGGAGCAACTGGGCAAAAAGGAGATCGTGGTGAAATAGGTTATACAGGTGCACAGGGTATCAACGGTCTACATGGTCATACGGGTATCCAGGGTTCAACCGGTCTTGTAGGAGCTACAGGTGCACAAGGCATAGATGGAGCTACAGGTGCCCATGGGCATACTGGTTCTATTGGATTAAAGGGAGAGACGGGTGCTGAAGGAGCAACTGGTCTTCAAGGAGCAAAAGGACAGCAAGGTATAACTGGGTTTAGTGGAGAAACGGGGCAAGACGGTGCAACTGGTTCTACTGGTCAACAAGGATCACAAGGAGAAAGAGGTATAGACGGTGTTAAAGGAAAACAAGGTGAACAAGGTCAACAAGGTGAACAAGGTCAACAAGGTGCAACTGGTCAAGAAGGAAAGATGGGAATTCAGGGTGATACTGGTGTCCAAGGTGTAAAGGGGGTTGATGGCTCAAATGGCGAAGATGGCTCAACTGGTTATACTGGCCAAAGAGGATTGCAGGGTGAGCGTGGTATTAGCGGAGCAACAGGGTATACCGGTGCAGAAGGTGCCATAGGTAAAGAAGGTTCAACTGGTCAACAAGGCTCTCAAGGACAACGAGGCGCAGATGGTGTGAATGGTTCAACGGGAGAAAAGGGCAAGGATGGATTAGCAGGAGAAGCTGGTAAACAGGGTGATACTGGTTCTTCAGGAAAAGATGGCCTAGATGGATTAAAGGGTCTGAAAGGAGATACTGGTGCTGTAGGAGATAAAGGTAGCACAGGAGCACAGGGAGTTAAGGGTGATACCGGTCTAGGTGTTAAAGGAGAACAAGGTCCTACTGGTGAGCAAGGTATACAAGGTGCAACTGGTCTAGGTGCTAAGGGAGAACAAGGGCAAGATGGTGCAAAAGGTGATACTGGTCGAAAAGGTGATACTGGGCAACAAGGCACATCTGGTCTAGACGGTGCAACTGGAAAACAAGGCATACAAGGTAAAGATGGCGCAAAAGGCGAGGCTGGTCCAAAAGGCGATACTGGACAACAAGGCGCAACTGGGATTTCTGGAGCTATAGGTCAGCAAGGGATACAAGGTCCTCAAGGGCAAAAGGGAGAAACTGGTCTTGGTGGTGCTACAGGACAGACTGGTGCTAAAGGAGAGAATGGTCTTGATGGAAAAAATGGACTAAACGGTAAGAAAGGTGATACTGGTTCTGAAGGCAAACAAGGGGAAATTGGGAACACTGGAGCAGAAGGGCCTCGAGGGCTCGATGGCTCTAATGGATCAACTGGGCAGCAAGGTGCAGAGGGTATAGAAGGCAAACAAGGGCCTCAAGGGGTTAGAGGTAATACAGGAGAAGCTGGAGCAACTGGGGCAAATGGCTTGTCTGGAGCAACTGGGGCAAAGGGACAGAATGGCTTAAATGGTATTCAAGGTCCTCAAGGCGAACAAGGGGCAACTGGAAATGATGGTTCAACTGGTTCTCATGGAAAACAAGGTCCAACGGGTCAACAAGGTCTTCATGGTGATACAGGACAGCGAGGAGAAATTGGAGCAACTGGTATTATGGGAGCAGAAGGAAAACAGGGCGAAGAAGGTAAGATTGGACCTCGAGGTATTCGTGGTGATACTGGAAACCAGGGTCAACGTGGTGATAAAGGTGCAGATGGTGCAACCGGTATTCAAGGGCCACAAGGTGATCATGGTAAACAAGGTCCCGCAGGTAAAGATGGTCAACGCGGTGAACAGGGATTAATTGGCAAGGATGGTGCACAAGGCCCAACTGGTTCATCTGGGGTAAAGGGTGCAGATGGCCCTCAAGGTCTACAAGGGCAACAAGGAGAAACTGGTTCTAGAGGGGAACAAGGTGCCACAGGGCATGCAGGTGCTTTAGGAAATACTGGTTCAACTGGTTCTAAGGGTGAACAAGGTTCAGAAGGCAAATCTGGAGCAACAGGGCAAAAAGGTGATCAAGGTGTACAAGGCAGACAAGGTATAGCTGGAGCAACAGGTTATACTGGGCAAAAGGGTGACATTGGTGAGCAAGGAAAACAAGGTGCAACGGGTGCACAAGGAATACAAGGCAAACAAGGTCAACAAGGGGAAATTGGTCTGAAAGGAGATACTGGTCAACAAGGTCTGAAAGGAGATACTGGTCAACAAGGCCTGCAAGGGATAATGGGATATACAGGGCAACGAGGTCAGTTTGGAGAAGGAACCTTTACACTTGTTAATTCTCCATTGAATAATAATCATAATATTACAATCCTAAATTCATCTACAATAATGAAAACATCATCTGAACCAGGATGGAATGCAAATATCTACACACTACAGGCATACATGTCGTTTAACTTATCATTTAGCATTGGAACAATGTATTCTAATATTTTCGTTGGACTTTCAGCATATCCTTCCTTGAATACATTCTCATCTAACATTGAGTATGGCTTCAATATTGCACCTGACCGTTCAATCTGTATTTACGAATCGGATAGTCTTGTAAAAATGTGCACTGGTGAATTTACAGAAGATACTATCTTTGGAATTCAGTGCAGTGGTTCTAATATGAGATATTTGATTGATGGATTTATTGTATACACACATTCAGTTGACATAATTAACCCACTACATGCTAATTTTCTCATATATAATCCTGGATCGTCTATTCACCACATTCACTTTGAGCAATTATCTTACGAAATATCTTATACAGGAACAACTGGGCAGGCTGGAAAGGAAGGTCCAAGTGGTTCTAAGGGTGAAGCTGGTTCTACAGGTGCCCAGGGTCCACAAGGTGAAACTGGTAGAAAAGGAGAAGAAGGTGCAACTGGGCTTCAAGGATTAAGAGGTGCAACTGGTAATGACGGACCTCAAGGATTGCAGGGTCAACGTGGAATTCAAGGGAAAGAAGGCGATAGAGGTGAGAAAGGAGAACAAGGCCCTGAAGGCCTTCAAGGCCCAACTGGAGTTTCTGGTCAAAGAGGTGAAATTGGTCGCGATGGGGCAACGGGAGAACAAGGTCTACAAGGTAGGGTTGGAGCCACTGGTGAAAGAGGTGAAACTGGTATGGAAGGTCAGCCTGGGAGAGACGGTTCAAAGGGGGAACAAGGTGCAACTGGATTTAGCGGGGCTACAGGGAAACAGGGGTTAGATGGTGAAAAAGGTGATACGGGCGCTGAAGGTCCTCGAGGACAAAAAGGGGAGATGGGTATTCAGGGGCAGAGAGGTTTAGACGGAGCAACTGGTAAACATGGGTTGAAAGGACCTCAGGGTTTAGAGGGTCCTCAAGGACACCAAGGGGCAACTGGCCAACAAGGTCTACAAGGTGAAATTGGTTTTACTGGAGAAAAAGGTGCAACTGGTCAGCAAGGATCGAGAGGTGAAACTGGCCAACAAGGTCTACAAGGTCGCAATGGACAACAGGGTGAAACTGGTCAACAAGGGCAACAAGGGCCAATGGGTATACAAGGTCCAAAGGGAGATACTGGTTTTGTCGGATCTACAGGAAATCAAGGTCCTCAGGGTCCTCAAGGTCCTCAAGGACAAGTTGGTGAAAAGGGCGCAGATGGCATTCAAGGATTACGTGGTGAAAAGGGTGATGCGGGACAAGATGGCCCTGCAGGACAAAGGGGTGAAAAAGGTTCTGATGGCGAACAAGGCCCAGTTGGTAAAGCAGGTCTAAAAGGAGACAATGGGTATGATGGGGCAACAGGAGAACAGGGTCCTCAAGGTCCTCAAGGACAAGTTGGTGAAATGGGTGCAGATGGCATTCAAGGATTACGTGGTGAAAAGGGTGATACGGGACAAGATGGTCCTGCAGGACAAAGGGGTGAAAAAGGTTCTGATGGCAAAGAAGGTCCAATCGGTAAAGCAGGTCCAAGAGGTGAAATTGGTCGCGATGGGGCAACGGGAGAACAAGGTCCTCAAGGCTCCCAAGGCCCTCAAGGCCCTCAAGGCCGAGATGGTGAAAAGGGTGCAGATGGCATTCAAGGCATTTCTGGAAACCAAGGGCCCACTGGTCAAGATGGTGCCATAGGAAAAAGGGGTGAAAAAGGTTCGGATGGTCCAGAAGGTGCAACTGGTTCTAAAGGTGAACAAGGTCCTAGGGGAATTGATGGCGCAGAAGGTGCCACTGGTAAAGATGGTAAACGGGGTATCGATGGAGACACTGGTGCTATAGGGCATACTGGCGCAGATGGTCTTCGAGGCCCTCAAGGAAAACAGGGTGCAGAGGGCCCTCAAGGAAAACAGGGTGCAGATGGTGCAAAGGGTGAAACAGGCAATCATGGTTTACGTGGCCCTGCAGGTGCAGATGGAAAGCATGGCTTAGATGGAATTCAGGGTTCCCAGGGGCTAAGAGGTCTACAAGGAGATACTGGTGCAACTGGTTCTCAAGGTGCAACTGGTGCACAAGGACTAAGAGGTCTAGATGGTGAGATTGGTGCAACTGGTGCTGTAGGGCAACAAGGCATACAAGGTCCAACGGGGCAAAGAGGTCTAGATGGCATAGATGGTGCAAAAGGCGATGAAGGACTTCAAGGGCAGCGTGGAGAACAAGGTGCAAAGGGCGAACAAGGGCATCATGGCTCAACTGGTGCTGAAGGTCCAACTGGTGCTAAAGGTCCAACTGGTGCTAAAGGTTCAATCGGCCTTGAAGGTCCAGCGGGTGCTGAAGGTCCAACTGGGGCAGATGGATTACCTGGTATGAAAGGTGATACTGGCCTTGAAGGGCAGAATGGCTTAGATGGCCCCACTGGTGCCAGGGGTCTCATGGGAGAAACAGGGTATACTGGCAAAGATGGTTTACAAGGGAAAACAGGTGCAACAGGTGCAAGAGGAGAAGTTGGTCCAACAGGTGCAGAGGGTCCAATGGGATTACGTGGTATAGAAGGAGTTCAAGGGAAAAACGGAAAGGGAACCTTCACACTTGTTCCTAATCGAATTAACCAGGATAACCACATTGAAATTATTGATTGCTCAACAATACACAAGCTATCTAACAGCCCAGGTTGGAATGCAAATGTATACAGCTTGGAATCTTATTTAAAATTTAACTTATCATTTACTCTTGCTTCCCTACATCCTAATGTTTTTATTGGTCTTTCATCAAATCCATCACTTAATACTTTAACATCCAATATAGACTACGGATTTCATATTAGTGAAGACAGATCTATTTGTATATACGAAAATGACAAACTAATTAAAATGTCTACAGGTGAGTTTACAGAAACAACTGTCTTCAGCATACAATATAATGGTCGTGCAATAGAATATTTTATTGACAGAATTTCTATTATATCTAAGACATTCGATTTAATAATACCTCTACATGCAAATTTCTTAATTGCTTCATCAGGATATTCAGTAGAAAATATTCATTTTGATCCACTTCTAGTTGGCATTCAAGGAGAAACTGGTGCAGAAGGTGCAGTTGGTAATAAGGGAGATATTGGTGCAACTGGTTCTAAAGGAGAACAAGGTATACAAGGATTGCCTGGTATGAAAGGTGATACTGGTTTTAGTGGACTAGATGGTAATACTGGTTTTACTGGTGCCCGAGGGGTCCAAGGGGTCCAAGGTGAAACTGGTTCTATAGGCCCAACTGGTTCCAAAGGAGAACAGGGAGAGAAAGGGTCAACTGGCCTTCGAGGAGAGCAAGGTATTCAGGGGCAGGGGGTCACTGGGTTTACAGGGGTTCAAGGTATTCAAGGATTACAAGGTATAGCAGGAAATCAAGGTAATACAGGTCTTGCCGGCGCCACTGGACAAGAAGGTAAGAAGGGTGATGTTGGTGCAACTGGTTCTAAAGGAGAACAAGGGGCTCAGGGGGCCCAAGGTGCCCAAGGTGAAACTGGTTCTAAAGGAGAAAAGGGAGAGAAAGGGGCAACTGGTATTCAAGGCGAGCAGGGTGTTCAAGGATCTCAAGGTCTTCAAGGGGAGCAGGGGGGCACTGGGTTTACAGGGGTTCAAGGTATTCAAGGTCTGCAAGGTATAGCAGGAACTAAGGGTCATACAGGTGTTGCAGGTGCTACAGGGGAAGAAGGTAGGAAGGGTGATACTGGTCTTGCAGGCGCTACAGGGCAAGAAGGTAGGAAGGGTGATACTGGTTTTACTGGAGCAATTGGTCACACTGGTTTTAGAGGAGAACAAGGAGAACAAGGTAAACAGGGAGAAAAAGGAGAAAAAGGAGAAAGGGGGTATACTGGTTTTACAGGTGATCAAGGTCTAAGAGGAACTGAAGGCGCTAAAGGTGATCGAGGTCTAAAAGGCGACACTGGTTCTATAGGGAATACTGGATTTACAGGTGCAACTGGAGAAAAGGGTGAAAATGGAAAAGGAACCTTTACACTTTATAATAATCCAATGAATCACGATAACCGAATTGAAATTATTGATTGCTCAACAATATACAAGCTATCTAACAACCCAGGCTGGAATGCCAACATATATACTTTAGAAGCTTACACAAGATTTAACTTATCTTTTACACTCGGCTCATTATATCCCAATGTCTTTATCGGCCTTTCAACAAATCCTTCTCTAAATACTTTAACATCGAATATAGACTATGGGTTTCATATTGGTGAAGATAGATCAATATGTATTTACGAAAACGACAATCTAATCAAAATATGCACAGGAGAATTTACACAGACAACTATATTTACTATACAATCTGATGGTAATGCATTAGAATATTTTATTGGTGGATTTTCTATTATGTCGAAGTCAGTTAATTTGTTAAATCCTCTACATGCTAATTTTATACTTGGTTCATCTGGATATTGCGTGGAAAACATTCATTTCGATCCTCTTCCCACTAGACATTCTGGTTCTAAAGGAGCCACTGGTGCGCAAGGTGCAACTGGTCAGAAAGGTGCAGAAGGATTGAAAGGTTCTGATGGTGAAACTGGCTACACTGGTTCTGAAGGTGCTAAAGGTTCAACTGGATTTACGGGTATCCAGGGTATTAAGGGTCAACAAGGTGCAACTGGTTTTAGCGGAGCAAAAGGCGAACAAGGTGATACTGGCATACAAGGTGCAACTGGTATTACTGGACAAAGGGGATTAGATGGTTCTAAAGGAGAAAAAGGAATAGAAGGTCGTCAAGGTGAAACGGGTGAACAAGGCTTTACTGGATATACTGGACAGAAAGGTGTAAAGGGTGATACTGGTGAACATGGAATTCAGGGAGCAACTGGTTTGCAGGGTATACAAGGGGAAACTGGTTTTAGCGGAGCAAAGGGCGAAACTGGAGAAAAAGGTAGAAATGGAAAGGGAACCTTCACACTTCTTAATAATCCAATGAATTATGAAAACCATATTGAAATCATCGATTGTTCAACTATACAGAAAATAACTAATAATCCTGGGTGGAATGCCAGCACTTACACACTGGAAGCATATATGTGTTTTAAGTTATCATTTACTCTTGGATTCTCATATCCCAATGTCTTTGTTGGTCTTTCAAAGTTTCCTTCACTAAATACTTTAACATCGAATATAGATTATGGTTTCCACATTAGTGAAGATAGGTCTATTTGTATATACGAAAATGACAATCTAATCAAAATATGCACAGGTGAATTCACACCTACAACGGTCTTTAGTATACAACATAATGGAAAAGCACTGCAATATTCTATTGATGGATTTTTAATAATAGAACATCAGGTTGAACTACTAAGCCCTTTACATGCTAATTTCATACTTGGTTCATCTGGGTATTCAATAGAAAACATTCACTTTGACCAGCTTCATATTACAGCAGATGCTGTAGGTGCAACGGGTGCAAAAGGGGAACAAGGTCTTCAAGGTAATACAGGATATACTGGTTCTAGAGGTTATACAGGTTATACAGGTTATACAGGTTCTAACGGTCATACTGGTGCAGAAGGTAAACAAGGTGAAAAGGGTGAAAAAGGTAATACTGGTGCTGAAGGTGTAAGAGGTAAAAATGGAAAGGGGACCTTCACACTTCATAATAATCCAATGAACTACGAAAATCATATTGATATCGTTGACTGTTCATCTATACAGAAAGTAAGTAATACCCCTGGATGGAATGCAAATACGTATACTTTGGAAGCATATATGCGTTTTAATTTGTCATTTACTCTTGCATTCTCATACCCCAATGTCTTCATCGGCCTTTCAAAATGTCCCTCATTGAATACTTTAACATCGAATATAGACTATGGTTTCCACATCGGTGAAGATAGGTCTATATGCATTTATGAGAATGATAATTTAATCAGGGTATCCACAGGAGACTTTACACCTAGCACAATCTTTAGTATACAATATGATGGAAAAGCAATGAAATACTTCATAAATGGGTTTTTAATTATAGAACGCCAGGTTGAACTACTAAACCCTTTACATGCTAATTTCGTAGTTGGTTCATCTGGGTATTTAATAGAAAACATCCACTTTGATCCACTTTTAACTATTGAAAACACTGCAGATACTGGTCATACAGGTTCTCAAGGTATACAAGGTGATACAGGTTCTCAAGGTATACAAGGTCCACAAGGCGAAACTGGTTCTCAAGGCCAGAAAGGTGCAATTGGTCCTACGGGTTCTAGAGGCTACAGTGGTAATTTAGGGCATACAGGTTCTACAGGTAAATTTGGTGAAACTGGTGCACAAGGCCTCCAAGGTGATACAGGTGCAGAAGGTGCAAAAGGTAAAAATGGAAAGGGAACATTCACACTTGTTCATAATCCAATGAATAATGAAAATTTGATTGAACTAATAGATTGTTCAACAATACAAAAAGCAACGAACAACCCAGGTTGGAATGCAAATATATATACTTTGGAAGCTTACTTCAATTTTAATTTATCATTTACACTCGGTTCTTTATTTCCCAATGTCTTCATTGGCGTTTCAAAGTGCCCTTCACTAAATACTTCAACATATAATATAGACTATGGCTTCCACATTGGTGAAGATAGATCTATTTGTATTTATGAGAATGACAATTTAATAAGAATATGCACTGGTGAATTTACACAAATAACCGTTTTCAATATAAGATATAGTGGTAGAGCAATACAGTATTTTATTGATGGGTTTTTAATTATAGAACGCCAGGTTCAACTAATAAGCCCTTTACATGCTAATTTTATACTTGGTTCATCAGGGTATTCCGTAGAAAATATTCACTTTGACCAACTTCATATTACATCAGATAATGGAAGTGCAACGGGCCCCAGAGGACAGCGAGGTCTCCAGGGAGAAACAGGTATTCAAGGGCACACAGGATATACAGGTTCTAGAGGTGCCACTGGATATAAGGGTTCTAGAGGTGCCACTGGTGCAGAAGGTCAGAGAGGATATACAGGTTCTATGGGTGCAACTGGTGCCGCTGGAAAAAATGGAATTGGAACCTTCACACTCGTTAATAATCGAATGAATTATGATAATTACATTGAAATCTTAGATAGTTCAACAATACAAAAGATCACGAACAATCCAGGGTGGAATGCAAATACCTATACTTTAGAAGCATATCTAATATTCAATTTATCATTTACACTTGCTTCAATGTATCCAGATGTCTTTATTGGCGTATCTTCTTTCCCATCTCTCAATACTTTAACATCAAACATCGATTATGGTTTTCACATTGGTGAAGATAGGTCTATTTGTATTTATGAGAATGATAATTTAATTAGAATATGCACAGGTGAATTTACAACTACAACAGTTTTTAGTATACAATATAATGGCAGGGCCATCCAGTATTTTATAGATGGATTTTTGGTTGGAAATCGCGATGTTGATTTAATACACCCTTTACATGCAAACTTTATTCTTAGTTCATCTGGGTATCCCATTGAAAATATTCACTTTGATCCATTAATTGTCGGTCTTACAGGTGCAACGGGTATTCAAGGTCCAACTGGTGAAAAAGGTGCAAGAGGATATACTGGAGGACAAGGTCGAATGGGCATCACAGGTTCTACAGGTTGCACTGGTAAACAAGGTATGAAGGGAGAAAAAGGATATACAGGTGAGAAAGGATATAGGGGTAGCACAGGTAATACAGGCTATACAGGTTATACAGGTGATACAGGTTATACAGGACATACAGGATTTACGGGATCATCTGGTTCTCAAGGAGAAACTGGTTCTACTGGAGCAGGTGTCCCTAATGGTGGCTTACCTGGTCAAATATTAGTAAAGGTCTCAACAAATGACTACGATACCAAGTGGATAGACGGAAATGAATTTGTCATAGGCGAATCGCATAGGCAAAAGCATTTAGAAGATGCTATCGCATCATTGATTTCAAGAATGAGAGACTTAGCTAAGACAGTCAAAGTCTTAGAATCAAGACACGGCTCCATTTTGGATCACGGTTCGTTTGATGGTTCTTGCCGCGGTTCTATATCTGATATTGACTGTGCAATTAATGATTTCTTAGACGGAGAATCGATAACAAGTTCCGGGTCAACACGCTCTTACCTTAATATTACAGTGGTCTTTGATGGCGGATTAGCTACATCTGATTTCTCAAGTGGGCCATCAATTGATTGTGGATATGGTCAGAGTATTAATACGGTTATAATAAATTTTGATGCAGGTAATTCTATCTACAATTCAATAAAGTGTAGGAATTCTGTTGATACTTATTTAGACGAGGATGATGAGATAACATTGGATGGTGGGTATTCGAATACAGATTATGTAAAGAGGCCTTCAATGGATTGTGGAAATGCTATTGAGAATAATTTGCCTGATGCTGGCCATACTGCAGACAGTGGCCATACCGCAGACAGTGGCCATACCGCACACGGCGGCCATACCGCAGACAGTGGCCATACCGCACACGGTGGCCATACCGCACACGGTGGCCATACCGCGCACGGTTGTCATACATATAATAGTTTCTCATGGCCAATACAAAATAATTACTTCTAATAAGAATGTTAGACGCTGGGAAAGCAAAAGAAGAAAGGTTGGATCCGCATATTAGACACTTTCAAGCATTTGAAAATAGGGCTATTTGTAAATTAATAAACTCTAAACATTATCTTGGAAGGAATTATACAGATACAAGATATCCTGACAAATATATAAAAAATAAACAAATTTGCAGACGCATTGATGAAATCCGTTATAAGGAAGGTTTGAGAGATAATATCTATGCGAGAAGGCATGCTGCTAGATTAAATTACAAAGGATTTATTCCATCCTATTTGAATGGTGGAAATGCATCTTCCACCTATGGTTTCGCGGATAAGCTTGATTTAGGAGGAGCAGGCGTTTGAGATTAGATTTTTAATCTCTTTTTATTTACTAAATTGGTACAGATATGCCCTACATACAGTTACAATTTAGAAGGGATAGTTCACTCAATTGGATACAAACAAATCCTATTTTAGCCAGTGGTGAAATGGGAATTGAATTAGATACACATACATTTAAGATTGGAGATGGTGTTTTACGTTGGAATGACCTTCCATATGGTGGTTTACAGGGTCCACCTGGCCCGGCAGGTGGAACACCTGTTGCACCAGGAATACCAGGTCAGGTTTTAACATTCACGGGTCCAGCTTCAGGAGATGTTGTATGGGCGTATCCTCCTTATGGATCGGGGAAATCTGCTCTAATTAAGGCCGCATTCTCGTTGACCAATTTTGATTTCTTAAATGCAACTAGAAATATTTCGCAGACATTTGGAACTGGTTATACCCCTGGTATTTACGTAAATAATGTTATTTCTGGATCAGTGACTGATACAACTGGATTTGCAATCAATATAGCGCCTAATTACAATATGCTAAATTTACCTATCATAATAGGCACTATTGCATATTGGGATGGTCAAAAGGTAAATTACATGCAAATCAAGTTTGGCAATTCTAGTACCAGTAATGCAGTAAGAGCATCAATCGTCCCTAGAAATATTCCTGGTATAGATCCCTCAACAAATTTACCAACCTATGGTGCACCTTTACAGCTTAGGGTAGAGGGAATTTCATCAGCTGCATTTAGTGGAGTATCAAATATTTCATCAACCGCCCCTCTCAATTACGCAATTGTGATATATCTTGAATTAGCGAATTAAAAGTATAATATATGTCATCTAATTTTAATATAGTTATTAAAATTAGATGCCAAAGTCACCCCCATTATGTTTGGGCGTGGTATGTACCTCGTTTATCGCAGGGCCAGGTACTAACTACTATACTGCTACTCTAACACTTTCATCTACACAATTATATAGTGTCCCGACAGGCTTAACATATAGTTCTGCTAGTTATACATGTTCTTCAATAACAACTGGCATGTATTTTAGTAACGCTGATGAATCTGTCTTTTTAATTACAGGTATAACAAGTCAATCTGCTAATACAGCAGTAGCAGTTTTACAAGACGTTGGTGCTAAAAATGCGATCCTGTCTCCTGGAACGGGAAATGGTGCGCCTAAAATAGGATATGCTGGATATATTTTTGAACTAAGTCTAAGTGGATATCCAATATTGTATGATATAACAAATGCACCTGGTCCTACATGGGCCGCAACTATCATGTCTCGATTTTTAGAATTAAATACAGGACCCTTTGGTTCAACTGGGCCAACAGGTGCTACTGGCAGAACAGGGGCAACTGGTTTTACAGGGTTTACAGGTAGAACCGGTTTTACAGGGGCAACTGGTTTTACAGGGTTTACAGGTATAACTGGTCCAACTGGTTTCACTGGTGAAAGAGGTACCATTGGGGCAACTGGTTCGACAGGTGTAACGGGTAGAACCGGTCCAACTGGTTCGACAGGTGAAAGAGGCATACAAGGTAATCAAGGTTCAACTGGCCCTACTGGTTCAACTGGGCCTATTGGTCCGATTGGTTCTATTGGTCCAACTGGCCCTCAAGGAAGAATAGGCGCCACTGGTTATTCAGGAACTGCATTCACATGGAGAGGTGTTTATGATCCTAATATATCTTACAATGCCAATGACGTCGTTGAAAAAGATGGTTCTACATATATTATAACATCTAATCCAATACCTTATACATATACCGTTTCTACTTTAGCTGGAAGTGGTCAAATTGGTTCTGATGATGGACTTGGAACACTTGCATCTTTTAATTTCCCATGGGGTCTTACAAATGACACTTCAGGCAACTTATATCTTATGGATGCTGGAAATCGCACGGTTCGCGTAGTTTCAACTTCTGGACTTGTTGCATCTTACAATAGTTTCAGAGTTTCATCATATGGTATCGCAATGGATGTATTTGGAAATATGTATTTTGCTGACACAGTTTTTAATCAAATTAAGAAAATTACAGTTGCTGGCATTGTAACCATAATTGCAGGTTCAGGTGTTGCTGGATATGTTGATGCAAATGGAACAAGTGCATATTTCAATAACCCTTATGATTTGACAATTGACTTGAATGGAATTATTTATGTCGCAGATACAAATAATAATGCAATTCGCCGTGTAGATCAAAATGGAAATGTTACTACGCTCGCTGGTAGTTTGAACAGCGGTTTCATAAATGCTCAAGGTGTTAATGCGAGATTTAATAAACCAATTGGTATTACCTTGATTGGTGATATTTTATATGTTGCAGATAATAATAATGGTTCAATTCGTCGTGTCAATATGCAAGGAAATGTTTCAACAATTGCTGGATCAGGAATCCCTGGATATTTAAATGGAAATGGTACATCTGCAAAACTCACACCCTATTGTATTACATCCGATTCATATGGTAATTTATATGTTGGAGAGGTTTTATATGTTCGTAAGATTACCCCAAATGGTGCAGTTTCAACAATTGCAGGTAATGGAAATTATGGAAATATAGATGGTGTAGCAGATTTTACAGAATTCACATATCTTACTGGTATTGCAATTGATTCACAAATGAATATATACGTCTGTGATACAGGCAATCTAGTTATTCGTAAACTTACAGCTAGCAGTTTTTCTGTCGACGGTGTTAACTTAGAATTGATGGTGAGTGGTAATGGATCATCTGGTCGTGGAGATACTGGATCTACAGGTCGACCAGGAACAACTGGTCCTCAAGGTCCAACCGGTTCATCAGGTGTTTCAGGATCTACTGGAGCAACAGGAACAACAGGCACTGCAGGTTCTCAAGGCACAACCGGTTTTACTGGTGAACAAGGTTATACAGGTGCAACAGGAACAACCGGCACTGCAGGTTCTCAAGGCACAACTGGGTTTACTGGTAGAACAGGAGAGACTGGTGCAACAGGGGCAACAGGAACTACAGGAACTACAGGAACTACAGGTTCTCAAGGCACAACCGGTTTTACGGGTAGGACAGGAGGAACTGGCGCAACAGGGACAACCGGTATGACAGGAACAACTGGGTTTACTGGATCCACTGGTAATACAGGAGGAACAGGGACCACAGGGACAACGGGTAGGACAGGACCAACTGGGTTTACAGGTTTTACTGGTAGGACAGGAGAGACTGGTGCAACAGGAACTACAGGAACGACAGGTTCTCACGGCACAACTGGATTTACCGGTTTCACAGGAGCAACAGGGACAACAGGAACTACAGGTTCTCAAGGCACCACTGGTTTTACGGGTAGGACAGGAGAAACTGGTGCAACTGGTCATACAGGTGCAACTGGGTTTACAGGTTTTACTGGTAGGACAGGAGAGACTGGTGCAACAGGCACAACGGGTATGACAGGGACCACTGGGTTTACGGGATTTACTGGTTTTACTGGTGCAACTGGTATAACAGGAGCAACAGGGACAACGGGTATGACAGGAACAACTGGCTTTACGGGTTTTACTGGTAGGACAGGAGAAACTGGTGCAACTGGTCATACAGGTAGGACAGGGGCAACTGGATTCACGGGTTTTACTGGTATGACAGGGGGGACTGGGGCAACAGGAGCAACTGGATTTACGGGTAGGACAGGAACAACTGGCTTTACGGGTTTTACTGGTGAAACGGGTCAAACAGGAGCAACTGGATTTACTGGAACAACAGGTCAAACAGGAGCAACTGGTCAAACAGGTACAACGGGTAGGACCGGTGCAACTGGGTTTACTGGGTTCACTGGTGAAACTGGTAATACAGGAGCTACAGGATTTACGGGTAGGACCGGTCCAACTGGGTTTACGGGGTTTACTGGTCAAACTGGAGCTACAGGGGCAACTGGCTTTACAGGAGCAACTGGTCAAACTGGTAGGACAGGAGCAACTGGTTTTACCGGTCAAACAGGCTCTACTGGTTTTACTGGTGAATCAGGCTCTACAGGCTTTACTGGGTCAACAGGTAAAACTGGTGAAACAGGAGCAACTGGCGAAACAGGGACAACTGGTGCTACAGGAGCAACTGGTCAAACAGGAGCAACTGGTGAAACAGGGGCAACTGGCAGAACAGGTGCAACTGGCCAAACAGGGGCAACTGGTTTTACTGGTGCAACTGGGTTTACTGGTCATACAGGTATGACAGGAGCAACTGGTTTCACTGGTTTTACTGGTGCAACTGGGTTTACTGGTCATACAGGTAGAACAGGTGCAACTGGATTTACGGGGTTTACTGGTGCAACTGGATTTACTGGTGCAACCGGTCAAACTGGTAGGACAGGAACAACTGGGTTTACGGGTTTTACTGGTAAGACAGGGGAAACAGGGGCGACTGGTCAAACAGGAGCAACTGGGTCAACAGGGGCTACAGGTGCAACTGGTCAAACTGGAGCTACAGGAGCAACTGGTCAAACTGGTTTTACCGGTGAAACAGGAGATACTGGTTTTACTGGTGAAACAGGCTCTACAGGCTCTACTGGATTTACAGGTAAAACTGGTGAAACAGGGCGCACAGGAGGAACTGGAGATACAGGTTTTACAGGAGCAACTGGTAATACAGGTAGGACAGGGGCAACTGGTTTTACTGGCTTTACAGGTTTCACTGGTCATACAGGTAGGACAGGAGCAACGGGCTTCACGGGCTTCACTGGTTTTACTGGTGAAACGGGTTTCACTGGTCATACAGGTAGGACAGGAGCAACTGGATTTACTGGTTTTAGTGGCACAACTGGAGCAACTGGTCAAACTGGTAGAACAGGTGCAACTGGTTTTACTGGGTTTACAGGAACAACTGGTTTTACAGGAACAACTGGTAATACAGGGGCAACTGGCAATACAGGTGCAACTGGGTTCACAGGTGCAACTGGCATAACGGGAGAAACAGGAGATACAGGTTTTACAGGAGCAACGGGCTTTACGGGGGAAACCGGCTTTACTGGTGTTACAGGAGCAACTGGGGGGACGGGATCAACAGGGCGCACAGGAGGAACTGGTAATACAGGGGCAACTGGTTTCACAGGGGCAACTGGGTTCACAGGCTTTACGGGTGCAACTGGCTTTACAGGTTTCACTGGTCATACAGGTAGAACAGGAGCAACTGGATTTACTGGATTTACAGGTTTCACAGGGGAAACTGGCTTTACTGGTCATACAGGTAGGACAGGAGCAACTGGATTTACTGGGTTTACAGGATTTACAGGTCATACAGGTAGGACAGGTGCAACTGGATTTACAGGGGCAACTGGGTTCACTGGTGCAACTGGGTTCACTGGTGTAACAGGTTTTACGGGTTTCACAGGATTTACTGGATTTACGGGTTTTACTGGTTTTACAGGAGATACAGGAGTAACTGGAGATACAGGATCAACAGGAGCAACAGGAGAAACTGGTTTCACTGGTTTCACTGGATTTACAGGATTTACAGGAGCTACAGGTTTCACAGGGGCAACTGGTCAAACAGGGGCAACGGGCTTCACAGGCGTTACGGGTTTCACGGGGTTTACTGGTCATACAGGTAGGACAGGGGCAACAGGGTTTACTGGCTTTACAGGGGTTACTGGTTTCACGGGCTTTACTGGTTCTACTGGCTTTACAGGTGTTACTGGTTTCACAGGTAGGACAGGACCAACTGGTTTCACGGGCTTTACTGGGTTTACTGGGTTTACTGGAGTTACGGGATTTACAGGCTTTACAGGCTTTACTGGAGTTACGGGCTCTACAGGTAGAACAGGTACAACTGGGTTTACTGGCTTTACGGGAGCAACGGGCTTTACAGGGTTTACTGGAGAAACAGGGGCATCAGGAGAAACAGGAGCAACGGGCTTTACTGGGTTTACTGGTGCGTCAGGTGCCACAGGTGCAACTGGGTTTACTGGCTTTACAGGAGCAACTGGTGAAACGGGGTTTACTGGCTTTACAGGTAGAACAGGTGTAACTGGTTTTACTGGATTTACAGGATTTACAGGGTTTACTGGGTTTACTGGCTTTACAGGTAGAACAGGTGTAACTGGTTTTACTGGTCATACTGGTATGACAGGGGCAACTGGATTTACGGGTTTCACTGGTTTTACTGGTGAAACGGGTTTCACTGGTCATACAGGTAGAACAGGAGCAACGGGCTTCACTGGTCACACGGGTAGAACAGGATTTACAGGTTTTACTGGTTTTACGGGTCATACAGGTATGACAGGGGCAACGGGATTTACTGGATTTACGGGTTTTACGGGTTTCACTGGCTTCACTGGAGCTACAGGTTTTACTGGATTTACAGGAGATACAGGTTTTACAGGCTTTACAGGTTTCACAGGCTTCACTGGAGCTACGGGTTTTACTGGATTTACAGGATTTACAGGGGCAACTGGTGCAACAGGTTTCACTGGATTTACTGGTGCATCTGGTGAAACAGGTGCGACAGGATTTACCGGTTTTACAGGAGCAACTGGATTTACGGGTTTTACGGGGGCATCTGGTGTCACAGGGGCAACGGGTTTCACTGGTCATACAGGTAGGACAGGGGCAACGGGTTTCACTGGCTTTACTGGAGCATCTGGTGTGACAGGAGCAACTGGATTTACTGGATTTACTGGTTTTACTGGTGCAACGGGCTTCACTGGTCATACGGGTAGGACAGGGGCAACTGGCTTCACAGGTAGGACAGGGCCAACTGGGTTTACTGGTTTTACAGGAGATACAGGAGATACAGGAGCAACGGGCTTTACTGGATTCACGGGTTTCACTGGTCATACGGGTAGGACAGGGGCAACTGGATTCACAGGTAGGACAGGAACAACCGGCTTCACTGGTTTTACTGGTGAAACGGGTTTCACTGGTCATACGGGTAGGACAGGGACAACTGGGTTTACTGGTTTTACAGGAGCAACGGGCTTCACTGGTCATACGGGTAGGACAGGGACAACTGGGTTTACTGGCTTTACAGGAGCAACGGGTTTCACTGGTCATACAGGTAGGACAGGGACAACTGGGTTTACTGGTTTTACTGGTGAAACGGGGTTCACAGGGTTCACAGGCTTCACAGGCTTCACAGGGGCAACTGGTTTAACTGGATTTACAGGCTTCACAGGGGCAACTGGTGATCAAGGAGATACTGGTTTTACTGGTTTTACTGGTTTTACTGGTTTTACTGGTTTTACTGGCTTCACTGGGTTTACAGGTTTTACTGGTGCAACTGGCTTTACAGGGGCAACTGGTAATACAGGAGGAACTGGTAATACAGGGGCAACTGGTTTCACAGGGGCAACTGGGTTCACAGGCTTTACGGGTGCAACTGGCTTTACAGGGGCAACTGGTAATACAGGAGGAACTGGTAATACAGGGGCAACTGGTTTCACAGGGGCAACTGGAGTTCAAGGAGATACTGGTTTTACTGGTAATACAGGAGGAACTGGTAATACAGGGGCAACTGGTTTCACTGGTCATACGGGTAGGACAGGGGCAACTGGTAATACAGGAGCAACTGGAGTTCAAGGAGATACTGGTTTTACTGGTAATACAGGAGCAACTGGCAATACAGGAGCAACTGGCAATACAGGAGCAACTGGAGTTCAAGGAGATACTGGTTTTACTGGTAATACAGGAGCAACTGGTAATACAGGAGCAACTGGCAATACAGGAGCAACTGGAGTTCAAGGAGATACTGGCAATACAGGAGCAACTGGCAATACAGGTGCAGCTGGAGTTCAAGGAGATACTGGTTTTACTGGTTCCACAGGTGCAGCTGGTTCCACAGGTGCAGCTGGTGCTGCTATAATTTTAGGAGTACCTACAAGCACTTCAAACCCCAATGATACATATTTTGATGCAGATACTGGAAATCTATATTTTTATCAACCTGCTACCCCTAGCTCTGGTATTATAACAACTATTGCTGGAACAGGGGTGCTTGGATATTTTGGTGATAATGGGCCTGCAACATCTGCAAAATTATATCAACCATTTGGAATTGACATTGATGTATCTGGGAATGTATATATAGCAGATACAGGTAGTGATAGAATTCGTAAGATTACTAGCTCTGGTATTATAACAACTATTGCTGGATCAGGATTATATGGAACTTCTGGTGATAATGGGCCTGCAACATCTGCAGAATTATATTATCCATGGGATGTTGCAGTGGATATATCTGGGAATGTATATATAGTAGATAATATTAATAATAGAATTCGTAAGATTGATACTTCTGGTATTATAACAACTATAGGAGGAGGAGGAGGAGGAGCATTTTCTGGTGATAATGGGCCTGCAACATCTGCAGAATTATATCATCCAGCTGGAGTTGCTGTTGATAGAAATGGAAATGTATATATAGCAGATACAGATAATCATAGAATTCGTAAGATTAACGCTCAAACACAAATAATAACAACTATAGCTGGAACACTAGGGGCTGGTTATTCTGGTGATAATGGACCTGCAACATCTGCAGAATTATATCATCCAAATGATGTTGCAGTTGATATATCTGGGAATGTATATATAGCAGATACAGATAATAATAGTATTCGTAAAATAAACAATTCTGGTATTATAACAACTATCGCTGGAACAGGGAACCAGGGGTTTTCTGGTGATAATGGACCTGCAACATCTGCATCCTTAAATAGTCCAACTGGAATTGACATTGATGTATCTGGGAATATATATATAACAGATAGGTTCAACTATAGAATTCGTAAGGTAAATACATCAGGTATTATAACAACTATAGCTGGAACACTAGGGGCTGGTTATTCTGGTGATAATGGACCTGCAACATCTGCAGAATTATATGATCCAAATGATGTTGCAGTTGATATATTTGGGAATGTATATATAGCAGATACAGGTAATAATAGTATTCGCAAGATTACTATTAGTGAAGGAGGAACAAGTTCAGGATGGGTGGTAAGTGGAAATATAAGTGGATCCACTGGTAATACAGGTGCAACTGGCAATCAAGGGGCAACTGGTGATCAAGGAGAAACAGGTCAAGAAGGTCCAACAGGCCCTGCAGGTAGTGGCGGCTTATCCACATTTCTAACAGATAATTTCATGGTGGCTGGCGGCTACGGGACAAATCAAATGGCCTACAGCTATGACGGACTTACATGGATAGGTTCAGATTCAGGCAATGCCTTATTTACACAGCAGTGCACTTGCGTTGCCTGGAATGGCGCCTTATGGGTAGCTGGTGGCCAAAACCCAAATAAATTAGCTTATTCATCCGATGGCATAAATTGGACAGCGTCGGCATCAGGCAATTCCCTTTTTTCACTCAATTGTTATTGTGTAGCTTCCAATGGACCCATGTGGCTTGCTGGTTCTATAGGAACAAATCACATCTTATACAGTTATGATGGTATAAATTGGAATGTATCTGTTTCTGCAAACAGTATATTTGACAGCGCATGTCATACAGTGGCTTGGAATGGCAAATTGTGGCTTGCTGGCGGTGGATTTAGTAATAGAATAGCCTATAGTTATGACGGTATTACTTGGACGCCCTCTACAAGTGCAAATGCAGTATTTAGCCAGATTGTCAAGACATTAGCCTGGAACGGACAGCTTTGGGTAGCCGGTGCCGATGACAATAACACATTAGCCTACAGTTATGATGGGATCACCTGGACAGCAAGTCCAGATAGCACCACAATATTTACTGAGGTTTGTGAGGGCGTCGCCTGGAATGGCTCAATATGGGTTGCATGTGGTAAAGGCACAAATCAATTGGCTTACAGCTACGACGGTATAAACTGGACTGCTTCAACATCAGGAAATTCCCTATTAACATTTATTTGCCACAGTGCAACATGGAACGGCAGTGTATGGGTAGCCGGCGGTGAAGTTCCCAATCAAGTAATACATAGCTACGATGGAATTAACTGGACTGCCTCAACTTCTGGCAATGAAATATTTACAGGAACACTATGGAACGCCGCAAGCCGTCGCCCCCTGCCTTACATTGGTATGAGCCCCTTTCCAGGTGCGACAGGTCATACAGGCGATCAAGGGGCAACAGGTGATACAGGGCAACGTGGCGTTGATGGTCTTGGAACTACATCTACTTGGATTGCAAGTGAGAGCCCAGAAGAACCAGGGAATTTTTATTTTAATGATATTGACTTTACAGGTCTTGATATTAATGCAGTTGATGCAAATGGAATTAATCAAACTAGTATGCTAAATGCATTAATTGGATTAATTCAGGCTGGGTTGTCGGTTGTTCTTACATTAACTGACGGTAGCCTTGCAACTTCCTTCTATGTATCATCAGGAAGCCGTGGCATAGATTACTTTACTTTTGGAGGAACTATAATTAATTTAGATACTTTACCAGGCCCTCTTCCATATATAGTATCATATAACATTGTAGGAGTTAAAGGTGAAACTGGTGCTCAAGGGGAAACAGGTGAAACAGGCACTACAGGAGATACTGGTGATGCAGGTGCCGCTGGTGCCACTGGGGACACAGGTGATGCAGGTGCCACTGGTTATACAGGAGATACTGGTACCCAAGGTGATGCAGGAGACACTGGTGATACAGGAGATA